CCTCTGACAACTATATATCATTATGCATAGATTTTGTCAAGTATCTAACATTTTTTTTCGATAAGAAACATAGACGCCTTCATCCAACGACTAAAGTCGTTGGCTTTCGGCTATCAAAGATCGTAATTTTGTTTTCGCATTAAAAGGTTTTATGTATTTTGATGAAAAGAAAATTGATACATATCTATTATTGAAATAGAGGATTGACAATGATAAATCAATGCGTAAGTTTTACGGGTAAGCACAAATACGAAGCCCGATATGATGAGGTAGAAATCCCCGGAGCATTGAAAACCTATACTGATAAATTATACAAAGGATTTACGCGAGATTATTATATTCGCAAAGTTTATGTTCATGATATATGTGTTCATTGCGGAGATGTTGTGGATAGAATTGATATAAAGGAGAATGAATAATGTTATGGTTTAAATCTTGCGAAGATAATGTCCATAAGTTCGAGCCTCGTTATGATGAAAAACATAATGGTAATAATGTTAAGTTTAATAATGCATCTGGCTGTTCGATCTATGAATTAGCAGATGCAATAAAGAACGCATCTACTAATCTAATTTATGTTCATGATATATGTGTTCGTTGTGGTAAGATAATCAAAAGAGATAACAATGGCAAATAACAATAACGCATTCAAAGAACTCCAATCTCTCCTCGAAGGTAAGACAATCGCTGCCATTGAACCGCCAAATGCAGCGGAAGCAATCGCAAAGTTCGTCCTAACTGACGGAACTGCATTCCGCTTGCATGCCACTGACCTTGGTTTCTGGATCGAAAAAACCGCTGGAATAAAGGGATATCCAAGCCTTGACGCAATGATGACGGATTACTATCATCATATAGATACAGAAAATCTTCCATCAAAATACGCCTGGGATCTTCCCGATGCCATTGTAAATCTCAATGGAAACATTCTCGAAGTAATGGCACCCGATGGGAAACTATTCACTGCTGATATCACGAAGTTTAAAGAATACGATCGTCGTATTGCAAATCATCCAGAGGGAAGAAAGATACTTGCTTATGGTGCTTGCATGGGTGATATGTATCTAATGTATTTTGTTGAAAAGAATAACCCTGAATGTCCAAAAGAAATACTGTTCAAAGCAAATGTCTGAATTATTAGACGAAGAACATTATTGTCCTATATGTAAAGATCTTTTGACCAATGACAGGGAATGGAAACGATGTCATAAAGAAGATCATAAATATACGTTGTATGACGATCTATCCGATAGGTGGTATGATATATGTGATGGATTAGATATTGTTAGAGAGTATGACACTGCCAGTGTATGGTATAGAGGCGAGTCGGTAAAAGATTATGACCATCGTCCAAGCGATGAAGAGTTATTGAGATTTATTAGATTGAGTGAATTGTTGAGATGAAAACTTGTTGGCGTGGGTCTTGACAGGCTGCACAGCGGGACTTACATTATGGGCATAAGACAGCATCTACTTGCAAGGTAGTTTCTCTTGCATCCCCAGAGAGGGGATTTACTTCTAACTAACGACGGAGAGTCAAAATGAAATTAGATTACGAATATGCGATTGTTATTGGGCGTTTTCAGCCATTCCATAATGCTCACATGGAACTTCTTAATCTTGCCCTATCCATTGGTGATAAGGTAATTCTTATTGTTGGTTCGCATGATAAAGCATCCGATCCTCGTGATCCGTTCTCGTCGAGAGAGCGACACGATATTATTGAGTCAGTTCTAACCCCAGAACAAAAAGATAGGATTATAGTTCTTCCTATTCGAGACTATCTATACAATGAGAACACTTGGCTAATTGAGATTCAACAAAAAGTTCTCGATATCACAGATCGTTCTAAGCATGTTGCTCTCGTTGGACATAAGTCAGATATCACTTCTTATTACCTTGATTCATTCCCTGATTGGGAGTTCATTAACTATAAGACGCAACATAAACTACATGCCACTGGTATTCGTGAATTGTATTTTACTCATGATGTTTCGTATCGACAATACGTTCCAGAGAACGTTGCTCGTTGGTTGGAAGAGTTTAAACGTTCCAAGAAGTTTTCATATCTCAAAGATAGTTTTGATGAATTGAATGAATATAAGTCGGCATGGGAGGGAGCCCCGTTTCCGCCTACCTTCCAAACAGTCGATACAGTAGTAATTAAATCAGGTCATATTTTACTTGTTAGACGTCGTGCTAAGTATGGTAAAGGATTGCTTGCTCTTCCGGGTGGATTCGTTGAACAGAATGAAACTCTCAGGGAAGCAGCAATTAGAGAACTAAAAGAAGAAACAAGCATCGATCTCGATAAGCGAACATTGTTCGCTGCTATTAAAGGGGAAAAAACATTCGATCATCCTCGTCGCTCACTTAGAGGAAGAACAATTACTCAGGCGTTCAAATTGAATCTTGGAATTGGTGCCCTGAATCTTGTGAAGGGTGATTCCGACGCAGACAAAGCCTTTTGGCTTCCTCTTGCAGAGTATTATACGAGGAGTTCAGAGTTTTTTGAGGATCATTGGCATATAATTTACAACTTCATCAATAACGATGATGGCAACTGAAACAAACAGTAAGCGATCCCAGTGAGGGTTCGTTGAATTAAACAAAGACGGAGAGTCAAATGAAATACAGCATTATATTCGACACAGACAGTTATAAATCAAGCCACTATTTACAATATCCTCCTAATACAACAAGCCTATTCGGTTATGTTGAATCACGTGGAGGTGAGCATCCAGAAACAGTATTCTTCGGATTGCAATACTATCTCAAAGAATACCTAACTCATCGTATCACAGTTGATGAAGTCGAGCGAGCCAATAAGTTTTTCAAGGCTCATATGGGAGTATTCAATTACGATGGATGGATGTATATCGCCAAAGATCTTGGTGGTAAGATTCCAGTTCGCATTCGTGCGGTTCCAGAAGGAACAGTTGTTCCATCGCACAATGCACTGATTACAGTTGAATTAACAGATACGAAAGTTCCTTGGATTTATTCTTGGATTGAGACCTCGTTGCTTCGCGTGTGGTATCCGACCAATGTTGCGACAATCAGTTGGAGAATCAAGAAACTAATCAAGGCTGCTCTCGATAAATCAGCAGATAATACAGAAGCAGAATTACCATTCAAACTACATGATTTTGGGAGTCGGGGTGTATCCAGTCAAGAATCAGCAATGATTGGTGGAGCATCACACTTGGTTAACTTCATGGGAAGTGATACAGATGTAGGTGTTTTATGTGCTAATGATTTCTATCATATAGATATGTCAGCATTCTCTATCTCGGCAGCAGAACATTCATCAATTACAAGTTGGGGTAGAGATAGAGAGTGTGATGCATATCGTAATATGCTAAAACAGTTCGCGAAGCCCGGTGCTCTTGTAGCGGTGGTTAGTGATAGTTATGATTTATGGAATGCTATCAGTAAGTATTGGGGTAGCGAGTTGAAAGGCGAAGTTATTGATAGCGGAGCAACGGTTATTATTCGTCCAGACTCCGGTCATCCTCCCGATGTTGTTTTGAAAACAGCGCAATTACTCGATGAATCTTTTGGACATACAATCAATACAAAAGGATATCGTGTGTTGAATCATGTTCGTATTATTCAGGGTGATGGTATTAATGAAGGAATGATTGCTATCATTCTTGAAAAGTTGCTCGCTAATGGTTATAGCGCATCTAATGTTGCATTCGGTATGGGTGGTGCGTTATTGCAGCAACATAACCGTGATACCAATAAGTTCGCTATGAAATGTAGTAGCGCTATTGTTGATGGCAAGCAAGTTGATGTTTTCAAAGATCCAATTACAGATCATGGAAAACGAAGCAAAGCAGGTCGTCTTGATCTAATTAATCGTAATGGAAAACTTGAAACAATTAGATTGACTGATAATGATATTCAATGTCCGTTATCAGTAATGCGAACCGTATATGAGAACGGAGAGTTATTGGTGGATGATACTCTCGAAAACATTCGTAAAAGAGCGATAGTGTAAATAATTACAGGCAGGTCTTGACAACCCGCCGACTCAGCCTTACATTGTGTCGGGCAGAGTAGAAACTTATTCTGAATTAACTAACCTAAAACAAAGAAAGAAAAACACAATGAAGAAAACATTAACAGTTCTTGCAACATTAGCACTTGCATCAATTACATCTTTTGCTTCCGCAGAAGATTTCACACTTAATGCGCAGGGTGGCCCAGCATTAAATCTACGAGCCCCCAATGCAGACGTCGTAAATCGCAACACCTTTAATATCGGTGCGCAAGGTGAAGTAGATGGCCTATTCGCAATCGTTCCAAACGTTGCAATTGGACCAACAGTATCATCCGTATATCTACCGCGTTCGGCACCAAACACCGAAGAATCCACACTATGGCAATTCGATGGCACAGTTCGTGTCCAAGGCAATCATAACGCTGGCTGGTATCCATACATTCAAGGTTCATTGGGCGCCGGAAAACAAGGCACAATCTGGAACCCAGCATTCATGACACAAGTTGGTGTTAATTTTGCTCTCAATCAAGAGCATTCATCTTGGCTCGGAGTATATGTTGGTTGGGACAAAGTTCTCGATACATACAACGCTGCAAACAAGCAAACACCACTACTCAATCGTGAAGATCCAAGCATCGGCACTGCTGGTGTAAGCATGTCATTCGACTTCCCATCAAAGCATGTTGCAGTTGCACCAGTTGTTCAAACACGAACAGTTGTTCAAGAGCACACAGTCATGCAACAAGTTGCAGTTCCAGTTCCAGTCAATACAGTTCAAGATGGTTCGGCACTATTGGTTCTACCATCAGTTCAATTCGACAAGGGCAGTTTCGTTGTTAGTGCAGAAGCACAAACAGCGCTAACATCACTTGCAACAGACTTCAAAGAACTTCCAGCAGGTTTTATGTTGGTTGTCGAAGGTTATGCAAGTGCAGAAGGTGATAGCACGGCAAATCTCGTGCTCGCAAACAATCGCGCTCATGCAGTAGCAAACTTCCTTGGCACACAAGGCGTTGATGCTGCATCACTACATCCAGTTGCATTCGGTGCAACGGGTGAGCCAAACGATGCAAGCAATCGTCGAGTTGATACGATTGTTGTCCGTCTCGTGAAAGTATCACAACAACAGTAATAAGTAAAGAAAAGCGGTAGTAAATGAAGGAGAGGAATGGAGAGATCCATTCCTCTTTTTCTATTTAATGTGATTGTTATTTAGTCCTTAATGCAAAACGAGCAAAAGCAGTTTTCTTGGTTTCTTTTACCCATTCTGGCATAGCATCACCAAAGACCTGTGTTTCAGAACCCGGACCAGAGGCCCTTACAATCTGATACCCGCCAGGTGCAATACTAAACGGCGCAGTCAGTGTATTTAGATGATTGAATGGTCTATCACTTATAGTTGCTTGCGGATCAAAATATGACATATAAACGAAGTCTGATACTGAAACATTCTTGCCATCAACAGAAACAATATAACTATTCCCCTGAACTGCGTCGCATGCTTCAAGTGCAAAACTCTTGTTTCCAAAATCACAATATGTGTTAGCATACATATCACCAGCCATCTCGAGTATCTCATGAGAAACAACGCTTGCAACGCTAACATTTTGAGGATTAGTCATATCGTATAGGACAACACCACCATTACTTAATGTTGGTTGAGCAAATACGAATGCATCTATTTCATCATTATCAACGCTATGGTATCCTAATGCCCCTGCTTGTGTTGGGTTATCAAGCAAATTGACCACCCAATAATTACTTGGTATCACACTCTTATCCGGATAGAATGCACAAAATGCCTCTTTCATATTCCATGCGGGAAGAAAATCGTTCGTTAGTTGTGCTTGGCAAGCGTCTGCTATTGTTTTAGCATCCGTATTACTTACAAGTGTTGATTGTGAAATTAGTGCTATGTGCATATTATTCTCCTAACATAATACCAATTCATCCGTATCCCACATCGTCCGACATTGACAAGCCACTCATTCGTGGCTATATTACTCACATGTATAAACTCGTCTGCCGTGGAAAACTCATTGACAATTTTGACCTCTTTCATGAAGCATGGGTCTATGCGAGATTGTATATGACGCATGTATCTCACATCATTGATACACAATCAGATGATTACTATCTTGTAATCCCGGTGCTATAAATGTCTCATGTCCAAATAAAAGATGTAGCACTCGATACGGACGTGCTTGTCGGTGTATATAATGACTGTATTGTCCCCATCAATTATTCAGCACCAATTACAGAATTGAATGTTCGGATCATTGGTAATTATACTCGAACAGGTGAGAGATGTATTGCGTGGAAGGGATATAAGCATTTTGGTCAAAGAGATATTCCGTCTCATAGTCACAGATGGACTGTTTCTGATAATTATGAAATGATTCCATCTTACAAAGAGTTTAGATATTACAAATGGGTTACACCAGATTTTATTGTCCAAATTATTGATATGATTATATCACCAGATCAAAAATGTATTGGATGTGATCTGCCAGCACCTCATGCGAAATCTAATACAAAAGATAATAAGTTTCAATGTATATCATGTAAAGTATTGAGGGAACTGCAATGAGCGATATTGTTTCTATGGGCACAGTTGATATTGGTGAGCGCATTAAGTTTTGTTATTATGAGGGTCATAGAGTTTCCTCTTGGGGTGTGGATATAAGACGCTATTATATGGAAGGTGATGTTGTTGCCATATATACAGGCGGTTCTAATTTAGGTAGGTGCGTTGCTTTTAGTCGTAGTAATGTAAAAAAATCATCATATGATATGCAGACATTTTATTCCAATTATTTAACAGATTGGGGCAAATATTCAGATGAATATCTCGTGGCAGAGAACGCAGCGTTATATGATCAATGTGATTATTGCGTTTGGATACCTTGTCATGTGATGGTTAAACATATAACGAAAAGCATTATATTGCATCCAGATCAAAAATGTATTGGATGTGATCTGCCAGCACCGCATGCTCAACCAAATAATGGGAATAACTTCGTATGCATATCGTGTAAGGTGATAGATGAAATTAATCAAGATATCCAACTCAACCAATAATCACGAACGATGGCTAACGCCTAATAGGAAAGTTATGCTTATTCATGGTAATTTTGCCATTGCAAATGATATGATCGTTGGTCAAGAATGTTGGGATATGGATGGTGCTTATTTAGGTATTGTAGTAGAAATAGAAAACTATAAGAGTTGTGATTGTATGGATTGCTCAATCGCTGGTGAAAATACACATTGAATAAAAGGAGAATGAACATGAAAAAAATGCTATTAGGATTGGTGTTGGCAACCGGATTAGCAATGACTGGTTGTGCTGCAACAGTGCAGGCACAAGAAGGCGTTGTTGCTGAAGGAAATGTTGGGGCGGAAGTATTCCCGACTGGCATATCACAATATGGATGTATAGTTATCGTTGATCAGTGGGGTGAAAGAGAAGTATGTAGTAATTATTATGTGGTAAATGGTGGTTATGTATATTATGATTGGTATTTTCATTCTTGGATCTCACCATATGGTTATTGGTATGGCGGTTATTATCATCATGGATATTGGGCTGGGTATCACGATCATTACGGCTCATATTATCATGAACGCGGTTGGCATGAACAACACGGCTGGGCAAGGAATGGTAATGGATATCATCCTCAATCGTTCAATCACGCACAACATGTTCAATCTCAACATTATTCAGCACCACAGCACTCCGCGCCTCAGCAACACACTGCACCACAACAACACTCTGGTGCTCCACATGCTGGCAATGGTGGTCATGCTGGCGGTGGTGGGCATGGTGGCGGTGGCCACGGAGGCGGACATCGTTAAACGTTGATCATATCAGATCTATTTTTACCTTCTCTGAATGCGCTATCAAAATAGATCACGCTTCCACCACCTCGATTACTTATTCCGAGATTGCCAGCATGCAGATCGGTTCTACCGGTTATGTATTTTGTGATCATATCCTCAATCAATACATTGAGCCAATCTTTTCTTATTCCAACGCGTTCATTCATTGCATTGCCAATGTGCTCAATTTTCTGACCGCTTGTTGATTTTACCTTGTCTGCCATTCGGTTTGCAATCATTCTAACTGCGTCCAATGCTCTTGGATGATTAACCATCTTGCGCAATCGTTCTAATATAGGCTTGTTCTTTTGGAACAATTCCTTAATGTCCCATAATATCTCTCCCATATATCCACCGGTATCCATATCATCGGCAAATAATGCATTCAATGCTACCATTCTTTCTTGTATGTAGTAATACACGATATTGTCATAGAATGTTCCAAGCATTCCAGCATCATCAATATATGCTTCCGTTTTCCCCATCCCATGACCCTTGAATACCCTTCCCATTGCTGCTTGTGCTGCTTGATATTCTGAATGATCCTTGAACAATTTTAGTATCCTATGCTGACCAACAGCGAATGTCGAGCCAGATGATCCCGAACTCATATATGTTGGTTCGTAATCAAATTGTCTTCGTAAGCGATCTATTTTAGCCTTATTCGTTTCCACGAACTCCAATATGTTGTTCTTATATTCGGTGTTGCTTTCGGTTTTTAACCAAGGAAACATCTCTAAAAACGCTTGCATTATGAATGAGTAATGTCCGAGTTCTTTTGGATAATCTATATCTTTTGGTTTGTATTCGTGCTCTTTCATTGTGTATAAATACAATGTGGGAATGGCACCAACGCCTTTCAACAATGACATTGATCTTGTATCGTAATCTTTTGGCGGATTAGGTTGTTTTGATAGTAGAATGAAATTATTGTTCCTATCTATTCCTTGAAGTTCGCCTTTTTCGTTTTTACCTTTCCAAGCAATGGCGCCTTTCATCTGGTTAAGCATCGTTCGATTGGTTTGTATATAACTGGAAAACTCTTCCCTTTTAAATCTGCCCGGAGTTATTGCTGATAGAATGTATGATAACAAATCATCGCCGAAAATCTTGGAATATGGTTCTTCCGCAAGTTTCCTGAAATCATTAGCAGTTTTGAGAAGATAAGTGAAGTCCATCATAAATATGAGGAATTATTAGAATGTTTGTAAGTATATCACATTGTCAATTAGGAGATACAGTTCTTATTAGAAAGAGCAAAGGAAATATCGTGGTATCAGATATTATTCGTGATATTGTTCTTGATGAAGATGAAGTTGAAGTTGATATAATTGGTAAGTTTTATTCTGATGAAATGTGTATTGGGTGGCATTCTAATGAAGCCTTAGGTTTAAGAGGTATAAGTGGAAATCCCGTTAAGAACGCTGCTGATAAATGGAAATCTGATACCAGAAGATATACAATGGCAAGCAACGCATCTGATTATATGTTTTATGAATGGGTTAGTCGTGATACATTAGTGAAATTGAAAAAAGAGATAGTTGTTTCACCAAATAGAAAGTGTATTGGTTGTAATCTTCCAGCGCCTCATGGTGATCCTAATCTGCCCGAAAATAAGTTTCAATGTTTGTCATGTAAGGTGTTGAAAGACTTGGAATAATTAGATATGATTGTATGGAACCAGTTGTTAGATTATTGATTGCGGTTGGAGTTATATGTTGTGCGGTGTTTGCTATTGCAGCAATGTGGTCATCAAATGATGATAGGCAAGTTGGAAATGCTATTATACCTTCGACTGGACAAAGGATTGTTGTCTCACCAGAATTGAAATATGATGACAGGTTCCAAGTGTTGTCGGTCCCTCGTGGTGTCGATGGTGTAATATGTGTTGTGGTTGTGGATAGAATTAGTGGTGAGACAAAGAATGTTTCGTGTTTCCCGTCGTGTAGGCAATAGACTTACACCTTGACGGATGGCTCGGGCGTGGTTAAAGTATTGGTAGCCAAAAGAAGTAAGTCAAATGAAATCGCTATTCAATAAAGTTAGGCAGTTTTTCTATTCCATTTTCGATATGGAGCAAGAGGAAGAGCATTCTTCCATTCATGGCCTATCTCGATATCTGAAAAAGGAATGCGGTAATTCCAAGCACTTCGATGTCGTTGATCTGCGGAGGAAGAAGTAATCGTTAAAAAGTTTGAAATATTCAATATTATGATATATTTACATGTAGTGGTAAAGTGGTGCCACAGTGTAAATAAGGAAATATGACAACATATGTATATATGATATTGAATACTATAAATGGTAAAATGTATATCGGACAAAGTTGCTCTAAATACAGATGGCAAGAACATATTTATACTTCCGAAAATCCTGAATATGATAAACACAGACTAATACATAGAGCCATGTCAAAGCATGGCGTTTCCAATTTTGAATTTAGAGTTATACAAAGTTTTAATAAAACTGAGGATGCATTAGAAGCTGGACACACATTTAATTAGGATAAATACCATGACCCTATCAGCAAATGATTTTATTGGTTTAAGTAAAACAGGTGGACATAATAAAAGTGAAAAAATGAATCTAATATTTAGACTCATTAGAGTTGATAATGAAATGTTTCATGACTATCCGAGTGATATTAGAGATGACCGCGTGTGTGTCGAAATTGAAAACGGGAAAATTGTTAAAGCCAGCATTCAGTAATTCAGTAAGGTAAAAAGTTCAATGAATACATGGGTTTATAGCGATCCTCACTGGGATCATCACAATATTTTGCGTTTTTGCGATCGTCCCTTTAAGGACATCAAAGAAATGCAGGATGTGATGATTGATCGTTTTAATTCGGTCATTCGTGATGGTGATGAGGTTTGGTGTTTTGGCGATTTTTCGATGAATGAAAAAACGGTTCCTGCAATTCTTCCTCGCATAAGAGCCAAGCAATTCCTTGTATTAGGAAATCACGATCGCGCGCATCCAGTGCATGGTAAGAAGAGCGAAGCAGCCAAGCAGCGGTATCTACAATATGGGTTTGCTGGTGTCTATCAAGAATTGCAAAATTGGTTTGGTTTCACGGTAAATCATCTTCCATATCTTGGTAGTGAGGCAGGAGCACATGGTGTAAAGTTTGCGCAATATCGTCCAGTTGATAAAGGCGGATGGTTGCTTAACGGACATGAGCATTCGAAGCCCGAAGATAAGGTAAAAGTTCGTCGTATTGATTGTGGTGTTGATGCTTGGGGTTATAGACTAATTCACATTGATGAACTAATTGCAATTCGAGACAAGCAAAATCTGATTGTCAAAACTAACTCGCAATAATCTCGTAAGTATATGAAAGGATTGAGGAAAATGCATTGGTGCATCGACGAAACAATGGCTCTAATGGCAATGCTTCCATTCATCGGATACTATTTCCGCAAAGCCCATCTATGGTATCACGCAAAGTTCCATCACAAATGCCACACTAAATCATGCAACGAAACTCACCCCGAACATAAAGAAAGCACACAATGAAAAAACTAACACTACTCCTACCATTACTTCTACTACCAATACTTGCATGCTCAAAGCCAGCACGCGATCCACACAGAGCACATATTCATCCAGTGTGTTGGCATAATTGGAACTACTGCATATCATCATTCAAAAATGATCAACCAATTGCGTTTTGCAATGGTCGCGGTAATGTTGATTGCACATTCGCTGATTGGGCAGTCTTGTGTGTTAACGATCTAAAAACCTGTGAGAAAAACCAATGATGAAACTATGTCTAATCATTCTATTTTTCGTTGGTTGTGTGCCGGTTAGTTTTACTAACCAGCCAACACTAAATGAAATTACTGCTGGACATTACCCGGAAAATAAGCCAAAACAACCAGCAGAACAAGACGCCTCATGTGAGAAAAACCAATGAAAGTCTATGTTGTTAGTGATTCCCATGGTGATTATTCCGATCATACCGAATCGAATGTTTGCGTTTGTCGCAGTGAAGATAAAGCAAAAGAGATCGTAAAGAAACTTGAAGAACTTCAAGAATTCAACTGTGCGTTTGCAAAACAACTTGATGAAAACGTAAGGCCATATTATTCCTATGATGTTTACAAATTGCCAGCGCAACCATCTGCATCACCTGAATATATTGAATTGAATAAAATCAAGAAAATAACTCCTGAACTAAAAGCAATTCACAAGCGATTGCAACAAGAGCATAATGCTCGTCTTAGTGCTTGGAATAAAGAATGTGAAAACATTCAGCAACTTCGTAATCAAGCCCATCAAGAATACGAAGCAAAACGCAAGCAATGGATCACATATAACTATAATCCACCAGCACACCTGAATGATGTGCAAGATTTTGTGGATCATGGTTCATTCACTTCCATCTACAATGATACACGGTATTTATACAATAAAGTAGAGTTTGTGGAAGAGACTTAAAGTCTCTCTTTCAAGTTATTCACTCGTTCTTCCAACACAGCAATCTTCGTATTATGTGTGTTTAGTGTAGCCTGAATGGACTCAACTTGTTTTTCTGATCCCTTTTGATTCGATTTTCGATAGGAAAGAAACGCAATTAGAACACCGATTGCTGCGCCTAACCCGTTGAGAATGTGGAAGAAATTGCTATTGTTCATTCTAAAATCATAACAAATTATGCCTAACCTCGTAATCCAAAACTTCCTTCGATCTGGCTATTCATTCGATGAGTTGTCGGATAAGTATGCTATTGATGCAAAGCGTCATTCAGTATATAACAATCTCGTTTTGTTCAAGTATAATCAAATAGAGAGTGATTTTTCCGAGCGAATTGTTCGTGAGTGTCGTGGTATAATTTTGGATGAAAGTAATGATTGGAATGTTGTGTCGCTTGCTTTCACGAAGTTTTTTAATCTCGGCGAACCAAATGCTGCAACGATAGATTGGAATACCGCTCGCGTCCAAGAGAAAGTAGATGGAAGTTTAATTACGATTGCGCCAATTTATGGTGAATGGAATGTTGCAACAACTGGAACACCGGACGCCAATACACCAATCAATGACTTCGGCATCACATTCAAGCAATTATTCTGGGATACATTCAAGTATCAATTACCAGATCCAAATTGTGGAATGTGTTTCTTTTTCGAACTTGTTAGTCCTTACAACAGGGTTGTAGTTCGATATACAGAACCAAAACTAACATTACTTGGGGCACGCAATCTAATCACATTGCAAGAACTAACAGCACAAGAAGCACAAGCATATATCCCTTGTCCAATCGTAAAAGAGTTTCCGTTGAACAGTTTCGATGCTTGCATTGCATCATTCGATAAAATGGATCCGTTGGAGCAAGAAGGATATGTCGTCCTCGATGGATCGTTCAATAGGGTAAAAATCAAGCACCCAAAGTATGTATTACTGCATCACGCCAAAGATGGATTGATGTCCAATAAGTCAATCGTCGAGATTATTCGTCAGGGTGAAATGCCAGAAGTATTGAACGCATTCCCAGAATATAAACCAGCGTTTGATGAAGCACAAAAGCGATTGGACAATCTAATCGCAACGCTCGAAGCAGAATACGATCTCATCAAAGACATTCCCGAACAAAAAGCGTTCGCATTATTGGCAGTGAAGTCAAAATGTTCAGGTGCATTGTTTTCATTGAGAGCAAAAAAAGTTCATAGTTTTCGGCAGTATTTTGCGGAAATGCAGATTGACAATCTAGTAAAATTGTTGCAAAAGGCGGGAAACGAAAACCATACGGAACAACGGTTAGCCTAGATTTACAAAGAGGATCAGTAGTTCTATATAAAAAACAATTAGTATATATTGGCGGAAGCAGCAAGGGTAAAATTGCAATTCATGATATTTTAACTGGTAAAAGAATAAATCAAAATGGCAAAAGAGAAGATATAATCTTGTTATATATAAGAAAGTATACAACGATTTTTAACAAATCTTGTTAGTAGTGTTATGAAGTTGTTAGGATACAAATGAAGACCTACATCAAAGATGTTGCAATAGGAACAAAGGTCATATGTCAATATAGTAATAGTCCAGCCACGATGTTAGGATTTTATGGCGGATATGTTGTATTGGGCTGGGAAGAAAGACCAATGGAAGGTGGTGGGACTGGTTGGAATAGAACTAATGGTAATTTTACTGCAATGGTTAGAGATATTACCATTGGCAAGGAATATGATCATATCAATTGGTTTTACTGGGTTGGACGATCATGCACAGTTGAAATGTTCGAACAAGCAATAATCAATCCTAATCAGGTTTGTGCAGGTTGTAATCTTCCAGCACCCCACACGAACCCCAATGTAGGTGATAAGTTTGTGTGCGTCGCTTGCAAGTTTCTCGCCGACCTTGACGCGGTTTCTGCCAATGGTTAGGTTGTCTCCGTTGCAAAATTGACACAGAGGGTCGCTATGAATTACGAGAAGGCAGTTGAGTTAGTAAAAGAATATGGCAAGAAACTCAATGCCAATGATCCTCGTTTTCAGCGACATGTCAGTCTTGTGTTTTATGATGATAGCACATTGGAGATGAACAACTCATTCATCATGGAACTCGACGGTGATGATATGGAATACATTGCAGTATTCTCACTCAATCACAAAGACAGAATATATCCAATAACGAGATTGCTACGGTTTGAGCAATATGAAGTAGTGTCGGAGTTGGAAAAACTTGCTGCAAAACCAGAAGCAAAATTGCCAGTGTGTGATGCTTGCAACGATACTCATATGATGCCAATGATAGATCGTGGTGATGTTATGTGCGTTCGTTGTCCAGTTCCTTGTTCAGAATGTAGAGGAAAACCACAAGGAGCGTATTGTGCGAAGACACCTTGCGATTGTCCTTGTCATAATAAGGCATATTAATAATGGTATATGAGGTTTGGGAAAAGGCTAAATTAATTGCTTCCGACGAACCAGAAGACACTTGTTATGTCATAGATACTGGAATTGATCTATGTAAAAAACTATCCGCTGGAACAATGAAGAAAAGTATCTTCGTTCCAAAACCCGGTGCTATTCCGGGTTGGTGGGGAATTGTTGAAGGCACTCATAAAGACATTTTCGTTCCAAAGGCATATGCGTTGGTTGAAGTTATTAGCCAATCAATTGTTGGCTGGGGAATTGGCGGAACTTATATGAGCATTAGGAATTGCAAGCGTTGTCAAAACTCGGGTGAAGATGGTGATGTTGTTTGTCCATCGTGCAAAGGTTGTTCATTCAATCCTCGTTAGGTTAATTCCAAATGAAGACATATCTGGCGTTTGAATTATATCCTGATGGCAGGGAAGAATATGTTGGGATGTTTTCAATTACACCAGAAAAATCCGATGAGTATCTCCGTAAATATGGCTTGTCTTCCTGTATTGGTGATGCCAAATATCATAACTATGCAATTATACTAATAATGTTCGAAACGATTTATGGTTTTACAAAGGGAACATATGGTTTCAATATAAGTTGGGAAACTCCATCGGTTGCAAATATCTATTGGAAGGTTCCGACTTGGCGTATCAGAGAAACAGAGAAAGAAACATCAGAAGATGAACCCGTTCAAAGTTGATGATGTAGTAAGAACCACTAACGGTGATAAGTCAGGCGGTATAGTAAAGTATATTGCTTGTAATATGGCGACCGTTGCTGGTGGTAAATCTTGCGATAAGAAAACCTGCAATCATTATGTCAAAGACTTCGTATGGGTTAAATGGACTGATGGTAAAGTATTCTCATACGAACACCAAGAGTTAGCAATCGATAAAATTGTTCCAACAGAAACTAAAATCATAACCGAAACACCGACTAATAAAGCGCAAGAGTTAGCCATCCCAGATATTATGGAAAGCAAAATTGACTTCGATTTATACAACGGTATAACAGAGGTTAGATATACTCGTGATGGCAGAGGTTATACCATAAGTAAGCCAATCGTAGTTCCAGATCCGATTGCTGAACAAGAACTTGATTTTGATGCATATAATAGTAAGGGTCTTGTTAGAAAGAAGAAATAGCAATGCCATTGTTTCGTATTTATGAAGTGTTCCCTGATGGGTCATTGCACGATACTGATAAAGTTATTATGCTTAATACTTATGGAGAACAACACGGATCATCTTCGTATGATATAGTGAATAGTTTATTCCAAATATATGGTTTTACGCAATATGCTAATTACTATCATGCCAAAACGAATAATAGTATATCCAAAGATATTCACATTAGATACAATTACGCAGATGGTGGTTTGAAGAGCACTTGGGTTCTCAAAGAAGAAGAAACTGAAACAAAGGAAAACGAAAATGAGTAATGAGATTACACGTGAAATGGGCGAGAATGTTAGTATCAATGGTGGTAAAGATTATATGCCACCGCGTATTCGAGTAGTTCCGAATATGCACGAAACAGCACAAGACAATGAAAAGGCAGTGCATATTAGCCAAGGCAAAGAGGGAGTTTCACTTAGCATTGAAACCCTTGAAGCCATTGTTGCTTGGGCAAAAGGACAGAAGTAATGGCGCAGAAGTTCAAAAGGAACGATCGTGTTGTTCTCGCAAGTGATGAGAAGTATCACGGTTTTATTTATGGCACAGTTCCGAGGTATGTTGCAACTGATGGCGATTATTACTATGTTCAATGGGACAAAGGCGATAAGTATCAATATAGCGAAGACATGTTGATACCAGAGACAAAAAAGGAAAGCAAATGAGCAGGCATTGGAATTACCGTATCATTAAGCACGTTGAGGATAATACATACGGATTGTATGAAGTTTATTACGACGATGTTGGTAATGTCGAGAAATACACTTCGCATCCGTGTGGTTTTGTATCCGATACGCTTGAAGAAATGTCAGACGTGTTGGATATGGCAAGAGAAGCATTGTCCAAGCCAGTTTTGAATGAACAAGACTTACCGGGATATCAACAATGACAATCGATGAAGTAAGACAGCGGGCAATAGATCTCCGTAAGATTTATGGTGTAAAAGGCGTTAGCACGTTATTGAATGTTGATCCTGCTATTGTAAATGCAGTATTGACAGCATCAGATGATACAGCGGTCTCCAAGGTGAGAGGATGTGTGCGTCATTACTGGAAGCCTTGGATGCGCTTGACAAGGGGTGCCTCGGTGATTAATGTTGGTGCAACGAAAGGCAAGGAAAAATCAAATGAGCAAAGGTAATAAGGATTGTAATTTTTGTGCTGGGTCCGGCGTTGTTAAAGCAACGCTTGTGAAAAAGCAAGTTGAAGACAATACATATAATGTTGGAATTGATCTTGTTTTGTGTAAGGAGCATTTTGACTTGGGCGAGGAAACGCTTGGTCAAATGGAAGAGAATACAAGTCTTCCATTGAATGTTGTTGGAGTTCAGGGGGCGTAAAGAAACAAAATGCAAGATTGGGCTCATGTAGAGGTTCATTACAACAACGTTGATAAGGATGGCACATATTATGATATGTGCGCCAATGCCATTCCTTGGGAGTTTTGTTTTTGTGTGCTTCCAAGTGAATTGGTAAAAGCGAAAGGCAAATGTGTTGTCATTCTTTCGCCGATTGCTTACTTCCAAAAGTTTAAGCATATTCCTAATTGCCCAATTTTCATCGATGACATTCTTCCCAATCTAACGCCATCATTAGATATTGAAAATGAATGGTATTCATCGCAATCGATCGATGATGTTAGACACACAATGACAAGACTTGGTTTTGTTGAGAGCAAAGAGTTAGAAGGATTTTTCCTTGATATTTACACGCAGATAGTGCCGTGAGGGATAGAATGAATGCCGTAATGTATGCCGTAATGTATGATTGGCGTGGTGGTGCGAAAAATCTTCCAGAATGGTTCATTCATCAAGAAACAATCAAGATCTCATGGGAAATGATACAAGAGTTGTATGATACTGGAAACAACGTTATGTTGCGTCATAGCGATGACGGCATGATTGTGTTAGTCGATAACGGAGGTTTCACTCGATGAACCCGGACAAAATCATTACACACAATAACAAAGTCGCGGGAAGTCTTTTTGCTGTTGCGAAGTTTCTCGGCATCCTTGCGGTGTGTATGTTTTATATGTTGCATCAGATTATTGGTTGGTGTCTATTAGGTTTGGATGGAACATTGCTAATCGTTTGTGTTGTAGTTTGTATTGGTAATATGAACCTTGCCAATTCATTGGAGAACTCAAATGCACATTCTTGTTAGTTTGATGATTGCGACCGTGCTTGGTGGAACATACATTGCTTTTCTTTTTCCTTGGGATGGAGATAAGAAACCAAAGCCACAAAAGTTTGCTGGTGCTGGTGTTAGCGGTAAGCCAAATAAGCCTGAGCGATATAATGGATAAAGCTATTCATATTGATGGCAATTGTGAATTATGTCATAAGCCAGCAATAATGTATTATGAAATGATTACAGTGCCAGCACCAAAAGGTTATATTCCGTTGTGTGTTGATTGTATTAAATTGTTTGTAAAGTTTGCCGGACAAATGAAATTACTATGACACAAGAACTAACCATTCCCAAAACTTGGCTCGAAAAAGTTGCCATAGCGGTTGGAATATCGAAAGATGAACTCCACGATATGGTTCATCGAATGTTTCAACGAGGTTCAAGCAAAGCAGAGATTGAACAAGCGATGGTGTTTCTTGCCAAATCAAATGGCAAAACATTGTCGTTTGTTAGAAGTGATGGCAGGAACTAATGTTTGAGCCTGCTGGTAATCTCGATACTTGCTTGTTCGTTTGCAGTCTATGCAAAACCAATCACGTCGCTATTGACAAAGACAAGCACGGTGTCCATATTATTCCAGCCACTATCACAACAAGTAAGAACGGTCAAGGCCAGTATTTTTTTCATTGCGTTGTTTGTTCGAGGAATATCAAATGACAAAGATCGAAAAACTCAATTCGCAACTTGTTGTTGCAAAGAATGAAATAGAGCATTACAAAAAGATCTATCTTTCTAAAAAGAAGGAACTGATTGAGATTGAAAACAGTCTTGTTGAAGCGCGAGAGAATGAGCGACACATTCAATATCAGATTGATGAATACAAAAACACCTTCGAGATTGAACATAGTCTTGATGATGAGAGACTTGCAGAGATTGAAGCATATCGACAACGAATGCCAGAGATGATGGAAAAGATCAAGGATGAACCAATTATTCCGATCGTGTGGAGTGGAACGCTTGGCACGATGAAGGAGAAGAAGTGATGGATACCATTGTATTGAATCTAACCGAAGATTCGAGATTGAAAGTTAAAAAGACAGTTCCGTTTAGCGATGGTTATGCTAACTATCGCATTACAATGGAAATGATGGATGATGATGGTAATTGGACGGATGGAAAAGAAACCGTTGTTGAAGATGGAACCTCATTCAATGTTCCTGCAAATGAAATACTCCTTACCCAAGATGACTTCATTCCGTTTTTAACTGAGATGGAAAAATTGAAGAAACTAATGGTATTAGAATAATGGCTCGTCATAAGAAAGACACATATGTAGATCTCATTCCAAAAACTGACCAAGGGAAGAAGCGTGCTTCCTATCACGGCACCCGCTGGTTGCTACGGCAAGAGACGACAGAACCGTATCGTGGTGCTTCCCCCGGCACTTGGCTGGCAGTTCGGTCAAGCGACGGCAAAGCAATGCTATGGGTCAAAAAAACAGACGATACAGACTTCAAAGTTAGCGTTTTGCAATGAGCGATAGTTATACAATCACAACAGACGGTTTGAAAATCGAAGATGTTATTGCTCAACTTCGAGCAATTAAAACATATCCATCGATGATCAAGATCTATGATCGCGTAATGAAAATCACTAATGCGGATGAAACTCACGCAATGATCCAAGGATTGGAAATTGGTTATTCTATTGCGGAGGATGAGTTTCATAAGTGAAAACCCGCATTGTCCTTTCATTGATGTCATTGATGCTATTGATCGCCGATCAAAGAAGATCATATCTGAAAATGACTTATGATAATCCTTACGGAGCACATTGGTATTTAGCGAACAGTATTATTCAGGTGTGTTTATATTGGGGACTATGTCTATTCATATTATGGCTATTTTTCCCATTAGAGAAGAGAGAAAAATGACGACAAGATATAAAGCGGTAATAATAATTCCAATCAACAATAATGAAGTGTTGGAAGCAGAAAATCTATTCCCAAATGTTCCATCAGTAGAAGCATTGAAATTATTGATGGATCAAATATACATTGAGCAGACAGGTAAATCATACGAAGAGGATGGTTCAACATTGGAAATTGTTGAAGTCCATTAAAAGGAAAACCAAATGACATCCAAAAAGAAATTGAAACGAAAACTACACAAGCAGAGGATCAGACACTTACTTACAGTGTCCGACCTCAACATAGAACTTGACAAAGTCAAATACAGCCTTACATTCGCGGAAGCCAGAGCAAGCCAGTTAGCATATGAAAATAGTATGCTACAAGAACTTGTGAAAAGACTAACACAAGAGATACCAGATGAAGAACCAAAGCCAGTGTCCAGTCCCTAATTGTCCAGTAAAGGACGAAGGGCCATATGCCACTAAACCAGATCCTAAATGTATGTGTCATAAACCAATTATGATCTGCCTAAAACCGGGACAACATTGTCATCCTTGTCCGGTGCATCCAGACTATGTAATTGTCGGTCGTAATAATGCAACTCTCTAAACAAAAGGAAAATGATCTAACAATGTCTACGAATAAGCAACAAGTCAGTAATGATGATCAAATTGATCTTCAAGCCCAACAAGAAGATATCGAACTGGAATATGATGAGTATCTCGACGATGAACCTCAACGAAAACCTCGTCGTGGTAAGATGTTGAGGAAGTTTCGCATCCCATTGGAGAATTGATTATGGGTAAAAGAGGAACAGAAGATCAATTCAAAGCAATCGTTGATCTGCTTGGTAAAAATTGTAAGAACTATGAGACAGGTAAAATTAAGCACATTGTGTTTTCAGAAACAATGGATAACATCTTTTACGAGAATGTTTGGTCAAAGGATGAGTTTTACAAAGAATTGAATACGAGACTTGGTATTCATAATAATGTTGAAAAGCCCAAAGCAAAACCCGAAGTAAAGAAAGTTGTGAAACGAAAGAAAGCAATCGATGATTGAAGCTAATCTTCGACCAATCATTGTTATTGCATTGATCATTGCATCCATAATTGGGTTATGGTTATATCGGACAGTCTCATACGATAAGCAACGCCAAAAAGATTGGGATGACTTGTTGAAGTTTCGGAGCAAGTGATGCATATTCTATTCCTCGACGACCAAGATGTTAGACACGAATTAGCAGAGAAGTATCTTTCTGCTGCTGGTCATATCGTATTGCACGCGTTCAATGTTGAAGAAGGTATTGAACTTGTTGAGTGTTTTGCAAAACCGATCGGACTTGCATTACTCGATCACGATTTAGATGACATTCGAGAAGATAGAGATGGTCGCAAAACCGAATATCACGGAGCATACTTCGTCGATTATATGATCCGAAATGTGCCACAAGACAAATGGTTTCATCGCGCAATCATTCATTCATACAATCCGCATGGTGCAAAATACATGCGTGATACGCTGAATAAGAACGGTATTCATGCAAAGATGGATAATTTTTCAGGTGATATGTTGAAGAGGGTTATTGGTGAATTGAGCGTCCAGTGAAACCAGAAAGTAAAGTATATGCTGACGGAACCTGCTGGTATCTAAACGGTCAAGTTCATCGTGAAGATGGTCCTGCCGTTGAATATGATAGCGGAGATAAATACTGGTATCTGAATGGTAAATGTCATCGTGTTGATGGTCCTGCTGTGGAACTTACTGACGGAGAAACACGATATTGCATCGATGACAAACACATTCCGCAACTCGATAACAAACGAATATATGGCAAAGAGAAACTCGAAAAGGTTCTATTATTAATATGAAAGAATACATCATTCGTCATTATGATAACGGTGCGGTAGAACTGATCTGCGTTGCAGAAAATGTTCGTCGTATTATGTATAACACTGGCGATGTAATTGAGTTGCTCAATGACGTTGTTGTGTATGTCAAAACACACGATGGTCGCCGTTGGATTGATAAGGAATTGCAGCAAATAGCACTCAACGCTATTGATGGATACTATAATGGGAAATCATACGTCTAACGATATAGAAATTAGTATTCGTCGTATTGGTGCATTCGGATATGACATCATCGTTCGGGTGTTTGAAAATCCAGCATTGCAAGACGATGCGATGTCAAAATTAGATACATTGATATCTTCCTCAAATAAAGAGTTTCTATCAACGGTTGCTCCTTGGCATATCGCATATAATGCTGGAAGATCATATAGATACATCAGCGGGGATGATAAGGGATTAGATCCATTAATAACTGCTTGGATAAAAGTCTGCAATCAAAAATACGGTAAAAATCTTCGAGTAGAAAAATGAGTTGGAAAAATCATTACATATCTATGCTTCCAGTTGAAGAAGATGATCAGTCTTTTGATGAGCAGGATTTTTCCAAAATCAAAAAAACCAAGATCAATAGTAAGCAAAAACTCGCTTCGTCAATACGAAACTTAGCAGTGAGATATGTCCGTGCTCAGAAGAAACTTAATCGAGCACAAAACATTCGTGAAGTTAGTTCCCCAAAAAACAATCCAAAATCACTATCATCATTGATTTTTCAGATCCTTTCTGCTTCCGAAACTCCATTACATATCGTAGATATCATTGCAAAACTCCAAGCACTTGGATGGAAAAGCGATAGTCAATATCACATCTACAACAATGTGCATCAGGCAATATCTAATAACTATCATATGTTTGAGAAAGTAGATACTGCAACATACCAAATTAGGTTCGCATATAAAAACATCAAAGAACCAAAGACATCATCGAAAAAGTTCGATATGCCAAAATCTAATAAGGTTTCTCTGAAAGACATTGTTCAAGAAGCAGTAAAAGATTACGCCCCTCATAATGATCTTTCAGCCAGAGACATTCATTATATCGTCTATACTATGGGTGTAAATTGTTCGTATTCAGCGATATGTAGAGCATTACAAGACAAGCGTTTTAAGAAGGATGGCAAGTGGTATGGTATACGTTAGAGTAGAAACAAAACCAAGAATTGAACATAGAGAAGATCAAAAAGAACTTGACGCATTGCAAGAGTTGTTTTTGAGACATAAGTATAGCATATCGTATTTTGGACACGATGATGTTTCATTCTATAATATGAATGACATCGATAAGAATGATTATGTCCCTGCTCATTCTCGATATTGTATGAGCCGAAAAGACTTCGCTGCATTCGTAAGTGTAATAAAGAGACTTGATTATGCGGAAAAGAGAGCCAATCAATTATTGACTGATTGGTCTAAGCACCCACATTACCCCAGATGTTAGGCGATGTAAGTTTCGTTCGGAACCTTTTCTCAGCCCCTTGCAATTTTTTGGCGACTGGTTAGGTTAGTTGGGTCAAGAGGGCGAACACAGCCCCTAACAAGAAAGAGGGTATTCCTATGGCAGATGAGAATGTTGGTAGTGGTGTAAAGTGGAATAAAGTAGCATTGCTCGTTGAGAATGGCGTTGTCAATGTTGATGCAACGATGGCAATGCTTCGTGCGGAACTGGTTGCATACCTTGCTTCGACGGTTGAAGATACCGCTGGAATTGCAGAAGCAGTCGAGAGTGTTTTTGCTCGTATGCCGAATGCGGAAAGCAAGTTGATTGATTTTAATGGTCTTGCGTTGAAGGCATTCGGATCTATGACCGTTGCGACCGGTAAGGAAACGAAGATGCTGGAAAATATCAAGGCTTATGTTCGTGCGGAGAGCAAGGTCTTCGAAGCGACTGGTGGTGAGGCTGGTAAATACTGGATTGTGAAAGGTGCTGGTGGTGGCGTCCGACAATCATCGCCCGCAACGATTGAGAAGTTTAAGACATTGCAAGCGAAGAAGAACTCGGATACGATCGTTCTATAAGACTCGGATGGGTATAATAAGGTTGCCGGCGTTGCAGTCAGCCGATAACAATCGTATTGTATTGTATCGCAATGCCTTCGTAGGCGGGCATATCCGAAAAAGCCTACATCAACTTACCCTTGACAATCGTCCGTCAAATGCTTACATTGGAAATGTTCTTGGTCGTTCAATAGAAAAGGAAAAGCGTAATCCTAAGTCCATTAACTCAGGTTATATATCTCCTTTTCTTACGGGAGGATACTTGTGTAATCGTTGAGCATCAAAGCGATGTTCCTGCACGGTGATGCTGAGTTCGAATCCAGCCCAAGAACCAAATAATCAAAACAACAATCACAAAGAAAGTCAAAAATGAACACCCACAACACTCGGACTTACTATCTTCGCAATGTTCCTCGTCCTAATCAAAAGCGAGGCGATCCTATTGCTTGTCTAATGACATCCATTGATCGTGCTGGTAATGTAATCAAATACAGTCTTGCAACAATGCATCCAAAAGATGACTTCAAAAAGGATCTCGGGCGAAAAATTGCAGCAGGAAGATTGGAAGAAAACCCTGCCATTGTGTGGGTTGAAGCCATGCCGACATCGGGTCATATCATTAGCCGAATGATTATGACCGATATTGTGGCTCGTTTTGAGCAGGCTTCCAAGTTCAATCGCGATTATATCTTGCGCACTTACGGGAATAACTGGGCGTATCATATTCCTGCTCGTGTTGCCAAGGCTGCACAACGGTGGCTTGATGATTCAATGAAACCTCGTGAAATTGATTCTCGTGGTAAAACTGAAAAACAGATTATGACTGAGGCACTAAAAACTTGGACTACACAAGATCTAACAAGTAAATCCACTACACCACTCACTTGTGATCCGACAACGATTGGTTTCATTAAGTATGGCAATGAAAACTATGGAGAGTGGGTAAAGAATGGTAAGGATTTTGTTCGCGAGTCAGCCCAAGAGGTTGAAGTTAAGAAGACGCCAAAAGCACAAAAAACATTCGCCACTCCTGAACAACAAGCAAATTATGAAGCCTTCCTTGCTGAACTTCCGAATATGCTAACCAATAAGTTTCTAAGAAACAAGTTTGTTGTTGTTTATGGCAGAGAAGTTATGGCGTCGTTTGATACATTCGAGAGCGCTTACAAATACGCACTCGTTTCTAACTTCAAGAGCGGTGTCTTCGTTATTCAAGAAGTGAATGATTATTATGGACAAAATAACAATGAAAGTCTTTCACCACTAACGGACAAGGTTCTTGCCGATCTAACTCGACGAAATGTTCAAGTTCAACATATCGAATGTAAATGAAAACGATCAAATTACTAATCATACACTTACTCGATAAGTTCGATAACTACATTCTTCGTCATCGTTTCTATTGGTTTTGCCAGATGGTAGGTTTAAGCAAGTGGTGGGGTGAAGACGATTGTCCTTGTAAGTATTGTAGCAAAATCCGTGCTGAATGTAAGGAGTATAGTGATGAGCAATCATAATTATGTGATTAGTGAATTGCAGGCTTGGATTGAGGACGAGCCTGCCGAGACTATGGCATTATTCATTGAACTTGACGGCAGGGATTATTCATTGCAAGACTTGCTGATTGAGGTTCAGAACAATACCGAGATCGGTCAGGCATTCGTGCTATGCTATGATGATGTGATTGCTGGAAAAATCTAATGGATATGGGTTTTGTTTATACGCTAATTGTTGCCTTGTCCGTTGAGTTTGATACGGATGAGGGGTTAATTGATCCCATCATCAATTGGGATCGCGCAACATAACTCAATAACTCCAAAGGTGATCATCGTTGAGTTATACTTGCAATCAGAAAGAAAGTGATGGCTCACTATAAATTGCCATGGCATTCCAAAGTTATGCCAAGATTAGTTCAAAGGGATTGTCTCTCCCAAGAACGAATTAACTTAGGACGATGACCTCGCTGGCAAAGCGCCAATAGCGGGGTCTTTTTGTTTCACCCCCTTGACAACACACGGAAAAAGGCTTACATTGTTGCTATGAACCTAATAGACGCAATCACATTATACACACATATAATGCAACAGTATGGTGGCGGATACGATGCCAGAACCATTGCTGATAATGAATTGAAAGCAAATGGTGTAGCAAGATCCATTAGATCCGCTATCGCACAAACAGTTGCAAATGATGGACACATTGTAGCAGGAAAAGGTGGTCGCTATGCCATTACCCAAATCTCCGCATCATAAATCCCCCAATCGTTTTCAATCTATATTCACACCATATGGTCTAACATTAGACTTGGAAGATTACTTCCATCATAAGTTCAAATCAGAAGAGTTTTACTCTATTGTAGATACAATCGCAACAGGCCGTAGTCAAAATAGTCAAATCAACATATTCAATTTATTCAAGAAACTTTCGATGGACGAAGTCATACGACGATCTAAAATCGTTTCTCGTCTAAGTAAAGTATTACTTAATATACAAATCCAAAAAGGATCAAATGATATATCGCGTTCATTGTCCGAGACTACAAAGTAAAAACTCAAAAGTATTAGGATACATCAGTCTATGCGCTGGTAAAGGAACTCTTCAACACTTTTACGAAGAACTGGTTAAATCCAAAATTATTAATCCACAAAACTGGCATCCTGTATATAACATACAAATTATTCCAGTTGGAATAAAATCGTCCATCACAACCGGAATACATGCTTATGCTCTATATGATCCAAAGGGAAGAGAGATTTTATACATTCATCCAGTTCAAGAATTGAAATCGAATACTTATTCCACTATGTATGGACCATTCACTACCACCACAAATGTGGTTGGGAATACTTTCACGATATCAAATGATCTTTTTCCAAATCCTTGGACAACACCTTGGACGATAAGATGAATAATGTAATTGATATTACAAAACTCAATAGCAAACCATCAGAGATGTTGCCAACAACCATATCAGTTCCGGCAAATGAAAAACCGAAGGAAGAGCCAAAGCCACAAAAGAAAATGAAGAAGTGGTCAGACGATCCTTCCACATTAGTTCCGTATTCTAAACTAATATCACCGTTAAAAGACATAATCAATAAGGGATATAAACTTATTCGCAATGATGTTAAATCCTTCGATTATGAAGGATACAATATCGGTAAGAACGAATTGCAATTATTCCCGTCTCCAAAAAATCAATTTACAGAAAAACATCTTGCCAAATTAAAAAACATCAAACTGATGGATGTTGTTTTGCATATAACATTCCTTTTGGGCGTCGAACAAGGAAGAAGATCGGAACGACAAGAACAGAAATCTACCGAAACATTGATCAATACTCTCGAACAATATCGAGAAACAAACAAAAATCTACGATATCAAATTGATGAATTGAAGGCATTCATTGTTGTAAAAGATAAAAACCCTACATTGTCTCACGAAGAATTAATGCAGTTAGTAAAAATTGAAGTCGATAATAATCGTCCTAATAGAATTGCTGCAATCAAAACAGATCTCGAATTAGATCCAACAAGATCATCTTTCAAGATAAGAACACCGCAAAGAGCCAAGTTCAATGATTTAATGGAGTTGTCAAAAACATTAAACAAATCACAATATGAAGAACATTGGCCAAACATTCTCAAAGAATACGGATGGACTATTGAGCAATGGGACAATAAATGTAAGAAGAAAAATCAAAAAGTCGTAATTACAGATTAGGAGTTATATATGTGGATATATTTTAATTATACCGATGGTAATCCAACTGGATTAGCATTTAGAACAGAAACAAAAGCAGTAGAAGGCGTTGTAGAAAAAATTGAAGAATATCTTGGATTGAAGGCTAAAAAACCATCACCAAAGAAATCACCGAAAAAAGTTCCATATGCAAGATTAGCAAATGCTTTTTCCTTAGTTTCCTTAGAAGAATTACAACAACAGCCTGCTCAGCCATATCAAGCCGTTGATGATATAGGTGAAGATCGTCCCGTTCCAGTTCCAGAGCCAATGAATGCACCATCACATAGGTATCCAGATCTTTTTGTTGCATTAGATTTACCGACATCTTCGACCAAAGATCAAGGAGATCTTAATGCAATTAAAGAACAAATTGCAATTACGAATACTAATAAAACCATCGATAATGCTAAAAAATTAATCGAATTATACGATGCATATATGAAAAACCAATATGGAATAAATTGTCCATTACACACAATTCAGGAGATTGGAATCGTAGATGCAAAAGTATAAATTGCCATTCGACACGATTGCAAGATTGGAAGCAGATATCTTCGCCAAAGCAAAAAGTGTAGAAGAGGTAAAACAAGCATTGATTGATTTTAGATTGGTATTGAAGAATTGTGGTTGGGAAGAACAAGAATACGATAAGATTATGCTTGCAAGGATAAATAAACAGTGGGATTAATAAAGCAAATTAAAAACACGTTATATGCTTGGAGTAAACGTATAGAGGGTATCGACGCTTGGTGGCAATACAATCATAATGGTAATACCTATTGGTGTATTGGTTATGATAGTAATCTTTTTCACAGAGAAGATGGTCCGGCAATAGAATATGTGGATGGTGGAACTGAATACTGGATCGATGGGGAACATATCAAGCAATTAGATAACAAAAAGATATACGGAAAAGAAAACTTGACAAAATACTTAACGTTGGTGTAAAAATGTTCGAAATAAAAAACGAAAATCAAAACGGTATCTTTCATATCAAACTCAATCGTAATCTTTCCTCGCGAGAGATTATGGATATTGCACAGATTGCTGCCAATGTCGTTGGAAACATTCAATCGGATGCTAATTCGATCGGAACAATTACTTCGATGGAAGAAACACCATCGTTCATTAAGCAATCCAAGTTGGGCGAGAAGCCAGTAAAAGAAATCAATTTAGGAACTTATAAAGAGCCAGATGTTGGTGTTAGGATTAGAATGCTTGCGTTTCCTGATGAGAATAGAATGGAAGCGGTGAAGGCATTTAGAGAGATAACCGGTGTTAGTATTGCTGGATCAAAGGAAGTTGTGTTCGGTAATTTTAAGTGCCCGGTCTTGACAAAGCCAATGGCAGAGACTATAATACAGAGGTTCAAAGCGTTGAATATATACGCGAACATTGCTGACGGTCAATGTAGAGTGGAGTTAGAGTAAAATGGATTTTCATATCACTGGTTATATCGTGTTCGTTGGTATTATTTTAGGTGTTGGCTTGTTATTGTCTATTGGGGATAATAGAAGTAGAAGTGAGAAATAACATGGCAACAAGACGACCAATGCATTCGATTAAAGAAGAAGGCAGACTTATTACGCAAGAAGAAAAGACTGCCAGAGAAAAACAAAAACAACGAGATTTTAGAGAGTATATGGTTTTGACTGGTATGGCATATATTATTGTGTATCCGATTTATTTAGTTAGTCGCTTGGTGAAACGGATTTTCGGGGTTTGAAAGGATGATGATCATATGATAATAGAATTATATGTCGATGCATATCGACAAGGTAAAAGCGGTCAAAAACTAAGTAATCAGCCTATGTTGATTGTATATATGGAAAGCATACCAGCCATTGGCTCGTTTTGTATTGACGGCGTGTTGTATAGAAATCCATATACCCCAACATACCGTATTGAAAACGGAGAACTGGTAGCAGTTGAAATCATTATTCAAAAAATAGTGTAATGGAAAAATCGGCGACGTGGGCTTGACAGCGGTCGGTAGGCTGGTTAGATTAGTAGAGAGTTCGGAAGGAAAATAAAATGAGCAAACAAGTTGTAATTGATACGATTAGTAATTTTCTTGATGTCGTGGAGACACGCATCAATGCAGCGGTTGCAAGCGGTAAGCCACTATCTGGCACAGCGCTTGCCAATGAGATTGCTATCGCCAATGGCTTGACAGTCGGTGGCGCGGTGGCTATCATTGCTATGTATGTGGATAGTCGTGCAGATATCCACGCTCCTCGCGGTAAGGGTGGTGGCATTCAGTTGCGCAAGGCTGGTGGCATTCAGTTGCGCAAGGCTGGTCAATAAAAATGAGCATCAAAAGTGAAGTAGTCCATTGTGGATTCCGAAAATGGTCAATGAGTGTTGGTGAAAATGGGGAAGTGGTTGTTGAGTTCGGCTATCGTACAAATTACGGATCGATCCAGTTGCACGACATTTCAATCCAAGACTTCCGAAATCTTGGAGAGATGTTTCTTTCCGTTGCGCATAACTTGACGATGCAAGCGGAAAAAGCCAAGCAGGGGGCTTGACAGCCAGCGCGGTAGTGGTTAAGTTGTAGATATGGTCGGACGCGAAAGTGAATGATCAAAAGACGGCCGGATCGTCTAATTAGTAGGATAATGTTTCTTAGGAAACATCGATGAGGACTCGAGCCCCTCTCCGGTCACGAAGTTTTTACGTATGGCGGTATCGTCTAATTAGTAGGACACCAGCGCTTCGGCATTGGCAATGGAGACTCGAGCCCTCCTACCGTCACCAAGTTTTTCATTACGGCCTCTTCGTCTAAGTTAAGGACATTTTGAGTTCGCTCAAAAGAATATCTGCTTATACCAGATAGAGGTCACCAATTCAAAATAAGCAAAGGCGCTCACTTAAGCACCGTCTCCGATCGTCCAAATATACTTCCTCATTCTCCATTGATATGCAACCTCAAAAATTGCATTGAGGACTTTAATGAGGCAACTTATATAGGACATTAGGTCGGAAAACGCTGCCAAGGTTTTGCGCCTTTCTTAGTTTTTAGCGCACATCCAACCACACAGGGCTCCAAGCAGCCACACAGGGTTCAAAGCAACTACATTGACAGCGATGCCATCAATGGCTATATTCCAAGCATAACAAAATGGAACCACAACTAATTAAGATCATTGACTATAACTACACATTAGTGTGCCGTCTATGCACATCCAAAGTCATTGATCCAGACAAGAAGAAGAACCAAGTATATCTCGACGGGCGTTGTCCATCTTGCGGTGGTAATTCCGTTGTTCCAAAATCCAAGAAACAACGAAAGCGCGAACGCAAAGCCCAACAAAGAGCGCTTGCTAAACTGCTAAAAGGATTAGCATAGATGTCAGGGATAGTGTGTTCATTGTGTGGCGCAGTCGTTTGCCAACACCAAAGATACCATGATCGTGATGCAATCCATGGTGGAAACCACAACTATCATCCGAGAAATCCGTATGTTGGAAATGTCCTTCGGATTGGGGAACGCGTTGGGGAACCTATTGACTATGTAGATGTTAATTCTGATCGTCTCGATGACGACGGTAATCCTAATGTTGGAAAACATAATTCCAAAAAAGAAACACCAAATCAAATGATTAATAATACCACACCACTAAGTAGTAAATCAACAGATTGGTCGCAATGTAATATATGCAGAAATCAAATCCATAAAAATTACCTCGACCAGCATATAAAGATGCATGTTTTTAACGCAGAAAGAAAAGTCGTTTCATCTGCAACGGAAGCGTCCTCAACTGCTATCGTTAGAGTATCTGACTATACAACAACTCAAACCGAAACAAAAACCGAAACTCAAACGACTTGGTCATCATTGATGTCGAATTCAAGTTCGACAAAGTCTAAACCGGTTATTCAATCAATCGAGAAATATAAGTTCAGAAATCTAAATCGTGCTGCTGCAATTAGCAGTGCATCAAAGTCTGGAAGGTATTCAGATTTTACATTAGTATTCTGGACAGATGAACTTGTTTCAGTTAGTAATAGTTCGTATTATGGAACCGGATATACATCGTATGTATCCAAAGATTGGGAGCGATTGTCTATTCATACGGTCTATGATAGTCTCGAAGATTATTACACATTGAGTTGTAAATTGTCTCGCAGAGGCCAGCATTCATCATACGATACGGACGATTGTATTCCAGATCGTATCTGCTATCAAAATGAATTAATGACAGAGATAAAGCGAGCAATTTTGTTTTTCAAAGTCTCGCCAAAGGTAGCATACAGGCTATTCCGAAAACTTTTCAAAGAAGAATTGCATATCACATACGATCCAAAAGATGGTAGTATTGAGTCAGTGCAGACAGCAAGCAACAAGAAGTTAGCAGAAAAATTGAAAACATCCCATACTGGGACCATTAGTCATGCTATGGAAAGATATCACGGATTAGAGGGATATCACGGTTGGGGTGATTGACATGACTGAAAAGAAATCTAAGACTGGTTGGGGATTGTTTGGAAAGTTCGGAGCAAAGTTTCTAACATATCTTCCTAAGTTATTGAAGATGACGAAACTGATCAAAGTAGGATTGCTTGCAATTAGTTTTGCTTCGTATGCATATCTTTTTACTTGGAAGTTTGCGTTGCTCATTATTATTGCGTTGGGTTTTCACGAGAGTTCTCACGTTGTTGCTATGAAGCATAAGGGCTTTCGAACGAAAGGATTTTATTTTATTCCTTTCCTTGGAGGGGCAGCAATCGCAGAAGACAAATACAAAACATATGCTGACAATGCGTTCATTGCATTGGCTGGTCCAATTGGAGGATTGGTATTAGCGATTGGAACATATGTTGCATATCTAATTACTGGATTACCAATGCTTGCTGCTGCTGCGGGATGGATGGCAATGTTAAACTTGTTTAATTGCTTTCCATTAGGTATGTTAGATGGTGGCCAAGTTATGAAAGCGATTGCTATGTCTATCAGTGAAAAAGTTGGTATGGCGTGCATGAGCCTTTGCCCTTTCCGCTTCGCAGAAGATTGCTCTGCTCGACGCAAAACTTGGGACGGGGGTAGGTGCCAAGAAGCAACGAGCGAAATTGGCAAAGACTACCGGTGTTGTTGAGAAAGTTCCAGTAGAAACGGTTTAGTTATGATTATTGTTGATACGGATACGGTGGATATCCTTAATATTGATAAGGCGATGGAGTATGATCTATCGATTAATCATGCCAATGTTAAAACAGCATATCGCAATCGTATGAAGGAAGCCCATCACGGAAACATATATCACAATATGATGATGATCCGTAAGCATATGGAAACACGTCATGCTAATCTATTACCTTGGTTTGATGGAATGAATGTGGTCTCGTAATGTGTAATCGATATAAGGGATTGATTAGTTATATGGAGTTGGCAAAGAAAGCAGGACTATCGCCAAAAGACGCTATTCGTGCATTGGTGAAAGATCGTTATTATGGTATTTATAGTTATGACAAGTCGCCATACAGGAGAGCATTCGTTGAAGAAAAGTATCCTGAATTACTCAAAGTGTATGAAGACACAGAAAACATGATCTTGCTATTGAAGGATAAATGATATGAAAAACAAGCAACAAAATCGAAAAGTCAATATGATGTTGTCGAACGGATTGTATGTAATCTCGGCAAAGCAAAGAATTGGATCTCCGTTGTTTGTTTTGTATCTAACTGATTTTGCAGTGAATACAAGAGTGATTTTTGATGCTGAGACATTGAAGGTATTGCCGAATAAGTATGGTGTTGAGATTGCGGAGAAGGATAGGCAAGCGTTGGTGAAGGCGTTGGGGTATGAGGTGAAGAAGGTTGAAGTAGTTGCTGCTAATCCGTTGCCAGAAGTTTTTAGTGAGTATAAGAAAGTGGTTGATGTTGGTGTAAAAAGTTTTGATGAAGAAGTGTTGGCGTTTTAGAGTTTCGTGATACCGGCGTGTCGTCAAACGGTTAAGACAGAAGACTTATATTCTTCGATTAGTAGGTTCGACCCCTACCACGCCGACTGCCTTGATATCATTGAGTTTTTTGACTGGACTTGACAAACCAGCGTCCGAGCCTTACCTATCCCTGATGCGCAATTCCGTTCATTACTATTTTGATCTGGCAGTAAAAATTGCTCTTTCCAAAGACGATAAACGCTCGTTCAAAGTAGGTGCCCTATGTGTGAGAAATGACGGCGTGCTTGTTGGTGCTCCCAATTCGCCAGTGGCAGAACCAGATCGTAAAGCCCACGCCGAATACAGGACGCTGAAAAAAGTGGATTTTAACGGAACCTTTTATGTAGTTAGAATACTTCGCCGTGATAATTCGCTTGCTATTGCTCGTCCTTGTCCCGATTGTGCCAATGCACTAAAAGCAAAACGAGTAAAGAAAGTATTCTATTCTATCAGCCCCAATGAGTATGGTTGTTGGTATCCGCATAACAACACTGATACCTATTTTAGATTTTAGGCACAATGTTCCTCCGCGCTGAACCAATCATCAAAACTAATACATCTCCAATTGAGGTCAACTACCCTTGCCTAAAGGCAAGGGCTTGTATCTGCCAACGTTGCCGTTGACGATACATTGGAATTGCTTCCGTTAGGACTATTGACTGAGCCCGATCCAGCGGGGCGAAGCCCCGCTTGATATTAGAAACATGGAATAATTATAAAACCCAAAAAAAGTTTGCAAAGTATGCAAGTGAAGTTGATAAATACTTGATGCTGGTATAACAGATGTATATCAAATGCAGCCTAAGAGAAAATACATCCACTGGTTTGAAAGAATGGATTATTACTGATGATGACTTCGAAGTAAAATCGGACTCCCACACAGTATGGGATACGATAGTTATAGAGTATAAAAAACGAAATCTTAATGTTGCCAAAAACTTAGCACGCGCCATTATTAATTGGAGTAATCCCAATATAACTACTGCGGATTTATATAATCATATTATTCATAATATACCAAGCGTTGAACCATACAAAGACGAACTCCAAAAATATATGATGTTGCTATAATGTTCAAATCTATAACTTGGGACTATAATCCTAATAGATATGTAAATGGTGGTAAGACAATCATGATTACTATTATTGATACTGATTTTACCGAGACAACGATTGCCAATAATTTGTGGGAAGCGTTAGTTTTAGAATATGGAAAAAGAAACCTGAACATTGCTGCTAATCTAGCGCGTGCCATTAAATGGATCAGTAAAGGTTCGTCTAATGACAACAGGAAACTTGCCAGTCAATTTACTGGCGGTATATATGATGAAGAAATCGAAAAATACTTGATGTTGCTATAATGCTAAAATCAATTAGATTACTCGACGATCGTGAAATCCCTCCTATGCCAGATAAGTATAGGTTCAGTTTTGAAATAACTGATACTGATTTTTGTGCCTTGGTTCGCGCTAATAGTTATTGGGAAGCGGTAATACAAGAATATGAAAAACGAAACTTGAATGTTGCAAAGAACTTGGTATTGACATATAAGATTGTTATGGAACTCTGTAACAAAGCATGGTCTAAAACGGAATACTATGATTTTATGATGGCAAAATCAAACGGGAAATACGACAAAGAAATAGAAAAGTATATGTTGTTATGTTAAAATCATATGATTGGAAATACACTCCACTTGGATCAAATAAGACATATTATATTACAATCGTTGATGATGATTTTACCGAGACCATAATGGCAAGTAATTATTGGGAAGCAACGGTTTTAATATATGAGGAAAAGGGATTGGATGTTGCTCGTAATTTAGTTCGAGGAATGACCAATGGCATTGATAGAAAACAAATACATCATTTATATGGTGTCGTTAGTAGATGCACGAACGGTAAGTATGATAAAGAAATGGAAAAATACTTGGTGCTAATATGAGTAATTTATTACTTGCAATTCCAAAATTAGGTGAGGGTTTTATTGACTTGTCAGTGGGCGAGGCTCATATTGTTCGTAATGCATTGCTAACAACGCTCGACCTATATCGATCTCAAAATCAGTTGAGCGTTGATTTATACTCAAATAACAAATGTGAATATCAGCCACCAACAGGATATCCACCGCTTGTAAAGTTTTTGGAAGATAAGCATCAGGCACCAGTCGTAATTACAAATGGGGCGAAGAATGCACTTGGGGCAGTGGCATATGCGCTCAATAAAATGAATAAAAAACGAGTAGCATTGACGAGACCAGTTTGGCCATTAATTCCTCCGTTGCTAAAAGCACACGGTCTTGAAACAGTGGATCGATCTTATGATGCATATCTTGCAGTGCTTCCGGGTAATCCGTGTGGTAATATGTTCGATTGTCCCGAACGAATAAAAACGCTTGTTGAATGGCACAAGGACAACAATGTTCCATTCATACATGACGCGGTGTATTACAACCCAATCTATCTTCCGACATATAAGGACTTCCCTGCATTGGGTGATGTTCAGATTTATTCAATGAGTAAGTTTTTAGGTTTGTCAGGTTTAAGGATTGGTTATACGGTTTGTAGTAATGAACAATTCCACCACGATATCCAAGAATATATGGAAATGATGACAGTCGGTGTATCGACAGTTAGTCAAAGTATTGTTCTCGAATTGCTAACCGATCTTGAACAAAAAGAGACATACGATATATTCATTCAACGATGCCAAGAAGGATTGATTGAAAACAAGACAATCATCAAATCTATTCGTAAAGATATTCTTGATGTGCCGGAAGATATTGTTGATATTCCGGGGATGTTTGGTTGGTTTAGAAAAGGGAAAGAATATCAAAAGTTGCAACACGCTAAAATCAATGTGGCAGATGGAGAAGGTTTTGGTGATGCGAGTAAGGTTAGGATAAATCTTGCGGTGGAAAAAGAGGTATTAATTGAAGTTGTTGAAAGATTGAACGCTATACCTTGACAGCCGAGCCACGGAGACTTACATTAACCCGATGATAATACTATTCTTCCTAATTGCTGCGCATGCCTTATGCGACTTCCCGTTGCAGGGCGATGCCACAGCAATCAACAAAAATCGTAATGCTAATACGCCATTACAAAAAGCCGTCCCATTTTATTACTGGTTGGGAAGCCACGCCCTAATACATGGTGGTGCAGTAGCATTGATCACACAGAATGTTTGGCTCGGTATTGCAGAAACAGTTGCGCATTATTGGATTGATTTTTTCAAATGTGAAGGCAAATATAGCATCCATACAGATCAGATTTTGCATATCGTTTGTAAAATCGTTTGGTTCATAATTTATATGATAACGGTGAATTAAATGCTAACACAACAAGAACAAAATATAATCAATTTTCTCAAAGATAAGCCAGAGGCATATTGGGAAGAACTCGCTCAATTTAGCAAAGATCCTACACGAGTAAAACTAAAATCAATTAAAAGAGCAGTATCAGAAATCAAAAAGAAATACAAAGATAATAATATGGAGTGCCCAATAAAAACAAAACTTATACGATTGAGCGATCAAAAAATACAAGACCCAGAAACCTCAATTATGATCAATAACCAAAAACTTGTAAAGGTTTCTCGCCCAATTATTCCGCAAGATACAACGAAGCAATGTCAAAAAGACTTCGTGATTAATAAGTTCAATAGACAAGTCAGATCGAAAAATGGTGTGCGAACATTGAATGATGATGATTTTTTCGTGTTCGAATATATTTATTCCAATCCCGAAAAAGTAATTACATTGGAAGAACTTCGCGATAAGGTTGTGTATCCTCAATACGGATCAAAACTTCCTGCAAGATGGTGGGACGCAATTGGACGAAGAGTAAATAACATTCGTCGATTGGTGCCAGAGTTGAGAGATCGATTGATGACGGTGAAGGTTGGACAAAACGGAACGGGGTATTTACTACAATGATTTATTATTTATGGGTTGATGTTATTGACGACAGTAGAATAGTTGATAATTTTAGTATTGGATTTTATTCCTCACCAGAACTGGTTATTGATGGCGCAAAGGCTTGGTTGGAAGAAGAATATGATGAGGATTTAGGTTATAGTTATTATTTTTGTGTTTCTCGCGGAGAGTTGAACACAGGAAAACTTACTCGTATCGATATAAGTTATGATACGCAAGATCAATTGCTAACAAAGAACTTGCATGCAATTGGAAAAGAATATATGAAAGATACAAAATGAAAAAAGAACTTGAACAAGAACTAATCAAAACATATCCCAATCTATATTCAGAACTACGATATGGGTTTGAAGGTATTGGCGATGGTTGGTTTTTGTTGATCGAAGCGTTAAGTAAGAAACTTGAAACGATGATACTGGCGCTACCAGAAGTAGAACGATTAAAACACAGAGCAAGCCAATGCAAGTCCAAGTTTGCAACGCTTCGTTTCTATCTTTCGGCAGGCACATCAGAGATGTATGATGCAATACACGAAGCAGAAGCACAAAGCGCAAAGACTTGTGAAAGATGCGGAAGACCGGGCGAGATTAGACAAAATAATTATTGGCTTCGATGTGAATGTGATGTATGCGTGTTATTGAAATGAGGTAAAAAATGTTTTTGATCATATGTATGATTGTTTTGTATTCAATTGCGTTAGCAACAACTATTTTTTGGTTGAGCCGATCTATTGTAAATAAGGACAAAGTTTCAATTGTGTTAGGAGGTTTCACATTGCTAACTGCGATTGCAACATTAGTGCTATGGATAGCAATGGCAGTTAGTGCCACAATGCTTGGTGGATAAATTATGATATATACAATATTAATGAGTATTGTCAATACTTGGTTTTTTGTATCAATGGTATTTTGTGGAATAGGATTTTGGATAACGATAACGGAACCGTTTCATCAGAGAAAAATTGCGAGGAAAATAAAATGACTTGTCCAAATCAATCGCTCGTGAAGATGGATCCGAAGGAAGTTGTTCATGTTGCGGAAAAATATCTTGCTTGGGCGAAAGCAAGAAAAGAAACACGATATAAAGAGACGATGGATAAGATTAGGGCATCATTGAAGAAGCGGATGAACAGTCGTTGGTGTTGGTGGTTGCGAAGAGATCCTACCGAAGAAGAAGTTATGTATGAGTTTAGCAAAGAAAATGATGGTGGTTGGAGATTGACTGAAAAATACATGATAGATCTTTCGTATGCAATAGATGAAAAGATATCGCGTGATCTAATCAAAGGCGCAAAGAATGCGATTGAGATGTATGTGAGTGTTGAAGATTTAGCGAAGATATCGTAGGGAGAGATTTTATAAAATAGTAATTATTATTGGGTTATATTTTTTATATAACCCAATGTTGTTATTTAATTTTTAAGTCAAATGATTAATCTTTTTGTGGCACTAATGGCATCAAAAATATGAGTAATATCAAGTTATTCCAGTTCAAAGATGATAATTCAATAATAGAATTGACAGGAAAATCGGTTCAGTTAGAAAGATCATTACAGTCCTCAATTGAAGCTAATTTAGAAGGGTTTCTTGGGGTTAGGTTTCTTGCTACCGAATATCCAAAAGAGAAACTACATAAATGTCGTATTGATACGCTTGGTATAGACAGAAACGGATGTCCAGTTATTATTGAATATAAGCGTTCAATAAATGAAAATGTAATTAGTCAAGGGTTATATTATTTAGGATGGCTATTAGATCATAAAAGCGACTTCAAAATACTTGTTAGAGAACAATTAGCCGATCATTCAATAAATGATATTGACTGGAAAAGTCCGCGTATTTTATGTATTGCAGAGGATTTTACCAAATATGATCTTCGTTCAGCAGAAATGATTAGTCAATATAACATAGAACTGATTAGGTATAAAAAATACGATGAAGGGTTTATGATCCTTGAACTAATAAATGCGATTGATAATGACCGCCCTTCGAAAATGGCGAAAAGTATTCTGCCTCCTACCATACCCGATCTTCAAGAAATTAGAAACGATATTGCATCAATAGATGATAGTAGTCCGAAAACATTCAATATTCAATTACACGAAGCGGATAAAAATATCAAAGATCTTTTCGATAATATAAAATCTTATATATTAAATCTTGGAAATGATTTACAAGAAAAAGAAATTGAATTATATTTTATATTCAAGCGCGGGTTAGATAATTTTGCATCAATAGCGATTGACGCTAAAACAAAAATAATAAAAATATATACCAAATCTAATACTAATCTTCCCCTAATAGAGGGTTTTACGAAAGATGTAAGTAAAGATTTTTGTCCAGATGATTTAGAAATTACTATTCGTAGTATAGAAGATTTTGAAAATGCAAAAAAGTTTTTGAATAAAAACTATGAAAAATAGAAAGGAAAATAATAAATGATAACCACTATGAGAGAGTTTGCTATTGAAGTTTTGATTAGAGCCAATCAGCCATTGAACTATAATGATATATGGAAACGCATGAAGCAGTTAGGATATGCTAACCACAAGCCTGCCGTAAAAAAGGCAGCTTCACCAGAAGCAAGTCTTCTACAAGTCATTAGGGGAGATCTGGATAAAATTGATACTGATTTTGCCTCATATGGGGGCGTATTGATTACTAATGGTTCCTTCAAAGGTGGAGTTTATGATAGAGGAACATATGGGCTAAACCCTACTAAATATCCTAAATTCAATAAATGAAAATCAAGCCTTCATATTCCGAATGCCTTCGACAATATATCGAACATAGATCCGAAGCACAAGATTGTAAATGTCTCGTGCTTCGATTGACTGGCTGGGAGCCATTCAAGTTTTACAAAAACACAACAATAGATCGTTTCACCGCGTTCTATAACAAAGTGTGTTCATCGAACCTTGAAATCAAGGAAATCAAAAAATTACTTTCTATCGTGGATGCTTGACAACCGCCCCACCCATCCTTATATTCACTACTAACCCCGACGCAGTAAAAATTATGAAAGCCCGTCTTCCCACCGCACAGTGTATAGGTTTCTAATACAATGTTGAAGTTTGATCCATATGGCAATGGGGACGAAATATTCATAGCATATATCGATAACAGATTTTATCGGGTATCTTACGCATCCGGCAATAATATACCTTGGAGTTCAGAATATTCCGAGAACAATAAAATAAGAAGATACTTATCAAATAAGTTGAAATTAGAAAGTTATTATGGATATGGTGTGCCGACAAATTGCCGATTTTCTACAAAAGAAGAAGCGTTCGCAATATGCGAGAGACATTACAAATTATTATTGTTGCAATAGGATTCTAACACATGGAATGGAAATCCAAGCCTACATATTTTTACGCTCATCCATTCACAGATATCGATCATAATTATAGAGTTTTTGAGAAAGATAAAAATAATATCTGGGTTGCTAATTATACTCCAAATCTAAATAGGTATGCTGGCTATCTATCAAGCAATCTTCGCATAGAATCTTATTACGGCGATAAATTGAAAGATAATTGCAAGTTTCCCACAAAAGAAGAAGCCATGAAGGTTTGTGAGCGACATTACAAATTATTATTGTTGCAATAGGTTCATAATATGTTAAAATGGAGAAATATAGAAACAAATAAATATGGCGAAATTATTGCGCAAGCAGGTAATATAAGGTATTTAGTAGGATTTTCAAAACAAGAGAATTGTTGGTGTGTAAATATTACAGATGGAAATAGGTTCAATAAATCATTATGGTTAACTAAAAACTCATTGGCGATAGACTTGGATTATAATGATGGCTTGATATCATCGAAGCATCTTTTTGCTACAAAAGAAGAAGCGATAATAGTTGTAGAACGACATTATAGATTACTGATTTTGCAGTAGGATTCATATGTTGGAATGGAAGATTATATCACCCTATACTATAACTGCTAATATAGATGGCTTACATAGATATAGTGCTTCATATATTGTAGGTTGTTGGGGAGCCTTACGAAGAGAACCAAGTGGAGCATGGATACCTAAAAACTTACATATAATGGAAGAAAACAGAAGAATGATTACAAACTTACCAGAATGTCAATTCAAAACAAAAGAAGAAGCAATGGAGGTTTGTGAGCGATATCACAAATTACTAATCCTATGTTAGAATGGAAACAAATAGAAAGCAAAGAGTTTCTTGCAATAGGAAGTGATTACAGATATAATGTAATTTACTTACAATCAAATATGACTTGGAGCGTTTTATATTCAGATGGAAACGGATTACCAATAAACTGGCTTGACAAAAACTCAAAGCCATTGAGCACAAATTATGGTCATTTTTTGGATGAACATAAGTTTCATACGAAAGAAGAAGCAATCAGCGCTGCTGAAAGACATTACAAATTATTGATTTTACAATAAGGTTTATAAAATGAATTGGTTAGAAACTGATATAGGTTATTGGGAAGCTCATCTTGATGATGGAAATGATTATTGTGTGATCAGTTATTATGGCAAGTGGTGTTCATCATATAATCCACCAGATATGCTTGGTGGCTTCCTATCTAATAATCTTAACATAGAATGCGGTTATGGAATAGCAGAAGCACAAGGACTACAATCTAATTGTGAGTTCGCCACGAAAGAAGAAGCGCAAGAGATATGCGAACGCCATCACAAATTATTGATTTTACAATGAATTGGGAACAGTTTTCTACCTTCGATCATTGGTGTCTAACAGTTGATAATTTTCATTGCTACGATGTAGAATTTCACGGAAGAACCTATAACGGCTGGGTAATAAGATATCATACTAATTCGCCTCGAAGTATGGGTAAATTTATATCTAAAAATCTAAAAGCCAGAAGAACAAATACCATTCAAGCAAATTCAGTTGGACTTATTTTTGCGACAAAAGAAGAAGCAATGGCAATCGCCGAAAGACATTATAGGTTATTGATTTTACAATGAACTGGATAAAACAGGGAACTCGACATCCAGATGATTATATATCACATATAGGTGATATATCTTATAAGGTTATTTTGTTTCGCAAAAATATCGTAGGTGTAGATTGCTGGTGTTCTATTTTCTTTTCAGATTATAATTCCACTAAGATCGGTTTATACATAACAAAGAGTATAAAAACGGATTTACATACTAACACTGGTATTCAAGAAGAACATAAGTTTGCTACAAAAGAAGAAGCAATGGCAGTTTGTGAAAGACATTATAGACTGCTTATTCTTCAATAGGATTTATTATGGAATGGGAAAATGATAGTGATGCATTGAGTGGTGATGACCGATACATATCAAATACAGATCGTGGATGGTATGACATTGTGTATTTACAATATAGTAAAAGTGGGTGGTATATAGTTTATACTCCGCCAAAAAGTTTGGGCGGATATGTGTCAAACAGACTTCATATGCATTGTATTACAAGTAGGGTTGATAGTTTGCCAGATGATTGTTTTTTCAAGATGCCAGAAGAAGCAAAAGCCGTTTGTGAAAGACATTATGAGTTATTGATATTACAATAAGGAGATGATATGTTAGAATGGTCAATAGCAAAAGAGAATAATTGTTATTTGCATTATTTTGTTGCTCGCGAAGGATCCTATACTTACAGTGTGATGTATCAAGGTGTAGAAAATAACGGTTGGTGGTGCACTATGGTTTGTCAAAATCATATCGACGATATCGAAATACATTGGCTAAATAAAAGTTCAGTATCTACAACATTACTAAATAACAATGGTCTTCGACCAGATCATAAGTTTGCCACAAAAGAAAAAGCAATGGTAGCTTGTGAAAGATATAATCAACGACTGGTTTTGCAATAGGATTTATTATGGAATGGGTATATGGAGGTAAGCATCAACATAAATGGAATGAAACTTGGTTTGTGCCATATAAGTATTCCGTTGCTTCCGTAAAAAATGAATTATATTATAATATATTGTCAATAATGGTAATATTCGTTTTCTGACCAAAAATCTTCGTACAAGTGATATTACTATTTTTGGCAATAGCACGCCAGATGATTGTAAGTTTGACACAAAAGAAGAAGCGATGGCAGTTTGTGAAAGACATAATGAGTTATTGATATTACAATGATAACATTCCAGCAAAAATTACTTGAACATTTACAAGAAGAACTTCGTTCAATTCAAAACGCTGGCGATCCTTATATTACCTCAATGTCAGATTACGATCACGAGAATAATGGTAAGTGTAATTTTATTATAGAATTGATTGAATGGGTAAAGGATGAGATGAAAAATGAATAGTATCTTTCAAGTTGTTCCGGGCAATGGTTATATGGGTAATAATACGCCTTGTTTTTATTCATTGGATGAGGCTATGAAATATGGTGATGAAATATTGTTGGCTGGATGGGAATCAAAATATGTAAATATTTTTGAATGGTATATTGGGGCGGTGAGATATAATGTGAGTTGGGGGAAGGTTGTTGGTGGAGAATGGGTAAAATCAGAACCATCTTTTACACTTGGAGAAATCATATCAAAATGAATAGTGTATTTATATTATTCCATGGCAATGGCGAATGTGATGACATGCTTAGTGTTCATCAATCACTTGATGATGCAAAACAAGCAGGAGATAAGCATCTACTGAATAATGGTGATAGAATTGTCTCAATTGAGGAGTGGGAGATTGATAACCCTAATATGTTAGGTTATTGGAATAAGGTAAAATACACGAGATTACCAGATCAAAGTTATGATTGGAGAAAAGCATAATGAGTAATAACATTCGCGTTCGTTGGTGGAAGGTTGTTGGTAGAGAATGGATGAAGAACAATGAATAACGAACAACGAAAAGTTATTAGAGACAGCAGTTTAATTTTAAGTTCTATCGTTGGATTAGGCGTGCTATTCATATTATGTATGTGCTATTCATCACATGATATAAATGAAGTGTTATTTATGTTTGGTTTTCCCGCTGGAATTGTAATGACTGTTTTGTTTTTACTGGGACAATATGTTTGGGCTGGCAGAAAAGAAAACGGTTAGGCTTGACGGGGTGCGGTGGAATGATTAGGTTGTCTTGGTGGCACTAACATATTTGAGATAAATATCTTTCCATGTTTTTCCATTTACTATATTTCTTACAGTGCTTCTTTCAATATTATATTTTTTAGCAAGTTTTTCTTGTGATATTTCGGTTGAATTATATTCAATTAGTATTTGATACACATCATGTTCAGTCAATTTAGACTGTGCCCCGCCTCGTATTTTTTTATAAATAATTAGATTATTATTTATTGCGTCTTTTATTATTCTATTTACAACATTCCAAGAACATTTATATATTTTTGATATATAGTTTATGCTCTTTCCAGAAAGATAATCGTTTATTATTTTTTGCTCAATGGTTGAGTTATTTTCGAATAATTTTTCTCGTTTTTTTACCATCATCTTTTCTTATATCGTTTTCCGCTATATACATAAGTAATATTGATTTGATTGCAGTCCAACTACATTTATATTCAATTTTTAATTTATTTATAGATTTACCAGATTTATATTCTTGAACAATTTGTTTTTCAATTATTTCTGAAAATATGTGTTTTGGTTTCTTTTTTCCTTTTTGAGCCTCACTTATTTTGCGCTTATGTTCTTCCGTATGTGGTTTTGTTTTCTTTCCTAAGCGTGATTGTCTTGATTTTTCTATTCGTTCTGGTGAATGTTTTCTACCTCTATGAAAATCAGCAAGTCTTGCAAGGTTTTGTTTTTCATTTTCAGTAAGCGGTGTTGTTCTTTTTCGACCTTTTAGTGGGGACGGTTTCCCTTTATTCCACGCGGTTCTTCCTTTATGCGCTTCACTTAATTTGCGCCTATGTTCAATAGAAAGTTTTCCACCTTTTACGCGACCGCCAGTTCCACCTGGGCCAAGATTATACCCATATTCTTTTCCATAAATATGAATATTGGTTCGAAAAAATTCTATCCAAAACATCTCTGCTTCTAGCGCTTCTTTTTTAGTTTCCCATTCTTCAATAATTTGTTTGTCAAAATTTTCCCAACCGTGTTTGCGTATTGCATTATATATTAGTTCGTGATGATTTTTATGTTTTGGGTTATTCGCGGTGTTTTTATGACTATTCCATCTTATTTTTGGATTTGCGGAATATCCGACATAAATCTTCAAGTTAATTTTATTTTGCAATATATATACATAATGGCTCATCGAAAATCCTTTTCACAAATAAAACTATGCATTGCACTGCATACAAGTATGCTATATCATTAGTAGGTAAAAAATGAAAAAAAAGACTAAACAATTAGTTCTTCGGCTAACCCCTGAACTAATGAAGATGATTGACGAAGCGTTTTTTTTGTATCTCAAAAAGACCAACAAGTATATCACGAAGGCAGAATATATTCGTGCCATATTAGAAACACAATGCAAAAAAGCAACAGAAAACAATAATAAAAAGGACAATAAAAATGTCAAATAATCTTCGTGTTAGATGTGCTCCGTCGCCCAGTGGCACCTTACATTGCGGAAATGCAAAAAGTTTTTTGTTCAATTGGTTATTCAGCAAAAAATATAATGCCGAATTCCTATTAAGAATAGAAGATACCGATCAGGCTCGTGTTGTTGAAGGTGGCGCAGATAAAATACTTGAAGATCTTAAATGGCTCGGACTAATCCCAACGATGGGTTATGGAACGAATAATAAGCCTGCTGGTGTTTATACACAAATGGAACGCCTTCCAATATACAAGAAGTATGCAGAAGAACTAATAGCAAGCGGTAAAGCTTATTTATGCTATTGTTCCGAGGAAGATCTAAATAAGCAACGCGAAGAAGCGCTTGCGAAAAATCCTAAAAATCCTTGGAAGTATCCCGGAACTTGTAGAAATATAACGAAACAATTAAGCAAAGATTATGTTGTTCGTTTCAAAGCTCCAACAGATGGTGTAATCGAATTTAATGATATAGCGTTTGGTAAGCGAGCAATTCCAAACAAGGAAAATTTTGACTTCGTAATTTTTAGACAAAATGGTATCCCTCTCTTCAACTTCGCAAACGCCATAGATGACGGCGTTATAGATCATATAACGCATATTATCAGGGGATCTGACCATTTAAAAAATCTACCCAGCCAACTGATGTTATACGAGGCATTAGGAATTGATCGTGCGACATATTGTCATCTGCCATTATTATTAAATAGCAATGGCGGGAAGCTCTCGAAACGCGATGGTGCAGTAAGCGTTGCTGAATTTAGGCAATTAGGTTTTACTCCAAATGCAGTTTTAAATTATCTTGTAAGGTTTGGATGGGGATGGAAGTCCCAAGAGGTATTTAGCATTGATGAACTGATCGAAAAGTTTTCATTAGAAGCAGTGGGTCGTAATGACGGCAAATATGATTTCAAGAAATTCAGTGTCATTAACTATGAACACTTAAAGTCATCGACGCTTACGCCTGACGATGTGTATGCAAAACACTTACATCCGTTCGTTGCAGAATTGGGGCTTGATGTTTCCCGCGATCGTCTTGCTTCCCTAACTAATCTCGTCAGAACGCGTTCAAAAAATTTTCGGGAAGCCAGCGTAGAGTTAGAGCCAGTTCTCCGTTCCGACATCTCCATTGACCAATCCGCAGTAGAAAAAATACTAACACCGGAAGCCAAAACGAAACTATCCGCATTCAATACATTCCTACAATCCGTAAATGATTGGACGGAAACCAATCTTCGGACAGCAACGAATGATTGGCTAACACAAAACAATCTAACAATCCGCGATGTTGGACAAAGCACTCGTGTGGCACTATACGGCCGAACTCAAAGCCCTGAACTATTCCAAGTAATGGGCGTGCTCGGAAAAGAAACAGTATTGAATAGAATAAAGGCACAACTATGAAACTCACAAAATCAATGTTCGGCGATCTCAAATGCAAAGCATTCGGTCTATCTAATAACCAAATGCGCTGGAACAGCATAATAAAAAATGCTGGCTGGTATAATGGTGCGGGCGAGCGAATTGGTGCTGGTGATTTAAATTTAACCGATATGGAAAACATTGCTAAATCACTTGATCCAACGGATGTTTTTATTGTCCTCGCAGAGATTGATGCTATGTGGGATATGCCAAGCACATTCGATCACAGCGCACCGGGCAAAGATTATGTGCTGCAAAAAGCAGTGTGGCTAATTGGTAAAGATGTAAAGAATGGAAACGCAATCATTCGGGTGCGTGATAATATATCACAACCAGAAAACGCAGAACAAGATAACGTAAAGTATTATAGGTTCCCAAGAGAAGATATGTATAAGAGCATCGGTTATACACCGAAGAAAATTGATCTATCTTCCAAGCCAACAGTGAAAAAGGAAGCAAAGAAAACGCTCGAAGAGAAGATGAAGAATGCGGTAAATCAACTGAAAACATTGAAAACAACTAAACCAACGCAAAGTATTTCTGCTACACCGCCAGCAGGATCAGGACAATATATTGGTGGCAGTGGAACAAAAACAGTTCCAGTTCCAATGCCAGCAAATCCAGTTCCAACCCCAACAAAGAAAATGAAACCAATCAAAAAGGTTAGCACGAAACCATAATGAAACCGAAGCCCGGAATAATATGTAGCGTGTGTAGTCAGGTGATAGAAAATCCAGACAATGATTTTCACGGATATCCAAGATACAAAGAAATTGACCACGAAAACATAAAAGATTGTGTAAGGTTTTTGTGTAATGAGTTAGATTGCTTACGGGATAGAGTAAAATCTCTTGAAAGAGGAAATGATTATTGACTTACCCAGATGTCGGGCGCAATCGCTTGATATGTAATGTATCTCCGATTGTGGGCTGGCAATGAACCCAAGAGCATAAACTCAAAGGGCATTGACTCGACAACAAAATAATGCGACGGCATTCAAAACACGAAAAACGCAGAATGGTATTCTGCTCGCAGAGATGCAACCTCGCCAGACGGATTAACCATCCGAGTAAAGCCAAATGATCCATGGAAGGGATTTTGTCAAAAAACAGGCGATATATCTAATAGTATTAAAGATGAAAAGTTTTCATGAATAATAAGTCAATAGTCTATTGATATAGAAATGGGGCACGCGTGTTAAAGCAACACGTTGCCCCGTGTTTTCATATTTTTTCTAAAATAAAGTATTTTTTGAGATTTTTCGAGTTTTCGTTGCAAAGATAATTTATTGTTTGGATAATATATTAAATTTTATAATTATATTTTTGCATACTATTATGCAATAATATCCATATGTTATGATATAAAAGATTAAGTTAATATGGGCTTGACGAAGCGGTGATCGATGGCTATTGTTAGAGCAGGAAACGGCGCCAAAGCGGTAGCCGTTTCTCGCAGTTTTCCCTACATAGGAGCAAAAAAATGAGCAGACATACATATTCAGACATCGTAAAAAATGTAGCAATGCTTGGAAAGTTTCGTCCTATGATCGATCTATATGAGGACGCTGATAACATCGGTAGAGATTGCGATCTCGGTAATGGATGGACTATCGCTGCATTTGCGTATGCCGACGCTGCATTTGCGTATGCCGAAAAACCTATGCGTCATGAAGGCAAGAGGAATAGACTATTCGGAGATTATGCTACAAAAAACGGTAAAGAAGTATGTCTCATTAATACGGACGAATACTCGGATGTTGGAGAACATGATTATGCGGTGTTTTCTAACGACCGTGATGCAGTGGAAATGTTCCTAAAAGACTTCGGTCTTAATAAAAAAATTGAAGACATGGATAGCATCAATCAAACAATATAAAAATTATGTCAAAAAATAAAAAGAAAACCAAATCCGTTCCTCGCAATTCCAATGTTATGTCAGCGCGCTCGCGTGTGGCAGGAATGGCACCAATGAAATCAAAGAACGCACCTCGCGGTGGTCAAAAGAATGAACAGCGAGAACTGCTCGAAGAAGTGGAAGAAGATAAAGAAGACGAAACCGGCTTCGCTAAATGGTTCGATGAACAAATGAAAAATCCAGAGTTCAAAAAGCATTATGACGATATGGTAGAGAAAATAGCAAATGCTCCGGGGCTCCTTCAATCACTAACAGATGAACAAAGGAAGATAATACTGGTGGTGGGATTGATGATGACGATGACGAGTTTTGATTGCATATGTTGTGGAAATAAAATTGAGTTCAATGAAAAATATCGTTATACTTGGTGTTATAGTTGCGATATTGCCTATCTAAAAGGTGGTGGGCAAGCAGAACGATCAGTAGAATATCTACAAATAACTTGGCTATGGCACGATGGAGAACCTATACGAACAGTTATTCAGGAAGATATTAATGATAGTCCGGAAAGCACAAGAGAGATATGGGATGAGATTATATCATTCGATGGTCTAAAATTGTTTTGGGTAAAAACAATAAATCATATTGATATGATATTGAAATTGGCAAAGACTAAAACGCCAGAAGAGATTGAAAGATTGTTTATATTAATATGAGATGTATATCTTGCAAGAAACCAACACGAAACGCAACACAAACCACAAACAAATGTGATGAATGTGATATAATATATTTTGGTGATATGAATTATGATGGTAATGATTGCGGAAGATACATAGAGAATTATGTGATCCAATGGAATAGGGATGAATATAGTGCAGATCCAATAACTGCCATACTCAAGGATAAGTGGTTCGAATCCATAAAACAATGGTATCCAGATGAAATCAAAGTAATCGATGGCTGGAAATTGTTCGATATAAAGACGAAAGAACAATTAGAAAAATTGTTGATTTTGATATGAGGCGTATGAATTGTATCGCTTGTAATATACCGCTGGATCCATTCGCCTTGGTAAGGTATTGTAATCAATGTGATATTTATCATTACACTCTTTTTTCGATCAGACAAATATATTCATATGATATTGAGTGGTCAAACAATCATACATTTATTTTTTCAAGACACAGTGGCTCACCAAAAGCGATTAAGTCTTTTGTTGGGTATAAATTATTCGATGTTAGAACAGTGGAACAAATTGAGAAACTATTGATTTTACTATGATAAACAAAAATTGTATATGTTGCAAACAGCCATTGATATGGGATAATGGTTTTGGTGGTTCATTTTCTAAATGCCACGAATGCGATATTAGTCAATGGAATGGGTATGCATTCCGCACAGTTGGGGCGACATATAGAATAGAATGGGAGTTGGAAAACACAGGTTTTAAAACCATTGTTAGCAGGGTTAGAATGGAGAACGGATTAGCAATCGACATTCACTGTATAACTGAATTGTATGGGGCGAAACTATTCGATGCTAAAACAGTGGAACAATTAGAAAAATTGTTGCTATTACTATGAATGACGGAGAACGAGAACAGATTATTCGTGATGCAATCAAAACCATCACGGCCAATGGTGTAAAACTTGGCATTCAATCTTGGGGCATCGAACTCAAAAAAATCAAAGGCAAAGAACAATGGGTGCCAAAGAAGGATGCTAATTGTTGTGCGCTCGCGTGTGTAATGTTGGCAAAACAAAATGTTATACCAGCACACCTCACCAATTGGAGAAGTTATTCAATCGAAAAGATTTTGGAAACAAATGTAAATTGGGTTCGTTCATTCCAAAAAGGTTTCGACGGATATCCAAAATCCGAATATGATCAGGAAGATTTTGCTTATGAATTGGGCGTTATGATTAGAGAGGAATTGGTCAAATGAAAAAGGTAGAGATTTATAGTAATTGGTGTTATATTGATCGATTGGATGAAAAACCATTGAAAAACGGCGAACTATTATTAGTTCGTTGGGCTAATGGAGATGAAACAACAGAAACAGTTGTTGTAAAGAACCATTCCTACACTATTAGTGATATGGGATCACCGTGGGAAGTAAAAGTAAGTGAAGCATATATTGAAAATGAGGTTCGTGGAGTAAAATGTCTAATAAGGTTAGCCAAAGAAAATGTTTTGTGTGAGAGAGCATAAATGCTATACTTCCAAAAGATTTTCAAGTTCCCCAATCCTAAACAATTAGGAATGTCGAAGCACTGCAATGCTATGGCAATGGATTGGGATGACGAGGAAGAAGACGATCATGGTGAAAAAACTTGGGCTTATTACTATAACTATCTCAAAAAGACTTACCCCGTAAAGTTTTTCTTCGCCTCAACGCTTCCCGAGTTCATTTATCATACTTGGCTAAAATTAATTGGATGGAAACTTCGAGAGTTCAAATACTGGTTCCTATCTTTCATTATTCGTCGAGATCATATGCTCGATCTTCGCCAGCCAAAACGCAATAAGCAATTCGATGTTGATTGCTATCGATCTGGATATATTGATACGGATACCAAAATGATATATGCGATGTTCAATCTATTGACTAACTTCGTAGAAGAACAACTTGTGCATATGTATTTTCCGACGCAAGAAGATATTGCAAAAGAACCGCACTTGCAACATCAATTAGATCAGAATAATGAAATCATTGCGATCTATAATTGGTGGAATAAGGGTCGAAAACTCGAATGTAAAGAAGGCGACGAAGCATTAACAAAATGGCACAATGCTAAAAAATCCAAATCCCCATACACAAAAATACTATGGGAAGAATTAAAAAACATCGATAAAAGAAACGAAGATAAATTGGAAGAGATGCTTATTCGATTGCTGAAAATTAGAAAATACTTGTGGTCGTGATATGAATAGCAAATATCTAATAATCCTATCTATTATAGGATATGGATGTTGGAGTTTCTTTTTAAAACTTGCAGTAAAACACATACATCCATTCCAAATCCACATTGTAAATTGTTGTGTTGGAATATGCTTGTTGCCAATATATTTACATATATTGAATACGAAAGTTTCAGCACAACCATTCAATATAACTGGCGTGATGTGGGCAATGCTTGCAACGCTATCAGCAACGATGGCAGGACTTGCATTCATATATGGCGTAAAATATAGCAATAATGTTGCTACATTGTATGCTATATCAACAACAATGCCAATCGTAATAACATTGATTTTGACTTCGATATTTTTCAGAGAGCAAATAACGATGATGAAAGTTATTGGGATGGTATTGATTATTGCTGGCGCGCTGGTTGTAGGACGGTAGCACACATCAGTAGCTAAGTATCCACATTGACTTGGGGCTTGTCGAGCCTTACATTGTATTCGAGGATAATGTGATGAACGAACCAGTATCATTCAAATTAATTGGTCAGGATGCAGTTATGTTGAATAACTCAATCGAGGTATCAGCACCAGATGAGGATATCGGATCAAAAATCCTTATTCGATGTTCCGATTTTATTCTCGATAAGCGTATCAAATCACTTCGCATTAATCTTCCAAACAAAATCATATTCGTTTCCGCAAAAGACAGTCAAAACCTAATTGTTCGCGCCGAATATAGCGACAACAAAAAAGAGATGAACTAAAATGCATTATTCAGATTTTTCACCAAATGATAAAATTACAGTATTAAAACAAGAGTTTTCAGCAGTGATCAAATCTATTTTTGATACACCAGAAGTATTAAAAACTTATGTAGCACAAAAGTTCATCGATAACGCTCAATCAAAATCCATACTCAATTTTGTAAATAGGTTCAATTCCAAAACTTGCGTATGTTGCAGACGGTTCGATCCAACAAAAATCAAAATGGTTCCGATTGATCCAGAACTTGAACCATTGCTTGATGTTGCTCGTTCGAATGCAGAAAAGAAAAGTTATTGATGGCAGCCTATATACACCTTTCAGAACCAGATAAGGTTCAGGCTATAAGAGATGCTTTAATTCTTATGTATAAGGATTTAATTTTAAATCCGGCAAAACTTAAAAATTATATCAAACCCGAAGAACCAGCATATAAATTAGCAGAAGATTTTCTAATAAAGAATGGGAAACTTAATGCCGGTTGTGCTTGTGGCGGTTGTATTGATTTTAGTGTATTGAACAGTTCAATTCCGCAAGAACTCGAAGTTTTAATTGATTTTGCTAAAAAAGAAGCAGAAACTAAAAATTATTAGAGGAAGATATGTATCAGCAAGATTTAACAGACAGTTATGTAAAACGAGATCCTTGGGTGAAAGGTATGAAAAAAACCAATTCACCAGAAGAAATTGTTGAACTGCTTAAAAAAAGAATAGTTAGTCCGGGTGTAAATGGGCCATATGTTAGACATCATAATGGTGAGGAACCAACAGATATCATCAATACATTCATTGATAAAGGTGTAAATGATGTCATTGTTCCTGCGGTTGGCTTGTTATTGCACAATCTTTTGCACGACAAAGAAAAAGAAAGCCACGAATTATTGCGGGGAGTGTTTTCTATAATTGCCAATTCGCGAATAAAGCGTTGCGAAACATTATTGTATAAATGGTTATTGGCAAAAAAAGACGCTATGTTTTGCGAAGATCTTAAATGGAAAACAACATATCGAGACGGTATGATTGCATTCGCATATATCCAAACTCGACAAGAAGCCATTGAACAATGGTGGTTCAATGTATGGTCGAATAGTTCAGTATTTTGGTGGAGCCCTGCATTCTTGGGTATGCGTGTTTCTAATCCTGAATTGGCAGCAAAAGAATTGCCTAAATTGATTGAAAGAAATTATGACAAGGGCGCATATCTGATGGCGTCAATGTGGAATGACGAGCGGTCTAAAATTGCATTCGAAAATGCTATTGCAAAAGGCTTGAATGAAAATACTGGTTGGGCTGGAATTGCGGTAAATGTTGTATTGGAAAAACTTGACGATGAGAAAAAGAATGAGTTATTGCTTGGGTTGAGAAAGATTGTATATTGTGCTTGATTACAAACAGTTATGTAAAACCAACACTTGGTCTGAAATAATTAAATTATGTGAGGAACAGAGATTAGATGTTTCACGCGAAGTTGTTAGACTGATAGTTTTCATTAGGAAAGAATATGGGCACGAGCCATTAGATTATATAAGGCAATGTGATTGGTATTCCAAATACAGAGAAGGCATAGAAAAATATCTATTGCTAATGTAGCATTCTAATAGATGGTTAATTTTATTCGACGGCATCCACTTGCATTCGCTGGATTGTTAGTTATTATTATATTGTCGGTTGAAGGGTATGTTAGGAAAGTAAAGAGACATCATCATAATGAGCAAAGACAAGATATTACTGATCGATGGACTTAACTTCGGATATCGCAGTAATATAACATTCGGAAAACCAAAACCAGAAGATGAAGACAAAGAAAGTTTCACGGCAGTATATAATTTTTTCCGCAACACCCGTGCATTGATTGAGCAGTTCGATCCCGATAAAGTGTTTTTTGCGACCGAGGGCAATTCGTGCTTCCGATATGAATTATTTTCCGAATATAAAGCAAACCGTATCATCAAAGTAGGATCGGATGATAAGCAAAAGAAACGAGATGACTTCCTTCGCCAATATAATATCATTCTAAAATTACTAAAATATCTTCCAATTACACAAGTAAAATCAAATAGATACGAAGCAGACGATGTTATTGCAACATTAGTTTCTACATTACGAGACGAAGAACTAATTGTCATATCGTCGGATAAAGATTATATTCAGTTATTGCAAAAAGGTTATGATAATCTAAAAGTATATAGCCACGCACTCAAAGCATATGTTGTCCCGCCAGACTATCACTTCCTAACATTCCTAACATTGAATGGTGATACGAGCGACAACATTCCCTCGCTGATTAGCAAGAAGAAGGCTATTGCAATTGCAAGTGATCCAGAAAAGTTAGCAGAGTTTCTTTCCAAAGAAGAGAACAGGGCGAACTATTCCCTGAATAAGCAATTAGTCGAGTTTAAAATCATTGAAGATGAAGAATTAGAGTTTTCGGAATATGAAATTGATTTTGATGCATTGAAGGAAGAGTTCGAGTGGATGGAGTTCGAAACCATTCTTGAAAAGAAGTATTGGAACAGGTTCGTTGAAACATTCGAAAGATTGAGGTAAAACTATCTTGGTGAGATATATTCAAATTTAAGTTTTTTTCGTTCAAGAAATAATGTAGCATCTTTATATAAATATTTATATATAGCATACACAATATTATTACCGCCATATCGAAGTTCATAAATATTATTAATTTTTATAATTGTTCCCTTTTTTATTATGCATTCACGCATTAATACATATCTAATGTTTTCCAACATATGTTTTGTTCCTACAATACTAATTCGCATATGTTTTATACCACTTTTTTTATCTGTATGATTGATATAAATCGACCCATCACCATCGAAATAACCACGAATGAAATGTCTAATTAACTCGTTGTTTTTTAGTTTTATCGGAAATTTAAGAGTTAATGATTTACGAGGAGTTAATTGAAACTTTTGTTTTAGATTATTGAACACAATTTTAGATGCAATTCTAAATTGCGCTGTTGTTATATTGAAATATCTAGTAAAAACTCTACACAATCTTTTCGTCTCAATTACTGGTGCATCAGAATTAATTGATTGTTTAAATTTAAATAAAATATCTTTGTCGGTGTCTTTCAGTGTGAGTTTGACTTCATAACTTTCTCCTTTTTTCTTAAATAGGCAGCCATCGGCTGCTAAAAATCCAGCAAAATAATATGCAGATTCAGTTTCTTCATTGAAAAAATTTTCATTACAATTATATTTAATTGGTTTAATATAATTAAGATTATATAAATGTATATATTTTCTTACCGTTTCACGAGAAATACCGTATTTTTTACCAACCTTCCTTACACTTTTTAATTCATTATAGTCATTTTGTAATTGGTTTTTGTCTAAAATAATCGTATCCGATCTTTGTTTTCTTGTCATTTTTGTCTCCATATATTCATATGTGGTTATATGTATATATCGACAAAGATAATTTTTTGGAGGTGTATTTTGTCTTTTTTTACGAGTCGCCAACGATATTACGAAGATAATCAATTAGTTGTTGAAATATCTTGTGGTGGTAAAAAATATGCTGGTAAAGACATACTTCCTGCAAAGTTTTTGGGGGAACAAAAAAATCTATTAAGTCCTATCGATGCAGTAAATGTTGCTATTCGTATTTTAGATGAGTGGAATAATTCATATTGGGATGAACGAAAACTCATATCACTTGTCAATCACGACGGTAAAGGAACGAAAACATACTTCGGTCCACATAATAAAAAAGACCTCGAAAAACTTGAACGATGGGCACAATCAACATTCAAAAGTATGGCCAAATGTTGTAGTTGCCAAAAACCCATTGGCAATATGAACAAGGCATATGAAACGCAGGACTTACCGAATAGAGTTGCATGCTCGGAAACTTGCTTGGCAAATATATATCGAACTATCTTCGGTGTTGAAATGCCAAGAGTTGTTTCTAATAAGGACAAAAAGTCAAAAGCCCCTTGACGGGTGTCGGGTTAGTGCTTACAATATTAACAGGGAATGGATTTTTTAGATTTAAAGTAAATGTCCAAAGTTGAAAGATAATCTAACCAATCATCAGAGGCGTGCCCGCAAGCAATAAACTAAATCCCTTTCACTCGCTGCTGAATGTGCCCGAAGCGGTGAATAGCAAAGCGTTATTCATAAGAGTGAAAACTGGACAAAGTTAAATGCCAAACCACAAAAGTGTGGTCATTCCCGCAATTTTTAGGAGAGAACAATGCTTACTATTCTTCGTTCGTTGATTGAACATATCCCAAATATCACAATTCCAAAACCAGATGGCAATCCGTATCTAACAAGATATTACCTATTATTGAAAGATAGAGAGTTGGGAAACCTATTTTTACACCACTTCCGAAGTAGCGATTTAGATACTGATCCTAATGATGGTGTTGGTGGAAAAACATACTTGTTGCATCATCATCCTGCAAAGTGGGCATTCAGTTTCGTATTGACGCAAGGTTATTGGGAAGAACGACGCAATCCCGATGATACAATCACTCGTCGTTTTGTAAAGCCATTGTCATTCAATTTTTTCACACACAATGATTTTCATCGCGTTGAACTTATTGATGAAAATAATGGGCCTTGGACATTGTTTTTCACTGGTAGTAGAAAAAATAATTCGTGGGGATTTTGGAATAGGATTACTAAACAATATAAAGACTATAAACAATTTAGCAAGGCGATTTTGTAATGATTATAGATATGGATGGCGGAATATCTTGGGAAGAAGAAAATAATGGTAGAGAAATGTCTATCAATTATATGGGCGATCAATTTTGGGGCGGTCATATCTATTATGTAGCAAGAGAACCAAGTAAAAACTTCCGTAAAGCCGGTGTTGTAGAAAATCTAACTGGTATTGCAAATCTTATGCAGTGGATCAATGGTAAAGACTGGAATGCAACAGGACTGATTGAGGGAAACAAAAACCGTGCGTGAATACACAATTCGCTATAATTCCACAAATGATGAAGGTGTTGTTCAGCAATGGACTGCATTCGCCTCGTTCAATTCCATTGATGATAAATCAGATCAGTTGATCAAAGAATATCAGGCGGAATATCAAAACGATCCGAACTTCGCTATCGTTAGTGTAAATAAATCACCAGTTGGTGATATCGATTACGAACTAATCTATCGTATGCGGTCAATTCGTGATATGTGCGAGATGGGACATAAGGTTCGTGCGGAAGTTAAAATCCGTAATCGACAACCATTGAGCACAGCATATGTGTTATTCGCAGATAAACAAGTGCAAAATTATATGGTGTATGTTGATTGCAAGAACAACGATTACGCTAATGTGCTTGGCGATGAATTAAATGTTGATAAAGTTGTATTCGTCGAAGACACAAATCAATTCACCGATATGGTATTGAAGCCTAATTTTAGAAATCTTGGCAAAACTGGACGAGGCAAGCAAGGTAATGCGTTGAAAATTGAACTGGCAAAGATGAGTTTTGCTGATCGTAAAGACTTGTATAAACTGCTCGAAAACAAAGAAGCAGTTAGAATGTGCGATATTGATCTAACATTAGCAGATATTGAAGTTGAGTTCGTATCAAAAGCGGGTTATGCTTCCTCATCGAATAAATCAGGGGTAATCATTCTTGATACTAACTTGAACGATGAGTTATTGGAAAGAGGATTTATTGCTGATTTTAAGTCTGCATTGCAAAATGTGCGTAAAGAACTCGAATTGGAATTGACAGATCGAGTATATATCGAAATCTTTTGTATGCCAAAACCCGCTAATGTCATCGTAAAGTATAAAGATAAGTTGAAAAAAGAACTGCTCGCGAATGAAATTGCACTGATGTCATATAATGATGATCCTAAGGATGCAAAAAAGATTGAAATTGATGGTAATGTTTTTTATGTGAATGTGTGTAAAGAGAATTGATTTATGATCGCTATTGAATATATAAAATATGTAGTATTAGAAACGCAGTTTCAAATATATAAACTTGCCGATCGATTCGGAATTAACTCAGAAATAAAATTACCTAATTTTTTCATATCTTATAGAAAAGATGGTTATGGTATCTCGAAAAGTTGGAGAACACCAGATGGTTATGCTAATGAGTATTCTCATGGAATAAAAACATACAATAAATATGTGGCATCCGGATATGTCAATCATCGTGATGATGGTCCGGCAATTATTAGAAACCATGGCAAAACAACAGAATACTATATCGATGGCAAACATATAAAGGCTCTCGATAACAAGAAAATATATGGCAAAGAAAACTTAGCAAAGTATTTAACGCTGGTATGAATATGGATAGGAACGTTAAAGTTTTTACACCAAAATCATATACGGGAACGATAGTTGAAAGTGATGAAGGCATTGTGCGTTGGTTAGAACCAGATATCCTTATTAAAGGAAAAACATTCGGTGAATTTAATGTTGAATTGTTCAAACATATTGGATTAATCAAATGATATCACAGCCAACAATGGATCAATTAATGAAAATGATGGCTTATTGTAATGAGTATTCATTCGTAATTCCATCATACAATTTAAAGATACCTGAACAAATAGTCGTTAGCGATTACAGACCAGAAAAAGTTTTTAGATTATTACGATCTGGATTTATGAGTTATTCGGGAACTGGCGGACAGCCACAATCAAAGTTTCCAAATGTGTATATCGGTGGAATAAAATTGGAACAGCCTTGGATTGATAGAGCATACATAGCATTGCGCACAAAAATAGAAGAAAAAATAAAAACCAAAGCGAATAATTCAAGATTGTCTCGCACACGAGAATTACTATTGAAATTTAATGATTTAGAGTTTCTTGTTAATAAAACCTCGTAGGAGAAGAAAAATGGCAACATATTTTCTAATGATTACTTCGTCGCGTGGAGACATTGCATATTGGGAATATGATCACGAAGGAGTTGCTAAATGGGAACTTGCAAGGCTTCCATTCGCAGTTCGTGTAGAGAGTTCAGATAAATTAACAACAGAACAGATTGAAATCTATCGAAAACAAATCACAGGACTATAAATTATGCCAACAGTAAAACAGATATTCGCTAAAAAAGATTTTCCTGTCTTCATAAGACAACATCCTATATTCAAAACAGTAAAAGTTGTAAGGAAAATCTTCCCAGATATTGGACTTCCTAATTGTGAAAAAGTTGTAAGCATAGATAACACAGAAGAAATAAAGGAAACTGCGTTAAATTTAGTTGAAAATATGAGTTGTGCATTACATAATTATATTCCTATTTATAAACAAGACTATACATTGATAAGCAATCTATCTAATACTCTTGTTAAATCGGTTGTAAAAAAAGATGGTAAAATATCCCTCAATCTCACAAAACCTATTGCGGATAAAGATAAAAAAATTGTGTTCAAACAAGGCGAGGGTGTATTCAAAGTATATAATAAATTACATAAACAATACCAATCATATCTTCCAGCGTTAGAAAACATTAGTGCTTTTAAGCAATTCAGTTCAATAAATATACCAAACGCTAAACATACAGTTCGTTTTTCTTCCGATGGTATGGAAGGACTATGGGATATTGCTACGATGTCAATGCGTGGTATATCTTCGTGTCAGGGCTGGGGTAAGGAGTATTGTGGTAAATTAGTCGGATCAATTGTCGATCCATTCACTGGTATTATATATCTAACCTCTGGCACAAAAACAGATTATGGTAGCAAGATGCTTCGTCGATGTATTGTTAGGTTCGTTGTAAAAGAACGAAGCAAAGAACCAAGCATTGTTATAGATACTATGTATCCTGAATATAATAAAGCCGTAATGAAAGAGTTCATTACTTTTCTAAAAGAAAAAACTAAAAACAAGTTCGATATAATCGATTTAAAAAATGGGTTGCGTTCCAATGTTGTTATACCGACAAGCGAAGTAGTTAGCAATTTAGATTACGATTGCAGATCATATCGCGATAATGAGATCGATTATGATGATGAAACTGATGATGAAACTTATGATGATAGGACCGGTAGAGAATTGGAAAAAATATCAGATCGAATTGATAATGCAGTAGCAAAAAGTTTTATATCGTGTGTGAAAAAATTAAAACTCGCAGATGTTCCCGAAGAATATAAAAATGTTATTAGAGATGTAAAAAATAAAGATGTCGATTATGTTAATGTTTTAGATGATTTAAGATTGTGGAATGATAATCCGCGGTATATAACCAAACCAGAATTTAAATCTGATGTGGAAGATGTAAAGAAAGCCATAAACAACCATATGAGTGATGTATGGTATGGTTTTTTTTCACCTTCAAAAAAGACTGAAAATATAAGAAAAAAAATCGTATCAGAAGCATCAAAGAAAGTAATTCCAATTATAAATAAAGAGTTAGCAAAACTTTCAAAGAAACCGAAATCACCGAAGTCAAAATACGCAAAAATCTATTCTAAATACCTATGAGATCATAATGGCAACACCAATAAAAGAAATCTTTAAAGACAAAAAATATCCTAAATGGTTTTCGTCTCATCCCATTTTCAAGGAAGTAAAGACGATCAAAAAAGTCTTTCCGTCAATAGGACTTCCTAATTGTATTGAGGATGCGAATGTAGATAATATAGATCAAGCAAAGCAATCTGCTGGTATTTTGATTGGTGATATTAATGCTATAATATCATACAGCATTACATTACTTAATAGGCATAAAAAGACAATAAAAAACAAAGTCAATAAAGAAAAAACAGAAAATTGTTCCACCCTGCTTCAAGCAGTTTTCAATCAATTAAAAAAATCCAACGATATTATTCAAGTTAATAACGGTCGAGTTTCATTAAAACTATCCGACAACATAACAATAGAAGGCGATAATAGACCAGTTTTCAGAAAGAATGAAAGTCTATTCCGAGTATATAATAAATTAAGCGAAATGCTTCAAGAGGCAAATGTTGCTGGATTAGATCCGTTGGAGAACGCTTATTCGTTTAAAGCATTTAGCACGGACAACATTCCGAATAATGGGTTCAAAATAGTATTTTCATCCGATGGTGCAGAAGGTGCTTGGGATATTGGCACTATGTCAATGCGTGGTATATCTTCCTGCCAAAGTTGGGATAGAGGAGAATACAAGTATTGCACAATAGGTTCAGTCATAGATCCATTCGTTGGCATAATTTATATGACGACCAATGGTAAGTTTAATGAATATGGTAGTAAAATGGTTCGGCGATGCGTTGTTAGGTTCGTTATTGATGGTAAAAACCATAAACCGTATATTCTAATCGACAGAATGTATCCATCGGGCGATAATAAAGTTATTGCTCAATTTAAAAAGTTTATAGAAACAAAAACCAATAACAAGTTCGATGTTTTTTATGCTGAAAATATGGATTACAAATTATTACAAGAGTCATATCTTCCACTAAATCCAATTAGAAAGAAACTAAAAGACACCAGCAGGGAAGGTAAATCTCGTCCGTATGATGAATATGAATCGATTCAGTCATATCAGGATTGTAAAATTAAAAATCAATCTGGCAATAAAAAAGACAAACAAGCAGTCTTATTCGACAAAAATAGCAGGAAAAAAGAGAATAAGTTCATAAAAATCTTTTCAAAAGCATTTGTTGATGCTATTAAAAAAATAGATATAGAAAAAGTTCCAAGAACAATAAAGCCAGCAATGAAATTGCTTATTCTTCCAAATAAAAATAGATACTATTCATATGATCATACATTGAATGCTATCGGTAGTAGTCTTGCCAAACAAATAATTGATAATGTTGATAAGACACAATTTACTAATTCTGATACTTATATTCGTCGTGTATATTATAGTTTTTTCAATCATAGAAATAAAGCCATTCATTCGTCAAAGAATGAACTGATTAAAAAACTAAACGGTGAGTTGTATCTAAAAGCAGGACATCGTTTCGGTATAAGAAACTTCGTGCCATTGATGCAAAGTGTTTTCCCATTGATGGAAAAAGAAATAAAAGAAGAGTTGAAAAAAGTAGTTGATAAAAGAAACGAAATGAAAATCGAACCCTTGCCACTTCCATAGGTCATAATATGCGGACTAACATTCAAGAGTTTCTAAAAAATGAAAAACTTCCGAAGTTTCTTGTAAGTCATAAAAAACTTACATCATTGACAAAAGTAAGTAAAGTTTTTCCATCAATAGGATTATTTAATTGTTCCGAAACTTGTAAGTTCGACAATTCTGACATTGCAAAAGAGGCTGGTAATAATTTATTTTGGTCAATATATTATATTCTTTCTAATAAGATTAGAGCCAAGTCGTATGTTTTAGAAAATAAAAATCATAATAAAAACCCTAAAACAATCGAAAAAATCAATAGACTTAATTATTGGAGATATGTTGTTGAAAGAATGCCAGATACCTATAACATATCCAGTTTTGTTAAAACATCAGATGATGGTAAAATAACGATAAAATTGACATATGATGTTCTCGATCAACAAGGCAAAATTGTTTTCAGAGAAAACGAAAGCATATTTAAAGTATATAATAAAATATATAATGAAATTAAATCATTGCACATAGGTAAAGTGCTTCCAAAACTCGAAGAAATGAAAGATTTTAAACGATTTAGCACCGATAATGTTCCAATGAAAAACTATCAAATAGTTTTTTCATCAAATGGCAATGAAGGGTTATGGGACATTGCAACAATGTCTATGCGTGGAATAAAGTCTTGTCAAAGTTGGGGTGGAAGATTTAAGACACAATTAGTTGGCTCACTTATTGATCCTTGTGTTGGTATAATATATTTAACATCAGGAAAAGATGTTGATGGTCTTGGATCAAAAATGATAAGAAGGTCAGTTGTTAGATATACAATTGATTCTCAAACTCAAAAACCGATTATTCTCATTGATAAAATGTATCCTGAATATGATGGTAAAGTGATGGAATCATTCAGGGCATTCATAGAAAATAAAACAAATAACAAAATACGAGTCGTAGCCTATCCGTATAATAATACTTATATCCAGATTAAAAATCTATATCTTCCACCTAATAAAATTAGAGAAAGTCTTCCAGAACGCACAAAATCATATATGGATACTATGGTTGCTACAAAATTGCCTATTAAAGAACCACCTCTCAAAACAAATCTAAAAAATAGAGAAACCAGACTTCGTAATGCAATTAGATCTCATTCCAAACCAATTAGTTTTAATTCAGATATATCTTGCATATCAAAAAACGATAAGATTAAAAAATCATTGCAAAAAATAATTGTTTGTAATGATATGAAATATCTGACTGACGAGTATTTTAATTCTATTGCTGATACGATAATAAAAGAAGTATCCAAAAATACATTCGATAGTTCATCAGATTACTATAAACAGTTATGTTTTTCTTTTCTATCAAAAAAATATAACAAAAAAGTTATACAATCTTTTGTTAAGCGTATAAACAAATACTTCAATTTAAATAAAAACGAAAGAATTAATTCTGCAATTCTTACTAAACTGCTTGAACCAGCTCATAACCAAATATCGACTGGTATAAAATTGCAATTAAAAGAGTTATTAACTAATAAATCTAACGACTTGACTAACGATCAAACAGTGGCTAAAATATAGTAGTAATCGGAGAAACTTGACAAATGAAAGACGAAGCAAAAATTAAAAAGTCTGAAACCACAGACAGTAAAGTTATTCTTTCAACAGATCTTTTTAAGGATAAAAACATTCCACCGTTTCTAAAAGAGCATACATTATTTAAAAATCCAACAAAGGTCAAAAAAGTTTTCCGTAATGTTGGGCTTCCTAATTTTATTGATAAAACAATAATCGATAAGCCTTTTGAAAATGTTAAAAAAGAAGGAAGTTATGTATTTAATCTGATGGCAATAATGGCTGATGCGGTTGCCCAAGCAAGAGACGCATCATTTAATATGGCTGATACTATACAGTATCTATATTCAAAAGAAGATAGAGCAACAAATAAAATCAGAATGAATGATTTATACTTATTTTCTGATATTATGAAACGACTTCATACATATATGGATCCGTATGATGGCAATGTCATAAATGGTTCAGTCGTTTCGGCTGATGGTAAAATCGTATTGAAATTAATTGGTGATATTGTCGATGATAAAGGCAAGAATGTTTTCCGTAAGGGAGAGCCATTATTGCGCATAATGAATGCAATAAAGGATAAATGTGGTGCTTTTGGAATACCATTCATAAATCTCGAACAAACAACGCAGTTCAAAGTTTTCAGCAAAGAAAATATGCCAAACAAAGAGTATAGTGTTATATTCTCTTCCGAAGGAAAAGAAGGCGCTTGGGATATTGCAACAATGTCAATGCGAGGAATAAAGTCTTGTCAGCGATGGGATGGTGAATATCCTCGTTGCCTTGTAGGATCGATCCTATCGAGGTTCGTTGGTATTATTTACCTCACATCAGGAGTTAAATCAGAAGATCACCCAAGTTATTCTAATCTTGGAACCAAGATGATCCGTCGTTGTGTTGTTAGATATGCAATCGATGCAGATGAAAAATCACCGTGTATTTTAATCGATAAAATGTATCCTGAATATGATAAAGAAGTATGCACGATTTTCACAAAATCGCTTCAATCAAGAACAAAACTTCCGGTGTATTATGCACCAGAACTCGGTAATAAGATAAGACATATCTATTCACCACCAGAAAAAATTAGAGATCAAATATCTAATAGAGATTGGTCATATCAGGACACACCGCTAAAATCACGACACGATCTAAATGTGTTTTATTTTCTCAATAATAATAAAGAGGAAATCGAACGAAATGTTAAAAGTTTTCGTGTAGGTCTTCCATTGTTTTTCGCTAAAAAGATGGAAGATATCTATGATGGTAATCTTATTGTTGATGATGAAATACAAAAAACAATTAAAAATATACGAATGAATACACCATTCACGCCGTTATGTGAAAACATAGTTTTACATATGTTAACAAACATTCCGCAAACAGATAGTAAAGGATTTACTGATAGTAAATCTTATTACAGAAGATACTTAATGGACCTTATGATGAATAGAAGAAAGGCGTTCCCAAGAGTATTAGCAAATGTTAAAGCGATTGTGTCAGCAAACACATCGAGAACAGTCAATATGGAAACATTCACAGAGTTTTTATATTCAACAATGACAGAGTTCATCAAACTCGAATTAGCGAAAGTGATAAATTGAGGCTAAAATGAATAACGCAAAAGGTATCGAATACATAGTTAATACTAAACGACCATTCCCAGAGTGGATAAAAAACCACGAAGTATTTAAATCCCTATCTAAAATAGATAAAGTCTTTCCAAAGATTGGGCTTGCAAACTTCCGAGAGCCTTGCACAATTATGAATACCGCTGAGGCAACAACGGAAGGAACTCGTCTCAATAATAAAATACTTAATGAGATGTATGCAGCACAAAGCAGATTATATCCCATTCTCGAAGCAGCATTAAAATCAACAGAAAAAAATAGAAACGAATTGTGTTGTAAAATACAATCTATGATCAGCCTGCTACAAACCGTTCAATATACAATGAAACAGGCTAATTGTGTCAAAGTAGAAGACGGTAAAGTAGTTTTAAGATTACAATCAGATGTATTCAATGGTGATAAAAACCCAACATTCCGCAAAGATGAAGCAATTCTTCGTCTTGCTGGAAAAATATGGACGGAGTTAGAGCCTCTTGGCGTCAATCTAATGAAATTAGACCAATACCAAGAGTTCAAAAACTTTTCTCGTGTAAATATCCCGAATAAAAAATATATGGTTAATTTTTCTTCATATGGAGAAGAAGGCGCTTGGGATATCGGAACTATATCTATGCGTGGTATTGTATCGTGTCAAGCGTGGAATGCGCCTCAATCAAGAGGATTAATAGGATCAATATCATCAAGATATGTAGGAGTTATTTATATATCATCCGATAAAGATGAGGTTCCGGGTTATGGTAGCAAGATGCTCAATCGTTGTATGGTTCGTTTCGTAATTAATAGAACCACTAAAAAACCAGCATTACTGATTGACAATATGTATCCGAATATGAATACGGATACAATGGCAACATTCAAGAAGGTCCTAAAAGATAAATCTGGCCTCGATACATTTTCTACACAAGAAATTAAAGCAACAGATTATTACATACCAGATGAGCCTTCGAGAAAATTGCTAAAACAAGGGGAAACATCATACGCTGATTTTCCTATTGAAATAAAAGAACACCTATCTTCGATCAAAGTTATTCCAGCAAATGTAAAAACGCTAACAGAAGAGTTCAAGAAAAAAGTATGCGTCGATCTCGATAATATGATCAATGTAAAGAAAGAACTATATGAAGCAGCAGAAAAACGAGTTGCAGAACTTAGTGTTGGCTATTATGCTGCAAAAAATAAATGGGAAAAAGAAAACGCTTACTTACAAGAGTGGGAACCGGATGGTGGAGATAAGCCAATTTTAGCACCGTTCGATATGGTTCAGCCAAGAATTGATGACGAATTAAGGGCATTCGGTGGTGGAGGAATAATAAACTTGCTATCACATATTGAAAAACGACACGGAAAAGGACACGCAGGCACAGCGTTCGCCAAACTATTTTTGGATAACATCATTGTCGCAGAAAATATGGAATACATTAGCAAAGAAGAATATCATCGCAAGTATCTAATGACATTCCTGAAAAACCCAAAGAGCGTAAAAGAAGAGGCGCATAAGAAGTTTTTGCAAGGATCGTGGATGAAATCTTTCCCCAAATCTGGTGAGAGGTTTTTCGAAATGATTTTTGTACAGATGAAGGGTTATTTTCTTGCTGATTGTAAAGCAATGATCAAGAAGAGTAATTAATATGTTCATAAAAACGGATAATGGTTGTATTATAGATACAGATTTTGTTGAAGAATATAGTCGAATACCAAATCCCGGTAATGGGATTGGCGGATGGTATGGAATGTTTCGTATATATGAACACAGAGGATTAAATGTCGGTGCTAATATGGCATTAGCATTCAAACATTGGGCAAAAGAACGTTCCTATCCCGATGATGAACTTACAATAGAAGAAATTATTGAAGACAATAAAGTATATAATCCATTATATGAGAAGTATGCAAAAGATATTGAAAAGTATTTAATGCTAATTTAGGCATTCCAACACATAAGAATAGAATGTAAAAACGAAGGTAGAAAACAATGCCTGAAAATAATTACGACCCAGTGGTTATGTATGTTATTGTAAGAGAAGAACTGAATATGAGCATCGGAAAGACTGGGGAACAGATAGGTCATTCGATTCAGTATGCGTTGATTCATTATTTTAAAGCCCTTGCAATAAACGCAAAATTACATTGTCTTCCGCAAAACGAAATAAATCATACGGAACTAACTACGCGCTGGTTGACAAACGGCTCGACCAAGATTATATTGAAGGCGACCGAAAAAGAGTGGGAAGAGTTAAAGGCAGAGTTCGGAAAAGATAATTTTTTTGTTGTGAAAGATAACGGCAAACTCGAACCGGGAACTGAAACCTGCGCAAGTCTATCGCCTATGTTGAAAAGTAGTGTTAGTAAATCGATAAATCGATTACGATTGCTATAATTTAGAAAGCAGTAAGACAAAATGTCAGATAGTATTAAAGCGAAGAAAGACTTACTTCGTAAGTATCGTATTGCATATTACAACGATGAACCGATTGTTTCAGATGCTACATACGATGCGCTTCACGATGAAATTGAAAAACTTGATCCAAATGATGACGAGATAGTTGATATTGGAGCAGAGCCAGTTAGTGAATGGAAAAAGTATCAACATAAATCCCCGCTCGGTTCATTGAACAAATGTAATACAGAACAGCAGTTTTTGAAATGGGCTAATGATTATTGTTCCGATGAACAGTTTTTTACGACTTGGAAAATTGATGGATTGAGTGTAAGTCTTGTGTATGAGGACGGAAAATTAGTTGTTGCTGCAACACGTGGAGGAAAGTCAGGGATTGGAGAAGATATCACGGTCAATGTATTAAAAATGCAAGGTGTTCCAAAAACACTTCCTAATAAAATTACTGCAACAGTTCGTGGTGAAATAGTCCTATCAAAAGAAAATCACCAAAAATACTTCCAAAATTATTCTAATGCACGAAATAGTGCAAGTGGTATTGCCAGAGCCTATGACGGTGAAGGCTGCAAGTATTTAGAAATCCTAACATATCAAATACAGACAGATGATCTCGACAATAAAACATTGGTAGATCAGTTTGTTAGATTAAGACAATTAGGATTTAATATCCCTGATTATTCATTATTCGATACTGCCAAAGATACATATGCATACTTCACTCGTTTTCAAAATGAGATAAGAGATACTATACCATATGATCTTGATGGATTGGTTATATCAAATAATAATATGGATAAGTTTGATAGTTATGGTATGACGAATAACAAGCCAAAAGCAGCCATAGCAGCAAAGTTTGAAAACGAAGAAGCAGAAACAACAGTTAGAGACATTCGCCCACAGTGCGGGAACTCGGGTCGTATAACACCGGTAGCAGTTTTCGATGAAGTAGAACTTGCTGGTGCAAAAATTACTAACGCAAGTTGCTACAATATGTCGTTTCTTGAAACTATGGAAATCGATATTGGAGCAAGAGTAATTGTTGCAAGAAATAACGATGTCATACCAAGCGTTAAAGAAGTGATTGAAGGAACTGGAACAGTATTCAAAGCACCAAAACATTGCCCGACTTGCAATGGCGACTTGGTAATGAATGGTGAAAATCTTCAATGCACGAATGTTGATAATTGCCCTGCCCAAATAAAAGGTCGTATATCTAATTGGATTAGCGGATTGAATGTCTTGGAAGTTGGTGATGGATTGATTGACAAGTTGGTCGAGGCAGGTCTCGTTGCCACGCCCGCGGACTTGTATAAATTGACGCTGGACGACTTGGCAGGGCTGGAACGGATGGGCAAGAAGTCGGCAGAGAATGTTTATAAGTCATTGTGGAGCATTACGGAAATACCATTAGATACATTCCTTGGAAGTTTGAGCATTCCAATTGTTGGAAAATCCTCGATTAAAATGGTAATGAATGCTGGTTTGGATACGCTTGACAAAATTATGAACGCGCCTGAAAATTGCTTGCAAGCAGTGAAAGGGCTTGGAGTTGTGAAGGCTAAAAATCTTTTTGATGGATTAAAAAAGAATAGAAAAATTATTGAAGAGTTATTAGAATTAGGAATAAAGGTAAAGACGATGAGTAATACTGGAAAACTGAATGGGTTTGTTATAACCATAACTGGAAAAACTTCGGTGAAACGAGATGATCTTGCAATTATGATTGAAGAGGCTGGCGGTAAATATGCTAAAACAATTGGAAAAGCAAGCACACATTTAGTATGCGCCTCGGAAGACAGCACATCATTGAAAACAAATAAAGCACGATCTGCTGGTGTTAAAATTATTAGTGAAAACGAACTAATGTCAATGATTGAGGAATAGCCATTCGGTTTCCAGCCCAATATTAAACATTGGTATAAAAGATGAACAACACAATCTTACTCGCCATTCGCACAATGATATCTAACTTCCATAGTGGAACTGGAAATAAGCCAAAAAAGATACTCATTGGTTATGATGAATTTATTAATTTACTTGGTGAAGTAATCGAACATGATTACGCATACCCATCCGATCATTCTGATAATAATTTTATTATAATTGATGGTGTTATTATTGGTTGGTCAAAATGATTACTTGGGCTTCAATTCCATATACAGAAGACGCTAATGAAGCGATTGAATTTTTACAGAAGTATGGACACAGTTTAGTTCTCAATTATAAAACCGAATATTCATTTAATGATTCATATCGATGTCGTATGGATTTAAAATGTAAAATATGTGATATTATGATAATCCTTGGACGATATGGTGGATCGGAAAAAGAATATAGAATATGTGTAGCCAATAATCTTAATGAAACGGCTATGTTTTATTGCGAGAAGTATAGGGCATTATACTAAAATGTTTTTCCATAATTGTCCAGTATGCAATAAAGATTGGCAATACAACGGACTGTATTGTGTCAATTGCGAAATCACTCATTTTATTTATATAAACAAAAACGCAGAATGTATTCATAGAAGATTGGGTGGCACTAAATATACTATATATTGGTATGCTGATGATAGATGTACAGTCTGGGAAGATTATATAGGATTTATATCAACAAACATTAAGTTTCCTTATGATATAACATTAGAACAATTAGAAGCATTGTTGATGTTGTTGTGATTACTAAATTGGAATAATTGTATGAAACAAAAATCAAAATACATATGGTTAACAGATACACATATTACTACGCCATTCGATAGGCGTAAAGTATTAAATATCATTCTTGATGAAGCCTCAAAAGGTGTTTTTCATACTGGGGATATATCTCAGTCAGGGCTAACAGCCATATCTGATCTTGAATATATTGGAAAAAATATTAATTGCCCATTCTATTTTAATCTCGGAAATCATTGCATATGGTTTTCTTCTTTCCAAGAAATATATAAAAAAGTTAGAGAATTATGCAAACAATATAAAAATCTCATATGGATGGAAGATGAGGGCGTTATATCATTAAATGAAGAAACTGCTTGTATTGGAGTGGAGGGCTGGTATGATGCAAGGGTAGGTGATTCACGATATCTAACATACACATTGGATTGGATATTTATTAAAGAGTTGAGAGATCTTCCAACAATGAAACACAGAATTGAAATGTTTCAAAGTATGGCAGAACAAAGTGCTAAAAAAGCAGTTGCAAAATTAGAAAAAGCAATCGAAACACATAAGACAATATTTTGCTTAACTCATTACCCGACGGTCAGAAGTGCGAACAGATCAGATGGTTGGTTGCCTGAAAAGTTTTGGGAACCATATAATTGTAATCTAATTTTGGGAGAAGAGTTAGAGAAGGTTATGGAAAAACATAAAAAGAGAAATCTAATTCTGCTAACGGGACACATACATACACCAAGCACAACAATAAAACGTAATGTAGAATGTCGTGTTGGTCGCGGATCATACTATAAAATATCCGAAGATGAAACCATTTATATATAGTTATATTATATGTGCATAGGCTAATTTATTAACTATATTATATGCATTTGTCGTATTATATTTTTCGTTTAAATCAGAATAAGTGTATTTGCCAGTAGCATAATCATTTCTAATTAATTTAATTTCTATTGAAGAGAACTTCCCATTAGTATTTATATGTTCTTTTTCGTGCTGATGATCTACATAAATATAATGATACAGATCGTTCCATTTACGAGGTAAATAAATGTATTCGTTATACGATAATTGATACAGATTTTGTGGAAAACATTATACTTCATTGGGTCGGGAGCGGTGGTATTGGCGAAGCGGTTATAGAGGTATATGAAAAACGAAATCTAAATGTTGGTGCCAATTTAGTAAGAGCGTTTAGATATTTTTGTAAAACTCATATGAATAATATGAATGATTTAATTAAATTCAATATAGATCGTTGTGTAAAATATAAAAAATATGCAGACGATGTGCAGAAATACTTGATGCTAATATGAGCACGCCAGAAGAAATCAAAGAGTTTTTAGATTTTGTTGATCTTGTATGGACTACGGCGAGACTAAATGAAGAATACCTATTCCCAATAAAAACATTGATTGAAATTTTCAATGGTGATTTATGGATTGAAGCACATAGACTTGTTAGAACCGGAAGACAATTGCATAATATAAAACTTGAAGAAGTGGAACATTTACTTGTGTTGATGTAAAAATGAATATAGTAATAATTTTATTCGCGTTCTATGGATTGACATTTATTATAAAAGACAGTAGTCTTTTTGATAAGCCTCGTATATGGTTAATCCGTCAGCACCCACTATTTTACCAATTATTTTCTTGCTACGCATGTGTTGGATTCCATGCAGGATATTTAGTATATCTGCTATCATTCGATCAATTTAGTTTTCGCGATTTTATATTATTCGGATTGGCTGGGGCAAGTGTTAGTTATATTGTGGATATTGTTTTACAGAGATTGATTAGAGAATAATGTTTATTAAATTCGAATCCAAATATATTGATGGAATATCATATTCTGATGAGGACGATCCATTATATATTGCCCCGTATCATTATGTAATAACTGATTCAGATTTTACTGATGATTGGGAAGGGTATTCAATATGGCACGCTATTTTTCATGTTTATTCTAAAAAAGAATTAAACGTATATGGAAACTTAGCAATTGCGTTAAAAAAATATTGTATTGAAAATAAATTTTCAATATATGAAGATATGATCCGTATGCTTGCCACTGATAAACATTATTCAGATTTAAATATAAACATTGATGAAGTTGAAAAATATTTAATGTTGGTATAAATAAAATGTTCAAGTCTTTTTCACATGATCCGTATGATAAATTATTTACGATAATAGATGATGATTTTGTAGAGCATGTAGATAGTAGACGTGTAAGTTCTATATGGGAAGCAATGATTGAAGTTTATTCTAAAAGAGAATTGGATGTGTGGAGTAATTTTGCTCGTTGTTTTATTAATTATTGCAAAGAAGGAAATATTCCACATATGTTAAAATATATAAATGAAGACTTGGGAATAAATACGGATAAATTAGAGAGGTATTTAATTTTAGTATAGGTATAAAATGAAAACAATCAATGGCAATATACTGGACGCAAAAGAACAATTTATTGGACATCAATGTAATTGTGTTTCACGAGGAGCATTAGGATTGGCGAAGAGTTTATTCGACCGCTTTCCACAGTCAAATATATACTCGCATCGACCATATCCTTATGTCGCAAAAGGTGATGACTTGCCCGGACATATAGTTATTAGAGGCAATGTAATAGGATTATTAGCCCAATATTACCCCGGACGATCCAATGAAAAATCATTGATTGATAGTTCAATTGTTAGAGAAGGATATTTTTGGCAATGTCTTCGTCAGATTGCAAAGATTGAAAACTTGGAAAGCATAGCATTCCCGTTCCGTATAGGTTGTGGACTTTCTGCTGGAAACTGGGGAAAATACTATAAAATGTTAGAATGGTTTGATCAAATTGTTTATGATAAACAAAAAACAAATGTTGTTATTTATAAATTATAATTTTATATATGTTTCCAAGTTCGTCTTTTGATTATGTTAGCCACGGTTGTTTCACTGATATTATAATCTATTGCTAACTGGGCCATATATATTTTATTATTTTTAAATTTTTCCCGTATCTCTAATACGGTGACTGCATTTAATTTTGCGAATGGATTTTTTTCACCCACTCTTTTTGATGCCATTTTCGATATAGCATTTTTTGTTTTTTTCGAATGTTTTTTACCGTAAAATGGATTTTCCTCTCCAAAATGTTTCCTATTAGGATTTTTTGATAATTTTTCTTTCACTTCTTGTGTGTGTGTTTTTCCATAAAATGGATTTTTAGATCCTTTTCTTTGTTCGGACATTTTTCTTTTAGTTTTTTTCGAGTGTTTTTTGCCTTTCATTGGTGAAATTCGTGGTTTTATTGTGCCAACATACCCTTTACCGCCTGTGCTAAGATTATAACCATATTTTTTATTAGTCGATTTATAATAATTAATCCAAAATATCTCTCGTTCATCAACATTAGCGTTGCTACATTCCTCTATTATAGAAAATAAAAAAGTTTTAAATCCGTTTTTTCTTATACTTCTATATAAAGGTTTAGTGTTATGTATTTTTAATGCTTCGGATTTATGCCTTGCAATTCTCATTTTTAAATTTTTAGTCTGCCCGATATATATTTTATTGTTGATTGTGTTGGTTATTTTATATATTAAGTATTGCATATCGTTATGCAAAAATTATACATAGGTTGCGGTTTAGCAAATGGTAATTGGGAACATTACTATAAGATGCTCGAAAACTTCGAGATTATTGCAAATGAATTGCATAAAGTTGATGTAGTATTGTATAAGTGGATGTAGGCTTGACTTCGTGCGTCGGAAGCCTTACATTAGTGGTTGCCCTGAACAGGTGTTTTGGGTAGCGTGAAAAACCATTCCCAAAGCGGGAAGAAAGTTAAGAAAAACAAATGTCATATTCATCAGGTAGCGAACAAGTTGAACAAATTGTTAAAGAAGAAATGAAATCAAAAGATATGTCAGCGTTTGAATACCATATCATTCAATGCTGCAAATCAGATGAATGGACGCTGAGAAAATGGCTACATAAAGTCCTTGGACGAGCAGGTTTCACTATCTACGAAGATGGGTATCAGACGGATCGCGTAAAGAAAGACAAGCGTTATTCGACGGTGCATAATATGCTTGCAATTAGAGGCGAGCCGAAAGTTTGCCTCGTTGCACATACAGATGTTTGTCGTGATCATGAGAGTAGTCGATACAGTATGCTTGGCGAGTATTCTTGGCTAACGGATAAGGAAGAAAGCACGATTGAAAATCGAAGCCAATTGTCCAGCCAAAAAGTTGAACCAGTGATCAAAATGATTGAACACGAGGGTGAGATACGAAGAATTATTCAGGATAAAGACTGCAAATTGCAAGTTGGCGGTGATGACAGGCTTGGTGTCGCAATCAATACTTGGATTGCGCTGAATACTGGATATGATATGGGATTGTTTTTCCCGACCGATGAAGAGATTGGGTTGCAAAGCGCAAGTGCTTGCAAAATGGATAAATTGAAGGAGTTTGAGTTATTGGTTCAGGTCGATCGTGGAAATCATAGCAATCAATTGGTTCCAAAAATTAGCAACACAGTAATATGCACATACGAAAAGGTTGTGCATATGCTCGAACTTGCTTTTAATTTAGGAATGCCACGAGAAATTGTATGCGGATTGAGCACTGATGTGTATGCGTTATACAAGAATGGATACGCAAAGAATGCAGTTAATCTTACATGCGGATACCATAATTCGCGCGGAGCGCAGACTAACGAATATATTGAAATATCAGAAGCACGAGATACAATGAGGTTTGTTTCAGAAATTGTAAAATCATATTATTTAGGTGATAATCCATAAAAATAAATGTATTTTGTGGCATTATATATAGCGTTTATTGCTGGTGAATTAGGTGTAGATCTAAACAACGATATGACAAATCTAAAACACGAAATCAAATTATTAGTGGATACTTATGTTGTATCAAAACATTTATACGTTAAGACAGAAACATTTATTGAAACATATAATTTTATTCGTCATACACATTTTACAGTCGAACAATTGGAAAAATATCTATTACTAACATGAAACATTTATTGGAAACATATAAAGCAACAAGCATCATAACATCACTGAATGATTTTATTGAAATATATAACTTCATCCATAGGACGCAATTTACATCTGAACAATTAGAAAAATATCTATTACTTATATGAAAACATATACCTGCAAGGTATGTAATAAAGAACTATCAGCATTGTCAAAAAATCTAATGTCTTGCGCTGGAAATGATATTTTCATTCTTCCAGCAGATCACAATTATTCAATCATCATAAAAGATAATGGAGCATTGTTTTCGGAAGAAGTTATGGTGTATAATGTTGTAAATGATATTGGATATGTTGTTGATGTAAATTATGATGATGAGAATACATTCTTCGCAATGACAAAAGAAAATCGTTTCATACACACAACAAAACAGAATACAATCTATTCATTAGATAATTTTGATAAGGATACTTTCATAAAGCGTTTTGATAAATTGATGGTGTTGTTTTGAGTTTTATAGCAATAGAAGACTGCGTTGAATCAGGATTAGATATATGTCTCGCGTGCGAAAATTATGGTTCAGATGAATATGAAGGATGTTATTTTAAAGGTCAGAGAGAATATATTAAATCTTTTAGAGATGCGGAAATAATGAAATGTTATTTTGATGAACTAAAATCACTTGGTATTCATAGTGAGTTATTATATTTTTTATACAATGCAATTAAAATTGACCGCCCTCACCTAATTGAAAAAATAGATAAGTTGATGGTATTGATATGAAATGTGCAGGTGCAAATATAAGATTATCTGACATACTCCCCGACATAAATGTTCGGGGGTTCTTATGTTTCAAGTTTTCTTGAAAAGATTACTCTTTTCAAGCACACTGAATAAATCCAGTGGCGCTGTCAGTGGCACAATTTGGTTGCTATACCATCTGTTATAGATATTTATAGCCGAGTTGAGATCACGATCGATCTCAATACTATCCGTTAGTTTTACTGTTCGATCTTTTAATTCAATTTTTTCTGGAAACTTCTTACCTGTTAGCGAGTTTAGTTGCGTCGTATGTCGCTCATCTATTTTTATGATATTGGTTTTGCCAATGCTTTTATATGATAGATATGTTAGAAACATACTGACATTCGATTGACCGAAAGATTTTCTTACACCTTTTTTATTATTGTTCTGCTTGTTCATTAGTTCTTTTACGGATAGATCACCAATTACTATCGTATGATAGTTCATATTCACAATTCTTTTACTCTGAATATGTAGAGTTTGTTTTACCTGTGCGTTCTTTTTATTGAATAATTTTCTTCGTATTGCTCTCAATTTTTTATATCGTCTGCTACCTTTTTTCTTTTTTGATATTTTTGTATCTATTTTTGCTATTTGTTCTCCAAAGTGTTTGGATACTTTCTTTGCTTTGTTTGGAATTATTACAATGGTGCCATTACTGTCGATACCTGTTCCAAGATTTTTCAATCCGAGATCAATGGCTAATACTCGTTTAGGTTCGATAGTTTCTGGATAGGTTTCGTTATATTCAACGCATAAATCACATAACCACTTATCGTTTCTGTATTTTATTTTTAATTCTTTGACATTCAGTTCATCGAGATTTTTGATATGTGATTTATATTGAAACGGTATTTTATTTATTACGATTATGTTGCCATCGATTGAATTATTTTGTTTCAAAATATTCCAACCTGACTGATTGAATATGATTGATTTTTTGACTGTTGGTTCAAGTTTATTCGGAAGCGATGCTGGTTTATTCTTTTTGATATTGTTGAAAAATTGTTGATATGAAGCGAATAACCCTGTTGCCACTCGTTGTGCTGCTTTTGCGTTTAGTTTTGACCAGTGTTGTTTTTCTATTGTTTGTTTTAGAATTGTTATTTCTTTATGCATTGCATAATTATTTAGCGTTTTCTTTGTATCAGTATAAAACGCGTTTGCTACATCGATTAGTGTATTCCAAATGTCATTGCGAATAGCAATAAGTTCCATTAGTTGATTTTGTTGATCAGCGGTTGGAAAGAGGCGAATGGAATATGTTTTATTATACATCTTATAGTATATATCAGATTATGTATAGTTTTTTAAGAAAATCGACATTACTACGAAAATATTTCTAATAACGCAATTCATCCCCAAGATAAATCATTGGGGCTTTCTTGCTACGGAAATCGTAAGGCTTGTCAAGTCGATTATATTAATTTTTGTCTTTTAGATAGGTTTTTAAAAATTGGAAGCCGATCAAAAGATAGTGATGAAGAAGTAATAAAAGATTTTGTGCAAATTGCTCTAAAAGACAGAGATGCAATTGAACCTCTATATTATTCAATCAAAACAACGAGACCTCATCTAATTGAAAAACTTGACAAACTAATGGTGCTAATCTAATGTCATTACAAATCATACAAGAATTGCTCGAAGACGCCGATGTCCTCGGTTTCATAAAAGCAGGAGCAGACCATAATCAATATGATCGTGCTGCGAAAAAGATATTCGATAAACTATCCATTGATCTTTCGGTTGTTCAAATTGAAAAGATTATATGGGAAGCGTTTTATTCCGATTTTTTAGTCTGCACCGTTGGAAACTCAAATGATTATTTTGCAGTTGATCAAAAACAAGCAGGATATATATTGGGGGAGCCAAGCAGATTTTCTGGCATCGCGAAAAATATTCGACATATAATTTAAACTATAAAGGAAAATATACACAATGACAAATCCAAATTATACGCATATATCAATTTTACTTGATCGTTCTGGATCAATGACATCTATTGCTAATGATACAATAGGTGGGTTTAATAGTTTCATACGGGAACAAAAAGCGTTAGATGGAAAAGCAACACTATCTCTTGCCACATTCGCAAGTGATTATACACTAATACATGACTTCGTTGATTTACAAAGCGTTCCAGAACTAACATCACTATCATATAGAACAAATGGAAACACGGCGTTGTTATATTCGGCCTCAAATCTTATTACTTCCGTTGGTCAAAAATTAGCAGCATTACCAGAAGAAGATAGGCCATCACGTGTCTTAAATGTCCTGATCACAGATGGTGAGGAAAATTATAGTCATCACTTCGGAACAGAATATAATTTAGCAAAAATCAAAGAAATGATTGAGCATCAAACCAATAAATATAGTTGGCTATTCGTATTCATAGGTTCATCAGGAATTGATGCATTCTCTAATGCTAAATCACTTGGTATGTATGCAAGCAACACAATGAAGTTCGCCCCGACAAGCGCTGGTGTTGGTCAAATGTATAACTCGTTGCGCCGTAATATAACAAGTTATAGATCCTCATCATTGAGCGCTAATGAAATTAGCGAAGGTGTTGGGTTTTTCAATCTCGATCAAACAACGCAAACACCAGCAGTAGTTGTTCCACCAGTCGTAATTGGCACACCAGACAAGAAGTAAATGGAAACTCACTGCCCACGATGTAATATTGAGTGGTCAGAGAAAAATGAGAAAGAACAATCTTACGAATGGTATGGTTGTGATTGTGGGTTAGATCTAGTTAAGCGTAGTAATAGTTTTTATTATTACGATAATCTTTCCAGCCTGCATTTTAAATATCCTACCACTTGGTTTAGTCATAATAATAAATGTCGTATTGTTATATTTAATCCAAATAAGAAACGACACGAAGTTGAACTGAACAAATGGATTAGTTTCGATTTAGAAAAAGCAAAACAACAAATTGAAAATATATTACTATTGATGTGAAAGACTAATATGCCCAAAAAGAAAACGATAAAATCTAAAAAATCAATCAAAGAAACAAAACCAGTAAAACAAGAAATCAATATCACGCCCGAGCAATATAAAGCGTGGATACAAGAGTTCGCTAATACCATAACAGATACATTGATGGCGGAAATTGTAAAAATGAAAACCGCTGGCAAAAAGAAGAAGATTGATGTATGAGAAAAGATATTAAAAAATTAATCTATAATTATGGTATGCAAAGAATATTAGAGGATTTAATTGCCATCGTTAAAGATATAAATGAAAATAATGAAGAAGAGTATCTAAATCAATTAATAAAAGATTTACAGGATACGTATATAAATTATATGAACAGATACTATGACGAGCGAAAAGATATATAGAAGTCCCACAAATCCCACAGAGTATTGGAATATAGTAGATGCTTATTGGAATGATATTTTTCATATTCTAAATATCTATCTTCCAACATTCCGCAATTTTTGGATTGATAAAACAAAGTTGAATAAAACGCTTGGCGAATATCTAATTGAACTGAAAGATACGAGAAATCCAAAATTGGTTAGGGCAATTAGCGCCGGGTTGTGGAACATTCCCGAGGAGAATGAGGGAGAATTGCTCGATAAAGGATTACTCGTGATGAGAGACCTTGTTGAAAGTGAAGTTTTCTTGTATGAGGAATTAGAAGATGTTTAGTCATACAGTTGAAAACAATGGAGATTTATTTATGGTAGATAGTGATTTTACTATGTGTATTGTAAAAAATTGTAGGAGAGCAGAAGACCTTACAAGTGAAATGGTATGGGGTGGGATTGTTCATGCATATGAAACACATACGCCAGATAGTGTTGTTAAAAATGTATTTTTTGCATTGAAAAAATCAGGATGGATGAAAGAACTTAATCTTTCGCAATTGCGACAATTACTTGATAGTGAAGATTTATTTAAATATAAAGATGATATTGAAAAGTATTTAATATTGGTATGAGATCATATGTTTAAAAACAGTATTTATATTGGATCGCATACATATGAAATAGTAGATACTAATTTTACGGAATTAATTAAATGTAAAGATGATTTTTGGGATTCATGGACAGATGAATTCATTGAATTATACAAATCTCGTGGATTAGATGTTGCGGCTAACTTCGTATTGGCATATAAACATTTTTATTTTCAAAGACACGGATTACCGAGGACCCAAAAATTAGATCCATATAGAGAAGATATTGCAAAATATTTATTGTTGATGTGAGATATTAAATTATTTTGTTGTGGGTTGTGCGAAAATGGTGGTGGGTTTATATTGTTGTGATGCAAAAGCCTAAAAGAGTTTGGTCGTCATATCAAGAAAATATATTCAAAGACATTCGTGAAGGACAAGGTCATACCGTTGTTATAGCAGTCGCTGGATCGGGTAAAACTTCAACACTTGTTGAAGGGTTCAAACATATTCCTAAAAAGATAGGTAATGAGCGTGTAAAAACGCTAATGATTGCTTTCAATAAAAGCGTAGCAGATGAATTACGCGAACGAGCACCGAGTTATGTTGATTGTATGACACTTCATTCGCTGGGATTTAGGGCAATAAAAAACTCATTCGGTAAAGACGTCAAGTTAAATCCTGATAAAACACAAGATATAATAAAATCTATTCTTGCAACACAAGGATATAAAGGAACCGACAAAAATACATTCGATACCATCAATTCATTAAAACGAACGGTATCATTGTGTAAAGGATATCTTTTCGATATTCCATCAAAAATAGATGAATTGATGGATCGTTTCGATATTGATAATGGATTGCTTGATAGAGATGTATTTATACGAAATGTTTGTCAAACATTAAGGGAATGTAAAAATATAAAAAACGTAATCGATTATGATGATATGGTATATTTTCCGTTTATATTCAATTTACCAGTTGGTAAATGGCATAGAGTTTGCATCGATGAGACTCAGGATTTAAATGCCTCACAAATACATATGGCATTGTCAGCGTGTAAAACGGGTGGTCGTATATTAGCGGTGGGAGACCCAAAACAATGTGTGGATGAAAATACAATTCTACAAATAGAGGACGGAACAAAACTAATAAAAGATATTGAAGTTGGTGAAAAGATTTTATCATATGAAAATGGTAATTTAGTTTTTAAACCAGTCGTTAATAAAGTAAAGAGCTCGTGGGAAAACGGCATAAAGATAACTACAAAATTAGGTAAGTCATTAACAATGAGCCCGAATCATAAAATATGGGCAGAGCAACAATGTGTTGATGGAAAGTTTTTAGTTTATTTAATGTATAGATCAGACTTGGGGTTCAGGGTTGGAAAAACTAATAAATGGAAAGCAAAAACTGCCCCACTTGGTAATAGAGCAGTCAGTGAACAAGCAGATAAATTATGGGTTTTGGAGGTTGTAGATTCAAATGAAGAAGCAATATGGTTTGAGGAATGGTACTCATTAAGCTTTGGTGTGCCAACGGCGGTTTTTAATGGAACAGAAAGAGGATTAAATCAAGATAGAATTAATATGATATTTAAAGTTTTTGGTCATAATGGCTTTAAAGTTTTAGAATACAAGGGATTATTATTAGAGTATCCTCATTGGACACAAAGAAACTCATCAGTTGCAGAACATAGTAGATATGTAGTAAGAATTAATGCTCATACAATATCAAAACGATATTCTACAATTAACTTTGAATTTAGTGATCCGGCAACATATCAATTATTGATGGATAATGGATTTAATAATTTTAAAAGATATAAAAGACGAGAAACTGACAGAGAGCATTTTAGTTATAGAAAATGTAATAAAAATTATTCAGTTATTTTAGATATTGCGCAGAGAATAAGTAGCTTGCTTGGAGCAAATTTAACCGAAAATATAAACATTAGAAATGCACCGGAAAGAGATTTTAAGTTAATAACCGCATCAGGATTATTTATTGGTATGAAAGTTTTGTCAAATATTAATGGCGAAATAATTGATGATGAAATCATAAATATAGAAAAAATAAATGGAGTTTTTTACGATATTGAAGTAGCAGATACTCATAATTTTATTGGCAATGATATATTAAGTCATAATTCATTATATGCGTTTCGTGGAGCAGATAGTAATGCAGTTAATAATGTAATTAAACAATTAAATGCAAAAGTTTTACCACTATCTATATCATATAGATGTGCAAAAAATATAGTTAGACTTGCGCAAAAACTTGTGCCAGAAATTGAATATCATTCAGATGCCAAAGAAGGTGAAATTATATCCATATCAGAGGATGATTTTTTAGATGAAGTAAAGACTGGTGATTTTATATTGTCAAGAATAAATGCCCCACTAATATACCATTGTTTAACCTTACTTAAAAAAGGCGTTAGAGCAAATATAAAAGGAAGAGATATTGGGGCAAGCCTATCTTATATGATTAAAAAATCAGAGGCTAAAACTATACCAGAGTTTAAAGAATGGCTTGATAAATGGGAGCGAAACGAGATAAAAAGACTTCAAGAAAAAGGACGAGACCCAATAATAAGCACCGATAAAGCATCGTGTTTGCGAGCATTATTAAATGATGCAAAAAGTTTGGAAGAAGTAAAAAATAATCTAAAAGAATTATTTACAGATGGTGAAGATCAAGATATGGTAATCCTTAGTAGTATTCATCGTGCCAAGGGAGATGAGAGAGAACGCGTGTTTCTTTTGACAAGAACGCTTCGCAGAGATATGAGTCAAGAAGAGAAAAATTGCGAATATGTGGCAATAACCCGCAGTAAATCTAAATTATTCTTAGTAAAATAATCACTACACCCTCTTCAACATATCACTTGCTTCCAATACCAATTTAGCAATATGTCCCAGTTGTTTTTTCTTTTCAGGATCTGCTTGTTCAGCCGAACGATAATGAAGTTTCCCTGCCAATAAGGATAATTGTTTCGCCTCATCGGCATATGAAACGGTTCCGAACATATCCTTAGATACTTCCTTATTGAATAGATCGGCAAGTTTTAGAAGATCATCCATCGCATATGTATGCCGTTGTATTACCAGCACGCACCTTGACACGGGCAGATTCCGTCATTATATTATGACGATGATTGATCACCTAATTATGCGTTCTTACATGGTTCGTTTTCATAATAGTTTTGTGGGATTTTTCGATACAGTTTCGAGTGTATTGAAAACCCTTGGTAAAGAGTGGCAAGATTACGCCTTCACAACACAAGACAAAGTTGCTCATTCGTGGGGAGCAACATTCATTAATGCGTCAAAGTCAATAGACACGATTGTGGTTGATTTACAAAGGATTAAGGATGAGCACGATGCACGACTTACAAAACCAACAGAAACACGGACAGTCATTGCTACCGAACCCACCAAAATATAGTCCGACATATTTTGTGTTGATTGTTCGTAAATATCTAATGAAATATTCGGCGGTGTATTATATTCGCACGAGTAATCTTGTTAGGAAACACCTATTGAATAGGAAGCCATTCTAATCTATTATGATTTTTAAGTCTTCCAATGGTCGCACATACAAAGCAGACTTCAACAGAAGATATTCTTGGTTGGAAGATAATAGATTTTACCTTGAAATCATAAAAGGCGATCCAATCAGATGTCGTGATGATGGTTCAGGTGATGACAGAGTATATGCAATAGCACCATACTATGATCCTATTGCAGGTATAATTTATTGGGAAAATAAGGAACGAGATGAGCAAGGTATGATCAGTGTATTCGTTCCACAAGACTTACGTGAGTATTTAGATAAGATTGTTAAGAACATGGTATTGCTATGAAAGAAATCAAATGAAGCAAATAATTGCAATCGGTTCTGGTGGAATGGACGGTAAAAATCCATCCATCGAATTATACATATTGGCACAAACAAAGAAGCAAAATCCAAAAATATTATTCCTTGGAACGCCGTCAGGAGATGACGGTGGCTACATAAAATATTTTATGGAATACTTCGATCGTTTTTCTTGCGAGCCATCATATCTTTCATTGTTCAGCCCGCCAAATAAAGACTTAGAAAGCATTGTATTAGAGAACGATATTGTTTTCGTATCGGGCGGACATTCACGCAACGCATTAGTTTTATGGAAATCTTGGGGACTTGATGTCATACTTCGCAAGGCTTATGACAACGGCGTCATCCTATCAGGTGGAAGCGCTGGTAGCGTAGTATGGTTCAAAGAATGCATCACTGATAGCGTGCCCGGAAAATTAAGTGTGATGCCTTGCCTTGGTATTTTGCCATTTAGCAATTGTCCTCATTATAGTTCAGATAAACGACGAGAAGCATACGAAAAAGAAATGGTTATTGGCCGTATCGGAAGTGGATATGCAATTGATGATCATGCAGCGCTTCACTTCGTTAATGGAGATCCAATCCGAAGCGTTTCAATCAACGGTCAATCTAAATCGTATGATTGTTTTATAGATAAAACATTCCAGCAGAAAGAAATCCATACGCATTACCTCGATAAAAAAGCAATGAGTGAGTTTGTATGGAGTTCGCCGACATTTTCCCACTTGGTATAGTTATGTTCATTCGTTATGAATATATTGAGAACCTCGGTGAGGATCCTGAAAATCATATTAATAGATGGAAATATAAAATTGTTGATGATGATTTTACAGAAGAAGGCATAGAATATGGGATAGGGATATGGTATTCATGTTTTGATACGTATGAAAAACGTAATCTTCCAGTTGCTAAAAATATAATCAGAGTATTAAAATGGTATGTGGATTACCTAATTAATAATTTTAATTATACTGACTATAACATTAAATATGCAAGTTTTGAGTGTCAAACAGGAAATCCAGAAAAATACGCAAAGTATGCGGATGAAATAGAAAAGTATCTGCTATTAGTATGAGTAAATAAATGCTATTAATTACAACACCAAATGTAAAATCAGAAACAAGAAAAATAATTAACGCTGCCCAAGGATTAGGTTGGGCGGTGTATAATGATAGTTGGCGTATTCCAGATCGGTTGAAAACCAATACAGATATAGCAATTTATGGTGAATGGTTGTTTTGCGAAACCGTTGCAGAACAAACAGGATATAAGTTGCAAAGAAATCCATTAAATTGGCTTGCAAAACTTCCAGAAGAATATGTCAATCGTAAAGTTGTTTTCACTAATTTAGGCGAAGCAAGAAGGTTAACAGAAAGAAAGTTCATCAAGCCAGCAGATAATAAATTGTTTCAGGCTAAAATATATAATTCTGGGAGTGAGTTAACTAATTCATTAGAGGATAATATACCGGTTTTAATATCGGATGTAATGAGTTTTACTTCGGAATATAGGTGTATTGTAAAAAACAGACAAGTTATATCATCGTGTTGTTATTGGCTTCATACAAAACAAATGCAAAACTTAAACCAAGCAGCAGAACTTAATCTTTCTAAAAATTATGATAACAAATTTCACGATGTAGTTAATTTTGTGAATAAAATGCTAAAAGATGATAGGGTTGAATGTGTGAATAGTTGCACCATTGATGTTGGCAGGTTCGACAAAGATAGATATACTATCATTGAAGAAAATCCAATATATGCATCTGGTATATATGGATGTGATCCGGTTGCTATGCTGGATGCGATAAAATCATCTTGTATTAGAGAAAGCAATTAAACTATGCAAATAAGATTAACGATAACTTTTTTATTAGAAAGTTATGTAGATAAAGCAATTGTTGCTTTTGTTAAAAAAGGATATAAGGTTTCAAAACAATTATTTATTAAAGATCAGTCCAATTCACCCTCATATGTTATTGAGTTTTTGTTAGAAAACCAGTTGACAAATAATCAAGAAAATGCTGACAAAACTTTAATTGAAATAAAGCAAATGCTTAGTGATACTAAATATCATTCCATCTATTATATAGATGGAAGTTTCCACGCCATCATCCGTTCAAATATAACACTAACACGAAAACCAAAAATAAAACGAGATATTCCATATCTCAAAGTATTGAAACCAGAAACAAAAGAAGAAAAGTTGGAAAACTAAAATGAATACTTGTGCAGTTTTTATGTGTGTGCCAAACGATACATCAATAGATAAAGTTGTTGCGCTGATTTTCAGGGCTGGATATGGTATTGCGCCATTCGGCAAAAGCCATCTGCTTACAGATCAAAATTGTCCAACGGCACTATTCGCATTATTGGTTAGTTCCAATGACAATATAGATGCAGAAGAAATTAGAACAACATTGGTATCTATGTTAGTCGAGAGCAACATTCCTTTTTATACATTCATTGTTTCAGTTAGCGTTGGAGGATCGCGTTTTGCTTGGTCGACCCAAAGCACATCAGCAAAAACAGATATTGGTTCATCCACAAAAAAGGCTAAGGCAACGCATCTTAAATTGGTTAAATTTACACAAGACGAAGACAGTGAAGAAGATGTTGAGGAAGATATCGAGGAAGAAACACCGGTAGCACAAGAAACAACAGAGCCAGAAATTAAACCAGAAACACCACCAGAGCCAACACAATGATTAATGATCTGACAAATTACAACAAGATACTTAATTTTCTTGATTTAATCAAAGAACATCCTAAAAAGGATGTAAATTATTTTTTCTTCGATGAAGCCAAGAAGTTCATTGTTATGGGTGAAAAACTAAAATCACTTCCACTTGTATATCATAAGCATTATACAAAGGAAGAGTTTTATGTTCATGTGGATGTTATTAATAGAAAAGTTCAGTTTTATTCTTTTGACATCAAAGACTATATCACTGGCGATAGAATAAATGAATCCACTGGCATTATAGAATGGTGTAAAGAAGTAGAAAGTAGTATCTATAATTTTTTCGCATTGAATATAAAAGAATTGTCAAACGCCACATATCCATATTCCCAACAATATAACGATAGACCAAAGTCCACGCAATCATATGCGCCGTATGATAAACCATATCAATCACAACAATCACACCAAACGCAAACCTATAATAATAACAATTATTACGGGAGCCCAGCATATAAGGAACGCGAAGCATTCATTGATAAAATAAACGATCTTGTAAAAGCAAATAAAACCGCACAAGCAACAGATTTTATATCTGAAACAGTAAGTAAAATGAATAAAGAAAACAAACAATCAATAGTAGATGATGCGTTGCGTATGATTATGATCGATAAAATCAATATACCAGTTATGGTTAGTCTGCTCGAAGCAACAAAAGATTTAGAAAATCTAAAAGAGAGAAGTTATTTTCTGAACAAAGTAAGAGATCATTTAATAAAACTGAAATCCAGTAGAGTTGATATGGTATTAAAGAGGGTAGCATAATGACAACAATTAAACACACAACAACAGTAAAAGCATCACACGATGATGTAATTGATCATATTGTCGGTATGACAGAAGAACAAGCAGTTAGGACATTAAAATTGAACGGCGTCGATAATATCAGAGTTATGAAAGATCCAAAAGCACCATATACTGCGGAACATCGTTCAGACAGAGTCAATCTCATCATTGAAGGTAATAAAGTAATACAAGCAACACGAGGCTAATCCGAACATAATGTGTTCCATCATAGTAATAAATCATCACTACAAAGGTTTTCCGCTCGTAATCGCGTCCAATCGGGATGAAGATATTGCACGCCCATCATCCGGTGTTCAATTACTATCAACAAACCCGTTGATTATGGGCGGAAGAGACGAATTAAAAGGTGGAACTTGGCTTGCGGTAAATGGTCATTCCTTATTCGTTGGAATAACTAACCAAGGTAATACAAATCCGGTATTAGAAACTCGCGGTAAAATTGTAATGGAAGCGTTGAAATCCACAAAGCTTAATGATCTTATTCAGTTCGTTGAAGAAATTGATCCGTTGTTGTATAACGGTTTCAATTTAATATTCGGGAATCAGGATAAAGTTTTCATAGCACATTCATATATTTTGCATTCAATGGTAATAAAAGAATTAACTCATGGGGTGCATGTCATATCAAATGATATGGTATTTAGTAGAATACCAGCAAAAAATCAATATGTCCATTCTAAACTTGATGCAATCACAGATAAAGATTGGCTTGCATATTACAAAATATTAAAAAGAACTCTTGCAAATAAAGATTATTTAAGAATAAAACCATCTAAAAAAGATGACAAAATCACTGGTGTATGCACAAAATCATCGTCTATATTAGCCTTTTCAGAACAAGGATTAGCAAGATATAAACTCTATGATAGAACCATACAACGATTGCCAAGAAAGCCAGATGAACCAAGTATTCCAAAATACAAAGATTACATCGATCTTTTCAGAAACTCAAATGAAAAACAAGTTTCAGAAGAAATAGACGATGAGGATGAGGACAAGGAAGAAACGGCCTCACCATTCGCTGCATTAGAGTTCTTAGATAAATGTCTAAGTAAAATAAAGTTAATTACTAAGTAAAATAAAGTTAATTACTAACAATAAAATGGCATAATTATTATGAACTCACCGAGCACAGCATCATCTGGCGAATGTCGCTACCAGAAGCAGCGCTTCGAGTTTCGTGTGCTTAATTTAGAGTTCATTCGTGGTAAATCATTAATAATTGAAGCAGTTTGCTATAATCCAAGTCTTGAATACCCTCATAATAAAGAAAAAATATTAAGATATAAAACGAATAATTTTTTTCTTCCAGATGAGGAATTGAAAATTGCGATGGCGATTATTAATTCTATTGTGAAGAAATCTAAATTACCAAAAAATAAATTATATAAATTATGCGTAAAGGATAGTAAGATATTTTTTATATTAGGATAATGTGGAAAAAAGAGACGCTAAATTAGAATTAATAAAGATATTTTCCGAAACCAAATACGAGTATGCTTATATCGATAATAAGTTCGTTGCTAATTTTATTCGCGTGATGTGGAAAAATATATTCGATAGTTGCAAGTCTGCGATAAAATCAGGTAGAAAAGAAATAGTTGTTGATGATTTTATTGTATCATCATATTCTGGTAATTACCCGCCTCATGAAAGAACCAGCGTATATGATCAGATGCTTCCTTATATTAGACAAGAATTAGATAATAGCGAAATACCATATATTGAAGACCATTATACAATGAATAAAACAGCAAGATTTAAAATTGATTTAGAAGATTTAAAGAAGTTTTCTAATGTGGATAGATTAGAGATATTGAAATAAAGGAAACTATTATGGCATCAATAGTTAATATTGTGAAGGAACACTTCCCACAAGTGAATATAGTTGAGAAAAAATCTTCGTGGTTCATGAAAGCCATTGCAGCAATAATGTTTTGGCAAACAAATGCATTTATGACCAATTATTGGACAACAATCGGAAATACAATTTATGTGGTATCACTCGACCAAGTTGAACAAGACCCAGCCAGAATATTGCATGAGAGCGTTCATGTAATGGATCGTAGCAGGAACATATTCTATTCGTTTTTATACCTTTTGCCGTTTCCATTTTTGTTTCGTGCCAATTATGAAAAGAAAGCATACTTGGCGCAATGTTATGCTAATAAAAGAATAAATCCAAGTTTTGATGTTGTTGCTAATTGGAAAGAAATAGTCGATTACAATTTTCATTCTGCAATATATTTATGGATGAATCCATTCCAAGGTTATGATTTACCAGCAGAATTAATTAGTGATTCTTTTGTCAAATTGCAAATTGATACTATGTTGAACGAATATCTCGGAGTATAAGATGGCAATACATATAAATGTCGTATGCGATCATGATGGCTGCAAATTATGTCAATCAATTGGATTCGATCAGTTTGAGGAAACTTGGGGAGATCTAATTAAAGCGTTGTATGATGCTGGTTGGAAACTTGATATGGAAGATGCCAAAGTAATCAAAGCATTTTGCCCCGAACACAAATGAAACAAGGCGGAGCAGACCCCATTGATATAGTTCTTCATCGAGAAAACTATTTTTACAATCGTAAAATATCATTGGAACAGTTTCGTTCCAATCTCGAAGAACAAAAAAATAAGTTTGCAGTTGATGCGGTATTTAGATTTATTATTGAACAAGAGCGGTTCATCCAGCATATAACTAAAAACAAACATACCGTGGCAAAACCAAAGGATGAAGAAAAGTTTTTGGAGTTATTGATTGGCGAAGCAAAAAAGGTATTCGGAAAAGAATACGATAAATTATACACGGAGATTAAAACAGAATGTATCAAATAAAAACAATAAAACAGACTTGTTTTGGTTGCCCATCACAATGGGAAGGAAAAACAGTTGATGACCACGATATTTATATTAGATACCGTGGCGGGTATCTTCGGTTGGATATCGATGGTAAAACCGAATGCGGAATGGAAGTTGGTGATGACTTCGACGGATGTATTGGCTTGGAAGAAGCGCTAACGCATATGGCGAATTATATAACTATGTGTAAAGAGGCAACAGCAGAATACTATGGATACTAAAACTTACTATAAAGTATATTTTATATGTTGGCTTCCAGATAGTCTTGGCAATATAACAAATGATCTTGACGATCGAACTGCCAGAACGAAACACTTCGATTCAAAAGAAGAAGCATTACAATACATTGAAGAAACAAAATCTTGGCAAAAAGAATGGTTGGCAAAGATTGAATTAAAAAAGGTTATTGAAACAGATGAGTCGTTCTAAATACTTGTTGCCATATGAAAAAGTTCAATTTTCACTTGATAAAAAGCTCGATACGCATAGATATATTCGTAGGTTTTTATCAGGAAAAGAATTAGATCCAATATATGATGGGCATATATTATATTCGACAAAGTTTGACATAGGAAAATACTGGTTTATAACACCTTGTAGACATAAACAATATTATTCATTACGAGAAGCAATGGTAGATTTAGATAAGAATCTAATTAAACTTGGTTATGTCATTCTGACAGAAGAACAAGCATTGTTAATATAAAATGGACAAATCCAGATACCTCACGCCATATAGTTCGATAGATGGATATCATCGCAGACGCAATTTAGAAAATTATAGTTTTGTTTGTGTAGTGTATCAAACAATAGGTAAAGAATGGACGCATTCATTTTATACTGAGAAGCAAAGATATTTTGACACAAAAGAAGGCGCGATTACAAGTATGGATACATTGCTTGTGAATAAAGGTTATATTCTTTTGACAGAAGAACAAATGTTATTAATCTAATGAATAAAGGAAAATGTCTAACACCCTATTATAAATTAGATGATAGTTATGCAAGATATTCGTTGGATAACGTGTGTATTGGATTAGTATATGAATTAGTCTCTAACGAGTGGTCTCATACCTATATAGGTGATAAGTTCAATCAAAAATACCACGATAGAAGGATTTTCAATACAATGGAAAGCGCAATGACGAGCATGGATAAAATGTTAGTCAATAATGATTATATTCTTTTGACAGAAGAGCAGGTGTTGTTGATATGAAAGAAAGTAAATTACTATCACCTTGGTCAGTTTTTGTTGATGAACAACAGATCGATGCAAATATTTTTGTTAGATGGAGAGTTGGTGGAAACGATTTACAGCCAGAGTTGTGGGGTGCGTGGGTGGCTTATTACGGTTTTGATAAATCATTTAGTCGTGCGATACATTATATAATACGCTCATCTCATAATAGGATGATTGATTTTTCCTCTATACAAGAGGGACAGAATCTGATTGATAAAGAACTAACTGATCTTGGTTATATATTATGCGATCAGGAACAATGGGATAAGTATTCGTTATTGATATGAAAGAAAGTTATATACTATCACCTTGGCGAGCACGAAAGTTTGACTATTACACGCGATATTACAGAATATCGTTAAATAATATCATTCGAGCAGAACATATTGTGGGGCATAATTCCAATCATGAGTTTTGGATTGTTATGGGTAGTATAGATAGGGAACTAATAAGTGCCGGGTATAAATTGTGTTCTTCGGAAGATGGGTTTGATAAGTATAGGTTGCTGGTGTGATTATGGATATAACAAAATTAGTGTCGCCTTGGACACCCGAAGAAATCAGGGGAATTGTAAGATGGCGAAGATATCATATTAGGTATAGAAAAAATAAAAATATGAGAACGACATTGTGTTGGGTATCGCCGAATCCTGACGGGCATTTAAGTGGATTTTCATATGAGGGAAGAGTTGTTTGGCCAAATGAAGGTATAACAGTGTTTGGCGGGCACAGGGATTATTCTAACTCACTAGTAGATTTACAGAACTTGCTTGATAAAGAATTACAAAATGATGGGTATGTGTTTTTACCACAAGAAGAATGGGATAAATATCAGTTGCTGATGTAGGACAATGTAAGCCTTGACAGGTTGGCTGGCGGTGATTATTATAGCATTTAACCAAAGGATGCTGCTATGAAAATCGGTAATGATGTTGATCGGTTTCACTCGATTATTAAAGGTAAAGTTCGAAAAGATCTCAAAAAGTTTGCTACATCAGACGCTATGACAGCACAAGTTTCAGGCAAAATTATTAAAGTGCCGTTAGCAAGCATTGACTTACCGAGATTTTCGTTTGGCGGGCAGAATGGTGGGGCTGGAAGCGGTGATGGAGAAATCGGCGATCCGATGCCCGGACAAGGTAAAGGCAAAGGAAAAGGCGGTAAAGAGGCCGGGGATGATGAAGGAGAGCATTCATACATTGAGTTTGATAGGGATGAATTGGCAGACATGATCCGAGAGGAATTACAATTACCCGATCTTTTACCAAAAGGTAAAGGCGGGGTCAATTCAGAAAAAGCAAAATACAATAAAGTTGGAGACAACGGCGTCATTCGGAATTTTAAAAGAACATATAAAAACGCATTGCAGAGATCTATTGCGTCTGGCATTTATTCACCAGACACATCGATTGTAATTCCTATTAGAAAAGATGTGAGATATAAAACTTCCAGTGTTCAGCCTAAACCAGAAACATCTTGTTTCATCGCATACACTCTCGATTGTAGCGGTTCCATGAGTGATGAGGCCCGTCAAAGGTTTCAAAAAATATGTTTTTGGATTGATCTCATTCTCGGTAAAACATATAAAAACATCGAAAGTATTTTTATTATTCATGACACGAAAGCCAAGGTTGTTGAACGCGATGATTTTTTCAAAATCAATTCCTCCGGCGGAACTCAAATATCTTCCGCATTCAAATTGGTAGCGAAATTACTTGAAGAAGAGTTTCCGTTTTCGGAATATAATTCTTATGTATTCGCTGGGGGTGATGGAGATAATTTTAGTGATGAAGACAATCGTTTGTGTGGTCAATTATTAAGAGATCGTATTTTGCCAAATTGTAATGCGTTCAATTTTGGTGAAACAAAAACCAATGCTGGTAGCGGTGATTTTGCCAGATATCTCGAAAAAGACTTCGGGGATAATGATCAAATCAATGTCGCAACAATCGGATCTGATGATGATATATTGCCTTGTATAAAGTCATTCTTTAAAAAAGGGCAATAGTAAATAGGCATAATCCTGCATACATTAGTAATCTGGGACTAATCCCAAAATATACAGGGAGTCAAATCAATGCCTAACATCCTTCACTTCGTTTTCCTTGCATTATACGCAGTTTATGTATTTTTCATGGTAGATCGCTCAAAACCAATTCCTTGGTTGCTTGCCCATGCAGTAGTTGTTCTTGGTGGAGCGTTTGGTGTATTGTTCCACACAGGTTTATATTTTCTCGTTGGTGGTTGTCTCGGTGTTGCACTTACACTAAAATCATTGTTCATCGATAAAACACCATTCATGCCAAATAAATTACAATATCTCGAAGCCTTTCTTCAAAACTTGTTTTTCTGCCCAGTTCAATCATTCGAAACTATCTATCAATGGGTAGCATCGAAGATTAATCTTCCAAAAGTTTAATTCGTTCGTTTCATTGTTTGTTTCCTTTCGTTGTTAGTTGTGTTGTTCGTTGGTCTGCTCACCCAGTATGTCAAAATGCTGGGTGAGTTTTTATACTATATTGGAATTAATGGGTGTAAGAAAATATAAATTAATAAATAAAAACTGTCCAGTCTGCGATAAAGTATTTACTACTACACAAGGTAGTCCGAAAGAGAAAACAACATGTTCATTAGGATGTTCTAATACATATTTTTCTAACTTACGACATACAGATTCATCCAAATTAAAAACATCATTAGCGTTGCAGAAACCAAAACAAGAAAGAAACTGTTTATTTTGTAATAAAGTCTTCGTTATTAAACATAGAAAAACACAACAATACTGCTCTACCAAGTGTAAATCACAAGCTCCTACAAACCCAGAAACTAGAAAACGTCTTTCAATTAAAGCCAAAGAACGTGTGGCTAATGGAACCCATACTGGATGGACATCAAGATCTAAAATAGAACCATCCTACCCAGAAAAATATATTATATCTATGTTGGACGAACTTAATGTTTCATATCAACGTGAATACAAAGTAGGGAAATGGTTTATTGATTTTGCCAATATAGATAAAAAATTAGCGATGGAAATTGACGGAAAACAACACGAAATATTAGAACGAAAGCTTTCAGATGAAAAGAAAGATAGATTTTTAATAGATAATGGTTGGATTATTTTACGCATAAAATGGAAAAAAATAACGTTAGAGTTTCGTAATGAAATTATTGAAAAAATAAAAATGTTTTTTGGTGTATAATGAGAATATGTAGTTTTTCAGATATGCATGGACATCATAGGGGTATTGATGTTCCCGATGGAGATGTTGCGGTGTGTTGTGGTGATATTACCATTAGCGGTCAATTAAAAATTATGAATGATTTTGCAGAATGGATGGGAGAACTTCCTCATAAAAAGAAGTATGTCATATTCGGTAATCATGATCGGTTCCAAGCACAATCATACTATCGTGATACGGCTCTGGCATACTTACAAGATGCTGGCATCACATATCTGGAAGATAACGAAGATGTAATTGATGGAGTAAAGTTTTATGGTTCGCCTTGGACACCTGCATATGGTGAGTATTGGTTCATGGCTTCGAGAGGTGAAGATATTGCAAAAAGATGGAATGCTATCCCTAATGATGTTGATATACTCATAACACATTCACCGCCATATGACATTCTCGATCGGGTTCCAACAGGAGAGGTTTGGTTTGGAGAAGAGATTATTCGTAATATCGGATGCGAAATGCTTGCAAAACGCATCCAACAATTAAAATCATTGAAGGCTCATCTTTTCGGGCATTGTCATCCAAGCAGCGGGGTTAAAGTAATTAACGATATCGTATTCGCTAATTGTGCAATTTTGAATGCCAAATACGAAGTTGTCAATCCAGTGAGAGTAATCGATATCTAATAATTCAGTATTTTACTAATGGATTTACTAACTAAAACCTCACAATTCGTAGCATCAATCGAAAAACTTGGTGATATAAAGTTATTGGTTAAAGCATCAAAAGCACAAGAAAAAGCAGCACAGGTTTCGGAAAAAGCAAGAAAATTGTTTGACAAATACATAGAAAGTAGAGAAGACAAATGACAATCGGAACAGCATTATTCCTCGCGTTAGCAGTATTCATCGTTTGTGCATTCGGGTTTCTTTTGGCGATATATCTAAAAGAATATAATCGCGAAGAAAAAACAATCCAAAAACTGGTTGAGCAACAAGAGAAGTATTATGCAAATGCTGGCTCAATGCCGGTATATGTTTATGACATGCCAGTAGCGCCAAAGAAAACAAAATCCGCGGAAGATAAGTTTGTTGTTCCGTCAGAAACCAGTAAGAGCAAGAAAAACGTTAACTAAATTATTTAGTTATGGATAAAAAATATCTCTCTCCATATATATCCGGTCATATCTTTTAAAACTGGATTGAAAAACTTACCGTATGTATTTTTAGAACCTTGCCGTATAAAAAGAGCGTATTTTACTACGGAATATTACTTAAATTCTTCCTATTTAGTAGAGATTAAAAATCATATGGATAACACGCTTATTTTTTCTGAATACATTCTCTTAACACAAGAACAATGGGATAAATATCAGTTGTTATTTTAATATGCTAATTAACATTCCTCCGTTCCTATCTTATGTTCGTTCCGAGTTCATATTCAATGATATGACGGGACAACAGTATTTTCAGGACGCAACAGCATTCGCAATATCATCTCGACCAAATGAAACATTGAAGTTTCAGATACTTGTGGGTGAAGGTAGGATACATTCGGAAGTCTCGGTCGCTGCCTTGACAAATAGCAAGGAAGCGGTTAAGTTGAGTGATGAGGGTTGCAGTTATTCGGTATTCAGCGATGACAAAGTTTCCGTTATTGTGCTCGAATATCTTGCTGGATTAGGAACCTGCATTGTCAATAATAAAGACGGTTCGCATTGGCAAAATGGTCAATATGTATTGACAGTGGAATGGGAAAATCTAAAACAACAGTTGCATCTAATTGAGTTGGATGATGGCAATTATGTGTTTTGGGGCAATGAAGGATTGGTGTGGGGTCAATGAAAAAGATGATTTTTGATCTAACACAAGATCATTCAGATTACAAGTATAGAGTTTGTTTCAATCCATATGAAAACGATATTGATATTAAGGTTAGTATTGAGTTGATGGAAACTGGTCATAATTATTGGCAAGAGGTTGAGAGCATTAGTATTACCGGTCAAAACTTCAATGAACTAATTGAACATATGCAACGATATCAAAAATTGATGGTGTTAGCGTGAAAGAAATAAAACTCAAAATCGAAAGCGAAATAGAAAGACAGTTAGTTATTAAAGTTTTCGATGATGGTAGTATTGACTTAAGTTTTGATCGTAAGGCTAATTGGGTATCAGCGGATGGAAGACATATTGAAAGAAATTGGGCATCCGATCATGTCGAAGCGATATCAATAGAGGATATGAAATCGCTTGGTGATGCTATCATAAAAGCATCCAAGTTATTGGTGTTGGCGTGAAAAATAAATCATATATCTTTTCCTGCCCGCTCCCAATACCAAATAAATGGTTTGAGTTTCAGTTTCAATGGCGTGGTAATCTTGCTTCGATGTGGGAACTATATCTAAAACGCAGGGTAAAGAAGGATCATGCGGGTATATTTTTTAGTTTTTCAATGTTGAAATTATTCTTTTTGGAAATGAAGATTGCAGACATTGGGATTTTGATAACGACGATTTTGAACCAACAACACACAACAAGGAAGAAAAACAATGACAGCAGTATCATCAGATTTTAATATGCAACGGATTAACACCAAGGAATTGTCTGAAATAACCGCAGCCACTATCCAATACGGTGGTAATATTTTCTCTTGTGCCCGAAGGGGTAGTGGTAAATCAGCAATCGGAAAGAGTTCGATCAAAAACTCTGGTTTTTCGATGTTGTATCTAAATGCCAGCACATTCGAACGAACTGATGCAGGCGGTTTCCCAAAAATTATGGATGTGAAAGAAGCAGAGTTTATTAAGTTTCTGCTTCCATATTACTACGAAACCCTAATGAAGGGCAACGAAAAAGTCGTCGTTTTCTTCGATGAAATCGATAAAATGGATCATAGCGTCATTGCACCATTACTTGAATTCACACAATTCCACACGATCAATGGTCGCACCCTTCCTAATCTACAAGCAGTCCTAATGGCAGGAAACCTTCCGAATGAAGGTGGTTCGCGTCCGCCACTTCCATTGCTTGACCGTGCAGAGAAGTATCTTGTTGAAGCAACAACAACGCAATGGCTTGATTGGGCAGCAAAAGAAGGACAAATCCACGCTTCAATCACAGCATATCTTGCTGATCACGGAGAAGATCTTTTTGGAGATACAGATCCCGGCGATGTTTATGCAGACCCTTCACCACGCGGATGGCATAATTATTCCAACATTCTTACATTCGGTGAGAAACACAATTGGTCTCATGGTATCTTAACCAACAAAGCATCTGGTTGCGTTGGTCGAAAAGTTGGTATCAAATATGCTGCGTATTTTGATCACTATCAGGTGCTTTTGCCAATCGTTGAGAAGATCATGCGAGGCGAAAACATCAAAGGTTTTGATGATCTTGAACCAAGCAAGCGTTGCGTTGCATGCATGATTGTTTGCAATCGATTGGCTCGTTTGCTTGACGAAAATGCGGAAAAGAATAAAACCAAGAAGAAGGACAGGGAACTTCCAAAGGAAACAGAAACGGTTGCAAGTTTCCTTCGAAAAGTTGATCCAGAGTTGGCATTGGTTAGCATCCGAAGCCAAATTGGTCTTGAACGAACGGTTGATATGGATCTTGATCAATCGCCAGAGTTTGATGCCATTCTCAAAGATCTTTCAGGGCGAATGAAGAGCGGTGGATGAGAGCAATCTCATTCGAAATTGATGATGACCGTTGTGGAGGCAAGCCCTGCCTCCCCGGTCATCGCATTACAATCAATCAAATAATCGCTATGGTCATCGAAGGAATGACACGAGACGATATACTTGATTTTTGGGGTAGGGATTATTTTGATGATCTTGACTTGAATGATTATATTGACTTCGCACAACGCGTTGTTGCTGATAATGGTTATTGCCCCGGTGGATTGAAGTTTGCAAAAACTTGGGCACAAGTTTCAGATGAAGAAGAATGGAAATATGTAGAAGGTCAACTACCCTTGCCTAAAGGCAAGGGCTTGTATCTGCCAACGTTGCCGTTGACGATACATTGGAATTGCTTCCGTTAGGACTATTGACTGAGCCCGATCCAGCGGGGCGAAGCCCCGCTTGATATTTTTGAGCAATGTTGAAAGACGCATTCAGATCGGCATCGCAAGTATAACCGCATTCTCTGCAATTAAATCTGCTTCCTTTTCTGTTTGCTTTTCTTATATTGCCACATTTACTGCACGATTGGCTGGTATATCTTCCGTCTATAAAAACAACGTTTATACCTTTTGCCATCGCCTTGTATATGAGAAACTGTTCTAACTGATAGAAAGACCACGAATGAGCGTCTGCCATATGTTTCTTTTTCCGTTTCATATTCTTTCTAATATCCGTTAGTTTCTCTAATACAACCGTATCACCAGTTTGCAAAAGTGCTACTATCTGTTTCGATATGCAATGGTTAACGTCAGCCCTGAACCGTCTCTCCTTCGATCGTATTTTCCGAAGGTGTCTTTTTGCTGAACGCGTGCCTTTCTTTTGCAACTCTGTTCTCAACTTCCTATACTGTCTCGCTTTCTGTTTGATTTTTCTGCCACCGAAAAACTTACCGTTTGACAAAACGGCTAAATTGTTTTCACCTCTATCGCAACCTATGATTCTACCGTTTGGTTCTGTGTCTGTAATCTCTTTTTCGAATACAACGTTTAGTATTACTTGTTTACCGTAGATTTTCAATTCTGCTGATTTATTTTTCCATGTTCTGTATTGACTATAACATTCTGGTAAAGAAAACGCAAAGCGTTTTCTTCCTTCCAATGTGAGAAGGGAAACTTCGTTTCGTTCTAACCATAACGAATAAGAACGGGCATCATAACGGATGCTGCAAAGTTTGCTCTTCGGGCACGAAGTCTTTTTACCTTTTCGTTTTAGCCCTGCTATTGAAACTAATGATTCTGTTGCCTTGGTTCTTGCAGAAACGGCTAATTGAGCAGGAAGCGTTTGACGCATTGTGCTATAAGTTCGTTTATGGAGATCGTATCCTGATGTTATTTTCCCGTCATAACCGTCTTGACAAGCGTAGTTATAAGCGTTAGTATAAGCAATAGCCGTAGGCAAAAGTTGCTCTTTTGCGTTTGTGAGAAAGATTTTGACGGTTCGTAAGAGGATCATAACTGAATACTAATATAACACATTATTACCAGATGTCAAGAAAAAAGTGAAAGAAAACGAAAACAATTTTAACGGAGCACAATTCCTCCGTCGCCTAAAGGCGACGGTATCCTTGTGATAAGATGATGAATAAGGCAAATAAAACGCAATATCGTGTGTTATATAACCAGACTGTTGAACGAGAAGAACACTTAAAATCATTCGGATATAATGTAGTTTCAATGTGGGAAAACAATTGGAAAAAGAGGAAGACAAATGAAGTTTAGCAAAGTCATTGGCAAATGTGATCCTAAATTGGTTAAACAAGCGGAGGAAAAATTATCCTCGGTTTTTACCGAATTGTCATTAGGTTATGACAATAGGGCGTTAGGAACTAATTTAGGTGGTGACCCTTTCATTTTCAATTTAGTGTTCCCTCTTCCGCATATATGCGATGCGATGGGGGTTCAACTTGATGATTTTGAGAAAAGCCAAAAAGAAATCGAGAAAAAACTTGCTGATGGCCAAGAATTAACAAAAGAAGAAAAAGATCAAATATCTGATGAAGTAAAAAAGTATAAAAGCCATATGAAAGGCAAAGTATTGAGGACCGCTGCGACCAATGGTCGCCAGTTTTTCTGGGCACCAGACTTCGTGAATAAGATGTCAAAACTTGGATTGAGATTGGTTTTGATACATGAGGCCCTCCATGCTTTTGCAATGCATCCTTCCCGACGTGGTTCGCGTCTTCCACGCCTATATAACATTGCAATTGACTTCAAAGTTAATCACGTTGCATTGATGGATCTAAAAACTCGTGGTCGTAAAGATTACATAAAGGATTTTAAAGAAGGTCTTGGAGACTTCATTACTCTCGAAGAACTTGCCCAAATGTATAGGGATCCTTTTAATCCGCCAGAGCATCTTGCTCACTTCAATCCAATTCATGCTCTTCGTGAAAAAGCCGATCCTGCATATAAGCATCCCGGTGATGATAAGCCACCAATGTATTACGCAGAAGAAAAACTCGAAGGAGATATGCTGAAACCAGAAAATATCTATGCATATCTATATTCGTGTATTCCAAAATGTCCAAAATGTGGAAAACTTGGAATGTATAAGAAGCCCGACGAATACAAGAAACTTCAAAAACAAATCCAAGAGCAACAAAAGAAAGACGCAGAAGAGAAAGCAAAGGCAGAAGGTAATAAGCAATCTGCTGGTGATGGAAAAGAACAAGATAATCAGACTAACCCCGGTGCTGGTAGCAAAGGTAGTAAGCCATCAAAAACCGGTGGTAAAGGATCTCATGCTGGCAAAAACATGAAGGGTCAGAAAGACGATCAACATGATCATTCTGATCATGGAGATAGTTGTGAGCATGAGGGTCAATGTGATAATCCTCAAAATACCAAAGGTCAGGGCAAAGGGGAAGGTCAAGAACAGAGCGAAAATGGCTCTGGCGGGCAATCTGATGCCAGCAATGGGCAAGAACCGGGCGAAGGGGAAGGTGGGGCTTGTTGCGATGGTGAGGAACAAGGCCAAGGCCAAGGACAAGGACAAGGACAAGGACAAGGGCAAGGACAAGAAGGTAATTGCAGTGGCGATCAAGAAGGATCATGTGGAACATGCGGTAATGGTTGTCCCGAATGTGGTGGCGGAGATAGTGAATATATAGATCCATTCGGAACCGGTGATCTTTTGGATGAACACATGGATTGCGATGTGTCAGAAGATGAATTGGCCAAGAGGTTGTATGATGCTGCGGAAATGGCGAAAAAGATGGGTGGCAAGGTTCCACTTGGCCTTTCCGACGAATTAAATGACCTATTGGAGCCAAAGATAAAATGGGAAGATCTTGTTCGTCAAATGATGTCAAAGAAACGAGAAGGAAAAGGACGTAATAATTGGAACAAATGCAAGAGCCGGCCATTGTTTGCTGGATTGTATGTGCCTAAAAAACAAGAGGTATTCCTTAATATCTTGGCTGCATACGATTGCTCAGGTTCAATGTCAGGTGATGACATCGCACTTGGTATCAGTCAATTACAAGTAATTGATACAAAAGGTGAGGTGTTTTTGTGTCCTTGGGATTGCGTTCCATACTGGTCGGAAATGGTAAAGATCAGCAAAGCAGATAAGGAAAATCTGGTCAAGGCCAAGGTGCATGGTCGTGGTGGAACAGAAGTATCACGTGTATTCAATGAATATGAAGAACAATGTGGTAAGGTTGATCTCATCATAATTATGACAGATGGTTTTTTGAGCGATCCAGAAGTATCTAATGCACGACCACCACCAAAAGGCACCGACGTCCTTTGGCTAATTACCAGCGATCATAAAACGTTTAAGCCTCCCTTCGGACGTGTTAAAAACATTCGCAACGAATAAAAAATTACATCAAATATGTTCCTCTCACGATATATAACAGTGAGAGGAACATATATGTCTTTAAAATCAAAACCTTCCATAACCATAACTTGCGACGGCGAAACCAAAACATTCGATAATTACTATCGAGCCTATCATTATTTTTATGAAAAGGCATCTGCCATCGATAAGCAGCAACGACACGACAGAGCAGAACAAGTATATAAATCAAATCCAAAATATATCTACGAAGTAAAATTCGTATTGGAAGAGAAGTTTGGATTTTGGGTTGCAACAACAAAAGAGCATAAATATAATATAAGAAAAAACAATCGACCATTCTCATTCGGAAGTCGTGTTATGTTTCATTTAACCGGTAAAGAATTGATTGAGTTTTACAATCGATATGTAAAAATGTCTATCCTCGAAGGATAAGTTTCGATGGAATTATTCATCCCATTCGCCAGAAACGATGGAAGAAACATAAAAGAACGAAGGCTAAAAATTACAATAGATAATAATTTATGCGTTATTAGCGAAGAATACAAAATAAGAGATACTTGGTATGACGACAGAGATGGATATAATACAGTCGATTTTCCCGTCGAACTGATGTTAGACTTGGCGGAAGCATTGCAACGAATGAATAAGTTATTGATATTGAAATGAATAATTTAGATATACCATTTACTGATGGATTTGAGGGTAGTATTTATTTACGTGAAGACGGTAGTATTGGTATTTGGGATGGCTGTAATGATATGATAATTGATCCATCGGGTTGGAAAGATTTTGTCGAAGCCGTAAATAAAATGGATAAATTGCTGATATTGAAATAAATCTAATTTATTTTTCTATTCGCGAATGCAAGTTTTACAACAGCATTATATTTTGATGGGTCGGCTAATACTTCGGCTGCATATTTTCGGACGTCAGGAACCCATTGTTTAAATGATCCGCCGTGTCCTATCATCAAATGATCCTCTCTTCCAATCATCATACACAGTGTAATCAAATTGTTTGGATCCAATTCTAATTCTGGGAAAACGTGGAATGGTTTTATATGGTGCACATTCAATCTTTCCGTTCCTCCACAAGCAGCACAAGCTGGATGCTCTTCCAAAAAATGTTTCTCGACGGTTGGCCATTGACCCGATCGTTTCGCAGATAATCCGACATCTCGCAAATGATGTCGAATAAGATTGATGCCGTGTTTTATAGTTTTAATCATTTAACTAAATGTGATAATAATAGATGTTAATTAATGCAGAATATAATTCCAAAACAAAATCAATAAAAGTAATAGATACAGATTTTATTGATATCGTTAAAAACAGAGGGGATGGTGGTGGATCAAACTCCATATTAGATGGAGTCGTCAGAATATATGAAAAACGAAAACTTAATGTTGCGTTAAATATAATTAGATTTTTAAGAATAGACAAAGAGACAGGTTATACAATACCGGATACTATTGAGTATTTTAAATATAAAAGTGCGTATAATACACATTTAGCATGCGCTATATTTAATAAATATAAGGAGGATATAGATAAATACCTAATACTACTTTAATACTGCGGGTGTTTTTTTTCGGCGCCCCACCTTGACGCACATGCGGGGAGTGCATACATTAGACGATACTATATGCGATAGCACGGCAAAATGCCATGCATCAAAAGAAAGTGAATATATAATATGAGTGATAATACTAAAATAGATATTATGGAAGCAATAAAAACTAAATTATATGAATTATTGAACTCTCTCGAAGAGGATGAAAAAACTACGGTTAAGGATCTGGTTGATAAAATAGTTTATGCCACAGGGGTAAAGATAAGCCAGGCGAATGGCATTGTGCCAATGTTAATACATAATTGGGCTCAGGCTGGGAATGGACGAATTGAACGAGGTAGAACCGGTGGCGTATATCGTGGAACTAAAAAGGAACGAGTAGATCCGCGACCACGATGTTCCGAATGTCATCAGGTATTGCGGAAGATTAACTCATCGGAAGATTCAAAATAGGAGTAAAAACAATAAAACCAAATCATTACATTGCCGAATGATCTGGCTTGACTTCCGCCTATCGAAGCCTTAAGGTTTCAGGATGAGCACTACACCGCCCGCACACATGGACACACCAGAGAACCGTTTCTTGTGGCAACGCAATGTAAGAGATCAATATAAAAGCGTATCTACGGAAGATATAAAAAATGATCTAAAAGAAAAAGCGTTGCCAGCAGGCGTATTGGTGCAAAATCTTGAAAAAGATTTTAATATTGGAACCATACTCCGTTCAGCAAATGCGTTTGGTATTTTTGATTTTTATTATTATGGCGCAAGGCATTGGGATAGGAGAGGATGTCAGGGCTCATATCACTATGTAAATGTAAATCACTTCCGAACCCTTGATGAAGTAAAGCAATTAAAAGAACGATATGTATTCGTTGGTATGGAAAATAATACAAGTCGTGGTTCGGTTGATATTCGTAAATACCAATGGAGATCAAATAGTTTGATTGTGATTGGTGAAGAAAAAGATGGTATCACGAACGAGTTGTTAGACTTATGTGATGATTTAGTTGAGATACCAATACAAGGTTCCGTCCGTAGTTTTAATGCCGGCGTTGCAAGCAGTATTGCATTTTACGATTATGTGAATAAAACACAATGATAATTGATTTTACATCGACATATGATTTAGATAATTTTACCCATTGTTGTATCTGCGGAAAAGAAAACGATGTATTCGAATTAAATCAATATACGTGTTATGATTGCAAATTATTAACTGAAATAGATGAGATGCATAGAATCAAGCAAATATGGGTTGGCTGGGATTGCTATATAAATAGTGCTACTGGTTTTAGTTGGTTTGAACAGCCATTCTTTTTAAGTATAACAAAATCTTACATTAAAGTATTTTGCCATGGCGAAGAAATAAAAAATCTGCCAGCGCCAGAAACAATAGATATGAAAAAACTATACAACAATATCGATACATACAAATTACTAATATGAAAGGAAATAATGCTATATCTTATATTTAAAACAATATACACAGATGGTATCATAGAAAAAGTGGAACTTGTTGAAGCAGATCAAAATGAAGCGAGCGCAATTAGTTTTACTAAATTATATGGATTGCAGACACCAAAAGATCTAAAAAACAGAATTGCATATAGTTATATTCCAATGCAGGTAATACAATGATTTTGGGCACAAGCGGACATAGATCATTGGGCGAGGCTTCGTTTCCTAAATCATCGTTTAATGCTATTTATGACAAGACGAAAAGCATTATTCAAGAGTTAAAACCAAGTCGCATTCTAACAGGTTTCGCTATTGGTTATGACCTAATGGTTGCTGATTTATGCGTTGAAATGCAAATACCATTCATTGCTTGTCTTCCATTTAATGGTCAAGAAGCATATTGGTCGGTTTATGACCGTAAGCATTACAACGATCTTTTAGCGAAAGCAGATAAGATTGAAGTAATTAACCGTGGATCGTTTGCTTCGTGGAAATATCAAGCCAGAAATGTTTGGATTGTTGATAATAGTGATAAGATGCTGGTTTGCTATTCAGGTGTTGCAAGTGGAACCAAAAACTGCTATGATTATGCGGTGAAAAAGAATAAAGAGATTATTAGGATTAATCCGTTGGATTATAGGAAGTAATCTAATATATTGGCATTTATATTGTTATGAATAAATTGTTCGAGAAATGTAGGGAGTTTTTGAAACGAGCAACGGAATTGAAAGTTTCGCTTGTGGAGAATAATGATCCAATTTTGAAACAGTTGAGCGAGTTGAAAGATTTTGATGATAGGGTGGAGTTGGCGAAAAAACATTGGAAACTGCTTGGCGAAGGTAGCAGTAGAATTGTTTTTCAAATTAGCGATGATCTCATAATCAAAATAGCATATAATAACAAAGGGATCGCACAGGATAAGGTTGAGGCAGAGTTTGATTTACAGAAGCCTTGCGTTGCGAATGTTGTTGTAGCGGATCCGGAAGGTAAATGGCTAATAATGAAATTTACCGAAACGATGACAAAACAAGATTTTAAAAAAATTGTTGGTTTTGGTTTTGAGACATTTATGAACGCATTATTTTATGCATATAATAATGAAAGCGATGAATGGGTTGAACCAAAAGAATATGACAAGATAAAAGAACATCCGTTGTTTAAGTGTTTGGGTGAGATGGTTGTTGATGGAAATTGTTTGTTGGGAGATTTTGATAAAACAAGCAGTTTTGGAATACGAGATGGGAAAGTTTATTTACGGGACTGGGGATTTAATAAGGCAGTTAATAAGGATTATTACGAAGATAAAACTCCATCAAAATCTAGTCCTCCTAAAACTTCGAGTTAATTTTTTATACGCCCAAGCGGTATATTGTTTTGTTTTTTATATTTTGTAATTAATTTTTCTATTGTTTTTGGTGGAATATTAATTATTTTACTAATTTTTAGTGCGGAAAGTTTTTCATTAAATGTTAAATCAATAATCTTATTATAAGTTTCACTATCTATAATCATTTTATTGGTTTTGTTATTTTTATTTTTTTAGCGAGTTCCGAGCGACGTTTTTCGGTTAGAGGACGTTTAATTCCTTTGACTATACCACAAATTGTTTGTCTGCTTACCTTGTAAGTTGATTGTAAATCAGCAAGTGAATAATCACCAGTTGCATATAATTTTTTTATAGTTTGCTTTTCTTGATCATTGATTTTTCTTCTTGCTTTTTGGCTTTTTGCCCACTGCCCATTTAATCTTTTTTCGATTGCTTTTTGTTTGTCATAATTATTTTTACCTTCGCGACCTTCGTTAGTAAGAAAGGTTCGATCATTAGGCGATTTTATTTTAGCATTACGCTACCAACGGTACTTATACCTATTTCATATTTTCTTGCTAACTGCTTTCTTGTATATTTTCCAGATTTGTAATCGATACATAAATCTTGTGTTTTTTCAGGAGTTAAAATAAAATTACCAATATTTGGTGATTGATATGTTCCATCAGATATTCTTTTTTGAACCGCTATGCTTAATTTTTCCTTTGTTGCATCTGAAACGATTACTCCAATAGATCCATCACCCCCATCGGTTAAATTGTATCCATAAAATGGATTTTTAGTTTCGAAAAACGCAATATATTTTATTTCTCCCGCTTTCATTTCTTGGCTGGAATTATATTCCCTGATCACTTCAAATTTAAAATTTTCAGCACCATATTTTCTAATTGCTCGGGAAAGATAACAGTGATACCTTCTTGCTTTCGAATTATTTGCAGAATAAATATGACCACGCATTCTCGTGGCGGAATTGGTGGTAAATCCTATATATAATTTCCAATTAATAATATTAATTATTTTATATACGTAAAATCGTTTTTCTTTTTTATTTTTTGCTACTAACATTTTTAATACCTTCTTTGATTAAGAAACGACATAGCATAGCATAATTTCTTCATCAGTAAGTCTTACATTAATTTGGTGATTGAACTTTTTCATTTGATATCCTTGATGTTTTTGATCCCATAAATATATATCAATAGTAGTAGAAAACGTAATAAAAGTGCATTTAAGTAGGTAAAAATGTTATTGTACTTGGCGGTGATAATATTTGGTTTAATGTCAATGACTTTTTTGGGTTATTTTTTTCACTGGATTTTCCACCAAAAATGGAGCGGTCGCTTAAATGTCGCTCACAAAACTCATCATAATATTTTATACCCGCCAAAAGATTTTGTATCCGATGTATATCGAGATCCAAAAAAAGATAACACGGTTTATTTATTCGGACTTGTGTTTGCTCCATTTATATTGACAGCATTCTTTCTAACAGTTTTCCGAATAATTCCACTTGGTATTGGATTAATTATTCTCGGTGAGATGGCGATCGTTGGCACAGTTAATAATTTTTTACACGATGCGTTTCATCTAACAAATAGTTTTTGGCATAAGTTTTGGTTTTTTCCGCGTTTGAAAAGACTCCACTATAATCATCACGTTAGACAAAACACGAACTTCGGCATTTTCTCATTCATGTGGGACAAAGTTTTTCAGACTTACAATAACAAATAGGATCATCCATGACACGCTTATTATGTTTGCTTGGATTGCATTGTTTTATTCTCTACTATATAAAAGAGGACGAAGAAGTTGAGTGGAAGTGTTCAAAATGCGGTAAGCATTGGGAATGTATTTTTTAGTGGAGAGACGATTATGCAATGTATAATAAAGGGCGTCAAAAACGAACGATGGATATCTTGGTGCGATGAATATGTATCATTCCAAAATTGTATTATTGATGTAATGGATTTATGTCATCACCACAAAGGTGATGTTTGCAAAGATTGTTTAATGGCATTAATTAGAAAACTATTGAGTATTAGCGATAAAGAGCATTTTGATATACTAACATGAAACATATAAAGAAACGACATACCCCCAAATCAGGCTTGTCTATTGGGCATCGCTCGTATTGTGATAAATTAAGTTTATGGGATGACCGTAATCTGACATACTCCCCGACATAAATGTTCGGGGGTTCTTATGTTTCAAGTTTTCTTGAAAAGATTACTCTTTTCAAGCACAGTAAAGATTGTTTGCACGAATTAATTAAGTATCTTCGTATATTAGAAAATGAAAACCTTACCCTATTGACATAGGAGATATCGGCATGACCCTCACGCCAGCAGCCGTAGCAGCAGCCAAAACAAAATTACAAAATAGCCAGCACGCCCGCCTACGCATCGGGATTAGCGGTGGCTCAGGTTGCGAAGGTTTCACGCTCGCCTTAAGTTATTCCGATGGCGACCTTCGTGCCAATGACACAGAGTTTCTTTTCGACGATATAAAGATCGTTGTTGATGGTAAAAGTCTTGCATTATTAATAGGAGCAACAATCGACTATGAAAAGAGTTTGATGCAAGAAGGATTTATATTAAAAAGTGAAAAAATACAATCGGTTTGCAGTTGTGGAAAATCATTCGTAATCACAAAGGAATAATCAAATGATACTTGGAATATATATCAAAAATCGCAAGAAAGATAAATGGAGTTTATTCACGGTATCAAAAGATTTAGAAGTGGCAAAGAAAACAAGCAAGAAATTGATAAAAGAGTTTAAAGAAATTGGTTATGTTGATGTAGACGCGATAGTCCAAAAGTTTGACAATGTTTATGACATCCCCGGAACATTAGACAAAGTCAAAAAAGAAGCGGAATTATATAATTAATAATGCTACAAAAAATATGTCATATATGTGGTAATGATATAATTATGGATTATAATCATACAGGCAATACGACATATCGTTGTCATGACCATTATGTAGAACACAGATGGACAAGTCATATCGGTAATCATATTGTAGTTCATAAATATTATGATTATGATGGTAGAAAAATGTTTATATCTATAAATATATCTAATGGACAAGCCTCATCATGGTTAGGATTTTTTGATCAGAATAATACAATAAAATTAGATAAAAATCTAATCGATAGATCTAATGAAGAGATATTCAGTTTATATGAAAAATTAACATTATTAAGGTAGGTAAGAAAAATGGTGGGATGGTCAAGAAAAAATAGAGAACCGAGTGAGCCTTGCCCTTGTAATAATGTTTGCTTGTGTCATAAGCCACAAGGAGAAACTTGGGAAGTATGGTTATTATGTTTTATTGGACTTGCAGTATTAATTGCATTTCCATTTTTAATGTATCAAATTGGTCATCATTCGCCAAGAGAACAACACATTGAAGTAAATGGTCAGGATTGTATCGTCATGAAAAAAATTGATGGTGTAGGTAGCACCGGAAATCCTTATGGTCATGATGTTGCAGTTTGCCCAACTGATATAAAATGATAACAAAGTTTATTGACAAAGGCAGAAACAGTATTCTCATCATTGATGATACCTATGGAGAGGTTGAATTAGGTATAAAAATGGGATATATGTTTATATGTTGCATTAGATCGGTAATAGAGTTTTATACGAGTAAAGGTGATGATATAGCAAAAAACATTTTAAAATTCATTGTGCTATACAGCAAGTGTAGAGGAATGTCGATGTTAGACGCTATACGGTTCATTAAAGAATATGATGAAGAATATCATCAATATGGCGAACAATTAGAAAAGTATTTATTATTACTATGAACCGATCATTTATTTTCCTATCAGGTGAGTTCCGTATAACATTACCGCTTGTTTTCCAGCACGATAATTGGATTCACAGTCAGACAGCAAAAACGTTATATCTTAACGGAGACAAATCTTTTCATCGCCATAATATGAACGAACATTTATTGGGTTGTATATACCACGCAAGTGTTTCCGACGACACAATCAGACGACAAAACTTTAATTTTCTAATTGACAATAACATTCCTTGCTATCCCGATCCAAGAAAATTATTAAGTATTGACAACAGGCATGCGTGCATGGAAAAAGTGATTCGTGCTGGGCTCAATACTAATACAGTTATTCAATCAGAATACACGAAAGATATTCCAATACAATATCCATTCGTTGTAAAGACTGGCAATGAGCATCAGGGACAGGGAAAGTATTTAGTTAGAAATGAATTAGAGTTGCCAAGGTGGGAAGGTATTGCAACGATAGAACCGTTTTTTGATGGTATATCTTGTAGGGTGTTGTGGATTGGTGATGACTATTTTACCTTGCGTTTTGACAACGAAACTTCGTGGATTAAAAATAGTAGCGGAGCAGAGATGTCATTGTATCCCGAAATGCCACAAGCGGTTGTAGATCATTCAAGAAAAGTAAAAGAAGTGTTTGGATTGGATGTTTGTGGAATTGATTATATTGTTGGAAAAGATGGCTGGTGGTTTTTGGAATACAATTATGCGCCTGGATTGGACATCAGCGATCAAGCGACGGAAGTGGTGAATAAGTTTTTTGGTGAAAAAATGAAACGGGTTGAAGAGCAAGTTGGAATATAACACCGTTAAAATAATACGAAAATATTCTACAGGAGATATTAGATCTCCTGATTACGAATTAAGTATTGATGGGACTGAATATCTATATGAGTGTTTTCCTAAAATAACTCGATTATATAAAAAATGGATACCTATGTCTTTTCAAGATGCATATTATTTACGAACAGCTCTTTTGATGGATGAATATAATCCGAAAGAAACATTGGACAGATTTTTTAAATTGTTAATGTTAGCATAAATGAAATATAAAGAAGTAAAATTACTGAGTGGCGGGGATTATTTTTATGGTACGCCACATTATTACTATAACAGTGAATATTCATTAGCAATTGATGGTAAAATATATCAGTATCACATAAAAAAAATTACATTTATTTATAATTTAAGCGATGCACAACGCGTTCCGCACAAATGGATAGACGGAATACCGCATCCAATTGATAAAAAACAATTACCTATGGTTTGGTGGGAATTGCCAGTAAGAATTCAAATGAATAAAGATAACCCAAAAGAAACACTGGATAGATTTTTTAAATTGTTATTATTACAGTAAGGAGTTTCATATGTCGAACTGGCATCCGTGTGTTTGCAAATTAAATAAAATTGGGCGCCATCCAAATGCAGATTCGTTAGAGATCTCGCAGGTGTTAGGCGACAATACAGTTATATTCAAAGAGAACCAATACAAAGAAGGCGATCTCGTTTCATACATACCTTATGACACGATCTGCCCGGATATAGAGGTGTTTTCGTTCCTTGGTGATAAAAAACGCATCAAGCCTGCACGCTTGCGCGGTATATTTTCGGAGGGGATCCTTGTTCCAGCACCAGAGGGGTTCAAAGAGCACGATAGCGTTGTTGAATACTACGGATTGAAAAAGTTTGAGTATGAAGAAGAAGTGGCGGGACGATCAGAAGAAGATTGCGAAAAGAATCCGCATCACTTCCAGATCCCACATTATGATTTAGAAAATCTTCGTAAATATGTGGATTGTTTTAAAGAAGGCGAAAAAGTAATTATTATGGAAAAACTGGAGGGCGAAAATTTTTCAGTTCTTCACGATGGGGAACGACTATGGGTTCGTTCAAGAAATCTATTCAAAAAAGAAAGCGAACACTCGCATTGGTGGGCGCCAGTATTACGAATGGGATTGAAAGAAAAATTAGCAAAATATCCTATGTTTGCGTTTTTTGCAGAAAATTATGGCAGAGTAAAACACTTCCCATACGATACACAAATGGTTCGCAATTCTCAAAACAATCTTGTTCGCGAAAACAAAATCCGTGTGTTCGATATATGGAATACAAAAACATTTAAATTCCTTGAATGGGAAGAAGTAAAAGATATATGTGCAGATATTGGATTGGAAACTGCACCAGAATTGTATTATGGCGAATGGAAAGAAGATAAGAGTTTATACGCACTTGCAGAAGGAAAATCTACGATTGGTGATTGCTTGAAGGAAGGGTTCGTAATGCGTTCAATTCCTAATGATTTTGATCCATATATAAATGGTAGAAAAATTGTAAAATTAAAATCAGAAGGATATCAGTTATTCAAGGCACGAAAATCTTAATGATTACTGAAATCCGTTTCGGACATTGTCGAAAGGATGCGCACGCAACCTATACTATATATGATTCAGATTTTGAGCCAGAAGAAGTAGTAGTTGGAATGATAAATAATAGTGGTAATCCTTATGTGTATGAATGCGTAAAGATAATCATAAATGTTTGTAAAGAAAGACAATTAAATGTTTCGGCTACTATTGCACATTGGTTAGGTAATAATACCTATCGCGCGTATCAACACATAGAACAATGCAAAATACATGTGCCTGATTACATTAAATATGCTGACGATGTTGAAAAATATCTATTATTGATGTAGAGGGTTAAAATGTTTAAGTGTTTTACGGGCAGATTGAATGACACATTAGTTGATTCAGATTTTGAAATCACGAAACCATCACATATGTATTATGCATATAGTGTTATTGAAATTTATGAACAAAAAAAACTAAACGTTGCTGCTAACTTAGCATTGGCAATTAGATGGATCGTCAATGCCAATATATATTGGAGCATTGAAGGCGTAATCGAAGTAGCAAGAAAAAATGTTCCAAAATACGCGAAATATGCGGACGATGTAGATAAATATTTAATGTTAATATAAGGGAAATAAAAATGTGGAAATCAAAATATACGAATGGTGAAAAATGTCGTTGCGGTGATGATGCAATAGCAAAAGTTGGCGAAGAGATTTTGCACGATGATCCGTTTCCAAATCGTCATAACCTAACAGCGTATGTATGTGAAAAACATTTTAGAGAATTGTTTGGAGATTTTGGTGTTGATTTTATGGAAGAAGCAAGAAATAACAAAAATCGAATGGAAATCATGGAATCGATAGTTAAATGTCCAATGTGTGGTAAGGTATAGGAATGAAAACACCATACATACACATATACGGTCAGGCATATAATCACAGCGATGCATTTATTATTGGCAATGAGGAAGGATTAATCGCATTGGCAGATGCACTCGATATGGTATCAGCACATTGGAATGATGATACTATTGCCGTCAATGCTTTTGCTTGTGATGGCGAAGGATACAAAATAATCATAAAAAGAACAGATGATAAAGAGATGGAACAGTTAGAATTACCATATACAGAAACATATCAAAGTGATTATGATAACATAGATGGTAAATCGCCAGTTGAGTTTATTGGCGTTGATGCGTATAAGAAATTGTTTGGAAAATGAGATGAATACCCAGTTGAAAATTATGGTATTGAAGGGTGCTCCTGCAAGTGGTAAAAGTTCATTCGCCAGAGAGTTAATGGCGAAAGAAATTGGACAGTGGAAACGCATATCAAATGACGGGTTAAGAGACGCCATAGATTTTTCAATCTATTCACCAGAAAACGAAAAAATTATTCGTTCGATGCGAGAACATATGCTCAAAGACTTCCTTCGAAAAGGATATAATTGTATAATTGACAATGTCAATGCATCAAAACGAAACTTCGATGATGTTGTTAAAATTGTAAGTAAATTGAACTTGGATGTTCAGATTTTTGAAAAAGCATTTTATTGTCCGTTGCCTGAATTGATTGAGCGGGATAGCAAGCGTGTCGGCAATACAAAAGTTGGGGAAGAAGTTGTTAGAAAGTTTTTTAATAATTTAGGAAAAGATCAATTTAAGTTTTACAAGCCCCGGCATGAAGTGTTTTCAAAACGAAAAAACGCATTAGATCGTTTGGTCGAGCCAATCGAACAAAATAAAGAATTACCTCGTGCAGTTGTGTTCGACAATGATGGAACGATATCTATTATTCATAAAGATCGCAGTCCTTACAATGCCGAAACTTGCGACCAAGATCATCCTAATGATTATGTCATTGAATGTATGCGTATGTATTTTCGTGCGGGATACAAGATATTATTCGTTTCAGGTAGAGAAGAAAAGGATAGAGCACCGACAGAACGATTTTATGAAAAACACTTCCCAGAAGTTGAATATGAATTATATATGCGTCCGACAGGATCGAATGAAAAAGATGTGATTGTGAAGGAACGAATATACAACGAAAATATCAAAGGAAGATATTATGTTGCTGGTTGGTATGACGATCGTCATCAGATCGTTAAGTGGTTATATGAAAATGGTTTTCCAGTTTTTCGTGTTGGGGATCCAGAGGCATCATTTTAATATGACAACAAAATCATTACTATTAAATCTCCTAAAACAGTATTCATATCAACAAGGCTCATTCACGCTTGCATCGGGACAACAAAGCAGTTTCTTTCTCGATTGCAAAAAAACATTGCTCACGAGCCAAGGACACATACTATCCGCAGAACTAATTTTCGACGAAATCATAAAACTTCGACAATATCAAAACATAGGAACGGTTGCAGGAGTTCCACTTGGCGGATGCAGTCTTGCGTCAGCGGTTTCCACATACAGTTCAATGCCACGAACAAATATAATACATTCACCGGTCAATGCATTATATATTCGTAAGCAAGCAAAAGATCATGGGACACAACAATTAATCGAAGGTTATGCAGATCGTAAATCAGGTATAGTATTACTCGAAGATGTAATCACAAGCGGGAGTTCATCCATAACGGCCCTTGACACGCTATACCAAAATGGCTATAATTCGGTAGCAGTGATATGTGTAGTGGATCGTCTCGCTGGGGGTAAAGAAAATATAGAAAAGAAGTTTCGCATTCCAGTGGTATCGTTGTTTTCGATTGAGGATTTTCAATAATGTTCGTTAAGTCATATAAATCTGATGATGATTGGATTATAGAAGATACGGATTTTATAGAAAAAATAGTGAATCCTCCACCAGTGTCTGGATGGGAACTGATTGTTTGGGTGTATGAGAAGAAAAATCTTGATGTCGTCAAAAACCTATTGCTTGCAATGAACCGATATGACATATTAACTTGTTTTACCCTAATGGATATTTTTAATTATAACGATGAAAACAAAGAATATTATTCTAAATATCTTAAATATAAAGATGAAATTGCAAAATACTTGATGTTAGTTTGAGGATCAATAATGTTTATTCGCGGTAGCGGTGTCTATAAAGGCAATAAGTTATTCTTCACAATAGAAGATACGGATTTTACAGAAACAATAGAAATGGAAAATTTAAAACATTCTGGATGGGAAGCAATCATCAGAGTATATGAGCAAAGAAATCTAAATGTTGCCAAAAATCTAATGCGCGCCATGGTGGCTAATTTTTATGGAAATAATAACAGTTTTTATACAGATATTTATTTAATAATAAATGCTATAAATCATAAAGATATGATAGAATATAATCCGAGTTTTCATAAGTATGTTGATGAAATTGAAAAATATCTTTTATTGATATGAATAAATTAGAACAATATAAAAATATAATTAAGTATCATACTTGCCCGGTGTGCAACAATAAAAATATGGAATACGAAAAAAAGGGTGATAATCCTAATGATGCATATCCAAAAGGACATCCATTCGAACTTAGTATAGCATGCTATATTGATAAAGATATTACTAATTACAGCCATTATTTTCAAAATATAGATAATGAAAATCATACCTATTGGAACTTACGATATAAACATAATGGATACGTTTATGAGATAACCAATTCCTACAAAAACGGATTAATACGTTCATATTTTTATTTTTATTTTTCTGAAACGGAGCATAAAGTTGATTGGGTTTATAGTCCGGGTAAAGATTTTAGCAATCTATCAAAAGAAGAAGTAATCAAATTAATTGATAAGGCGGTATTGTTGAAATGAGGAAGATTATTGTTGGAACAATTTTAAGTTCAGCGTTGTTGATTGCGTTTGTTGGCGGAAAAGAAACCGCGATTGCGGAAGAATGTCATAACAGCAACAGTTGTGATGTGAAAACACAGAATGTTGATGAGAAGAAATGTCCTGATGACATGCAATTTATTGAGGGGGATTTTTGCCCCAATGTTGAAGAAATATGTTTATACGGAGTAGATGCATACGGGAAACGCATCCCTGGCCCGTATAAATCAGGTTCTTGTGGAGAATACAAATACCCAACACGATGCCTATCCACAACAAAGATTCATAAAAGATTTTGCATTGACCGTTTTGAATTTCCGAATAAGGAAGGTGTTGTTCCTCGTGATTGGATGACTTGGTATGAAGCACGAGATGAGGCTGCAAAAATTGGAAAACGATTATGCACAGATAGTGAATGGACGTTTGCAGCAGAGGGTAAAGAAATGCGTCCGCTTCCGTATGGAGATGGATATCATAGGGATAGTAGTCTATGCAATATAGATAGGCATGAAAAAGTAGATGTGTTCAAAGCGAAAACACCACATTCACCTGCATCCGAAATATTGCGAAGCCTCCTTGTTCCGAGTGGATCAATGCCATTATGTGTTAGCAGCACAGGTGTTCATGACATGGCTGGGAACATAGATGAGTTTGTAATTAATGAAAGTGGGCACCCCTATGTTTCAGCATTGAAGGGCGGTCATATATGGCATGTCAGACAGGCATCGAGACCGAGCACACTTGCTCACGGGCCTAATTTTGCATGGTATGAAACAGGAACTCGTTTTTGCCAAGACGCACTGAAATAATTCATGAACATAATCTATCCTAAATGCATTATATGCGACGATAAATGGGACGATGATCCGCGTGAATATGGAATAAATGGAGGTTTAGAACTATTTTGTTCCAATAACCACGACACAATATGGTATTACCAAAGTAAAGATGGTAAATGTAGTTTTGATAGAAACATTGATGATCTACATGGATATGAGTTTTTACTTCGATACAATTGCAATTGTATGGAACCGGCGTGTTTTGGCAAAAATGTAATTTACACTTGTTCATATCAAAAATGTTATGGTTCATATCCTGATAAAATATTAAAGTGTTTTGATCCACCTCTTCCATTGGATATATCTCACCAAGATTTATGGAATAAAATTGAGCACCTATTGGTATTGGTATAAATGATAGTGTTAGTATCACTTGCAATCATTGGATATATCCTATATGTTCTTTTCGTCAAAGGAGTATTTTGGGGAATTGCCGTTTTGATAGGAGGAATATACGGGATACGATTAGGATTACTAACATTAGTCCCAGAAAGCCAAAAAACAATAATGACATTCCTATCCTATGATGTTAGTTATGCTGCGTTTTTTGCAACAATAGCAACAATACTTGGATTAGCATATTTTGCGAAAGATTGAAAATGAGTGAGATATTAGATTATTTACGCTTAAACTCAATACAACATAATTATACAAATAAAATAAGAATACTTAATTCAATTAAAGACCTAAAACGATTGTTTATTCAAAATCATAATGATCCTATATTTATAGATGTTTTGAAAAACAGTTTCCCAATCTATTACGAAATCCTCGAACCTCTAATCCTATTAAAATAGTGGTAAATTATTTTCATTTTAATATGGGCATAATTAGATATGTGATGTGGCCAAGGGGCTTGACAGGTTCAGACGCTTGGTTATATTAGTCAGTAAGGAAGGCCGGAAACCTTCCGAATTAATTCGAAAGAAAGGAGAAAAATCATGTTAGCAAGATATAACCCCTTTAATTCTAATTACACTAATGAAATCGTGAAGAAAACAAATAATAATATCGGTAAATGGTTTGACAGTATGGCAACATTCCATAACTCAATATGGGATAAGTTTGATGACATGTTGAATATTACCAATAACCTAATTAGTCCATCAATTGTAGATGGCAAAATTAGTTATACGGTTGATGTTCCGGGTATAAAAAAAGAAGATATTGATATTAGTCAGGAAGGCAATACGATCCGTGTGAGGGCTGAAAGAAAAGGCAAGATACAAGGTATTGTAGAAGCCTCGTTCAGCGTATCGACCGATTGCGATCTTAATTCTCTTTCTGCTGATTTAGCAGATGGAGTTTTGATATTGTCTTTCAATAAGATTGAAGATAAGATAAAATCAGAAATAAAAAAGATAGAAATTAAATGATGATAAATAATCGAAAATAGGAAGGGAAGGGCTCGCTTACTCCAATGGGCGAGCCTTTCTTATTTTAAGGTAAATATATGAAACATAACGGCGATATAACAAAAGACCAATTAATTGAAATGATAATAATCATATCTATCGTATTTTTTGTTGTTGAAGTTTTCATAAAATAAGTCATACTAATTTTTATACATTTATTATGTGGAAAATATTTTTCTTTCTGCCATCACTAATGTAATAAAAATTGAAGATAAAAAAGAACGATTAGAGCAAATAAAAGAATTAGAAGATTATATATTCGAGACTAAAAATACATATCTGGCGTTGCGACTTGCATATGAATTAGAGTTCATTGGAGTCAGGACTACGCGAATAGAAAATTATATATGTAAAACCGGCAACGGTCGTTTGATTTACCGTTTTGCCTCCAACATAGGAAAAGCAAATATAAAAAAATTGCAAGATGCAATTATTAAATCAAATGATTATGAAGAAATGGCCCGTTTTGCTTGTTTCGTTAATGGAGCGGATAAGAATAAAATTGGAGATATTGTTGCTCAATCAAATAATATAAAAGCAAAATATCTATATATGTGTTTCATTAAAACATATCCATACAATAATTTTAGAGAAAGCGTATTGAAATCAAAACGACCGCGATATCTTTTTCAATATGCAAAACTATCAAAAGATGAAAAAGATTTAGAAATCATCCAAGAATTGATATTGAATAGTAAAAGCCTTATGTATTGTAGGTTATTTTGTAAAATGTTTCCAAAAATGGATATAAGGCGTTTTGAAGATAAAGTGTTAAAGAGCAAAAACAAAAGAGAAATAAAATTGTTTGCTAATGAGGTTCCGTCTGCTGATCGAGCACAAATGATGGTTGTGTTATTTTAAAACAAATGAAATGTTGTGTCGGAACAGATCGGGGCGGGATCATACGGATTTAATTGTTCAGCATCGCAGTTATATAAATAACAAAAGTATTTTAAATCCGTTTGCGTTATATATGATGAGGCAAAATCTGCGCCCGGCACCATAAGAGAATAATCGCGAAGATGAAGCATTTTTAAACCAGCATGTGCGAACTCGTGTTGCACGGTTGTTTTATATTCCTCAATGTTGTCAATGTTTCCATTAACTATATAAATTGTTGTGATATCCTGATTGGTTTCGTTGTCAATGTCTGCGTATCCAACAATAGGCACTTGCAATAATGCCTCAATTCGATTAATTAATGGATTATTTTCGTTTGTTGGTTTAATTCTGATTATATTTAATAATGAGTTTTTACGCAATTTTATTTTCATATTGGGATAATAACCGACTTCGTAGGTGATATTTATTATTCCATTTGTAGCATACACCCATCGATCCAAAGCATCTTTTATTGTATCGATCTCAATTTTTGAGAATACTGGGTCTATTAAAATAATAGATGTAATATAAATGGGTTCTTTTGGTTGTGATGTTAATAATGTTTGCGTATGTTCAATAATTGGTTGTGGTGTATCGTTTGATAGGCTTTTCGGAATGAATGATTGAATTGCGCAAATCGTTATGAATATGAGAAATAATAATGTTATGAAACGGAAAAAGTAATATAGTTTTATTTTCATTTAATATTACATACTTTCATATCATTACAATTAAATTCATAAATAGAACAGGCCTTTTTTACATCGAGTTCGGTTATATCTTTCGATGCAAGATCGGCAAATCTATACATAATACTATTTTTGTCATCAGAATGACTGCTTCCAGTTAAAAAATGTCCTGCCTCATGCGCAGTGATCTGCCACAAATCAGAATTAATTCTATCCATACTTAATAATATAACACTTGGATGATCGGTTCCAATTAAAAATAATCCAACAACAAACCTATCCTTTCTATCATCGCCTTGTTGTAATTTTTCATTGGCAGTAATTATTCTTGGATCTTTTTGATCAGTTTTTCGTATAAATAAATCCTTATTATTACTGGTGTCAATATCTTCGTTGTGTGCGTTGTAATATATTTTAAATCTTATTTTGTAATTTAAAGAACATTCCCAAGATTTTAACGCATTAGTTATATCAGTTTCTTCGGATATAGAAAAACTATGATCTATATACACATTGGTTTGAACGGATTTACCATTCGAGGATAAAACTGGAATTAACAGAGGTTAAGTTGAGGAACAGCCATAACATAATGATAAAGCAACAATAAATACGAAAAACTTCCTCACTGGTATATATGAATAAATTAGTATATTCATACTATGGATAATTTTAATAAATTAGCAGAAAAGTTTGAATATTGGTGTGATCAGCCATTGGAAGTTATTGCGAAAGCGGTAAAGGAAAAAAAGAAAAGTAAAAACCTAAAACCCTCCGCAAAATCCCGTCATAGAGGGACAGTTGCAGTAGATGTCAATCATCCCAAAAATAAATCAAATGTTCAGCATTTTCCGGTCAATTCAGAAGCGCAGGGAGCAAATGCGATAGCGCGCGTGCATCAATATAGTTCAGCACCTGAATGGTGGTCAGGAAGCCTTAAAGAGTTGCAAAATACAGTGGTTAGAAAAGTTCATAGTGAATATCCGGGCATCAAAATAAAAGATTTAGAAAAGAAGAAAAAGAAATCATCATTAGAAATACTGCTCGAAAAATATGCAGACAACGAAGACGCATTCGTAAAATGTCCCGTATGCAAAGATAATCGTTTAGCATCATCCCCCGCTCATGCAAAGGTTCATGCAAGACAATGTGCTAAAAAACATAATGTTGATGCATCTAAATATAAGTCATTCATTGAAGAGGCAGAAGCCAAATCAAAATTAAAATAATTTACGCACCTTGCCCTAAAAACATTAGCAATTAAATTGGTGATGCTATGAAATGCACGGTTTGTGGCGCCCCTATGAAATATAAAGGTGGCGAAAATAAAGAAGATTTTGGTTGTTCAGACCCAAAGAATTGCCCTTGTTGGTCAGAAATTGGCTATCTTCCGCATGTTGGAGTTAGAGAAAATTGGTGGTTTGCCACTCAATATCATTTACCATTTAAATTTAATGATGATTGGATTGCTGCGAGTGGTATAACATATGGGAGAACCGATTTTCATAAAATAACTTCATATGTATATACTTGGATTACACAGCCCAATAGAAAAAATATGACCTCCGAACAAAAATATTTATTTTCAATGCCATATATGGCGCTTCCAGTTAATGATGATTTTTCAGCAGAGTTTAATAAATTAAAATCAAAGTTTGAGAAATATATTTTATTAAAATGAGCAAGAAATATAATCGCACGCCACACCTTCCTTGGTCAGTAGGAAAAGGTTCCGACGATAAAGTTGCGTTTGATGTATCAACATTATTGTCAAAGCCCATTATTGTATCAGAAAAAATCGATGGATCAAATTGTTCCATTGAGAAAGATAATGTTTTTGCCCGAACACATTCACATTCGCCAACACATCCATCGTTCGATCATATTAAAGCATTCCATTCATCGATAAAATCTTTTCTTCCCGAAGGTTTTCAATTTTTTGGAGAAAACGTTTTTGCATTGCATTCCATAGCATACAGTGAATTACCAGCATATTTTTTATTGTTCGCAATTAGGACAAATGATATATGGCTATCTTGGGACGGTGTATGTGAGTGGGCAGAAATGCTTGGAGTTCCAACGGTTCCAGTTTTATGGACAGGAATAGTTAGTTCAGAAAAAGAATTGGAAAAACTAACAAAAAAATTAATGTTAGGTAAATCGTTATGTGGCGGAGAAAAAGAAGGAATTGTTGTGAGAATTGCAGACGAGTTTGATGATAAGGATTTTTTTAAATCGGTGATGAAACAGGTTAGAGCAAATCACGTTAATACAGACGAACATTGGTCTCATAAAGAAATTATTAGAAACGGATTAAGAAAATGACAACATTCGACGGAAGAAAATGTAATTTATGCGGTGGAGTTATTCAATCCGAAGGACATATAAATAATTGCCCTACATTAAAGGATCAAAACATGATCTATTCAAGATGTGAATTATGCGATGAAATATATCCTAATCATCAGACATATTGTCCAAATCATACCGAGGAAAATAAAATCGTATTGGCATCATCAAATGATGATAAATGTATTAAGAAATTATTCTATTTATTAGAAAGTCAATATCCTGATTACAAGTTTTATGTATATAACAGTTATACATCATCTATATATGTATATGGTATGGATGATTGTATTAGTGCATTAAGATCTTTTTGTGAAGGTTATACTGCTGGATGGGAAAACGCAACAGAATGATTGATATTGAAAAATATAAAACCCTTGCAGATAATACATATCAATTAATTGATTTATTAATGTTAAAAATCGTTCAACAGGCAAATGATAATGGACATAATATGTCTATATGTTCGCAAAGTTTTGAACATAGTAGGGGTTTTATATTGTTTTCAACGCAATGTAATAAATGTGATTATGAAGTTTGGGTATGTAATAATGGGCATGAGGGGCTTACAATGAAATGTGAAGATATGAAATGCACGAGAGAATATAAATGAAACCTATAAAATGGAATGATACAATAGCAACAGGTTGCAGATGGTCAGAAGATATAGAATATCTTTTTGATGGTTGGACTATAATAATTGATAAAAGCGAAAATGACTATCAAGGGTCGGTATGTCTTTTAGCAACAAGAGACGGTCAATATCGTTTTATTGAATATCATTATGGTTCTTGTAGTGGTTGTGATGCATATGAGGAAATGAAAGACAATGCAAGAAAAGAGGCATTCGAAAAATTGACAATAACATTCCCAAATGCAAAGGCATTATGTGATCGATTAAGCCAAGTTGATATCTCGCGTAAAGACTATCATTATAGTTATTATGAAGGATTACAGAAAATAAAAGCAGAATTGAATAAGATTTTTGGTTCCGAAGATTATATAACTGATCCAAATATATTGGATCGAAGAGTTAATACGATATTGGTATTGTCGTGAAAAAAGAGGATATAGAAAAATTACGATTACTGGCAAATGATAATCATCATTTTCTAACGATATTATTAAATAAGATAATAAAAGAAGAAGTAAAAAATCACAATATGGGCGAGCCATACGGGTATTGGCTCCATAATAATAATTATGAAGGCACAGATGGTGTTAGGTCGGCTTGTAGAAAATGTAGTTATATTATTGATGTTGAGTGTAGTCGTAATACTAATTACAAAAACGTATTAATAGAACATATCAATGTTGGAACAATAGGTTTTTGTAAGGCTAATGTATGAACAATGACGACATAGAAAAACTTCGCCCGCTTGCAAATAACACAAAACATTTAATCCAGATCATTTTAGAAAAAATGACAAAAGAGGCATGTGAGATTGGGCATGATATGTCAGGGAAGTTTCAGGAGTTTTACAATTTTGGCGGTCAAGGTGTAGTATATTCTTATTGTAAGTATTGCGCTTACGAAATTGAAATAGAATTGATCACGACTGACAAAAAAGAAGAGAAAATATACGTTAAAGAAATTGCAGCGTTGAAAAAATTATGCCAAAAATAAAACGCTGATATATTATATATTGAGGAGACTATACAATGAAATTATTTTACCAATTAGATCACGAACAACAACACGCTGCAATTCATTACCAAATTGACATAGTATTGCAGAATATGTTAGAAGATGGAATTGACATCGATCCAGAGATGGATGATGAGGAAGAAATTGAAATGAAAGAAAAACTCATGTCATTATTAGAGCAATCAAAACAGTTTCCTGAATATTCGGACAAATATGATTTTATTATGGACGATGAGGACGCCAATGCTATTTTGCACAACATTGCGGAAGATATGGCAAAGACCTGCTGGTATGCTAACGATAGTGAGTGCGTGGTATATGAGGGCGAAATTACACCAGAAGATAGTGATGAAGTAAAAGAAGACGATATGCTGGCAGTCGTAAAAGATGACAAAAAGATGCTGAATTAATATGTCAGAATTAAAAATTGGATGGGCAACTCAAGAAGTTATTGGTATAAACCCTATGATTTATGTTATTGATGCGATACGAAGAAATGAAGAAACAGTTAACTCATCAAATATTGGTGAATTAATAAAATTATGTTTTTCACTTGCTCAAAACAGAAAAGAATATATTCTCGATAGAATTGCAATCGCGTTTCCCCATTTAGAATACAAAATAAATAAATATAGGATTTTAGTATGACAACGAGCATCATGCTTACTACATATAATCGTCTTTCGCTCACACAGCGAACATTCGATAATTTTTTTGCCACGACAAAATCACCATACCATTTAATCATTACAGATAATGGTTCCACAGATGGAACGCCAGAATATCTAAAATCATTAAAAGTGAATGAGTTTTGTCTATCATACGATATTCATTTAAATGCTGAAAATCTTGGTATTGCTCGTGGAAGAAATCGTGGATTAAAAATTGCTGAAAAGTATAATGCAGAGTATCTTGCTACAATAGATAATGATTGTGAGTTTCCTGATAATTGGTTGGACAAATGTATTGATGTCATTAGTGTTAATCCTACATTTTCCATTGGCGTAAATATGGAAGATGTTTCATATCCTGAAATCACACTAAATAAGAAGACATTCCAAATAAAAGCACAAGGTAATTTAGGAAGTGCTTGTATGGTTTTTCACAGAATGTTGCACGAACGGATTGGATTTTTTACAACAGAATATGAAAGATATGGCGAAGAAGATAGTGATTGGGGTTTTCGCAGTAGATTAGCAGGATGGAAACTTGGTTATATTCAAGAAAAAGGAAATCACTTCGGCGTAGGGGAGTTGGATACGGGCGATTACCGTAAATTTAAAGATGAATGTCGTTCAAAAAATATAGCAAAGTTTCGTCAAAATTGTGGTCTATATTCATCAAAACAAAAATCAATATATATACCTTTCAATGGTTAAGCATATTATTAGGAATATATGCACCCGTTGGAATATGATCAAAGAAATCACAAATTAGCAAAACTAATCATTGATTATTTTGGTCATCGTTATTTTCTAAATAAAAATGTTTTGGATCTCGGTTGTTTCAATGGCGATTTAGCCAATGCCTTCGCACGAGTGGGTGCGAGAATAACCGCAGTAGATGCAAGAAAAGAACACCTTGTTGCAATCAACAAGAAATATCCGCATATTCGCACAATCCAATTAGATCTGGACAAAGATTGGCCATTCGCTGATTTTGAGTTCGATGTGGTATTTTCGCTTGGTGTGATGTGCCATTTAAAGGATTATGCAAAGCATTTAAATAATATATGTTCCGCTGCCGAAGTTGTTATTTTGGAAACGGAAGTGTTGGATTTTGTGCATGAAAAAAGCGAAATGCATCGTGAAGATAGTGTTATTCACGATCTATCATACAATGGCGAAATTAATCTTGCAAGCAGTGTTTTGATACAGAATACATTGTCAAGCATTGGTGCAACATTCAAGCGAGTTGATGACACAAAATTAGGAATAAGGGGCAATCGATATGACTGGCAAGAACGGAATACAGGGAAAAATGACGGATTTAGAAGGATATGGTTCATAAGAAGAGATAAGAACATTGCTCAAAAGGTATTAAATGAACAAAGAATGGTATTGGCGAGACAGGAAGCAGAAGAAAGAGCAAAGAGATTAGCAAGCGAGGAACAACAAAGGAAAGAGAGAGAAGAAAAAGACAGAGCAGAAGCGGAAGCAAGATCAAAAGAAACGCCCGTTCCTCATATTGCGAGACAGTTTCCGCCTCCTAATGTGAATGTTATACTTGAAACAAAATTGGAGCAAATTATGTGTTCTATGCAGCCAATACAGACAAGCAACGAATCGGTCAAGTTATACCCGTTGCCAGATGATCTTTCTTCGCTTCGTAAAAATAGTGAAAAACTTCGCGTATTATATTTAGAGTTAGGCGAACAACAAGGCATGCGAGACGCATTTAATAATGTTGGTGTTGATTTACAGGTATATGATTACTGGTCGCATTGGCAAAATTGTAAAAGTCATCCAGCGCTAAAAGCAGAGTTTCTAAAAAGAGTAAGTGAGTTCAAGCCACAATTAATCCATACGCAATTACAATTTACTGGATTATTAAAAGACGCGTTAAGTGAAGCCAGAATTGCATCACAAGGAACAATCATAACAAATTGGTCGGGAGATGTTAGAGCCAATGCGGTATCAGATTTTATTACTATTGGTAAATTAGTTGATTATTCATTAATATCAAGCACGGGTCAATTAAATATGTATAAAAGTGCTGGATTAAATAATATAAGATACTGGCAAATTGGATTAGACCCAAAAATCAATTATGCTAAAAACGCAACAGAATTTAAATATGACGGTGTATTTTTAGGAAATCATTATGGAGGAACATTCCCAGATGGTAGAATGAGACACGATGCAGTTAGTAAATGCAAAGATGTTTTTGGTGGTAGGTTTGGATTATTCGGAAACGGTTATGGTAGTAAATCAAATGGAAGCGTTGAAAACAGAAAAGCAAATGATGTATATAACGAAAGTCTATGTTGTGTTAGCATAAGTAATTTTAATAATATAGCACATTATTTTTCAGATAGATTATTGCATTGTTTAGGGTCAGGAAGACCAACAATATCTTGGTATTTTCCGGGGATTGAAGATTATTTTATTGAAGGAGAAAATATATTAATTGCTCGTTCAATCCAAAACTTGGTAGATAAAATTGAATGGTGCAAAAATAATATAAATGAAGCCAATAGAATTGGTAAAAATGGTTATGATGTTGTTATGAAAAATCATACATTTACTTCGAGAGTATTAGAGTTATTAAATATCACAGGATTAATTGGAAAACTATAATGATTAGACTATTCTACAATTATTATGAAGATAAAAATCCTGCAAGAAAACAAGAAATAGATTTATGCTACAAAAATAATTTAGCGAATCCATTATTAAATGTTGTTATTTTAGATACAAAAGATAGACCGACATATAGATTTTTTTTTGATAAAATAAATGAAATAACAAGTGATAATGATATCAATATAATATGTAATTCAGATATATTTTTTGATGAAACAATTAGTCTAACAGAAAAATTAATGAGAAAACAAGTATGGGCGTTGTCGCGCTGGGATTGGAAAGGAAATGGCACAAGCATTCATTTTAATCGTCAAGATAGCCAAGATACTTGGATAATTAGAGGAAAAGTTGAAAATGTATATGGAGATTTTCCACTTGGTAAAAGAGGATGTGATAACAGGATTGCACACGAGTTTCACAAAGCAGGATATAGCATTACCAATCCAAGTAAAACGGTGAAAAGCCATCATGTTCATAATTCTAATATAAGAACATACGGAATGAAAGATGTCGTTCCACCTCCATATAAAACGCTTCCGCCGGAGGATTTAATATGAATATCGTATTTTTTAATCACTTCCACAATGGCGACATACATGTTAGTCGAGGATTTATTCGTAAGATAATGGAAAAGGCAAAAGAAATACATAAAGATATAACATTTTGTTATACACACAAAAATTACGCTGGATTGCTCGCAGATATTGATGGATTAATATATGATAGAGGTATATTAAGTAATTGTGGCAGCGAGCATAATACTTGGCATAAAAATGGCGACACAGTATATATAAATACTTGGTATGCACAAGGAAAATTTAAGCATATGAATAGGTATGGTATATCTATGGATTGTTTGTATTCAGCATTAGATGAAAATTGTATTGGGGCATTAGGGTTTTCGCTTGGAGATATTGGTTGCGATCCAAAAGAGTTTTTTCCAATAATTGATTATAGCAAGTTTTATATTGGAGAAGCAAAAAAGTGGCTGGATGAGCACAACGGAAAAAAGATTTTCATATCAAATGGAAAAGTATTGTCAGGACAAGCACACGAGTTCAATATGAATGGTATTATTGAAAGTGTTGCAAAGAAACATAGCGATAAGGTTTTCATTGTTTCTAATAATGAGGGGAAAATTAATTTACCTAATGTTGTTTATTCTTGTGATATAATAAAGAAAAATGGAAATGATTTAAATGAAAATGCGTTTTTGAGCGAACATTGCGATGTGATTATTGGAAGAGCGTCGGGAAGTTTTACATTCGCCGAAACACAAAAAAATCTATTCGATAGAGACGTTAAATTTTTAGCATTCACAAATATAATTCCTAAAACAGGTGGTAAGTTTTGGCTCGATGATTTATTACACGATAAAGTTAATTATAGAGCAGAAATTATTGTATCAAATTGTAATTTTAATGAAATTGAGGAACAAATAAATAATAATATATAAGGGAGATATTATGTTATATAATACCACACACCGATTTACAAAGTTCATCGATCCGCCGTCCCAAGAAGATATCTATAATTGTCCTCATTATTTTGCAATGAGTTATGATCAAGTTAAATCTTCGGGAGCACCACGGTTTCTAATAAATCTTTTAGATCAGTTTCCGTTTGATGGTCGCAAAAATGTTTTACAAATTAGACCACAGGATTTTAGATCAGGAAACGCAGGCATTGATGGAAGGCATTGGCATACAGACTATAATGTAAGATTATTGGATAAAAAGGTTTATGCTAATAGCCACGATGATTTTCATCTAATGGTTATATCTTGGGGAGCAGGATGTTTAACAGAGTTTATTGATACACCTATGGAATTGCCAAACAATTTAGAGGCAAAGGATACAAAAGAAAAATGGGATCTATGGGATAATGCGCTCAATAAAAGATTATTAGAGCCATATGATATCGTAAAAGCACAAAGAAATCAAATGGCAGAATATACTGCACGAGATTTACACAGAGCAGATGGAGTGATGCATTCCAAAGGTTTGCGATTAATGATTGTAGCATTCGATTGTGATGATATAGATGGTAATGTGAGAATACTGCCATCAATAAAAGAAATTGATAATGGAGCACAGGTTCCATCATATTCAAGGTAAAAAATGAAAAAATTATGTATATTCGGTTCGGGTGGTTTTGCCAAAGAAGTATTTTGGTTAGCAAAACAATGTGGTAGAGAAATTGATGCATTTATTGATTTAAATGCTGGCGGAAATTGTTGTGGTATAAAAATTGAAAATGAAAATTATTTTGATAAAGAAAAACATAGAGCGGTGGTCGCCGTTGGTAACCCACAATTAAGAGCCAAAATAATAACTCAAATTACATCAAAACACGGTGGAGAGGTGTTTGATACATTAGTTTCACCATATGCAAATATAATGTCCGAAACAACGATTGATGTTGGATATGGATCGGTAATATGTGCAAATTGCATTTTAACTTGCGATATTAAATTAGGAGATTATTCACAATTAAATTTAGCAACAACAATTGGACACGATGTAAAAACAGGTTTGTATTTTACAACGGCGCCCGGCGTTCATATTAATGGCAACATAAATGCAGGTGATAGTGTTTATTTTGGTAGCAATGCAACAACAGTAGAAGGAATATCTATATGTAGTGATGTTGTAATTGGAGCGAGCGCCTGCGTATCAAAAGACATAATAGAGAGCGGAGTATATGTTGGTATTCCTGCTAAAAAAATGGAGAAGAAATAATGGCAGACACAATTGGGTCGCTCATAGATAAATTGGCAACGGTAAATCAAAAAATGTTTATGGCACAAGAAGATCTATATATTGTTCGTAAAATGAGTTTGGAAGAGTTTAAAACCGCCTATGGCAACGAAGAAGGCATGGAAAAATTATATAATGCTTTTAAAAAATCTATGGATCTTAATGTTCAGCGACAAGCAATGATTTTGGAAGTAGATAAAAAAATTGCAGAAATTGTGGCTGCAAGCGTTAAAGGCGAAGATCTTAATAACGGAACATTTATTCAAGATCAACATAAAACATATTAAATGAAAACGATAGGTGCCACTATTCCAATAGGCGTTGGTGATGCTATTTATATAAAGGCAATGCTCGACGCAGTCAAAGATAATTATAGCAAAATATCATTAAAGTTTCATAGAGAAATTATACAATTTTATAATTTAGATGAAAAATATAATTTATTTTTAGATGATATAGGTAAATTATTTTTTTCCGAACCTCCATATATGATAGACCAAGAAAGTTTTGATTTTGAGGGAATAGTGGATTTATGTCAAAAAAATAATTTACAGCCAGTAAAACCAAAATTAAATCATTTATTATGTAAAGGTAATCCGTTAATATTAGATCAGGAATATGTTGTATTAATAACAAAAGTAAGATATATGCCACGAGGCGAAATTAATGCAAGGATACCAGAATTAACAAAGTTAATTAATGATCTATCAAATAAGTATAAAATTGTTATATTAGGTGAAAAAATAACAGAAATGAATATAGGATATAAAGATTTAGATATAAATAATATCTATCAAGATTATATAAATAATATATCTAATAATGTTTTAGACTTAACGCTTCCAGCATTAGGAATAACAAGCCCCAATTTAATACAATTACAACAAGATTGTTTAATTATGAGCGGGGCTAAATTGATAATAACTATGGGCGTCGGTGGTGGTTTGAGTATGGCAACGGCAGTGGGTAATGTTGTTGGATATAGAGTGGATAATGATCCTATTGCAAATACGGTATTTAAAAGAGAATATCCCGATTGTATAATAACTAAAAATTGGGGACATTTTTTAAATTCAGTAAGAAAATATCTATAAATATATATAACAGTATGGACGCTGAACTCGAAAGATTAAGCAAGGTATTGGGATTAAATGAATACCAGCCAAAAACTAAATATGTATGTTTTCTTCCATTCATTGGAGAATTCGGATGGATGATCACAACATTCGTGAAGCGTATACAAGGCTATAACCACGCCAACAAAATCGTTTGCACAAAACGAGGACACGAATGCCTATACCCTTCCGCGACACAATTTTTCTACGATTGGCAAGATATTCCAGATCATATGAAAGCAGGTATATACGAAAAGTTTGATCATGAAGAAATTATTAAAGAAAAAATTAAAAAACAATTAAATACGGACGATATTCATTTTTGCTCTCCATCAGAAACTTCGTGGGATGAAAAGAAAACATTAGCAAATAATATATTTATTCCACAGGCACAACATAATTTTGGACTAAAAACCGATGTTGTAATCACACCGCGAAATAGAAAAATGGATCCAAATAGAAATTGGAAACAAGAAAACTGGCAACTCGTTGTGGATAAGTTATTAGAATATAGTATAACAACAGGTGTATGTGGAGCAAGCAATTCAACATTTAAGTTAGATAATGTAAAATATAAATCGTATGATTATGTGGATGTTGATAGTGATGTTGAGTTAATGACCAATACGCAATTAGTAATAACACAAGAAAGTGGATTACAATATCTATCATTTTTGTGTCAAAGACCAACATTTTGTATAGATCACTATCATAGAGATTTTGGGGCAGATCTACATCGAAACCAACATATTCCATTTAGAGAACTAATGTTTCAGGTATGGGACAATCCTATAAAGTTAGCACAAGAGGTTATATTATTTTTAGAACGAGCCAAGGAATGATATAGCATTTAAGTATGAATTATATTCCAATATACAAGCCATATCTCCCAAAGGGATCATTGGATTATGCTCATAAGGCATTAGATAGCACTTGGATATCATCGCAAGGAGAATATATTAATAAGACGACCGAAAAACTACAAGAATTACTTGGAGTTAAATATGTCCAATTACTCAATAATGGAACTTCGGCTTGCCATTTAATGGCAAAAGCAGTTATTCGTAAGCACAAAATAAATGAAATCATTGTTCCAAATAATGTGTATGTCGCAGCGTGGAATGGTTTTCTATTCGATAATAATTGGACTATAAAAGCAATAGATGCAGATTTAGATACTTGGAACTTCGATTTAAATAAATTAGATATTGCAATAAAAGATAATCCATATGCTGCCGTATTGATTGTGCATAATATAGGAAATATAATTAATGTTCCCGCATTAAAACTAAAATATCCTAATACAATTTTTGTGGAGGATGCTTGCGAAGCGTTATTCGGTTCATATGAAGGGAAACAAGCGGGAACAGAAAGTTTTTGTTCAGCCATATCTTTCTTTGGCAACAAATCGATTACAAGTGGCGAGGGTGGCGCCTTTCTAACCAATGACGAGGCTATATTCAATTATATAAAATGCGTTCAAGGTCAAGGGCAGTCAGACCAAAGGTTCATTCATAACGAGTTAGGATATAATTATAGAATTACCAATATCCAAGCAGCGATTTTACTCGGTCAGATCGAAATCCTTCCAACGATTTTAGATATGAAGAATGAAGTTTTTACAACATATCGAACAGCATTAAAAGATCGTGAAGATATATTTATGCAGAAAATTGAAGAAAACACAACGCATTCCAATTGGATGTTCGGTATCCGTGCTCCAAATCATAAGGGATATAAAGAAGCAGAAGCATTTTTCAAGAAAAATAATATAGAAATACGACCAATGTTTTATGCTATTGATGAACATAAATATCTAAATAACAATAGTAAAGTGCATTGGAATGATTGCACGAATGCTGATATTCTAAATAAAGAATGTTTTATTTTACCATCGTATCCCGAACTAACAAAGGATGAACAAAAACATATATTAAAAACATTAGACGATTACCTCATCCCATAATTCCACATATTACTATATGAACCATCGTCAGCGCATCCGCATATTAAAACTTGCCCAAGCAAATCCGTCAGCAGGTGCGCCAGCCAGTGCCCCCGGAACCGTTCCAGTGGCATCAACAACGACAACAACAGATAACAATACAGACGCTCCAACAACCACACCGGCACCAACGCTCAATTCTTCGCAAGCATCCGTCAATATCCGTGCTCTTCCGTCATTCAGACCCCAACTATTCCAACTTCGACCAGATCTAATTGATGACTTCGGGAAACTCGCAAATACAATCAATAGATATCTTTTATTGTTGTCAGGCAATGTTGTTAGTTTCTCAACGGTATATACAAACCCTGCCATCACAGGCGATCAATACACACAAAGCGTAAAGAACCTATTAACGCTTGGAAAATGGATATATAATCTAATAACATCACACGGGCCAGAATATACAGTAGGCGTCCTTCAACAGATGACACAAACCTTGCTATCTATGGTCAAATCATATGCGTTTTCCGAAAATAATGCCACAAACGCTCAAACAGAATTAGTCTCACAAGTGCAAACAATTATTACAAAACTTGGAACAGCAAATAAAACAAGCCAACAACAACGAAAACATATTCTTCGTAGATTGGCACAAGCAAATCCATCCGCAGGAGCACCAGCGAGCGCCCCCGGAACATCGGCAACATCAGCACCAACCACAACAACAACTTCCACCACAACGCCAACAACGACAACAACACCGGCAGCAGTAAAAATAGACATTCAGGCAATTCCGGGTTTTCGTCCCGATCTATTTTCTCAAAGACCAGATTTAATTCTCGATATGAGCAGAATTATTAATGCGGTGAATGGTTATTTACAGATGCTAACTCAAAATCAGGTTAGTTTTGCAATGACTTGGTTAGATCCAAGCATATCAGGAAGTCAATATGTCAATAGCGTAAAAAACTTATTCAATCTTGCCAAGTGGTTATTCGGGGTTTTGACAACAAAAACAACAAAGTTTTATTCATTGGATGGATTAAAACAAATTGCCACAACTATGATCAGTATGGTTAGACAGTATTCTTTCCCAGAACCAATGATGTCAAACACAGCAAGTCAATTAATAGCAATGGGTGAAAGTATGTTGGCAAAACTTGGCACAACAAAATAAATCATTGATATATTGTTAATATGCTTACAACATTGCGTGAAAGGATCAAATCCTATGAGGATCAATCCGACATAAAATTATTGAAAAAACTTCCGGTCATAACGATTGTGAATGGAAGGCAATTTAAGAAACTTACTTCATTACTAAATAAACCATTCGATATTAATTTTTTTGAGATATTTACTGCAACAGCAATAAAACTAATGCAAGAGATTGATGGGAGCGTATTTTCATATTCCTTCAATGATGAAATTGTAATTGTTAGTCGGAATGATCAAACCAATGATACACAACCATATTATGATAACCGAGTGCAGAAAATAGTTTCAGCAACAGCATCAATAGCAAGCATTGAATTTAATAAAATGGCAGGAGCCAAGAATATAGAATTATTCGGAGATCCGATATTTACAAGTAAATGTTTTGTTGTTCCTCACATTGGAGAAGCAATAAATACATTGATAGCAAAACAACAACAATGTTTTCATATAGGATTATATCAATGTTGTTTCTATAATTTAGTGAAACAATATGATGTAGAGATAGTAAAGGAAACATTGGCCAAAAAAACTATTGATGATAAGATCGAGATTTTGATGGAAGATTTTGGTATAGATTTTAATGAATTACCATTGACAATCCGTCGCGGTGTAGGTGTGTATAGGAGAATGCAGGACACGGACGGACTTGACAAACCGCGGAAAAAGATTTACATTGACACGGAGTTGCCCGTTTTTGCCAAGGCACCAGAGTTTTTGAAAGACATATTGAATGGAGGAACAACTTGACAAATTCACCATATTATTCTAATGATTATATAAAAGTTCATTTAGTAGAAAAAAATTACGGAACAAGCATTGAATTTTGGTATGATCCGCCACCGTTATTATGGATTTTTCATACACGAACAATAGAAGAGTTAGAGCAAGAACTATATAATTCATTGCAAGAGTTCGTCAATGAAAAGAACACCAAAACCACACAAGCATTTATGGCTGGAAAATTAGAGCAAATCTTTCGATTTTGGATGCAACAAGGCTGGCTAACAATTAATCCGATTTATGATAATATAAAAGAAAATGAGTAAGAAAACGAAAACAGATAAAAAACAGCCCTGCAAACATTGTGATGGAAGTGGCTGGCAAACAGGAGAAAACGAAGGATTTATATGTGATTTTTGCGATAACGCGTGTTGTTGTGAAACCAATCGTGCAAAATGTTGTGTTCATCATGGCTGAAAAGACAATCTTTAACAGGAGAAACTACAATGGCAATTTTTAAACACCTCAACTCAAAAATTGAAAAATCATCATACGACATCACAATCCAAAACATTGATGCAAGCAATGATCATTGGGGAAATGAAAAAGACATTACTCAATTTTTAGGAGAAATTGAGGGATTGTCGTATGACAAAGACAATTTTAATAAAAATCTTGTCAAACATAGTCTTGCTATTTTAAACTATAATCCTCGCACCGAAGACATGATTTTTTACAAACAAGGACGAAACATTATATTGCTAACGATTGCAGATCGTCGCAGTTTTGGTGATGTGGAATGGCTATCTCGTCGATTAGAGATCAACCTAAAACGACAAGGGTTTTCATTCATTGTCGTTGAAATCTTGAAAAAGGAATACGAAGAAGTGGCAAAAGGCACTAAAACATTACCAGAGACTTGGATATTGGACGAGGATTTAAATAAACGATTGTCGAGAATGAAAAATTTTGTGGCGTCAATATAGTAGTATTATATAGATGGATAACTATGTAATAAAAAATACTCCATTAAAAGGCAACGGAGTTTTTAGCACAGTAAATCTTCCAGCAAACCATACAATTTTTGAGTTCGTTGGAAAAGTGCTTTTAAGACAAAACATTCCCGATTTTAGCGGAACGATTGCAAGCAATTATTTACAAATCGGGCCAACGCAGTATCTCGATCTTGGCGGAACGGCACAATTTTATATAAATCATGGCTGCGTTCCCAATTCATGCGTCAAAATTATTGTCAATCGAGCCTTCCTCGTTTCCGTTCAACCTATAAAAATAGGAGATGAATTGACATTCGATTATAGCACAACATCAACCGAGGACGCAAGCACATGGTCAATGCAATGCAAATGTGGTGCAGGACAGTTTCGTTGTAGAAAAACCATAACAGGATTTTCTTCCGTTCCAACAAAACAGCAGCAAAAATACATTACAAGTGGCATGGTTCCTAATTATGTAATTGGAAAGTAATAATATATGTCAGAACAATGTTCGATATGCAGCGGATGGAATTGCACAACTTATGTCTATACGGGAGGTAATGGACAAATAAAATGCAATTATTTAAAAGAATTAATGACGAACAATCAATTATTGCAAGCAGAAATAAATATGTTAAAGCAGTCCATCACTGATTTAGAAATAAAAGCCATAACAAAAAATGAAATTGCAAACATATTTTTAGATATAGATAAATATCCAAAATACGCTGATAAAATATCATACATACATAAATTATTACAGCATAAAAATCTTTCCATCGAAAACAAATATGTTATTTTTCAACAAGCAATAACGGGTAAATATCCGTTCCTAATTGATGGGTATTTTACTTACATAATAAATGAAAACGCATTGGATTTTATAGATTTTCTAAAATATAATATGGATGACAATGAAGAAGATATGTTAATTGAATTTATTAAGGTGAAAACACACCATATATTTTACCCGCTTCCATTATTTTTCCGATTAGAGCGACCAAAACTATCAGAGTTTTTAGAAGACATTATGTATGAAACAATCATTGAAAGACATATAAATCCTATATATTCGCAAAATGCCAGTTTTACCAGCGGAAATTGGTCGGTATATAGAATACTGGATACGTATGGAAACCCAAATCTTGGTAAAGCGCTATCCGTGATAAAGAAAATATCAGCACCATATGTATTGAATAATGAAATTAAAACCTTCGTGGAAAAATATCCCGAAGCAGAAAAATATGCGATGTTAATATGATGATTAATTGGTTAAATCGATTATTAGGAAAACCTTTTTATATTAAAGATATAAATAATTGGTATAAACCTATTAAAGTATGGTATAATAAATATGGTGAATTACATAATCCGGACGGACCGGCCGTCGAATATAAAAATGGCACCGATACTGAATACTGGATCAATGGAAAACGTATCTTTCAACTTGACGGCAAACGCATTTATGGCAAAAACAAAATAGAAAAATACGTGATGTTAATATAATGCCGAGAGTATATCATTGTAAAAAAGTTCCGTATGATGTTAATGCAGTATATGTGGCTCGCCCCACAAAATACGGTAATCCATATAGCCATATGGATGGAACGCTCGCTAAATACAAAGTAGAAACGCGAGAAGAGGCTATTGTAAAATATGAAGAATGGATTAGAAGCCAGCCAGAATTAATGGCTGCTGTGAAGAAAGAATTGAAAAATCGTGATCTTTCTTGCTGGTGTTTTCCACTTGCTTGTCATGCAGACATACTATTAAAAATTGCCAATGAAGAATAAGGTGATATAGTCTCATGTATGCAACTAAACTATATCATCAACGAACTCGACAAACAAATCACGGCATCAAAAACGGAATTAGTCTTACTTGAAGAAAGAAAAATCGCGCTAATAAAATTAGCAACAAAATATCCAGATGCCCATTTAGAGAAAAACAATACGGTATGTATTGACAACTTATGGGATAAGATGTCTTGTATGCGTGTTGCTTGGGGGTGGGGGTATGGCTACGGAACATATGGATCGATGACAAAAGTCAATGTTCGTTTTTCCGTTGGTAAAAAAGATATGGAAGATGGTATCAGGATACATTCGTATCCGTATAATAACACCGTTGCAACAATAGCGTTTCTTTTTCTTCCAAATCCAAATAATACATATCCACGAAGAGTAAAAGAAATTACAGTATTAAATTATTCTAATATGATACCAGACGCTTGCCCGAAACGAAAAGTTTTTCTAAAACGAATTAGAAACTATTTATTGAATATAATAATTAAAGAGAATATGAAAATAAATAATAACTCATATAACACAGATGAGTTCGAGAGGCTAATTTTATTTAAATGAAATATCTTTCACCTTGGAAAAAAATCAGTGAAACAAAAGAGGGTATATTTTTACTTGGTTCAAAGGAAGCATTAATTTATATAATTCATGACCCAAAAGATGAAAGAGTTCGTTATGGAACGGCTGGAATGATTAGATTTTGTAATGGGCCATTTAGTTATGGAACGCGTATGGAAGCAAGACAATTCGTAGAGAACACGCTTACCGACGCCGGGTATTGTTTTTTGGATGATAAAGAGTATGAAAAATTGGAATTATTGATATGATTTACTTAACGCCTTGGAATGAAGATAACAGACGGCATTATGTAAAAACTGGACATGTGTGTGTTATGATCGCCTCATACGAATATCACTATGTTATATGGTTAGGTAATCTGTCGTCTGAAATAGAAAGATTTAATTCTATTGAGCGAGCAAAAAAATATGCTGATAAGTATCTAATTGATAACGAATATATATTATTGACACAAGAACAAGTAGAGAAGATGAGTATTTTGATATGAAAATATATACATTAGGAAATGGTTTCATTGCAAGCCATTTACCATATAATCCTATATTAGATCGGGTCTCACCAAATGAAAAGCAAATAAAAGAATTATTGACTTGGTATAAGCCAGATATTATAGTAAATTGTATTGGTCGCACAGGAAGCCCAAACATTGACTTTTGTGAGACCCACAAAGAAGAAACACATACTGCTAATGTTGTTATTCCCACAATGTTCGCGCACGAATGTGAAAAATTAGGTATTCGTTTCATTCACCTCGGAAGTGGATGCGTCATGTATGGACAATCCCCTCACGGCAGAGATGAGATGCATTGTCTATTATGGGATGATGCCATACCATACAAGGTTCGTATTGACACAGGATGGAAAGAAACAGATATAACATCACCTAAATCGTATTATAGTCAAACCAAGTATGAGTGTGATAATAATCTAAAAGATATGAAGAATACGACAATTCTTCGTCTTCGTATGCCAATATCATCCAAAAAACATCCAAGAAACTTATTGAATAAATTGATCAAATACAAACAGGTTTTGGATGAGCCTAATTCGATGACATTCGTTTCCGATTTAGTGAATGCGATAGATTTTGTGATAAACAAGGAATTATATGGCATATATAATGTAGCAAGTCCATTACCACTTAAACATTCGGATTTATTGGAAGAATATCGAAAATATGTGCCTAACCACACATACCAAAGAATAAACAAAGAAACATTAGATAAGATGGTTATTGCACCAAGATCAAATTGTATATTGGATATGAATAAGATAATGAATGAAGGATTTAAATTCGGTGATACGGATACGCTTGTGCGTGAATGTATTAAAAATTATGTTAAGGAAATAAATGGCTAATGATCGATTAAGTATTGAATTGGAACCAAGAACAGATGACCAAGGAAGAAAATATTTTGTTGGAAAACTGAAAGCACCAATAAAAATAGATTGTGAAAACGGTGTAGCGTTTCTAATCTTTGTATCAGAAGAGGGGTGCGAAGAAATGCAAGTATGCAACGCGCAACCCCCGAAGAATAAGATAAGGCTTGAAAAATATGACAGACAAAATAAAAAGTTTTGATGATTTATGGAACGAAGCAGAGAGACGCTCGCTACAAGTAAATAAGAATGATGATTCGGCATATATAGTATATGAAATCCAAAATCTATGTTCAGATATTAAAGACAGCGTAGATCCAGAGGCATTAGAAATCCTTAATAAATCAGGATTGAAAAAACCAATACTAACAGACCAAATTGGTGAATTATTATTCATGCTTACAACAATAACTGCTCGTGAGAATATAAACATATATGAAGCATTGAAAAAACATATCGATAATCTATGAAATCTATTCCGATCAAAGATCGTCTAATTGTTGCGTTAGATGTTGATGGAGCAAAGGAAGCCAAATCGCTTGTATCAAAATTAGGTGATGCGGTTTCTTTCTATAAATTAGGCCTCCAATTATTTATGTCATCAAATTATTTTGATGTAATTGAACAATTACAATATATGGGTAAAAAGGTATTCGCGGATCTTAAGTTTTTTGATGTTCCTCAAACAGTCGGATTGGCAGTAAGAGCGCTGGCAAAACATAATGTAGATTTTGCTACAATACACGGAAACGATGAAATCTTGCGCTATGCAGTAAAAGAAAAAGGTAATATAAAGATTTTGGCAGTGTCAGCATTGACAAGCCTTGATCAATCCGATATTAATTCGCTTGGTTTTCAATGTAATATAGAAGATTTAGCTCTATCGCGCTCAAAAAGAGCGCTGGAAATTGGTTGTGATGGCGTTATATCTTCGGGATTAGAAGCAAATAAATTACGAGAAAATCTTGGGAATAAGTTTTTGGTTGTTGTTCCGGGTATTCGACCAGTAGAAAATAAACTAATTGATGATCAAAAACGAACGGTAGATGTAGAAGAAGCGTTTTTAAATGGAGCAGATTATATTGTTATTGGTCGTCCCATAAAGAATGCTAATGATCCATATGCTGCTGCGATGAAATATCAGGAAAGAATTGCTAAAATAATATAATGATATAGATATGTGAGGTATTGCTTCCTATTGTTATGTTTTCTATGTAATTGCGGTGGAACATTCAAAATCTATGATGACACGCGTGTAGGCTCGTATAGAAGCGACAATGGGCAGTTTTCTTGTCGCGCTAACACTTGTTGCTACCCATACAAAAAAAAACTTATGGTATGTCTCGTTCCTGATATGTATGGAGCAGCAATTGCGGTGAAATACACACCGGCAAAGAAATAATTATTTATTCATTACAAAACCAACACCAACAATGAAGTTTTTCATATTGTCGGGAAGAATGCTATAAGCAAATTGTTGAAAGTTTTTCTCAATTTTGTCTTGATTTTCTTGTGATGTTATTGTTGGAAGTTTTATTGTAGCCCATATTTTTTTGTTTTGCATATCGACAGATACGTTAATATCGGATTTTCCTTGAACATAACTTGGAACGACGGCCATCAATCTATTCATAAGTTTTGATTGAAGTAGGTTAGGATCGAAAGATTGAGCAGCAATTCTATTCAGGACGGTTTTACGGGCAGCAAACTTGCTTCCAGATTGTTTTGTCGCTTGTCCCAAAAGATATACAGCAGTTTCTCGATCGCTTGCGATGCTCATTACGAGATCGTCTAACCCCAATGATAACTTGCCTTCCTTTTTGACCGTGTCATAAAACGACTGACTAAAATTTAAAAATTGTTTCTCAATTTTCATGGAGGTTTCCATAGGGTCGTCCCCATTCGATTTTTCTAAAATCTTGTGGATAAATTGTAATTGAAGTTGGGGGTCGAGGGCGTCGCTACCAAACAGCCCTATCATTCGTTCCGCTGCGCTATCAGCATTGTCAGACGAACTCTTGTATATTCTCTCGAATAGCAAATGATCCCCATAAAACGCTTGACCTTTTGTAATCCAATGTGAGTTTTGGTGAGTTAAGTATATTGCCCGTAAATAAGCAACATACATATTCGCTAATTCTTCGATTGTTCGCATAAATATACCTTGAATATATGTCATTATATCCCATATGTATTTTATTGCCAGTATGGTAAAATAAAATGTTTTTACAAAAAACTATTTAACTTATTTACATTATGCTGGGACTTGACATATAATAACGAAAACACTACCATTCATCTAAATGGTTGGGGAAAGGGGGACAAACGAAGAATGAGTTAGGGGGAAAGGGTTAACAGATCTTAATTAACCGTTAAGTTAACGTTAAGTTAAAGACGATTTTTTAGTGATATAGGTTAGATCTAAATGCTCGAAGATCTACCAGTTTCCCTTAAACACATACTTCCGATCATTGATCGTGTTCATGACAGATACCCTACAATAACTAAAACAGAAGTAATTTTAATTATTAAAGCATTATTGGAAGTTATTAGAGAATTGTTAGTTTTAGGAAAAATTGTCTCGATCAATGATTTATTCGATCATGCACATGTTATATTTTATATTATTGAAAGAAGAAATGGAAAAGTTTTTCCGTCAGTAAAAATTAGAGTTCAGACACCGAGGGATATGAGATGATTAGGAAATGGACTACCGATAAATGGTATCAGGGATATATTGGCGATAATTGTAGATTTTGGGCAGAGATAAATAAAGGTTATAGTTGTATTGAGTTTACTTTTAAAGACGGAAAAATAATTACAAAAAAATATGAATGTATGACGATTGATAAACTTATAGAAATAGCAAAAAAATACCTTTTACTAATGTAAGGAAAGTTATGGAAGAAGAAAATAATATACAAGAAAACATAAAACAATTTTCCAATGAAAAACTATGTGAGATCATTGTATCTTCGCGCTACCTCGGTGTCCTTCGTGAAGAAGCGATTTTGTCGATGACTGAACTTGCGTCTCGAAGAGAGCAAGGCTCAGGTTTTCCTTACGAGGTTAGAATTGAAGAGATATTTTCTTCGTTGCCTAAAATTAATTTAGACCTAAATACTTTAATCAAAAATAGTAGTAAATTAGGTAAAATAATATGAATGTCAAATTAAAAAAAGAAATCATTCTAAACATATTCAATGTGATGGGTGTATTTAGGGACAAAACTAATTTTTCAGCATCGACGCTGATCGAACCGCTGATCGAAGAAAAGTTTCTTTTGGATAAAAAACTTTCTTTTGAGATCGAAGATGGGACGAAACGAGAAAATCAGGTTTTTGCTGCGACGACAAAAATTGACGGGAATATGATTAAAGTGATGATCGCAGATATTATTGATGAAATCCCCGAGTATGCAATAATAATGCAGATGGATAACTTTCCATCGATCGCAATGCGTCTTTCGTTGGAAGACGACGATTATGGAACTATGACGTTTCATATCGAAAATAAATGGATAGAAATAGGCACGAGCGCACAAGCGCGTGTGTTAATGGGAATTGAAAATTTAAGTGAGATTTTTGCTGCTTGGGAAAGAATGAACGACTATAAAGATATGTATAGTGTTTTGATAAGTTTTCTTAATTATGTTGAGGGCGTATAGTGTGTCATCATTGTAGTAATCTTACAGATAGAAAAGATATACTTGAATACTATCGTTTATTTATTGATGAAGGAATAATATCTAAAAAGGATTATATTAAAATGTATATTGATCGTAATACGGGCACTGGTATTGGATATGGTGATTTTTCGGCGGTATTTTTCACTGATATTCAGCCAGAAGAGTTGTTTCCAAATCTAACAAAAGAACAATTAGAAAAATTATTGGTGTTGCTATGAGAGCATACTTGTATCCTTGGGAAAAATTAGTAATAAATGATCGACATTCATATAAACGACGCGTTCATAACGGTGGTGTATATTTTGTGGTGCATTCCGCAAATCAATGGTGGGCTTGGAACGCTGATACTTGTGAAAGTATTCCGTATGAAACTGCCGAAGAAGCAATGAATGCGTATGATGATTGTCTTCGTAAATTAGGATACATATTGTTAACGGAAGAAACGATGTTATTGTTATGAAAGATAAATTATATTGTAAATATCTTTTACCTTGGGAAAAATACGGTTATTATATGCTTAGAAGACGATATTATGATCCATCCGGTAGTAATGTAGGATGGTATTATATTGCCAAAAGAAATGATTATTGGGAGGTATATACGGGGTGGGAAGACAGTTCGCTTAGAGAGTTTAAAACAGGCAAAGAAGCAATGACTGCTATGGATAAAAGACTTGGCGATATTGGATATGTCTTATTGACAGAAGAAACGATGTTATTACTATGAATAATAATGATATTATTGATGCCTATATAGGCAATAGTCGAAGTCGTGTTATCAAATACATTATTGATGATTACAGGTGGTATCTTAAAGAAATTAGTAGTAAAAGAAGTTTAAAATCTTTTTGTGCTGAGACTTCCATTTATTTAATGAAACGGTATAATATATCCGTTGAAGATGTAGAAAAATATATGTTATTACGATGAAACCAAATCATTATACAAAGCGTCAATTATTCCAGTTAGTGATCAATAAACTAAAAGGAAAACACATTCATAAATATCATATTATATCGGTAATCAATATATTCGTTGATGAATTAATAAATGAACTAAAAACTGGCAATAAAATAAAAATTGATAATTTTGCCACATTCCAATTAAATCAATTAAAACCAAAGATGGTATGGAGCATTGTTTCGAGAAAAATGATGATGGGAAAAGCAGTTAGGGCGTTAAGAATAAAATTAAGTCAGAAACTAAAAAAACATATATTAGATGCGTAGAAAACAAAGACCAATATATTTTATATGTAGTGTAATAAAAGACGGTAAATTAATGTCTTTTCCAATAGAAGCGGAAACAGAGCAAATAGCATCCACTATTTTCCAACAACAAATTGGAATTGTTCCTGAAATTATTTTAGGATCATTCTATAAAAAACAACGACCAAAAGAAATTAAGCAAATTAAAAAAGAGCCTAAACTAAAACCACCGCCAAAGATATCAAGATATAAATATAATATAAAATTAAATACATTCGATACTAATCACGGAACATATGATGGATGGAATATAACATACATTCCATTGCAAGAAGATCCGGATAGGGCATATGTATTATTCAACAAGAGAGTTGATAATATAAAAACACCAAAACCAAGAATAAATATATTACAAATAAAGGATATTATAGGAAAATGAAAAAGAGTTTTATTAAACAGATGAAGCAAAAATTGATTGCTCAAAAAACCGAAATACTGGAAAAGTGTAAAAGGCATAATTCAGAAATTGATAGTTTTGGCGATGAGATAGATCATATACAAGCCAAAATGATAGCATTAGCAGATGCTCGTCTTGCAAGCAGAGACAAAGACAATCTTGCTAAAATAGATGCTACATTGAAACGCATCGAAGAAAATACATTCGGTGAATGCCAAGAATGCAATGAAGATATTGATGAAAAACGGTTGATGATTAATCCAGCGTTCATTACTTGTATATCTTGTGCGGAGCATTTAGAAATGCTGAAAAGAAGGCACGGTGGTTAGATGATAATTAGAAAAATTAAAATATCATCAAAAAAAACATATTTTATAAATAAAATATGGAATCTTTCAGATCAAAATAAAAGCCAGTATTGGAGCAATAAAAATCGTTATTTTATGCGCCTTAAGAAGTATAACAAAACACATAAAATATGTGCAAATAATAAAAAAATAGGATCTTACGTAGATCACCCAAAATATAATTCTAGTAATTTTATTTATTTTTATTACGACAGAATATTCTATTATGCTAATAATAAAGTAATTCGTGAAATATATTTTAGAACAAATTTAACTACTGAGACGAATCATCTGGTATTGAATGGTAGAAATCATAATGAAAATGGACCCGCAATCATACATGGCATTGGTGTGAAAGAGTGGTGGATTAATGGTAAGGTTCATCGTATGAACGGTCCTGCGATCGAATATCCAGATGGTAGAACAGAATACTGGATAAATAATATTCATATTGAAGCCCTTGATAATAAATATATTTACGATAAGGAGAAAATCTTTCGGTATTTAATGTTAGTGTAGATAATAAAATAGGTGGCTAATAATCCTGCATATTTAGGATATGCCACAGCAAGGTAATAGACAAAAAGATCCGCGCCAACTTGCCCTCCGTAATCAAAAAAAGCAATGGAGCGCTTCCGTTTCTGCGCTAATATCTAAATTAATAGAATACAAAAAAGGGCTGAACGGTAGAGGTTCGGCAAAAATTGGAATTGAGCCATCAAAAATTCAAAATCCGTTGCCCGAGTCAGTTTCCTCTGCGCTATCTCAATTAACAGCAGATTTTTCTAAAATAGTTTCAGATGCAGAACAAATAATCGCAGCACAACAGAATTATTCAGCCACTCGTAGGAAACGACAGCCAAAGAAGCCAAAAGCCCCGCAGCAGCCAAATGTGCAAGCCCCTGCTCCAACAGCAGAAGCACCTGCGACACCAGAAGCGCCAGCAGAAAATCCGCTGGCACGAATTGGTTCATTTAATGCAGAAATTGAAAAACTTGCATCAAATAAACTAACGAGATTTTGGCAATACCTTACTTCCGTTTTTTCACGAAAAGAATATAATCGTCATAGATTAGGAATGCTTAGTCTTTCGGCAAAATTGTTTTATGATATGTTAGATTTTGAGAATAGTGTATTAAGAACAGGTGAAAAAACTATTCCCGATACGATGAATAAGTTTCAGAATATGAAAAACACTTATATTGCATTAAGAAAATTATTCGAGAATGTTGCTAAAACATTGGCAGATAAAGCCAAAAAAGAAGGCGTAAAACCTCCCGTAGAAGAAGCAAAGCCTGCTGCACCAGAACAAAAACCAACAAAACCCCAAGTAATAAATCTCGATGAAGAAGATGAGGATGAAAGCGATCCTAACGGTATCTATATAAATCAATTAAAACATAATATAAATATATTGAATAATAAAAAACAAGTTGAACCAAAAAATCTACAAGAAATTGTTCATATGATAAATGAATATCAAAATGAAAAAGATCCACACGCAAAAGATTTATGGTTAAAACAAATAAGGGAAGAATATAATAACTTAATGTTTTCATTAAAAAATAAAAAAGCAGATATTTTTAATGATAATATGATAAAAGTTTCTCATAATGCATTGACGAGGTTTTTACGCAAGCAATTAGTAAAAGCAAAATCATATGACAAAACTGCTGCGCCAAGATTGCAGGCAGCAGATTTAACAACAGCGACAAAAAAGACGATCAAAAGATTGATGGATGTTTTGGAAAAGGATCTTTCGGTTGAAGAGGTTAGTAAATTATTGGGAGAAATTGAAAACAAAATTATTGAAATCGGGAAATTGGTTTCAATTTTGAGTGTCCTATACAAAGAAAGATTTTCAGGGGAACATCACGAGAGCGATAAAGATCTTAATGTTGCATTGAGGCGTCGTGTGCGTCGTGATTTATTACAAGGTATGATGTAATGGATTATATAAAAATATCAGATAAAAAGTTTCCAGTTTTACTTGCAATATCATCGGATGAACAACAACGAGGACTTATGTATCGTGAGCCACCGTTGCCAAATATGTGTTTTCCTTCGCGGATACCACAAATTAGAAGATTTTGGATGAAATCAGTTAAAGCAGATCTGGATGTAATATTTTGCCTTAAAAATAAAATATCCTCAATATGGCGAGGAGAAGCGGGTTCCACTGCTATGATTGGAAATGATGATCCTTGTGATTTAGTAATAGAAATGCCGTATGGCACCTGCAAATCATCGGGAATAACCGTGGGCTCCGAAATTAATTTAGAATTGTCGAAAGAGGCCGAAATGAAGTTTCTTATGCTAAAAACAGGATTAATTTTCTAACCCGTTGGCACAAAATCTTCCACGATCTAAATTAGTCGTATGGAAGAAATAAATAAATTAAATTCGATACTAAAATCGTTCAAAATTAAAGCAGAGTGTGTAAAATATACGAAGATTAGAAACATAGCGCTATATGATATATTGTTAACGCCATTAACGCGTGTTCAACATATTGAAAAGTATGCATCAGAGATTGCGTTAGCGTTGAGAATAAAAACTACACCAGTAGTTAAAGCGATACCAGAAGAAGGCGTTGTCAGATTAGAGGTAGTAGAAGAAGCACCACATAAAATATCGTTTTTTGATAAAATTGATACATTAGGTGTCCCATCAGATATGAATGTTCCGATGTATTTAGGATCAAGTATCTACGGGAAAGAAGTTTTTACAGACCTAAGTTGCCATCCACATACATTAGTTGGCGGTGCAACGGGAAGTGGTAAATCGGTTTTTCTTAATGTAATTATGGCTAATGCATTAAGATTAATGAACACAGATATTTTTGTTATTGATACGAAGCGCATAGAGTTCGAGCCATATAAATCTTTTGGAAATGTAAAGGTTGCTAATGATTTTGCCGAAGCAATGGATATGATTGAATATCTTAATAGAGAAATGGTATGCAGATACGAAATGAAAAGCCATCAGTTAGATATGCAATTCAATAATATAATTCTAATTATAGATGAGATGGCAGATATAGTTTTGAGCGATGAAGAAAAAGTTTTTAGTAAGGCATTATGTGTTCTTGCTCAAAAGTGCCGATCTGCTGGTATATATATTGTTGCAGCCACTCAAAGACCCAGTGTTGATATTGTAAGCGGTGCCATTAAAGCCAATCTATCTTCGCGTATAGCGTTTCAGACTGCATCGCATATAGATAGTAAAGTCATACTCGACACAGTTGGAGCGGAAGATCTCGCCGGACGAGGAGATTGTATTATTAGAAATTACAATAATGATTTTTTGAGATTGCAAGTAGCATACACAACAGCAGACGAGATATGTAATCGGTATAGTAATTTTACATTTAATTTAACGAGGCAAAAATGATGACGGACGAAGAATTAGAAAAATTAGCACGTAAATGTTGCGAAGATTTAGATAAAGATTATTGTATTGGAAATGCACCATATGATACAGTTTTGCGCTACCTAAAAGAAGTAGATAAAATAAATCAAAAAGAAATAGATAGCGCGAATAGTGATATAGATAATTTACAGGTCAATACAGATCGCGGATATTAAAAATGAAAAGGTATAAAGCAGTGTGTGATCATCATAAAGAAATGATCGATATTTTTGTGAATAATGTTGCTACAACAAGTCATTATTTAACGGATAGGGACGAGTTAATAAATACTTGGCTACAATTACATTATGGATGTGATTTACGATTGATCCATCACGATTTAGATATGGATAAGTGTTTTGATGCTGGTTATGTGGTGGTAAAAAAATAATGGCTCGTGCTTGGAGACCCGCATACGCATGCACGTATGTGATATCGGATATATGCGGTAATGCTGATTCATTGGAAGTAATATTAAATAGAATATTCCCTTTCAGATTTTCTGAAAATCAAATTGATAGATGTGTATTTTTAGGCAATTATGTTGATAAGTTTGATTATGGTTGTGATGTAATTGAATTATTAATTAGAGTAAAACAAGAATACAATAACGACAAGGTAATCTTTCTTCGAGGAAAACACGACGAACTAATGCTTCGAGCATTATGTGGTGGAGATACAGATTTTAACTTATGGATGGATGCTGGTGGTAGAACAACAATTGCTGGCTATCTGAGAAATGCAAAATCAAAAGCATCACCATATGATATTAATAGAAATAGATTGAAGGATTTAGTTCCAAATACTCATATAGAGTTTCTTCAACATACAGATTATTATTATATTATTGACCAGTATTGTCTTTTCAATAGCGGGTTTAATATAAAACAATCTATAAAAGAAAATAACCCAAATAATTTTTGTTTTGACACAACAAGCAGCAAATATATAAAAGATTGTATTAGAAATAAAATTGAGCCAAGTTTTATAGATCCGTATATTTTCATTGGATCAAATAACTATCAAGGAAAAGAGCCGTTCATTCATCCAAAATATATGATGCTCGGCGGAACTGACAAGATAATTGTTTTAGAATTAAATAGTATGGAAATGTCAGCCATATCTAATGGTAAATCAAGAATATATAAATATAATTATGATGTGGTAGAATGAAAACTATATTCATTCTCAATTGTCCAAGATGTTCAACACCATTGCATAGGGCGTTTTCTGGTGGCGTAGAAATACGTTGTAAATGTGGGTATTTTTTAGATTCAGTTGGTGAGTATATAGAATGTTCATATACCTATAATGGATATTTTATTTATTCGTCAGAACGGTTAGGTGAAACAGTATTTAATGACAGTCATTCTGATGTTAGATGGATCAATAGAGTTTTAGATCCGTTGATAACGAATGAGGAGTTAGATAAGTTTTTATTGTTGATTTAATTTTATCAGTTTTCGGGTTTCGTGTGTAAGCGGTATGAATTGATCGGCAAGAGACTCAAATACAATCCATTTTTTATTGGTTAATTTATAGCAAGAATAATAACTTAATTGACCAATAGTGTAGTAATAATCTTTTGATGCATCGTTCAAAAATTCGGGGCACATCGTCTCGGCCCAAAATAGCCAGTCAGCGATATTATTTAGTTTTTGAAACGATTGCTGATTTTTTGCTTCCGCGTATATTAGCGTGATAGAGCCTAACTTGGATAGGTCATCAGTGGCAGTTTTATATTTTGTGAAAATCCCGGTGATGTATGCTCGTGTCGTTGGATCACAGTCAAGATTTTCAAGTCTTTCTTCGAAGAAGGAAGATAGATTAATCATTAATTATATGCGGAATTATGAATAGATCGTATTTAGAGCCATATAGAGAAAGTCATCATAAGTCTAATGAAGAGAATTATTCTATTGGTCGATATTTATTAAATGATAAAAGTATGTTTCCCATACCGATTGCCCGTATTGCACGATCTCGTTTAACCAAATTATGGGGATGGGAATATCAAGATATCGACGGTAAATGCGAACCCATGTGGATTTACGATCTTCCCGATAGGATAGAAGAATTAAAAGAAAAGATGGATCGTAAGTTGATTGAATGTGGATATATTTTATTGACGCAGGAACAATGTGAGAAATTTAAGTTATTGATATGAAAACATTAGTAATAGTCGAGTCTCCTAACAAGATAAAGAAGATCAAGGAATATCTTGGGGACAATTATGTTGTTGTCGCATCGGTAGGTCATGTGAAAGACCTCGCAAAAGGTGGCAAACACGGCATAGGAATCGATATCGAAAACAATTTTCGACCTCATTACGTTTTGCTCAAAGATAAAATTGAGGTAATTGATAATATAATCAATGCTTCGTGTGAGTGTAATGAAATACTATTATGCACGGACGCAGATAGAGAGGGTGAAAAAATTAGTGCCGATGTCGCCGATATTTTAAAATCCACAGGCAAGCCAATTTTTAGGGCAGTATTTAATGAGATAACTAAGTATGGTATAGAAAAAGGAATAAAAGAAAAGCACGCAATAGATGCTAATATGGTAAGGGCTCAGGAAGCAAGACGCGTCCTCGATCGTATCGTTGGATTTACCGTTTCACCATATCTTATGACGGCGTATGCTAATAATCTTTCGGCAGGTAGAGTTCAATCAGTAGCCACTCGCTTAATCTCAGACCGTGAAAACGAGATCGAGATATTTAAACCAGAAGAATACTGGACTTGTGGTATTAAGCTGCAAACTCAATTACGAGAGACATTCTCAGCCAAGTATGATGGAAAAATAAAAAATAAAGAACAATCAGATAAATTAGTTTCTTTTATACAAGAAAATAAGCACTTCGTTGTATCAAAGGTTGTTTCCAAACAAGTGAAAGAGAAACCGCCAGCACCATTGATAACGGCATCATTACAACAAGTTATGGCTAAGCGTGGTTGGGAACCAGAGAAATGTATGAGTGTTGCCCAAGGGTTATATGAAAATGGAGTGATTACATACATCAGAACAGACGCAACATCGATGGCAGAAGAAGCCATCACTGATATTAGAAAATGGATCAAAGATAATAATTATGATCTGCCTAAAACCAAAAATATACACGCAACGAAAGAGACCGCTCAGGCAGCACATGAGGCAATCCGTCCAACAAATATAAATGCATTACCTGATAGCGGTTATATGAGTGGTGATGAGAAGGAATTATATTCAGTTATATGGCAGTATGCTATTGCAAGTCAAATGACACCGGCAATATGGAACACCTTAAATGTAAAAATTGTGAATAAAAACGATAACAAAATTGTTTTCAAGGCATCGGGTAAAGCATTAGCAGATCGTGGATATCTAAAAATATTCGGTGATGTTGATGCCGGTAAAATTGAAATACCAAATTTAATAGAAAAACAAGAATTATTATTGGACGATAAATCTATAAAAGCCGATCAAAAATATACCCAGCCTCCGCCAAGGTATAATGATGCTTCGTTGCTAAAAGAATTAGAGCAAAAACAAATCGGAAGACCATCGACCTTTTCAGAAATTATTAAGAAAATATCAAATAGACATTATGTTGAGAAAACTAATAATACATATAAACCGACAGAATTGGGAAAACAAATAACTAATTGTCTATCAGAATTATTTACATTTATGGATTATAGTTTTACTTCGAAGATCGAAGAGGAGTTAGATAAGATAGCAGAAGGTAAAATAACGCACACAGAACTATTAAAACAGTTTTATGATATATTTTCCAAAGAATTAGCAACAGCATATAGGAACAAGTTGGGCGATAAAGTTTTATGTAAAAAATGCAATCAAAATATGATCGAACGAGAAGGTAAGTTCGGAAAATTTAATGTATGCATAAATCCGGCGTGTAGGGCTATTGAAAATGTAAAGATGGTGGCGTAATATGAGAGAAAAGAAAATAGTTTTAGAACCATGGAAATCATATTACAATAATATTCATTCACATGATATTCGTGTCTTAGTTGGAACAGATAAACAATTCGCTATAATAATTGCTGATCCAGAAAATGAAAGAAATACTTGGTGTTATAGATATAAAGGTGATAATTTACTTAATTGGTCCAAAACTAAATATAGAAGAGATCAATTAGATGAATGCAGAGCAGAAGTAGATAGGAAACTTATTGAACAAGGATATTTATTGCTAACGGATGAACAATACGAAAAACTTGCAATTTTAATCTAACGTGTTATATAATAACAAAGGAGCGTGTGCACACACACGTATGTGAATGAAGAAAATAAATAAAAAATACTCAAAAAAAGAAACAACAACATTAAAAAAAGAAACATCACCTGAGTTCGATTGGGAATACCTTAAACCGCTCCAAGTCGAAGTATATGGAAATAACTTCGATCGAGCATTCAAAACATTCCGCTCGCTTGTTCAAGCAGACGGTGTTCTTGCTAAATATAAAGAGAAACAGGGTTATGAGAAACCCAGCGTCAAAAAACGTCGCAAGCACGCAGAAACAATGCAGCGTTTATATGAAGAAAAAATCAAAGCAGAAAAAATTGCTTCCGGAGAATATGAAAAAGAAAAGATAAAGAAAGAAGCAAAAAAACAAAAGCGTCGTCAAGAACGAGATGCAAAGAGGACAGAAGATGTCGGATAAAGATGATATAATCAGAAATCCTAATAGGAATAATAAGCCTGAATATCAGGCTTATGAGCCTGAATGGGTTCGATTAGGAAAACAGCCAATACAAATGCCAAGAAAAACCGTTCCATTGGTGAAATCTTCGAAAAAAATAGATAATCCGGATTTTTCATCCGTTGATGGCAGGATTTTTGATGATAATGGAAATGAAATAACAGTCGAACAGGGACACATTATAGATAATAATGATTATGTTTTTCCGCCACCAAATATAGTAGCAAAAGTAATACCGGCAGAAGAAGAAAATACTACGCAGGAAGAACAATCGGTTCAAGGTCAGCCAAAAGTCGGAGAATATATTTTGCTTGTATCAGGAAAAATTGTTCATACTGGCTCAATACAACAGGTAGAAAGTATAGCAAGGACTATTTTGTATGGTGAAAATGAAAGTTTCCAAGAAGAAGTTAAAGTTGATGATATAGTAGTATTGAAACGCGTTGGAATTAATGTAGGTATTTTTATAGATAGGCAATAATGTCAAATAATACAGAACAATTTAATACTGACGGTTATGCTTACGAACCAGAACCTCGTAAAGCATCAGATATTATACTTGCATTAGAAAGCAAAGTAGATGTTTTGCAGAAACTTGTTTTTAATCAAGATATGCTATTGAAACTGATAGCAGATAAAACAAATAAAATCTTCGCATATATAGATGAATTACAAAAAGAATATCGACAATCACAGTTAGCACAGCAAGATGCTGATGATGAAGAAGAACCAAAAGTCATTAAAATATCTAATGAGCATCAAATAACAGAAGCGACAGAGATCGATATTAGTAAGCGTCGTATTGATCGTGCTGGTGTAGCAGCACAGGTTCAACAGCCAGCGGTTTTAGCAGTTCCTAATCAATCGTCAGAGAAAGTGCCACAGCCACCAGCATCCACAGGAAACAAAAAAGTTTCAGTAATTCAGAGAGTGTCAGATAATACCGGTAAGGATATGTTTATGGCCAGTGTTTTAATAAATGATGAAGCCGGCAATGAAGTTCATAAAACTAAAACTAATGCAGTAGGTAAATGGCAAGCACAATTAAAACCCGGTTCATATATAATTAAACTTACAAAAACAGATACGGCAACAAAGAAAATATTAGAAACGACACAGAAGATAAATGTAGGTAATTCCAATTCAACGATAACATTGCCAGTAGTGATAATGAATAGGTAATTATGGACGGATATACATTCGATAATAATGATGAAATAGTCGAAAAATATCTACAAATGCAAGAACTTTTTGATCATCAAGTAAAGTTAAGTCAAGAGTTAGTTGAGGTATCAGAGGAATTAAAAACTATACCAGAAATGCCAAAAGATTTAGAAAAATGGATTGATAGTATTCCAAATGAAAAAAGTAAGTTTAAGTTAACGGATTATGATAAGTTGTTCAAGATTAGTAAAAGATATAATAAATTAGTTGAAAAACGCGAAGAGAACTCGCAAAAGATAAAGATTTTTGTTATTGATAATTTAATTGATAGAATAAATGAGATATTAGGAAAATGATAGAAAATTGTAATTTAAGTAAATGTTTTTTGTTTGAAAATTTAGGTGGTATGCAGCCAGTATATGATACACATGAAAGTGTTCGTTATATTGTTTTGAACAATAAATTAGAACCAGAAATTAGTCAAGGTAAGATGATTATACCATATGTTATTGATAACAGTATAAGTAGTGATGTTATTGAAAAATCAATAATTGATATATTAATTTTTGCATCTAAAATTATGCCATCAGAAATTGACGATTATAGTGTTTTGCGTCAATTTATGAAAGATAGAACCTTATTAGAATTGAAAGTGCTATAATTCCAGAAAATGGGAAAATTAGCAATAGAATTAATGGTTATGCTTTATTAGGCAATGAATATAAAAATATATTTAATTCTAAATATTTAGATGATTGCGCTATAATTTTGCCGAATGGTCAGTCTTTTGGAATTATATGTAAAAATAATAAAAATCAGTATGGTGTTGGGATATTTAACCCATCAGCAGTATGTGTATATAAAGAAAAAGTGAGCCATAATTAATATGAAGTTTCAAGTTATAGTTTCAGACCCGCCGTGGGGTGCGTTCAAAGATAAATTAAAAATGTCAGACGTTAAACGTGGCGCCGAGGCAAATTACAATGGCACCATGAAAACTAATAGTATATGTAATCTTCCAGTTAGTCAAATTGCTGATCCAAACGGATGTATTCTCGCATTATGGGTTCCGTCATCAATTTTACAAGATGGTATGGACGTTATGAATGCATGGGGATTTAAGCAAAAGCAAACATATGTATGGTGTAAATCAAAAAAAGAGACCTCAATATATGAATTATTAAATGTTGCAGGGTTCCGCGATAAAGTAAAATATATAATGGAAAATCTATTGTCATTCGGTATGGGTAGATTATTTAGACAATCACACGAGATATGTCTTATTGGAATAAATAATACGGAAATATATAAACAATTAGAAAACCGTTCCCAGCGTTCGGTTTCATTCGGACAAAATCTAAAACATTCAGCCAAGCCAGAACATTTACAAGATTCACTCGATTTAATGTTTAAAGGAAATAAACTGGAAATGTTCGCCCGTAGGCAACGAAAAGATTGGGTATGTATTGGAAATGAAGCACCTGCAACAATGCATGAAGATGTAAAAGTATCATTAGAAAAATTAATCAATGCATAATAAAACTCTTTTACTAAATTATACAGATGAAATTATTGCTTTCATAAAGGAAAAGAAAGCATTAAGATTAGTATATAAAGGTAAGGCGGATGTTATATCAGTATGGGATAATATCAAGTTTTTTGTTAGCAGTGGTGTAATGCACTTACCGGCAGTAATAAAATTAAAATATTATGTGTATCGTAAGTTTTCTAAAAAAATAGTTTTTTCGAGACTTAATGTATTAAAAAGAGATAAATATAATTGTCAATATTGTGGAAAAGCCTTAAAATCAACACAGGCGACAATAGATCATGTTTTACCAAAGGCATTAGGCGGTCAATCAACATTCGAAAATTGTGTTGTTGCTTGTAAAAAATGTAATTCTAAGAAAAGTAATAAAACATTAGAAGAGTCAGGAATGAAATTAATTAAACAGCCATTCATACCAAATGAGCATATGCATTACATGTCCGTAGAAGATGGCTGGCATGAAACTTGGAGTAAATATATTACAAAATAAAGAAAAAACTTAACTTAATAAACCAATAATATGCCATCAATGTATAATTGATGGCTAATAACAGCCCTCATGAAGGAGGTGATCATGGCAAAGAAAAGTAAATCGACAAAGTCTACAAAGACAAAGTCAAAAAGCAGCCCTAAAAAGGGAAAAAAATCAAGCAAGTAATTGCTCGATAACGTGAATAGGACGCAATAGTAAAATGTTGCGTCCTATTTTTTTTATATAGGTCATAATATGTTTTGTCCATCATGTTCCAAACTCGCCGTATTAGCAACACAGAGAACTTGTCTTCGTTGTCAAGGTAAGATACTTAATAATCTTTCTTGTATATGTGATAATTGTTCAAAAGAACAAAATATGTGTTCAATATGTTTAAAGCGTATATCGTTTCCTATGGACGCTAATAATAAGTATGTGTATAAAAAAGGTTGCCGTGCTTGTGGTGGCGGAAAATAAATGATTTTTCGTTGGTTGCGTAAATTAAAGGTAATAACTAAATTAGTTGTAAGATGATAATAACAGACGAAGCAGTTTTACGCACGCCTTGCACCGATGTTCCTGAAAATGAAGTAGGAGCCATTGTAGAGCAGTTGGAACGTGAATTGGAGTATTCTGGGCGTATGGGTCGTCCGGGTGTAGGGCTATCCGCAATACAATGCGGAATATATAAAAATGTTGCTATTATTCGTATAGATAATAATCATAAAGTCAATTTAGTAAATTGTAAAATACAGAATAAATATGATCAATTTAAGTTCATCGGAGAAGGATGTCTTTCATATCCTAATTTAGTAGGTGATACGATCAGATATAATGAAGTCCATATTTCAGATAATTTAGTATATCCTCATGGAATGATACTGACGGGTCTCATGGGTGTTGTTGCCCAACATGAGATTGATCATTGGAATAACCGTCTATTGCCTGATTTTATTTTACCGAAAGAAAAACCTAAAAAAGTTAGACCGAATGATATATGTATATGTGGTAGTGGTAAAAAATTTAAAAAATGTTGCGGAAAATAAGGAAAATTAATGAGCGATAACAACGAAAATAAACAAAAAGAACAAGACTTGCTTGTAGCAGATTTAATAATTCGAGTATCGGCGCTCGAACGTGTGCTCGTAAATAAAAATATATTAACTTCCGATGATCTCGTAAAAGAGATTAAGGTAATATCAGAGGGGGTAATTAAATTTTTACAAAATAAAGAGCAAAATAAAGAGCAAAATAAAAACTAATGCAGTTTCTTACTTCCGAACAAGATTTTAGTATTAAACAAGATATGTTATTGTGTTTTTATTCATCGGATTTATGTAATCCAATAAAAGATATGTTATTTTCATCAGTTTCTAAATTAGATAATAATATATACATATTATGTATTGATATTCACTATTTTGATAACATAGGTAGAAGGTTCGGGATTACTGAAATACCTACAACAATTTTAATAAAAAATGCAAGAGAAAAACAAAGATTTATAGGAAACTTGCTAAAAAAAGATTTAGATGTAATTTTAACAGGGATACAGACAAATGAAAACTAAAAAGGATAATAAAATGACAACAAATAAATCACACCCACAACAAGCAGCCCAGCCAACAGCACTTCTAACAGAAGGCGATAAAATCTGGAATGAAATTAAAAACAAAGAAGTATTAATGTTTGCAATACCAAATCAATTCGTTTCGCAGTATTGTAATCCGGTTCCACTCGATCCGTCAAAATGTTTTCTACGATATAAGGTATCTGCATTCATTCCAGCATTAGAAGAAGCCATTGGTGCAAATAAAGATGGTTCAAAATATAATCTCGAAGTTCAAAAAGATCTAATCATTATTAGTCGAAATCATGTCATCGGACAATAATCCAAAAAAGAAAGGCCTTAAGATTAATAATCAGGCCTCAACTATTCCTAAACCGAAACCGGATACCAGTGCTGCGTTCAATGAACAAGCAGAAAAGGTATTTTCTAAAATAGAAGAATATAAACAGAGAAGTTTTGATTTAGGTAGTAAGTTTAAAGCAATTATTGAGGACAAAAGACTTGTAATCAATAAAACACAAATCAATAAAGATATTGAGTTAGAGATATTACAGAAACTAATTGCCCTTGCAAATGAATTAAATACCGATGAAAACCAGCCAGAAGGTGCTGGTGGAACCGCATTAGCAATGTTGCTTATGAAAATGTTATTAATTCAGCGTGATAATATGAACAATATAGAGTATAAATTAGAAAAAATAGAGAAAGCATTAGATGTGTTGGCTTCGGAAGTCAAAACAAATAAAGCAATATAATGATCCTATGATCACAAAAGAAAAGTTGCTCAATTTAATTATTGAAGAAAAAGATCAATATAGCAGTTATGTGTCGTTATGCCAAAAATACAATATAATCCCAAACGAGATAGCAACAGCGCAACACAAAACGAAGGTTGGAATACTGGAACAAATGATCGCGATGCTATAAAATTGCTTATTCAGCAGGCAAACACTGCTGATTTAATGACAATATTAAAAGCATATGGAGTAAATATAGACGGATATAGTGGCAACACATTGACTAAAATATGTTGCCCATTACCAGGGCATAATGATCGTAGTCCATCATTTTATTATTATAGCGAAACAAAATCATTCAATTGTTTCGGATGCCACCGCGGAGGTCGTGCAGTTCAATTAGTTTCACACATGGAAAATTTAACTGCTGAACAGGCAGCACGAAAAATAGTAGATAACTATTATATTGATAATAGCGTAGAAATCAATAATCAAAAAGATTTTTTTGATCGACAAAATGCAATTTTAGAGTTTTCATCCAAGATAAGATCGTTTATATTAGATAATTCAAATGATGATGATGCGATAGCATACGCAGAAAAATTGACGCTTGTGTATGATACTATGACATCTAAACATACATTAGAAGTAGATGGTTTAAAGAAATTAATAAATAAACTTTTTAATAAACTGGAAAAATATTAAATGAATAAAACGATGATTGTTGGAGACCCACATCTTGGTGGAATGTCAGTTATTGGAAAACCAGTAATTGGAAGCCAATTAAATTCAAGAGTGGTGGATCAGTTTAATATTTTAGAATGGATTTTACATCAAGCAATCGATCATGAAGTATCAACAATAATAATAACTGGCGATGTGTTCGATCATCCCAAACCACCATCAGAAATAGTTGTATTGCTAATTGAGTGGTTAAAAAGATGTTCAGATGCAAATATATCGGTTCATATAATTCTTGGCAATCATGATCTTTTAAGATCCGGTCAGCAACAGTTTAGTTCGTTGGATATAATAACAGCAGCGGAGATAGAAAATATTTTCGTCTATAAAACCATAAACACTATTCACATAGACGATGTTTCATTTACATTGATGCCATTCCGAGATAGACGATCTTTTAATACAAATAGTCATGATGAAGCAATAAGTATATTGCAAAGTAGGCTTCCTTACGAATTGGCAGAAATAAATCGCAATAATATGAAATGTATGATCGGGCATCTTGCAATAGAAGGTTCAATACCGGCCTTGAATGAGATTGATGATACTATCAATGAGTTATTTTGTCCGATAGAGATGTTCAAAGATTATGATTATACATTTTTTGGTCATATCCATAAACATCAGATATTAAATAGATCTCCTTATGTTTCACATATTGGATCATTGGATATAAGTAATTTTGGTGAAACCGATCAAGATAAATTAATAGCCATTATAGATCCGAGCAAATCTACACCATATGAATATATAAAAATACCCACCCGTTCATTAAATCAAGTTTCAATATCCGTGCCAGAAAATATAATAGATGCAACGGCTTATGTGCTAAAAGAATTAGAAAATAATAAAGACGGCTTGGCTAAATCAATCGTAAAACTTAATATAACATTGGATAGCCCTGATGTTGTTAAAATTGATCGAACTGCGATAGAAAATTATTTAACCAATGATATTGGTGTATATCACACAGCAAGAGTAAGTGAAGAGCGACGGGTTGCTACGATTAGAAAAAATACATTAGACAATAGTATTGATAATACGGTAAATGAAGCAATGGCTATAAAGTTATACGCGGACGAGAATGTTGAAGAAGAAATAAAAGATGATTTTATACAGTTGGCAAATAATATAGTGAAAGAGTGTGCATGAGACCATTACTTTTACATATGCAAGATTTTTGTGGTCATTCAGAAAGTATTATTAATTTTGATGATTTTAATCTTGCATTAATCATTGGAAAAATACGAGGAAACGAACGAGGTTCTAATGCTGCTGGTAAAAGCACGATTTTTTCTTCCATTCGTTTTGTTCTTTTTAATGAAACAGATTATTCGAGTCTCGATGAGTTAATTCGTAAGAAAACACAATCTTGCAAAGTTTCATTCGATTTTGTTTCATCGTTCGATAATAATGTCTATCGTATAGTTCGTTCCCGTCATATCAAACTTGGAGGAGAGGTTCGTCTTTTCATTCAAGAAAACGGGCAATTTATAGACAAAACTGCGAGAACAAACTCCCAGACAGAACAAGAAATACAGAAAATATTAAAAATAAACTATAAGACTTTTTGCAATTCAGCGTTTTTTGGGCAGTCAGATATGACAGGATTAGCATCGCTTCGTCCATCAGAACGAAAGAAGATGCTTAAATCAATTTTACAGTTAGATATTTATTCAAAATATGAAGCATCAGCAAAAAAACGAACATCGGATTTACTAAAAGAAATTGAAAAAACTAAAACAATTCTTTCAACAATCGGTTTCCCAGAAGTTGATATTATTCAATATAATAATGAATTGTTGGAGTTTTCTACATTAACTGAAAATAAAAATAATTCATTTTCAATATTAAAGGAAACACACGATACATATTCTAATCGATATAATCAATCAATTAAAGAGTTAGAAGCAATAGAAAAAGATATTTTAGAGTATGCATCGAAATATAAACTTTTAGAAAATGAAACCAATAAACTTTCTAATTCAGTTAAAGAGTATGATAAAAAAATATCATTAATAAAAGATACAGCATCAGTAGCATTGAAAGAGATAAAAGATCTAAAATTAGAAATATCAAAAATAGATCTTTCTAATTTACGATCAAAAAATTTAATAAAACAAGATATAGAAAATATCACAAAAGAAATTATTGAAAGAAAAGCGCTAATTAGTTCATCAAATGCTAAGTTAATAGAATTAAAAATACCACTTCCATCTGGTGGAAGTTGCAAACATTGTCGAAGAATAATTACAGATATAGAGGTAAAATCTTGTCAAGAGGCCATTGATCAAGAAATCAAACAACATACAATTTTGATTAAATCAGCACAAGAGAATATATTATTGTTAAATAACAAAGATAAAAATTTAAAAGATGAACTTCAACAATTAGAAACCATAATAGCAAAATTAGAAAATAAAAAACAATTATTACAAAATAAAGAAAAAGAAGTAGAAACGAAGAAATCAGTATTTATAGAGTTCAATGATCTTTTAGAGAAGTCAAAAATAGATTTTGATAACAAAAAACAACAGTTAGAGTTATTGAAATTAAATAAACCAGAAGATAAATCACAGTTAATAAATAATATAAAATCTGAAATATCAGATATGAAATATAAACTTCAAGCAACAATGTTGGAAACTGAAAATATAAATAAAGAAATAGTTTTAATATCTAATAAAATAGCAATTTTAAATCACAAAATAGAACAAAGAACATTGGATATAGAAAAGATAAAAGAGTATAAGGCAAATATAGAGATATTAGAGAAAAAATATATTGTTCATAGTAAAGTTGTTTCAGCCTTCGGTAGTAAAGGCATTCCGGCATTAATAACTCAAACGATCCTTGATGATTTTATGTATGAAACAAATCAATTTATATCAAAACTTCATCCCGGAATTGTTATGCAATTTTTGGTTTCCAAAGAGCGATCTGATGGTGATATCGATGATACACTCGATATAGAGTTTTTGATGAACAATGATACTTTTGAGTATCAGCAATTAAGCGGAGCACAGAAATTAATTGTTGCATTGTCATTAAGACTTGGGCTTGCATCCGTGTTAACGAAGCGACTCGGGGTAAAAATGCAGATGTTATTAATTGATGAGGTGGATCAGTGCCTTGATGATATTAATGTTGAGTTGTTCGAGGAAGCGATCAAAAAATTAAGTCAGGATATGAAGATTTTGGTCATCACTCATAATAAAGATTTAAAAACAAAGTTTAATAGTGTTATAGTAGTAGAACAGGATGAAAACTTCGTATCGACAGCAAAGGTAGCAAATGACTGGTAATCAAATACGGGTGGCTATATCTGGTAAAGCCCGCTCAGGGAAAAATTTAATTGCTGAATTACTTATAGAACATCTTAAATTAAGTCAAAATGAATACAGAATAAGAGCATTCGCTGATCCGATGAAGGAAATTGTGAAGATTATGTTTCCTTGTGCTGATGATGAGTGTCTATATGGAGCAAGTCAATTAAGATCCGAGATCATAGATATGATTTATCATGATGAAGATGCTCGATATCTAACATATAGAAAAGTCCTAACTGATTTAGGAAAACAGGCGCGTAAATATAATAAGAATATATGGATACATAATTTTGATTATGATCTTAAGAAGAATGCACACGCGCGTGCATATGTGTGTTCTGACGCAAGATTTTTAAATGAAATAGAATATCTGAAAGATAGAGGATTTTATTTAATTAGAGTCTTACGAAATGGAACAGATATTGGAAAAGATGTATCTGAAACTGAACAGGACACTATACCAGATAGTGTTTTTAATAAAGTAATTCATAATGATTATTCTATTGATCAGTTGTCAGAAGAGGTAAAGCAGATAGTAGATGAGTTGCGTATAAAATAGCATAATATAATGGGCGTAATCAATATCACAATAACAGCAAGTGCAACGCAAACTATTCCCGGTATCCCGGATACTATTGCCATATCTACGAGTGAGCCTTCCACTATATTTTTTACACTTGACGGATCAACACCAGATCTTTCTTCACCAATCTATATAGTTCCAATAACTATGCCACAAACACTTTTAACAGTTATATTAAATGTATTCGCTACAAATGGTGTAGATAATTCAGCAATAATTACTCAAACATATTCAACAACGCCAGAACAATTACCGGCATATGCAGTCGGAGCAAGAGTATCTCGTTCAGCAACAACAAATCTAAATAATGCAAGTTCGGTGAATAGTCTATATCCATTCGGGACAGATAGCCCAAATCCTAATTTTAGATATCTTGGAACGCAGAATGCTGGTGTTACAGTGTATAATGAATCTCAGCCAGCCATTCCAAGTGGTTTTGATGCTAATGGTAATCCTGCTGGGTTCGTAAATGACCCATCGTCGGTTAATAATAAATTTAAACAAATATATTCAACCGAAAACTCGGAAGGTGAAGTCTATCCGGGTGTAGGAAATCTTCCATCAACAACCAGAATAATTGGCAAATCTACGCCAGTAGAATATGTGCAAGAACAATCATCAACATCAGATAAGATATTTAATCCACGAGCATTAGTTGTATATCAGGATGCTACAACAGAAGACCCAACAAATCCAGTAATAATTAATCGTGGAGATTTTTCATTGGAAAATACAGAAATTGTAAGAGATGGAAATCTATTAATGAATACGGCGCTCGATAGTCCTCCAACACAGGGATCTTTTGTTCGTCGAGAATATAATGCTCGCACCAACAGTTTTACATGTTATTATAGAGATAATACGGTCAATAGATGGATAATATCTACATATCCGTATCAGCCAACAAAACAAGATGTTGGTGCCTTGTATCAGATGGTTTTTCCGAGGGATCAGGGTGTTGGTATGGTTTTTAAATGGGTTTGGAATCAGAGAGTGGTATTACATTAGAAAGGTATTTATGAGGATGGATTTAAATTTTAAAGGTGTTGAAATCAAAATATCAAAAGATCTAATTAACGAAGCGATAAAGTTTGCTAATAAAAAATCAGAAACTATTGATCCGAGATTGCAGAGAGGATCCAGATTTAGAACAGTTAGTGAGAGAAAAAGAGATTTATTTTTCGGCAAACTTGCAGAAATTATAGCATATCTTTTACTCGGCACAAATAAGCCAGATTTTGAGATCTATGTAGATAAAAATCATGACGATGGGATTGATTTAATTGATAATGATGGAAAAAAATACAGCGTTAATACATCAAAACCAAATGCAAAAAACTTGCTAATAACACGTGATAGTTTTACTCAAAACGGATTAGGAGCGCTCGATAAAATCGATTACCATGTTTTTGTTAGAATCGACGATGAAAAATATGTAAAAAGTAGGCGCGTATTTTATGATATTGGTATAATTAATCATACCAATTTTTGTAAAAAAGGTGTATGTATCATCCTTAATGAGGGGGATATAATACCGCGTACAATACAATCAAGGGCGTGGGCAAAAAGTAATTTTTGTGTATCGGTGGATAAATTAGATGTCCCACGCATTAAAATGAATAAAACACCAAGCGTAGTAATATAATTTTTACTCGACCACTACAACGTAAATTATGCTGATATATAATCATAAAGATGTCAGAAGAACAAAATAATATAATTAAAAAATTAAAACTATCAGTAAGTAAAGTTAAAACGTTCGATCAATGTAAGAAAAAGTATTATTATACGTATGAAATGAGGTTGCCAAGAAAGACCTGGGCATTCCACACGCTTGGTAAGTTTGTTCATTTAACATTGGAAGAGTTTCATAAAACTTATATTAATGGATCAGATCATCCATTACATATAGTTATGGGTAAAGCGTATAAAATTGCAATGAAAGAGTTCGGAAAATCAATGTCCGAAGACAGTAAAAAAGAAGCGTTTAGTATGATAGATGCTTATTTACAAAAAATAACTAATGAAAAACATACATTAAAAGATGTAATTGCAGTAGAAAAAAACTTCAGTTTTCCAATAACAGATCGTATTATATTAAATGGTATGATTGATAAGATCCAGATCGATCATGATGGTATATTAAATGTTGGAGACTATAAGACAACGAAAGATAAAAGATATCTTCAAGACGACTGGCTTCAATTACAGACGTATGCATACGTGCTTGCGACCGAGGATCCGGCGATAAAACAAATACGTGGTTCATACATATTGGTTCGTCATAATTTTGAGCGTATTGAAAAAGTTTTTAATATAGACGAGATTATGGAAATCAAAGATCAATTCGAGACTTACGCAAAAGACATAGAAGACGAACAATTATGGGAAGCGAGCCCCACACGTTTGTGTGGCTATTGCGATCATTTAGCGATATGTAAAGAGGGAACAGAGTTTATGAATAAGAGTAGTAGAGGTATGAATACGTTTAATAATACAGATCACGGTGAAATAAAATGGTAAGTCAAAGAAAAGTTTTTAGTGAGTTAAATAAGCAGATAAAATCTAACAAGATTCCATCAAAATTAACAGATAATGAAAGATCAGTATTAATTCGTTTATATTCTAAACAAATATATAAATCGTTTCCATTCACAGGATCATCTAATGATAATATTTTAATACTCAATAGTTTTATTGAAGCATTAAAATTAGCCGAGGCATTTAGTAAAGATTTAATTGAACCATACTATTACGTAGATAGTAATTATGGCAGAAGAGCGCGGGTTTGTATAAATGGTTATGCTAAACAAACAGATGCGTATTTAATACAAAAATATATAAAAAATACCGAGATGCTTAAAAAAGAAAAAGAAAAGATAAAACAAGAGAAGCAGCGGGCTAAGGAAAAACTTGCATCAAATAAGTTTTATACAATTAAGCCAGATGAGTTAGCAAGATTGATTAAACAATTAGTTAATACAGGAAAATCAAAATGAATATAACGTGTAATGAAACCGAATACTGCAAAATCCTCGTTCAAGTTGAAGCAGATCAAAATGAAATCAATGAAAAACGATCAGAGGTAATTAATAAGTTCCGTAAATATAAAGTTCCAGGCTTCCGTAAAAATAAAGCTACACCAGAAGCAATCAAAACTCACTTTAAAAAAGAAATACAAAATGCACTTACACAAGAACTTGCCGATGCAGCAGTTCAAAATACATTATTCGAAAAAGATGTAAAACCTTTTGGTCGTCCTCAATTTACATATGCAAAACTCGAAAATACAAAGTTTAGTTGTGAGTTTTCTCTTCATAAGCAGCCAGATTTTGAATTGAGAACATATAGAGATTTTGAGATACCAAAACCAGCAGTTGGTATGACAGCAGATGATCTTGGGGCAAAGATGCTTCAAGAATTACGAGAACGCAATGGAACAACAACGGCATACGGTGAAAACGACGTTGTTCAGATGGGCGATAATGTAATTATTGATTACCAGGTATTCAAAGATGGAGTTGCTATTGAAGGTTTTAAAAATGCTGGTGAATTAGTTAGTGTTGGTAAAATTGATATTCCGGGGTTCAGTGAAAATATACTTGGTATGAAAGTAGGAGAAACAAGAGAGTTCGAATTATTATTCGATGCAAAAATTAAACCAGAATATAATAATCAAATACTTAAGTTTGAGGTAAAATTACATATGGGTAGTAAAATAACACCAGCGGAACTTAATGATGATTTAGCAAAAGCGGTAGGATTAGAAACATTAAATTCATTAATTGAAAACGTTAATGGAATGGCTGGTAATCGAATTAAAGAATTAGAAAAGGCTGGCATTATTGATCAAATCGCAAAACGATTGGTTGCAGAACATGACTTCGTTATTCCGACATGGATATCAACAGCAGAAGCACAAGTAAATGCTCGTAATAATAAAAAAGATTGGAATACGATAAGTGATAATGAAAAAGAGGCATTCATTAAATCATCGGAAGATAATGTCAAGCTATCGCTCGTATTAGAGAAGGTTCGTGAGAAAGAGCCCGAAGCACAATTAAGTCAGGATGAATTATTGAAAATAGCCCAAGCGAATCTACAACAACATACGCGGGAACCTCAAAAGGTGTTTGAAGAGTTGTATAAAAATGGTCAATTAGGTTTATTTTTGAATCGTATTCGTGATGAATTCACGCTCGAATTTTTAGTTAAAAACTGTAAAATAATTGAGTAAAATTGCTAATAAAATCATATTATTAGTGGGATATAAGGTGAGTGAAAATACAACAAAAATATGCATTAAATGCGGTGAAGAAAAAGAAGAAAATTTAGAGAATTTTTCTTTTCGTAAAGATACAAATAAATTTAAAAATGATTGTAAAGTTTGTGTTGCTAAAAAATCATTAGAATGGTATAATGATAATAAGGAAAAATCCTCGGAATATGGTAAACAGTATTATAAAGAACATAAAAATCAAGTAGATGAAACTCACAAGTTATATTATGAAAATAATAAAGAAAAGAAAAAAGAATATTATTTAGAAAATAAAGAAGAAATAACCGAATATCAAATAAAATATAGAGAAGAACATAAAGAAGAAATAGCTGAAAAAGCCAAAGTATTTAGAAAAGAAAATAGAAAAAAGTTAACAAAAAATCATAATAAATATTCTGCTAATAGAAGAAAAAATGATCCAATATGGAAATGTATGAAAAACATATCATCATCTATTTTTAGAATGTTAAAAAGTCAAGGAGGATCTAAAAATGGAATATCGTGCAAATTAAAATTACCATATACAGAAATAGAATTATGGGAACATCTTATTAGGTTATTCGATCACCCGGATAGTCTAGGCCCGAATGGTGAGGTATGGATGACGAAAAATAATCAGGGTGTATATAATATTGATACGTGGGATGAAAAAGATCCTGCGACTTGGAAGTGGCAAATTGATCACATAGAGCCACAGGCAGATTTATTATTCGATAGTTATGACCATCCAAATTTTCTAAAATGTTGGTCATTAAAAAATCTTCGACCGTATTCAGCTAAAAGAAATGTAGAAGAGGGTAATCAAGAATTAAGACATAAAACTAAAAGAAATAGAAACAACAAAAAGAAAGACACAGGTAAATAAAATGAGTAAAGATGATAAAGAGTTCCCGGTCAAGTTGTTAAAAAAATTGTCGCCAGAGTTCGTTGATGCAATCAACGCTATGTCAGACGATGAGATAAAAGCCCGCATTCTAACGTGTGAAGGTAATTTATACGAGATTGCTGCTGCCAAAGAAAACGATGAAAAATTGAATGCAGCAAAAGAGATTGTAAAAGATCTTTCTAAGCCATATTCTGAAAGTAAAGCAAGCGAAAATGCAAAAATACAATTCGCTATTTTTACACTCGAAAGTCGTGGAATTAATTTAAATTAGTCTATGGGTATAGATAGAAAATCATTAATTGATAAAAGATTCATTCCACTAATTATTAGTGTATTAAATTGGAATAAAGTTAATAATGCAAATCTATCAAGTTTAGCATTGTTTAAAACCATTGTTATGTTTATAACAATGAATACAGAAGAGATGCAAAACCATATAGGAACGGTTGTTATTGAAAACGGTGATTATAACGATTATTTTATAGTAGTAGATGATGTTAAACAAAATATAAATGAGTATAGGTGTCTATTAATATCAACCATAGATACAATAATAAAAGATTTTTCAGAATTTAAATGTTTATGGGAAAATAAAGATAAATATATAATATTGGTATAGTATGACAACAATTAAAAAAACCATACTCAACACTGCCTCTTGTAGCAAATGCAATAAAGGCCAATTAATAATTGAATTGGGTATTCCATTGGATAAAGACCATATAAAGTTTTTCACTGGCTCAAAGTTTATGGAAAATAAAACCTATACTAATCTTGGACTATTCTATATGGAAAGCATAGATCTTACTGCGATAGGGCCGTTTGGCTCCAATAGATTAAATATAAAGTGTAAAACAGATAATTGTGAGAATAATATCATAGAGTTAGAACATATTCTTATTAAAATATAGATAAAGGAGTTCATATGAAGGGCTTAAAAATCAAAGATGCCTTAGATTATGAGCTTATATTTACCAGTTTTCATGAATCTGCGCATGCAATATGCGCTCTGCATAATTTTTTTCAAGTCTTTAATGTCAATGTTCGCGCAATAGACGCTAAGACGCGTGAGGAAAAAGATGGGGCTACCAACTGGTATTCCACATTGTATGTTAATGATACAGAATTAAAACGAACTATGTTAATATTCGAATTACAATCTATGTATGCTGGTTTATTAGGAGAAAGGATATTATATAAAGATATAACGGGATCTCATAAACTTCCTATAAATCTTCGTGTAGGGTTGTCTTTTGATATAAAGAATGCATCCAATATTATTAGAAATAATAATTTAGCTGAACCTGGCAAAGACACAGCTAATTTTAAAAAAAATATTCAGAAAAAAACTGAAAAAATACTTTTAGAACATTGGGAAGAGGTGAGATTGATTGCTCATACCCTTCATAAGAAAAGAAAACTTAATTTTAATGAGCTTAAGCAGTTATTAACAAAAAAAATAAGTGAAAAAGATTTTTGGAAAGACAGGTTTTCAAAAATAGAACGTATATACATATATGATGGTGATAATCATCCGCCAGAAGATGTTATTAAAAAAATTATATTAGATAAATAAATGCACAAATACATGTTTCTACAAGTTAGAAACACAGTCCCTTCGTAGGCAGTTATTGGTGCTAAAAATAAAAAAGGAAAGAGTATGAGTAAGTTCTGCAGCCTCCATAATTATTCTCACTTCAGTCTTCTTCAATCATTAATATCTCCAAAAGATTTATTTACACGAGCAAAAGAGCTCGGTCAATCAGCAGTAGCTATAACTGACAGTGGTTCGTTAGCTGCAAGTTGGGATGCATTAAAAGCATCAAGGGAGACGGGTATAAAGCTTATAATTGGATGTGAGTTTTATTTTCGTGATTCTAATGAAAACAAAGAACAGCGTTCAAGATTTATTGTTCTTATAGCAAAGAACTACGTCGGATATCAAAATATTCTTAATTTAAATAAAGAGGGTTTTGATAACCCCGTAGTTATTACAAAAAAAGTGTTCCCGTGTTTAGATTGGAATCTTTTGAAGAAATATTCATATGGTATTATATGTCTAACTGGATGCGCTAATGGTATTGTAGGACAACTGATTAATAATAAATGCTTCGACGAAGCAGAAGATACACTAAAAAAATTAGTAAATATTTACGGTGATAATCTCGGTGTTGAAGTTCAGACACATAATTTAGTTCGTCAGCCAAATAATTATACAATAGGTGTAAATCAACAATTTACAAATGCACATGCCATAAGGCTTGCAGAAAAACTGAAATTAAGAGTTGTGCCAACGAACTCAGCAAGGTATTTAAAACGAGAACAATCTAAAATTGAAGACGCATTGCTTGCAATTGGTTCAATGCAGCCAACATACTCTAATGCACGATTGAAGTTTGACACAAGCGATATGTATCTAAAATCATATGATGAAGTAAAGTCGTTTTTTTCGAGAAATTATAATGAAGATTTTGCTAATAAAATATGTGAAAATACGATTTATTTTTCAGATTTATGTGAGAAGCCAGATTGGATTGAACCGAAGTTTTCTAATCCAGGTGGCAAAGAGCTTCCGGTTTTTCCAGTAAAAGATGAAAAAGACTATCCTGAGTTTTGTGAATGGCTGCAAAAACAATCAAATGAAAGAAGGGCGTTAGATGAAGATAAAAACTTCCTTAGATTTAGATGTGAAAAAGAACTTATTAGAACAGGATTAAAATATAAAGAAGAATATGTAAAACGATTCGAAGAAGAATTAGATGTTTTATATTATTGTGGAACCAGCTCATACATGTTGATTACAGCAGATTTTATGGATTGGGCGAGAAATAATGGCGTTTCCGTTGGGCCTGGTCGTGGTAGTGCAGGTGGTTCCCTCGTAGCATATCTCCTTGGTATTCATATAGCTGATCCTATAAAGTATAAATTAGTATTCGAAAGATTTTTTAGTAAAAAACGAACCTCGTTTGCAGATATCGATAACGATATATCAAAAGAAAAGCGAGAGCTTGTAATCAATTATATTATAAAAAAATATGGTAAAGATAAGTTTGCACAAGTAAATAATTTTATTTATATTACTCCAAAAGTATATGTAAAAGATTTATGCAGATCATTAGAATTAGGTGGGGATCGTAAGAATGCAGTAAAGCTTGGAGCAGACATATCTGCTATTATTCCAGATAAAATTGATAATGTTCCATTGAGATATTGGAAAGATGCAATGAAACACGCGCCAGTATTGTCCGAATATATAAAAAAATACCCTCAAATAGAAGAATATAAAGTTATATGCGAAAAGCCTCGCGCAAATGGTGTTCATGCTTCTGGTATCGTAATATCGAATCGACCAGTATCACAGGTTGTTCCAATAAGGGTAGATAAAGATAATATTACATCAATACAGTTGGACAAAGATAGGGCAGAAGAAGCTGGTATTGTCAAAATAGATATTCTTGGATTGGAAACATTGGATATTATAGAAAAAACTAATGAGTTAATAAAACAAGGTGGTAAGCAGGTTCCAAAAGTAGATTACGAGGTGTATGATAAAAAAACATATGATCTAATAACATCTGGTAATACATTCGGTGTATTCCAGTTTGGAACTTCTGCTGGAACAATAGATTTATGTAAAAAAATAAAGCCAAAAAGTATAGATGATCTTGCAATCATAACAACGCTTGCTCGTCCAGCGTCGAAAGAAATTAGAGAAGATTTTATTCAGGTTAGAGAGGGTAAGAAAGAGAAAAAATTATTGCACCCAAGCCTTGAAAATGCATTGAAACATACGTATGGGTTTCCATTGTATGATGAAAGCTTATTGATTCTTGCAAAGGATGTTGCTGGTTGGGAACTTGATGAAGCCGATAAATTAAGAAAGCTAACAAAAGAAAAAGGTAAAAATCCAGAGAAGGCTGAAAAATGGAGACAAGAGTTTATTGCAGGAGCAGAGAAAAACAAAATACCGAATAAAACTGCCATAAAAATATGGCACGAGATTATTGAGCCATTCGGTAAATATAGTTTTAATTGTTCTCACGCAGTTTTATACTCAATGATATCTTTTCATACAGCATATCTAAAAGCACATTTTCCAACAGAGTTTTTGCTTGCTAACTTAATGTATGAGGTTCGTTCAACAAATGCAAAGGTAGCAAAAAAGAATATAGAAAAAATAAAACAAGAAATTAGAAAATCTGGTATTCGTATTGATAAGCCAAATATAAATAAATCTGGTATAACATATCAAATACAAAAAGACGGATCGTTGCTAACTGGGTTTGAGGCACTAAAAAATGTAGGTGATGACGCCATAAAAGATATAATGGTAAAACGACCATTCACGAGTTTTGATGATTTTATGCTTCTATCTGATTCATCAAAGATGAGATCTAATACGGTTCAAGCATTGGCGGTTAGTGGTTGTTTAGATGAGTTTGGTATTCCAAGACATTTAATATTTTTATATTGTAGTGATTATAAAAAGAAATTACAGACATGGTTAAAAAAACACGATCCAAAAACTGAAAAGTTTGAATATCCTTGGCCGGTGGAAAAGGAATGGGGAATGCCAGAATTATATGCATTGGAGGTTCAGTGTATGGGTGAAGCGTTCATATGTGGAAAAGATAAAGCATATGTTGGATTTTTTGATGGAAAATCAGCAAAAGTCAATGAAATTAAGAAATTAGAAAATAAAACAAGGGTAGGTTCTATAAAAGCAGAAGTAAAAGATATTTTTATGTTAAAAGTTAAAAAAGAAGGATCCAAGCATCTGGGTAAAGATATGGCTAAAATTACAGTGGAGGATGAAACCGGCGAACAGTTAAGTCTTACAATCTTCCCTGATGGCTGGGAGGAGGTAAAAGATCGTATGCGATATCTAAGTGGTGGTAGGTATAAGTTTCAGGAAGGAATTGCAATACATTTTTCTGGTTCCGTGAATCATTATGGTGATGAGATCGGTGTAGTTTTAGATAATTTACATGAGTTTTGTCCACCGCCAATAGCACCTAAAAATTTAAAAGCAAAAAAAGTTGTGAAAAAAGTTTTAACGACCGATATAGTAGATAAAAAAGAAGATGTGAATGATATTGATGGTATGATTAGCGATATTGAAGATGATCTTTTTGATGAGGGATTAATCGATCTGGATGATGAAGAAAACGATAATTAAAGGAATACAATGATTAAATTTATAAAAAATATTGTTGGTGTTGTAAAGAGTTTTATTAATGATGATTTTGATAATGATTATAGTATAAATGAACCATCAAAAAAAGATATCGAATCTTTTAAAGAAGTTTTTGCTGAGGCTTCCAAGGATCCTGATTTTAGAGTTTATGCACATGGGTCTGATCCTGATCAGAAAAATGTAATCATAGGTTCTTCCAGAGTTCCAGATAAAAGTATTTTTAATAAAAAAATTACTGATGTTAAAACAGATCAGTGTTTAACAGAGCAATTACAAGAATGTATTGAATCAGCTGATAAATCAGTTGGCACTATTTTCGATAGAATGTATGGAAATAAAGATTTAGATATTCCGGAAGTTGTAATCGAAAAAGTATCCGAAGATTTTCAGCAAGAAATACGTAATAATACAGATTATATTACAAAACAAATGAATGAGTTAGGTTATGAAACCTACACGTTCGCAGATATGAAAAAAGAGATAAAGGCTGGCAAAATAGATTTTTCCAAACTTAATCATTATAATCCGGATGAAACGGCTAACTCAATGGACGAATTAATTAATATTGCAAATGATTTACAAAAAAACGATCTTTCTGAAATAAAAAGTATCATATCTGATTTAAGTGAAAAACTTACGCATTGTAATAAATGGTTGCTTGATTTAAATAATAAAATATCTGATTATGAAAATAGAGATGTTTTGCATGCAGTTTCAGAGAGACCAGATAATGGTGGATATGGTGTAAATCTCCCATTAGAAGTTCTCGAAAATGTTAGCGATGAAGAGTTTTTTAAAAACAAGGATATTCCAGATGTTCTTTTAGCTAATGCGGAAAATCATAAACCCGCATCCGTTAATGATGTTAGTGATGCATTTAATGTAATTGCTTCGAGCGTTAGTGGAAAATTGTATGATAATAATCTTAAAACTGCACTTGATGTAATTGTTTCGAGTGTTAGTCAAAAATTATATGAGCGCGACGAGTATGATATAGATTTAAAGTATGAATCTAATATGAAAAAAGAACAAGAAGAGGCATTGCGAAAATTTAAAGAAATGCATCAGCAAGCAACGCTATCACCAAATGTTAGTAAATTTAAACTATCAAATAAACAAAAATCAAAAACCACTAAAACCAAATCACCAGCAAAGAAAACTAAGAAATCCAGTAAATCAAAATCTAAGAAAGTATAATTATGAAATGTAATTCTTGTAGTGAAGATGTTCCGGCTAAGTTTCAGCATGCGATCTCGATTAATTCGTGTCCATTATGTGGTGAGCATATAGTAGATCCAAATGTTCAGATTATAATCAATGATCTAAAAGCAGTTCTCAATAAAGCAAGCGAACACATGGATCAAATAGAAGATTGGTTATTTACTAATTTTCAACTTCGTAAATTAAAAGAGGATGAAATTGTAATTAATAAAAATGAACTCCCTGCAACAGTTAGAGACGAAGAGCGCCAAGGTGGCGGTAAGCCGAAACCACTTCGTAGAGCAAACGGTGATGTAGAAGAGGGTGTTGGAACTGGACAGATAAATCCTAAAAATGCCATAGAGTTTATAAAGAAAGGCGGGGCAGGAGGGCTGGCAGATCCGTCCCTATACGTAGGCACTGATGATGAGGGTAATGAGATAGATCTTGCATCGGAAGCAGGTGATGGTTTAAATAGAAATGAATTGGGTCAAATGACAAATCTTTTTGGAGATGGAATGCAAATAGATCCAAAAGAGAGTGCTCGTGCTGATGCTCACTTACAAAAATTAAAGAGTTTGCGACGAGGATAAAATACTATAAAAATGCTAATAAATTGGTATAGTTATAGGAGATTTTAGGTATGGAAAATGTTGAGAAAAAGACTTGCACAAAATGTGAACAAGAAAGGGATCTTTCATTTTTTTCTAAAAATAAAAATAATAAAGACGGACTAGAATATATGTGTAAAATATGTAAAACAAAATATAATAAAAAATATTTTGAAGATAATAGAGAACAAGAGTTAGAACGAATAAATTCATATGGTGCAGAACATAAAGAAGAAAAATCAGAATATAATATAAATTATTATAAAGAAAATAAAGAACGAGAGATAGGTAGATCCATAGATTACTATAAAAATAATAAAGAAGCAAGGTTAGAATATAGTAAAGAATATAGAAAAGAAAACAAGGAAGAAATAGCACAAAAATCAAAAGAAAAAAGAGAAAACAGAACGTGTGATGAAAAGAAAAAAGATGCAGTTAAAGCAAAAACGTATTATGATAGTCATCAGCAAGAAAAAATAGAATACTCCCAAAATTATTATAAAGATAATAAGGAAGATATTTTAGAAAAAGCAAGTGAATACTATGAAGAAAATAAAGAAGAAAGGCAAAAATATGGTAGAGACTATTATTATAATAATAAGTCCGCAATAAATAAAAAGAAAAATGAAACAAATAAAAAGAAAAGAAAAATTGATCCAACATATAAATATATGATATATGTTTCTAATTTTATTCGTAGAATGATCAAAAGTCAAATGGGATTAAAAAAGAAAGTATCATGTAAATATAATCTTCCATTTACAGGAGAAGAGTTATTAGAGCACTTAGTTAGTAAATTTAATGATTCAGAAAATTTAACACCAGATGGCAAAGCATGGATGACGTTAAATAATCATGGTGTATATAATCCTAAAAGCTGGAATGAAAAAGATCCGTCGACTTGGACTTGGCAAATAGATCACATAGTTCCGCAATCAAAATTAATATTTAATAGTTTCGAACATCCTAATTTTTTAAAGTGCTGGTCGTTAGAAAATCTTCGTCCGTACTCAGCCAAGAAAAATATAGAAGAAAGAGATAATAGATAATATGCAAAAACGAATAATTGCAAATCAAATGGTTCTTTTAACAGATGATGAGTATCAAATGTATAAAGATATTTGTGCATCATATGATCGTCCCCCTTCAATGAAGGGATCGGACTTGTTTCAGGATCTTATTGTTTCAGATAATAATGGATATATAACATATATTAAGCCACCATCAACTAGACAGACTTCAATGGAAGTATTTTTATTTATATGTTCTATAATGCAAAATCAACAGTTAAGGCTAATGCGCAAGCAAGTTGATGATTTATGTGTTGACATAAAATCTCAGGCTTCTAAAATCTTCGAAGAAATAAAGTCAGACCTTAAAAAATAAATTAAAAATAAAGATGTTGCGAATAAATCAGACAGTGAGTAAATTAGATGTATGAAAGAAAAAATCACACTTGGTCAGGCGGTTGGCGAAAGTTTCGACGATAATTTTTCAGACTTCGATTTAACTGAAATACAACAGGTGCTTTCGGTTCTGGCATCAGAAAATGCCATCGATATCGCTCACGCCGAAATGCTTCAACAAAAAACGTTATACGGAGCAGATATATTAATTGGTTATATCGCAAAACTGGTAAAAACAGTTTCTTTTTTAGAAACAAAAGTCAATTCAATAAAAAATAAAGTTGCTCTTGAATATAAAGCAGCGGATGGAAAAACTACCGCTGATATGAAAAAACAAGCAGGTGAATCCTCAACGGATGTTGAGAAATTAAATGCCTTGCTCGCAAAAGCAAAAGGAAGTAAAACTTTTTTAGAGAGAAAGTATGAAATACTAATCAAAGCACACCATTACTATAAAGATGTTGGTATTGGAATGCGCAAAGGTATAGTCTCATCAAATAATAACAATGATATGATAGGATGGAAATAATGAGTTCAAACGAAGCAGATTTTTTTAGAGCATTCGCAGATGCAGATGAAGAATTAGATATCGGATATGCAAATGAATACGGTGGTAAAGTTCCAGTAATTAAAACTGGTAGTCCAAGCCTTGATGACGCGCTATCATCAGGCGGATATCCATTCGGTCGCATTATTCAGTTATATGGACCACAACATAGTGGTAAAACACTTATGGCAATGCTTGGAATACTCGAAGCACAAAAAGCAGATCCAACAGCCAAGCAATTATTTATAGATGCGGAAGGAACGTTTTCTGCAATATGGGCAGAAACGCTTGGAATAGATCTAAAACGAGTATTACGTATTAGTGGTGATCTCGCGGTAAATGGTCGTAGATTGTTCGAATCGTTGCTTGGAACACCAAAAGAAGATAGCAAGCATATTCTTGTGGGAAAATCAAAAGAAGGTTTTTTTGATAAGGTTGCGAAAAAAGAAATGAATTTTAATTTAGTGGTGTTAGATTCGATTGGAGCAGTAATTCCACCCGGAGAAGATGTTTCAGCAGTTGGTAAAATGAATATGTCATTGCTTGCACGTTTCCTTTCAACAACAATGAAGAAAGTTTCATTGGAAGTGAAAAAAGCAAATCTTCCTTTTATTATGATTAATCACAAAAGAGATGGTTTTGATCCGTATGGCCCAGACCATACATTCTCAGGTGGTAATACATATGGACACTTCCTATCTTGCAATGTGTATTTTCAAGCAGTTCAAAGAAAAGATGCGCAAATTTTAGATGATAAAGACCAAAAGATTGGTCATACAATGCGAGCTAAAATTGAAAAGAGTAAGTTCGGACCTACCCCAAGAGATTGTGAGTTCAAGGTAGATTTTTCCAAAGGTGTAGTGGATAAACACGAAGAAATTGCTAAACTTGCATTAGACTATAATGTTGTAGAAAAACCAACATCAGTATCACACCAATATGGTGATTATAAATGGGTAGGTTTTCCAAAGTTCTGCGAAGCATTGTCAGAAAATCCGCTCCTATTACAAGAAATATCAGATAAGATTGAGATTGCAAGAGACTCAAAGTTTAATAGAAAACCAAATACAGAAAACGTTGTTGAGATAAAATCAGAAAAGAAGTCAAAGAAAGTAGCAGTATAATATGCCAGATATATTAGTTCCACAAAAAAATAGACAAATTGAAGAAACACCGGGTCAGCCTTCGATTTTAGATTCATACAAAGCACCACAACGAACACTTCCAACATATCTAATAACATTAGAAGTTACCAAACAACAAAAGATGCCATATTTTTTGGCAGTAAAATATGACGATAGTTTCGTTCATTGTGCAAAGTTCGTAGGATTTTATTGTCCATCTGATTCGGTTAGAACAGAGTATAATGAAAGAATAAAAGAAACAGATGTATCACAATTCGTAGAGGTTCAGATTCCTTGGAATCGAATAATTGATATTCAGAATCTAATTTATAGACATAAACAACAAACAAAGTAAAAACTTACCTTAATAAACAATCAAACAAAAAACAGAAAATAAAAATAGGAGAAATCAAAATGAGTAAAACAGCAAAAACAACCCGAACAGGTCGCAAGACAAGCAGCAGCACAACAACACGATCAATCAATGTTGATCGCGCCGTTGTTAACAACATCAAACAACAAGTAATTGATTTACTTAACTCGACAAAAAATGGTCAATGGATTGGAACAATGACAGATCTAAGTGGTAAAATCCGCACTGGCATTCGTTCACCAAGTTATTTTCGTCGTGTTCTAAACGTTATAGTTCCATCAATTCGTAATGCTGGTGTTAGCGTTCGTTTTGGTCGCACAACAGATCATTCTCGAACACGTTATGTTCGTTTCATTGCAGGCTAAAAATAAGTATTAAAACGGGTAATAAAATAGCATATTAATTAGGAAATTAGCATCGTAAAAGATGCTAAAAATCGGTTATAAAAACAGTAAATCTAATAGTTAGATTGAATAGATAATAGGAAAATAAAATGGCAAATAAAAGTGGTGAAGTAAATTGGTCAGATACAGTATTATTCGACCCAAATAAAAGTAACGGCAAGAAAGATGAATGGATGCGTCTTAAAGAAGGCACGAATCTTATTCGTGTATTAACACTTCCACATCAATATTCACAGCACACATATGCACCAGAAGGTGGCAAAAAATACGGATATCGTGTTAATTGTTCAAGCACGAAAGAAACAGGATGTCCATTATGTGAGCAAGACAATAAACCAAAACGACGTTGGTTAATTGGTGTTATAGATCGTGAAACTAATATGTATAAAATATTAGATGCCAGTTTTACAGTTTTTAAGGGAATTAAAAACCTTAATGATGATCCAGATTGGGGCGATCCATCAACATACGATATATCGATTATAAATGCTGGTGATCAAGCTGGCCCAACGAGATATTCTGCGGTTGCTAAACCAAAGAAACCATTGTCTGCATCAGATCTTGCTATTCAAGCAGAAAATGGCACAGATGCATTGGTTCGTAGAACAACACCTCCAACATATGAACAGGTTCAAGCTCGTCTTGCTAAAATAACAGAAGAGATTGGTGGTAATGGTGGCGGATCTGATTCATCAAATCAATCAGATGATGAAGATGATGATTCGAGTAATTTTTTCAAAGATTATGATTCTAAGAAAAAATCAGCTTAATTTAGCGTAAAAACACGCATAAATTGATATATTTATAGGGTAGGATCAGAAATGGTTTTACCCTATTTATTTTAATTATGTAATATAACGATATAGTCAGTGCTATGGCTATAATAATGGGTATTGATGTTTCGACGACTACAATAGGATGGTGTATATTAAGTTATGCTCGTGGGCAAAAACCAAAACTTATAAATCATTCGTTTTATAAACCTTCGAAAAAAGGAAATCTTTTTGAAAGACTAGACCAAACTCGAAAAGATATTCGACAGATTGTGGAAAAATATAATCCTGACTATATTGCCATAGAGGATTTAATTAAGTTTATGAAAGGTAAAAGTAGCGCCACAACAATAATTAATCTTTCAGTATTTAATAGAATGATTGGATTGATGGCATATGATTTTTTAGGAAGACCACCAGATCTATTCAATGTTATGTCTATTAGACATGGTATTCGTCGAGAAATTGGTGAAAAAAAACTTCCTGCAAAAGAAGAACTCCCACAACATATATCTGCATTATTAGATATCGAATATCCTTGGATAAAAGATAAAAAAGGTAAAATTAAAATAGAAAGTTATGATGTAAGTGATGCTATGTGCGTCGCATATTATTGTTCATTAATGTTAGAAAGCGGTAAGATGAATGAATATTCAAGAAGCATATAATGTATTAGAGGTTCAAGATAGTATATCTGATACTGATTTAAAATCTACATATAAAAAATTAGCAAAACAGTTTCATCCAGATGTATATAAAACTGATACTGATAAATTTAAAAAAATAAATGAAGCATATCAGTTGATAATCGACTATCGTAAAAATCCTGAAAAATATAATCCACAATCGCGTAGTCCTTTTAGTGGTGGTGGATTTAATATAAATCTAAATGATATTTTTAATGGATTCGGTCGTTCGCAACAAACTAATATAAATGCATCACCAATAAATTTAAATACAAAAATATCTTTTAAAGAAAGCGTGTTGGGGGTTGAAAAAGAGATATCATATAAAAAGAATATAAAATGTAGTGATTGTGATGGTAATGGAAAAGAGCCACAATCTAATGGATGTAAATCTTGTAATGGATTCGGTCGTGTCATTCAACAACAAGGCAATATGCATTATTCAACGGGGTGCAGTAAATGCCATGGCAGAAACGTAAAATTTAAAGATTGCATAAAATGCAATGCAAAAGGGATTACGGAAGTTGAAGTAAATGCAAAAATAAATATACCGTCGGGTAATTCTACAACATTGAGAATACAAGGAGCTGGAAATTATGGCGGATCAGCTGGAATAATGGGTGATGTATATTCAGATGTATTTTTAAAAGTTGAAGTAGAACCAGACCCTGATTTAACGTTGGTTGGAACAGATGTTATTTTCAAGTTAAATTTACCGCTAATCGATGCATTAATTGGATGTGAAAAAGAAGTTAAAACTATTTATGACACACGAACAATAATCATTCCTGCTAAATCTAAAAATAAAGAAGAAATAATTATTGAGGGTTGTGGTGTAAAGCAAGCAAAAGGAAATGAGCGTGTTATATTAGATATTGATTATGGTGATACCGATAAATTAATAGAGTTTCTAAAACAAGAAGGAAAATAATATGTTTATAACTAATTGTACTACAAAAGGTTGCCGTAAGGAAATGCAACCATATCTAAATCCCATAACAATGGAAGTTCATTGTTCAGAGTGTGATGCCCCGATATCTAATATCCCGGTGTTTACCAAAAATTTAATGAAGAGTCAAAATCAAGTTAAAAAATCAGCCAAGGTAGCTTTTGGAGTTAAGTGTGCGAAATGTAAAGCCGATGCATTACCCAAGGTAGATGCTAATAATAAATTAGTGTGCGTAAGTTGCGGTAATGCATTAAATATCTCGAAAATATATGAAAACCAAATTAGAGAAATAATTAAGAATGGTGGCCATAAAGATCTATGAGTAAAGCACAGGATTTTTCAGATACTATTGAGTGGTTGAAAAATCAAAAGGGCACTAGTGCTATTTTAAAAGGTGAGCATAAAAAGAATGTTATTAAACAGCTATCCATGGGTATCCTAAAAGGATATGGTATGTCAAACATTAGTGAGGTTTCAGAAATTGAAGCTAAACAGTTATTGTCAGATTTTGTTGTAAATCATAATATTAAATCATGTGAAGCAATGAGGCTTATTATTGAAGAGTTATATCCCCACTATTTAGAGCTGATAAATAAGTTATTATTATTAAAATGAATAATAAAATTATTGATGATATAGTTGAAAATATAGTAAAAAACTGGGATCTATCAAAATTAGATTCCCTTAATAAGAATGATGCGCGAGAAATTATTAAATATTTTATGAAACAATATGACGATAAATCACAGAATATATTAGAGTATATTATTTTATATAAATATCCACAGTATCATAATATTTTTATTAGTATAAAAAATGCCAAGGCTTTACTAAAATGACAATATTCGATACAATAATAAATTGTTGTACGGACTTATTATATAATTTTGCTCCCGCCAAAGATACTTATACATACATAAGTGATCGTCTCTCACGGGATGCAATAAAAGAATGGCAGTTTGGATATTTTCCAAATAATCAAAATCTTGAAGTATTGGCATCAATGGTTGGCAATGATACATTAAAGTCTTGTGATCTGATTTATGATAAGATTTACAATGGACAAAAACATAGATGCAGCACTATGTCGGATTATAATTTAGTTTTACCATATAAAAATGTATATGGCGAAATTATTGGGATTGTTGGTAGGAGTATTCTTTCAGATGATCAGAGAAATCTAAGAGATATATCAAAATACAAAAATACTCACTTTTCAAAAAAATCTAATCTATTCGGATTAGACAAGGCAAAAAAATCTATTATTAAAAATAATTTAGTAATTTTAGTGGAAGGCCAGTTAGATGTTATACAGGCACATAGCAAAGGCTTACAAAATGTTGTCGCGCTCGGATCATCTAATATGTCTTTTGAGCAAATAGCATTACTTACAAGATACACGAATAATATATTTTTGATACTCGATAGTGATGATGCTGGAAAAGATGGTGAGCAAAAAATAATAAAAAATTATTCAAAATATGCTAATATAAAAAAGGCTTATTTACCTGATGGGTTTAAAGATCTAGATCAATTTTTCAGTGAGAACAAGCTTGAAGATTTTAGTTTGGTGATTTAGGGGATATTTTTAGTAGAAAAATAAAACTGATATACATAATTAGTGATATATATTAGATGGTTAGTCAAATTGATTAATCATCTTTTTTCATTTTGGAGTAAAGCATGAGCGAGAAACGAACGAACAGAAGTAATAAGTATCAGTTTCTTTTTGGAGAGATATCAGTAGCAACAGAGATGTTAGAATCTTTTAATGAAGATGCATCAATATATAAGCGTCTCAATCCACACGAATACAATGAAGCGGTGGCAGAGCTTGAAGAACGATTAAAAATCGAGTTTTGGCGATTGGTAGATGATAATCTAACAAAAAGACAAAAACAGGTTATTGAACTAATATCAATAAAAAAAATGACCCAACAAGAAGCAGCCAAAATACTTGGAGTTAATCAAAGTAGTATAACTAAATCATTAAATGGCAACGTAGATTACTCAAAGAAGGATGAAAATAATAAAAAAACTAAAATAGTATATGGCGGGAGCTTAAGGCGTTTACGTAAATTATGCCAAGAAGATGAAAAAATCATAGAAATATTGAAACAGATAGCTGATCTTCGTGAAGAAACGTGGACCAAATAATATCATTTATAAGATAACCCACTAATAATCCACTATTATTTTAGTATACCTTTTAAGGAACCGCAAAAATGGCTAATTTTTCTATTGATTATAATAGTCTTCATAAAACCGTTAGCACTAAAACTTACCGTTTAGATGAGGTAAAGCACAGGTTAGAAAAAGTTGCATTCGATATAGTTAGATTTAAAGATAGTAATGATATCGATGAGTTGTGGCAAATACAAAGCGCAGATGATGGATCTTATATAGTTGCAAAATATAACGAGGAACCGTCTATCGATACAAAAAAAGCATCAGACGACAAAACTTGGGATGTATTGATATCACAATCAGGATATGTAAATATCTATTATTGTGGCACTCCTTTTGCCAAGTTTGCAGCATCAGATCTTGGGCTATCATTAGAAGATCTTTCAACAGTCAAGCGTTTTCTTCCACAAAAATTAGCAACGGATAAAACTTTTATAAAAGCTCTTTTGTCGACATTGAATAAAAGCGAAGAACAAAACATTCTTGCAACACACCCAGAGATACTTCAATAACAGGCAAACAAATGGATTTTAATCAAATTAAAAATATTGCTTCCTCGCTATCAAAATCAATAGATGATAATGAAAAAGTGCTTATATCATCTTTTGCAGAAAAACTTTCGCAAGCTTCCGAAGCATATCCAGAAGATCAGACAATTGGAGTGATGGCCAACGTAGTATCAAGAATGACTGGTAGTAATAAATTATTCATAACAAGAGCGGAAATAAAAGATTTATATAAAAGATTATATTCAAGAAATACAAAGTTCGCAGAAATATTTTCCCAAGAATTGGGCCAAATAGAAAAACTTGCTGCACCAAAAACATATAATAGAGATAATATAGAAAATCTTTCATTAGTCAAAGAAGCTTTTGAGAAAGTTGTTGATCCAACATTAGCCAATGCATTAGATAGTATTTTTGGTAATCCAGTGCGTGGTAATACGGAATCCTCGGCAAAAATTGCTCAAAATGCATGCGCGCGCGCGTGTGCGAATATAAAATTAGCATCAAATATTAGTGTTGTTAATGGTGATAATAGTTTCATAACTTGTCAAGCATCTTTTGAAACTCCAAAAGGAATGACATCGGTATTTATTCCAATAGAAATAGTCGCAGGAAAAGCATTATTACCGTCAGTTTTCGTAGGAAATGCTGGGCCAGAAGATTTTTCCAAATCTAATTTAGAATCATATATAACAGTCAATGCTGGCAAAAAATTAACAGTTTCAGATAAATTAGTGCTTCAAGCGATGAAAAATATTAAGGAAAATGGTATCGAAAAAATTAGTAATGTCGATATGGCACTAATAAAATTAAATTCAGAAAAAGATACAAAATCAGATTATTTTGCTGGTGGCGTATTTTTCCAAAATGTTGAAGCAGAAGATAAGAACTTAGTTGTAAATACTCCAAAATATCAAGATAAAGAAATGGAATCATTCGCTAAATCTTTCGATTCAGCGGTTGGTGTTGCGAACTTTTCAATTGGTAAAGATAAAGTAAATGCTGGTAGAAATGCTATTATTAATAAATTAAATAGTTTTGGGTTAAAAAATCATCAAGTATCAGTATTTAATAGTGATAATAAGTCAATAACATATGCGGTATCAATAAATAATGGCAGATTAGCTTTCCGTGTTCCAGTTAGTGTTGAAAATGGTAAAATTATTGATCCAGATATTATGATTGCATCAGGAATGATTGAGTCTTTTTCCAAAGATGGAATTAATTCTTTAAATAATAAAGAAGCCAAGGATTATAGGACAGCAGCAGTCGCTTCACCATTATATGGTTTGAAAGCAAGTGAGCTTGTTCAGCTTGTTCGCCAAGCAGTAGCAGAGGAAAATCTCGATAAAGCAGAAGATGCGCTAAATGTTTTGTCTGAATCAGGTGATGATAAAGCATATCAAACAGCTTTCGCAGAATATACTAACGGGCTCGGTGCAAATAAAATTGCAACACCAACCACTTGTAAGATGGTAGTGAAAAACGCTTCCAGCAAACACGAATTATGTGGTCATACCGGGCTTCCGTTACATAAAGTGTATCAGGATAAGAACGGAGATTGCCATCCTAACTATCGTCGCGGAATGGATGACACATATGAAGGTGCATATTTACAAAACTCGAAGATATTTTTTTAGAGGAAACAAATGAAACTATCAGAGAAACTATTACTAGTTGCAAGTTGGCTCGAAAGTTCAGAAAATGATCTTTTGGTTAATGCCGAAGGCGACGAAGATTGTCTAAATATCGTTGCAAGTTCATTGGTAAAAGCATCAGAGATGATACGAGAAGGTGCAGAAGAAGTTAGTAAAATTGAACCAGAAGAACCGGTAATAACATCAGAAAAACTTGATGAATTAGCTGCCGTTGCTGCTGCTTTTGATGAAAGCGGTGATGAATTACTAATGAAACAAGCAAGCGTGCTTGATGAAATCTTATTGACATTCGCTGCACCAAAAAATGCAGTTGCAGCTGCTAAACAAATGGAAGATGATAGAATTGAGCAATTAAAAAAAAAGTATAAGGATCCAAAAGTAAAACAAGACGAAATGAATAAAGTTAGTGACTCGATAAAAGATATCGAAAAAAGTCCTAATTATAAAAAATATCGTATATTAGAGGCACCATTAAGTGCCAGAACATGTCCAGATCATGCTGGAGCACAATTAGCTCGTGTAGGTGAACACAGATGGCAATGTTGCATGGATCATAAAGTATATGATTTTGAAACGGGTTTTTCAACATTAGATGGGAATAAAGTTCCCGGTGGTGATGTCAGTGAGCAAACAAAAATAATGCAACACGAAAATGCGCATACAGTGTTTGATACAAGAAGCCAAAGATTGGGTCAAGAATAATTACTACATAATAAACAGTAAAGATGGCAAAAAATAAAGAAAATATAGCTAAAAGGTTTTTAAAACATCCTGATAAAGATGAAATAGTTAGCAAACTTTTAGCTGGTATATCGAGCGCTGATATAGCTGAATGGCTTAAAGCAAAATATAATCCTGATACTGAAAAAGCGTTTATTTTTTCAGAAAGATATATCACATCATTTAAAGATGAATATCTCGATTTTTATACAATAATGAGAGAAGATTTAGAAAAAACTAAATCAAATATAACTGCTTCACAACAATTACAGACTGAAATACAGGGAACATCAGCATATCACACGGCATTAGAAAAATATGCAGATAAAGAAGTCGATATAAAATCAATAATAAAAAAATTAGTTGTAAATGCTGAACTTCGTCTTTCTCAGATGTTCGATATTATGCAAGAAGATCCAGCCAACTTTCGTCCAGATAGAGCTCTTATTGAATGGTTTAATACATTATTGGCTATTACTGAGAAATATGATACCATCCTCAATGGTCCATCAGATCAAATAAATATACAAAATAATATTAATATTCAGGTAGTTGATGATCATATAAATGTTGTATTTAATATAATAAAAGAAATACTAACAAAATTAGATTATGATACCTCTTTGTTATTTATTGAAATGTTTAATGATGAAATGAAAAAATTAAAACCAAAAGATATAACTCCTCTCCCAGTTGAAACAAGATTGAAAGAAGCGACATTATTGAGTGAAACTATTAGCCAAAAATTAGATTAATAGCCATTATTCAGCATATCACTATGAAGCAAGCTTTTCCTATGTTGTCTGATTCCATGTCGACCAAACCTATCTATAATTTAAGTAGATGGATGGAATCTATGAAAAATGTATATATAAAAATGCATTTTGGTATAAATAAAAATAGCGCAATAGATTCTATTACTGCTGACTGGAATCCAATAGAAAAATTAGATTTTATTAACTGGATGAAGTATTATGAATCCGGAGATTTTAAAAAATATAAAAAGGCTCAGAATGCCTCATACTATATAAATGAGGATACTAATTACTTTCTCCCAAATCCAAAACAAAATATACCAAATCCTCTCCGCACGGTAAGTGATCAAATATCAAATGCACCACAAGAAGCAGCCAATGCTGCTGCAAAACAAAAAAGTGAAGAAGAAAAAAGACAAACGATAGAAGATCTTCGTAGAAAAATACTTGGAAGACTTAATTCAGCCGAAAAACTTTTAAGTTCGCAGCAAGGACATATGTTCGCCGGTGGTGATTTTGAAAGATTGCTTTCGGCAATTTTTGAATTAAAGAAACAAATACAGATAGTAAATAAAATATCAACTGCTTCATTACAAACAGTTGTAGATTTAATTATTCGCCAAGCTAATATTTTACAAAAAGAAGGATTCACTGATGCAAGTAGTTTTATGGTAAAACTCGCTCAACAAACTCCTGGTGATATGAGTATAAATCTTGGAGATATTCCTGCTGGTGGTAGTCAGCCACAAGGCGGTGGTAGTATACCAAATAATACTCCTGATATTTTACAAGCTCCTCCACCTGGAACAGTAAAAGATAAGGGCATAACAGAGGATAGTGCAGTAGGTAAGTTCATAGATAATTTAGAGGATGCCGGTATTACTGAAACACCTGATGAAGAAAAAACTGATCAAGCACAGGTTGACGATATTAATGAAGTCGAAATTGATAATGATGTGCTGATGGATCAAGAAATTATTCCAGAAGGTAAAAATGATTTAGTTGTTGAGGCACAAGCAATACCTCCTGATGCTCCTGATCCTAAACCTGATTTAAAAACTGATCAACCTAAACCGGAAGCGCCTGGCATAACACCAGAAAATGTAGATAAACCACCAAGCGTTGAAGCGCCTAAAACTGATATTGATACTATATTAGATAGTGCTTTTGCTAATTTAACGGTTCAAGATGTTATTAATAAATTAGAACAGGTCAATAATATTTTTCGAACGAGAGAAATTGCGCGCCAATTAGCGGTATGTGATTTAATGTTGTCAAGACTTGGATTGGCACAATTCTTTCCACAACTCGGTGAAAGTATCAATAAGAGTCTCGATTCTGGCCAATATGCTCTCGTGCGTATAGATGAGATACTATCTAAATTAAGAGGCTCGGTTAAATCAAAAAATATCGATCTCGAAGGAGACAATCAAAAAACTCCACCGGGAGCACAAGCCATTAAATCAAATTTAGAACAAATGGATCAAAAAGAGAAGCAACGAAAAGAAGTTAAAAAACAACTTCAAGATCAAACAGATATGGAAAAAGCAACGAAACCAGAAGGAACCGTTGAAAATCCACAAGGTGAACTTGCTGCTCAGCCAATAGAAGTAGAAAATCCAGCACCGGTTTCACCGGCACCAAAACCAGCCCCGGCACCAGCGGTATAAAGGAAGTGAATGAAACTTCGCGACCTTTTAAGTTTAATCAAGAAAGTCGGTGATGAAAACAACATTCCAAATTGTTGGATTGTTGGCGGAACTCCACGCGACAAAATGCTTGGTATTATTAAACCAAATGAATTGAATGATCTTGATTTAACCACCGGTAATAAACTCGTCCATAATCTTGCAGAAGAATTAGGTATAGAACTTAAAAAACATTACAATATTAAAACATCACAGGGTGATGATGGGCACCGTAGTATAATTTTTCCGGGAAATCAATTTAAACTTGATTTTTCATCAAACTTCATTATACCAAAAATTAATCTTCATCTCCATCAACTTGGTATAAAAAACCCAACAGATTTAGATCGTGAGATGTTTTCTCGTGATTTTTATTGTAATACATTACTAATGACATTAGATCTTAAAAAAATCAAAGACCCCACTCACCAAGGCATAAAAGATATAAAAAATAAAATAATACGAACTTGTCTTGATCCAGATACAACATTTAGGTATAATACTAATCGTATTATTCGTGTAGTATATCTATCAGCAAAACTTGACTTCGATGTCGATCCAGATATAATCAAATGGATATCACAGAATAAAGATATGGTTAGACTATCACCAGATGGATATCTAAAAAAGAATCTTGATAAGGCAATGAAGAAAAATCCTGAACGAGCCGTAGCAATAATAAATAAAACTAATTTATGGGATGCTATTCCAATAACGGAGGAATTACAGCCATATTATGCAAAGAGAACTTCGGTAGTGAAATCTTCACAGTTAAAACGCAATTACGATTATGGTGAAGGTTTATATATGAATCTTGATAAATACGATAGCGTTGCTGATTTTCGCAAGAAACGCAGAAACAAGCGTAAGAAGATATTGCAAAAATTAAAGGATATGAAACTTAAATAAAATGACCAAACTCGATCAACTCCTTCAAAAGTATTGCTACAACGAACCATACGAAAGTCAGTTCGGGTTCGAGGGATCTCCATATTTTCATATTGGCGATGAGCAATATCCATATAATCAATATATGCCGTTTGGTCAAGAAATGATGGAAAGACCACGAGATTTAGATAGAATGGAAAATATCGGTAAAGACGGAGAAGAGTTTCCTGAGTTTTCTGAATTTAGAAAACGAAAAAATAAAAGACTAAAACGATTGAAATTATTACGAAAATTAATGCAAGAAAAGAAAAATACCGTCCTTGATCCAGCACCATACTATGCATCAGAATATGGTAGTTTAACGGGAGTTGAAGGACTTAATGCCTATCCAACTGCATATTATTCTGCATATATTGCAGATAATCCTGATGCAGTATTAAATCCTTGGAATAATATTTACCAATCAGCATCAAATACAATACAAGAACGGGTAAAACTCCGTTCATTGTTTTTCAATAATTTTGTAAAAACCGCTGGCGTAATAGAAGATTTACAAGCAAAATATCCAAAATTAAATATAAAAGAGATCTCTCAACGAGATCCTTCGCATACGAATAAATATTTAAGATGGATGGTAAAACAATTAGATCTTGGTATCAATCCTAATAATTTATACCCCAGTATAGAATATTTTCACAATAATATTCATAAATTCAAGGAAAAAGATATCAATAGGTATGACGGAATATCATTAGAAGAGGCAATTAAAAATCTACCAAAACAACAATCAAAAACGCAAGAAAAAAACAAATAAAAACAGAAGGTGCGGAAAAAATATATGAAGATAATAACTATGTAGTTTTATTTATAAAAAATAAACAGGCTTGTATGGCATATGGCGCCGGAACAAAATGGTGTATTACAATGGAAAATACCAGTTATTATGAACAATATACTGATGAAAATGTTATATTTTATTTTATAATATCAAAAAATAAAGATCCAGATGATTTATTCAGTAAAGTTGCATTGGCAGTTCATAGAAATGAATATAATCAAATTATTAAAGTAGAATGTTTTGATTCATTAGATAATCAAATAGATGAAACAGAATTAGATATTGATAATTCGATTAAAAATAAAATTACTAAGGATGCAGAAAATAGACCAATGACAATTTTATTGAAAATAAAATACAATAAAGCGACTTCGGAAGAGATTTTACAGTATTATAAGGCAAATAAAAACAATACAGATAATAAAACTAATCACATACGATGTAGTATTGCGGATAATTCTAAGACACCACAAAGTGTATTAGTTGAATTAGCAAAAGATCATTACAATGGTGTGCGCTTTAATGTTGCAAGAAATCGTAATACACCTCAATCAACATTAATTGAGTTAGCAAAAGATAAAGATAACAGTGTTCGTTATAGTGTAGCAACAAACTATAATACCCCGCCAGATACGTTAGCTGAAATGGCAAAAGATAGTGATCCGAAATTGCGTGAGTATGTAGCAATTAATCCTAATACTCCTAAATCTATACATAATTTAGCATACGATATATCCCTATTTTGAGGTAAAAATGTCATTGTATAAACAAGCCCAGTTCCTAGATGCAAACGATTTTGAGAACTTCGGAGACGAAGATGAGGTCGTTTTATACGAAGAAAAGCCTTCAATGGAAGACGTTGTCGAACTCCATCAGCCAAATGATGCCATGGAAATCACGTTCAAACTCCCTCCTCTTCCAGGGTCAGATGCAGATATGCCATTAGAAGTGTCTACCGAAGACCCAGTCGAAGTTGAGAGTGATGGCAAAAAAGATAAGGATGATAACAAAGTTGAGGAATTAGAAGTTCAAGATCCTTGGAAACCACCTCCTCCTGCTGGCATCTTACAATGGGTTCATGATCGCCTACAAAATCTACCAAAACACACCGGCACAGAAACTACCGGTATGGAACGAACCATATCTGCTCTTAAACGAATTAATTCTGCAATATCAAAAGCAATAGTTGATGACTATGATGGTAAAGTTGATATCGGGAAACTCGAACAAGCCCGTAGAGAAATCTTGGATGGTATTAGTCGTCTTGAACAAGCCATCAAAAAAATTGATGGTGGATATAAAAATAAGAAAGCAGATCTTGATGAGGACGGGTTAGTAAAAGAAGCTAAACAAGATCGTATTGGTGGAATCATTATTACCGTTCCAATTTTGATATCAAGAATTGCAAAAACATTAATAAATGGAATGGTATCAGGTGGGCATGACATCGAATTAATGTTCGAGGCACAAGTTAATGAATGGAGCCTTGACAAACGAGAACAGGCTGAATTAATGGAATTATTAGATAACATGGGGTACGCTCAAGTACGTAGAGATCGTGGATATCCGGCAAACCATCATATGGAATACAAAACTTCGGATAACTTCGACTTCGGAGCTAATTTTCCGTCATAATAAAACAGTAAAGATGGATAAAATAGATAGAGCACGAAAATATAGGGCAAAGCAGAAAAAATTAGTAATTAGCACATATGGCAATGTGTGTGAGTGTTGCGGTATATCAGATATTGATCTTTTGTCTATAGATCATATTAATGGCAATGGAAATAAACATAGAAAAGATATTGGTGTAAGCGCCGGTGGCAATTTTTATACATGGCTAATAAATAATAACTATCCTGCTGGTTTTAGAGTTTTATGCTATAATTGCAATTGCTCATTAGGACATAATGGATATTGCCCTCATAAACAAACTCAGATAATAAATACTAATATGAAATTTTTTTAATAAATTAGGACAACATGATGTATGTAGATCATGTGGTACTGAATTAACTAATGAAAATTGGTATGCATGTAAGAAAAAAGATGGTAGAAATATATGTAAAAAATGTATTAATCTTGGCTCCAGAAAACAAGTTTTAAAATTAAAAAATACGGTTATTGATCAATATGGCAAGCAATGTATCGAATGCAAAGAAAATGTATTGGAGTTTTTGACTATTGACCATATCCATAATAATGGATCGGTGGAAAGAAAAAATATAGGTTTTGGTCGAGAGTTTTATAGATATTTAATTAAAAATGATTTTCCACCAGGGTATCAGGTATTGTGTTATAATTGTAATTCATATAAAGAATATATTATTAGAAGAAGTGGATATGATACCGCCACCGTTAGTATAGAAGACTATAAGGCAATAATACGCAATAATAGTATAGGTCCTAATGTCAAATAAATACTTCACACGTAATTCATCAATAATATCACGCGATGAAAGCTCTTTCGATCGTGGTGATAGAACTCCGTCTTGGTTCAATGATTTTGCAAAGAATTTAGAAAAAGAGTCAGCTAAACCAAAAAGTCAGGATTATTCATTATTCGATCAGATTAATAGTATTCTCGGTAATAAATCAAAATATTCGACAGTGGCGGAAGCGGTAGAAGATATGCAAAAACGCACCGGTCTATATGATATTTTACAAAGAAAACAAGCAAGCGCCAGTCATTATAGCAATATACAAATCTTTAAAGATATACCAGTATTAAAAACTTATATAGATAATTATATTGATGATCGTCCTGGCACCTCGGTTGAAGCAGTTATACATGATTTATTAAAAATAAAAACAATAAAAGAAAAACTTCCCCAATCAGATGATGTGCCGTTAGAAGTAAAAAAATATATTAATGATAAAATAATGGAAGTAAATAAATCTATTCAAAAAAATGATAATGATAATTTTGAATTAGGTAAGTTAGACCTATCCGAAGATACATCAGTCGTGGATGATCCGTTGGGTGGATGTGAGCCGAATAACGGAGCCAAATAATTATATTGAAAGATATTAATGTCGGAAGATTTACTATTAGAAAAAATAAAAGATAAATTATTAAATTTTGATCCGGTTCATTTTGCTCAAAAATATCTGACAATTGATGGCGAAAGATTCAGGTTGCAAGATGGTGGTTGGAAACCGTTTGCAGATATTTATAGATATGTTGGTATAAAAGCCATTGAAAAAGGAAGTAAACCAGTTGTTATAGTTGCGGGGAGACAAGTAGGTAAAACGACTATGGCGTCCGCTCTTGAAATGTATTTTATGGGCAGTGGTCTATTCGGTAATAGCAAAAATCCTCCTATTCGTATAATTCACGCGTTCCCGCAGCTCTCATTAGCATACGACTATTCCAAAGTAAAATTAAGTTCAATGATTAATTCATCGGTTATTATTGATAATAGTGAAATTAAAAAAGTTGGTAAAACAAAATCATATATGCAATCATTAATTGATACTACATCAGAAAGTAATAATTCACTTCAATTTAAACAATTTATTGGTGGCAATCATTTATGGATAGATAGTTGTGGTGAGGATGGCAATCGTTTAAGAGGTAAAACCATAGATGTTATATTTTTTGATGAAGTTCAGCTTATGTATGCATCTGCTATAAATAATTCTCTTAAAGTATTGACCCAATCTAAATATGGAGAGCCTGGCCAAGGAGTTCAGATATTTTTCGGAACACCGCTTCAACGAGGTTCCACATATTGGAATATGTGGAACGCATCATCACAACAATACTATCATTTAGGATGTGAAAAATGTAAAGAATATTTTCCATTATATACGCCTGGAACTAATGATTGGGAAACTATATGGATTTATGGATTTATAGTTCGTTGTCCTCATTGTGGTTTTGAGCAAGATAAAAGAGAAGCGGTTGAAAGAGGAAAATGGGTAGCATTAAACGATCAAAATGATGCTAAGTATATAGGTTTTCATATTAATCAATTATATGTTCCAACATATACAAAAGAAAAGATAATATCAGAAAAACCAGAAAATAATCCGGTAAGTACCGAAAAAGGATATCAAAATGAAGTTCTTGGTGAGTTTTACCATGGTGAAGCAACAATAATAACACAAGATCAGGTTAGAGAATTATGTGGAGACCCTGGCAGAAAGTTTAGATCAAGTATATCACCAGATGAAGAATTACCAGTATTTTTAGGAATTGATATTGGTGGAAAAAATGATTTAGAGCAATTGGTTGATTCTAATAAAATTAAAACAGGTGGTCAAAGTTTTAGCACAGCGGTTGTTATTGCAATGACTGGTCCGCAAAGAATGTCAATAGAGTTTGCAACATCATTTAAAAGAAATGATTTAGCAAGTAAAAAAGGAATAATTGAAGAAATAATTAGAAAATATTCGATTAATTTAGCAGTTTGCGATTTTGGTTATGCTCATGATTTAAATGAAATATTGCAAACAGAATATGGCGAAAAGTTTCTTTCATCTGAAGCAACTAATAAAGTAAAAGATCATATTAAATATGATTCAGAAACTTTTCCTCGTATAATAAGATTCGAGAGAGATTTTTGGATAGCAGATTTATATGAACAAATGAAAAAGGGTAATGTTAGAATACCAATGGGAAGTTATGAACAAATAGTAATGTTGATTCAACATATATGTAGTATGGAAATAAAACCAAGTATAAGCAGAGCTGGAGATATAACTCCACATTACGTAAAAGGTAGTTCGCCCAATGATTTTTTTATGGCAATGCTTAACGCGTATATTGCGTATAAGTTTTATATTAGTCAGGGATTTAAAATAAAAATGCAATCAATGATGAGAGATCCTGCAAAAGATAGGCCACCAGTGTTAGTAGCGTATTTACCAAAAATGAGATAATATAGTAAATAATTAATATTATGATATAGTATATCAAGGAACTTAATGTCTAATTCAGGAAAGTTTTTACAAAAACAGGGTCCTCCACCAATAATATCTAATTCTATGGCCAAAAATGTTTCGCAATGGCGAAAAGCAGAATTGGAAAAAGAAGTAGAAAGAGGTTTATATAGAGATGGGTCAGGGCTTACAAAAAGTGAATTGAGTCCTGCGTCGTTTGTTAGCACATTAAATGGTAATATGAGAAAAAATGCTCAAGTATTGAGCAGTGGTCAAGCATCAGGTGCTAATTGGCGGGGAGGAAGCGGTGAAGCGACACGACAAGCGCCAGCCGTTTATTCACCATTATGGCTTTCATCAAATTTAAATCTTCCACGCGATCGAGCAACAATTAATAGTTGGTGCAGATCTTTCTATGCTCTCGAACCGTTTATTCAAAACGCAATAAACCTTCATTCAACATATCCGATATCAAAACTAACAATACGATGTTCGAATAGAAAGGTTGAAAGCTTTTTCAATACTATGATTGAAAATATAGATTTATTGAATGTATGCATACAGGTAGCACAGGAATATTGGCTTTTAGGTGAAACATTCGTGTATGGAGAGTTAGATCAAAATAATGCGGTATGGAGTAGGCTTGTAATTCAGAATCCAGATTATATGGTTGTAAAAAAATCAGTTATTGCTAATGAACCGTTAATTATGATGCGTCCTGATGATAATCTTCGTAGAATTGTATTTTCTAATAAGCCATCAGATATTGAGCAAAGAAGTCAGCTTAATGAAACAATAATAGAGCACGTTAAGCGTGGAGAAAATATTCCATTAGATAATTTTTATGTTTCTCACTTAGCGAGAAGAATAAGTCCTTATGAAGTTAGGGGAACAGGATTACCAGTCAGTTGTTTTCGTCAATTAATGCTCTTCGATCAGTTAAGGGAAGCAAAGTTCGCACAGGCTCAAAATATGATTAATCCTTTAACTCTTGTTAAGATAGGATCTGCTGATTACAAACCACAACCAGCAGATCTCGATATCTGGCGTAATGCATTCGCGGAAGCACAATATGATCAGGATTTTAAAATATTTACACATGAGGCAGTTACAGTAGAGCGTGTAGGATATAATTCTGGAATTATAGATATATCAGGAGATATAACTCAATTATTAAAAGAGATATTTATGGGATTGATGGTTCCGCAAGTATTAATGGATGGCGGTGGAGATATAACCTATTCCAATGGAGGCGTATCATTAGATGTTCTTCGTCAAAGATATATGGCATTCCGTAATATGATGAGTAATTGGTTAAAGAATAAAATATTCGCACCCATATCAAAATTAAATGAGTTTTATGAATATGAAGATGGTGAGAAAAAATTGATAATTCCAACAGTAGAATGGAGTCATATGAGTATTTTTGATACTATGGACTACATTCAACAATTAGTTGCACTATCAACTGGTGATCAAAAACGAGTTTCTCAACAAACATTGTATCGTTCGCTCGGATTAGAATATGATGAAGAGCGTAGAAAGATGAAGAAAGAAGATATTCAGGAAGCGGTTAGGAAGAAAGAGCTGGCCTCACTGGAAGCAATGGCATTGAACGAGTTAAGAGGCTTGGATGAGGATAGTGATATACCAGAAATTGCTCCAAGCGCGCTACCTGGTCAGAGTCCGTATGCTGACGCAGCAGGACAACAACCAGGCGGAGAAACCGGCGCTGGTGGAGCTGGCGGAGGACTCCCGCCACTTCCAGGTCTCGGTTCTCCATCAGGAGGTGGTGGAGGAGCACCGCCAGCAGATCTCGGATTACCACCACCGCCACCAACAAGCGGTCCAGCTGGCGGACCAGGTGGAGCACCAGGAGGCGGAGCACCTACACCAACGCCAACAGCTCCTCCAAAATAACCCAATCACCGCATAATACAACATATTCTTGAACTATATCTAGGAGATATAAATGGATAAGATTGCACAAGAACGTGGGCTATTAAATAAACTTCGTGAGCACGCCAATATAACAAGTAAATTGTTAGAGGGTATAAATCCTAAGTTTAAAAAAATGATGGAAGACCTCCGAAAAACTGACGAGAAGATTCGCGGATATTCTGCGCAATCAAAAGATTTAATAAAATCGGCAAAATCATTGGTCAATCGAAAAGACTATCTTTCTGCTGCATCGACTATGTCTGCATTCCACGAAAAGTGTAGATACATTGCTGCTGAACTCGATAGGTTCATAAAAAATGTAGATATGGATAGTTATGAAGTCCTTTTAGGACAATTCGATGATGAGCAAAAAGAACGTATATTCGGTTATGATCCTAATAAAGAATTAAATTTAAATGAAGTGTCTTTCGTAAATGATATGGAAGTTATGGCATCATTACAAAAACAAGCCGGTCTTTCTGATTGGTGGCATAATTTAACTAATGAACGTGCAACAGCTATGAGACAATTAGAAAAACGATTTTCAATATCTTTTCTAAAAGACTTAAAAAATAACTCGATCAATATATTTAACGATAGTCAAAGATTTTTACAGTTTTTGCTAACGACATTTAAGAAATTAGCAACAGCATTAGCAAGAGGTAAGCCAAGTATATACATAAGTATTGCAAAAAGTTTTATATCAAAGTTTGATCAATATCATAAGTTATTCGTTAATTTTTATGAAAAAAACATAAAACCATTAAAACAACAACACGAAAAAATGCTTGCTGATAAAAAGCAAGCAGAAGAACAGGCGAAGGCACAAGAAAATCAACAATGGTCATCAATGATGAGTCCTCAACCGGGTAATTTAAGTAATGAAGTTGCGCCAGAAAAACAACCAATTAATCTTACCAACCCGCAACCATCACAAAGCACAAAAAATAAAGCTTTAAATAATCTCGATTGGTATGCTAAACAACCAAAAACACCAACAACAGAAGTGGCAAATCCAGAGCCATTAAAGCCATTACCAGTTCCAGATGAAACATTCGAAGTTCCACCGCCTAAATCTGCCAAGTTTATTGCTAAAATAGAAAAAATTGCTGCAAAAAATAATCCAAAAGAATTAATGCTTGCCATATTGAAGTTTTCATCTGAATTAGAAGATACAAATCCACAAGCAAGTCTAAAATTATTAGCTATTGCTGAGGGAATAAGCCAAGATCTAAAATAAATGATATCATCATCTTTTTCCACCAAACTGAACGATATTAGCGAAGAGCTTGGTATGAATCCAAGAGATCTTTTATTAGTCATGTATCTCGAATCCGGTGCAAATCCATCAATAACAAATCGTAGTAGCGGTGCAACAGGATTGATACAATTTATGCCATCAACGTTAAAAGGTATGGGGCTATCGGATCAAGAGATAAAAACATTCGGACAAAAATCAGCAGAAGATCAGTTGGATTATGTAAAAAAATATGTTCAGAGCCACAGAGGATTAATAGGTGGAAAACCATTTACATCAGCAACACAGTATTATGTTGCTAACTTTTTCCCAATAGCATTGAAAAAATGGAATGGAGATGACCCCGTCAAAAACGCTAATGTGGTTGTAGTAGACGGTAATTCACCAAATAAATATGAAAGAATGGCATATAAACAAAATCCTATATTAGATGCAAATAAAGATGGTAAAATAACAGTTGGAGATATAACATCAGTTTTAATGAGAATGGAAAACTCATCTGGTTTTCAAAAAAATCTAAATCAATTTAATGCGGTAGCCGGTAATGGAACGGTTTCAGAAAAATCAAATATGCAAAAAAATGCACCAATGCCATTAGAAGATCAAGTAAATAGGTTTCTCGATAGTTTCGCAAATCACATAGATAATACATATCTAATATCAATTAGTTCAGATAATGATTTTATATCTAAATTAGAATATGCAAGAATACTATCATCAGCATTAAAAGAAGAATTGAAAGTAAAATCAGATATTTTTACAGATGGCAAAAACATACAGGTTCAATGTATAATAAATGAAAATTGTCAGTCAGCAATAAAAGAGTTATGTTCAGCAGTATCTGATGTATTTTTAGATGCAACCAAAAAAATTGGTAATATAAAAATAAATACAAAAATTACACAAAACATTCCGCCATCATATCAAGAATTAGATATAAAATTAGCAGAGATAAATTACAGAAAGTTTCATCTTAAATTCGCAATAGGGAAATAATGAGCGATACACCGCAAATAGAAAATCCGTTTGAGTCATATAATGTATTAAGCGGAGATCTGCGAAAGTTTTCCGATGAATTATTGACAAAATTTAAAGGAAAAACATTAGAAATATATATCGGAGATCAGAGCGAGACAATAAATTATGATGATTATTCAGTTCCAAAAAATTGTAGTATATTCGGCAGGTTAGTGGATGTATTAGATCGTTTTGTTATTTTTAATTGTTTTTATATTGACCCACAGACAAAACAATTAAAATCAGAAAATTATGTATATATAAATCTTTTTCAAATTAGAGCGATGACAGAGGTAAATGGCAAAGGATCACTGGGTGATATATTTTTAAGCGTTGATGATGCAAAGGCAATAAGAAAACTAATTTTAGCAGGTAAATAATGTCAAATAATAATGTGTCAAAAATTGCTAATTATGCAGAAGAATTCGCTGGTTTCTGCAATGATGCATTAATTAAAACTGCATATATTAAAAAGAGAGATGGTAAGTGGGTTATATTATCCGAAAAAGGTAAAGTATTAGGAACTTATGATACAAAAGAGTCAGCGGTTAAGAGATTAAAACAAATTGAATGGTTTAAGGCACACAAGAAAAAGAAAGCATCAAAAGAAGACAGTTATTCCAGTATTATGCGGGATTTACGAAAATCCTCGGATGAAGATACAATAAAATGTTTTCAGGAAGAATTTAAAAAAGCATTCGATCAAGCAATGATAGATGGCGACGAAGAGCCAGAAAAAGCAGCGTTAGAAAAAGCTATGGAAAATATACGAGATGAAAATGAGTTGATGGAGAAGGCTGCATCAGCAATTAATCTCGGAGACGCGGAGACCGCCGGTAAATATCTTGCAGATCTTATTAAATTTTTAACACGTAGGATATCAGCAGAAAGACGACCTCGTGCATTGGAAAGTCTTAAAAGAAAGATATATTATATAAATGAATATCAAATCGCACAAAAAAAGACTCCCCCTTCGAGCAGCATGGGGCAATCAATTACGCTTTTGAAAACTATATTATTAGAACATGAACCTCAATATATTAGAGGTGTATTAAATTCAATAGTAAAGCATCTATAATATGATTAATTTTCATAAAGTGAATGAGCACCTATATCGTGGTGGAAGCTTAACTCCGCAGGATGTTTTACATTTAAAAGAAAAATATGGTATTGAAAAAATAGTTTCATTAGATGCTGAGGTGGCTAAGAGAATAGATCGTGCTTGTAAATTATTAAATATTAAACATGTAAAAATACCAATAGATATAGGTAAAAAAAGTTCATTAATAAAGTTTTTACATTATGGTATAAAAAATCTGCTTGGTGGTGAAAAAGTTTTTGTTGGATGCATGCAGGGAAAGGACCGCACGGGATTAGCGGTTGCTATGTATCGTTGCGAACATGATCATTGGTCTTGTGGAAAAGCGTTAAAAGAAGCAAAAAAATATGGTTTTGGAATGGGTGTTGATCCAAAAGTAATTAAACTATATAAAAAATTAATCGCACAATCATGTGGATGCAAAGATGAAGATATGAGTTTTGCATATGATATAGTTAGCAATCAAAGAGAATATCCCAGTGATTATGCAGATTATAGTCTTGGTGCTTGGGAACAACAATCTTGGGGTCCATACGAAGATTATAGAGTTCGTGAGTTTCCGTATGCAGATACATATCCTAATGCTGGTGATCAATATCCATCGAGAGAAGATTTTGGTTTGGATGATAGCGATGCATTGAATGTAGAAAACATTGACGTTCCACAAGTGGGCCAGTTCGACCAGAACACACAAGGAATATCTGGTGCTGGTCCCAGCATGATGGGGTCGGGCACTATTATTTAGGTATAAATCTATGGTAAATAAGCGTAAAATATATGCAGTAGATCTGACATATGATGTTCCAGATTCCGAAAAAGATAAAGGAACTAAAATAATTTTACATTTAGATCATCTTTTAAAGATATTAAAAGTATGTGAAGAACATTTAAATTTAATCTATACCCCATTCAAAGATAATCAAAATATAACACCAGAACAAACTTTTGCTGCAAGAGCAGCGTTGAGACGATATAGAGATAAAGTAGCAGATAATTTTAATATATTTAAACGTCAAGCGTTTAAGTGTTTTGTTTTGTTTCAGCCATTCGCATCAGACTCTCAAATGTTGAAATTAAGTAAGTCTTTTGTTTTATCCATATCAGATATAGAAAAACAAGTCAATAGATTTATTGATCTATTTAGTGATTTAGAATCCAAGGATTTTGGGACAACGGTGGTAAAAGCGATAGATAATATTAAAAAAGAATTAGCACAAATAGAACAGATAATTGAAGATAGAATGAAAGAGCACATACGAAATAATATATTGGCAAGAAGCTGGGTCGATACAGTTAGTGATGAACTACAAGAAAAAGTTGAGAAAAAAATACCACTATCTATTGAATTAGTAGAAAAAAGAAATAAGGATAAGTAATATGAATAATACACAAATGTGTTGTGAGTGTGGTGGATATCAGTCTGGTGCTATAAATATGAACAGCACCGCAGTAATAAAAATATGTTCATGCAATAATTATTATTCATGTAATAGACAAGGCTGGATATGTCCAAAATGTAATAAAAGTCTTTCGCCAGATGTAAAAGAGTGTGATTGTGCTCCAAGTGGTTATACATATATTCCATGTGTGCCATGGAACCCATATGCACCAACAAACCCATCAATTCCATACTACCCAACAACGCCAATATGGATTACCCCAATATCACCATGGGGAACAAATCCGTCGCCAATAATGCCAATTTATTATTTAACGGTTACTTGTTAGGAATAATTCTGCATAAATATGCGCATAATAAGTTATTTAATTTAGACATAGGAATAAAATGTTCATAAAAAATGGTGATTTACAACCTATATCAATTATTGAGCCATCAGATATTGATGAGAAAAATGCAAAACAACAATTAAAAAAAGTATTGAGTGAAGCAGAAAAAGAAGAACCAGAAGTATTAAAAAATAACTCAAAAGAAAGTAAAAAATAAATGTTTACTAAAATTGGAGAGTTGGCGTCGATAGATGGGTCGAGTATTCAATCAGAAGAATCAGTATTTTCTGATCCATCAGTAGATGAGAGATTTAAAAAGTTTGCAGGTGAGCTTCGCAGAGTAGCTCCAAAGGCTAATGACTTTCTATATTTTTCGGCAGTTATGCTTCACAGCGCAGAGGCTGCATTAGTAAATCCAGATGGAACACCAAAACTTAATGCTCGTGGTGAGCAAGTAAAAGCTCATTGGGAGAAAAAAGGTGATAGCTGGAAATGGGTATGTTCAGATGCACATGTGCGTCCCCTCAAAAATTCAAATGGTGATATCTTTCCGGAAGAAGAATTACTAAGAGCATATAAATTATGGATTGGAAAACCGTTATGTGTTGATCATAAATCAAGTCAGGTAGATGCTATTCGTGGAGTTATTTTAGATACCTATTATGATCGAACATTTAAGCGTGTAATTGGTCTATGTGCTCTCGATAAGGTTTCATATCCTGAATTGGCTCGTGGTATATCAACTGGCTATAAGACAAGCGTATCAATGGGCACAGCAGTTGGTCGTGCAATATGCACTGATTGTGGAACCGTCGCTCGAACCGAACATGACTTTTGTTCGCATATGCGTTCTAAGTCTTGTTATGGTGAAATCAATTGTGATTTACAACCAATAGAGCTATCTATTGTTGTCAATGGTGCTGATCCACAAGCAAAAATAAGAACCATTCTTGCTCATGCACAAGAAATTAATAATGCACTAGATGATAGTGGTGCAAAGATAAATCAGATGATTAGTGAGGAAATTAATCCATCCAATAAAATTAATCAGATGATTGGTGAAGAGGTTAGTAAGCCAGCACTAAAAGCTAAGATAGATGCATTAATGGCTGAATATCATAAATTAAAAAAAGAAATAGCTGAACTCGAAAAAATGTATGCGGAAGCACCAGACACAAATACCGCAACAGATCATCAATCTTGTGGAACTGAGTCAAGTCCAGTAGATGAAACTAATCAAGAATCTTTTGGATTAAATTTTCCACAAAGGCTAGCATCTAATAATAATATATTATTAGATCAGGTAAAGAATTTAATGTCTTCGGTGGAAGGAAGACTTAACAATATGGAAAACGCATTAAATACACTAACTAACAAAGAGGATACTATGTCAAAGGATGCAATGAACAAAAAAGAAGCTTATTTTCAAGGTGCTGGTGGAGTCAATGAACCAACCCCAGGTCAAAAGAAATATCCAGTTGATCCAGCGAATGAAAAACTTCGTATGGAAGATAAGCATATGAAAGGCGAACCACCATTCCCTGAGGTTGGCGCAGTTGATGGTCTACATCCTTCCCCCGAGTCAGCTGATCAAAAAGATGAACTCGAACGCAAAAAAATGTTAGCTCGTGCTGAACGACGTAATGCTGCCCTACAAAAGGCTAAGGAGAATGTAATGAAAACAAAAGAGGCTTATTGGAATGGTGGTGGTGGCGTAAATGAACCAACACCCGGTAAACAAAAATATCCAGTTGATAATCTCGAATATGAACTTCGTGAAAAAGAAGATAAGCAAATGGTTGGTCAAAAACCATTCCCAGGTGTTGGTGATGTTGAAGGTCTACATCCATCACCTCTATCAGCCGATCAAAAGGATGAGCTTGCTCGTAAAAAGCTCCTACAACGTGCATCACTAAAAGCCCGTTTTGTTCGCACTGCCAATACAGATGGAACAAATGATCTTGGCAATAGTGCATGGCAAGTATTCGCAAAGAGTGAAGATGGTGAAAAACTAGTATTTACGGCATCAGTTGATGAAATCACTGGTGGTCGTAGTGATGTTCTTTTTGATGTTGTTGCAACCAAAGAGTTCGGAACAAAGATGCTAGAAAAAATCAGGACAGTTGGTTTCGAACAAGCAACTGCAATTTACAAAAAAGGTCAAGCAGTAGCAGCACCAGGTGGTCAGCCAGGTGCAGCCGATGTTGGTGGTGCAGGTGCAACACCAGCAATGCCAGATATGGGCGCACCAGCAGTTGCGGGTGCTCCTCCAGCTGATGCCAAACCAGAAGATCAAGGTGGCAAAGGTGATCCAAAAGATACAGCTATGAAACTAGCTGAATCAGTAAGAGATAAGGCTTCGGATTTATTGGAAGCAATTCGTTCACTAACAGGTGAACAATCACAAATGGGTGATATGGAACAAGGTCTCGAAGCTATGCCAAAAGCAGCGAGTGAACTTCTTGCTCCAATGTATAAATCACGTCGAGAATTAAACGCTGCCCTCCTTTCTGGTGCAAAGAAATCACTTGCAGAACTAAAAGAGCATCATGATGAACTAAAACTAATCGCAAGCATAATTGAAAACGTGTCAGAAGCAAATAAAGATTATGCTGATACGGTTGTTGATGATGCTTTTGAAGACGCAAAGAAAGCATGTAGTGATGCAGAAACAGTTCTAAAATCATTCGCTGCTTATGTTCGCGGTGTTGCGGGTCTTGCCAAACGAGCTGAAGAAGCTAAACAGGCATCATTATTTTCATTCGCAGATGATGATATGAACGATGCTCGTAAAAAAGCAAAGAAAGACAAGGAAGAAAAGGCTGCAAAAGAAAAAGCCGAAAAAGAAGAAAAAGAAGAGGCTGAAAAGGAAGAAAAAGAAGATGAGGATGAAGATAAGTCCGATGCAGATGATACTAATGCGTTCATGGGCGATACATTCGAACAAGCCGATAAACTAGATCATACAAAACCAGGTGATGATTCTTGGGAAATGCCAGGCGCCGGTGATAAAGGTGATTATGATGATGATAAAGATGTCGGTCTAGAAGATCTTGATCTTCCAACAGATGAACACGATGATCTAAAATCTGATGATCAAAATGATACAATGGTTGACCTTCCTGCCGGAGCAGCAGTTCCAGCTGGGGCTAAAGCAGTGGAGAACAAGATGGCATTCGATTTAACAACAAAAGAAGGGCGAACCGCATATCGTGCAAAACTAGCTGCTGATGCAACTGGTAAAGAAGAAGATGGTGAGATTCAATCAGTTGAATCCATGAAGCATAGTGATATGCTTGATGAGGCGAACAAACTAACCGACGGTCAGACACAACTTGATGTCAAACCATCAGATAGCCTTGGACTAATTGAAACTAAACCAGAACAACAAAAAGCAGATCTAGAAGTAGCTCGTGCAGAACCAAAAGTTCGCAAAGAAGCTGAACGTCTAAATCAACTTATTGCAGAAGGTAAAGTCAAAACTGAAAATCTAGACGCGCTAATTGCACAAGGTCTAGATTCAGAGGTTGTCAAATACTGGAGACAATACTACGGCCAAGCTGGCAAAGAAGGTTCAGAGTTCGGTAAACTCCTAACAACTGAAACCATGAAAGCAAAAGCACAAGAAGAAGTTGCTGCTTACAAAGTCAAACTAGGTCGTGCATATGAACTAGCAAATGAAATGGTTCGTCGTGGTCTATGTGAAGATGAACGAGCTGCTATTGCAGGGCAAGTTGATCAAATCATGACATGGAATGATGAAGGTTTTGAAAGCATGAAACGAGTAATCGCAAAACATGCACCAAAATCACTAAAGAAACAAGCAATGCCAGTCGTCGGTCTTCAATCAGAAGAAATGTTTTCCTCAGAAACAGCAACATCTGGTTTCCAAGATGAATTAGCAAATGCATTCTCAGGCAGAAAATACTAAACGGTTAAAAGGATAAACAAATGAAAAACGTAAATCTATCTAATAGTATTGCTGCTGATATGGACAAAGTATTGAATAGCGATGAGAATAAACAACTATTCTCCACCGCATCAGTGCTAGAAAAATTAGCATTCAAAAAAGTATCAGAAGACGATAAAGCAACAGAAGTTGAGGTTGAGTTAGAAAACGCTCTAACAAAAAATGCCTCATGTTGTGAATGTGGTGATAAAAAAGGTCACGAATGTAAATGTGATTGTCATGAAGAGAAAAAATCTGAAGCATCGGAAGATGATGTAATTGCTATGCTATTACAAGCATCAGAAGATCTTGACACTCTTGGTTTTGATAAACTGGCTTCCTACAGCGCTCAAATTGCTGATAAACTAATAGTTGAATCAAAAGCAAAGTCTGATAAAAAATCCGACAAAAAATCAGATAAGAAAAAGTCTGATAAAAAAATGGATATGAAAGAGCGCATGAAGAAAATGCGTGAAATGCAAAAAGGTAAAAAAGACAAAAAAGATTCTAAAAAAGAAGATAAAAAAGACTCAAAGAAATCCTCTAAATAATCGGATCAAATGTTCAATAAAAAAGATATATCATCAGAATTAGCTGAATCAATGGCAAATAATCTCGTTGGTAATACCATTGAGAAAAAAGCCGAAGGTCTAAATAAATTAGCAACTGCAATCGATCATCTTAATGATGCAGCAGAAACTTTTGATAATCTTGGTATGAATAAAGAAGCAGAAGCTCTGACAACGTTTTTAGAAATCATAGCCGGTAAAAAAACAAAGAAAAAATCCAAGCCAAGTAAATCAAAGAAAAAACCATCGAAATCAAAGAAAAGCGATCCTGCTACAAAAGGATTAACTGGTGAAAAGATGGTTGAAAACTTAAAACATAAGGGCTGGGTTTTCAACGCAGAAGATCATAATGATGCAAATGATCATACAGACGGATGCATGTGCTCAATGTGCATGGATGTAAATGATATTCGACATGGTGATGATTGTGTGTGCTCGATATGTATGAAAGATGATAAAAATGATCACTTCGATACAGAAGAAGATGCAGGATACCATATAGATAGAGATGATGATAATTGTCATATAGATATAGAAGAAAGCGAACCATTCAATTTTGATGACACATCAATCGATAGAAATCATTCAGATGATGATATAAATTATGCCGAAATGTTCAAGCAATTTAATAACGATTTTGAAGATGAAGTTTAATAATTAGGGACAATAAAAATATGGAGAGCGAGGGACTTTTAGAGTTTCCTCGCTTTTTGCTATTTACAATTTTATTTTATGTTGATATATAATTTTTGAAAGGAAATATAATGTTAAGATTAATTCAAGAAAGTAATCAATTACCATATAGTTGGTTGGTCGATGAATCATCAGAGTTTGAAGCTGGTATGATAGCCCAATTAACAGTAATTGGAAATCAAGTTATGGTCACGGTCAGTAATGGTAGTGCGCCAATTGGTATTATAGATGATCAGAAAACAAAGGCATTCACCAGTAATGCGTGGGACGAAACTATTGTTATTCCAACCACCGGTGTAGCTGGTCCAAATAATACAATTGTTACACCAGTTGATATAAAATGGGAATTAAATAATCCCAATGTTGTTCCTAATAGTTTTATATCTATTCCAGTAGAGGTTCAATTAATACCAAGAAACGGTGTTGTTGTATTCCCAGCTGGAACGGTATTAAATTATGATTTATTAGGCACGGGAATACCTAACGCTATAAAAACAAATGTAAGATATTCATACCAAATACCGAATATAATTGGTGATGATAGCACGTTTGCATCACAGCGTGTTACAGTTTGGTTTGGAAGAATGCTTGCAGAAACAAATATGTTTGAAACCAATCAGGTATATCAAGTTAACGCTAATTTATTCGTTAGTGAATTGGGGCTATTAACAACAAGACAGCCAGCACCAAATTACCCTGCTATGGCAATAGTAACTGCCCCGCCCACCCCACTATCATCAACTCTTCAATTTTTATGGCTATAATATATAATTGATATATGCCATTATTTTCCCATATAATTAGCCCACATACTCGGAGCGTAAATGGTATATACATTAGAAGATATAAAACATTTAGAGACTATTGCAGATCTTCAAAATAAAGAAACTGAACAGTCTAAACCTATTTTTACACAAGCAGAAAATACATCGCTTACAGCAACATTATTGAAGCTCTGCAATAAACTTCGTGCAGAAGGGTATAATAAATATGCAGAATCGATAGAAAACAAGTTCGTTAATTACAAAGCAGCGGGTGTTCATCTCTATCAGGCACATAAAGAAACAGGCGAAGATTTAGTAGATCAGGCTCATCCAGACGGTGATAATAAAATAGTTTCCGATGTATCAGATAATAATGGTGATGTTGAAACAATTGTGTCTAAACATAAAAAAATTGTTGATGTTGTAAATAAACAACCAACTGGAAAATTAGCCTCATATGTTAAACAATGCAAAATTGCGCTTGGTCAAGGAATGTCTCAGGAAGATACTGATGTATTATATAATAAAGCACAAGGCGATTTAAAAGAAGTTATGAAGTTATATAGTGCTATGGCATTAAAACTTGGAGAAGATTCCGATCATAATTTAAATTTTTTTAATATGATTCAAAATACATTGAATAAAAAAAATGTGTATAATATACAAAATATCGAAAACTTCCTGAATCAAGCATTGGATGGATTGAAAAGTGATAAGGAACCAGGTTTTTTTTCAAATAGTGAAGAGCACACAACTTGGAAAAATGAAATATTACCAATGTTCGAAATTGCATACAGATATGCAAATGATTACAAAGATGTAGTTAATCAGATACGTTCCGCTGAAACCAATGCGAAAACATTAAACACAAGACAACAATATGATCCTAATCTTGCTAATAAAAAAAATGAAAATAATCAATCATCTCAATTAGCAAATAGTTTTAGTAAAGCCATGAAACGAGTTCAGCTCTTAATCAATCGAACTAAGGCAACAAAACCAGTTAATGCAAATGAAATCATAAGATGGTTAAATGAGACTAACGGAAAATTAGATGAAGTATTTAAAGAGTTTAGTGCTAATGAAAACAAAGACGATGAAAAAATTACTAAAGCATATACAAATGAATTAAATCAACTTAATAGTTATTTAGATGCTGCCCAGAAAAAATGGAACATATAAATTATGATACACAAAAAATCAGATAGATTTTCACCACCACCTGGTGTTGATGTTACCAAACCTACTGAAGATCCATCAGCACAGCCAGTCGAATATACTGGCGATCCTGGAATGGAAACACCAGTCAATAAAACACCAACTGCACCACGAGCCAGTGCTCCATCACAATATCCTCGTTCCACAGCCATTCAACAAATGCAAACGGCTCTACAATCTCTATATGGTGCTTTCAAGAACTATCCAATGTTCAACAAGAAACCAAATTATAGAGAAGAAGATAAAGGTCAAAAAGGCGCTGAATACACCGAAAGCTTCGAGCACGGCAGTGATTCATTCCTAACAACAATGATGAATAGACATGTGAATAAAGCAGATATGGTTGGCACACCAGACATGTCAGTTCAGGATGCCAAAGAAGGCAAGTCTTTTGATCTAATAAAATTATTAGAATCACTAAAAACATTCGGCAAAGGTTTAAATAAACCAGATGGTGCTTGGGGTCCATATACAAATAATGCGTTAAAAAATCTATATGCTATAACACAAGCAATGCTTGGTGTGCTATCTAATTTAAATGTAAGACAAGATGTATATACAAATAAAGACTTAGAAGAATTAAAAGAAAATATACCAGAAGACCCCAAAAAAATACAAGATGCAGACGCTTCCGCAACAGCAATAACAAAAAATATAGCAAAAGTAAAAATGTTACTTGGAAGTTTTGTGAATGCTACGGTTGGTGAAAACAGTAAGCTTGCGCCATATATAAATCAACAGAAACCGTTCGAAACAACTTTTAATAAAAAACCGGTAGATTCGAGATCTCTTGTTGGATATAATGTTTCACAATCACAAGTTCCGGTTTTAAATATACAAGTCCCACGAGATCCAATGCATCCCGAACAAGGAACGGTGCCATTATTGTTAGGCAATCTTGCAACTCCGCAAGATTTTAAAGAGTTCGTAAATAAATCAGGTATAATGGTTGATCATAAAAAACCATCAGATAAAGAATCAATGAATAAAATTATTGAAACAATTGAAAATAAAATTAAAACAGTAAATACTAAAACACCAGCAACAAATGAGCCCGGATATTAATATGAGTTTTTTATATGATGAACAAATATTAAAAGAGTTTTCCAAATTGTTGGAACCTAAGGTTGCACAGCAAGCTCCACAGCAACAAGCTTTTTCTCCAGCACAGATGCAAGATGTTGCATTAAAACTATTAAATAATATAAAAACAAGCTATTCACCAATAGAGGTTCCAAATAACGCTCAGTTGTTTTCAAGAAATGCACAAAATTTAAATGAGTTGACGATGTGGATGTTGGATAACAAAGTTAGCTATAATGGCCATCCGATTGTGATGAGTGATAAGTTTCAATTAAATAAAACAATACCGTATATAGAGTTCAGTAATGATGCTCCACCAACATATGTATGGAAAGATGGATTAATTGCCTTTCTAAAAGATTTACAAAATCAAGCAAAAGATAGCGGTAATAATTTATTTATACAACACGTTAATGGATTAATATCTGATGCTAATAATAAATTGCAAGCCGGAATAGCAGAAGAAACTGCAAAGCCAGCAGATGAAACAAAAGAAAATCAACAAGCACAACAAGGCCAGCAAATCGATCAACAAGATCAAACTCAACAAAATCAAGGTTCTGCGATACAAAAAGCAGTATATCAAACAAAAGAAGTATTAAAACAAAATACTGGCACTGACAGTATTAATTTACCATTCGATGTCGATACTAATCAATTAAGTATTGGTGATATAAATGACTTCAATAGACAAATATCTTTTACTTTTAAAACAGCAATAGCACAAAATAAATGGGGTATAATATATTCTCAGGTGCAACAGATATCAAATGCTATCAATGGTTGGAACGCGGTTGCAACACCAGAAGCAAGAGAAGGTGGTTTTGAATTAAATGTAAATACAGATATAGATGCATTCGTGAATACATATGCTAATAAAGATTTTACCAAAGCCCGAGCAATGTTAAATAATTTAATACCACTGCTTCAAGGTGTTGGTAATTTATTAAAAACATTATTAGCAAGTCCGGTATATGTTGAAATGTTTCGGGGTGTTGGTAATATATCAAATCAAGCATCAAGAGCACAAGAAACGGTTAGTTGGGCTCAGCATATGACATCACGAATAGATACCGTCCTCACAAATAATGCGAGAAGATAATGCGTCCAGAATTGCAATACATAGCTGATACAATTTTTGTAGAATCTTTTCTAAGAGAAGATTATATGAAAATAGCTATTGCTCAGGATAATTCTATCGGTTCTACAATTCTTAGTGGATTAAAATCTTATATATCTTCGGTTTTTGATAAAAATCGTCCGATATCCAGTATAGCTTCCCTTTTTACCAATAGTCTTTTATGGAGTCTAAAATCCAAAAAACTTGCAATTTTATATACGCTCGCTGGTGCTCTTGGTTTTGATTGGAAAGCCTTTTGGAGCTCTCTTGGCGCAAGTATTACTGATTTTGTAAAGGAAATAATATCTTCAAGAAAACCAGCAGACGCCAATACAACACACTCAAAAGTAAGTGAAATGGTTTCAAATGCAGTATCGTCAAGTTTTTCAGGAGATGTTGATAAAGAAAAATTAAATGAAATGAATCAACAAGGTATTTTACAATCATTAAATACAGTTAATAATAAAAATTTAATTAAAACTGCTGATATGAAAAGCAAATTAGCAGGAGTTTTAATTAAAATTGTTGGATGGCTAATAGTAACAGTTCTTGGTATGATTGGTCTTTCAGAATTAGGTAAAGTTCTTTCAGATAAAGACTCAAAAAAATCAGAAGAATCAACAGAGCAAGCGCAAGGAATTGGTAAATTAATAAAAATATCACCAGATGCCCCGCAGGATCTTTTTTCACTTCATAGAAATAATATGTCATCAATATGGATTGAACATGGTGAAATAGAGAATGTAGATTCTATTTTATTAGAATGGGTTTTTTCAGCATATCCTCAATTAGAACAATATGAATCTCAGTTGAAAAACTCATCTGGTTTTGATTCAATGGTTCAAAAATTTAAAGACAGAAATAAACTTGCTGGCGGATTAAATATGATATCCGTTCCAAGACCATATCAAAGAAAAATTGATATAGTTTCTGCGATAGTTGGGCCATTTATTCGCGGATTTTCATCTCAATATCATAGTATCCCGGCAAGCTCAACAGATCAAAATAAACCACGAGGAATGAATATATAGCGCATAATTAACAATATATATTAGGAACTAACGATGCGAAATAGTGATATTTTTAATGACTATGCTAAAATTGCAGAAGAAAAGGGGCTGATCTCTCTTTCAGAAGAAGAGGTAAAAACTCAGCCAGATAAACCAAAAGAATCTGCAAAAATGAAACGATATAAGAAGAGCCCATATCCAAGAATGGGTTCAGACACTATCGAAGTCATACAGGCATTATATGGCGTTAAACCAGATAATTCCATTGATTATGAAAATAATATTATGGAAGCAGCGCACAAAACCCCAGTTGTTATTGCGCCAGCATACGATAGATTAAATGCTCTCGTAGAAAATAATATTGAACGCAATAATATTATGTGTGATATTGCGCTGAAACAAAATGATAGTATTACGTCAATGCATCGGTATGCTGAAAAAGAATTGCTAATGCAATTAGTTCGTGTTGCAAATGATATGGATAATGCAGGTAATGAAGATATACGTGTGCTTGCAGACGCGTGCATAGAAAAATTAGCATTAAAAAAAAACGCTAAAGAGTGGTATGATGACCTCGTAGAAAAAGGTAAAGAGTGGCTGGGCGTTGGAACAGGCGCTGGCGAAAACGCGCTTATTGGTTCTGCTATTGGTGGTATTTTAGGAGGGCTATTCGGTGGTCTACCCGGTGCTTGGGCTGGTATGAAAGCAGGTGGTTTTCTTGGTGGTGGAGCAACAGCATTAATAGCATCACTTGCTAAAACAGCACCGCACGTAGTTAGTATATCTGCTAACGCAAAAGACGCAATGGATCAAATGAATGATCTAATAAATAAACTGCCAGCAGATAATAAAGAAAGAACGTTTCTAACAACATTTAATCAAATATTAAAATCAACAGCATATTTTTCTGAACAATATAATGAGTTAATAACATCATTACAAACTAATCCAAGCAACGTAGAAGATGCTGATAGATCAAAAAAGATAGCAGCATCATTAGTTGAAGCCAATAATACAGTAAAAGAATATGCACAAAAATTTAATCAAGATGTAAAACTTGGTATTTTCAATGAGGCAGATAGCCACAGTAAAGTATTAGATCCATTATATAATATGATGAATACGGATGTTGAAGATATACAACAATCACTGGTTTCATTATTGTCTGCTATTGATAAGTTCGAAAAAACACTTCATGGTGATGTTAAATCAACAGCAAATGAAGTAGCGCAATCTCAGCAAGGAACACAAGTTAAACCGGTATCTAATCAGAATACACCAAGTGATAATGTAGATTGGTCTAATATTGCTAAAGAGCTTGGGCATGAGCCAAGTGAAGAAGAAAAAAGATTTTTAGCAAGTCTAACATAAAATTTAATTATATAGGAATATTTAGGTATATAAATTAAGAACTTTTGTAAGATCAAGATGAAAGACTCGTTATTCAATATTGAATAGCAAAATAAAAGGATAATAAAATGGCTTTAATTCTACATAATCCTGGTGCAAATCCACTAGGTCAATTCGACGGTTATTTTGGTGAGACTCTAAACTTCAACGGCGGTGAAGTATGCACATGGGCAGCTATGGCATTCCCAGCAGCCGGTGCAGCTGATGTTGATGACGACGGCTATGTTGTCACAGCAATGGGTAAAGCAGTTCCAGGTATCTCACGCGCTCTCCTAACATCATCAAGCAAACCATTATTCCTATCCGACGAAGGTATCGCTCATTACGGTACACTATTCGGTGCAGTAGTCGGTGGTATGGTTGGTCAGCAATCGAATAGTCCATACTCTTATACTGGAGCAGTTCTCGGTCCACACACCGCAACTGGTTCAGGTAAAGTAACAGTATGGGACAAACAAGGTTTATACGGAACAACTCTAGATGCAGTTGATACAGCTGCAACCGGTCTAGTTCCAACAAACACCACACTAACAGTCGGTACAGGTCTAACCTATACAGCAACTGGTCTTCTAACTCCAGTCGGTAGCGCAAATGCTCTCGCTGGTGCACCAGTCGTTGCACGTCTCTCATCATTCGAAAATAACGGTTCACTCGTAACCACACCACAATCACTAGTTGCAGCTCTAAACAGCCCATCAGGTGATGTATCAAGCCTACAACAACTACGTTTCACACAAGCTGTGTACTGGTTCGCAGGCGCACAAGCTGGTGCATAATAAATAAGTAACTAGAAATAGTTATTAGATAGTTTCAAAAAGCTCAGTAGGAATACTGAGCTTTTTGTTTTTAAATTATTTTTTTAAAAAAAATCTAATACATAGGAATATCAGGACATAAGATCAAAGGAATTTAATTCCTGCTGGGTAACTGGCAAATAATTCAACCAAAAACGGAGATCTCATATGTCAAATTCAATGTTCGACTCAAAAGGCGAAATTAACGCCTCTAACGTAAAAGACGCATTCGCACTAATTGCAAAATTTGCGCAAACCATGGAATCAGGTTATCCAACCAATACAGGACTAACCTCACCATCAGTATCAGACAATAAACGAGATGAGCTTATTTCCAGGGCCATTTTAACTAATGAAGGTAAACTAGCTCTTGCACAAGCAATGGCAAATCCAATTCGTAGGAACTTGGACTATCATGGAATTGCACGTCGTGCACTAGTGGTTGATCCTCTTCCACAAGGCGCTCTCCCAACATACGATCGCGATATCGATGTTGCAGCAGTAGTAATCTCTTCAAACGGAACCGGCCCAGAATCACGCGTATTCGGTGATCGCGTAACAGTTCCAGAATTCGAAGTGTATTCGAATCCAACTGTTCGTATCGCAGAAGTTAAACGACGCAGATTCAACGTCATTGACCGCGCCGTCCAAAAGGCTCGCCAAGAAATCATGGCACAAGAAGACAGCAACGTTTTCGCAGCCATTGATGCAGCTGCTTCAGAAGAAAACACCGTAATGGATATCAGCGATGCTGGTCTTCTAAAACGTGACCTTCGTGAAATCAAAGTTCAAGTTGATCGTTGGGACTTAGTAACAACCAAGTTCTTCATGAACATCAACGAGTTTAATGATATTCTCGGTTGGGGTTCAGGCGGTGGACAAGGTGTTGGCGGTGGCGAAGTAGACCCCGTTACACAACGTGAAATTCTACAAACCGGTCTCTACGCACACATCTGGGGCGCAGACATTCTCGTGTCTAAGATCGTTCCAGCAGGAACCGTATATGGATGCAGCGATCCCGAGTTCGTTGGGGTCATGCCAATTCGTCAGGATATCGAAGTTCTTCCTGCTGACGAACCAAAACAATTGAAATTGGGCTGGGTAGTCAATGAAATAATTGGAATTGGCATAGTGAATCCACGTGGCGTTGCAAAAGGTAATAAATCAGTAATCGTCGGAGCCTAATAGTTTCCTTCAATAAATCAAGCAGTTAGCTTAACGGCGTCGAAATAAAACCTCGACGCCGTTTCTTTTTGTTCGTTGATCTACGCCTATTACGTCATTTACTTGCCACACGGGCTTGACAAACCCACACAAGTGGCTATATTGTAAGGAGAAACGGAGATCACTATGGCTAAAAATCAGGGCAAGCTGGCAGGTAAAGAAAACCAAATCATTCACGAATATTCTACATTAGAATGGTCAACGACAAAACTCGCTAAAATTCATCAGGTTAGCGACAATTCGATTCTTCAAATGTTGAAGAAGCATAACGTTCCAATTCGACCACGTAAAATCACATCAAAGGAAATGAAAGAAAGGTGTATTGAAAGATATAAAACAGGGCTTTCATTGGAAGCTGCTGGTAAGCCAGATGGATTGAGTGCTGCTGCCGTTCTAATGTATATGGAAGAGTATAACGTTCCAACACGTAGTGCCGAAGAAGCACACCGAAAATATCCAATCAACGAGGATTTTTTCGACAATATAGATACTGAAGAGAAGGCGTATTTTCTTGGCTTCCTATATGCTGACGGCTGTAATCAGATGGCACACCATTGGTCAACAGTAATATCATTAGATGTCATAGATGAAGAAATACTTCACGTGTTTTCCAAACTTATCTATAAAGACGAAAATGATGCAAAATCACAAGTAAGACTATCGAATAGAGAGCACGAAGGGAAAGGAATAGAGGCAACATTAAGTATAAACAGTAAGCATATATGTCAACAAATGCAAAAATTGGGGTGTGTATCACGCAAAACATTCATATTGGAATATCCTAAATGGATGCCAGAAAATTTACATCGTCATTTTATTCGTGGGTATTTTGATGGCGACGGTACAATAAATAGAGAAACAGAGATGGTATCTGGTTGTAAAATAGTATCAACGCTTCAATTTTTAGAGGGTATGAAAACAATTGCTAATATAGATTGTAGCATATACAAAGTAGATAAGTCAAATGACAAAAATACCTACGAACTATATTATTCCGGTAATCGAAATCAATGGTTATTTTTACATTGGGTATATTCAGGTGCCACAATATATCTCCAACGTAAATATGATGCATATCTTCGTTTCAGTGAAAAGATGCGTATTATAGACGAAAAAACACAGGCGGGAACACAAGGGTATCGTAAATCTAATTTACCTAAAACTTCATCACTAAAATTCTAACCACCGCCAATAATCTCACATATACATATAATGAACAACATATTTAAGTTAATTCTAAATAATGTAAAACAGGTGCATTCTTCGATTGAAGATCGTGTTGATGGACAGGAATTACGAGTTAATTCTCTAAAAAATCTATCGCAACCATTAACAAAAGTTGCATTCGATACGCGTAGAATAAATCAAGAAACGGACTATAATCCTCGTCAAAATCTACAATACTATCAGCGAAGCACACCGTTCATCACAAAAGATGCTGGTGAACAAATAAAAACTTTTTTCAAATTAAAAACAGCAGTTGATTCCATCAAAGAAGATTTTCTCGGAGATCCAGACTGGCATACAAGTTATTGTAGAATATTAAGTTCTGCATTAGATAGAACGCTTCGTGTTGAGCAAAAGGATATGGATTTTTTTCAACCTCAAATGGATTATTTAAATGAAATGTTGTATCTTCGTTATAGAATAAATAAAGACGATATAAATAAATTAAGTGAAAATGAATTAAAAGGTATTATTCTCAATAGAGATGAGAAATTATTGCACAAGCAAATATATGCTCAATATAAACCACCTGGTGAAATCAAGAAAGAAACTGCTAAACAACCAATTATTGAATCTATTAAAAAAGAAACAATGCAACAATCTAATGATATAGTTACTGGACAACAAGAAGAGCCAGAAATAATTAGTAATAATTCTAATTCTATACGTGGTAAAAACAGTGATCGTCCAGTTAATATTACTATAAATGTAGCATAGGATAATGCAATGGGAATGGATAGTTTTGCGCCAGGGTCTAGAAATCCAAACTGCTTCGTAGTGCAGAATATCACTCATCCTAAAAAATTAATTCATATATTCCACTATCCAATACATCATGGTCGTACTCGAGATCTGCTTAAGATCCCTGGTGTAGCGGAAGATGATATTAGAGCATCGCTATTAAAAGGAGAAATAAAACATAAAATATTATGTCGTGATATAATTGTTTTATGTAGTGATATTGATCTATTGCAATTTAATGCAACGCAAAAGGCATTTCTTCAATCAGCTGGAATAGTAAATGGTCTTAGTGTAGATTTTCCAGAATTAACACAGGAAGTAGTGGACGCCATAAATGCTGGTGGTGGCGGGGGTGACGGATATATTACTTACCTATTTAGACAGCGCCAAGCATTAGTTGGTGCAATAAATGGTACCAATAGAGTTTTTACAACTCCTAATTCTGATAAGTTCATTGATGGTATTTATAATAATAATGAGTTTCATATTTATGTTTCACATAATGGTCATGGCATGAAATACGGGATTGATTATTTAATATCTGAATCCGGTGGTGTTGGAACTGGATATGATACAATTACATTCATAAGTTTTACACCACAATATAATAGGAGTATTATTGAAGCTACTTATGTAATTAAGGCGCCATAATATTTTTTTATTTATATGGGTAATAATTTGATATTGAGTAAGAAAGATCATATCAATTTTATAATCAACAAGGAAAGCAATGGCTTCATATAGACTTAATGCACTTGACCAAGCTTTAGATATAGCTGGTTCGTTATTTCAAACATCAAATATGGTACTTGCCGATGAGTCCAATTTTCTTGGCGTTGGCATATTTGCACAATCTGGTTCGGCTGCCAGTATCACTACTGTGAGCGCCGGGGATGCAACTATTACTGGTCTAAGTGGTATGACAGCCACATCGGTTGGACATTTTCTAACAATATCCGGTGCAGCAAGCTCCGGAAACAACGGAACATTCCTAATCGATTCTTTTATATCAGGCACATCGGTCACAGTATCAAATCCAAATGCCGTAGCAGGAGATACAAATAACGGAGCAATAACCTGGACAGAACGAAATCCATACAGTCTACAAGATGATCTTAACTACGAACGTACAGACCGCGCTGCAATCAAGGGTGTTGGTTACGATGCACCAATCCCAACATATCAACGACCAACAGCTGTTGGCACTAACGTTCCAGCAAATCTATCAAACATTGCAACAAAAACTACAGATGCCGTTGCATATAACGTAAATCGTGGAATATTTGGTGTTGCCGTTCAAGATGGTTATACACAAGTAACTCTCACATCTGCTGGCAATTTCAAACATGCAGATACTGTAAATCAAACTGGTGTTCCATGTTTTGATGCTGCACCATTTACTGGTGATTGGGCATCATGCTATGTACACATAGTTGACGGTTATAATACCGGTGATGAGATGGTTGTTCTTTCTGGAGCTCATGCTGGTGAAAGAATCTTCGGTGTTACATATGCTGGCGCGTCTACTTCACCAAATTCGGTTGAAGTTCACTTCTATTCATCTCCATTCCCAGATAGTTTCGTAACAACGAACACACCATACACTTGGGAATCTGGTCAATCATTAACAGTAAATATGTTATATGGTTATAGTGAACGACTTGATCTTCTAGATGTAAATGCATTTAGAACTGTACCTGCTCTTGGTATTTTAACAGATGCTTCAAATCTAAATGAGATTAATGACCTCGTAAGTGCAACTGGTATTCCAGATGGCTATAACAGTCTTGCTGGGTTAGTAAACAATACTTCTCAATACTTCCCATTTTACTTCTTGCCAAATGCAACTCCAACAGTTGTTCAGGCACTCAATACACTAAATAGTCAAATTGGTAATGAGACATATACCGGACCAATTCTAACAAGCGGTCAAACAATAACGGCATCATTACAGGCGCTATCAAATGCAATTTCTGCAAGTACAATAACTCGTACTATTGAGTTGCTTGGAGCCGATCTATCACCAGGAACGCCACACACGCTTCCAGGTGGATTAACATATGTATTAGATGGAACTAACAATGGTCGTGGCTTGTATTTATACACTCGTGGAGTGCTTCGTCATCCAGGACTTATAACTCAAAGTGCTGATTATACTGAAACATCAACTACATCGGTAACATTCTTCGCTACACAAAGATCTGGTGATATCATAGACTATTTCATAGTCTAAAAATAAATAAGTTCTGATATATAAAAGAGAATAGAGAAACCTATTCTCTTTTTATTTTAAGGAATATATGAAAGCAGATTTAACATATAGAGAAATTCCAGCACCGTTTAATCATTGGTGTTCGTCTGGACATAAAGCTCCAAAAATGTTCCGTCGTAATGGACCAGACTTACCAGAAGAACCAACTAAATTTTATATTGTTAGTGGTAGTGATATAGATAATTTAGTAGTGTGTGAGCCTTGCTTGATAGTAGCGCAACATATTGCACAAGAAAAAAAGAAAGGAAATATAATATGAGTTATGGAGAAGAGATTCTAAAATTACGAAAACGCGTTGCAGATGCTGTATCACATAGTGTTTTTAATATAGATAATAAAGATATAATTGAAGCATTATTAATTCAAGTTATGAATGATGCCGAACGAAATAGACAACAATGTGTTTCCCAAGCAGAAAATTTAAGAAAGCAAGCATCGACATTGGATGGGCAAGCTGGTGCGTTTGCTTCGATGGGAAGCATCGTATATAATGTTATTAATGCTTTCGTTATGAAAGCGGAACATTCAGAGAAAGAGGCCGAAGTTCTAAAGAAAGATAAGGAAAATAATGCTTCGGACGAAGTTGTGGAAGTAAAGAAACAAAAATCAAAGAAAAAATAATAGTTTTATTGCAATGTCAATAAAATCATATTTTAGTAGATCAAATGGCTACTATCATATATTTATTGATGCAGGATAATAATGCCTATTAGAAAAAGTGATATATTTCGTTCAGATATAATATCACCTCAGGAGCTTTTCTCTGATGGTTATTCTGTATATCTAAGCTCTGTGTCTAGTGCTAGTACAACATCCATCACTCAAACTGTTGTAGTAAGTCCTATTTCTGATGGTGAAGGTCTTTTATTACCAGCATTTGATCATCCGGCTCAAGCAGGAGATATTGCTTATATTTTTGGTTCATCTGGAGCGGATGGATATTATACTATTGCTAGTATAGTAAGTGATACTGTTTTTACAGTTGTTGAATCAATAAATAATTCAACTGGTGGGTATGTAGATTTTATGTTTCCAGTAGGAGCTGGATTAGTAGGTTTTAATCCAACCGGTTTAACAATTACTGATGCTACCAATGTTCAAGGGGCGATTAAAGATATTGATCAAAATGCTGTACAGCCAACAAGTCACGAAACACTACGGCAGTTAATCCATTTTATTAGTGAAGGTCCAGGCGATTTATTCGCAGTTAATGCGTATAAAGAAGTAACCCCATTTGCTAATCCGTTTCCAACTAATATAGTTTGGTATAATGATAATACAAAAACTAAAAAGATTATTGAAAAAATAATTACTTGGAGTATCCCATTTCCAATAAATATAACTTGGAATATGTATGGAACAGATGGTGTGACAATTATAGAAAGTTTAACAGATACTATAGTCTATAGCGGTCCATTCGAAACTTCTCGTACAAGACATATTAATTTATAAAATATGTAATATTATTGTATATAATTGTAAGACCAACAAATAACAACGATCTACCGAAAGGTCTAACATGTCTTCAGAATCACCAGCGTCAATAATTTATTCATCGTTGGGCGTTGAGATTAGCGCCCCTAACGGATCCTCAGTAGGGTCTACTCAACCAGGTTTACTAATTGATGGGTATAATTACTCAACTGGATTAGCACAACTTGTTGCAGTTAACAATGTTGGCGACTTGTTAGTCGCTGGCTCAGGTACTGCCGGTTCAGCAGCAACCGGTGTACTAACAATCCAAGGTATCTCAGGTATGACCTCGGTACTAGTCAATACATCTTCTGGTGTATTTAATAGCGGTGCAGTTTCAAGCACGGGTTCTGCTGCTCCATCATCGGCAGAGCTTATGGGTGGATCTGTAACAACTGCTGCTCCTGCGTATTCAAATAATACTATGAATTCTTTGTCACTTACTACATCTGGTCAATTACGTATTGACGGTGTATATCCAGGACAAACTGCTCCAACTGCAACAACAGATTTAGCATTTGTTGGTGGTTCTGTAACAACATCATCTCCAACTTATACAACTGGTCAGATGAGTGCTCTATCACTCACTACAGCTGGTGCATTACGCGTAGATGGTTCTGCTGTCACACAACCAGTTTCTGGTACTGTTACAGCCAACGCTGGTACTGGTAACTATAATAACTCTTCAGTTTCGGCAACAGCTGCTTCTCCTCCATCTTCAGCAACTTATATGGGTGCTTTAGTTAATACATCCGCTCCAGCTTATACTAATGGACAAATGGATCCGCTGTCACTAACAACAGCTGGTCTGCTTCGTATTGATGGCGTGTATCCAGTCAATGCGACTACACCAACAAGCGACGTAACATTCATCGGTGCTGCTGTAACAACTTCCGCTCCATCATATACAACAGGACAATTAAGTGCACTGTCACTAACAACCGTTGGTAATTTACGTGTTGATGGTTCAAGTGTTACTCAACCAGTAACTGGCACAGGTACAGCTGGTACACCAGCAACTGGCGTTGTAACAATACAAGGTATTTCTGGTGGTACTGCAATTCCAGTATCAGGTACATTAACTGTAGATAAATCAACAGTTGGTACAATGACAAGCGTTGCTGCTTCGACTTCAAGCGTGACTGCTCTTGCATCTAATGCGAATAGGATAAGTGCAGCGTTCTATAATGATAGTTCGTCTGTATGCTTTCTTGCTATTTCAGCAACTGCTGCATCAAATACTGCGTATACGATTAGATTACTTCCAAATTCATATACGGATTTAAATCTAAACTATACTGGTCAGTGTAATGCAATTTGGACAACGGCCGTGGGATCATTACGTGTTACCGAGTGGACATGATGAACTCGCCATAATCTGATATATAATATTATAAAAACCCTACAACTAAAAACCCTAGGGTTTTTAGTTTAATGAAAATATAAATAGGCATCAATCGACATTTAATTAGCAGATCATTCAAGCAACTTAAATAGGAAACATGTCATCAGATTCACCAGGCGCGGAACTATATGGAAGTAATGGCATAGAGCTTTCTGTACAAAACGCCACAGCAATTCCAGCAAATACGCCAGCATTAATAGCAGCAGGATCAGATGGAACTAATTCTCGTTTCATTAAAGTAGACTCATCTGGTAACATAATAATTGTTGGTGATGGCGTTGCAGGAACTCCTGCTGGCGGTGTTGTAAGTATTCAAGGTGTTACAAGCGGTACAGCCGTAACGGTTGCTGGTACGGTTACTGCAAATCAAGGAACAGCAAACACATTGGCTAATGCTTGGCCAATTAAAGTTACAGATGGTACTAATACTTCAGCAGTAAAAGCTGCTTCAACTGCTGCCGTTGCAACCGATCCATCATTGGTTGTTGCATTTTCTCCAAACTCTCCATTACCAACCGGCACTAATTCAATCGGTACAGTAAATCAAGGAACTGCTAACGTATTAGCTAATGCTTGGTCTCAAAAAATTACTGATGGTACTAACGGACCGGTAGCAGTTAAGGCTCCGAATACCTCTCCTGTTGCAGCAGATCCTGCATTAGTTGTTGCGTTATCTCCTAATAGCGTCGCACAAAGCAGCCTTACAGGATCTGGAACTATAACTGCATTAAGCCAATCCGTAATTGCCAGTACAGCTGGTTATGGTACTTGTATTTTCAATGTTTCCGGTACTTGGAGTGGTACGCTTACGGTGCAAGGTCATAACGGCGACGGAGTGTGGTTTACCATTAGCGCATTGTTAAGCATTGGCGGTACCATAGTTAATTCCACTACGGCAAACGGTGCCGTCGAATTAAATTGTGCCGGGTTTGCTCAAGTTCGTTTAACCGCTACAGCGTGGACTTCTGGTACCGCTAATATAACTTGGGGATCTGCTGTTTTTAATCATTGGAGTTATGTTTGGTCTAACAGTGGTGCCAATTTTCTAACTAATTCTCAACTTATCGATTCAACTGGCAATGCATTAGGTGTTACTCCAGCAAGTACCGCAGCTACCGCTTCTCAGGAAGCGTTAGTTGTTGGATTATCTCCTAACTCTCCATTACCAACCGGTACTAATTCAATTGGTACGGTAAATCAAGGAACTGCTAATACGTTAGCAAATGCCTGGTCACAAAAAATTACTGATGGTACTAACGGACCGGTAGCAGTTAAAGCTCCAAGTACTGCTGCAGTTGCAACTGATCCTGCGTTAGTTGTTACATTATCTCCAAACAGTATTGCTCAATCAAATGCAACTGGTTCTGGAACTGTTGCAGCTTTAAATGGCAATGTTGTTGCTACAGCGGCTGGGTATGGTTCAATAATTTTTGATATAACTGGAACTTGGGCAGGAACATTAACAACTCAAGCTACTAATGGAGATGGTACATGGATCAATGTTGCCGCCCTTTCTAATCAGTCAGGTTTAATTACACAATCCGTTACTATTAACGGAACTGTAGAAATGAATGCTGCCGGTTGGACTCAAGCAAGATTAATTGCAACTGCCTGGACTTCTGGTACCGCAACTGTTACTTGGAGTGCTGGACAAGGCAGTCACGTGATGATTGCCTATCAAGGTAATGGTATTAATCTTCAAACTAATACTGCGCTAGTTGATTCTAATCAAAATTTTCTAGGCGTAACGTTAGCAAGTACCGCAGCTACCGCTTCTCAGGAAGCGTTAGTTGTTGGATTATCTCCTAACTCTCCATTACCAACCGGTACTAATTCAATTGGTACGGTAAATCAAGGAACTGCTAATACGTTAGCAAATGCCTGGTCACAAAAAATTACTGATGGTACTAACGGACCGGTAGCAGTTAAAGCTCCAAGTACTGCTGCAGTTGCAACTGATCCTGCGTTAGTTGTAGCGATAAGCCCAAATAACTCTTTAGCATTCACGACAAATGATTCAACTGGTACTGGTACTCTTGGTGCATTAAATGCTACTGTCCAGTTGGCAGTGGCAGGCGAGAGAACAGCTGGTATGCAATTGGTTGCTGGTTCATTGATCGGTACCATTGTTCCTGAAATATCAATGGACGGTGGCACTACCTGGGTATCAACTTTTTTTGATGATCCAATAACTAGTAATATCATGGCAAGCGTGGTATTTGGTTCTTCTAATACTGCTACAACAAAAACAATAGTTGGTGCTGGTGGTTCTTCTCATGTTCGTGTTAGGGTTTCTGCTTACACTTCTGGGACTGCTACTTGTAATTTACGCGCTGTTCAGTTAGATGATCCTACTGTGTTGTTTGGTGGAGCCGCCGGCTCATCATTGCCACCAGTAGTTGCACAAGACGGTGGTTCCGTAACAACTTCGGCTCCAACATATTCAACTGGTACTCTCAATCCTCTTTCGCTAAATACGACCGGTGATTTACGTGTCACTGGTAAAGTTACAGATGGTACAAATACTGCAGCGGTAAAAGCAGCTTCTACTGCGGCAGTTGCAACTGATCCGGCGCTAGTTGTCACTATGTCGCCCAATAGTACCGAACTTGTTGTAGACAGATCAGCCATGACTGCCGGTGTTCAATCTGGTCAGCCTACTATTGGTCAATCATCCGGGGTTGGTAGAATTCCACGACTAGACAGGCTAAGCTACACGGTACCAGGAGACAAAACCTTATTAGCATTGGATATGGTTGAACAATCAACGATCAATACTTGGTTATGGACAACCAGCAATACCACGATGACGACAGTACAAGCTAGTGGCATTTTAACACTTAATAACAACTCCACTACTACCACTACGACTGATGCTATTATTACCTCTACTACTCAATTTGCTATATATAGTGAATCCCCAATCGAGTGTGCCTTTAGGGCATTAGCTACTCAAACTACTAACTCCACTATTGAGTTAGGATTTGGGGCACCATCTGGAACGACTGCTATCATCAATAACGGTGCCTTTTTCCGCATCCAAAATAGCGGTCAGGTTAAATGTGTTACCAGTTACAACGGTACGGAAACTGTTTCAGCTGTTATAGCAACTTTGACTACTACACATTATTATTTGTTTTTAGTTAGTATAGATGATGGGGGTTCACGATTCATCATCGAGGACTCTGGCGGTATTCCTATCGTAGATGTCTATGAAGCAATTCCAGTTACCACTCCTGAAGCTTCTTTGACCTCACACATACCATCATTTGCACGAGTCTATAATTCAGGTGCGGCTGGAGCTGCCCCTCAATTGAAAATCACTTCCTTCCAAGCATGGCGATACGAAGTTAATTCAAACAAGCCGTGGGCTCAGCAATTAGGTGGTGCTGGTAAATCATCCGGTATTGATCCCATTACCTTCGCGCAGACTGGACAAATCTTTACTACTGCCCCATCGGCTGCTGTTCTTACCTCTTCAGGCGTTAATTATACCACGTTAGGCGGAGATTTTGATATTGGTCAGGCGGGAGGAGGGGAAACTCAATATGGTATTTTTGGATATCAAGTTCCTTCACCATATTCTCTTTACATTACTGAATTGTATATGCCTCAACCATTCGTCACCACTGCATTAGGTGGTACTTTAAATATTCAAGAATGGAGTTTTATGATCGCTAATTCTAATAACCCAACTGCAGCAACAGGATATAGATATTCATTAGGTATATTTACAGCCGCAGTGAATGCTCCCATTGGAACTATTTATACGGGTACACCAATACAACAAACATTTACTTGTCCATTGGTGGTACAGCCTGGAATGTATTTCCTAATCATATGTAAACATCTTTATGGAACTACTACGGGAGTGACTCGTGGCACGATACTTGTAAATGGATATTTTGAATAACAAATAAACACAGGAGACATTATGTCAGATTTAAAAAACAACGTAGTTGCAGCAATCCAAGGAAACGCAGTATCGCCAAACAGACCAACTGATGGTCAGTGGTTAATTTATGGGGCTGGTGCAAATGAATACGCGCCGGGTGGTTCTACTTTAAATGGACCTATTTATATAAATAGTGGATCATTAAATGTGGCTAGCATCGTGCCATCATCTATAACAAATAATGGTGTTATCACCATATCTTCTGCTGTTGCAGGTGGAGAAATTATAATATCTGCCGGAGCAACTGGTCAATATTCTATAACCATTGATAGCTCATCTGGCAATTTGCTTGTGAACGGATTTCCTGTCACCACAACAGCGCCGTCAGCAGGTGCTGCCGATCCATTACCAACTACGCCCGCAGGCTATCTACAGATCAAAATAAATGGCACAGTGCAATTTATTCCTTATTACTAAATAATTTAGGATAGTTATGTCATATGCTCAACAAATCCAATTCAATAGTCCAGCCGTAGTTTCTTTAAAATGGTTAGATTTTAAGCAAATAATTATCAATAAAAGCTTAGCTGTTCAGTATGTTATTGGTGTGGACGGGTATTGCGTATTTTCCTTCGATCAAAATATTGCATACAAAACACAGCTTGTTTTTTCGACTATGTCTACTGGGTATCAATTTGATCTAGATTATTCCCAAACACAAAACGATCTTGATACTACCGATTTTTTGACCAATTATATGTCAACAGCCAACTCATCAATCATTCCTCGCTCTTCCGATGGTAGATTGAATACTCTACCAACACTATTCCCATCAACCGTGCAGATGACAATAATTGGTGCTGGTGATGATCCTACTCTTGGTAATGGTAATGGAACGCCATTTTACTATTCTAGTGATGACGGTTACACCGCTACAACTACTATCACGTGGCAACATAATGATTATCTCTATTTAGCGGGTGGACAAATCTCTTATACTGGAGCGGTCTTTGGAGATAAAATTGATTATTGGATGAATGCTCCCGCCACAACTGTAACAACTGTTAGTGGAACCGGTAATGTCAATTTGACCGGCCCGGGTAACGTTTTAATTATTCCCGGAGTAAATACTAATTCTTCCATAAATCTTGCTACTGCTGTACCGGTACCAAATTTAACCGGTACTGGTTTTTGGGACTGGACTAATGCTTCTAATGGGATAGGATATGGAACAATAACTCCAAACCTTAATAGGCTTGGTGGATATGATTTATATACTATTCAAATACCATTAACTCATCCTGTAACATCATTACAAATGTTTGGATCTCGTACATTAGATTTAATTATACCTGCACTGATACCACGAAAAGCTTTGCCACAATGGCAACATGAAGTTATTGTTACTAATTCTGGACACACAGGGTTGGATATTGCTTGGGTACTCACCGTGGCACGGGCGCATAATACATAATCACACGCATATAATTATATAATTACAAGGAGTATATATGCGAGCATTAGTTTTATCGGGTGGTGGTTCAGCTGGAAGTTTTCAAGTTGGGTGCCTCAAATATCTATTCGAGGATCTTGGTAATACATATGATTGTTTTACCGGTGTTTCAGTTGGTGCGCTAAATGCATCTTGGATGGCTCAGTATGCACCAGCAGATCAGAAATTAGGATATCAAGCGCTATATAATCTATGGTATAATATACAAGACTCAACCGTAAAGAAAAACTGGTGTCCATGGAATGTTGCAAAAGGATTATGGTCGGATTCAATATATAATTCACAACCGCTTATAGATTTAGTTCATAATAACATTAACCTCAATAAAATACGTGCGTCCGGCAATAAAGTCGCAGTTTCAGCAACAGAAATCTGCACAGGAAACTATCATACATTTACACAAGACGATGGGTACTTTTTAGATGGCATTCTTGCGTCGAGTTCATTTCCAATGGGATTAATTCCTATCGTAATTAATGGAATCAAATATACAGATGGTGGAGTTCGTCATTCAACTCCAATCAATGAAGCAATTGCAATGGGCGCAACAGATTTAGATATAGTTTTATGTGGGCCAAAAATGCCGTCATCATCTTTCAATGATGTTGATGTTGTAACATATGGTCTTCGTTGTTTTGATTATATGACAGATCAGATGACACAATCAGATATCAAAATGATGTTTATGTACAATAGATTGGTATCTGCCGGGCTTCAACCAGATAAGAAGTTTTTGAATGTCAAAATCATTCGACCATCATCAGATTTGCCAAATAGTTCATTATCATTTGATAACGCTACGATGCGCTTGCTTTTGCAGCAAGGATATGATCAAGCAAAATTACAATACAAGCCATAATTTCTATCAGTTTTATTGTATATTGATATAGTCTAAATTAGAGGCAGTAGATGGTTCGTGCACTTATACTTGGTGGCGGAGGAAGTAAAGGGAGCTGGTCAACAGGCGTATTGAGGCATTTACTTGGTGATTTAGAAAAATCTTACGATCTCGTAGTCGGAGTGAGCAGTGGCGCTATCAATGCTGCATTTTTAAGTCAATTCCCCATCGGACAAGAAAAGCTCGCTATCAACACTCTCTCCGATATGTGGCTATCCCTCACTAATGATAAAATATACAAAAAATGGAAACCATTTGGGAAACTTCACATTGCTTGGAAGCTTGGTTTTTTTGATAGTTCTCCTATGAAACTACTGTTGCAAAACTCTATATCTGTACAAAAAATACGCAATGCTAATAGGCACGTTATTGTTGGAGCGGTTTCTTTTACTACCGGTAAATATAATAATTTTGATCAAACATCAGATGATTTTGTTAGCGCTGTTGGTGCTAGCGCATCATTTCCAATTCTTTTTGAACCTATAAAAATAGGTGATCAATTATTCGGTGATGGAGGAATAAAATCAATATCTCCTATCCATACCGCAATAGATTTTGGTGCTACGGAAGTAGATGCTATTGTTACATCACCAGAAACTCGTGATAAAAAGTTTATTATTAAACCAAATATAATGGATATATTAAAACGATCATTTGATTTATATTCAGATAAAATTATGTCTAATGATATTGAAAAAGCATTAATATATAATCAATTAGCTAAATCAGGATTGACTAATAAAAAAGAAATAAAACTTAATATAATACGACCCAAGTTTAATCTTATAGAAGATATGTTAGATTTTACACCATCAAAAATAAAAACTATGATGGACATTGGCTATCGAGATGCATCATCTGCTAATTTTCTAATATAAAATTAGGGAGCTACTATGACTAATAATGGTATTGGTATGGGTGCGATAACTTATGGTTTCGATCATAATTTTTTTCAAAAGGTATCCGTTACAGCAACAAGTTTCAATAGTAACGCTGATTTATTTATCCCATTTGTGACGCAAGGCATTATGATGTTGAATTTAGGTACCGGCGTAGTTGAGTTTTCGATGAACGGTAATACCGTTCACGGAGAGCTTAATAGTGCCAATGCATCAGCTGGATTGTCATTTGACAACCGTGTTGTAGGTAAAATTTGGTTTCGAGTTCAATCTGGTAGTTCTGGGCCAATTGTTGTGTCTGTAAATGCTTGGGAACGTCAGTAAAGAATAAATGAGTTCATTCCTTGGAGGTCAAACTGGCGGTGGAGGCGGTGGTGGTTCACTTGGTGGAGACGCTAGTGGAACTACTAGTAATGTCACTGTTACCAAAATACAAGGTAACTCTATATCAAGTACAGCACCAAGTGATGGTCAAGTACTCACATGGGATGCTTCATCGAGCCAATGGAAGCCTGCGCCGGCAACAGGCGGAACTAGTATTAGCGTAGATGGATATGGTAATTATACTTGTACATCTTCTGTTGCTGTTGGTAATGTTGTGTATCTTTCTGGATCTAATACCGTTGGGCTGGCGAATGCAACTGATGCAACTAAATTGGCAATCGGTATAGTGTTGTCGAAGAGCTCATCAACGCAGTGCGTTGTTCAACTGGAAGGAGAAAACAGTTCATTCTCTGGATTGACTGTTGGAGCAGTATATTACTTGGGTTTAATCGATGGGACAATGACAACGATAGCACCAACAATAGGAGGAAATATAGTTCAAAAACTAGGGTTCGCAAAAAACTCAACAACGCTAGTTATTGAAATTGATGAGAATTTTGTTCAGCTGTAATTGACTTTTGGCAATTTTGAGTTATATTTAAGCGTATGAAGTTATTAGAAAAATATCCGGAAGTGTTGAAGTTTTGGGACTGGGAGAAAAATAGTATCGATCCAAGGATGGAAAATGTACTGTCTGAGACTAGGTATTGGTGGAAATGTATTGATTGTAATTCATCATATGATCAAAAACTATGCAAAAAAATAGAAGGGGTTGGTTGTCCTTATTGTACCGGGAAACGAGTCAATGAAACTAATTCCTTAGTCGTTAGATATCCAAGCATACTAAAGGTATGGAGCAGTAAAAATATCGTAGATATAAATACATTAATTTGCGGTTCGCATAAAGCGTGTATTTTTATTTGCGACCTATGTAATAAAGAATGTATTATTAGAGTGAATGACTGGGAAAAACAATTCAATAAAAAAAATAAAATACCACATAATTTATGTGGTCATCATAATTTTTATATTGATGGGTGTGAAATAAAAACGAGAAAAACTATAAGAAAAACGTTACATAATTCGTTGGTAGATAATTTTCCACATTTGGAAATTGAGTGGAATGTTGTAAAAAACATATTATGTTTTCGTGATATAAATGCAGGTAGTGATTATATGGCTTGGTGGAACTGCCCAGACTGTGGTAGTGAATATCAACAATTAGTATGGGGTAAAACACGCGGATATAAGTGTCCATACTGCACTGGTAATAAAGTTAACCATACCAATAATTTATTGAAGATCGATCTTATAATAGTTAGTCAATGGGATTATGAAAAGAATAACGATATTCCAGAAAATTATTCACGTGGTAGTAATACAAGAATTTGGTGGAAATGTAGTAATGGGCATAGTTGGGATGCGGTAATAAAGGCTAGATGCCTGTTGGAGCAGAATTGTCCGACATGTATGTCGGGCAGAGAGGTAACAAAGCCAGAAATAGAATGGTTAGATTATTTAGGTATACCACAAGAATATAGACAAGCACGAATAAAAATAGGAAAACAACGATTTAAGCCAGATGCTCTAGATCCAATTACTAATACTATATACGAAATGAATGGTGATTTTTGGCACGGTAATCCCGAAAAGTATAATCGTAATGATGTTAATCCTAAAAACGGAAAGACTTTTGGGTATTTGTATGATAAAACTATTGAAAGAAAAAACGTCCTAACTATTGCTGGATACACGGTAATTTCTATTTGGCTATCGGAGTGGGAAAAAATTTCTAAAAATAAGCAATAATATAATATATAAATAGGGAAGACTAACAACAATTCTTACAAAGGAGAATACTAATGGCTAGATTCGCATACAATGGAGAAATTCCACCCCATACCCGATGTATTCACACACAAGGTCCATGCAAACAAATAAACATTCCACTAAAAAATGGTGGTCATCAAGTAGTAATGGCATCAGATCAGGTTCACGGTTTTACAGTCGGAGCCGATATTGGTGTCGATATAATGGATCAAAGGGCAATTCGTGTTCTTCAATCAGATGTAAGATTTACTCAACTTTCGTAAGATTTTCAACAATAAACAATCAACCTTCAATAATCAAATAATAGGAAAATACAATGGCTACATGGAGAGCGTTAACTATACAATCAGGCGTTACCACACAAATTGGATCATCAGATCAACTTTTAGTTGGTTCAGGTGTTGATTCTGATGCTGCCGGAGCATTATCAATCGGTGCAGCTACAGCAACAAGCATTACGCTAAATAAAAATACAAGCATGCCGGGCGCCCAAACATTTTCAACTGGTACAGGCGCGGTATCACTAAACGGTGCTACATCAGTAACTAGTTCAAATACATTTACAGTTGGAACTGGTCTAACCACACTCGGTGGTGCACTAACACAATCAGGCGGTGCATTCTCACTAACTGGTAACGCTGCTTCACAACTTAGTACAACTGCCGGTGCTCTAAATATTACAGGAGCAGCAGATTCTACTTGGTCAACAACAGCAGGTGTTATTACTGTTAATGGTCATGCTGGTGTCAATTTAGCAGCAGCCGGTTCAACGCTTTTGGATGTTGGTACTACTACTGCAAATACGGTAACACTTAGTGGCGGAACAAGTTTGGTTGCATCTTCTGGTGCAGGAAATCTAGATTTTTCAAACTCAACTGGAGCATTTCAAACATCAACAGGTGCAGTATCAGTAAATGGTAATACAACATTTACAGGCGCGACTACGGTTACTATTCGCGCTTTCAATACAGCAGGTGTTGTTCATAATAGTGGTGGTGGTCTTCTTTCAACAAGTCTAATCAACGTTGGAGCAGATATCACTCCAGGTACAGCTGGTCAAGTACTTCTAACTAATGGAACTCCAGTCCCAGCTTGGACCACAGTATCTCAAGATGCAACCATATCGGCAACTGGTGCAGTTACAGTAGTAAGCGCTCATGGTGATTTTACTGTTGGTGCAGGTGGTGGTAATCATGCATTAACAATTGATAATGCTGGTACATTTACAACTGGTACAGGCACAAACACAATCAATGGTAACGTAACAACTGGGAGCAATCCTAACTTCGATTTTTCTGGTTCAACCGGTACATTCAAAACATCATCTGGTGCAAATACATTAAGTGGTGCTACCACAGCATCTAGCACGCTTACATCAACTGGTCTTTTGACTGCAAGCAATGGTCTTACAGTATCATCTGGTAATATCACAACACCACTTACTAACTGGGGTACAGTTCAAGTAAATGGTTCTGGTGTTCTTACTTCAACAGCCGGTACAAACGGGCAACTTCTAATCGCACAAACCGGTGCTGCTTCAACATGGAACACAGTATCTGGCGACGGTACACTCAGTGCATCAGGCGTACTCACAGTAACACAAGCTGCTGGCAACTTCGAAGTCAAAGGTAATTTGATGGTCGATGGTGCAGAAACAATCGTTGGCACATCAACATTCCAATCAAATGCATCATTCGATGGTGATGTTACTATCGTTGATGGTTATTACCTACAAACACAAACATTACAATCAGGTGGTTCTGATGTATTGACAATCAATGGTGCCGGTGGTATTAATCTACAAAACAACGGTTCTACATATCTACAAGTTGGGCCAACAAGCAATACAATCACAGTTCCATCAGGTGTAACACTTGAAGCTGCTTCTGGCGGTCAGATCATTGCAACATCATCTTCTGGTACAGAAGAAATCACCGTTACTGGTGTAAATACTTCTGCCGTAGGTGCAGCCAATGATGCAGTATATGTATCTGGTTCTCTTGCTGTATCATCTGCTGAGGGAAACTCTCTTTCAACTGCATATTGTGCAGGGTTCGCCAAAGATAAGGTATCATCTGGTAACCTATATACAGACGGTCTAGTTAGTCCAAATATCACTGGCTCAGCTGCTCCTGGTAACGTAATGTATCTAGATCCAGCTAACGCAGGTAAAGTAACAGCAACTGCTCCAACAACTGCTGGTCAAGTCGTAGCCCCAGTTGGGTTCATGTTAAGTGCAACCCAAATGGTTATTCGTATCCTAACACCAGTTCTACTCTAATCCTTAATCCCTAAAAAACATTCGACACTGTCTCAACTGCTGATATAGTATGTTGAGACAGTGTCCTATGTCGGGATACTATTACCTAAAAGAAAGTGAAAGTCATGGGAAAACAAAACAAGAAATTTACCTCAACTCATAATCAAGAAACAAAATCACCACTAACAGTGGTTCCAACAGTTTCAGAAACCCCAGCTTCTCCAGCACCTCCTTCGCCAGAGACAACTCAAATTTCTCTTACCGCAGAAGATGCTCAAAAAGTTCGAGATGCCGAACAAGCGTTAGTACAAGTCAAAATGCAGTTAGCAGATATTGAGCTTCATCTTTCCGAAGTTCAAGTTCAAAAAACACGACTACTTAGTCAAGCAGTTCTTAACAATCAATCTATGATCGAAACAGTAAAAACAATTGCATTAGCTAATGGAATTGATCCAGATGGTAAAGCTGATGACGGTAAATGGAATTTAGATACGAATGAAATGGTATTTCAAAGAGTGCAATAAATAATACTGGAAATGAATAGATGGCATCATATGTTGATAAAATAATTTATTTAGATGCCTCGGGAGTAAATAAATTAGCTCATTCATCAGATTCAGTAACAATTAGTAGTACTCTTACAATAAATGGTAATTTAACTATTGGAGCTGGCGTATCAAATAATTTGGTATCGAAGACTTCCAGCTATAACGTACAAAATACTGATTATATAATTAGTATTGGTACGCTTAGCTCCAGTATTACCATTACCTTACCTGCATCTCCAGCTAACGGGAATACATATATAATTGCAGACTCTAAGGGTTCTGCTTCGTCATATCAGATAGTTGTGGATGGAAATGGGCATAACATAGCTGGAGCTTCGACATATAATATGGATATTAGATATGAATCACTTATGGTAGTATTTGATGGTACTAATTCTGTTTGGGTAGTAATTTAGTTTGAAAGCAAGGAAGAATAATGAGTAAGCCAATGTCAGAGAAAGAAACGCGTAAGCAATTATTGGGACATGCACGTGCCAATGGTTGTGAGGCCGAGTTATTAAAATTATTTGATCGATATGACAATGCATTAAAAGGATGTAAAACTGCTGAGGAACGCAAGGCAGTTCAAGCAATGGGTATTATGGAGTTTAATAATTTTTTCGGTAAAAGTAATATAAAAGTATGGCACAAAGACGGCTCATCTATCATCGTAGATGAGAATAATAAAATAATAAAATAGGAACTTTTATGAATGAAGAAAATAAAGTATATTATGGTACGGTTGTTTGGTTTAATAAAGGATTTGGATTCGTAAAACCAGATGAAAGCGATACTGATATTTTTGTACATTATAGCGATATAGCAATGGAAGGCTATAAAACATTGTCAAAAGGTCAGATAGTTTCCTATCAAATAGGCACTAATCGCAGAGGACAACCAAAAGCTATAAGCGTTATGGTAATAAAATAAATTATTCTAATTTTTCATTAAGCTTTTCAATTTTCATATCAATTTTTTCATTGATTTGATCGATCTTTCCGTCCATTTTATCTGCCAGTTTAGCTTGTGCCGTTAGCGTTACATTTAATGCTGTTTGTATTTCTTTATCTTCAACTATATGTTTATTTAAAGCACTATCAATAGCACTAACTTTGCTTAATATAGATTTAATAAACCAGCCCAGGACACCAAAAAATGATGTCATAAGTATTGTTAAAATAGTGGTTAAAATTGTAGTTAGAGTATTAGGTGGCATTATATACCCTTTGTTAGTTTTTGGATTGTTAAATCTAATTTATCATTGAGTTTTTTATACTTTTCTTCTAATTTTTTGGATGTTTTTTTAGGGCATTCTTCCAGCGTGTCGTCCATCACACACTCAGTATTATCTTTCTTGGCAGATTTCTTTTTGGTTTTAGGCTTAGCAGTTTCAACAGTTTCTTGCTGTAAATCACTAAAAGATAGAATAGCGTCCTTCATAGAAACTCCTTATTTATTCCATTTACCTAAGTGACTTTCTTCGGCAATATCAGCATTTTCTTCTGCAAATTCTTCATCTGGTATGTTTAATTCATCATATGTTGGCTTGTCAAATTCAATACTAGATCGCTGACGTGTTGGGAAAACAGCATCTTCTTGTAATGGTGGCGGACTTTTCATTGGTGTTCCGGGCGCAACTTTTCTAACTACAACACATCTTTTTTTTAAAAATAATGAACCACCGGTCGCTGATTTCATAACCTGTTCTTCGGTTAAATGCCCGTAATGTTTCTTATCTAAAAGATTTATAGAACACATTGGATAGATATATATTCCAAGATCCGTAAGGTTTATAGCCTTTTTTGATATATTAGTGATCCAAAATGCTTTGGACGGCGGAAGTATTCTCATATCAAATATATATAGTAAAAATGATAGTTATTATGTGGAGATGTGTCTAGCAAAATTTTTATTATTAGATGATAATTCTTTTGCTAATTTTGCTATATTTCGTTTCCTACTCAAATATATTGAGCTACTATTATATAAAAACTCATATATTTTAGATACCATATTATTTCCATAATATGTAAGCCTATATACTTTTTCATCATCTCGTTTTTTAATTTCAGCCATTGATTTAATTTGACATCGTTCCTCTATAATTTTTTTAAATGCTAAAACTAAGTTTTGAGTACCTAGAATTGAAAAACTTGTTTGTTTTATTATACGATTTTTAGCAGTATGCCTATTCGACCATGAACCATCGCCATCAGCATATCCTCGAATAAAATGATGAACTAATGGATGATCTGTTAGCCATTCAGGAAAAGTATAAATTAAAGATTTTCTTGGGACTATATTAAATTTTTCTAAATCTTTACATATTATTTTTGATACAATAGATATTCTACAGCTTTGTAGATTATTTTTATCAGTGTAAAATTCTATTTTATTTGTTGCCCTAAATAATTTTTTTATATTTTGTAGATGTTCTATATCCTTAATAGATAGTGCAATCGATAATATCGAACTATGTTTTCTATGATAGACACAACCGTCTGCTGCAATGAATCCAGCTAGATAAAATGCTCGTTCAGTCTCTTCTTTAAAGATATTTTCATCACATTCATAAATACCAGTATAATGCGCATCGTAGTTAACATTATGAAGTTTCATATATTTATATATAGAATCAATTCCTATATTTAATTCATCAGCCATTTTTTGCATAGAACCGTATTTTTTATAGTTATATTCTAACATTTCTTTAGTAAGAACTGTTTGTAGTTTGCTTTTTCTCATAATAGTATACCTAATAAATAGTTATTGGTGATGATACAGGAAATAATATGGTTGGATTAACAACTTTAACAACACGTAGTCAATTAATCGATGTCAATAGTACAGTTCAGTTGGTAGCCCAGTTTACGAATATGGCGGGCATTCCTGTTAATTTAGACACTTTTCCGACCGTGTCAATAGTTGCGCCAACAGGTTTGGTAGTTTTAACTGCTACTACAGCAGGTGTGATGCAACTAGATGTTGGTAAATATCAATTTAATTTTACAGTCCCGTTTAATGGACCATATGGTGTATGGAATGATATATGGCAAGGTACACTAAATGGTACTCAGTTGGCCAATTCTTTTGAGTTTGTGGTAGTAAATACTGATGTTCCAAGAGTAATTAATTCTGATGGTTATGTGGCATTGGGGGACGATCCTGGTTTCAATTTCTCACAACTCGCTATTCGTAATATTAATAAGGTTGCTAAAACCGTTAAGGCAAGATTGAATAATAGTGGATTAGCACAAAGTACAGATCAATATGGTAATACTATTTATGTAAATTGTGATATATTTTCTGCTGATATGATAACTACATTTGTTGTTAATGCATTAAGTGAATTTAATCAGATACCATATTTTACATATTTTACATGGGAAGATACACAGATTATTAATGAGTTTCACGCTATATTGGTCGATGGTGCGGTGTTGATGGCATTGGCAAGTCAAGCGTTAATTGAACGTGGTCGCGAGTATTCGATAAATGACAACGGTGTTTCTTTTACTCCTCCAAGCGTCGCAGAGTTATTGGAAACACAGTATAGTACAATGTTAACACAATACTATGATAAGCTTAAATATATTAAAAATTCAATGCGCCCGGCCCCTCATGGTCTCGGAACACTTACCATTGCAAGTGCCAGCGCAATGAATCCGCAATTACAACGCCTTCGCCACCTGCGTGCTCGCCAAATATTTTAAATTATTTTCCTAATTCTCTATCGTACCAATCACCCCAATTATGACCTTTTTCAGCAGGATTCTTTACTAACCTCAACTTGCCATATTCCTTAGGTTTTTCAGGTTCCACAACGACCTCATCCTGATTCTTCATATTTTCCAGCATAACTTTCTTTGCTTTATTCAGTAAATTAAACTGCATATCGCTACCACCAGCGACATCGGGGTGATACAATTTAGCTAATCGTCTATATGCTCGTTTAATATCTTCCTCTGTTGCATCTTCCGATAGCCTTAATACGAACATAGCCTGTTCTAATGACATATTGTCTAGCAAATTATTCAATGTAGTTGCTATACAAAATAGTTCAGATAGTTCCTGTATTTTTTTTATATTCACAATAAAATGCCTAATAATGCTATATCATCATTCTAATAGTTTCACATATAAGTATAGGATTTTTTATGGTTAGAGCCAAAGTTATACCAAAAGATGAATTAGTTGAAGCAATTAATAGTTGTGCTAACAGTATTGATATGACTTGGGACGTGGTTAGAAAACTAAAAACTTCTATTGTTGTATTAAAAAAGAATTGTAAAATCCATAATATACCATATCCTTCAACACGATATGTATGTGATGAAGATTTTTTTAGCAATATAAATGAACAATCAATGTATTGGGCTGGATTTCTTTCTGCCGATGGTAATTTACGAATGCGTAAGAGTACCACATATGATATAAAGCTGGAATTAGCCACAAAAGATATAGCTCATATAGAACTATTTAAAAAACACATAAAATCAAATGCCATCGTAAAAAGTTTTACCAGAAAGCCATCTCCATTATTATTAAAAAACAAGAGTGTTAAAGAACAGTATTTTGCATCCTATTTAATAATGAGATCTAAAAAAGCATTTGACGATCTTGGCAGATTTGGTATAACGCCACAAAAAACATATTCATATACTATGCCACAATGGCTAGTTGAACACGAATTAGTTCGTCATTTTATTAGAGGCTATATGGATGGTGATGGGTCATATTCTTTCAATAAAAGAAATGAACAACCATATTCCATACATATTGGCTTGGTTGGTGCATGTCCTGCTGTGGAACAAATATATAATATAATTAATAAAAATTGTTTTATTGAATACGGCTGGATCAACTCAATAGATGAAAAACTTAGAAGTTTTGCATTTAATTCATTAGCTGATGTTAAAAATATATATAATTATATTTACGGCGATTCAACTGTTTATTTAGAAAGAAAAAAAATAATTATAGATCAAATAGATAATTTAATTGAAAAATCCTCAATGCATTTTCTTGATTCTAATACAGTGCAAAAATTATACGACGAATTAAAAAGTTTTAATAAAGTTTCAAAAATATTGAATTGTGATAGAGCCACGGTAAGAAAGTTTATGCATGATAATAATTTAATATATAAATCATTTCCAAATATGAACAGGAAATAATATGTATTCAATAGAAGAGATAAAAAAAGTTCCAGCAAAAACATTATTGAAGCTAATAGATAGAATGAAAAAGTTTTTAATTGAGCACGACATAGTAAAAGATATGTGCAAAGAAAAAGATGTTGACCCGTCAATAATAGATATTATTCCCATGCGATTTGCTGATATCCCAGTGAGCGCTAGGACTGATCATGGTGTTATAACATTCAATTATAAATTATTATGTGATGGTGATTTCGTAAAAGATTACGGGTACGCTGTGCATGAGATACAGCATTGGCTAGATCAGTGCTATAATAAGCACCCTACGCCCGGCGCCAATGATGGTGATTATTTACACAACCCGGCAGAACAAAAGGGCTTCAAACGTCAGATAGAATATATAGATGATGAGTTTGGTGAAAATGAAGCAGAAAACTACGTCGATCATTTATTAGATCATCATAATAGAAAAGGTAAAGATAGGAATGAACTAAAAGAAACGTTAATGGAAAAAGTTAACGAATAGGAGATATCTTGCCTTATTACCTTAATGTAAATATAGAGGGATTAACAATTGCCAAAAGTCTTGGTGATGGATATTCTATCAATTTAAAATGGGCTACTGCCTATCCAACTAACCGCTCTAATAAGATATTGTACAACATTTATATGAGCGATTTCATTGCGCCAGCATTTACGTATACTTTTTTTCTACAATCACCAACATTTGTTTCTTTTGATGGCTCAACTAACGTTAATATTGTAGATTTAGTTCCTGGAACATTATATCATTTTGCCGTCAGAGCAGCGGAGTATAATCCATCCTTTTTTGATCCAACAACATTGCCACAGGCATATAATGGATTGGCAACTCTCCCTTATAGTCTTTTAGCAAGCAATATAACTGCAACTAGTTCGTTAATACCGTTAATTGATACTGGCGGTTTCCCTTCATCTGGAACAATAAAATTAGGCGGTGAATTAATCAATTATTCTAGTATAGATAATAATAATGATCTAGTATTAACTAATCCTGCTATACAAAGAGGATTCAATAATAGCATAGCAACAATCCATAATACAGATGGATATGATGGTTATGTATATTGGGATCCGAATGCAATCTTTTGGCCCGTGGAACAAGAGGACCAAAACACGGTAGTATATGAATGTTGGAATAGATTTGATATTGAACATTTTCCTTTTACAATTACAGATGGTTATAGACAAAAAATAACGGACTCTTTAACAATAGATGCAACTTGTAGCGATGCAATAAATACTCCATTAAGTACTAATACACCATCATTTTTATTTTCCGGGTATCGTAGAACAAGCCCTGCGTTATTGTTGAGTGGTGCATGTATTGGAAGTTATATTGGTGGGCAAATCGGTTGCGCTGATGGCTATAACGGAGTCGGTTTGCAATTACGAGGTTTAAATGCACAGGAAGCCAATATAGCTATACAATCATCAATTATATTGGCAACAACGGGAGAACCTGTTTGTTTAGTGCAAAGACGCTGGACAGGTATGACTTGTAAATGTATGTTGCCATATAACGAATATCCCGAAGCACGCTGCAATATTTGTTTTGGCACAGGCATTGTTGTAGGTTGGACACAATACTTTAATCCTGCACGTAGTGATGGTAAGATTCTGGTTAGATTAGATCCGAGCGTCGATGATTTAATTGCAATGGATAGTGGATTAGAATCGACAATGCAACCAAATGTATGGACTATACCAGTTCCTACAATAAAAGATAGAGATTTTATTGTTAGATTTGATGAATGTGGTAATCAAGAGTTTAGATATGAAGTATTAAATGTTACACGAAATAAATTATTCTTGGACGGAACAGGTGCTCAAAAGTTTGCAATGCAGAGAATACGAAAAACAGATCCTATATATCAAGTGCCAATAACATATGATACGAGTAATTTTCCAAGTACTATACCAACAAGCGTTGCTTCTTCTATTGGGATACCTCCTCATTTCCACACGGTTGTTATTAGTGAAAAGATAACATCTGTTAGTCAAATAAATCAAGTAACATCTGTTGCAGCAGGTCATTCACATGTTGTATCATCGGGCATTGTTTTAGCAGAAAGACTGCATAATCATATAATTACGCTATAATTTTTATTTATATACTACTAATTTAGTATATGAGTATGCCCGAATCATACATATATAAAATTACAAATAAATTTAATAATAAGATCTATATAGGACGCTCAAAAGATCCGTTTTCTAGATTTAAAAAACATATTGCTGTTGCAAACAGTAATCCTAAAAAAGGATTCAATGCAATACATGGTGCCATTAAAAAATATGGTAAAGAAAATTTTATATATGAAATAATAGAAACCTGTAATGTAGAAGATTCCGGTGATAGAGAAATTTACTGGATTGCTTATTTTAAATCAAACGAAAAACAATTTGGATATAATTTGACTATTGGTGGAGACGGTGTCGTTGGTTTAAATGAAGAAAATAAATTAAAACTTATTAAGTCAATGACAGGCAGAAAACATTCAGAAGCTCATAAAAAGAAAATATCAGAATCGGGCCTAAAAAGAAACTTTCATCATTCAAAAGAAAATATGAAAAAATTTTCAGAAGATAAATTGGGTGAAAAAAACCCCATGTATGGAAAAACCGCCTCGCCAGAGGCAAGATTAAAACAATCAGAGTTTCAGTCATCACGAGAACGAACTCCGCTAACAAAAGAACATATTAATATTTTAAAGGAACATCGTAAAAATCAAGATATGTCATTTAGGATACCTATTGAAATAAAACAAGAAATTATTAGTTTATATAAAACTAATAATTATACTAAAAGACAATTAAGTGAGAAATTCAATCTAAAATTTAATACCGTAGTCAAGATTATAAGAGTAGCAAAAGGCTAATAAAATAGCATCCCTATATGGCAAAACCGACATATACTCCTCCTATTGGAGGATTGGCAACGAACAGATATGATTTTCAGACTCATATCGAAGGTTTAAGTTTTCGCCATAGTGCAGATCAAATCGATTTAATACCAGCGATCGTAATCAATGGAGTATCGTATGTCACGGTTGCAGATGCATTGGCTGCAACATCTGCTTCCATATCACAATTAATATCAAATGGTGAAGGTTTTGTCACTATTGGTGATGGTTATGATAGCTGGCATAATGCAAATGGAACGATTAATTTCGATCCAACCGTACCATCATTAGATACTATATTGAATCCTATATTCAATGCTATCTATACTAATACTGGATTACCTGCCCAATATGAGAGAATACAACGAGGAGGTATAGTTGTTATTAAATCTGGAACATATTATGTATTAAATACAATTAATGTTCCACCAGGGATAGTAATTTTTGGCGAAGGGTATGGTACCAAAATAGTCAACGCTACATCGTTAGTCATTCCGCCAACATCTGGCAGTCCGCCATATCCAAAAGTTACATCAACTGCTGCTCCGGTATTTAAAATTCTTCCAGACATTAATAGAATTAATAACGATGGAGCAATTAATTCTAATTTACCATATTTTATGTTTGAGCGTGTAACTAAAATTATGAATCTCGTTATAGGTGATAATTTTATTGAACCAACTATTCTTGGCGATTTAAATTACAAATTAGCCCAAAATTATGCGGTTAATACTCCGTTGGTTTTACAAGAACCTGGATCGCATTTAGAGTGCGATCATGTGGTATTTGTTGGTAGAGCTAATTTTTCATCAGGTCAATCAATAGGCACAAATGGTGTAACATCATATCCAATACAATTAGATCCAGCTAATCCAGTTAGCACTGGAACAATACTTAAAGTCAAAGATTGTTTCATTGACGGGTTTGCATTAGGTGGTGAGTTTAGGGGCATTGGATATAATGCAGATAAATGTGAATATGTAAATAATAAAATACGTGTTTATGGATACTTGGCAAATGATTCTTCCGCTGCTATACACAATTCTATTTTGAGCACAACTGCATGTAATATATTATTTAATAATAATTATATAGTTGGTAATGGAAATAATGTAAAATATGGCGTATATGTAGATATTAATGGGGTTTCAGCTCCAGCAAGTAAAAACTTAATGCCAAGAGCAGAGGTCACTGGAAACTCTGGTGTTGTGAATAACACTGCTGCTTATGCAAGCGTTTCAAATAATTTTACTGTTAGTATTTTTGGAACTAATGAATCGGTTCCCCAGACTGTCATTTTAGCTACCGTTGCCAATAATACTTTTGGGTCAGATTCGTCTGGTCAGAGAACAATAGTTCCATCAACCGCTGCATTACAGCAGATTGATGATTCAACATTGGCAGCAGGATCTGTTGTATGGGTCGGTAGTAATGAAGAGCATTTTTATTTAGATAGAGGTACTAATGCTACTGGCCTATCAGCTGATGGAATAAATATATTCACTACTGCATCAGGAACTGGTAAGTGGATAAGATTATTATATCTAAATTATGGTAATGCCCAGATAAATGGAAATCTAACTGTTAATGGAATGATAAGTGGAACAATTAGTGGTGGTAGCAGTCAGCCTGGTAATTTTAGTGTTGGTGGTAATTTAAGTCTCACTGGAAGTTTAATTCCGACTACTGGAACATTGACTGTGTCTGGTTCCGAAAATATCGGTGATAATCTAACTGTTGTTGGAACTACTACATTAAACACTGGTGCCGTTGCAATTTCTCCTACCATTGGCATCAGTTATACAACAACAAATCAATTAACGTTTACATCAGTTGGCGCTGGTAGAACTACACTTACATCTGTTCCATCTAATACCGGTAATTCTAACGCTATCACGACATATAAAAATAATACAACTGGTGCATATGAAATAGCAGCTAATTGCTATTGGGGATTAATTGGAGCTACATCTGATTGGATATCATATGATACATCAAAACAGGCAACATTAGTTACTATTGGTTCATCACTTAATACTGGTGTTAATGGCAATTTTATGCTAAAAACAAGATCTCCTGGTGCTGGTAATTGGAGTGACGCTAGTTGGGATACATCAGAGCAATATTTTGCATGGACGCCGGGAGGATCAACTGGATCTGGTTTGTGGACATACAGACAGTCTTCGCTTGTATTGGCTGGTGCAAATATGGTTGATAGCAGTGGTAATCCTACACAACCGCATATCCAAATAACCGGAAATCCTGGGCATTTGAATTTAGGTGTAGGAGGCGCGCTCCAAAATACACTATATGCTGATAATATAACTAAAGCATGGGGGTCATTTACTGTTCCACCAGCATCTCAACCTACTGGATACTGGTTTGGAATTAATTCAATAACTTATAGCGGTGCCTCACTAGATCCAGTTCACATAGTATTAACCAATGCCATTCCAATTGACATTATAAATGGTAAAACATACAATATAACATGCACGTGTTCAAATTTTGATTATAATCAATTAGTTGTCGTAACAAACGTTACAACAACATCGTTTGATATTTTTATTTATGATGGGACTCTGATCCCACCGGCTGGGCAACTATCTTTTCAGGATTTTTCTGATACTATATATTTTACTGTTAATGGACAAAGTGGCGGGTAAGGTAAATCATGATAATAACATATAAAAATATATATACATCTGATATACTAACAAGTTCAATAGATTTAACTTGTGTATATGATGGATACCATGTGGACGGATATCATTTAATAGTTAATGATGGATATATTACAGTGGGATCAAGTAATTATTTTTTGCCACAGACAGAAGTTATAATACCATTGCCATTTCCTAATTCAGTTAATATTTATGCGTGTTTAGATCTTACTAATCATAATGAGCCTTGTATAGTAATTGATGAAGTGTATGATCCGCATTCGCCATATAGGTTTAATGGAAGTGCGCATTATAAATTACTGGAATCATTAGCAAGAATATCTAAAACAGATTTAGAAAATCAATCAATATCATTCTTAAAAATTATTCTAAATCCAAATCAATAAAGGTAAAATGAAAACGCGTGCCAAAAATACAAAAGACATTCCTGGGTTAGTAGAATCCAGACAAAAACAATCCGATCTCAATGATAAATTAGCTATGTTTAAAACTAAATCTTTTTCAGATTTAACACAGTATGATAAAGATTTTTTATTGAAGTTATTATTTGAGCGAGCTGGTTTCATAAAAAGCTAATCTACCTATATTGAGATATAATAATATAGGAGATTGTAGGTGAAAATTGTAGAAAATGATATAGATATTACAAATATCAAGTTGGTTATTTATAAAATAACTAATATGGTAAATGGAAAAATTTATATCGGTAAAACAATTCAGGGTCTCAAGAATAGAATATCTGGACATAGGTCTGATGCGAATAGATATAATAAATCAGGAAAAAATAAAAATTATTTGATATCAAGAGCTATATCAAAATATGGTTTTATTAATTTCAATGTTGAAGCAATAGATATTGCAATAAATCAGGAGTGGCTTAATATAAGAGAAATGTATTGGATTAAGTATTTTAACTCAACCAATAAAAAAATAGGTTATAACGTTTTACCTGGAGGAAGGGGTATTTGGACAGAGGAAATTATAGATAAAATGTCCAAATCTCATAAAGGTAAAATTCCATATAATAAAGGTATTCCCATGTTGGAGGCCCAAAAAATTAAATTACGTACTCCAAAATCTCAAGAAACAAAAGATAAAATAGGTAAAGCGAATACTGGAAAGATTAGATCTGAAGAGTTTAAAAAACACGCATCGATAGTTAACTCTGTAATTAGTGAAGATGTGATCATTGAGATTAGAAATTTGTATGCTACCGGAAATTATTTACAAAAAGAAATAGCTGATTTATTCTGCATCAATAATGGAACAGTGTCTAGGATAATAAATGGAAAGAGGAGAAAATGAATATGGATGGAATAACTCAGCTCTTTTCGTGGCAATTTTTACTATTTGGATTAGGTGTCTCAGTAATAATGTGGTTTATACGCACAATTACCGAATATGCGTTTCCTAAATTGGATAACTATAAGTTTTGGACAGAACTTTGTTTGCCATTGCTTCCGCCATCTATCGGCGCTCTAATAGCATACTTTGCTACAAAATATGCTTACCCAGACGGGTTAACATCATTAAGTGGTAGATTACTTTTTGGTTCAGTCGCTGGTCTTCTATCTGGTCTAATTTTCCAGGTGGCTAAGGGAATGTTAAAAGATAAAATACAAAACTTCGTATCTTCTCAACAGTCGTCAAATCAATCTAATCCTGCATCACAAGTAATACCGTTTCCAACAAATAGATAAGGGCTAATAGTGAGTAATTTTCCTTTTCAAATAGATTCTAATGCTGAATTGCCACAGGTTGATGATAACATTACCAGTATTGGTGGTGATGCTATTAATGCTCTACGCTCAGCAATGTTTGCAGTTGAATCAAATATTGGTATTAATGCACAAGGCTCTACTGGCTCAATAGCACAGCGTCTATCTGTATCATTAAATCCTGATGGAACAATTATGCCATCAGCATTAGTTGGTATTGGCCTGGTCACATTGCCAATAACGGATGCGCAAATATCTCCAACCGCAGCAATACAAGAATCAAAACTAAGTTTAGTATATTCAACATCATCGCTATATACATTAATTTTGACATTACAGAACTCAATAGATGTATTAAATGGTTTCTTAAGTTTAACTGGTGTAAAATTAGAACCACATATTGATGGAACAAATTACAATCACTTTCTTTCAGCTATTCGTGTTGATCAGACTACACCATTCGTAAAAACTAATCCAACTGTTTTACCATCATCCGGTACCAATGTAATAAATAGAAATACGACCAATGCAGATTTATTAATCGAAGATATTAGTAATGATTTGGTTGTTCATGAAAAATTGGATGGTAGTACAAATGTAACGCCAACATCTGGTGGGACTGTACCACCAATAAATTACGCACATATGGCAAGTGGTATTAGTGTAATTTCAAGCAACTTTACCACTATACCACAATCAAATGAAGATATACAAAGTATAATAGAATATTTTGATAATTCTAGTTTATTATTACTTGGTAGTCGTGTACAAAATCTATATGCTAACGGTATTTCTAGAACATCAAGAGCATCTAGTTTTTTGGCAGATGGTTATGGGGAGCCACTTGTTCCGCCAACACCAGCAATAGCATATTCTCTAAATGTCCCGCCAGGCCCAATGGCTTCGTCACCAGTTGATAGTTTTATTAATGGTGATGATGTTATTTTATTTAGTCCAACTGCGACGCAATTAAGTACTTTTAATTTTGATGCACAATTTGCTCAGGTACAACCAGGTGATCTACTAACGATTAATTATGGGACTGGTATATCATATCAATTTATTATTGATTCAACAAAATCAAATGTTATAGGAAATGTAAGAAACTATGCTGTTAGAATAAATGGAAAAAATCCAATCTCTAATGTTAATGCATTAGCGCGAATAGATAAATCAACTTTTCATAGAGGAAAATACGGCGTATTAGCTTCTGCTCGTTCCCCAAATTATACTGGTAATTATGAGAGTTTGATAATAGCAAGCCCACGAGCTGCTGCTGCACTTGGCAACGGTTTTAATTCATCTAAGTTTGATTCAAGTCATTATAATTTATATTTATATTTGTTACCAACAGGTAACACCTCAACTATAATTCCATTACCGGCAATAGATGTAACCGGGAATCAAGGAGCAACACCCGGACAATATACATTAGATGATGTAGTAAATAATATAAATATAGCATTTAGAGTACCAGGATTTAATTATAGATTTATAGCTTTTGAGTATTCTGGACAGTTCGGAATAATGCTTGCGGATCCATATAATAATGCAAGTTTTAGTATCGTGAGCGGTACTGTAGATACAAATGGAAATTATACTAGTTCATCACTATCATCATTTCCCAACAACGTAGTTGATAACTTTAATTCCATAGATCCTCTTGGAATAGGGTTAGGCGGAGCCAACATATCTAGTCCTCCTCCAACAACAGCATATGCCACTGTTGCAGCAGCGATGTTTAATCCCACACTCCTATTCTATCCACTAAAAAGAAACTTTTTTTATACGAATGGTGTAGAGCGTGATAGTTTAAGATCTGATCCTAATCTGTTGAATAATATTCAAGATTCATTTGGAGACGGTTATTGGCCAGCGACTATTCTTCCTCCACCATACACTAATGTTTTACCAAATAGGGTAGAGGTAGTATATCAAATAAATCTAGATCTATCTAATTCTGGATTAGCTGTTGGCAAAACTATCGTTATACAACCAGCTTTTCCAACATCAGATTCTAGATTTAATTTTAGAGATTACGGCAGATTTACTATTAAGGCCATTTCATTTCAAAATTGTTCAACGCCAGCTGCTTACACAAATATAACCGTATATGATGGTGTTCATGCAGCCGGTACTTCTCCAGCAGCAACGTCAAATAATATACCAGTATTCGTTTATTTTTCAGATGACTCAGTATCTTTTGATGCAGAAAATGTTTTTGATGCAACCACTGTTGGTCCATTCAAGAGGTTTTTTGAGATTTATGTCGATGGTAATGGCCATACATTTATGCACGAACGAGCCAGATTTATAAATACTGGATTAGATATATCTAATATTAATTTATATAGAGTTTCTCCAAAATTACGAGGCTATACTACAACAAATAATGATAAAGAAATTAGATTAATAATTAATAATTATGATCAAAATAGCGGTGTATATACAGGATATTTAGCAAGATGGAATCCTGTATCTTTAACTACAACTAATTTAGGGCCTCTCACCACTGGTAAAAAAGGAGAGATAGTTAGATTTTATGATGAAACCAATATAGATTATATAGATTTTATTATAGATTTAAATCTATCAGTTAGCAGTTTTTCTAATAAAACATTAGATATCCAGTTATTTTTAACATTAGAATTAGATGAAGAAATTATGCTTGTTTCGAGCTGTCAAATTAATGACATTACGAAACAGGTATCATATCTAAAAGATGAGCGAGAGTTTGGAAACGTTAGTGAAGAGCAATTTACGAGTTCCGCACTTAATTATATTAATGCTCCAACAAGATTATTAAATCAAAATGGTGTAGTAAATGGTTTTGATAATGAATCCTTGTCCTCAAATATAATATCTTTCAATGGCGGAATAGCTTTAATAAATGGTAATATAATTTCTATAAATGAAACTAATATTACCATTCCAACTTTGATAGAGTCTTTATATCCAGCATTCACTACAACGGTAAATACAATAACTTGGTTCATATGTGCTAATAATAAATCTGAAATAGAATTAATCGCATCAACAGATTATAGTCCGTCACTCGTTGGAACGTATGGGTCTCTGGATCAAAATAGAATATTTTATGTAACAAATCCGGCATCAGGACAAACATATCCTATACGTGGAACTTATTTTAGTAATTTGGTATCAAATTATACGGATGTTGCTCCATTATATATCGTTACAGCGACCGTCACTAGTGGTTCAATTTCTTCGCTATCCATTGTTGATGCACGAAGATTTGTTTCTAATGGTTATTCTGGAATAACCGACTCGTTCATATTAAGTTCGGAGGGTCAGTTCAGGACAATTGATTCTTTAAATTCTTGGATATCTCAATTTACAAACTTTATATCATATACTAATACTACAAATAATCCCAACGGAGTTAATGTAGATATTAGAGGAGAGGTAACATTTACATCACCTTCAATATCAATCGGATATTCTACAAAAGTGGTTTTCAATGGTAATGATGGCATATTAAATTTTGGAACATCCAACGTTTCATTAGTAAATAATATTACTTTTTCTAATATAATAATCAATGCATCCACCTCAACATTATTAGTTGGAAATAATATATCATTTATAAATTGTACGATTAATTTTCCATCTAATACAGTATCATTTGGTAATAATATATCTTTCACAAATTGTACAATTACTTTCCCAGAAAGCTCTATAACATTTGGAACTGCCACAATATTCACAAATTGTACCGTAACACTATCAAATACATCAATGATTTTCGGATCTAATTGTGCATTTACTGGAAGCACCATAGGTCCATTTGGTGCATTAAGTTCTTTCGGTTCTAATGCAGTAATAAATAATTGTACTATAACAACGGTATCAGGTGTATCAATAGGAACCAACACAGCATTCAATAATTCTACCATAACCGTTGGATCTGCTAGTGGTACAAGTTTTATACTATCAAATAATACTGCATTTACAAATTGTAATATCACAGTTCCTTGTGCAGTTGGATTTACGCTTGCAAATAATAGTACGTTCTCTACTTGTAATATTAATTATACATATGACGCAACAAGTGATTCTAATTTTACTATAACTAATCCTGCAAGTCCGGCCAAGGCGTGTATATTCTCGAATATTACGACGAGCGGTTTAGAAAATATCACCATTGATAGTTGTATATTTACATCACCAAGTTTAAATAGATTCCCTTTTATATCAATGATATATCTTAATTCTCTTTGTTTCGCGGAAGGTATAAAAATAACGAATAATAAATTCGTATCAACAGCAGCAAATGCAGATGATAAGTTCGCTGTAATTGCAATAACCGGTCCAAGCGTGGCGCCTACAACAACAACTGGAACAAGATTGAATAACTGTCTGATAACTAATAACTATTGTAATAAAAATCAACTTATAGAAATTGCTCCAACAAATGTCGGTCTTGTTGTGTATGATGCAATTTGCACAACAAATACATTCATTTCCAACAATAGCTGTGGAGCTATTAATATAACGACAAAACAAGATTTGCCAAATTCAATTTTACCAAATACTACATTTCAAGCTGACAAGATGAGCAATCTAACAATATCTAATAATACTTGTAAATATATATTCACTGGATATGCAAGCGGTATTGCATATAATTCTACTCTAGATTTACCAGCAGGATCGTTCCCAAATAACTCAGGTATATTCACTGGAGCATTAAAAATTGTAGATAATACTTGTGCATTTATGTATATAGCTAATAGGGTGCCAGCAACAGATACTACTGGATACGCCCCAGTCATTATAAAAAATAATAAGTTTACTGCATATGATACTAACTTTTGTACATTTTTTGATGGCGGATTAGTAAATATACAGCCAGTTGGATTAATCACAGATACAAGAATAGGAACATAAATGGTTTTCAGTACTCCTATTAATAATATAATTATAGATGGTAATTCATTCGATTATGGTACTTATACACCAGATGGTAATCCTGCGAGTACATCAATTACTTACTCATATTTTAATTGTGTGGGAACGACATCAGATACAAGTATTACAAATAATTATTTTTCTGGTATGGCAGCACCAGCACAGTTTGGAGCTGGCAGTAGTAGTGCCAATTTAGTTTTATCAGGTGGTACCTCTAGTATTGTAAAAAATAACATATTTATTAGAGATACTACAACTATATATGCATATATAGTTTGTAATTCTACTGATGATCAAATAATTACCGATAATGTTTTTGATGGATACCATGTCGATGGCACAACTTTAGATAATGGTACTGATGAAAATCTCGTTAAAGGAGTAAATCCAACTCCTACTGGATTGAGCGTTGGCTCGACTTATAATAATAATAAAAATCAAACAGCTTATTCTATGTTGCCGATTTTGGTTGGCGAAAAATTATGGAGTAGTACCTCAGTTGGTCCATACAATGATGATGGGATTAGTGATAATTCAACATTTGGGAGCGCATATGCTAATGCTGCATCCGGACCATCTACATATGCTACCTTAACTTTAGTAGATGCTAATCAGCATGGTTATTTTAGGGTTTTTAATATATCAGAAGTCATTCCAATAGATACTCAGATTTTAGAAATAAAACAGGGTATATATGCTACTAATACTGGAGATCCTATCGATCAAAATACAACTACAATTACTATTACAATTACCAGTGGTTTTACTGATTATGATGTTACGGGCTATAGTTCTATGTTAGATGCGCAAACACAATGTGCTGGGTTAAATCCACAATTTGGTGTTGCTAATACCCAACAAACAGTATTAACTGGTCCTGGATTAACCGCAATACAAGCAGGTACTTATTATTTAGTAATTAATTCTGCAATACAAAATAATTTACAATATTATTTTAATACATTGCAATCATCACTAACTATATCAATTGGATATGTATTTAAGTTATCAACATATTCCGGTCTAATTCCAACAGGTGTATATTTTTCACCAATTAGAATTAAATACAGGTGGTAAAATGAAAAACTGGATGATTACGTTAAAATCTGTATGTGATGCATGTGCTGGAGTACCAGATACTCATAAAAAAATTGGTAAAATAAATGTATTAATTAAATGTGAAGAATGCCATGGATTAAAATACGTAGAAAAAGCTATTACTCTTTTATCTTTTACAAATATAATAAATACTATCCAAGATGGGTATAGTTTATTAGATATTACAAATATAATTAATAATATAAAGGATGGATATTAATTTATGGTAACTAACAATTTTTACCGTTCAGATTTAGATGGAATCTATAATGTCGTCCAGAACTCGATGACGTTATATCCAAAAGAACTAATCATTGCAACATTACGAGATTTTTTTTCACGTGATTCATATTATCATTATGCTCATGATCTATGGGGTTATCCTCAAACTCCTGACCATACTAATTTACCGCAAAATGTTGGTTATACTGACAATATAACAACTAGAGTTTTTATAGGAGAATCGTATCGTTTTGATATTATTTATTATCCAGCAATAATTGTTAGACATGGTGGTTCAACATCTGTTCCAATATCTATGAATAGGGAAACTGGCGTTGTAAAATGGGGAAATTTAATAATTCAAGACGGATATGGTAATATGAAAAACTTTCCTGTCCCAGAATATTTTATTTTTGCTGGAGCATGGGAAGGTTCAATTAATATAGATGTGATGGCAAGAGATCTTAGAGCGAGAGATGATTTAGTTGATTTAATTTCTTTGTTATTCGTTGATCTTGCATTTAATGATTTAGTAAAATCAGGATTGATAGTTAGTAAAGTATCTGCTGGGGCACCAACAGAACGTGACGATCGAAATGATCATTTATTCGTTCAGACTATAACACTACAAATCAGATCGGAGTGGCATCGCCATATCCCTATATCTAATATTATAGATGTAATTAATCTAAGCATAGAATTTACGAGATTACCATCACCTCCCGGTGTGGTGGCACCTAACCTAACAATTAATATATCCGAAAATATAACCGATGTCATGGGAAACTTGTAATAGTGAATAAAAAATCACGGCATAATAAAGAATAATAGCATATGATTAATAGCAATAATAATACATTTATTTTAGCAGGACTTACTAACTAAGGATTCTTCAATGGCAAACATACCGTCTGCAAATAACGTTCTTCCTGGTGTAATCACCAACGTCATAACACAAAGTACTGGCGCATCAGTGCCTGGTGGTGCTAGAATTACCTGCATAATCGGTGAGGGTGCTCGTCAAGAAATCATCGTATCTTCTGCTGTTGGTGGCGGTAATGATGGGTTAGATGGTTATTACACATCAACTAACGGTAGTGACGGAAGACATTTTCTTCTTCAATATGCTCCTATCATCTCAAAACGAGAACAGTTATATAAAAACGGAGTCCTGCTTCAAGGATTAGAGCAATCAATAGATCAAAATCCATTTCCTTTTACTTATGATTATAGAATAGATATTTCAAATGGTCAAATTGAACTTCAACAGGCACATTTTGTTGATCAAGGTGGAACATTTTATTTAACTGGTCCTACAAACGTTGGTGTTGGTACCGTTCAAAATCTTTCACTCGTTGATTTAAATGCCCCAAACGAAACTTGGACTATTAAATGCGTTTCAGTTCAACGAAACAATCTAAATCAACCTATTGCTGGAACTGCACAATTCGTTGCATTTGGTTCCGTATCTGGCAATGTTTTAGATGCAAATGGTAATCCAACAGTATGGGTTGCAAATAATCAAATTGTATCAAATAGTATATTGATGTTTTCAATATCAGAAACTATGAATGGTCCAACAACGATATCACCCTTCCGACCTGGTGATTATTTTACTATTCAAGTATCAAGCGGTGTGCTAACCAAAAATGATAGCCTAACTGCCACATATATCGCTGTTGCTGATATAAATAGCCCAACATTTTTTACATCAGTTCAACAACTAAATACCAAACACGGTCTTCCAAGCCTAACCAATACATTATCTCTCGGTTGTCAGTTAGCATTTGCTAATACGCCTCCTGGTATTATGTGTTTACAGGCTGCTCCTCCTCTTCCACGACGTATTTCTTACGTATTAGAAACTAGTTTTCCTGCTACATCAACAAACGTTAATGATTTCGTAATTCCGCTTCCTCTTGGAGTATCGCCAGATCCAAATTCAAATATCGATATCTTCGTGACAAATCCAGCAACGGGAGTTGAAAAACAACTATTAGCAAATAAATTTGAGTTTTTTACTCTTGGAGAGGCCGGTCAGCCAACTATATCAGAGTTCGTTTTTGACAACGCTCTTCCTCCAGCAGGAAACTCATTCTCATATTCAGTTACGCAAACAGTTGCTACACTTAATTTTGGTCAAGATGGTTATATCAATCGAGATTTAACTACACAAATAAATGCATTATTTAGCTCATCTATAACATTCACATCATCATATGTTGGTAAAGAGCTTTCAATTATTGATGCGGTAAATAATACAAATGTTGGTATATTCTCGATAGTTGGTGTTGTTGGCGGTAAGCTTCAAATACTTGCTAGTTCAACTCCGCCATTTGCTGATTTTATTAATGATCCAACTACAACTTTTGAATTGGTTGATCCAATTTTCGGAGAAGTTGTTGCCGGTAGCACCGGTTCTGATGGAGCATTGATTGCAATTCCAAACACTGCAACTGGTACATTGAGCAGCATTTCAGTTAATTTCAATCCGTTCAATGTAATAGCTCTTGGGCTAAAATTGAAAATAACAGCATCTGCTGATGCTTCAAATATCGGTATATATGATATTACATCATACAATTCTGGTTCCAATACACTAACTATTGCCAAATCATTTATTAGTGAGCATAATCTTAAATACGAAGTATTGGATCCATCACAAACTAGTGATTATTTAGTTCTAAATCATAACATTGTTCCCAATAATAACTCATTACGAGTAACAATCGTAGATGTGCAGGATGCAACATTCTTCGATGCTGGTTGGGAAACGGCTCTTGCCACATTGGAAGCACAGGAACTAGATATACTAGTCCCGCTTCCATTACAAACAATATCGGTTATTTTTGAAAACTCACTAAATCATTGTATTGCGATGAGCAATCCATTGAATAGAAAAGAGCGCGTATTGTTTATAGGAGCAATAAACGGATTAACTCCAAGCAATCTAACCGGAGCTTCGTTAGCTGCTGTCGAAAACATTGGAGTACTCGAAGGCATTCAAGGTGCAACAATACAGGATGTATTGTCTGGTAATACCGAAGATTTGGCCAATTACTCAGTTGCAGCTGCATATGGTAATACATATAGAGCTGTGTATTTCTGGCCAGATCAGATTGTTGTTCAAGTTGGCGGAAGTAATCAAATAATTGATGGTTTCTACATCGCAGCAGCTGCTGCTGGTTACACATCTGGTAGTGCAAATATAGCTCAACCACTAACTAATAAAAATCTGAGCGGATTTACTATTCAATCAAATAGAATGGTAAGTTCAACGGTATTGTCTAGCTTGGCTGATGCCGGAGTAGCTCCGTTACAACCAGTTGCTGGCGGTGGTGCGGTATTGTGGGGTATAACAACCTCACAAAGCGGAGCACCAGAAGAACAAGAGATTTCAATCGTATTCATTAGAGATCGTCTCGCAAAAGCAATGAGAAGCGGATTCAAAGAATATATTGGAACACCAGAAAATACAGACACACAAGCAACACTGCTTACACGAACAATCGCATTGCTACGAGGATTCCAAGCACAAGGATTGATTACTAGCTACACGGAACCAACCGTTGTGCGTGATAGTGTTGAGCCTCGTCAATGGGATATAACGGTTCAGGTGCAGCCAACTTATCCAATCGATTGGATTTATATAACAGTTAGTGTTGGAATAATAGCATAATTAGGAGATAACGAATGACGAATCTTGCGCCAAATACAGGAAGCATAACAGAGCAACCAGTCACTGGATATGATGCTACATTAACACAGCTATCAACGAATATAGTCATTCGTGTTGGTGCAACTGCTGTTGGAGCAATCCAAACTATAAGTTTCCAAGAAGATCGAACAATAACAATGGTTGATGAAGTTGGAACAGATGGTCACATAGATTCAGCTCCAACAAAAAGCACAAATATCACCGGTTCTTGTGATAGAATAAGATTTGATCGAGCCAGAATAACAGAAGCATTTCGACGTGGATTTATTCATGCACACGCGCAACGTATTCCGTTCGATATTGACGTGTATGATATATCAAATGGTGATGGTAATAATGCAATCGTTACAACAATAAAAAATGTATGGATAAAAAATATCAGCGTTGATTTTCGTGCAGATATGTGGATAATTACTGAAAAAATGACATTTGAGGCAGAAGGTATATATTCAACATTGAATGGCGGTATTGCTGCAACAGGTGGTCTATACGGTTCAAGCATACTACAAATCAATTCAATTGAGCAAGCTGCTGACTCAGGTCAGCGTCTAGGTTCAATGGATGCGCCAGGTTTAATTACTGATTATTTTTCAAACGTCTAATAAAACTAAAACATAAATTTCCCGTGATATATTGTATATTACGGGATTTGTGTTTTAATATTCCGTATTCTAATAAAACCACATATTAATAGGAGAAAGCCATTATGCCAGATTTTAATTCACCAAATTTTAACAAAAAATTAACTCAACCAAAACCACAACCGCAACAACAACCTTTACGTGAATTCAATGTTGGATTACCAGAAGATGGTGACGACGAAATTGTAAATCCAGCTGTTCTTAGACAACAAGCTGCTCAACAACCGGTTCAACAAAAAATCTCGCCAGCAGAATTTGAAGCAAGAATGAAAGCTGCTCGTGAAGAAAAAAATGACGTTTTGAAACACGGAGCAAGAATTACCGATCATGGCAAACGCAGGATAGAGTTGCTATCAGGTATAGGTAGGTTAACACGTGATGTACAAATTGGTGATACAGTATTTTCTTTACGAACGCTAAAATCGCAAGAATCTCGTGAAGCCGGTATGGCTACATTAGAAAATGTAAAAAATGATTATGAAGCTGCATTAGAATCAAGAAAGCAACAATTAATTCGTTCCATCTACAAAATAGACGGGGAAGATATAAATATGGTTCTCGGTGATAATACAGATGAATCAAAACTTGCATTGATAGATTCATTAGAAGAAGTTATAGTTGGACGATTATGGGATGAGCTTGCTGCAATGAAAGAGGAAGCTCGAACCAAATATGGAATGACAACACCAAAAGCAGTTGAGGAGGTATCAGCGGATTTAAAAAAATAGTCAGGGAATCAGACCATAGATTTATTTGGTTCTTATGTAAAATGCGTGGCTGTTTCCCGGATGATCCTGAATTAGAGAATATGGATCCAATTATGAGAGCTTGGATGTTCTATAATTGGATAGAGGATTACAACGATGAAAATAAATTACTGGAAAATCAAGGATATTTAATCGGTTCATTCACTAATCCCGAATTAGTTCAAAAAATGCTTGGGATAGGATCGAATGAGATCACATCTAGTGATGAAGAGTTCGAAGAGACATCAAGAAAAATTATGGAAATGAATAAAAAGCTCGATGAAGAAAAAAATAAAAAAACGAGAAAACGCAAGAGAAAAATAAAAGGATAATTTTAGATGGTTGATACACCAACAGATGCTGGCATAACGGGGGCACAAACAACAATGGACAGTTTTGCTGGTTCGTCCGGTGGATTTCTATCTAATATAGAGAATCTTATTGTAAAAATGCCTGAATTAGGCAAGGTCATACTAAACTCCCTTGGTGGCGATGCTAGTAACTCATTTCAAGAGTTTCACAAAATTACTAACGGACTCAAAGATGGTTTTTCAAAACTAATTGATCATGCTAAAAGTTTTGGTGATAATTTAAGTGATGTTGGTATGACTGGTAGTAATTCTATTGGTAGTGTATCAAAAAGCGTCGATAAATTATTGGTAGATTTTTCTAAAATGGGCGCTGTGATGAAATGGGATAAGATGTTCGAAGGAACAGATAAAGGTGGCGCTGCAATAAACGTGTTGTCTGGTGATATCTCCGGTCTAACCAAAATACTTGGTGATCTTGGTATGGAGCGTACGGCAAAAATTATAGAGGGCATGGGTAGTGCATTTATTACTAATGCAGGACAAGCAGAGGTTTTAGAAAACTCATATATATCATTAATGTCTGCCAGTGGAAGTATGAATGATTTATTTGAGGGTTCAGAAGGAAGATTAGTTGATTTAGCAGCAAAGACAAAAAACTATACGAATCAATTAGGCGCTATTGCAAGTGCAACAGGATTAGGCATTCCAGTAACAATGCAATTTTCGAATGCATTGAAACAACTTCCTGGATATCTAGATCAGACAATTAGTTCTGGTGATGGAGCTAATAGATCAACAAATGTATTGCTTAATACAATGAAACTAATGACCGGTACAGGACAAAGTGAAACGGTTGTAACCAAAGCATTAGCTGATGCATATGACAATCTTGGAAACTCAGTTGGACGAGTAACGGATCAAGCACAGAAAGGTGCAGAGTTCTTAGCAGATATATCTAGTGTTGCTAATACATTAGGTTTACAATTTAAAGATGTAGATCAAGTTATGAGTGGTATTGCTGAAAGATTTAAATTTGTTGGAGATAATTCTGACGGTGCAGCAAAAGTTCTTGCAAGATACACTGACGCATTACGAGAAACAGGATTAACTGGTAAAGCTTCGATGGATATTGTTGATGGTATGGTTAAATCAATAAGTGAAATGACAGTTGGAGCTAAAGCATTTCTATCATTACGATCTGGTGGTCCAGGTGGATTACAAGGATCGTTTCAGATTGATCAGTTGTTGCGTCAAGGTAAATTAGATCAAGTAGCTCAAATGGCAGAAAGAAGCCTTCGACAACAATTCGGCGGTAGAATATATACGCAGCAAGAAGCAGCATCAAGCCCCGAAGCAGCAGCTCAATTTATGAGACAACGATCTCTTTTAAAGAGCGGAGCTTTTGGTATTGGGGCGGGAGCTTCCGATGATCAGGCTACAAAATTATTAGAAGCATTAGGCAAAAGAGATTTCGGAGCCGTTACCAAAGAATTAAAAACTGGTCAAAATGCAGTAAATGAGGTTGCAACACGAGGTGAAAAAATTCAAGAAAGAAATAATACTGAATTAAAACAAATTGCTATCCAAACACAACGAATGGCAATAGCAGCTGAAATTACAGCCGGTCTTACAATGAAACAATTATTTGGCACCACAGGAGGCAATAAAGCTGCTATAACCGAAACAATGAAAAAAAACGAAGCATTTGGGGAGATTTATACCAAAGGTGAAAAAACTGCAACAAATAAAGAAGCCTACCAAAAAGAAGAAGTTCTATCAGCAAGACAGATGATGTCACAAATGATTGACGCTGTTGTTGGTACTAGTAATGGAGCAAAGGAAGGTTTTAAAGAATTAGCTAGCGGTGTAGTTGATACTATACATGATTTTAAAGGTGCATTAGGAATGGTATCAGAAACTCCTGAACAAAAAGTAATGGATAATACCATAACTCCACCAGCAAGAAGAACATTGAGACAACCAGATAGACCATCACAAAATGTCCTCAAAGTTGCAACGGAAACAATAACAGGGGCATATACAGGTCCTGCCACTACACAAGCTAGAATGCCAACTCTTGCAGAAGCCAGTAGTTCCCCAGAATTAGCAACTCAGCGAGCAAGAATGCAAAAAGAGATGGAGGATAAACACAATATCCTAAAAACAGCATTGCATACAGGCATTAATCAACAAAGACCAGCAGCAGTTACTACAACTAACAAAGAGGCATTAAAGACACAAGTAGAAATGAAACAACATCCCCCACAAAAAGTAGTATTAGAAATCACGGCTCCACCAGGATTTGGAGTGCATACAAAATCAGTACCAAGTAGTATAGAAATCATTAATGGAACCGTTGCAGGTGCTTACCCAGGGAGAATACAATAATGGCATTTCTAAATCAGGCACCACCAACTAATACAGTAATTGGTACTACCAATTTAAATCAAGCATTGAATGGTGCAAGCAAGACCCTTCAGCAAATTGGCTCTATCGCTTCTATTATATCAAGTGCAGATGGAAATGGATTACCTTCAAGCCAAGTACCAGCATTATTACAAGCGGTGCCACGAAGGAATATAGGACACTGGTTCGTTCCAGAAGTCGGTGTTATTAATATGTATATAAACCCTCAAAATATAGACTATGGATATAAAAAGGTAATCAATACAGAAAGAACAAAGGGCGGATACAATATACAGTATTGGGGAGAGGAATTACCAACATTAACATTACAAGGACATACCGGTAGTTCTGGTGTTGAAGGATTGAATGTATTATATGAAATATATAGGGCAGAGCAATATCTTTTTGACCCGATTGCGCTCACAATGGCTTCTGATAGCTCAATAACAGGATTAAATAGTTCAGTGGATTCTGTATTAGGAAACCTTGGTGGATTTAATAGTTCATTAACAGGCGGATCACTTGGGGTTATGGCATTAGATCCGGCAAGTCAAAATATATTACCACAAAATGTTCCTTCATTAGCTTCATTAGCATTAGGAATAGAATTTTATTACACAGGTTGGGTGTTTCGCGGGTTTTTTACCAGTATGACAGTAAATGAAAGCGTTGATAAACTTGGGTTATTTACCTACAATATAGCATTTATGGTAACACAAAGACGAGGCTATCGGACTAATTCTCTCGCGTGGCAACGATCTGCTAATTCTGGTCCATCAAACTCTGATGCTGTTCCATTGAGTTTTAGCGATTTACAGACTGCAAATAGTTTTAATAGTATCATTAATGCAGTCAATGATATATTATAGTGTAAGAGGAAATATAAGTGGCAAACCCTAATGATTTTTTAAGTAATTTAGGCAATATACTAGATAGTCAATTTAGTACTGGTGATTCAAAAAATAAATCACTAGATATTGCTCAATATGGTTATACTAATCAATATAGTAATTTGAGTGCATTTGCCAATCAGTCAGATCAAACCGCTGAAAGATCATATACTGAAGAAGGTGCTCAACGCATAGACTATAATAACTATACACCAAAGCAATTAAATATATCTATGCAAGATCCAAATGCTACGGTATTAGTGAAAAAACGCATGTTTTCATCACTCGCGGAAAACTATAGGCCAGACTATATGGATGCTCACGAACAATTATTTTATAGAGCAACAAAAGTTTTATTTCAAAATAAATGCACACAAATATCGTCATATGAAAAATTATGTAAAATAGCACAGGTATCATCAGATATAGGTAGAGTAGATTACCACTTATTGCCTATAATTTTTTCACTAACAGACAACATAGCTCAAACTCCTTCCGCAACTCTTGCTGCATATGGTGCAGATAGCGTACAAGATTCGGTGACGGGTGCTCTATCCAAATTTACAAATATCATAGATCGCGTCAAAGAGATATATGCACTATCACAGGATACTCCATACACATCGTGGATTGCTGGTATTCCAGATACTTTTCGTTCCAGTTTTAGCCAAGGAACCGGTGTAATTGAATTTACCAATGTAACCCAAATTACTACCACTACAAAATTAGATTTTGCGGGAGGAACATTTACATTAAACTTTAATGATCCATATAAAATTATGAGGATTACTAATTTAGATATTGAACAAGCAATTAATGATGCAACAAATAAGTTTTATTCCAATTCATTTTCACAATTTGGAGTTACATCATTAGACCAAACTATTACGTTACAAAAACAACAATTAAATATGTTAAGACAATTACGAGGAGCCGATCCTATTAATTTTTTTGTTAGTACAAACGCATATTCAGGAAAAATAGTTCAAGCGGTTATAGATAATCTTGGTTTTGAGATTAATTATGATGTAAGTACTTTAACTATAGATCCTTCTGCTTTACAAGGAAGTGATGCTGTTGGTAATGATGGGTTAGGTTTAACTGAAGTAGTATTATTTGGTACTATAATAAATGCGCTATATTCACAATTAACAATGACAGCAAATACGCGAAGAAATGCAATAGCAAATAATCAAGATCAAAAGAAAAATCTTAATCTCATACGAAAAAAAATGAGATTAAATTATGCCGGAAAACTTGTAATCCAACCAATGGATACTGTTCATATTTATATGAATTCAAAAAAGAAAATAGATAACAAGATTCTCGGCGGGCTACAAAGTTCATTTTCTGGGTTGGGATTTTTACAAGGATTAAATAATTTAACAAATGATATTAAAGATACTTTTGCTATAAATGAAAATTATTCATTAGAAAAATCTGTATTTGTTGGTAATGATTTTCCAAATTGGCTGTGGCAAATAATGAGAGGCCAAATAGTTTCAGACAAAGACGGAACTCATGTTTTTGCTGGTATTGTAGAAAGCGCAGCATCAAGTTATAGCGATAGAAAATATACCGTTTCTGTTAGTGGTTCAGATAACGCTGGATATTTTAAATACGGTGTCGTTAATTTTAAACCATCCGTTGAAGTATTCAATGGTTCATTATTTGATCCTATGACGCCGTTTAAATTAGAGTTTGATACAGTAACGGGTGTTCAAGATAATCAATTAGAGCTTTTAGATGAAAATAAACAGTTATTTAATTCAGAGTTCGTGAAAGATAAAAATGGGTTATTTGCTGGCACAGTTTCAACTGAAACTAATTTCTTGCAACAGGATGCAGATAGAGTAAAAAATAATTCAGTTAGAAGAGTATTTTACGATCCAGATGGAATGGTATATAGATGGAAAGAAGGTATTGCAACATTAGCGTTATTTGGTGATACATATCAGCCAAGTCCTCCTGGTAGTTATGCTCCGGCGATAATCAGTGATCCATTCGCTGGTCAAGATATAATGAATGTTATATCATTATTGATTTCTGGTCAGCCATATAATTTTACCACTTTCTATAAAGCTGCATTGATGATTGATGGCAGTTTCAAGAAAGATAGTGGAACTAATAGAGATTCGAGCGGTTCATTCCTACGAGGATTAACTCAACAATTAAAAGAGAGAAACGCTATCTATGGTAATTTTATACCTTTTAAACAATTAACTGTGGATGAAACAACATTTTCCAAGGTATTAAATAATCAAATTAATGCCACGTCATACGATGCAGATTTGCAATCACTATTAAAACAACGGGCAGATTTCGCTGATAAATTGTCAGTATTTGGTATAACCAATGCTCAAGACCTTGCCACAAAAGGTAATAGTAATGATAAGTTATTACAACAAAATCTACAACAATTAGATACATTAATACAGAAAAAAATAAATGATATTAGTCAAACATTAAATCAGGCAGGTAATCCTCCTGTTTCATTACTTGGTAATGATATTTCTTTTGATTATGATAATTCAAATTTAAATTCTGGTTCTTCAACAAGGTTAGATGATTCATCAAGAAGAGATTTACGACGCAGATTAGCATTTCTAACAAGGAGGATAGCGTGGAAGGTTAGGGCTAATGAGGATATTAATTTTTTCATTGTTGATGATACATATGATAAAGATTATGATATCCAAGCATTCATAACAGAGTTCGTAAATCCAGAAACATTTAAAAGCGACTATATGACTGTTGCTACAAAAATAGAAAATATAAAAAATGTAATAGCTGGTTTTGAGCTATTTGTTAATACACAAGGGCACATAGAAGCAAGAAGTCCAAGGTATAATAGAGTTCCAAGTTCCGTGTTCTACAAAATGTTGAGATTAAAAGACGATCTTGGTATTCAGATTTTCCCCCAATTTTTAGAAGATCTTTCATTGGATCAGCTCGATGCTGCATATCAAAATATAGAAACATTAGAAGATGAAATTAGGTTATATTGTTTAGCATTAGGATATGCAACAGATGATGATTGTGAAAGTTTTATTAACAGTTTTGATCAAGGAACACTTGCTGGAATACAAAGAGTAAGTGGTAATATAGGCGGATTTCAATTTGTATCTGATGAGCAAACTGGCAAGATAACAAATACAGTTTCTTTAAATGTTTTGTCGCAACCAGATGCAATGAATAGTGCTATCTCAGCCAGTCTAGATACTAATAACCTTCAACAGCAAACTAATTTAAATTTATTCAATGTTGCATCAAGGGCTGAGTTCGTTCAGTCAGTATTACCGTCAAATACAACAAATAATACAACACAATTTCAAACAGCAGCACAAATAGCAAGTGATACCTCGGCTCAAACCAGACAATCTATGATCGTTACAAGATTACAAGGTGCTACAAGTATGATGTTCGATCTGAGTCAGTTATTCCCCAATGGTTCTCAACAACCATCTGTCGTTAGCAGTAATGACATATTGCAAATAGCTAATGGCATATCAGGACGCCTATCTCAAAGACAAACTGCCATAAAAACAGCAGTCAATTCATTAAAAAGTCTCCAAGAAGGATTAACGTTAGTTAGCGGTTCGGGTGGTCCTGGAAATCAGGCACTTGGAAATGCATTATTACATCCATCATTGAGTCGAAGTAAAAATATACCTAAAACATTTGAGTATATGATCGAAGATGAATCATATGATGATTATGGTCCAGGATCGGGTAATAGATATGTAATAAAAAATAATGATATAATAAATTATTCTATCACGGAAAATAGACCACAATATACTTCAATAGAGGTAACTGGAAGATTTGGTGGGCAGGCAGCACAATTAATTAATCAAAACGGAATTGCATCAGAAGATTTAAAATTATTTCAATACGGTAATGCTTTTAATAGCGTATCAGCAGTAGATTATGATTTATGGAGAATGTATGGTATCTCAGTTCCACAAGGTATTGATGCTCCATATTTAACTAATCCAGAGGTTCAATGTGCTCCATACGCAGTGTCCGTTCTTAATCAAGCAAGAAAAGAAATATTAAAAGCATCATTAACTATTGTTGGGAATGAATATCAACAGCCAGGCGAAGTGCTATATTTAGAAGATATTGATTTATTATTTTACGTGCATAGTGTTCAACATAATTTTACATATGGACAAGGATTTACAACAACATTGGAATTGACCCACGGTCACAATCTTGGAGAATATATACCAACCTTCCTAGATGTTATAGGGAAGATGTTCTATAAAAATAATAAAGATACGACAAACCTAGCTCATAAAAGACAAGGAAACGTATTTAATCAAGAGCACGTTGCTACGATAGTAGGTAATACCGCAACTAGTAATTCAGTAAATGGTATAGTTTCGGCCAGCAATACATCATCAATAGATGATGATATAACTAATGCTATATACGGATCATCAAATAAAATGGGATTACAGCGTCTTTTAGATTATGGCGGTTCAACGTTAAGTTTAGACGGGGCAGTTTTAGAGTTACGAATATATTCTAACAGTAATAGTGATAATTTTAGTGATCCGAATACCTACGCGCTCAAATTGGCAAATGAAGTTCTTGGATATTTAACTGGTTCTACCGACTTAACAACCAATGCACAGCCAACTGGTAGTTTACAGACTAATCCTCAAAAACTATCAGCGTATAAAGAGCAAATACAAGTTACAATAGTAGATTCTTACGAGGACGGTGAGTTTAGAGCACCCTCACGAGAAGCATTTTATTATGGAAGAGATATAGCCAATAAAAACTCATCAGGTTCAGGAGATGCCACATTAGACCAGTATGATATTGATAATGCAATATATAGTTACATAGTCGATTGCTGGATTGTATTTAATAATCCGGCCGATTCCACTAATCCAGCGGATGGAACATAATGGCACAAGGACCCATATTTAAACCATCTGGAATGACACGATTGGCTACGATCACGAAAATTGATCTTAGCACGATGTCAGCATATGTTACATTCAGGCCCGATTCACAGTTAAATAATGATGGAGCCAGAGATGTATTAGCCCAATTACCAATCCCATATCTTTCAGCTGGTGGCGGATTTATTGGTGGTTTTCCAGCAGAAGGAACGCCTGTTTATGTCAGTCAAGTTGAAGGAACAAGTAATTATGCGATAGTTGCATTTTTAGCAAGAGACCCAGTAGCAAGATTGACACAATCGTCTACACAAATAAGCATACCGGATTTAACAAGAGGCGGAATAACTATACAATCAAATAATGATGTTGCAATAAATCTTAATGATGATGTTATTGTTATAGGTGAAACAGAAAACTCAGCGACATTTGATATAACTAGAAAGGTATATCTCAATAATTTTGATCAGTCCTATTATTTAGGACAAGGTTCAAGAGAGATAAATGGTATTATATATAGAGATAAACAACCATCCACCAACTATCCTTCATTTTTAAGAGAGTTTGACACAGCATACGATGATACATTAATTGCCATTGGAATGGATCCGATTGCAGATGCAAAGATTTTTAATTCTGGAACAGCTGTAAGAAATCCTGCAAGAGTAGAAAAAAGAGAAGTTGTATATGAATATGAAGAATCTGCCAATGTATATTCTGATGATATTGAATTAGAGTTCTATAAAACAGGAGTTTTTCCAAATTACTCAACCATAACTGATAGGAGAGCTGGACGAGCCGATGCATTGAGTTTAAGTTTAACATCACCAAATTATTTAATAGAAGAAATAAAAGGAACAGTAGTAGATTTATATGGAAATGTGATAGATTTAAATAGAGATATAGTTCCATTAGGTGTTAATAATCTATCATCATTTAATATTAAATCCACTGCAAGCGAACAGGATACTTTTAAAAATGCGTATCAACAAATAAAAAGGCAAGAGAGAAAAAGTCTCGCATATCATTTTGAGATAAATGCAAGAAAAGAAACAAAAGGTTCTGGTCCTCCAAATGTAAATAATAAAGATAATTATGCTCGTGCTCGTAGTAGATTCTTTTTTGATATTGATAAAGAAGGTCAATTCAAGCTAAATGTACCAGCATCCAGCGAAACAGGCAATATACCATTAAATATCAGATATGAAAATTATTCAACAGTTTCACCTAACCCTCAATCAAATAATACTAATGATTTAGTGTTTAATTCATTATATAAAGATGTATTAGCAGAATCATTTATTAATGATCCTGCAATATCTCTATTAGATGATATTGGTAATTCATTTGGGCCAATAGATAGGTTTTCAGGTAAAAATAACCCGATATATATACAACACGGAACCGTATATCATAATATTGCAGATACTTGCAGTACCATACAGACTAATACGTTTTATACCCCAGTTGAATATGTTACGACTACAACATTGGCAGCAGGACAAGTCCCACCTATTCCAACAATCATTAGTACGCAGATAATTACTAATGGTGTAAATGCTAATGCTGGTGGCAGAAGTGGTAGTTTAAATTTCGATGGATCAGTAGAAATTAATATTGGTGCAAATACGGTAGATCGTCAATCATTATGGTTAGATACTCAGGGTGGAATAGTCGCAAATGTTGGTAGGGATTTAAGGAATATAAGTCTTGCAGCAAATATGGATGGTGAGGTCATAATACAAGTTGGAGGTAATACGGTTCCAGCGGAAACCACACGGTTTCAAAACTCAAATACCGGCTGGGTAGCCGGTGTTGTGGATATTCGTGTATTCAATTCTCAAAAGGAAATGACAATACTGAGAATAGATGATGATGGGCTAACAATTACTACGCCTGGTAGCATGACCTGTTATGCGAGAAAAATGTTATTTCGTAGCCCTGCGTCTATTGAATTTGATAGCCCAAATATAGTATTGAATGGACGACCAGTAATTGAAGATCCTGCTGCTGGTCCTATCAGATAATTTAATTTTAATAACAATAAATAATGATATAGATATAAAAGAATAAAATGCCTTGTACCCCTTTACCAGAAACAAATGTTATACCGCCTAATTCTGGGACATTTCCAGGATCTAACGGGTTTGCTGTTGCATTGCCTAGCTATAATATTCCGTTCGCTCCATCACCAGTGGAAGATCTTACATCAATATTTAATCAACTGAGTTTTATATTGCCACCCGGTACATTAAAACCAAAAATGGAGCCCAATGTTATTATTGATGTATATGGTGCGGTTAATAGTTTATTAGAAAAGTTCAGTCCATTCTTAATGTTATATAAGTTTTTCTTACCAGTATTAAATTTAATTTTATGTATAATAGAGGTTTTGTGCTCATTATTGAATCCATTTACACTTGGTGGAGCTATAAGTAATCTGTTTCGTAATTGCATACCAGAGTTTCTTTCTATTTTTCCAGCATTTGCAATACCAATAATGATAATGTCCTTATTATTACTAATTCTATCCTTAATAGAATATTTAATAACTCGTATTATTGGTATTATTGATGTTATAGTTGCTAATTTAAATATGCTTGGAAAAGCTGCTCCAAGATTGGATAATGATAGCATTATAGGAATCGTTAAAAAAATAGGCGATTTATTATGCTCATTACAAAACCTATTCGTAGTATTTGGTGTATTGACAACTATCATTCAAATAATAAAAGCAATCCTTAGTTTAGGATTCAGGATTCCTCCTTGTAGTTCAAGTGGAGGTAATCCAAGTTCTTGTTGCACACCCGATGTATGCCCAGCATTCATCAAGAATAATAGTGATATTATAAGTAGCACTGGTACATTTTTATATTATAATGAAGTTGGTATAGATTCAGGATTAGTATTGCCAGCATCATTTCCTCCAATTATATCGTCTATAAGATCTGAAAGCTGGCAGTTCTATGACGCCAATCTTTCTACGAGTCAGGCATTCAGCAATATAGTTAAAGCATATGATTTACCTGCTGGAACATCGAAAATATTTTTCCCAGGAGGAACAAATTATACAACGACAACAGATCCGAACTCAACGCCATATACAATTAGTTTTAGATTCTTTTATGTTCCAGCTGATTTTAGTTATAATCCAACAGATCCAAAAGGCCCAAGATATATGCGAATTGTGAATGCAATCGTTAAAGATCCCCCGACTCTTGGTGTTTCGTCATATAATAACGATCTAGTTGCCCCATTCAATGGAACATTAAATTTGATTGGTGGGGTTGTTACAGAGGACAATGGTGATATAGTAGTTGATTCTCAAAATAGACCAATCCCATTAAATACTTTTATACATCAAAATTCAACTAACATACCGGCCAATGAAGGATCTTATTTTCCAAATGATGGATATTTATTTCAAGATTTAACATATACTTTTACTATCAATCATGAGGTCCTGGTAGGGGAAAGTTTAATAACATTAGGATGTATTCCAGAGGTTGCAGTTAATAAAGATTTCATTAATAATACAATAGGTGCGCAATTCAATGGCAACTCTGCTGCGTTGGCAAATATAACATTACCAGATGTTGCCGGCACACAAGACGCAATCATAAATGCAATAGCAGTATATAGTCAGAGTGTATCTATTCCATCGACTAATTTATTTCAAGCAACAGTATTAGGATTACTAAATAACCTACAACAACAAACCAATAGTTCAATAGCACAGGTGATACCAGCAGCTTATGATCAATATACAAGTTCATTTTATTTAAGTACAAATATTCAATTTATTACTCAACCAATAACTATATTTGTTTCAATTAATGAAAGTTCTTCGCAATCATTGACAAATAATTTGCCATCAGATGTTGCAACATCAATAGCGTCTCAAATACAGGCTAATGTTTCATTAGGTAGTGTAGGGCCGTTTTCTTATGACGGATACCAGCTATTTATGGCAGAAATATTAAGTGATACACCTGGTAATGGAACAGTTAAGGTATCATTTGATAATAACTATATTAGTATATTAAATAACCCAACAGATATAACGCAAACACCATCAGTTTCCGTCAATGAATTAAATTATACATTTGTATATTCACCATCTATATCCTCATCTAATAGTTCAAGTTCAGAGGGTGGAGCACCAAGAAGAGACGAGGGCGATATAGCTAGGGATGGAACTATTGATAGCGGGAGTTAGTAGTGGCAAATATAAATAATTCAAATAATAATTTTTATGATAATAATTCATCACAAGACAATACGCAGTCAAAATATAAAAGTAATCAAGATATATTAACTATTGATTTTGATTCATTATATGATAATTTTATTGTGCCAGTTGATGCGATCAGGAGTCATTTTAATGCATTAGTGCCTAACTCACAGGAATTAAATACACCACAATATCAAGAATCACGATGTCACGCATTTTATAGAATGATAGGATTTCCTATTGTTGCTGATGATAGTAATTTTTACAGTCCTGGTTATGACCCAAATCTAAATACTGACAAAACATCAATGGCAGCATATCAAAAAATAGCAGATGCAATTATATCTAATTTAGATTTAACATCACAATTTGCTTTCAGGGAGCAGCAAGTACAAATATATTTTAATAAGATTTTTGCTAATGGTGGTGTGCAAGCACAAGAGATTACGCTCGGTTCTTTGTTCATAAGATCATTCGCCCAACAACTTGGAAATACAGCTCCATTAGTTGATGATCCGAATAAACGACAATTCGTACATGAACGATCCGTAGAAGTTAATAGAGTATTTGGATTAAATAATATGATAGATACGAGTATTCTCACCACTAAACATCCGATTAAACCATTTATAGTAGATCCAAGAATAGATTCATCGGTTAGGCCAATAGTAAATAGAGTATGTGCTCCATTTTTGAATGACAAATCGCAAACAAAAATATTTACCTCAACAACAGGTTCAACTGATAATTTAAAACGACCATATATCGAAAAGGTAATAACAACAAGATATAATAACAATAATCTTACGTTAAATCAAGGAAATGATGTAATCACAGCAATATTTAATGCCGTAACCGCAGACCCATCGCAAACAGATCAGGATTTAGTGGCTGCGGTTGCTGATCCGTTGGGTCAACTATACAGTTCAGAGGTAAAGATTTTCAGTGATTATGTGAAAATAATGCAAATCGTGGTGGATAAACTAATAGAATCAATAAATAATATACAAAAACTTCGATTAAAAATTAATTTTGAACCAATACCAAGCCCAACTGGTGGTGTTGAGGCTGGCACAAACGGAGGTACATTAAATCCCCCTGTCGCAAATGATCCTAACAATAGGGCGATTGAAAATCAAATAATTCAATTAACTCAAAAACAAATATTAAATGATATCCAGTTCGATACAGGATTAAATGGAACACCAGATCTGGGTGATTTCGTATTTTCTAATCTCGATGATTCCGTATTTTCCATTAATAAAAATGTCGATAAATCATATCAAACTAATCTAGATTCTCTAAATAATAATCGTAATACATTAGGTAATTATGGCATTGATTATTTGAGAAATATTGAAATAATAATGGGAGAGTTCAGTGGTTTTGGATTAATGGATATGGTAGCTATGCAAGCAGCATTATGGATTATGGATCCGCTGGCACTGCTCGGATTGATTGACACAAGGGCATTTCAAAGAATGCAAAAATATAGATCCGATATTAATTTACAAGGCGTGGAACAGTCAGATATACCAGATGTTATAACGGCATTGACATCATTTGAGGGAACATTATTGAATATATATAAATTCATACAAAAATACTATGATAATGTCAATAATGGAACCGTCCTGATTGCTCAATAACCTATCTTTTAGCCAAATAATAATAATTCAGCATATTCATAGGTGGAGCTATGTCATTTGATTTACAAGTATATAATGGAGATTTAGTTATAACGAACTCAGATTTTGCCACTATTCAAGGCAATGATAAATTGGTGCAAGATTTACTCAAAATAGCATTAACACCTGCCGGTGGAAATGTATTAAATCCTTGGTATGGTACCTTAATCAGTAAATCTTTAATAGGATCTGTTTTGCAAAATGATATATTACTATCAGTTGCACAAACACAGTTACAAAATGCTGTAGAAAACCTTAAGAAACTGCAAAACTTACAGGTCCAATCAGGACAATCAGTTTCACCAGATGAGCAAATAGCGTTCATTCAAAATATCTCAATAGTTCAGAGTCCATTTGATCCAAGACAGTATCAGACGACCATAAATGTTTTAAGTCGAGCATTCGGCAAAGTTAGTGCCGTTTTTACAGTAGGTAATTCTTAAAGGTAGATAATGGTAACTATTCGGTCAACAAACGAATTAATATTAAGTCTTTTAGACTTTTTTAATACTGCCCAGCCTAATTTAGATCTTAAGCCTGGAACAGTTGCTAGGGATTTAATCGTTGATGCTCCGGCCTCACAAATTGCTCTATTGTATGATGAGCTCGGGAAAATATCAAATCTTCAATCACTGAGATTGGTATCTGGCAGCGACTTAGACAAATTAGCACAAAATTATGGTGTGACAAGAAAAGTTGCTACAAAATCATCCGGCACAGCGTTATTGACATTTGCTTCAATTCCAGCTATTATTGCAATAAACACTAATTCGTTAATAACATCTACTAGCGGATCTACTTTCGTTGTATTAAATGGTACTAGTGTGGATCCAGCAAATGCTAATTTTTATAAATCTATTGCCACAAAATATCAAAGTACTTTAAGCTTTTTGAATATAACAGATCAGTATGCTGTTGAGGTTTCAGTTCAAGCCACAACGGCTGGAAGCGCCGGGAATATATCTCAATACTCATTAAATCAAACATCCATTCCAGGTGTGTCAAATGTTACGAATACATTTCCATTTACAGGTGGTAATGATCAAGAAAATGATGCAACATTTAGAAATCGTGTATTAGCCGTATTTAGTGGATCGAATATAGGCACAGCTCTCGGATATAAAAACTTAGTTTTGTCCAATTCTGCTGTTTCTGATGCTGTCGTAATTGGTCCAGGTAATCCATTGATGACAAGGGATGGAACACAGGTTGTGGAAAACTCAGATGGTAGTTATACGATTATATCAGAAGGAACCGGTGGTAAAGTAGATATACTTATTCTTGGTAGTATTTTAACTCAATTTACAGATACATATATTTATATAGATCAAAGTAATAATAATGATCCAACAAATAGCGCAAATATAATTGTATTAGGACAAATTGCAGCGGATGCGAATAAAACAGTCACGCAAAAAAGAATTGATGATATAGCAAACGGAGTTTTACCAGCTCAACCAGTAGAAGCAATTTTACAAGTTACGGGTTCTTTAAGTGGCGGTAATTTCGTTCCAAAAACAGTAGATAGTCTTGGCAGAATATCTGGAAATTATGAGTTAATAAAAGATACCGGTGTATATGCTGGAAGCCCTTGGGGTTTTGATAAGTTTCACTGGATATCAAATAAAATATCCTTATTCCAAGAAGATAGAGTTAAATCAAAATTTAACGGACAAGACGCTACAACATATTCGGATGTTATTGATATACCAGAGGTTCAACAAAGTATATCTATACTTAGTGAAAATAGTATTGTATCAAGCACCGATAGCTCTATAATACAATTACTTCATACTCCGGCTACGAATGTTACAAGAGTATTTAATGTAAATACGGGTGAAACCTATACGATAACTAATCAAAATCTAGACAATACAGGAAGCACAAATACGACTGGGCAAATACAGATTAGCGGTAATACATTACCGTCTTCCAGTGATATACTTCAAGTTGATTATACTTGGATTGATAGTTATGATCCATATAGTGATTATGATGGTAAGTTTTTAAATAATAATCCAAGACCAATTTCAGATAGCGTTGATTGGGGCATTTCTAATGCTATAAGGAATGAAAGAGTATTATTTTCATTAAATTCATCGAGTAATCTTTTTACTGGTACTGTAAAACATCCAGTATCTGTTGTAATATCTGCAAACTATTTTAGTTTTAGTCGTGGCACAGTTGTTGTTGGCACGGTTGCAAACTTTCTAACAAGACTTCAAGTAGTCCTATCACCAATCGATAATCCAATAAACTCTATAGAGAGTATTAGGCTCACTGATTCTAATCAAGAAATATATAATACAGCACAAAATGATGGAATTATTATTAATAATAGTATCGTTGTTGGAATACAATTAAAATATAGTTCAACAATAATATTGCCAACAGATACTTCGGCGGTGGTAGGTGATTTAATATCAATAACCTATAATCAACAAGATTCATTTAATGTTACTAATTCGACGGGGAGTTTTACATCTAATCAAATAACTATTCCGGTATCAAATGTACCAGCATCAACACAATATGTATATCTAGATGTTACGTATTTGGCTGCATTACCAGATTTACTATCTGCCGGAATAACTAGTCTTCCGATTAGTAGATCTGGAAATGGTTATGTATTAAATACAAATATAGGATCAACAAATAATATAAATTCAAATACATTAAAAAGAGAAAATCAAACAATTCAAGTTAATGGTTCAAGCCAAAATTATGTAACATTAAGTATTCCATCTTCCGATTTTTCATTGCTACAATCACAAATAGTATCCGTTATAGATTTAGTTTCTGGTAAAGAAATATGGAATACCGATTTTCCTGGAACCGTTGTAAATACCGGAACCCAATATCAATTAATATTTTCTGGTTTTAATGCTCCATCTGTTGGCGATAATGTTTTAGTAATATATTTTGCCGATGATATAAGAAGATTTCAGCCATTTACTTTTACAAATCAAATCATAAAAACTGATTTTCAAAACTTGGCGTATAATTTTACAACTAATAATTTTTACGTACCTATACATAATTTTATTATTGAAAATAATATATCTTTTAATATAATTGATAATACAACTGGATTGTCGATAGCATCAGGAACAGACGGATATATACAATCAGTTTCATCCAATTCCTCAACAGCAACTTTTTCAAGCATATCATTTAGTTTTTCATCAATAGATGATTTACTTGGAAAATCAATACAATTAGTAAATACAGTAAATATAAATAACAAAGGTTATTATAATATAACATCTATAAATACATCGAATAATTTATTAACTATACAGTTAGCAATTGCTAATTTACAAACAATACAAATTAGTATTATTAGAGTTGCAGATAATAAAGACCTATGGACTATATCTGGCACAATAGATTCAACAGATAATATTTTAAATCTTCCAGTAAATGCATTAGCATCTCAGGGAGACGAAGTTATTGTCATTCTATTCGGAAATAAAAACTTACATCAGTCACCAACAAAATTGTCAATAACCGTCACAGATCAAATAGCCAATTCAGGTGTTATAACAGCTTCTGGTACAACAGTTACACAGGTGGCCAATGTTGTATTTACGGCAATCAATTCTGGATTGACACAAAATGCACTGTCAGCATTCGTAACATTTCTTAATCTAACTATTAATGCAACTATTCCGTCAAACACATACATCACGAGGGTTGTAAGTCTTAAAAAAGTGAGCGTTACAACGGGAAATCAAGTATTAAGCACATTGGCAACATATGATGTTCTTGGTACAGAGATAAGTAATAATTTATTATATGCTAATGAAATGATAAGCGATCCATTATTACAAAATACACAATTCACATTACCATCAACGACTAATAATATAAATAATGTGCCAAATCTCGGTGATTCATTAATGATTACATTTTATTATGCAACAGATGGCGATTATGAAAATGTATATTTTACAAAAAACGGTACTCTCTACACTAATAAAAAGTTTGCATTCTTAAATAAGTTCTATGCATCAAGCGGATTTAATTCATCACAATCAGCACGATTCACGGTTTCATTTTTTACACAACCAGCAACCGGTTCAAGATATACTGCGTTTTATGATTATTTAGCTCCAAAACAAAATGAAAGAATATTAATTAGTTATAATTATAATTCGTTAATAACAAATACAACATTTACTGTTGAAGGAGCTCGTCCGGTGACAGCAGATGTTTTGGTTAAAGAAGCAAAAGAATTACTAATAGATGCTACACTTAATATAGTTATTAATTCTAATTCAACAAACTCTGCTGCAATAGTTATACAAAATGTAAAAAATGCTGTTACATCAACAATTAATACAAATCAATTAGGCGGAGTGTTAAATTCATCTATGTTAATTTCAGCAGCACAATCGGTAGATGGCGTGGAACGAGTTCGCGTAGTATATTTTAATGTCGATGGTACAGGTGGTCAAGTATTAACGATTACCGCTCAAGAAAATCAATATTTCGTCGCTAATACGGTTTCAATAGCACAAGAAAGTATTACAAGTGGCTAATTTAAGAATTATATCTGTAACAGTAGTAGATAGCACTAATATTACTGCCAAGTTTTCAGAATCTTTAAATGAAAACATAAATACTGGTAATATAATAATAAGTGCTCAAACTCCGGGTGTTTCTAACCCATCAGTCCTAATTGTTACTGTTTCAAATGATTTATTGTACATAACGACACAACCATTAGTACCACAAGCAGCATATTTCATAATTTTTCAATCAACCAGTCAAGTGCCATTTAGTTCATTAAATGGTGATGCATTTATTTTAAATGATGGAATAACAAATAGACAATTAATATTAGGGCCATTAGATTCAAGTAACCCAGTACAAATATATCTAAATAATTTTCTTAGAAACAATGTATATAATTTAGACAGCCCATCAGTAATATCAAATTATATACAAGGTCTATCAACTATATTTTCTAAATCACTATATGATATAAGACAATCAAAAAATGAAAACTATTTAACAACTACAATAATTGATGAATTTAAAACAAGAGGCAACGGTCCATATGACAGACTTAATGAGGAAGGCGCGTATGAAATTTTAAGGGTTGGCATTAATCCAACAAGTGATCCTGTACAAAATATTACATCCATTTCGTTGTTTCCGAACTATCCTGTATCGTTGCAGGCAACTAGTTATTCAGAAAACCTACCTCTCGTTACTGTTGATAAAACTGGAACATTTAATCAAGATACTTTTACGATTAATTTTACTAAAAGATTTGTAATTATATTGAATAGTGTTTTATTCGTATATGATTCTTCATTGCCACCATACAACTATAATATACAGGAGTATGGATATCAAATACTTAATTCACTGTATGATCCAGATAACTCTTTTACATACGAATTATTATTAGATAATCAAGTTATATTAAATAGAGGTATATTAAATGATCCTAATTTTTCCACAGAAAATATTGCTTATGTTCAGGTAACTTATGAATATAAAGATACTGGAAAAGTTCTCGATCCAACATCACTAGTTGTAGATACAGTTCTTTCGTCTGGTCGTGAGGTACTACCACCGCTAGAAAATACATTTACACTAATGCACGCTCCAATAGTAACAAATAATGATACTATTGGCAGTATAGGCAGTGTTGTATTTACCGATCCGAATGAACCGCCAGATTCAAACATACCGCATCCTGCATTTTTGTATGAATTACCATTTAGATTAGATTATTTGCCATCTCAAATTGGTGAATACTCAATAGATTATAGTTCAGGAAACGTATATGTGTATGGACAAGATAATAATAAAACTGGAACTGGCGCATATCCTCCATTGGCAACATATACATACAGATATGTTTTTAAATCACAAATAGATTATGTATATGATTCAGATAGTTTTGAGCTTGTAGGATTGCCAAATGGTAGTTTAATAGGATCATCTGCCAACATAATATTTAATTATGAAGAGGTATTGGCACAGGGCATAGATTATATCGTATCATCGCATATCGAAGTTTTAAATGAATATATAGATAATAGATTGATAGCAGTAAATACTATACAGCCATTAAATTTTCCAGTGACAGATGTATTCAGAATATTTAATCAAACCACCGGTGAAGTGTATAGTATATTACGATGGACAAATAATCAAATATTTTTTAGTTATATAAAAGCTCCAAATATAGTTAGTCTAACTGGTGAAAGAGCATCATTTCAAAATATTACAAATGAAACTCTTTCTGTTGGTGCTGTGATGACATTGACAGATGGAAATATATTTAAATTTTTTCTAAATAATAATAATTTAATTTCCTCCTCACAAGACGAAATAGGTTCATCATTTAATTCAAGCGTATCATTTTCTAATATTAACATATTTATTCAAGAAATATATTTTGACAACTCTTCTAATGAAACACAAAATACATCAAGATTACAAAATGTAGGTGATTACCAAATAGATTATATTAATGGTATAGTATGGTGCTATGTATCATCATCTCAATCATACTCGGTTGGTTCTATATCGTATAAGCGCGGGTATATTTCGCCAATAAATCCTCATTTAATCTCAGTTGATGATATCTACTATCAATTAAATACATTAGAACAAAAAACAAAACAATTTTCATATACAAGTTTTACTGATGGCAGTATATTACCAACAACATTCGATATTGCAAACGAAGGTTTTTTGAATGGAAACTCTGAATATCCATATCAAGTATATAATAATCAAGTTGGCGTATTTATAAATGCTATATTTTCTCCGGGTGTATCTAATTACATTGGATATATAAGAGGATTATATGAATATGAAGATTTATTAAATAATATAAATCCAATTAATTTTTCTCAGGCTTCCACATTTAATGGAAAAAATATAACTGTAAGCTCTCTATTATTTACTGAATACCATTCAATTCAATTTGATGGAACAAATTATTATATATTAGCTAATACCTCATTACAATATCTTTCTCCTAATATTACGCTAAATATACAGATAACAAGACTTTCAGATAGCGCTCAATTATGGAATGATTCTGGAACAATTATTTTAGGCAATCAATTAAAATTAATATTACCAAATATTAATTCTCCACAAATTGGTGATGCAATTCAATTAATATATTCATACACAATAAATAATCTATATAGAGTTATTGTAGATTATGATAAGGGTGGATATTATATCGATTATACATATCTTGCTGATGAAATAATTATTAGTTATGAATATGGTGATAATATATTAGATTTTAGTACATCTATGGCATTAAGTGCTGGTGATACATACTATGCTAGCTATAAGGTTGGCGCATTACGAGACGCGCTATTGAAAAACTTCGGAACACTAATTAATATACCAATACTAAATAGTTTAGATGTTTCATTTGAACGAGAAAGATATAGGGACGCTCTTATAGCTGCAATGAGCTCTTTTCCTCAGGGACCAACAATTGAATCTATGAGCAACATAGTAAATACTATTGTTCACACTCCACCTCAAATAATAGAATCTGCATTTCAAAATTGGTCACTTGGAAGTGATTTATTAAATCCAGAGCCTATAACTACGAGTGGCTCTTTTCAATTAGTTACCGCTAAATATGATGACGGCGTTGTTGTGAACACGCCTGGCCAGATTATTAAATTTCCGACTGTTTCTAATGTTAGGCTCGAACAGGGCTCTTTTGAATGTTGGGTAATCCCTAATTGGAATGGAATAGATAACCAATCTGAATTAACATTTAGAATAACTAAAAATGGACAACCGTTACTGCCACAAAATATTTTCCTTGGTGCAGGCGCTTTCCATCCAGAGTTCTCAGACGGATATTCATTTTCTGTAATTAAAAATAGTTCTGTTCTTGGAATACCCAACAAAAGTAAAGATGGAGTATTTATTTACCTGACCAATGATCCATACACAAATATAAATAGATGGTATGTGGATATTTTAGACGGATATGCTGATGGATATGGTATAAAAAACTATCAGGTTTCAATAAAAACGGACGGAAACTTCTATAATGTAAGGTCATTAGCACACGTGCAACCACCATCAGACAGGATATTTAGTGCAAATAATACTGTATCTTATAGTATATCAGGAATCAATAATGTAAACCAGGGGATAACATTTATAGCAGACTATCATCATTATATTTTTGATTTTGGAAAAGATAAAGATCATAATAGATTTTCTATATATAAAGATGAAAGCGGATATTTAAATTTTAGAGTATTCGATAGAGATGGTAGAAACTCTACGGTGGATGCCGATATTTCTTCTTGGATGGCAGGACAGCAGCATCACGTCGCAGCATCGTGGGCAATCAATACAAAAAATAATAGAGATGAATTACATTTATTTATTGATGGACAAGAGGTACCAAATATAATAAAATATGGAAGTAACGTAGGACCATATCTTCATGAGAAGTTTAGAACAGTAGATCCGGAAGAAATTGTTGGATTAATAACATCAGCTATCGTTTCATCAACTGATTTGGTCACAACGCTTGGCTCAAATATTGTAACATCATCATTAAATTTTAGTGCTTATGGTGTTGTTAATGGTGGCACAATATATATCGAAGAGCCCGGATTTTCTATTTCTGGATATCTAATATTAAATGTAAACGGTAATACACTAACATTGGCATCACCGATGCCATTGTTGATGACTGGGGCTTCATTCTCGGTAAATAAAACCTCATTCAATGTATTAACAGAAATAGATTTATATCCAAATATCGCAATATCATTATTGCATTCAACATTAAACGGAACAGATCTGCAAACAACAGATGGATATAATATTGTCAGCTCACCTTCCACTAATTTCTCAACATTGGGCGTACTACCAGGATACCTAATTAGGATAGTTGAAAGCGGTTTTGCTGCAAATTATGTTATTTTGTCTGTTAATGGACAGAATCTAATTTTAAATGACAACATGCCGGCTAGTTATGTTTCTGCACCATTCTATATTTATTCTAACAAGGAACAAGAAATACCTGGGCTCAGAGCACTGCATCCAGCATATAGTATAATTAGAAACTCAGATGATACTGTAACTCTAACGATACTGGATAAAGCTCTGCCAAATGATATCGTATTAATACGAACACTTGGATTAAATCATAGATTAATTAATCAAAAATATTATATATGGGGTAATACAACAAATATAATAAAAACAAGATTACCATCTCCAATTTTACTATCAGATGTAAAAATTACTCATATTTTGCTTGATAGATATAATATTGGGCCGGGTAATTCTACATTAGTTGGTAATACCTTTATATCTAATAATATAAATACAGATCAGCCATCCATATCTGATAACGGTAGAACTGTTTCTGTGTATATATCTGGTACTAATATTGATTATTCTAGTCCCGTAATCGTTTCAATTTACGGAACTAATAACACCTCATCACCAGAAATACTAACTTTTACTGAAAATACCACGCTATCAACGATATCACAATTTACCTCAGTTAGTTATGTAGCAGTAAATTGTACTCCAATAGATCCGACTAAAAACTGTGTTGTTATTTCTATTCAGGAAGTTAGTCCAATAACAGTTGCAGAAAATAGTATTACTGTACCAACAATACGATATAGCTATCAAACTGCTGTTGGTAATACTTTAACTGGTAGCGGTAATACGGTTACAGATCTTAATAATTTCTTTTCCTCACAAACAATCGGAAACTATTTGATAATAACTTCTCCATCAGTTAGTGCTGGTCAGTATCAAATAACTGCTGTTTCATCAGATTACAAAAGTATAACAATATCTCCGGCATTACCATCTCCTATTGCATCTGGTGGTCTATATGAAATACTAACAGTAAGTACATATAGGAGCGGTCTGCAAAATGGATATTTTACATTAGAAAATTTAACCGTTCCAGGACAGCCTTACAACTTAGTTCAGGGATTATATGAGTTCGAATATTATACCTATTTGACTATTCCTATGGGCGTAACTAATTTATATTCATATGTTGGTACTGATTTTACTGGTCATAATATCTTAAATGGTACGTTAGATGAATTAATGATTGTATCTGAAAAATTAACTGACGTAAGAGTTGGTGAAATGGTTGGTGCTAACCAAGAAACAATTACTAAGGATTTTAATTCGTTGAAAGCATTACAACCAACAGCCAACACACTAATGTTACTACATTTTGATTCATTCCCATTTACTAATAATTCATCTATCTATACAACTGCATCAGATCAATTTATTCAATCATCTATTAGTGTAAATGATAATTTTGGTAAAAGTATTGTACTTACTAATAAACCAATGATAATAGATAATACTGGTATATTAACGTCTAAGCAAGAGGGAACGATAGAGTTTTGGGTCAATCCAATTTATGATACTGGAAATGATCCAAATTATAGATATTATTTTGATGCTTCTGGTATTGTAAGCCAACAAGTAATTAGCACCAATAACGCCACGGTAAAAGTCTCTGGAAGAGTATCAAAAGTACTTAATGTAAAATTACAAATTGGTAGCCAGAGCGTGGATTATTTTGCTGGCGGAGTTATTGCATCAGACATGCAAACATTATATCTAAATAGAGCGCTTCCAAATCAACAAACTCCTGTTATTGTCAATTATATCCCAACTGGAACTAATGGTGATAGAATATCCATATTTAAAGATCCAAGCGGATATATTAATTTTAGTATAACAGCATCTAGTGTCGTATATCAAATACGGGTTCCTGCCTATTGGTCTAAGGGAACTTGGCATCGATTAAAAGCAACATTTAAAGTTAATTCTGGATTAGGAACAGATGAAATTAGGTTTTTCGTCGACGGATACGAACGAGGAAACGTGCTATTTGGTAATGGGTTATTATACGGTCAAAATCAAGTATTCGGTTCGTCATTTACTGGTCAAAATACAATGCAGGCAAGCATAGTTTTTAAGGATACTATCAACGAATTATTCATAGGATCAGATTTTTCAGGAACTAATGGGGCATTTGCATTAATAGATAATTTACGAATTAGTAATCAATCTCGACCGTTATTTATGCCATTTGGTGAATCATTAGATGTAAATTATAGCACAAATACAAATATAGTTTTACCAGTAACACCAGATTTATATACAACCTTACTATTAGATTTTGATACATTAGTTACTAAAAATACTAATTTTGCTACACTAAAAAATAGCACCACTGGACTAAGTGATTTTACTATTAATGTTTATGATTCCTTTGATATATTAGCAGATAATCCCGTAGTAAAACAGGTGCTCGAAGAATTGATAAATACATTGAAACCAGCAAATAGCCAAGTGTATATTAATTATATGTAAAGAGTAAGGAAATTGATGCCAAAAAAATTAACCATTGAGGATGCGCAAAATTTAGCAAAATCAAAAAATGGACAATGTTTGAGTGTTATATATATAACTGCGCGTACTAAAATGGAATGGAAATGTTTTGAATGTGGATATGTGTGGTCCGCTCCATATTACTCGATTAAGAGCGGAAGATGGTGTCCCGACTGTGGTGGTACAAGAAAATTTACACAAAAAGAAGTAAATGACACAATAGAAGCTAAGGGCGGTACATGTTTAAGTGAATATAAGCACATTCACAAGCCATTAAAAATAAAATGTTTTTATGGGCATGAATTTCAAAGATGCTATAACGATATAAAATATGGGCAATGGTGCTCTATTTGTTCAAGTTCATTATATGAGCGAATATGTAGGGAATATTTTGAGCAAATTTTTGGAAAACCATTTCCATCGATTAGGCCAGAATGGTTAATGGGTGATAAAGGTAGAAAATTAGAATTAGATGGATATTGTAAAGAATTAGGTATAGGTTTTGAACATAATGGAAGACAGCACTACGTAAAACTTTCACAAATTAATAATGATGCGTTTGAAAGACTAAAATATAATGATGTATATAAAATACAATTAGCAAAAAATATGGGGGCAAAAATAATAATTATACCAGAGTTATTTTCGATGACTAAATTAAGTGATTTAAAACAATTAATTAAAAATCAATGTATGGAATTAAAAATTAATTTACCAAATAATTTTGATGATATTGTCATAGATATAAGTAAGGCATACTACGGTAAAATCAGTTTTGATAGTAATGGAATTTTGGTACCAACAAATAGAAAATATACTATTGAAGATGCTAGAATGATCGCTAAAAACAACGGTGGTGAATGCCTATCAGAATACTATAATTGGAAATCTATGAAATTTAAATGTCAAAATAACCATATTTGGGATGCCTACCCACCGGGAGTGATAAAAGACGGAAGTTGGTGCCAACAATGTTATTTTGCTAAAATCGGTAAATATGATCGTAATCGTAATAATGTGACATAAATATAGGAATATATAATGCGAATCCCTGTTTCTTCACCACAGAATTTATTTTTCGATACGATGAATGTTGATAATACCAATTTAACATTAGAGCAAACCCACGACAATATAATACAGTCTGGAATAATCGATAGTCATTTTGGTTCAGGTGTTTTGCCAGATTCGTTGATTCAGCGTGTATTATTTAATTCAGAATCTGCTAATGGGTTATTAGATGGCAAACCAATCAGTATTCAATCGCAACCGTCAGATAGTAATAATGGAAATCAATTACAAATTGAGTTATGTGGTTCAAAAGCTTCTGGTAATAGAACGGTTAAAGTATTGATTATTGGATTAGATTTTCAAAATAATTTACAATATGATAGATTTACATTTGATAGAAATGAAAAACAATTAAGTTCAAAACATTATAGATCTATATTAACCTTATTATTCAATGATTTCATAGGAGCAGCCAATCAATCGTTAAACCTTGGTGGAGTAATAACAATTAAGGAAGCAAATCCTTTAACTCTATCAAGAGATTGTATAATGATCTCACAAGATGTTGAACCCAATTTGTTTTTTAGAGATTTTTTCGTTAGTACTGGTTCTACGTTAGCCGGCACATTGGCAGCAGCATTACCAAGTTACAATATAGATAATTTAGATATAAGCACCGCCCCTCTTTCATATGCCAGCATCATTGAAAATGATGTAAGCTCACAGGTAGCACAAAAGTTTTTAGCATCAACAAATAATATACAAAAAATAACTCTTTTATTTTCAGTAATAAATGAAACTACACCGAGCAATCTAGTATGGACAGGTGATTTATTAATTAGCTTATATCCACTTCAATCTACTGTATCATGCCCAACAGATATTACACCACAAGCACCAATAGATTTTGATCCATCTAATATACCGTTAGCACAGTTGAGTGTCAATTATTCGACTCTTTTAGCATCCGGTATTCAATTAAATACAGTTCCGCAACCCGTTGATTTCATATTTAGTAACACGCCCGTTGGTTCCGGATTAGTGATCCAATCAGGAACCTATTACGCTGTTACGGTAAAACGAGCAGGATCAGCAGATACATGTCAAATACAATTGGCAGTCGGTACAAACAAGGCATCAAACACTTGGGAAACATTATTCAATGGTAGCGTATGGGTAGATGTACCAGAGCAATCATTATGGTTTCAAGTATGGACAGATTCAGCAAAAGTTTCAGATGGTCAGGCATACGATGCTGGTAACGGTGTCTTCGTTCCCAAGACACAGATAAACCCAACAACAGGACTGACACAAGATTATGTTCTTAATGATATTCAGTTTGTTAGAAATGATTTATATTATGCATTATTACAAGCAATAACAGTAGATAGTGTTCCTGTTCAGAGTGAGCGAACCGGTGAACCTGTCTTTACACAACAACAATTTGAGCCATCAATTACATTATTGAATGCCACATCATTAGCTAATATACAAAATGTCTCGGAGCCGTTAATTATTGGTACGATATCAGATCAAAATGTAAAAACATATAACGCATTCAATTCAACATTAACAGCAGCCTTTCACGAATATGGGATGGTTGGGAATCAAATTGTAATAAAAGTAATAACCGACCCTACTGATGGATATCGATATGATCAAAATATAATAGAGTTAGTATCATTATTGGTGAATGGCTCATTGAATGGTGCAAAAATAATTCCAAACACAGCTAATCCATCATTTTATTACAAAATATCAAAAGCAGAATATATTTCAATGATTTATGGTGATGTTAATGGTGATGGCATTGTAGATGATAATGATTTAGCCTTAGCACAACAACTCGCAACAGTAAATTTAAATATCATACCAAGTTATAGTCAATATATTCAACAAACAGAATTATTTGTTGCTGATGGTTATTTACAGTGGCAAGTGCTGGATCCATCATTAAATATAATAGCATCTGGCAGTGATGGTATTTTAGTCCCAAATCCATCTAATGGGGCGCAAGCCAATTTTGGAAGCGCATCAGCTAATTTTAATAGCATATCAAACTTAGGCGGTGATACATTTGCAATTTTTAATTCAGTAACCAGTCCAGGAAATAATGGTTCATTTTCTATTGTAAATTTAATAAGTAATAATGATATAACAATACAAAAACAATATTACACATCAGATACTATATTAGAAATTATGAGATCAGATATAAATGGTGATATGATCTTAAATGCAACTGATATAAATTATATATCAAACTATGTAAATGCCGTTGCTCCAATACCAGCCACAACATCTCCTGCAAATAAAATAGGAACATCATTTAATGCTATTCGTCTCACATTGGAAAAATATATAGACAGAAATGATGATTACCCATCAAATGGCACAAATAGGGGTGATACATTACATCCGTTACCAGATGTATATTTAGATGGATATACTTTATTTGCTAATCAAAATCTTCAATATAATCCACTATCATTCAGTATAATGAGTCAATTAGTATGGGATCAATCAAGTGTAGTGGTTAATTCCAATCCAAGATTGGTTCAAGCATCTTTCAACTATCAAACAGGTTATACTAATCCCTTATGTTATGTTCCAGGTGTAATATCACAAACATTTCCAAGAGCTCAACCATTTGATCCAGGCAGAAATGATTTTTTCATATCAAATAATCTTATAGTAAATAATGGAGGACAATTTTTACGACCAGATGGTTACTTTATGAAAATGGATTATGAAATGTCAACAATTTTATTTGAGATACCAGAAGTATCATTTGATACTGAACACAGTGTTAATTTGTTAACTGATTTTATTGCTGATGTTACTGGCACTGGATACACAAATCTTGGTTATAGAGCCATGAAGTTCGCTGACTGTACAAACGTGACTTTAAATGCGCTAAATCTAAATCAGATTAGATTTGGAACAGCAGTTCAATCATTTTCACCACAATTAGATGGTATTGATCCACAATGTATTACAGGGATTATTGTTGATGGTAAAATAGGAGTATCAATAAATTATTCAACCGGGCTATTGACATTAAATTTTACTAATTTGTATCAAGATCCAGTAAAACAAACATTAAATACAAAAATAGAAGTTACAGTATATCTTAAGAAAGCTGGTTGGAATAATACACCAATCTACGTCAATTCAACAAAAACACAAAATATATTCGGTGTTCCAAATCCACCTCCAACAAATACTGTATGCCCAGATCCATCAATCGTTATTATTAGTTAGGAATATATGGCACTCATAATAGCATTAGGTGATCCTGTAATAATAAATGTTTTAGTACTATCCTCCGGGATATTATTAACTCCAACTGGAACAGTTATTTTACAAGATAAAAATCATACTATTTCGGTTGGTAGATTAGGTAATAATGGTCAATTTACATTTAATATTTCATCTATCGTTTTAGGGCTCGGCGTACATGAAATGACAGCTTATTATGCTGGTGATCAAAACTTTGCTCCCGGTTTCTCAAATGTATTGGAAGTAGATATTGTAAATCTAGCACAATCAACAACTACAATCATGCCTTCCGCCACAAGCATAGCATATGGTACACTTATAACATTTTCTTCAACTGTTACTGGAACTGGCGGTACTCCAACAGGAATGGTCACATTTCTCGACGGTGTAAATGTAATAGATACAGAAACTCTTGTTGGCGGTTCAGCGATGTCGGTGCCAGTGGTATTAAGTGGTGGAACACATGCGGTTATAGCAGAATATAGCGGAGATAATATATTTGGCGGTGGCTTTTCGTTTCCTGCATTAATTACAGTCAGCGAGTTTTCCTCATCAATAGCAGTATTTTCAAACGCTAATCCATCTAACTATGGTGGAAGCATAACTTTTTCAGCTGCTATAACAGTACCAGCTGGCGGTGTTGCAACTGGTACAATTACATTTTATGATGGCGCAACGGTTATTGGTACATCTGGTGTTTCTGTCAATTCGGGATCATTAATGGTTTCTACATTAACTGCTGGTAATCATAATATAACTGCACAATATTCTGGTGATAGTAATTTTAGTTTATCTACATCACCTATATTAGTGCAAGTGGTAAATCAATTACCAAGTATGACAACATTGATTACATCAGCGAATCCTGTAACGTGGGGAACGGCTGTATTATTGTCAGCAACTGTTTCATCTGCCTTTACTATTCCAACTGGAACTGTTACGTTCTATGATGGTGTAACTGCTATTGGTAGTGCGGTTACTATAAATGGTTCTGGATTGGCCACATTAAATGTTCCATTATTTAGCGTACCTCTATCACCGCATTCTCTTACCGCTAAATATTCTGGTGATACTAATTATTTAATCAGCACATCTAATGCTATAAGTGAGGTGATAAATAAACAAAATACGACTACAACATTGATGTCATCTGCTCCTACATCACCAGCAAGTGTAAGTATAACATTTACTGCTACTGTTGTAGGAGTTAACAATGGACCAATAACCGGTACTGTTCAATTCTATAATGGCGGAAGTCCTATGGGAAGTCCTGCCACCGTGAATGGATCTGGTGTAGCAACATATTCCACTAGTAGTTTAACAACAGGTGTATATAATATAACTGCTATCTATGGTGGTGATCCTAATAATAACCCAAGTCCAACATCAAACACTGTTGTAGAAACAATAACAGCAGAAGCTTCATCTACATTTTTAATATCGAATATGCCAACAGTAAATTACGGAACATCTGGCGTAATATTTACTGCCACCGTAAGTGGTTCATTGGGTACTCCAACGGGTACCGTGCAATTCCAAGACAACGGAGTAAACCTTGGTTCTGTTCAGGGATTAGTTGGTGGAATAGCAACATTTTCACTGTCTCCAACACAACTACTTCCAGGCACCCATCCAATAACAGCAGTGTATAGCGGTGATTCAACATATGCGCCAGATACATCAAATACAGTATTCCAAGTTATTAATAGATTAACTCCAACATTTACAATATCATCAAGTGCTAATCCGTCTATTTACGGTAATAGTGTAATATTTTTCGGTACAGCAGTCGGTACACAGGGAACACCAACTGGTACCGTACAATTCGTAATTGATGGTACTAATTTTGGTGCTCCGATTACACTCGTGGCTGGTTCTGCCCAAACATCAACATCAGCGTTGTTAGCTACACCAACCTTGTCTCCAGCTTATCATACAATTTCTGCAAATTACAACGGAGATATGATTTACAATTCGGCATCTATATCACTATCACCAAATCAAACTGTTAGTAAAGCAAATGTTTCAGTATCAATTAATTCTTCTATTCCAACCACTGCCATTAATCAATCAACAACATTTAGTTCAACTGTAACATCTGTTACAACCGGGACACCAACAGGTACAGTTCAATTTAAAAATGGCGGAGTAAATATTAATGGAGCGATTTCATTAATTAGTGGAACAGGATCACTCGCATATTCAGGGTTAACAATTGGAGCACATACAATAACTAGCACATATTCTGGTGATGCAAATTTTAATGGAAATACATCTATAAATTTCACACAAACTGTTACAGCTTCGCCAACCACAACAACATTGTTGTCTAACTTACCAACATCAACATATGGTCAAGCCGTTATATTTACCGCAACCGTAAATGGATCTAGTCCAACTGGTACATTAACATTCAAAAACGGCGGTGTTACATTTGCCACAACTACATTACCAACAAATACTACATCTTACGCATTATTGACAGCTGGTTCACACTCGATCACTGTAGTGTATTCTGGTGATGGTAATAATGGGCCAAGTACATCAAATACAGTTACACAAACTGTAAATAAAGCCAGTACAACAATTAATCCATTCACAGCATCACCGTCATCTGGTGAAACGGTATTTAGTACATTTAGTCTTAGTGCAACAGTTAATCCACAATATGTGGTTTCGCCAGGTCCATCTGGTAGCATAACATTTACAATAGTATCACCATTTACTAGTTTAGGTTCCGGTGTAATAAGCGCAAATGTTGCAACGCTTGGCAGTTTAAATATTCCAACTGCTGGCACCTATCAACTTCAAGCAAACTATGTCGGCGATTCCAATTTTAATGGTTCAAGTCAATTCATAGGCGGGTTCGTTGTTTCTAAATTAACACCTTCCATATCTCAAAACTTTACCAACAGCACTACCGCTGGAAATCCAAGTACTACGGATTATGTAGACTTAATTGGTGATGGATCTCATAATGTTACTGGAACAGTTACATTATTAATAGACGGTGTTACAACGGCATTGACCGGTAATTTAATACATAGAGGTGGTATTGATACATCTTATCCTGGCATAGCAATCAGTGGCACTAATTTTGGTGGAACCGAACAACAAGGATATCATACGGTGCAAGCTTCCTATGGTGGTAGTTCTTCGTATAATGCTGTTACATCTACTGTTACATCTTACTTCTATCAATGTGCAACACCAACAATTACAATAACAATTACTGGTAGTCCATCAGATTATAATAATCCACCACCAGGAGGTGATATTACTATAACTATTACTGTTAGTGGTTCATTTGCTTTACCAACCGGCACTGTAAGTCTAAATGTTATTGGTGAAACAACCGGTCACGCTTTTAATACTGGTCAGCTAACATTGAGTGGCGGAACTGCCACTGTATTGATTAGTAATGTTTTTGCAATGCCAAATGGACCAACGCCCGGATATTCACCAATATCAACTGGCATTTATGATGATCTCGTTGGATCACCAACAAATGGAACACAAACATATAGCACATCTACATTATATAGCGGTGATAACACTTATAACCCAAGCGGAAATACTGGGCCGACATTTGAAATATATGGTGGTGGCGAATAAAAAAATATATCACGTGATATAGCATAAGTATGCGTATAATAATGCGTCAATTTTTAAATGCTAATCATTCTTGGGCACATGTTGGTCGTGGAATAGCAACCGCCTTAATATCACAAGGTCATAATGTTAACTTATTCTCAACCGATGGTGAAAAAAATATACCAGAAAATTTAAGAAAATACTTAATAGGTGCATCAGAAGAAAATAAGTTAATATTTGGTAAATTACCAGATAATAATTATGATATGTCAATTTCATATACAGCATTAAAAAATATGCAAGTATATCTTTCACATTCTAATAAAAATAGATTTGGAATATGGTGTTATGAGTTCGCTGGTAAAAACTCCATCCCAGATGGTTTTGCAAAATCTTACAAGTTCGCAGATAAATTGCTTCCACCATCTAATTTTGCAAAACAAATCTTTTTAGATTCTGGCATACCAGAAAATGCTATGACGGTAATCCCACATGGTGTTGATTTTGATCAGATCAAATCAGCCATGCCGTTCAAATTAAAAACAAAGAAAACAAATAAAATACTCGTTCAGCCATTAGGTCAAATACATCGAAGGAAAAATATAGGTGGTCTTTTAGATATTTATGGAAAAGCATTTAATAAATCAGACGATGTGTGTTTAATATTAAAAGTAAAAGAGAAAAATCCAACTCAACCATTTGAGCTATCATTTAGAGATATATTTGGTGATTTTGAGTTTAAGTATAAAAATCACGCAGAAGTAGAAATAATAAGAGAATATATACCAAATATATATTCATTATATAAATCTTGTGATATCGTATTTACTGCAAGTAATACGGAAGGTTTTGGTATGTGTGCATTAGAAGCCAACGCGTTAGGGTTAATTAACATTGCACCAAGATACGGTGGATTTTTAGATTTTTTAAATGATGATAATTCTATATTAATTGATGGCAAAGAGTTTTTGGTTCCCGGTAATTATTTGTATTGGCAAAGCAAGGGTACAAAAGCATTCAAGCCAGATTTAGATGATGGTGTAGTTAAATTAAAATATGCCGTTTCCAACAAGAATGAGTTATTAAAAAAATATAAAGCCAACATAGAGGAAACTGAAAAAAATTACAACTGGATGACAATAACGAAAAGAATATTAGATTTGGCGGTATAATGTATGATTTAAGTATCATAATACCAGTGTATAATAAATGGTCATTTACAAAATCTTGTGTCAATGATCTATTTAAACTATCCAATAATAATGAAATAATTATTGTAGATAATGCATCAACAGATGATACACAAAAAGAATTAGAAAAAATAACAGATCCAAGATTTGTCTATATTAGAAATAATGAAAATTATTTGCATTCCAAAGGATGCAATATAGGTTATAGAGCATCAAGGGCAAATAATGTATTATTTCTCAACAATGATATTAAAGTAAATGATAATTATGATAATTGGACTAATGATATTATAGAAAACTGTGATGCTATCGTTGGGCCAACAATGGGTCAGTTAGATGATAAATTTAATTTTATTCGTGAAGCAAATACATATCTAGATGGTAATTCATATATGTCAGGTTGGTGTGTTGCATCATCAAAAGAAAACTGGAACAAATTAGATCTTGGTGATGGACAGATATGGAATGAAAAGTATTTTTATTTCAATGATGGCGATTTAAGTTTCCGTGCAAGAAAACTCGGGATACCATTTAAGGTGGTATCAGTGCCCGTTATACATTATAGACAAAAATCCACTAACCCAGCAAATATAAATAAATTATACAATGATGGTAGAAAAGTATTTCTTAAAGACTGGGGTGCGTAAATTGTTTTCATCACTAAATTGAGTGCAAAGGAAGTAAAATGAATTTAATAACAAAGATAATTTTAATAGTTGCTGGCGTAGTTGTATTTGGAGCAGTTGGATTTATTATTTACCAACAGATAGAAATGCATAATATGCAAACTGCAATAAATCAATCCGTAATTACACAAAAACAATTAGCAGATCAGATTGTTCGATCTCAATCGTCATATGTGTCAAAAGACGATTTGAATAATTTTGCAAAACAAAATGACATAAATCTCAATACAATTAGCAAAGATTTGAGCACGCTTGGCGCTCAAATTACTGGTATCAATCACGTATCAGTCAATAGTGGCGGTACAGTAGCAACAAACGTTGGTTCTACAAGCACAACGCCTGATACTCATCCATCAACGGTACCAACGGTAGATTGTAATGGAAAACAAATCCCTTGCCCTAATGCCGATCCATATGGTTATACAAGCAATGTTCAGCACTTGGAGTTGAATGAACAATTTACAGGAACAACAGTACCCGTAGGTAATGTTTCATTCGATGCATCAAGTAAAACTCCGTGGAGCGAGGATATCTATCCACGAACATATTCGGTGAATAGTGTGCTTGGAACAACGGCAGATGGCAAACACGTTATGTATAATACAATGCAAATCACATCAAACGGTAAAACGGTTCCCATAAATGTTAGTACTGGAAAGTTCGAGGAAACATATCCTGCGCCATCGTTCTCATTTTGGAATCCTCGTCTTTTTGGTACTGGTGGAGCTGCCGTAGATTTTACTAAATTTGGTGGTTCAGCTAACGCCGGTCTAACATTAGGTATAATGAGTTATGGTACAACAAAAGTATCGCCAGCCATATCAATCCTGCAATTAGGAGTTGGTTATGAAACTGGAACTAAAAAAGTAGCAGGAATATTGAATCCAATATCATTTAATATCGGTGGTCTATTGCCAAAAGGCATCGTGGATAATACATATATTGGCCCATCATTTCAAATGGATACAGGTGGTCATATATTTGGTGGGGCTAATATTAGCGTAGGGTTCTAAATGTTATATATATTGACGCTTACTTGGAACGGTAAATCTAAATTAGAAAAACTTGCTCCAACACTAATCAAATCACTAAATAACATTGATTACAAATGGTTAGTAAAAGAAAATGGTTCTAATGATGGTTCGATAGAATATCTAAATGGATTGAATAATCCTAATATAGTTCCAATACAATGGAAGGATAATTTACAAAACTTCGCACAAGGATGTAATGTTTTATTCAAGGAAGCATCACCAAAAGAAAGTGATTACATATTATTATTGAATAATGATATAGTTTTCAACGATACTGCGTCAATCAAAAATATGATGAAAATTATGGATAACGATGATGATGTCGGTGTTGTTGGCGCAAAACTAAATTATACCGATACAAGAAAATTGCAACACGCTGGGATAGAATGGGATCGTAATAAAGACATGCTTCCTTGGCATTATAGGTTAGGTGAGATGGAAGATGCGAATGCACGAAAGAATCGTGAGTTCAACGCTTGCACAGGAGCAGTATTATTAATTCGTGCCGGATTATTTGAGAATACTTGTAAAACGAACAAGAGCGGATTAAACGGATTTGACGAGCAATTTATTTGGGCGTTCGACGATATTGATATGAATCTATCTATCAAATTTAATATGAATAAAAAAGTTGTATATTGCGGTGAAACAAATATCTTTCACGAAGAATCCGCAACGTTAAAAACAACAAAAACAAATCGTCTATTTATGCAACATAATGTAAATCTATTCCGCAAAAAATGGGGTAATGTAATAAAGGAAGATCATCAATTATATACAAGTAATCCAAACTATAATCTATACAAGAGTAAAAAATGAAACAGAAATTACTAATTACAGGCTCCTGTGGATTTATAATGTCTAATTTTATTCGTAAAGCAATTTACGATAAAGTTCCATATGATATAGTATCTATCGATAGAATATCTAAATCATCATTATTAAATAATATCTACGAACACAAAAGCCACTCATTCTATCTTGCAGATATATGCGATGAACATATTATAAATAGGATTTTTGAGTATGTGAAACCAGAAATTGTTTTGCACGCTGCTGCTTGTAGCTTCGTTGATGACTCATTAAAAAATCCTAATGAGTTCATTCGTTCTAATGTTCTCGGGACACAAGTTATTGTGAATGCTTGTGTGAAATGGGGAGTTAAGAAATTAGTATATACATCTTGTTATGATGAGCAAACAAGAGCAGTAACAAAAAACGGATTTAAAACCTGGCAAGAATTAAAAGAAAATGAATTAGTTTTAACAATTAATCCTGATACCGGTAGTGTGGAAGAGAAGCCAATTAAAAAAATAATAGTTCAGGATTATGATGGTGATATGATGCATTTTGATAGTAAAAGGACAGATTTAGTTGTTACACCTAATCATAGATTTATATGTGCAGATCACCCCACAAATGAAATTTGTAAATTACAATGGTATACTGCGGAAGAATTAGAGATTTCCGAAGAAAAAAATTATTTACCGAGAGGTGAGATAAATAAAATATCAGCAGAACAAATAAATGTTCCAAACATAGGAATGGTAGATGCAAGAGCATTATTTTATTTATGCGGAGTATATATTGGAGATGGATTTACTGCATATCAAGAAAAGATAACACATAATAAAAGCGGTCTTTCATATCAAGAAAGATTGAAATTAGGTAGAGATCCAAAAACTGGTAGATTTTTAAAACCAGAAAAACGTGGTTCGCAAGAAACGACATTAAGTCGTTCATATAGAATATTTTTCGATGTTCCAGAAAATGATAAAGCCAGAAAATCATTAGAGATAGCATTAACTACACTTAATATAAAATATAGTCTGCAAAAAGGAAAATCTGGCGAACACGTATATTTTGGATCAAAAGAATGGATGGAGTTTTTTGATAACTTTGGTAAGTACGCTAAAAATAAACATATTCCAGAATGGATGTTTAATCACGGAACAGATTTATTAAAATTATTATGGCGAGGTATACATGATTCCGATGGACATGGATTTGGTATTAAAGGACGTGTTCCACAAATAACAACGGTTTCAGAAAAATTAACAGCACAATTATGTTATTTGGGAGCGATGCTGGGATGCCAGCCTAACGTTGGTAGAAGGCATTGCGAATCATTTATAAATGGAAGAAAAATTGCAGGTGATGCCAATGACGTTGGATTTGCCAATCAACGTTTAATATTACTTCCAAAACCAACAAGACAACAGTATAAGGGAAAAATATGGTGCTTAACAGTTGCTGATAATAAAAACTTTTTAATAGAAAGAAATGGCAAGATTGCTTTTTCAGGAAATACTGACGAAGTTATGGGCGCGTTGAAATCACCCAATGACCTTCCTTGGACAGAAGAGGCGCCATTAGATCCTAAAAATCCATACAGTGCCTCAAAAGCGTCAGGTGAGTTAATAATCAAAGCAGCGAATAACTCATTCGGACTTCCATATGTAATTACTCGCGCGTCAAATAATTATGGCCCGAGACAATCAGAGAAACTTATTCCAGTAATAATAAAATCAATTATGAATAATCAAAAGATACCAGTGTATGGCAATGGCTCGTTTCTTCGTGAATGGACATTTGTTGATGATAATTGTGATGCGTTGCTATCCATATTAGGATCTGATAAAGTAAATACAATATATAATATATCATCAAATCAAGAATACTCCAATATAGAGGTTGTGCAAGAAGTATGCAATGCCATGGGTGGCGGTCATAATCTTGTGGAACATATTACAGATCCTCGTGGCAATGGGCATGACTTTCGTTATTCGGTAAATTGCGATAAAATCAAAAATGAATTAAATTGGAAATCAAAGATAAAATTTAAAGATGGCATCGCCACTACGGTTAATTGGTATCAAAAAAATCCGTGGTTTCTAAAATAAAAATAATTTTACAATATTGTCGTAAACCAAGATAGGATTAAATTATGGGCAGTGGATTCGTAAATGAAAAGGGAAAAACTAAAATGAGCGCTCAGACTACAAAACTAAACTTAGTAGAAGAAACCATTGTGGATGACATAACAAACGAACAGCCAGCAATGGATATCGATCAAGAAAAACTCGCAAAATTAAAAGCAAAATTAGCAGAAAAAACGAAAGATATTGATATAGTTAAACAAGAGGAAACAATGAGTGTAAAGCCAGTAAAAAAGGAACGATCAATTAATTTTGGAATAATTGGATCAGGACAAGCGGGAAGTAAATTAGCCCAGCAGTTTCGTGAATTTAACTATGATTGCGTTGTATTAAATACGACGCAGAATGATCTTAAGTATATAGATGTTCCTGAAAGTAATAAATTATTATTGGAGTACAATACTATCGGTGGCGCTGCACGAACACTAAGTATTGGTAGAGATGCAGCGGAAGCTAATGCTGATGCTATCAAGGAAATGGTTAGCAAGCAGTTAGGCGATGCGCAAGTATTTGTGTTATGCTCATCATTGGGCGGTGGAAGCGGAGCTGGTAGTTGTGAGGTATTAGTAAATATATTAAATGAATTAGGAAAACCAATTATAATTATTGGCATATTGCCAATGCATTCAGAGGATCTTAAGGCAAAATCTAATGCCATGGAAACATTAGCGGTTCTATCAAAAGACTTACAAAATAAAAAGGTTGCTAATATTATTTTAGTGGATAATGCAAGAATAGAGGCAATTTATTCTAATGTGGGCCAAATGGATTTTTATTCGGTTGCAAATAAAGCGATAGTTGAACCACTGGATATGTTCAATATCCTATCATCATCACCATCATCGATTAAAAGTTTAGATAGTATGGAATGGCTTAAAATTCTAATCGATTCATCAGGTTATTCTACATATGGTTCAATGGAGATAGAAGATTATAGTTCCGAGACTTCGATTGCAGAAGCTATAATTTCAAATATGAATAATAATTTACTTGCGAGTGGATTTAATATCAAGGAGAGTAAATATGTTGGATTTATTGTAGCAGCAAATAAGACATGCTGGAAAGATATTCCAGCCGTTGCAATCAATTATGCTAATGCGCTATTGACAGAACAGTGTGGAACTCCTGAAATATTTCGAGGAATATATGAAATAGATGAACCACGAAATGTTGTTAAGATTTATTCATTTTTCTCGGGGCTCGGTATTCCAGCAGAACGCACCACACAACTAACAGAAGAAATAAAAAATCTATCAAGTGTTGTTAAAGAAAAAGAAACTGCACGTAATTTAAACGTAGCCCTAAATACTGGGAAAAATACAACAATAAGTGATGCACAAAAAATCAAAGATAAAATTGCTAATAAAACTAGTACATTTGGAAAGTTCGTTGGCGGAAACGTAGTTGATCGAAGAAAGTAATAAATACACGTTATTTAAAAATAAAATGAAAAAGCTAAATAATGATATTGTCGATACCAGATTAGTCGATAGAAAAATCAAAAGGCTAGATAACTATATAAATAGTTGGACTGCTATTAATTTTCAATGTTTAGTAGAAACTTGTATGTATATTTGGAAAACTAGGACAGACGATATTTTTGGTGGGCACGGCTGCCCACAATGCTCAGGTAATGCTAAATTAAATAATAAAGTTATTGATGAAAAATTAATAAATAGAAATATTAAAAGAATAGGAAATTATGTAAATAATCATACTGAAATAGATTTTGAATGTTTAGTAAATACTTGTGGATATATTTGGAATGCAGCCCCCGCTAGTATTTTAAATATTAAAAGTGGATGTCCTCAATGTGCTGGCTTAGCTCCATTAACAAATAAAATTATTGATCAACGATTAGGTGAAAGAAATATAAGAAGACTAGATAATTGTGTAAATGCTATGACTGAAATTGGTTTTCAGTGTTTAATACAGGGCTGCAATTTTATATGGAAGACATCACCGAATGGTGTGTTAAATAACAAAACAGGCTGTCCGCGATGTGGGGGAAAACTTCCATTAAACAATAAAATTGTTGATGAAAGACTAATTGGTAAAAATATCCAAAGAATGGATGAAATTATTAATGGTGCGACCTTATGTAGATTTAAGTGTTTGATAGACGGATGCGGATATGTTTGGCAAATTATTCCTAATAATATCAATGGTTGTCCGCAATGCGCCGGCACATTGAAACTAAATAATCAAAACGTTGATGAACGATTAAAAAATAGAAATGTCAAAAGATTAGGAGATTATATAAATAATCATACGGCAATTGATTTTCAGTGCTTAGTAAATGATTGTGGCTATATTTGGAAGGCAAAGCCAAAAGGCATATTAAATCGCGAAGAGGGGTGCCCAGCGTGTGGGGTCGGAAAAAATGCAAAATTGATATTTGATTTACTCAAATTAAGTGGTATCAAGTTTCAACATGAAAAACTAATAAAAGAAATTATTCCAAATGTAGATAAAAATTTAAGAGCAGATTTTTATTTACCATTAATAAATACTATAATTGAATATAATGGTAGGCAACATTACCAGCCAGTTTGTTTTGGTGGTATTTCATTAGAACGAGCAATAGTTAATTTTAAAGATCAGCATGAACGAGATAATTATAAACAACAATTATGTGATGATAATAATATTAAATTAATTTGGATCGATGGAAGAGAATATATTGGTTCAAAGTTAGAAAAATATGTTATGGAACAAATTATTCCAATGATAAAGGAAAGTAATAAATGACTAATTTTTACAAGGGCTACGATATCAGCGTTATACAAGGCACAGTGCAATTTGATCTTTTAGCACAACAGGGAACAAAGTTCATTATAAGCAGATGTGCCATTGGCAATAGCGGAACAGACATAAATTACACTAAAAATATAGCAGGAACAAAAAACGCAGGAATGTTGCCAATGGCATATAATTTTGCGTTTCCATTACCTCCGCTATCTTCACAGCCAACACGAGATCCGGTGATTCAAGCACAGCTCCATTTTAAGGCTGCTGCTGGTGAGTTAGCGAGCTTGGATTTGGAATGGCCGATGCAAAATGATTGGAAAAAGTGGGGCTGCTCAGCAAATCAAATTGTTGAATGGACATTGACATATCTCCAAGAATATGAACGACTGAGCGGTAAAAAAATCCCAATTTACACATATCCAAACTTTATGCAAACTATAGGAAATCCTGCACAATTTGCAGACTACCCATTATGGATTGCCTCATATCAAGCAAATAGTCCAATGATTCCAAAGCCTTGGAACTCATATGTATTATGGCAAAACAGTGGCGGAACAGCAAAGCTTCCAAATGGTGTAAATGTTGATACCGACCTTGCAATTGACCTCAGCCTATGGGGCGTACAAACCCCCAGAATGACCGGAACGAGCGTTCCTACGGTCAATACGGCTCCGCAAACGCCACCTCCACCAGTAGGGACACCAATCAATACAATGGTAGATGTTCAGCATGCATTGAATCTATTAGGAGGCGCAGGAACACCACTAATAGAAGACGGTAATAACGGACCAAAAACCATAGCAGCGATTGAAGCATTTCAATCAACACATGGGCTTCCAGTTGATGGAATTGCAGGCCCAGCAACAAAAACAGTTTTACAAGGTGCAGTGGTATCAATAGCAATACCTGTAATAGTTCCATCATTGCCAACAGTCGTAGCAGCGCCGGATCCTATCCATCCAACAGATCCTGCACCAAATCCCGATGCAGTTGCGCCATCACCGGCACGACCTGCTCATCCAACATTGCCTCCTAATTTTTGGAATAATGTTATGAATCTAATCGCTAATTTTGCAAAGAATGTATTGCACATATAATGTTTTGTCCTCAATGTTCATATAAGTTAATCGAAACAGAATCAGCAAAAGAATATAGCGGTGATCTTGGTGGTGCTCGTGGTGCTTATAGCCCACTTAGTTCGGTAGCTGCTCAATCGCATGTAGGGGTATTAGGATATATCCCTAGTCCAACACTATCGGGGCAGTATTTAGTTAGCGGTAGTTCTGGCGTTAATTACGTATCCCCACCAACAGAAAAGGTATTCAATTGTCCAAAGTGTCATATCGCCATTAGAATAGATGACGATAAAAAATCAAAAGAAAAGAAAGATCTAATGAGGATAATTGAGGCATTTATTGATCAAAGAAAGAGATGCGAAGATTTGGTCAAAATGTTTAATAATAGATGGGATGATAAACAGAGCATTGAAAAAATAGAAGCTATGTTGGTATTGAAATGAAAATAAAACGATCCAAAAAGTTAAATAATTTAATGCAATTATTATATAATAATTATGAGTTTGATTATATAGATACCATATTGATTAAATCAGCCGATCATTATACCATATCTGGAAAAGTTAGAGCTGAAAATGAAGTACAAAATGGATTTAGATTAGCATTAATTGCGCAAAAGAAAAATAAACCAGTTTATGAAGTAGAGTGTTATTCAGGAGATTTTTCTGCCTATTTTATAGCGGAACTAGATGAAATAGAAAAGATATTTGAAAAACAAATCAAATTGGCAAAAAATGAAAAATCCGATAGATAAAATGTGGGAATGGGTAGATGATAGACATGATTTATATAGTTCATTTGGTAGATTAGTGCTTGTTGGAGTAGGATTGTATGTTTTATTCTTTCCTATAACCATACCGATATCAATATATTATGCATTAACCGATAAAACAAAGCCTTATGTGCCACCTGAACCAATAGTAGAAACGGAAGAACATAGGATAGAGCGTGAAGCTAGGGCTGCTAAGTTTAAGTTCAAGAAAATATATAAAAAAGAAATCTGATTAAATTTCATAAATGAGCAAGAAATATAAAATAAAAGTAAATCCTAATGAAAAATTAGTATCGAAAAATGATAATCAGCATTATTGTGTTGGTGGGGAACAACATAAAGACGGATGCGATTGTCAATGTGATTTTTGCAATCGAAGACGAAAAGAATTAGAAAGAATTGAATTTAATAAGAAATTGAGTAAGAGAATATCAGAAGGATACGAGAAGTGGTAAATGACCAAGCTCCTAGTCAAAGAGAAGTTTTCTAAAATCATAGAAGAAGATGATTTAGTTTTTCTAAAACAATTACATAATCACCTATCGTTTAAATATGAGGGAGCAGAGTTCAGTCCAGCATTTAAACGTCATCATTGGGATGGAAAAGAATATCTCCTCAATAAAAAACAAGAGTTCTATTCAGGATTAGTTAATTATGTAAATGATTTTTATATAAAGAATAATAAACAATTAGAAATCATAAATCAAAAATTACCAATCATTCCAACAAAAAGTATAGATATATCTCATAATCTAAAAAAATTAGATTTAGTTCCATATGACTATCAGTTGGATGCAGTAAATTATGCGTTGGATAAAGATCGTGCAATATATAAGCACGCAACGGGTTCAGGTAAGAGTCTAACGGCAGCATTGATAACAGCACAATTCGGTAAGCCTACATTGATGCTTGTAATTTCCAAAGAGTTGCTACATCAATTTCATTCATTCTTTTCATTACTATTTGATCAAGAGATCGGTATCGTTGGTGATGGTATATGCCAAATAGGTAATATAACAATAGCATCAGTCTGGACATTGGGTAAAGCATTAGGATTGAAACCAAAAGATATTTTATTAGATGATATAAGTTCGGATGAGAAGTTCGACGAGAGTAATACGAAAAAAATAATTGATTGTATGAAAAATGCGAAGATAGTTCATTTAGACGAATGCCATATCGCTGGGGCTAAAACAATTAGAAGTATATATAAAGTTATACAGCCAGAAAGATTGTTTTCGTATAGTGGAACACCAAAAAGAGATGATGGCGCAGATTTATTACTAACGGGAATACTGGGCAATAATATACACGAAGTAAAAGCATCAGAATTAATTAAGCGGGGTATCCTTGCAAAACCAATGATCAAGTTCGTGTATATAAAAGGCTATGCTAAATATGATACACCATATCAAACGGTATATAGTGATCATGTAGTAAATAATGAATACAGAAATAATATACTCGTGTCAGAAGCAGAAAAACTAATTAATAAAGGGTATCAAGTTTTAGTTCTTTTCAAAGTCCTGGCCCACGGAAAAACATTGTTAAAATTATTTGAAAATAAAGGTATTGACACCGAGTTCCTCAATGGTAAAGATACAACGAAGAAGCGAGCACAGGTGAAAGAAAACCTGCTCAGCGGTAAATCTAAATGTATCGTGGCAAGTATGATATACGACATTGGAATCGATGTAAAAACATTGAGTGCGTTGGTATTAGCTGGGTCAGGTAAAAGTAGTGTAAAAACATTGCAAAGGATCGGAAGAGTTTTGAGGGATGGTAAAAATAAGCCTTATGTTGCAATAGTCGAAACGATGGACGACATAAAGTTTCTGAAAAAACATTCGCTAATTAGAAAAAGTATTTATGAGACCGAACCAGAGTTCGTTATAAAAATGCCAAAAGAATTTATTGATAAATAATTAGATTTGGTTGTGATAATTATACATGATCCGTATATTTAGTTGTATTCGGAGAACTTGCTATGGAACAAATATTTTGTAAATTTTGCTCAAAAGAAAAAACTATAGATCAATTTACTAATTGTCAATTAAAAAAGAAGTTTCCAAAGTGTAAGATCTGTGTTAGCCAATATAATAAATTATATAGTGAAAATAACAAAGAAAAATTAAAAGAAAAGCATAAAGAATTACACCGTCTATATTATTTAAATAATAAAGAAAGATTAGTAAAAAAATCCAGAATTCGTTATGCTGAAAAAAGAGATGAGGTATTAGAATACCAAAAGGAATATTCTAAGAAAAACGCTGATAATATAAAAAAATATAATAAAAAATATCGTGAAGAGAACAGTGATAGATTGAACGAGAAATGGCGAAAAGAATATCTTCTTCTTTCCGAAGAAGAAAAACAAGAAATATGGGATTACCAAAAGAATTATAGAAAAAATAATAAAGATAAAATAAATAAGACCAAAAATAAATATGAAAGTAATAAAAGAAAAACAGATCCAGTGTGGAAATGTATGAAAGATATTTCTACGGCAGTACGCTCGATTTTAAAAAAACAAGGGTTGTCTAAGAATAAAATATCTTGCAAAGATAAATTTCCTTGGACGCCAGAACAGCTATGGGAACATATAATAAAGCAATTTAGTATGTCAGAAAACTTAGACCATAATGGTAAAGTATGGATGACCCTAAATAATCATGGAAAATATGATCCTAAAACCTGGAATGAAAATGATAGTTCTACTTGGACTTGGCAGTTAGATCATATAAAACCGCAATCGGATCTTAAATTCAATAGTTATGATCATCCTAATTTTTTAAAATGTTGGTCATTAAAAAATCTAAGACCGTACTCAGCAAAGAAAAATTGGGAAGATGGCAGAGATAAAACACGACATGAGAAAAAATGAAACTAAATAAAACACAAACTGAGCCATCATTAACTGATGCGGTTAGTAAATCTTACCAAAAATGGTTCAGCCAATTCCCAGAAATTGAAACCCTTCCAACAAAAGACTGGCGTCCCGTCCATGTGATCGCTTATTGGGTTAAATTATACAAAAACCATTACGGCGTTGATTACACATTCAAGTTCAATCACACGGCTCCTTCAAAAAGCTGGGAAATACAAAACATAAAAAAAATATCACAACAATTGTCAAGCGATCCTCAAATCCTCAAAGATTATTTAGACTGGTTCTTTCAAACGATAATTGTGGCAAAACAAAAGAGAATTACCAGCATTGCAATATTGGCAAACCCGATAGATGTTAATAAGTATAAGTTTCTAAAACTCATACCAAATGCGAGCGTTGATCGTTCAACACCCATTCCCCCAAATTATATGACAATTATAAAATCATTCAATGCACCAATTAATAATTATGGAGAGCTTGCATTTATTAGGGAGAGTGAAGAATATAGGGTATTGATGGATGCGTTGGTTGGGGCTGGAATGGATTTAAAAATATTGGAAAGGGTGAAATAATTTGTATATTATACGCATAACTTTAAATAATATAAAGGCAATATGATTAATCTAGATATATTAGAAAATATAGTAATTTTATTGCAGAATGATTGGGACAATCATTGCAAAGAAAAAAAATTTCTAGACTATATTAAAAATAGTGCAAAAAAAGAACGTGGTCATAGTTTAGCAACATACGCACAAGAACAAACCGCAAATATGTTGCAATTAAACTATAAAATTGCAATGCAAACAAAAGATGACGAAGAAAGCGATCGTTCCATGGGGGATTTTTGGATTAAACCGTTAAATTGTAATATTTACAATCCGACCAATAATAAAATTCACTTCGTAGAGGATTCATGTCAGGTAAAATCAGATAAAATAAAACTAAAATTAGAAAAAGATTTACTTAAAGCTAAAACAGAAAAAGAAAAATCAAAACTTACTGAAATAGCAAACATTAAATTAGAAAACGCAAAGATAATAAAACATACAGGGCAACCAAATTTAGTTTCTGGTAGAAAATTATTAAATGCAATGATACAAAATCAAATTGACTCATATTATCTTATAATTGAAAGTTTTGTATATTACAATAATATTGGGGTATCAGTTTCTATTTATTTAGCAGATTTATTAGATCTATTAATAATGGATTTTGTATCTTTTGATGCTGGCCCCGGACAACTTATGCTAAATAATAGCAAATTTTATGAGTATATGAATAGTAAGCATAAAATATTTCCGATATCATCAAAAACAATGAATGAAAAAATAAATTATTTGTATAAATTAATAGAATCAAAAACACAAATTTTAATTGAAAATAGAACTAAAACAATAGAGCAGTTTAAAACTGATATTTCTAACTATAAAGAAAATAGTATATTAGATCAGTCAAAATTTAATTTGAGGGATTATAATGAATAAAGCAAGATTGGATCGTGATCAGCAAAGTCAATTAGGGCAATTTTTTACACCAAAAGAAACTGCATCTAAAATAGTAGACTCATTACCGCTGACAGCTAAGTCGGTTGTATTAGAGCCTAGTTCTGGAGATGGTTCATTTTTAATACCATTGGTAAATCGTTTTATGCAATTACATACTGGTAATAAAAACGAACGCCTCATTAAAACATTAACTAAAAATATATTTGCAGTGGAGCTAGATAGTGTTGCTTATAAAAGCTCATTAGAGAAATTAGAAAAAATATTTGGAGCACTTCCAAAAAATCATAATATAATATGTAATGATTTTTTTAAATCAAAATTTGATAATAAAAAATTTGATTTTATTGTTGGAAACCCGCCATTCGGCGGAACGATAGAGTCATCCATTCAGGATGAGTTAGATAATAAATATGGAAATCGTGATGGATTAAAAATAAAAAAAGAAACATATAGTTTTTTTATAGTAGCCTGCGTAGAGATGTTGGCAAAAAAAGGTCAACTAAAATTTATTTGCAGTGATAGTTTTTTAACTATTCCGACTATGAAGGGGTTGCGTGAATTTCTTTTAAATCGTGGTAAAACAAAAATAGATAAATTAGAAGAATTTTCTGATGAAACTAATCAGCCTATGGTAATTATAGATTTTATATTAGATAAAAAAAGTAATCACGTCATTGTTAATGATAAACGGTTAAATAGAAATGTAATAGATTTAACTGGTAATAAATCTTGGCAAATTGCAAATGAATTTATTCCATTATTTTCTGATAAAAAAATAGGTGATTTTATGGTTGCATCAAGCGGTATGACCATAGGATGTAATGAGTTATTTTTAAGAGAAATTGATGATGGTAAAATCCATGAACATTTAAGTTTTAATTTTTTTAAAGATCCTATTACAATGGCTAATGAAAAATCTAGAGCACGGTTAGGCAAATTAAGTAAAAACCGTATAGAGGAAATAACTAGATTAGAAAAGTCTGGAGCAACTAAACGTAATGTTAAAATGATACCTTTAAATAAAGAAAAAATTATCAGGCTTCCCCATCCTGATTATAAATTTTATAATAAGGCTTCATCAAATATAGTGTATGAACAACCAAAAAATGCTATTTTTTGGAAAAATAATGGTGATGCGGTTTTAACATTTAAAAAGAATGGTAATTGGTATCTTCATGGTGTTGGAGGAAAACCGTTCTTTGAAAAAGAAGGACTATCGTGGCAACTGGTTTCCCAATCATTAAATATGAGATACCTACCAGCTGGATACATATTAGATAGTGGGGCACCTTGCGCGTTTCTTCGTGATGGTGTAGATCAGGATGAATTATGGTTTATTCTTGGATGGTCATTAACTAGTTTATGTACTCGTATTCTAAAAGAAGTATTAAATCATACTCGTAATATACAGTCAAAAGATTTTGAAAAACTTCCATACCCATTTTGGGTTAGTGAAGAAAAAAAGAAAAACGCTATTCAGTATATGCATGAATTAGTTCAAAGATCTATGAAAGGTAGAAAGTTCAACAAATCAGACGAAGAAATAAATAAATTAAATAGTTTTTATAATTATAAGGAAGATAATACAATGAATATCAAAAACACAATAATGCTTGAAAGATACAAAAAAGATTTAATAAAAGAATACAAAAAAGCAGATCGTCTTACTAAAAAAAATGAAGCCAAAGATGTATATGGTATTGGTATAGGTAGCGGAGTATCGGCTGATTTAGCTACAGCCCAAAAAATTGCTAAATTTAATTCTGCCAGAACTACAGAACAATTACATAATAGTGATAGAGATCAAATTAATAGAGATATTGAAAGACTCAAAAGAAAAATAAAAGAAAATGGTGGAACAGATCAAGATATTAAGGAATGTAGAAAAAACGCTTAGCATGAACAACGCACCAACCCTACGACACGACTACATATCCTGTATAAAACTCGCACACGAAACCGATTCCAAAAAAGAAGAAGCATTTCTAAAAGCCGAAGCTAGCAAGGCATTAGAACAATTACGAAAAGAATGTCAGCATACTCATACAGTATGTAGGCGCTCACAATATAATGGATCATATCTTGATGATTATTCTGATCATCATAATGAATATAGAGTTTGCCTATGTTGTGGAATAGAAGAGGGTGCTTACGATAATGAATTCAAAACACTAACAACAAAGCCGTTTTCTAGATTTGAGGGTAAGTATCCAGATCAAGTTAAAAATCCACTTAGTTATTTATTAAATGATTGCGTGGAGATTGCGGAAAAACAAGGATACCGCTATTTTGGTAATAGAAAATAAAATGACAAATATACCAGCTCATTGGACAAGTGAAACCGATAAGAAAATAGATAGACAACAAGAAATCAATACATTACGAGAAGCCAGCGGTCATATAGAGCGTGATAGTAAATTGATTAGTTTTCTATATGAATTGATGCGAGATCACTTACCGCCCGGAGTTGTTGAAAAATTAGTTCAAGACTCGCAAGTATCCGAGTGTTTATATACAAATGGGTGGCTCGCGTTGTATGCAGAAGATTTAGCAAATAGGTTGAGGTAATGTTTATAAAAGACGAATTAAGTTTTTTAAAACTTCCCTCAATTCATCATACATTATATGATACAGATTTTACTGAAGTGATTGAGCTACAAGACCATGGGGTTCCATATACAACAGGATACTTGAATAAGTTTATTGCAACATATGAAAGTAAGGGGATGAATCCCATTCCAAATGTAATTAAGTTTATAACGCAAGAGATATTATATGATTGGGATGTGTGTTTTCAACATATTATTAATAACTATCCGCATTACGCAGATGAGATGAGAAAGTATATGATATTAATATGATCCCTCCAATAAACTCACAAATTACTATATTTTTTAGACACGGCGTTCAAGTCAGCGGGCAAGTAATATCTTGGAGCGATACTAAATCAGCCATAAAATCCCTAACAAATAATAAAATAACCGTCATACAAAAGACACTCGACGATGTCTTATTTTTTACATTCAGCGAAACAAATATTCACGAAGAATACAACGAGGTTGCTGAAAAAACAATTAAGTCTCTTAATGACATTAAGACGCTCGCTGAATTGAAAACAGAACTCAATAAGGTAGAGTTAGAAGAAATAAAAGAAAAACTAACATCACATGAGCCAAGTGGTAATGTATCAACAAGTTATGGTTCATCGCTATCAATGTTATTTGGAGTAAAAAAGAAATAAATGAGTATAATTAGATCGACAGCATTAAATAACCTACCACAGCGCAAGGTAGAAGGAAAAATATTGTCATTGGTTCAAGGTTGCGAGACTTGTTCTAAAAAGAACATAACACGAATAGAGCAGGCATATGACGGGTTGTGTGAACGTTGTAGTATTATGTTGATTGCTTATAATAGATATGCCGAAGCTAACATCCCAATAGAGTTTTGGGATCTTGAAATGAGTAGTTTTACTGGCAGTAAAGAATTAAAAAAGACATATGATCAGGTTGTTGGAAATCTTCCAAAGATGTATGATAGCGGTATGTCAATTTGTCTGGCGGGTTCGCACGGAATTGGAAAAAGTTTTGTTCTTACAAGTATTCTTAAGATTGCCTGCCAGAAAAACTACAGTTGCTTATATACCACGTTGAGCGATATGATAAATGTATTGATTAATTCACCAAGTTATGATAAGTATTTTTCGCAGAGAGAGCTTGCAATGGTAGATTGGCTTGTAGTTGATGAGTTTGACTCACGCTATGTAAGTGATGGCGGAGCAGATCTTTTTGGGCGAACAGCGGAGCATTTATTTAGAACAAGAACGCAGAATAAGATTCCAACATTATTCGCCAGTAATAGCCCCAACCCAATTAATGCATTCACCGGTAGTATAAAAACAAGCATTGAGTCACTATTTAATAGGGTAAAGATTATACCCATTCTTTCAGAAGATTTTAGAAAAACACAAAAACAATGAGTATAGAACAACATATAAATAGTTTTATTGATTGGTCATTCTCACAAGGTCGCCCAGAGTTTGCTGATGAGTTCGGAACAGAAGAACATACACAGTTTTGTTTAGAGTTTATAAAACGTGTAAGATCCCAAAATGGATACTATGGATTAACTGGACCAATTGCCGGATTTTTTAGCGATCTTGCAACCGTATCGGATTTAGATGGGCATCAAGATATTAGATTATTAATGGCATATTATGTTTATATGAATACATTACGAGATAAAGATTGGGATACATTTATGGAAATTAAAATTGATGCGGAAAGAATAAATAAACTTATGGTGCTAATATGAATGATCTAGATCTATCTATATTAAAAACAATTCTAACCAATCGTAAATACGCATTAGAGTTTGCGCACGATTGCAATGAGAAGTTGTTTGATCCGAGCGCTTGGCGTTTTGCTAAATTGGTTATTGAATATATTCGTGTATATAAAGACGTTCCCACTAAGCGTGTAATATTAGAGCGTATTGACCCTGCAAAAAATAAAGCATTCGCTGAGCACACAGATCAATTATTCGATAGGATAATGGCGTTCAATTATGATGATAAAGAGTATAAGCACGATTTAGAAAAATTGAAGAAGAGGTATTCAGAAAAACTAATTTTAAATCTAAAAGAAAATATTGGTGAGATAGATAAGATTGATTTAAAGAAGAGTGTTAGTGATATACAGACAGTATTGAATAATATAAAGAATGTAAATCAGATAGGTTCATATAAAAAGGGAAATTTAAAAGATTACGCTGATGATTTTAGAAACACATATAATAATAAAATAAAAGATCCAAATTATAATGCTGGCGTAAAAACAGGATATGATTTTATAGATCGCGCCAATTCAGGATTGAAATCAGGAGAGTTGGTAATTTTCGCTGGCATAACTAGTTCAGGTAAATCACTATTACTAATGAATACTGCTATTCAAATGTGGATTGGCAATAATGAACTATCAATGACGTCTAATTTTCATAACGGTTCCAATATATTGCTGTTCTCATTAGAGATGAATTATGAAGATTATATGCAAAGAGCAATGGCGAGAATAGCTATGGTTCCACAAAAATCTATCAGAGACGCAACATTAGATGAGGAACAAAAAGCTCGTGTTGCAAATGCATTTAAATTTATTAAGAACTACAATAAGCATTTTACCGTAATTGATTTACCAAGAAAAGCAACACCAGAAGCATTAGAAAATATGATTGATGACTACGCGCTTCAATATGGTAAACCAGACGTTGTTGTTATTGATTATTTAAATTTAATGGATGTTGATACAGATGCTACAGATGATTGGCTAGTTCAAGGACAAATATCCGAAGGGGTTCATGAATTAGCGAGGGCAAAAGAAATTATAGTATTAAGTGCAGTTCAGTTGAATCCAAAGGGTGGTGGTAAAGAGGGTAATTTTGGAATAAAAGATTTTCGCAGAAGTACGATGATATCGGATAATTGTGATATGATTGTTGTAATCAATACAAGATCCAATGAAAAACATTGCCCTGATTTTAGCGTTGAGATGGTAAAAAATAGACGTGGAGAATTGACCAGTGGTAAATTAAAAAAGCACATGGAGTGTTGCGCATTAATAAATGATGCTTATACTGATAGTAGTACGAAAACAGATCCAGAAGATATTTCAGACAAAATAAACAATAAACAATAAGGAATAAAATGCCAGTATATGAATTTAAACATGAATCGCCAGAATGTAATCACGAATGGGAATTAGAACAATCAATAAAAGCGCCTGATCCAGACACCTGCCCCAAATGTAATGCCAAAGGAAACATAATACATTTAATTAGTCTGGGCGGGAGGGGCATTGTTGAACTAACAGGACATGATCTAATTGCCAAAACAAAAGAAGATGGGCAAAAGTTTGCAAAAGAATTATACAGTTCGGAAAAAGTTTATTCCAATTTTATTGGCGAGGCTAAATATGAACAAATACAACGAGGATTAGATGCTGGAAAAAGAAATCGACCCCGATAAAATCTATTATGGAGTTGCAGATAAATATTTTTTTGATAAAAGATATCCTAATTTTACTAATGGAACAATACAAGGCAATAGGTATAGTCGAATAATCCACACCATAATGAGTGATAAAAATGAATTACTTAATTATGTTCGTAGCGTAGATAAGCAACAGGCAAAAGCTATAAAAAAATTAGGTGATAAATCAGATTTTAATGAACGATATATAATTTCATTCACTGAAATAAATGATAAAACAATAAAGATTATTGAAAAAGAAAATCATACAAATGATTTTATACTCCTAATATAGGAAATAACAAATGTCAGAAAACGATAGTAAAAAACAAGTAATCAATTTTGCAATCGAAGAATTAAAAAAAGCATTCGATGATGTGCAACAAGGCAAGACTCCGAAGCCATCGCGCAGTCTAAAACGATTGCAAAAAATACTCACCGAAGTAGATAGCAAAGTAAAAACAAATATAATATCAGAAGATGAAGCCAATAAGATAGCACAAGATGTAATTTCCAAGATTATGAATAAGGGTAAATAATATGGCAACTTATTGTTATTATTGTGAAACTTGCGATAAAGAGTTTGAAGCAGTTCAATCAGTTCATGACGATCCATTGCAAGAGTGTCCCACATGCAAAGAAAATGGAAAAATAAGTCCTCCGCCTAAGCGTTTGATATCACAAACAAGTTTCGTCCTAACAGGAAATTGTTGGAGTAAAGATAACTATTCTAAGTAAGTTTTCTATCACTAACGAAGTATCTTTTTTACACAAAACCTAAAATAGTGATCAACATATCTTGACATCTTTTTACAAGTGTCTTATATTGATTGTTGAGCATACTAATGTGCTCAAAAGGCTGGTAAGAATGATATCTATCGATGAAGCTCAGGATTTAATGACAACGTTTATTGAACTAAAAAATCGAAGCGAGGAAACAAAAAAGGAAGAAGATATTCAGTCATTCAAAAAACACGAACAATTATGTATAAAAAAGTTTTATTATTTAATATCTATGAGGACAAATAAATATAAAGGATTTTCTAACTATGAAGATTTAAATCAGGAAGGGTTAGAGATGTTAGTTAGAGCGATGAATAACTATAATCCAAATAAAGGTAATTTTTTCTGGTGGGCTCATAAATATATAGAAACAAGGATTGTTCGTTCAGCAAATACCCATACGGTGATAAGATATCCTTTAAAGTTCGCAAAAGCAAATGTTCCACACAGAGAAACTAAAATGCCAGTTTTTAAAGAGGAAAAAAATACACCAGATAAATTAACAGAATTATTAGAAATAACAAAAGTAATAGATGTTGCAATGGAAAATTTAAATGATGAACAAAGGAAATTAGTAAATCTTGTGTTCGGTGTTGATGGCGATAAGCCAATGTCAATTAGTAAAGTTTGTAGAAAAATGAAGCTATCACGTTTTCATTGCATGAAAATGATTGATGGCGCGCTGGATGTTTTGAAAAAAAATATCCGACTATAAAAGTTTTTAGTTTTCAGCGATCTTGCTGAAAACATAATATAGAACTATCTTAAATGTGAGAAGGAATAGGAATGAAAAAATATACTTATGAACAAGTTTTAGAGGCCTCACAAAGTTATTTTAATGGAGATGAATTGGCTGCAAAAGTATTCACAGATAAATATGCCTTACAAAATGAAAAAGGAGAGTATTTAGAATTAACGCCAACAGATATGCATTGGAGGTTAGCAAAAGAGTTTGCCAGAATAGAAAAAAAATATCCTAATCCTATGAATGAGGAAGAAATATTTGCGTTATTAGATAAGTTTAAATATATTGTTCCACAAGGAAGCCCAATGTCAGCTATTGGAAATCCATATCAAATTCAGAGTTTGTCTAATTGTTTTGTTATACAAGGGGTTTATTCTAATAAGTTAGATTCATATGGCGGTATATTACTTGCAGATCAAGAGTTGGCTCAGATATTTAAACGACGCGGAGGTTGCGGACACGATATATCAGGAATACGTCCAAAAGGTGTATCAACATCAAATGCAGCAAAAACAACAGACGGTATTGGTGTTTTTATGGAGCGTTTTAGCAATACATGTCGTGAAGTTGCAATGAATGGTAGGCGTGGTGCAGAGATGATTACAATATCAATTAATCATCCAGAAATAGAAACATTCATAAATATAAAACGAGATTTGACAAAAGTCACAGGGGCTAATATCTCTATAAGGCTAAATGATGATTTTATGAAAGCGGTAAAAAATGATAGCGAATACACGCTTCGCTGGCCAGTTAATTTTAGTGTAGAGGAGGCAAAAATAACTAAAACAATTAAAGCCAAAGAGATATGGAATCAGATAATTGATTCGGCTTGGGCAAGTGCAGAGCCGGGATTAATGTTTTGGGATGAAGTCCAAAGAAACACACCGGCAGATATCTATAAAGAAGAGGGATATCAATCAATTAGCAGTAATCCATGCGGTGAAATTGTTTTGTCAAAATATGATGCTTGTAGATTAGTAGCATTAAATCTCACATCATATGTAGATAATATATTTACTAAACGAGCATCATTTAATTTTGACCTATTTAAAGATCATGTAATCAAAGCACAACGTTTAATGGATGATATTATAGATTTAGAAATTGAAGCAATTAATAGGATTATTGCCAAAGTTGAAAATGATCCAGAACCAGAAGAAGCTAAATTAGTTGAATTAAATTTATGGAAAAAAGTTTTGAAGGCTAACGAGGGTGGTAGAAGAACAGGTCTTGGAATTACAGCGCTTGGTGATGCATTAGCAATGCTAAATATTAAATATGGATCAAAGAAATCGATAGAAATTACAGGTCAGATATATCGTATGTTAGCAGTTGGCGCCCATACTTCGTCTTGCATTCTTGCGGAAGAACGCGGAGCATTTCCAGTATTTAGTTATGAAAAAGAAAAGAAACATGCATATCTTAATTCTATTATGTCTGATTGTGGTAATGATGTGATAAAGATGTGGAAAAAAACAGGTCGTAGAAATATTGCACTAACTACAACAGCGCCAACAGGAAGTGTATCCACATTAACACAAACAACATCCGGTATTGAACCAGCATATTCACTATCATACGTCCGTCGTAAAAAAATTAATCCAAATGATAAAAATGCACGTGTTGATTTTACCGATCAAATGGGAGATAAGTGGCAAGAGTTTACGGTATATCATCATGGCGTAGCTCAATGGATGAAAATTACAGGTGAAACTGATATTAAAAAATCACCATACTGGGAAGCAACATCAAATGATATTGATTGGGTTGCATCAGTGGAAATGCAGGCCGTAGCACAAAAATCAATAGATCATTCGATTTCAAAAACTTGCAATCTGCCTAATTCAGCTACAAAAGAACTTGTATCAGAAGTATATATGAAAGCATGGGAATCAGGGTGTAAAGGATTTACGGTATATCGTGATGGTTGTAGGACGGGTGTTTTGGTTAATTCAGAACAAAGCAAATTAAACGATGATCGACCTGATGTAATACACACGGTTATGGCTCCAAAACGACCCGACATACTTCCTTGCGATATAAAGAAAGCAAAAATACAAGGAGAACAATGGACTATGTTCGTTGGTCTATTGAATGGTCAGCCATACGAAGTGTTCGGAGGACTATCGAAATATGTAGATATTCCAAATAAACATAAGACGGGTCAAATCCAAAAAAATGGTAAAGTAGATGGTATTTCAACATATAATTTAATTATTGGCGAGGGAGATGATCAAATGACAATTAAAGATATTGCCAATGTTTTTGAGAATGCTAATTTTGGTGCATTCTCGCGGACAATATCATTGTCATTAAGACACGGTGTTCCAGTTCAATATATCGTGGAACAATTACAAAAAGATAAATATTCTGATATAACTTCATTCTCAAAAGTTATGGCAAGAGTACTTAAATCATACATTGAAGATGGATCTAAATCATCAGCTGAAAAAGTGTGCCCGTCCTGCAAGCAAGAAAACACACTTATATACCAAGAAGGTTGTCTTCGCTGCAAAGATTGCAGTTTTTCAAAATGCTAGGTTAGATTTACTATTTTTTTCGTATTATATTAAGATTGCGAATGCGTTACACCATCTTAATTAAACGAGACGAAAATACTAAAAACATAGAAGCGCAGGAACAAGCTCGCTTCATTAAAACTATTTTAGAGGCTCTCGAAGTAGGCATAGACTACAAATCCGAGGAGCCTCTTTCTATTGAAGAAAAAATAAAAATGAGAAAATCACTTGGATTTTATGGTATCACAATCATGAATATTCCAGATGGTAGTTTAAAGATTTATGTTGAAAAAGAACTTATTGCAGAGTGGAAAAAACCACTATATAAAATAAAAAAGGATCCTTCACAAATAGATCCGAACAAGAAATTATATATGGAAATGAGTATTGATTTTTGGACAGTTTTTGAACAAGATAATAGAAAGGAGTAATAATCAATATAATTTAGTTCGATATAAATAATTTCTTGCAAACGGAGATAACAGTGAAAAAAATCTATGTACTTGATACGTCGGTGTTGGTGTATGATCCTTTAAGCTTCAAAAGTTTTAATGATAATATAGTAATTATACCAATAACAGTTTTAGAGGAATTAGATAAGTTAAAGAAGTTTTTTGATGAAACTGGCAAAAATGCAAGAACAGTTATTAGGACACTAGATGGATTATTACCAAATAATAAGGATATCGAAAAAGGTATAAAATTAGAAAATAATATTCTATTAAAAATAGATCATAATACCGAGGAAGATAAATCACTTGGAACATTTTTATATGGTGATAATAGAATACTATCGTGTGCAATAAAATTAAATAAATTGAATCGTACTGAAAAAGTAATATTGATTAGTAAAGATATTGCATTACGCATACGTGCCAAAGCTCTTGGGCTATCCGCGGAAGATTATACAAAAGATAGATATAAATCTGCTGATGAAATATATAACAGTGTTAGAGAACTAGAAATAGATAGCGATCAAACAAACGAGTTTTACGGCAATCATTTCATAGATGTTAATGATGTTTTTATAGAAAAAAATGAATTGCGTGCTAACGATATACTCGTATTAAAATCATCAAAAGAAGACTTGCTTGGGTACGGAAGATTTCGTGCTGGTAAAAAAGAAATTGTAGAAATTAAAAAACATAAAAATGTTTTTGGTGTGTCGCCAAAAAGCTCTGAGCAAAACTTCGCATTGGATCTTTTGTTAGATAGTTCAGTTAATCTTGTATCATTAGCCGGGCCAAGTGGTACTGGAAAAACATTGCTATCGCTTGCTGCTGGGTTGCATAGCGTTTTGGAGTCGCAAGAAAAACGATATGATAAATTAATAATAATGAAACCAATCGTTTCGGTAGGGAAAGATCTTGGCACTCTTCCAGGATCTAAACAAGAAAAATTAGATCCGTTTTTGGCATCATTCAGAGATAACTTGAATTTTTTAATAAAAAACTCGAGCTCCAAAATGAATAAGAATAATAAAGATGGCGTAGATCCATATCTATCATTAATGATGGAGAAGGGATTAATTGAGATGGAGGCTCTATCCTACCTTAGGGGGCGTTCATTACCTAATGCATTCATTATTATTGACGAGGTTCAAAATAGTAGTCTCCACGAATTAAAAACAATGATTACTCGTATAGGAGAAGGCAGTAAGATAGTATTGCTCGGAGATTTAAAACAAATAGATAACATGCAGTTAGATTCTGCCAATAATGCACTAATTCATGCCATTGAAAAATTTAAAGGCTACGATATATGTGGTAGTGTATTGCTGACAAAAGGCGAGCGCTCACCGCTTGCAACATTAGCGTCAGAAATCCTATAATAAAAATAATAAAAATCCTTGACAAACAATTAATCGTTGATATATTGTTAGTTATAGCCTAATTGATAGGCAAAGGAGATAAAAATGCCAGAAGATCAAAATACACCGGTTGCTACACCATCAAATGTAGAAGTAGTTGAACGTCTAACAGACAGCGATAAACACTCACTCGATCTCGCTAAATCAAAACGAGATTTGGCTCGTTCGCAAAGTGAAACAGCAGAAGCTACATATAATAACGTAATTTTACGTCTTGCACTTAAGTATCATCTATCAGATGGTGATTTACTTAATGAAGACGGTGCTATAACAAGGAAGAGCTAAAAATGAAAATATTACAAGATATTGCTAATCTAATTGTGGTTCGTAATTTTATGTCGAGTTCAGTTAATAATGAAACAATAAAACTATCACGAGAAGATCTAAAGAACGTCCAAAATATAGTAAAAACATTGGATCAAACCATAGTTAGTCTAACACTAAAGTTAGATCTATCCTTGGTTGGTAAAGAGCCAGTGGTAAAGACTGAAACTCGTCATTATACAGCTACCTCAACTGAAGATACTGAAACCGTTATGAAAAAGTTTTCAGGTATAAAGAAAACATCAGAACAACCAACAGGAAAAGTTGTTGTTGATGAAAAAGGTATAACTTCGGTACAAGCGCCGGAAGACGAATAGGCATAAATTATGCATGATAATACTATTGCGCTAGTTAAATCAATGACAGTTGGTGGATGTACTTGTTACGAAGTTGGTGGCTCATGTTTTTTTGGGTCCGATCCAGAAACAGGACAGCCAACTTTTGGCTCGACACCGGGCACAAAAATACAATGTATGCGCTGTAAAGCAAGAGCTGCATTGGATGCAGATGGTGTTGAATATGAAAAAGTAGATCATGTTCCGCATTCATGGTTTAATTCAGTAGGTAGAAACTGATAAGGATGTTATGAGAATCGTGCAAGATAAATCATCAATTAGTGATTTCATAATTTTGCAAGATAATGTTTGGCTAGAACGGCAACGTATCGCTGGTAAGGTCGTTGCCGGTGCCTTACAATTATTAGAGAATGCGGTAAAAGAAAAAACCACTATGACTATGCTCGAACTAAATAATATGGCTGGTGAATATATAGAGAGACATGGTTGCCAACAAACATTTCGTGGATACAAAGGATTTCCATATGGGGTATGTATCAGTATAAATAAGCAATTAGTACATGGGGTGCCATCAGATTATAGGTTAAAAGAAGGCGATGTTGTTAGCTTCGATTTGGGCGCTACATATAATAAGGCAATTGCTGATTCAGCCATAACAGTAATATATGGGGAACCAAAATCACAACAGCATATAGATTTAATAAAAAATACGGAACAGGCATTGTATGCAGGAATTGATGCAATAAAAATTGGAAAACGATTAGGTTGTATTGGTAATGCTATTAGTAAATATGCTAAAAATAAAGGTCATGGATGTATAACTAAATATGGTGGGCATTCCTTAAATTGGGATACTCCTCATGCTCAGCCATTTGTACCAAATAAAGCAAATGAAAACGAAGGAGTGCGATTGCAAGAAAATTTAACTCTTGCTGTCGAACCAATGTTAACCAGCGGATCAACGAAAACTTGGACAGATAAAGATGGTTGGACAGTATGGTGCGAGGCAGATATGTCCGCTCACTTCGAACATACAGTCTATCTACATGAAGACAAAATAGAAGTAATTACTGATAGAAAATAAATTATGAAAATCCAATTCACCGATCATTCTTATATTGAAGTTTCTAAATCTCCATCACCAAATAAAATCATAATAACAATAGTAGCAAAAAATAAAGATAAGCCATTAGAAACAATAGCCAATTCGGTCGAATTGACAATGGATCAATTCCAACGACTAATACAAATAGGCTAATTTTTTCGTATATTATTGATATGAACATTTTTGCATACCGGCGCAATCCTACGGATATTGTATTTATAGTACAAAATATATCTATAAAATGGATTAATATATTTAACAATCCAGTTGCTCCTGGCGCATATATAGATTTGATGAAAATCCGTGGCATATCGGAAGAAGAAATAAAATCATCTTTAATAAAAGGTGAATTATACTATAAGTTTAGAACGAAACAAATTAAAATATTTCAAAGTAATGTCAATCTAATGTCATTCGATCCAACATTCACTGGATTTTTAAATCGAAATGGTATCACGACCGGTACAGGAAACCCATTCGAACAATCGGGAAGTGTTTCAGGAATGTATACTTGTTCGGTAAATGTAAATGTGAATGATGTTGTATATTTAACTTCATCAGATTATGTTGATTTAGCCAGTGCTACAGAACCAATATCACAACCGGTTATTGGTGTAGTTCAATCTAAACCGGCAATCGATCGAGCAGTTGTATTATACTACGGAGAACTCGGCGGACAATCAGGATTAATAACGACTGCTACATATTATTTGGATGTTGTTGCAGGCGGATTTACAGTCACGCCACCATCAAATACTGGCAACATCGTACAAAAACTTGGATTTGCAAAAGATCCGAATACATTAGTATTATTTATTGATAGAGATTTCGTAGTACTATAATATTAGAAAGACAGGTAAAGATGAATACATTTATTCATTCTCAAAAGTTAGAGGATTTATTAAATAAGTTTTCGGTTAAATTAGTTAAGACAATATATAAAACCAAATTTAAAAATTATTGGTGTGAACCGATAAAAAAATGTACTCCTGGTAGGGGTTTTGAAGTGGTAGTCTGGCGACCAGGTATTGATATTCAAACTGCCCATAAAAATATGGATGAACAAATGAATATACCAGAGTCTTGTGAAGAAATGAATATGCCATATTTTTATTACCATACAATAACAGATACGCATTATTACAGATTTTTTATGCCGGCCATAGATGAAAAAACATTATTAGATTGTTTTTCAGATATAGAAAAGTTCGTATCCATACTATGAAAATATATTATATTGGATCACATAGTTCAGGAAAATCGACTCTTGCTCGCTATACATCGGAAAAATATAATCTTCCTATGCTAACAGAAGTAGCGAGGATGGTACTTAGTCAAAATGAATTAAATGTCGATTCGCTTCGTTCAGATATTAAAATAGTTAATTCCTATCAAGCAGAAGTATTCAATCGTCAATTATTAGAAGAATCTAAATTAATTGATTTTGTTGCAGATAGATCACTATTGGATTCTGTTGCATATTCAGCCCAACACTCCACAATCACTAATGAGTTAATTAAACGTCCAGAGTTCGAGGAATACATAAATAGTCTAAAAGATGCAATCATATTTTTTGTTCGTCCATCAAAAGCAACATTGAAAAATGATGGTGTTCGTGAACAATTAAATTGGGATGCCGTTGTCAGTATAGATGCTATGTTAAAACTATTATTAGAAATGTATTCAATTAAATACTATCAAATAAATACAGATAGTATGCAGGAGCGTATAAGATTAATTGATGCAGTATTAATATCATAATATAGCAAAATATCGATATTGCCACATATTATTGTGGCAACTGTGTTCCCAGCACAAATAGATTCTTCCATCACGCTTCCAACAGTGCGTGATAACATTTCTGTTGTTAAAGCTGAGAGTGTAAATATATTACGTGATGCAATATTAGCCATCGAAGCGTGCCTTGGCGTGAAACCGCAAGGTATATTTAATACGGTTCGTGCTCGATTAGATGCATTAGAAGCTACAATATTCAATCAACAAGGTGCTGGTTCAATAATTTCTTACGGAATACCAGAGCCAGGACAAACAATTATTTGGAATGGATTCGCCTGGGGGCCAACGGTAGATGGTGGTAATAATTTCCTAGATCAAAACATATCTACAACAGGTGGAATAACATCAGGTCCGATAGAGAGCACGTCAGAAATGACGGGATTATTTGATTTAACTGGTAAGATTATCATAAATGCCATTACAACAAGTTATGTATCAGATCCTGGGCAGGGTATAATTTACTTTGACGGATATACAAATCAATTTTTAGTAAGTCAGGATGGTTATGCATATGTTCCGTTAGTTAGTAGCGGTAATTTTTTTGCTGGTGGAGATCTCTCCGGAACTTCAACAAATCAAACTGTTATTGGTATAAATGGTTCGCCGGTATCGACAATAGGAAATACTGGTAATGTTTTGCAGGTATCAGGCAGCAATCTCATATATGGTGCAGTTAATCTTGCGGGTGGAACTGAATATATTATTGGTATCCTTCCTGTAAATAATCAAGCGTACCAATTATTAGGTGGTGATCTATCCGGTAATACTAATGCTGCCAATGTGATTGCAATTCAAGGAAACCCTGTAAAACCAGGGATTAATAGTTCTATACAAGACGGATATGTTCTAACTTGGGTTAATGCAGATAATGAATGGGAAGCTAAAAAAATTGAAAGCTTTAATGTTCTAAATAATGTAGTTATTATTAATGAAAACTATACAGTATTATTAACTGATAATATCATATCAGTTGGAGTTATTGCGAGCTCAATAACAATAACATTATTAGATAATCCTTTTATTGGCCAGATAATTAATATTAAAGATGGTAGAGGCAGTGCTTCCGCATACAATATTATAGTCGATGGTAATGGTAATATGATTGATGGTGCAAGTGATTACATAATTGCTGTTAATTATGAAGGTATTATTGTTGTATGGGATGGGGGAATGTGGATTACGGTCTAAAATTATAGAACATAAGTGATTTGCAAAGATCCGGATCCACCTGCACCACCAGCACCAGAGGCAAACCCACTCGATCCATTTGCACCGCCACCACCACCACCACCCGCTCCCGTATTAGCACTAGCAGAAGAACCGCCAGCTCCAGAGGCTCCGCCTGCTGCACCAGCACCTTGAGGTCCGGCTCCACCGCCACCGCCACCAAAAGTACCACCAGCTGCTCCACCAGTATAAGAACCATTACCGACAGCATTTGCCAAACCAGCAAAAGAAGTAACGCCAGTGTAAGCCCCAGATCCGCCCATTGATAATTGTCCAAGTAAATTGCTAGAAGCGATAACCTGACTCGAAGTATTTTGATCCGTCATATTGTTGAAGGATACCACCAACTGTATATAATGAATTGTTCATTATGGCAGAGAGGAATTGATTGGAATTATAGAAGTTGAGAGTTGTGCAATTCACTCCAAGAAGACCAAAGACAACACCTTCTTCTGATATCGGAACACCATATTGAAGATTGGGAAACTTGAATATACCAGTTGAATATGATGGACATTCTGGTAGAGTATAATCAGATGATTGAATCAAACCTCCGCCAAGACCGGGAAGCATCTTTGCTACAACATTAGCAGAACTGTCTAATGTAAAGTATGTTGGTTGCAATGCTGATTGTGATGCAACATTGACGTAAACAACTCCGTTGTAATAAAATGGTTTTGATGCAAGTCCAAGAGATCTAATAAATACAGATGTAGAACCAACGGTGCCAGCAGTGGAGATTGTATTCTGGTATATAACATTGTTATAGACTCCGCCTACAACAGACCCTTTTGCTTCTGCATAAACCATTCCATTGATTGATGCAACGGATGCGATAGTGCCTGTTGATTGAGTTATAGTTGCTGTTGGAGCAGAAAGTTGAACAAGGCTTGAACTATATACTGCTGTTTGCACTGTTGTGTTAGAACTATTATCAACGAATGAAACATAGATGTTATTCAATAAGTCTGAACCAACATTGATCGACCCAGTTGGAACTGATGATATTGTTGCAACCTGCACTTGACTTTGGATAATAAAATTGGAATTGACTTGAATAAGTTGAACTGATGTTGAAGTATAGTAAGCTATGTAGATAGAACTTCCAACAACGGTTGCATCATAGTATGCTGGATTGGATAATCCATTGGCAAGAATCTGTGCGTATGTATTGATTTTTGTTGGATTGTTTGGATTTATTACAACGAACAGTAGTTGCCCGCTGGCATTCACAAAGAAGATTGGAATCATATTAGATGCAGCAAAGCTCATGGCTTTTGGTCTAACATTGGCAGACGGGCAACCAGTATAAAGAATGTTATTATTGAGAATGACATTGCCAACAGATGAATCGAATACAGAATATCTCAATGTTCCAAGTGAATCTTCCCATACGAAAACTTCAATTCCATTGAGAATCGCTAAGTCTGGTGAAAGTTGTTGATTGTTGTTTGCTATAATAAGTTGAGAAGAAACTATAACAGATCTTTCAATACCACGATTTAGCCAAGCATTTTCTGTCTTGCTATATGAGTAGGCATATGTATTATCATAGATAAGAAGCTCTTGTTCAAAAGCATTGATCGCTGCGCCAGAAGTGATTGTTAGATTAGAACCAACAATCTGTTTTCCAAGGGAATTATATCCCCAGCGCAGATCAACTCTATTCGTATAACGAAAGATTCCGTTATACAGTTGTAATAGCTTGTTTGGTGGAAGTTGAAAAGGATCATCTTTTCCCCCTACACCAACACCTAATGGGATTGGAAAAAGTTGAGAAGCCATTTTAGAAACCCACTGCTATAAGTGTTATCTGACCGCTACCACCATTACCACCAGCGCCACCAGTGCCAGCAGTAGTGCCGTTACCGCCTTGACCGCCTCCTCCACCACCTGCTCCTGAATTAGCATTGGCAGAGCCTCCAACGCTCCCTGAGCCAGCAGTGCCGGACGATATGCCGTTGCCACCATTGCCACCATTGCCACCACTGCCATTAGGTCCACCACCGCCACCACCACCTCCGCAACCACCTGAATTGGTCGCTTTGGTTCCAGCAGCGCCCGCAATACCACCAGACCCGTTGACAAGATTGGCATTGCCGTTATTACCAGCTGCACCGTTGATAGCACCGCTAGAGCCAGGACTATTGCCACCAGCACCAGGAGTAAGAAAGTTGGGAGTAGAGCCAGCTGCTGAACCGATTGAATAGGAATAGACATTGGTTCCACCTTGATAGCCATCCGTAAAAGAAGCCCCGCCATAGGTTCCTGAAAAGACTCCTTGTCCTCCACCAGAAGCCCCATAGAATGTTGCAAGTGATCCGAAAGTGCTATTACCACCCGGACTACCATTGTTGCCAGCAGCACCACCTAGTCCGCCTGCACCTATTGCAACGGTATAAGTAGTTCCCGGCACAACCGAAACATAGACAGAAGATTGAATAGAGCCTCCACCACCTCCACCACCACCACCAGTTTGCGTTGTAGTGCCAGATCCTGATTGACCACCACCGCCTCCACCGCCACCCCCAAAGCCAATAAGTAAGACTTCTGTTATACCCGCGGGACAAACCCATGGAGTGCTACTTGCAGTGAAAACTACTTTTGAAAATCCATTTGCCATGTTAGTTTCCTATAAACCAGTTTGTTCCATCAGACGTAATCGTGTAATTACCAAAGTTGGTATTGAGAACTCTTGATGCTGCAAGCCCTTCGATGTTTTCACTTCCGTGTCGGACGAGAGTGCAATTGTGCGTTTCCAATGCACCCGATATGTCTTTGACAACAATCACGCGCCCAGTTGTCGGTGCTGGTAATGTGAGATTGAAAGCAGATGCTGAGTTGATATAAATGAGATAATCATTGCCTGATGCATCCACAGTATAAGTTCCAGTAATCGTTCTGATACCCGCTGTAACAGGGGCAGCGAGACCAGGGAGACCAGGGGCAATAGCAGACCAAACAGCCGATTGTCGGACATATAGAGCCGAAGCATTAGTTCCGTCAGTTCGTAAGAAAAGGCTTCCATTTGGTTGAGTTGTGGTTGGAATACCAGAACCACGAGTAATTGTTGGATCACTTCCGGGTGTAGTACCAATACCGAAACCACCGTCGCTTGTTGCATCAGCAGACATAACGAATGCTTCTACATTTCCACCAGCTTCTAGATATATATAACCATCGTATCCGCTACCAGTTTTAGCCCCAGATGATAAAACTAGATTTCCGCCGATATGGTTACTTCCGCCAGCGTTTTGTGCACTTATTGTGAAAGATGTTCCGTTAGCTGCTGCAGCTGCTTGATTTATTACTGGTGTAACAGTACCTTGTGCCCATTGTAATGTTGCTGGTGTTATATTTATTGGTGAGCTTCCGCTAATACTATTGACTGTTGTGCCACCAGTCGCATTTACTGTAACATCACCGCTTAATGTAGTCCAAGTTGTTGCAGGAGTTCCGTTGCTCATTAATACTTGAGCAGAAGTACCAGGAGCAATGTTTGTAACTGGAAGATTACCAGATACGTATGAACTTGATGCAAGATTTACTGTGCTCCAAGAGAGCGTGCCATTGCTTGCAGATTGCAATACACCTTGATGTTGCCCTGGGTTTGGGAGTGAATAACCGTCGATTGATGATACAATATTTGCAGTTGCAGTTCCAGTTACATCACCACCTAATATGATATCACTACTTGGTGCTTGCCAAGAAGCAGCAGTTGAAGACGTTGCTTCCAGCACATAACCAGCACTTGGAGTTCCGCTGATTGTAACTCCCTGTATTTTTGCAACCGTTGTAGATGCTGATCCTGTTGTGCCACCTGAACTTGTTACATCACCCGTTAGTGTAAGCGATTGATTGGCTTGATTTGCAGTTGGAAGAACACCGGTAACGTAGGTAGAAGAAGCTAGATTGACTGCACCCCATACTAAATTACCACCAACCTCTTGTAAAACACCAGGAGTTGGGCTTGGTAGAGAATAACCATCCAAAGATACAACTGTAATGCTACCAGTAGATGATATTGTTGCATCACCGCTAACCGTTGTCCAAGTTGGAGTAGGTGTAGAATTATTAAGCAATAATTGTGCAGCTGTACCAGCAGCTAATTTACTAACAGCTATATTAGCCGTAGATGATATTTGGGCATTAGCAATTTGCTGGTATGTAACGGTATTACTTGCAGTAACAACCGGTACTGTATTTGTGCTTGGACTGGCTGGGTAAGAAACTCCGTCTACTTTTGCAACAGTTGGATTTGGATATGTACCAGATAGATCTCCACCAGCAGCCATAGCAGTTGTGGATATTACGCCACCAGTGCTAACAGTAACGAATGCTTGTGATCCTCCGCCGGCTAATGAAGCTAATGTAACTCCGCTTGGTGATACAGTTAATTGTGTAGTGCCACCGGTTTGAATTAGAACATTTCCTGCTGTACTTGTACCAGTTCCTGATGTTAGATGTAATGCACCACCAGTACTTGTCGTTCCTGTAGCGTTTTGTGCTTGTACTGTTAGTGCTGTTCCAGTTCCAGAAGCAGCCGTATTATTTGCTTGATTAAATGTTGGTGATGTTGAAGATGTATTGAATTGAATTGTGCTTGTGGACGACGCCGTACTAACTGTTCCGGTAGTACCAGTCAATGATATTACTTGTTGGCTTGTTGCTGTTCCAGATAAATCTCCACCAGCAGTAAATGCAGTTGCACCAGATGTAATTGGGAATGTGGTACCATTAGATTGTCGTATATTTAGTACGCCACCTGATGAATAAAGTATAGCGCCGTTTGATGGATTAGTTGTTGGGTTCGTTGTTGCATTAGTAAATCCAAGTACTCCAACTCCTCCGCCAAGTGATTGTGATCCAGAGAATAGTTGTACTCCATTAGTGCTAACATCTATTTGAGTAGACCCATTTGCTTGTATAAGCGTGCTAGCATAACCATCAATAGTCAATGCGCCTGAACTAGTTGATAATGTGGATGCTCCATCTCCGTTTATAGAGAATGTTCCGCCAGTAGCACCGATCACTGTAAAACTATAACCATCAGCAACTGTTGTATTACCCTCGAATGTTGCAGCTTGTTGGAACACACTTGTACCAATAATTGTTTCAGCACCATCAACTTGTAAATTGCCAAGTACTTCAGTTGTGTTACCACTTGTACCAATTTGTACCTTGGTAGCATTGGTTGTTCCAAGTGTTAGTGTAGATGCCCCAGATGTATCAACTGACGGAGTAATAACTCCACTAACTGCTGTTACAGTTGTATTTGATGTAATAGATCCGGTACTTGTTGTTGTTATATTACCAGATGTAGTTACATTTTGAGTTCCAAAATTAGGGCTTATTTTTGTACCAGCGATTGCAGCAGTTGCAGACACTTGAGCGTCGGCAATTTGCTGGTATGTAACGGTATTACTTGCAGTAACAACTGGTACTGTATTAGTGCTTGGGCTTGCTGGATAAGATACGCCATCAACTTTAATTACTGTTGCACTTGCAGTTGTTCCAGAAACGTCTCCGCCCATTGTTTGGGCAGCTTGATTTGCAGTTGGCAAGATACCAGTAACATAATTTGATGAAGCAAGATTTACAGGTCCCCAAGTTAAAGTTCCATTACTTGCTGATTGTAATACGCCTTGATATTGTCCGGGACTTGGTAATGAATATCCATCAATTGCAGATAATACGGTTGAGCCTACTCGACCAGTAACATCACCGCTTAGATTAATTACAACTGCACCTGTATTACCAGTGGCATCACCAGATAAAGTTTGATTAGCTTGGTTTGCAGTTGGTAACACTCCGCTAACGTATGTAGAACTCGCTAAATTAACAGTGCTCCATACAAGATTTCCGCCAACTTCTTCTAACACGCCTGCTGTAGGTGACGGTAAAGTATAGCCATCTAATGATCCAATAGTTGGATTAGGATAAGTTCCACTAAGATCTCCTCCTGCGCTACCGCCTGGTGTAGTACCAGATATAGTTACATTTGATGCAGCGGTTAATCTGCCTTTTGCATCAACAGTAAAGGTTCCAACTTGTGTTGAACTACCATAACTAGAGGCAGTTACACCTGTTGTTGCTAATGTAGTGCTGGTGCTTGCAGTTGTTCCAGTTCCAGTAATATCACCGGTCAAAGTTAGTGATTGATTAGCTTGATTTGCTGTTGGTAATATACCAGATACGTAAGTACTGCTTGCAAGATTTACTGTACTCCAGACTAGACTTCCGCCTATTTCCTCTAATACACCGGGAGTTGGACTCGGTAATGAGTATCCGTCCAATGACGCAACTATATTTGAGTTTGTTGTTCCAGTAACATCACCCGATAAAGTTTGATTTGCTTGATTAGCAGTTGGAAGAACACCGGTAACATAATTGCTACCACCGGCAAGATTTATTGCTGAATAAGTTAAACTACTACTGCCATTGACTTGTAATACATTTCCTGTTGTTAGCGAACCACCAGCCGGAACAGTTGAACCGTTTATTTGAATTACAGTTAATTTTCCAGGTGTTGTAGCACTTTCACTAACATCTCCTGATAATGTTGTTGGAGCCCAGTTACTTGTACTCGTTGCGACAAAAAACTGACCTTTTGTAAGAGCACCAGATGTTACGGTGTTTCCCTGTATTGCAACAACAGTTGATGCAGCGGTTGTACCATTAACATCACCGAATATATCCACTGTTTCAGTTGTAGTTGGTTTTGGTTGCCACTGATCGGATGCATTAACCCAAGTCAATACATAACCGTCTTGCGCACTTCCAAGTATACCTGATTCAACAGGATTACCTTGAATACCTATTACGGTTTGACTTGACGATGTACCAGAAAGATCTCCGCCAGCACTAAATACTCCACTGCCTGCAACCGAACTCCATACTCCTGCTTGATACGTGTATAATCCACTTGTTGATGTACCATCGGTTCGCATAAATAATGAACCATCTGGGGGTGTTGTACTTGGAACTCCGGTACCACTTGCAATTGTTGGTATTGTTGTTCCATTATTAACACCAAAAGATGTTCCAATGAACTCACCATTTATTTGTATGGCTGTGGTGGAAGTTGTATCGATATTATTGCCAGTTAATTTACCACTATAAAACTCCGTACCATTCCAAAGAATTAGTTCATTAGCATTAGTTGGTTTTCCGGTAAAAGACATTTATGTTCCTATTGAATATACAAAATTATTATATGCTATACCAATTGCTGCCATCGAATATAAAACTTGCCTTACCATTATTAGCAGAAATTACATAAATAGATAATCCATCGATAAGCGCAGAAGATTGTACAGTTATGTTGTAAGTTCCTGCATTACCTGACTTGTCTTTCACGGTTTGTATTGTTCCAGTTATTGGACTGTTAACCAAATTAATTGTTATTGGTGATGAACTTGAAATTACTAATATAGTAGAATCCTGCTGGGTTGTGGTATAGTTTCCGCTAACGTTGTTTATATTACGAATATCAGCAAAAATACTTACATAAGAATTACCATTTTCTGATATCAATAAATTATTTGTATAACCATCAAAATAGATTATTGCTTGACCAGCATCGGATATTAATGATGTATCAATACTATTGATAATCATTTTGCCATCTAGCGTTAGTAATCCTGTGGTAGTGGATGTTGATAAATCCGGTCCGGTAGTTATACTACCAGTGGTGAATATATCTTGACTAATAAAATTGCTTCCAGGAGTCCATTCATAGCCATCATATATTAGTGCTTGACCTGGCGTTGGAACTGTTTGATTTACTGGTATTGTTTGTAAGCCAATTACAACCGGATCAGGGTAATATCCATCCAAATCACCACTGGCAACGCCTCCTGAGGAGCCACCAACAAGATTTACGTATGAACCGCCGTCCTCGGATACTTGAAACTTATTCAAAGTAGAATCATAATAAATAATACCTTGTCCCATATCGGAAGTGGATGACGAGGAAATAGATATACCATTTACTATGAACTTACCGTCTAATTCTATTAACCCGGTATTTTCTGATGTTGAAAGTATTGGTCCTGTGATAATCTCTTGTCCCAAAAAATTAGTGCTTGGATTCCATTGATATCCATCAAAAATTAATGCCTGGCCCGGTATTGGTGTTATAGGATTTACTGGTCTTGTTTGCAATCCAATAACGACTTGATGATTTGATGTACCAGTTAAATCACCAGCAAAATTAACAGATCCTCCACCGCCTCCTCCTCCGCCACCACCGGAAATAATAGACGCTATGATCATATCTAGTGCATCTAATCTAGCACGTACGGTTGTGTAGATTCCTTGTGGTTTGATTCCTAGACAAGCTTCAATAGCGATTATTGCATCACGTAAAATATTAACATCACTTGCCTGCACAGGCGTGATGTTGTCAATCACTGTGGGTAAGGTACTCGAATTGTCGATCCCTGCTGGAAAAAGTATTGCCATTCTATAGTAATACCAATTTTTTAGCATCACCACTGCTAATAGTTAATTATATTGTTGTGAACTACCTCTGCCTTAAGGCAGAGGCTTCGCGTTTCAATGACCCTGCTAATGCACTAAAAGAAGTCAAAATAGATGTAACAGATGTTGTTACAGTTAAATGGTTAACGTTTTAATTTTCAATTTATTTTAGCACGATATAGATATCATCAAAGGATATCTATGGCTAATAATTTTGATGTTGCTATTATAGGATCTGGTGTTTCTGGAACTTTTGCTGCTCTTAAATTGGCAAAAGAACATAAAGGAATGAAAATTATACTTTTCGATGAGGGATCTCCTCCGGGAAAAAGACGGTCTCAAATGACCGGATTTCTCGGAACACTTCCAACTGGCGATGGAAAATTATATCAATCAGATATTGATAAAGTATTACAATTAATAGGCACGCGTAAAACAAATACAGCCTCAAAATGGTTCAATAATTATGTTAAAAATATATTTGATTTAACTATAATTAAAGACCAGGGACCTAAAATAAATTTAGATAAAAAAATCAAAAAAAACGGGTTTGAAATAATTAAAAACGATTATGTACAAATCTTTCCAAAAGAAATACACGCACTATCAAAAAAAATAGTTAATGATATTGAAAATAAAATATCATTATGTTTTGATGAAGAAATTACCAGCGTTGTAAAAAATAAAAAAGGTTTCATAATAACATCTCCAACAAAACAAATAGCGTGCAAAAAATTAATAATTTGTACTGGTAGAAGCGGTTGGCGTTGGACAAGTGATTTATATAAATCATTAAATATAATTACAGATAATAATGTATCAAAGTTTGGGGTCAGAATTGAATTAAACTCACATTTAATGAAAGATTTTAATAAATCAAATTGTTCAATTACGAATTGCGAATTAGAAATAGGCCCAATGTCATGGAGCGGAACTGTTATTCCGGAAGATCATGTGGATATGGCAATTACCTCATTCAGAAGCAACGAAGCCAGATGGAAATCTAATAACGTATCATTTAATTTAATAGGCACTAGACATTTCGAAAATAATGGATTTGAGCAGACTAATAGAATTGGTCAATTAGTATTTATATTAACGAATGACAGAATAATAAAAGAAAAAGTCTCTCTCATATTAAAAAATAAAAGTAAAATATCAATTATTCCAGAATATAATTGGTTACCCGGCGCTATTAAACAAATAGGGCAATTTATGCCAGAAGTTATAAGCAAAGGTTATTACCACGTTCCGACTATTTTACCATCAATTCCAAAAATAAATATTAAAAATAATTTAGAAACAGATATACAAAATATGTTTTGCGCCGGAGAAGCATCTGGGCAAAGCGGTATTTTATATGCTGCTATTACCGGTTTGACAGCAGCGGATTCGGTTTCTAAGTAAGAAAGAAATATATGCAAAGATATTCTAATGATTATAGTTCATCAATAACTTCCACTGATATCGAATACTCTCACGATAACACAAGAATAAAACATACATTTAGTAAGTTTGATAATGATGATTTATTTCACGAAGAAAATAATATTAAAGAAAAAGTTATTAGAGTAAAACGAATATCATCAAATAAAAATGAAAGATGGAACATATTTGAGAATAATAAAATTATTTTTGTATTGGATGGCACAAAGATTTCAAAAAAAGAAAAAGAATATCTTAGAACGACCGAAGGATTTAAATTTTTGATAGCACAAGGTAAAACTGGGATTAAATCACTCTTAAGTTTAAGAAAAAATTTAAAAAAATTATTAGTAAAATAATTTATTATTTATGTGTTGTGTTTATTTTTCTGCTATCTATAATTGTTGGAGCAGGAGAGATATATGAAATACGAATTATATGTGACGGACGTAGAAACCACCGGACTTACGTTAGAACACGATGTCATTGAGGTATCATTCTACCGTCTATCCACCGGAGACCAAAAAACTTGGTGTATGAAACCGATTAGAATAGATAACATTCAACCTGACGCATTACGGGTTAATGGTCATAATTTGGAAGACTTGTTACACAATACAAAAGAAGGCAGAGAGATATACATACCAACAGAAAAAGCCACCGCCGAAATTGAAAACTGGCTAATGAACGACCTTCATACATCAGAAGAACGATTTCTTGTTGGTCATAATATTTGCGGATTCGATAAAGATATGCTTATTGCAACGTGGAACAAAGTTGGAGCCGGAGAGACGTTCCCATTTTCAAAAAGATATGCACTAGATACAATGCAAATACAGGTATTTATGGATGTTATAGGAATAACAGAACCAAGCGAATATTATAATTTGAATGGGTTGGTTCAGAAATACGGTATAAAAAAAGAGAAAGCCCATCGGGCCTCAGCAGATGTTCGCATGACAAAAGATTTGTTTTTGAAACAGGCTAATTTAATTAGAGATTTAGCAAAAAAATAATGCTAAAAATATTATATAGTGCTGGAAATAGAATTGGTTCATATTACCAATTAAAACGATTTTTACAATCTATTCAGCATAAAAATTATAACATAAAAATCGCTGCATTTAAAAAATCGCTTGGCGATCTCGATGCAGATTATATGCTTGATAGCTTGCTCAATTTTACCAATCCAGAAGAGATTTCTTTTAATGGAAATTATACATATTATTCTAATGAGATTAAGCGATTTGCTCCGGATCTAATAATTTCTGATTTTGAGATTTATACAAGTACAATAGCACTGGAATTAAATATAAAATTATGGCAGTTCAGTCCAATTAATTTTTATTATGCTATGAATAATGATGTGAAATATAATTTAGGAATACATAAAAACTATTTTCATTTACTTGATTCCAGTCCAAAAAGAAATGGTTATATTTTAAATTTATTGAATAATTCCAATAGACGATTTGTATTATCACATATTTGTGATTCTCAATATAATAACATTATTTCCAATAACTATGAGTGGGCGCGCCCAAGTTTTATTCTGGGATATGGAAATAAAAAAATTGATTATTTTTTAGCGTTACTAAAATCAAATAAAAATATTATAAATGAGTTGAAAAATAAAAACTCTATATTATTTTCACCGTATATGAATGAATCTTTTGATGATCTAAAGATAGAGGATATATCAAAAGATTCCATATATGAGCAATATATTGAAAATTGTAAATATTTTGTATCAGATGGAACTGCCGTGTTTGCAGCGGATGCATTCTATAATCAAAAATATAATATAACATATCCAAGATACGACGATATAGAAAGCATTATTATATCAATGGTAAATAGGCATTATAATTTTGGATGCATATCGGATAATTTTACTCAGTCCAATAAAATAGAAATAGAATTAAATGAAAAAGTTAAATTTATATCGGAATACTTAGGAGAGCTATGAAATATTTGGCGGTTGATCTTGGTAATGTTGTTTGCAATGTAAAGTTTGATAATTTTTTAAACGAATTATCTAAAACACTTAATCTTCCATTAGAGGATGTAAATTATTTCTTACATAGAACCACAAAGTTACACGATATGGGTTTGACCCAAATATCGGACGAACTTAGAGATCATTTTAAGATTAAATCGCCCATTATCATACAAAATTTAATAGAAGAATGGAATAAAGTAATTACCGCAGATACCACTGTTGTGGGGTTTTTAGAAAAATTATTAGAAGAAGACGTTAAAATAGCGCTGCTGAGCAATATAGGAATAGAGCACGCTGCATTGATGGGAAATATTTTAGGTGGTTTTTTATACCACTATAGTATAAAGTTTTTTAGTTGCGAGGTTGGGGCAAGAAAACCCAGTTTCTTATATTATAAAACATTCTTAGACATGAATCCGGAATTTAAAGGATGCTTATATTTAGATGATAGAATTGAAAATGTGCGTGGTGGTGAAAAACTTGGGTTCAAATCATTGCATTTTGAGTTAGATAAAATAAATAGGTCAGATCTAGAAAATAAATTAAAAGAAATTACATTGATGATATATCAAAATTAGGAGACACAAATGGATAATAAATTAGATAAAAGGTTCATAGCACAAGGTAAAACAAAAATAGTCAACGCATCAGTTTTAGCGCCAGAAAATGCAGGACTTCGTTTTATTCTTAATGTTGTTGGTCAAGATGGAAAATTCACTTCGCCACTAAGTTTGATATTAGCAAAACGATGGGCTAAGGTAAAGGAAGATAATTCATATTGGTATGCAACTCAAATGAATTTTAAGCTTGGTTCATTAAACGAAACAGCCGTATCTTCTGACACATGGGCTATATCCATGTTGGTACAAGATAAAACTGGTAAGGTAGATCAGAAAGCATTACAAGCAGCTATTAAGAAAGTCAGTGAAAAAGCTAAGTATGAAAAAGCAAGCGTTCACGTATCAACTCTACTAACCTCTGCAATACCAGAGCTGCAAGATCTACTTATTAAGGGTCTGGTAGAAGAGGGTGTTAGTGTGTATTTTTACAATGAGCCAACAAAATAGCCAATAATCCCATATATAGTATATGGGACTACATTGCTCGCCCGGTGATAAAGTAGTTTGCAAGATAAAAGAAAATAAAATCGTAAATGTTTACGAGGAAACCGGTTGCGAAAAAAAAGTATTTGAGATTATATCCATACACAATAATGGATATATGATTTATTTACCAAGTAATTATTTTCTTGATTGCAGTGTTTATTTGTCTTCGGATAATTTACGAAGATATAAGATAGATAAAAGATTTATAGACAGCTATGCTTATTTCATAACAGAACATAATATAATTGCAATACACAGCAGATTAGATGGTATGCGTTGCTGTGAATGTGATGAGTTTTTTCCAATGGCAAGCGCCAATTTTGAAGAGACTAAATTATTATGCTGGCGTTGTCGGCATTATCCATTGTATAGATAACTGCTATATTGCTACGAGAGCGGTATTATTTGCTACATTGTGAGCGTTATATCCAAATCCACTGGATCCAATTGATAATATAAAATTAGCCCAATTAGTGTTTATTGGACTTGTCCAGGTACCGGTTAATTCATTCCATGCGCGACCCGTAGTGATTAGTCCGCCCTTGTTATCAAAAGCAAAATCTCCTAATGCTCCTGTTAGAATTGGTATTATAGTGCTATCCAAAGTGACCGTAACACCAGATGAAATCACCATACCATATCCATCATTTCCAGTCCCCCAAATAAAACCAGCATTATATGGTGCAGCAGGTGATATCGTACTATCGCCAAATATTATGGTTTTATTACAAAGAATAGCTGCTGTTGGAGAAATCGTGTCATGAATTTGAACACCACTGAACACACCAACACTATTGTAACCCGTGATAGTTAATGATGAAATAGCAAATGGATCTATTAAAAGTCCCCATCCCGTTACATATACATCCAAGCCTAAAAGTAAAAATTGGCAAAAATCCGAGCCGTATGAATTATACAATCCAGCAAACATACCAATACCACCTATTGATGTTGATTGAATACCTTGCGTACTCAAGTACGTACTTGGCGGACCTACTGGAGAATTACCTAAATTACAATTATATAAGGTAGTACTATCATTACCATAAGCAGTTGCAAAAGGATCTGAAAACTTACATCTAGTAAATACAATACCAGTATTATCTATTATTAATGGTATTCCACCAGTTGGAATAAAATTGAAATCCTTGAAGGTAACTCCCTGGTTACCAAATGATTGTGGCGGTGTTAATACTGTTGGAGAAATGTTTCCAATCATCATATTACTACCAATAGCAATTTGATAGGAGGATCCGCTTGAAAACATGCCAATTTCATTAGTTGAAAGGTTATATGGGCGCGTGGTAAATGCCTTGTCCGCGCTTACTGTACCATCTACCTTAACTATCCAAGCATCATAACTATCGCTAATACTAGATATATAATATCCGTCGTAACCAGTCCATCCATTGACTCCAAGACCGGTATCTTCTATTACTTGTCGTTGATTTATTGCTGGATTTATTGGTACTGTTCCAGAGGTTAATGTTCCTGTATGTGTAATATGCGGAGTGCCAACATAATTTATTGCTCCGCCGGTTCCCAAACTAACTGTTGATAGATCTAATAAATCATCATCAGATAGCACATCACTCATAAAGGTAACTGTATTTATAGTGGTAACAGTACGACCACGATATCGACGATTCAATTCGGCGATTGTCAAAATAGGAGTTGATGAAGTTAGACCATCATAACCATCGGAAGCTAGCCCGCTAACATTAGAAGGATCTACGAAGAAAGATAAACTAGGAACGATAATAGACGAGGTTTGATAGCCATCACTAATAATAGAACCACCGTCACCTATGGCTAATCCGCCAAATCCACCCTGAATAACTGGTAAGTCCAAGTTAGCTGGAGTGAGGGCGCGAGCCGGATGCCAAACTCCCGGATCTTGAGTTCGATCATAAGCATTAGCAAAAGGAAGACCATCCATTAGCAAAGTAGGAGTTCCCTTAAACCACGATGTAGCAGAGCTTGGGTTGATATAGGTTAGTCTACAGGAAACCTCGTTCAAATTTAATTTATATTGACCATATATGCCGTAGGTATAATTGGTACCAGCATCACTGTCCAATAATAAATCTCCAATAATGTATGTAGTATTATCGGGAATAGCTAAGCTGGAATTGTCTATATAAACAGAACCAATTTGATTAGTAAAAAACCCTTGTCCTTGAACGTCACCAAAGGAAGCTGCTCCGTGAATAATGGCATCTCCGTCAATAAATCCATTGATAGAAACCGCAGTGACCAAAGCGGTCCCGGCAGCCCCACCTATCATACTACCACCAGAAATGATCACACCTCCGTTGCACCAAGAATTGACCAAAGCATTAACAGGAGCTTCTGTGGTAACGAAATTGAAGAAAGCATAAACATCTAATCTTGTTTCGGTACAAGAGGAGGAAAGCGGTAAAGCTACTTCGGTATTTCCGACCGTCCCAGTTGGATCAACTAACCACAAATGAACGAAAAGAATAGTTCCAGCGCCAATACCTTGGGTAAATCCGCTGACATAAATCTTGGTGGGCTGATAAATGGAAATCGCATCACCATTGGTAAAGGTATTGACCTGATTAGGTAAAGCATTATATGTTGGGTAATTAGGAACGTATGGATTGGTCAACACTGCCATTCCACTTGAGATACTATCAATCCAGCAAACGGCTCCGCCCTGAGTATTATTGATTAGCAAATACCCGGCATAACCATCGGCAGCGGTTGTTAAATTAGCTTGCAATAAACCGGCTGGATTAGGTCCAGTGGCAGAAGGATTTTTAGGTATAACGCCAGTTAAGTTGACATTAAATTGATGTTGTAGTGTACCTATTAAAGTTAGACTGCCATTTACACCGAAAGCAGGATTAAGATATACCGGATCGGTATTGGTTAGCTGATCAGATAAGAAAGTAATTATAACCGGTACATTGAATACTGGAGATGATGTTCCCCATCGTCTAACTAACTCTGCCCAAGTACGAATTGGAGTTAAGGATGTTTTGCCATCATTCGAATCATTACCGAATTGTGGATCTATGCACCAATTGGATACCATTAATGCATCGTTTGGAGCATAGTTATATCCGTGTGCATCATTACCAAAAGCAGTAATTATTCCGCCGCCAGGTATCGATGCTGTCCCAGCAAAGCCACCACTTGATAATGACGCATCCAATTGTGCTGGAGTAATTGGTATTCTGTTTCGCCATATACCATTGCCGCTTGGGTCAAAAGAATATGCTGTTGATTTACTGTTTATTGTAATACCACCGGTATTTTTAAAATATCCTACTGCTGTATTATCTATTGGATTATTGTATCTGTAAATAGATTCAACATTTATATTACCTGGCCCCCACACAGCTCCATAGCCATCAACATATGAATCAATACATTCTATCTTACTTGTAGGGTATGCAAATAGATTTGCGCCCTGCTCAATATAATAATATCCTACATATAGATTACAAAGTGCAACTAAATCATATGCTAATATAATATCTGCATCAAGTTGTGGATAAAACCCCTGAGTTATTTCTACTGCAACTGCATCGTATGCTCTTCCTAAGATACCACCTTGCAATAGTGCTGTCGCACTTATTACGGCATTTCCTATGAAACAATTTAAAATTGGAAGCTCGCTTGATAATTCAGTTTGATATATTACGGAATATCTATCTATTCTTGTTTCTACAAGGGCTACATAATTTCCAAGTATGACACTATCATTATCATCACTACCAGGATCAAAAATAACTAGATTTTGTATGATTACTCTACCAGCAGTATAACTTTCTTCTGAAGCAGAAGATTGAGTTGTAATTTGTGTAATATTAACGTGTACAGGTTCATAAGCTATGTAGATATCATAACCATCGGTATTATTAATTTCTGACGGGAAAGCATTACCAATTCCAATAGCACTAACCGAAGATTCCATTGGTTGAGATAAAACGGCAACATTTGAACTGGGGTTTTTGTATACCCAGCAATAACCATCATTAGTTGTGTCATGCACGAACCATCCAGAAACTGGCGCATTCGTTAATGTTGTGGTCAGTAATGTCCCAGTATTACGATTTTTTGCGATCAATCCAGAAAATGCACCGGTTGAAACTTGATTAGATGAATTCAATACACCTGTTATTACAACATTGATTCCATTGCCACCAAGATATGGCGTAAATATAACAGGATCACTATTATCTGTATGATTAGATAAAAATATAAATGTGGTATTTTGATTTAATAGCGGAGAATAAGTTCCAAATCGTAAAATAACTTGTGCCCAGGTTTTTACTGGTGTGCTGGCAGTCAGTCCATCATTAGCGTCATTACCGCCAAATGTGCTCTGTGGATCAATATACCAAATTGTCTGAGACCATGAAGGATTTGGTTGAACCTCAAAAGCAAATGTCCTCGTTGGTTCCCAATCACTATTTGTTGTATTCCAAGTTAGAACATAACCGTTTTGTGGGGTAGTTGATGCTACTGGTCTGCCTTGTAATTTCACTACATTTGGATTAGGATACGTTCCACCAAGATCTCCACCGGCAGCTCCGCTTGGCGGAAATGATGACGAAATTGTTGTTGGTGACCAAGTACTTCCATTAAATTCTAAGAACTGTCCTATCTGAGGGTTTGGTGCAGATAGCACATATCCATCTAATTTTGCCACGGTAGCGCTTGCTGTTGTTCCAGACAAGTCTCCACCTACTGTCTGCGGAACTTGATTACCTGTCGGCAATTGTCCAGACACAAATGCTGGACCGCCTGCTAAATTAACTGGACCATAGGATAATGCTGATGCGCCACTTACTTGAAGTACATTGCCAGGTGTAAGACTTCCGGCTGCTGGAACGGTTGCTGCATGTATTTTTGATACGGTTGGATCAGGATAGGTCCCCGATAAATCACCACCGGCAGGACCTCCACCAGCAACAGATGGTTGTGGTTCCCATTTTCCATCTGCGGAAACATATGTAAGTACTTGACCGTTGGTTGGTGTAGTTGTCGATACTGGTGTTCCTGCTATTTTTGCAACACTTGGATCTGGATATGTGCCAGTAAGATCTCCTCCTGCTAATCCGGGTGGTATTGCCCCACCTGAACCATTTATAGGAACTTCGAATGAATAATCTACTACTATATTAGTTAGATCTGCTGGATTGTAGCCAGATTCAGCGCCAGTGTAATCTGGCGTGTTTAAAACTGCCCAATAAACATGACCCGTAGGAACGGTTGTTTTAAAAGCGCGCATCACAAATTGTGTCGTCATAACACAATAGCGAATTATTGCGATGAGTTAGTAACCAAATGCTTCTAATGAAAGATTAAATTTTCCTGTTTCTTTTATCAATTCTAACATTTTTTGTGCAATTTCTCTAATTTCTAATTGAGCATGTTCGCTATTTCTTAATTGCATAAAATGCATGAAACTTCTAAAATTGAACATTACATCAGCTGTTATTTGATTAGCGTAAGGTAAATAAAAACGCGCACTCTCTTTTGCTCTTTTTTTTGGTACGCCAGCTGATACTAATCTAGCTAAACATTCATGATACCTACGAATTGATTCCTCACAATGTTCAATTAATAATGCCTGTTCCTCTGGCATCCAGTCTCTTGGTATGTAGAACTTGTCATCTTTTAATTCTTTGTATCGCGCGCTCTCGCCATTGAAACTAACACCAATCCTATGTTTTATTATTTGTATATGTGTGGCAATTTCGGTAGTAACTAAGAAATGCAACGATGACTTTTCGAACGGAGTTCCATGACCATCATCTCCTAACATCTTTAACAATTTTCCCATCCTACCGCGCTTCTCATCCGTCAAATCTCTCGATGTTGAAGTCCAAGCACTTAGTGCATGCGTCTCGTCACCGCCGTATGTTCCAATTAATTCTACCTTATTTTCGTGCATTCTGTTCCTCTATTGATGTTAATATTATAAAGCCGGGTAACACGCCAAATGCTGATTCTTTAAATGGAATATCTTTAATAACATTATTTTTTGTAACATAAATCCTACTCCAATTTACTTCTCTGTTATGTATCAATTCATAACTATCATTATTGTCCGCAAACTTTATACCATAGCAATATTTATCGTCATATGTTTTATATGATACATCCGCTGGAAAACAAACTAAATAATTTTCAAATAAAAACTCTAACATCTTATCACCACATCATGTGCATGGCTCTCTACAATACTGGCGTTCGTTATTTTTATAAACTCAGCATTTGTTTTTAATTCATTTAGTGAGCGAGCACCAACGTATGAGCAACCACTTGATATACCTTCCATCATAGTTTTCACTATATTTTTTATATTATCTTTTAATGGAACCATTGCTTTAACCCCTTCGATATAATCTGATTTATGTGTTGAGCTTCCGTCGTACTGTTTATATTTTTTACCATCAATTTCAATTATTTCACCTGATGATTCTGGAACCCCAGCAAACATATTGCCTGTCATTACCATATCGGAAAAACATAAACTTTTAACCAAATCACCAACTTTTGAACAACCGCCATCCGCAATTATAAACTTATCATGAAAAATCGGATGATAATTTCGTGTCTCATATACATCTATTAAAGCAGATAGTTGTGGTACTCCGACACCTGCTTGAATCCTTGTTGTACAAATGCTACCAGCGCCAACATTAATTTTACATGCGTCAGCTCCAGCGTTCCATAAATCAAACGCTCCCTGTCCAGTAGCAACATTTCCTGCAATCAAAAATACATCAGAAAAATTATTAGCAATAAATGTTGTCATATCAGTACAATTTTTTGAATGCCCGTGTGCTACATCAATACAAATTATTCTAACGCCGAGATCATAAAATATTTTTATATTTTTATAATCTTCTTCTTTTACTCCAACAGATACTCCAATATAATCAAAAACATCTTTGTATTTACCATTTAATGTTTTCAATATACTTATCTGTTCATCTATCGAACAAAATCTATGTAGCAAACACATACCACCGAGTTTGTAAAACTCTTCCGCAACTTGCAGATTGACTATGGTTTTCATATTTGCTGGAAATATCGGAATAGAAAAATTAAGTCCTTTTGATAGATTTATGGATAAATCTATTTCTGAACGACTTCGTATTTCACTGTAGGAGGGTTTTATTAGAACATCATTAAAAGTTAACGTTTCTTCAAATCTCATGTGTTCCTCATTTCATTCTATAAACAACTCGGCCTTTACTTGTGTCATACACGCTAACCTCAGCGCGTACTCTATCACCCGGCAATAACTTAATTCCGCTTTGTCTAATTTTACCAGATACGGTACATATAACAGTATAATTATCATTTATTTTTACAAACACTTTATCTCTAACTAAGTTTTCCACTGTGCCCTCAAACTCTAATACGCCATCTTTATCTACCATCTATTTGCATTCTCCTTTTATATGATCTTTCCAGCCAGCTGGTTCCCAGCATACGATACAATCTAAGACATTAAATTTTATTGACATGTCTATTTTATTTTTATCAATATCAGATTTAATTAAATTATGAATATTTTTAAAAAACTCTCGTAATGTATTTATTCCTAATAAGAGAGGTGAAATCTTTGTTAATTCTTTATACCAGAAAAAACTTCGTAAAAACTCGTCCTTACCATAAAATACTGCACAATAACACGGTTCATCAAAAAACTCACCATTTATTACTAATACGCATTTACTATTTTTTGCAACCCTATCAATAGAATAACCGAAAAACAAATCCGTGCTTATCTTAGTATTTTTATTTATCTGTATGTCATTCATTACGATTTTTAAAGTTTTATCTTCTATTTTTAATGAATTACCAAACTCATCAACCCAATGGTGCTCAAATACCGTTTTTGATTGATGATTCCCGGAAAATATAGAATATGGTTTCAATCTGCAACTTTTAATAATTTTTGGAAGCAATTCGGGATCACCAATATAACTACCGATTAAATTTATACGACCATCTATTTTATTATAGAGCGTTTCTATATCTGTATTTTTGATCATTATTTTTCTTCGTGTGGAATACGTTTTAAATGTTCAAGATGATCAGTTTCTTGCATTAATTTTTGCCATAAAAAATATGTTGCCTGAGAATCACCTTTGGCAGAATGTAATTTAAAATTATTATATATACCAAACTTCGTTAATGAGTCCTTCAAATTTGATTTGGCTTTTTTATCACCGTTTTTTTTATTTATACTTTTAACCATAAACATAGTATCTAACCATAAATTAGCTGGAAATAATTTTCCATACTTTTCCCAAGTACTAAATAAAAAGTTCCTATCAAAATTAATAATATTATGCCCGACAATACATCTATGTTCAGGCGTTGCATCGTCCTCATGTAAAAAAATCTCAACATCATTTATTAATTGTGGTGTGGATATTCCTGTTTTTAAATCTTCTATCGTTTTTCCGGTTATGCGTAATGCATCAATGGAACTATTTTCAGGATGATTGATTTTAATTTTTCTAGATAGTTGTACTCGTTCATCTGCCCGTAGAATAGATAGTTCAGTTATTTCGTGGAAATTATTTCTATAAACTAATCCGTTAGTTTCTAAATCACAAATATAATATATTATACCAGACATTATCTAACCATATAGTTTTTAACTAGTTTTATTACACTACTACCAGACGCATACACAGTTGCTTTGATTATTTTTTTTAATGAATAATTTGGCTTTACTTGCGTAGGTGCTTTATATTCTTTTGACATTTTATTAAATAACTCCATAGCCTCGCGTTCATCATCAGCGAATACTCTATATATCATTGTTGTCGGAATCAAACATTCCACTTTAACATCATAATATGATTTTATTTTTGGAGCAGCAGTTTTCTTTTTTGCCTCTGCTTCTTTTTTATGTTTTTCCTCCATGGCTTTTATTTCATGAGGTTCACGTCCCTGAACTACTATTTTAGACATTATTTGATTTCCTTAGTTAATTCATAAAATCTTTTCAAAAACATTTCTTCTGCTTCTTTTGGTTGTACTGGTTTAATATTGAAACTATATGATTCAGTTGGCTGTTTCCAATCAGGATGCAATGGAGACATTAAATCTCTTGCTTCCGTTGCAAGCATTTTAGCATCTATCATATGTATTTCTTCTGGCTCTACCCAATACATTTTAAATTTCTGACGAATTACTAATTGTATGTTTTCACCAGCTCTTCTGAAAAACTCAAACTCTTTCAATCGTTTTACTGGACGAGCAAGATCATTTGTATATGCTTCTTCTGCATCATGTAAGAGCCCATGTAGTGCCCATTTTTCGCTGCATAATTCACTAACATATATTGAATGTTGTGCCACGGAATAAAACTCTTTTGAATGTCCAGTAAATCTACATATCATAGAAAGACTATGTGCAATATCCTCTATACATATATCTTCTGGCTTTGGATTCATTGGAAAAAACTTCTTTCCTGTGTAAGTCTGAATCCATCCTGTTGGATCTATATACGACACTTATTTTAATCCTCGTGTTTCACCAAATCCCTGAACCCCTCTCACACTTTTTTTATTTTTCATCATTTCCTCAAATTGTTCGTTATCAATTTGATCTACATTCATATTTTTTAGTTCGAACGGTATTAGTTGTCCGATAGGTTCCCCGAACTCTAATTTTAGATCTTTACCTAATGAATTAACATCTGGTATATATTGTGCTGCTAGCGCGGTGTATCCCATCCAATCATTGTCTAATACTCCATATAAACAATGTAATGATTTTTTAGCGAATGTTGATGACCTTGGTGCTAGTTGCAGCCACCATCCTTCTGGTGCTATCATTCTAAATCCCAATGGGATCTTTACAAATTGTCCGGGTCTGAGAATAATTTGTTTTCTATTTTCTTGCGCGCAACAAACATCCCAGCCGGTACTTACCGGGGTTGATCTGGTTGGTAAAAATCTTTTGTCATTTTTCAAATCTTCTCTCAATGCGAATTTAAATGTTGGATGAGGATCTTTAATTTCGTTCATTTTTATTAATTCCTTTCTGGTTTTGTTGGCATTATACGTTATATTTATATGGCAATTATCACTTCTCCACCAGCTATCATATTCATTAATAATGATTTGTCAAGTCAGGTGTTAAGTGTTTTTGTTCGTCAATTATTTATTACCGAAGTTTTAACCGCAGCACAATTCGATGGTTATGTCGCAGCCGATGGATATTGGGTTTCTGATCAGTTATATGATGGGTATCGTATTTTAGTACTACGAGATCTTTGGGATCAAACTAATCGAGATTTGGCAGATATTGTATTATTTGCAAAAGATGGATTAGTTTCAGTTGAACAAAATAAGGTTGGGCCTCCAAATATTACTCTGCAAATTAACCAAGTGTATCTTACAGCGTTAATTTATCTACAACGTGCTAGGCCATATCCTTGTCGAAGACCCAAAAATTGGGAAAATCAATTCGTTGGTGAATGTGTGACTGATGATTTTAATCCATATCATTTGGATCCACCATGGATTCGTAAGGTAGAGCCAAATAATCCTTAATATTCCCAGCTATTTTTATCTTTTTCGTATTCATCATCGCTAAATAAATCATCATCGTAATATCGTCTTCGGGACACCGAAGCTCTACCTCTCAATGTATTTGAGTATGTTCTGCCAGATGGAAACTTTGTGCGCTCGTATGACTCTTGCCAGATAGTTTCTTCACTATGTTCATTTTTATCTTCTTCTAAATCATAATATTGAATTATACTGGACACATACTGCATAGTATCTTTTGCTTCCTGAATATCTATATACTCATTCATTTGAGCTCCGATTGAGTTATGATATCCGCATGTCATATTAACCGCTTCTTTACACATATGATTTATTTTCAATGCCAGCACATCTGTTAACATACCATCAACAATATATCTTGGATGATCTATGTTTTTGGATATCTGTATCAATCTATTAGCCGTTGTATATGAGCATAATAATTCTCCACCAATACTGCTAACTAACTGATGAGAGCGATTTCCCCTGTCTACTTGTAGTAATAAATCAAAATCTAATAGTTCAGGGAAATGAACATATTCCGCGCTAACGACTCCTACTTCCTCATCGGTAGTAAATAATAAACCTAAATCGTATCCAGTATTTAATGCTATCCAGCTATTTATGGCTACACCGAGTCTATCATCCCCGCCAACTTGTACCTCACAATTCTTATCTTGTATAATTTTTTTAAACTCTCCATCAATTTCCATATTTTTTATTGTAGGATTAACATCCGGTATATCATCACCATGATCTCTACACACGTCGGTGTGAGCCACCAAACATATTCTTGGAGTACCCCTTATAGCCAACATATTATGTACTTGTTGATATTTTCCTTTTCTATATGAAGAATAATCATCTTCTATAATTCTAAAACCGGCGTCAATTAGTTTCTTTTTTAGAAACTTACGCAAGTTCCATTCTCGTGATTTACAGCATTGCATTATATAATTTTCAAACGAATAATTGTTCATTTCTTACCTCTCGCTTAAATTTAAGCACACAATAATAACAGTCAATGAGACAAAATATTTATATTTACCGCTGGCAATAATGGAATATTTTAATAATAGACTTATATTAAGTCAATGGAGCTAAATTATGGATTTATTTGATAAAGTCAAAAAATTTGAACAATTAGTTAATTCTAGTCATAAAAAATATGATTTTTCCAAGTCCATTGAATTAGCAAATAAATTTGAAAAAAAATTCAATAAAGCAGCTCAAGCTACACACTCAACAGAACCAGCCAGAAAAGCGTTGGTAAAACTCCTTACTGATCGTTGGACTGCCGATCAGGCTAATTTCCCCATTGAAGCACGCAATTTATACAGCTCACTAAGATATCCACAAGGCGAATTATCTTTTCAAGATTTAGCAAATATTGCAACGCAAATATATCAATCTCTAATGAAATCAAAAGATCAAAACACTTTAAATTTCGCTACTAAAAATCTATTCCCGTATATAGATTCATTAAAATCACAGGTAGCTAAACAACCAGCATCTCCTATATCTTCGGAAGAATCCACAGTTAAGGTTCCAGAAATTAAAATCACGCCATCAAAATATCCATCGATATCGAAAGATATTCAAACTAAATTAAACCAAATCTTAGTTCCATTTGGCGATATGCTTCCAATTAAAGAAGATGGTTCGTTAGGGCCTGAAACACAAAAAGCATTAAATATATTTAAGGCTAAGTATAATTTTGAAAATTCATCGTTGCCACAACTTATCCAAAGAGTTCGAGAGCACGAAATACCAAAATAATTTTTAATTGATATATAATAGGTAGTGGCTCAACAATTTAATAATTTATTTGATTTTTTTAATTTTATTGAATTTTGCCCGTTGTGCAAAAAGAGAACCGAACCAATAATAACATTATCCGGAATGTCTGGCTGTGAGCTAAACAATAGTTATTTAACAGTTTTTCAACAAGACTCAAATAAAAAAATATTAATCGATCTATTCAATAATAATATAATAGAAAATTATTTACAATTTATTAGTCCTGATGTGCCTAAATTAATTATTGGCCGTCAGTGTAATAAATATCATTTTTATTATTCTGGGACTTGTGATTTATTAAAAGATAAATTACTTATAGACAATATAATACTGGAAAAAAATCATATCGTAAGAATGCTAGCAGATTCGGTTCATTTCATCGTTAATAACGATTTTAATAACTCTATTTCAACAATTCATATAACATCAAATTATTTGACAAAAACAATAACAATGCCATTAATCGATTTTGATTTTTCGTCAAAAAAACTTATAGACAAAAAACTAAAAATTATTCAATTATTAGGTTAAAATGACAGCACGAGAGTTCGATTCATTTCCAAAATTAATAGAATATCGTAGTACTTGCCCTATTTGTTCCAATGTATTAGAATACGATATATATACCACGATTTATATTGATCATAAAACTAATGAAGCATCAAAATTAAAAAATCGATTTGATAATATTTTTGATGGATTGGATAATATGTCTGAAACCATATCTGTTAAATTCAAACCGGGCGAAACTCAAATAATCAATATAGAAAAATTGCAAACTCAAATAAATATAGCCGATAATAGTTTAACTGCAAGTTTTGATGGTAGTCTATCTTTCTTCAATTTAAAAATCTCTTGTATTAATGAACTCACAAATATTTGCGAATACGAAGCAAAGGGCGATTTTATAGCAACAGATTCAGATATAAGGAAAAATGATGATGGAAGTTATGTTTTTGGTATAGTTGAACTCCAAATCTATCACGAAATATATAAATTATATACCATAGATAAAGGCATAGGTAAGCAAATTAAAATTATAAATGACTATAACATATTTAAAACATCATTTGCTCTTGCAGAAATGAGTATCGATGGCTCCAATGCACATAATTTTTACAAAGAAAAAAGACTTAATCTTGTAGATGATGATTATTTTAAATTTGAAAATCCTAAAAAAATATTTTCTAGAATTGATTCAATTTTTCTTTTGATGGATAAATAATTTAAATGGATCTAAAACAGTTCATATATGAATATCAGCGTTGTCCATTGTGTGATAATGATTTATTAATAACATCCACCCAAGCAGATAAAATCATAATATCAAATAATAAATTGACTATCAGATATAAAACTGATTATTTTATAGATTCAAAAACCGATATACATCAGTTTTCTATTTCTATTATTGACGGCCGTATAATGCATGATAGTTCGACCGATGTATTTACGTCTCTGTATGAATTAGATATCATTTTAGAAAAAACTTGTAAAAACTGCAATCAACCACTCGAAACATTTTCAAGATCTATTAATATTTTTTATGATAGACCTTATAGTGCATTCAACACACAGTCTCTTTTAGAATATTTTAAATTTTATTACAATAATAAATATTATACAGTCGTAAATAATTTTTCCAATAAAACATCATTTATTGTATGCGATGACAAAAAAATAGATATACAATATATCCCATTTGAAAAACTCAATTTCCAAGATAAAGATAAGTTGTTTTCTAAAATAAATTCAATCTTATTATTGAGATGAAACGATTTACAATGAATAAAATTATTGGTCAATGGAATAATGTTATTTTCTACAAACTTGCTACTGATTTAATCGATTGCATCGATGATAAGGATAGAATTAAAACTTTCATAAATTATAACAAAATCTACAATGATGCATTAATTTCAAATGATTTACTATCTATCGCAATTTACTATTACCCACATTTAGAAGAATCTTTTAGAAAATATATTATATTAATATAATTTTGGCCCTACTACGAATAAATTAAATGGAAAGTATCATATTAACATGACGAACAAAAAAATCCAAAGGCTCGTAAAAAACTTTAAGAAATCAATTTGTCAAATTATGTATGAGGTTGAAGGTATTGAAGAACAAAAAAAAGCAATGAATGTAATGATCTCAACATTCAATATGATTGGTCAGGAGCAGGGCGTTCCTATGATCGAATATGCGATTGAAGTTATTAACAGAGATTTTCCTCATCTAAAAAACGATCTCGATAAATTACTCGTGTTGCTATGAAAAAATATATAGATGAAGATATTGTTGCCAAAACATTACTGGCAAAATCAGTATATACGAATGATGGATATTCATTATACGTTATAATGTATTATGCTGAAACAACTGGCGAATATGACTTTCTTTTACCAGCAAAAGATTATATTAGATTGGTTAATGATGCTTATGCCAGAAGTCCCAATAATATAATACGATGTGCAATTTCGGGTAGGACAAAAGATGATATGCCATATTTTTCAATCGCCGGTATTACATTCACAATGATTACGGAGGAGGAAGCGGATAAATTTAGAATCCTAAAATGATTTTACATCTTTTTTAGTTTTAATTTTATGGCATCCTTTGCATAATACTTGGAGCCCTTTCGTATCCACGAACAACCTTTCAATGTACGTATCGAAATCAACAAACCGCCCCACGGCAATTTTATGATCAACTTCGATATCTTTTCGCCTGAACACTTTCCCGCAGCAAGCGCATCTATACTTTCCTCTCTCAACCTTAGCGCTCTTCAATGCACCATTCCTTTGCTTGCTCCGCCCCCAAACTCTCCTCAAACTTTTTTTCACATACTCAATAACAACTTTTCTCATACACTAATATATAACAATGTTTTGTAAATCTTTAAATATACCATTATGTTTCGTATGTACATGGCAAAAAAACCATGACATATCCACTCTGGTTCAATCTAAATGCTGGATTGAATGGTGGAAGGATGAGTTCGATTTAAAAGATAAAAATAATATGAAAAGTTATATTAAAACCATAATAAAAACCGAGGGATTCGAAGGTGATTATTTCATATATCTAAAAGAAGCAATAAAATTATATTATCCAGAATACATAGAATGGTTAGAAAAGGTAATTGTCCTGATATGAAAACCGCAAATTACACCTTAAAAGAAATTAAACCAAATATATTTCATTTAACATTTCAAGATCGTTATGATCTTTGCATGTATTTTCTTCGTTATCAAGAGTTTTATGAATCGTCCTCTCCGAAGTTTCGCAATAAATCTTTCACGATTCTTTCTTTTATGCGCTGGTATTCAAAAAAATATGGTAATGGATCATTTACATATCCATCTGATTGGAATGGATTTAATATTCCGGGTGATATAATTCCAAAAGTTCATAATCTTATGATTCCAGATCGTAATATATATGATTATGAATTGCTTAATATCTATAAACATTGTAAAAAATCCTCCCAAGATTTTTATCTTATTGGTTCCATAAAAAAAGATAATATAACTATAAATCATGAGTTGGCTCACGGATTTTTCTATACGAATAAGATCTATAAATCTGCTATGATTTCTCTCGTAAAATCTATTCCAAAAGATATTAAATTATCAATCACACATTGGTTAAAAACCAAAGGTTATACGCCAAAAGTATATACAGATGAGATTCAAGCCTATCTCGCAACAGGCATGCCTTTCCTCCAAGATAACAATTTCAAGTTATCCAAATCTAATAAAAAGAAACTCCTTACTATTAGTCTAGCATTCATTAAAGTATTTAACCAATACAATAATGAAAACTTGCAAGGACTTCAGTCCGTCTAAACCCTGTAATTCATGCTGGCTCAACGACGCTAATACTGCTCTCTATAACAATCCCTATTCAGCAACGTGTTATATTATTCTATCAACGGATGAAATATCTTATTGTCATTCCAATTCACAAATTAAGTCTTATATTATGAAATGCTTATCTTCTAAATATAATGATAAAATAGAATACTGCCATATCGCAATTTTATATCATTTCCCCCAATATATTAATTTATATAACACAATTATGTTACTGATTTAACTTACAAAAGATCTCAATTGGGGTGGGATGTGGCAGGAGTGGCCAAGAGTTACCAATGCTAAGAATGAGTTCGTAATTGGCAGGATAATAATCAAGGCAGATATCAAAAAGAACTTCCAGTTAGCCAGAACATTGGAAATTTTACAATATACGATTGAAAATATAAAAGATATTGCGAGACATGAGTTGCAACATTTTATGCAATCATTCATAAAACATATTACTGGTAAGCATGGTGGATTACCATCCAATAAAATTCGTGATTTAGAATATGATCAAGAAAATTATAGTAATGTTGGAGTTTCCAATGAAGCGCATGTTCTTGATGATCATGAGTTCTATACTAATCTTACGGATTCGGTTAATGATTTTAATAGATATAAAAAATTTATACCGGTTTCCCTTCATAGAGATTATATGTTATCTTGGGTAAGACATGTTCCGGTGCAAAGGTTTTTTGATTTAATGGAACAAAAAATTATACCAATTTTTAAAAATAATATTAAAACTAAATCTCTTAAAACCAAAGAACAGAAAGCTATGGAGTGGGATAATATCATCGATCAATCTAGTCCTGCAACTGATATGTTAAATATGAAGAATATGTTTAATGTATTAAAGCAATATAATCCCAATAAATATCGTAAGGCTGTGGCAGAGTTTTCTAAGGCTGTGGGATTATAGGGTTTTTATATTAAAGAATAATAGAGATCCAATCGTATTATTTTGGTACCATTCTAATAATTTTAACAATTTAAGGGTATTTATGGTAAAGAAAAAGGTATTTTCACCTATTATTTCTAGTGCAAAAAAGATCTATTATGATAGATATAAAGATGATGATTTGTCTTTTGATGATTTTTATACTCTGTCTCAACAACAATGTTATTATTGTGGAATTAAACCAAAACAAAAGTACAACAAGTTTCTTTCAAGTTCAGAATCATCGGAAAATTCAAGATCTAATGGGACATTTATATATAATGGATTAGATAGAGTGGATAGCAATTTACCACATACAAAGAGCAATCTTGTTCCTTGTTGTAAGTTTTGTAATTATGCTAAACATAATAAAACAATAAAAGAGTTTAAAGAATGGGTAATTTTGGTATATAAGAACTGGGCATCAAAATGATTGATAAAGATATATTTAACTAATATACCATTACATATAGTACAGGATATATTATATAATGATTCAATCGCAGTTGCTGAATTCGATAGTTGCATTACATCGTTTATTGATAGTAAATCAACCCTTATTGAATATGCTGATGATGACAAGCCTAGTGTATTTCTTGATTATTTATTGCCAGAGGATATAACAGAGGAACGATTAGATAAACTATTGTTATTGATGTAGTTGTTATATTTATTACAACCGTTTTATTGGTTATTATTAATTGTTGCTATTGTTTGATGTTGTATTCAGATTATTTTGTTTTATATTGTTTGCTACCGTTTGATAGTATTGTATTGATTCGTTTTGGTACCGTTCTATTATTTAACGAGGCCCACATTACCCCACACCGCCACACCTTACGCGATACCTCACCACATCCCCTCCATTCCTCCCACCGTCTCCCACCTTTCCCTCCATTTCATTCCACTTCTTTACAACTATTACATCATTCTACATTCCACTACATTTCCTTTCTTTTCACTACATATCATACATTGTCTTCCAACCCGCTACTCCGGCTATACGCCCTGCGTTCCCCCTACACTAGGCACCAAGCTGCCACATCTCCCCGTCTCCCCTACATCACACCACCTGAACATCTCACATCATCCCACCTTTCCCCTGTCAGCATTCATCCCACCTCTGGCTACCTTTCCCGCCAACCCCCAAGAACCGTGCCAACCGTATCGCTGTAATTCCTCCCTACCTCTACCTACCTTTCTCCCTATTCTCCTACATCTTGTTCAGGTAATCCAATGGTGTTGAGACGGCTACATCTCTCCTGTTATCCTACATTGCGTTATCAGTGAGTTGTTGTTGACCAATACGTGATAAGCACTTGACCTATACTTGACCTCGCAACAATCATACTACATCATCCACTGATCTCCTACATACGACACTGCTCACCCTACACTATACGTTCAACGGTTCAGCCAGTGCCAACCGTTCAGTATGTAGGGAAGTCTGTATCGTATGTATTCCGTTATCCCACCTGAACCTATTGCAAGAAACGAGCCGTCGACTTGGCATAACTTGTGCATCATTGCAAGAACGGAACCACCCACCTTTCCCTACATTGTACTACATCCTGACGGAGCTCCCTACCAGCAACTACATTCCAGCCAACGTCGAGCGCCCGCACCCTGCCTTCGAGCATTGCCGTTTGCTGGCGCTAGGTGCCAGCTAGGAAGCGTTTTCCCCCTGCTACCCTTGCCGAGATATCCCGAGCGCTCCGAACGCTTCCTAGACCGAAGCAACACTATCCCACATTATCACACCGCAATCTTTGCATACCCTATGATCGTCCAACGTTATGATCTCATTGGTTTTTCTTAAAACCGAGACAGCAAGATCATACTAAGTCTTTTCCCTACATCAATAATATCATATACTTATCCGATCCATATGCCATGGCACAACGTCTGCAATATAGTCTATCTGTCGAGAGCGGAACGGTAGGGGCGAAGAAAAAAGCCCCGCGAGGCCTAAAGTAATTCAACCGCCCGCCGTTCTCTCTAGATAGCACCCCGCAGTAGCTAGTGGGGAAACGGAACAAGTAGGTAGCTCCTACACTAGCGTTAGAAACCTTAGAACGGTGTGGGTCTGCCACATGTCGCCTAAGGTAGAGCATACGACGGAATACCCGTTTTAGCAGGGCGAAGACTGGCAAGCAGTCTGAAAGCCTTATCCCGCTACAGTGCCGACCAATACCCCTTGGGGTATGACCTTGTAAGGTCTAGTCGCTGTAGGTAAGATAGGTAAGGCAAAGTCGCTAATATCGGAAGTGTACCTAGTAGACAGTCTCTATTCTAACGATACGACATATCGCACCTAGAAGGTTAATTCTACGGTTCGGCGATTGTCTTACATGGTCCCCGCTTATGCCACAATGTTGTCGTTGTATTCCCAAGGGAAGCAACTAGACTACATTATCGGCTCTGATAGCGGAAAGTGATATTGTAAGCCAAAGCGCGACGAGATAGGGAAGTAAGAAACGCTAGGCGCGAGTGCAAAGAAAGCAGATAATACCACAATCTAATACTATACCATACGGCTATCACAAGTAGCCTATACCGGCTAGACGCTAACAATGTCGGCAAGATCGAAACCGCTCCTAACACTGTTAGGGCGGTATGTGCGTTAGGCGCACACTGAGGAGATCGGGAATGGTGATAAAGAAGAAACGGCTAACCTTCAAGAGAGCACATGTAGCACACTGGAAAGGTGGTGTGCGCCCGAGCAAGAAACTACGGCATACGTTTACAAGTAGCCGATGGCTGCACAAGGGTGGATGAATGAAGTGTCTAATCCTACAATCAAGCAATTGTCTATGCGATAAGTGCAAAACGCTCACAAGTAAGCAGATACGGGATATCCGCTACCATATGACGCATAGGGTAGGAATGAGCAGCAAGGCTACCAAGAGACTTAGCGGGAAACGAGCTAAGACGAAAGAATACACTGAAAAGAACTTCATCCTGTAAGGCTTGAGTGTCTGCTAATGTGTGTAAGATCATAGTCTTGCATACATTGTCGGGCAATAAGCTCGAAAGTCAAACAACACAACATAGGAGATACACTCACATGACCACGAACAATACCACCACGGTTGCCACTGTCGTTCCCTCTGCCGAAAAGGAAGAAAAGAAAGCGCCGAAACAGTTCAACGGTGAGCAGATCGCGGAGATTACCGCACACTTCCGCGCATTGCATGCCTTGTGCTGGGATGCGGGGAAAGGTGGCAATCTTAACCCATCGTTCGACAAGCTTACATTCGACGACATCGGGACGGTGTGTGTGCGGGCAATCAACGCACTTGCAACGGTACAGCAACGCGCGAAGAATGAAGCCGAGCAGAAGGTGCGACAAGCACTCAACGTTGTGCTCGAAACCCACATCATTGCACTTCGTAAGGAAAAGGCGGAGTATGACGGTCTTTCTGCGAGCTTGAAGGCGCGTATGGGTGCCTTCGATTCGAGTATCAAGGTGTCGGTGAATGACCTACAAGGTATTCTCGAAACGAGCAATACTGCCGTGCAGGTGAAAAAACTACAGGATCTAGGGTTCAAGATTGACGGTCGGTCAATCGCACGGAAGGCGGTGTCGCACATTACCATCCCCGTCACGCTCTAATACTACAAGACAAGGTCGAAACATACAGGTAAGTCCCTGTATGTATTAGGGTTATGCCCTAACTGATGACTACCGAAAGGTAGGCATTGGGCGAGACTGTAAGTCTCGCTTGATGAGACCATGCACAACGAATGCACAACACGGAGAAACCTACATGAAACGACGCCCTCTCACCTTTACCGTGATCACTAACGAGAAGTCCGACAGCGGGGAATTCGTGTGGGAAAAGACCACACGGTACTCCAAGATGCGACATCTCATCATAACCCGCGCGTTCAATAAGCCGGGGTATGCCATCACACACGTCATGTCGGGTAGGAGTATTGATAAGCAGTATCCCAAGCTCGCACAAGCGCGCAAAGCTCTTCCACGTCTCCTACAATTGACCGATTGGAGCCAAGACGAAGAGGCGTACATGTACGATACCAGCCTACAACAGAGGGTCAAGGATGTGCGCTGGGAGACGGTGTAAGTAAGAACTGACGTATCTACTAATATCCTATGCATACGTATGTGTAGGATATTGTTGGGTAATTCAGTCATTGCCCGAAAGGATCACAATGTATTCCAAGATTGCATACTACGCGCCTCATGTGTGTGCATGGGGTGGCTGGTTGTTTCTCTGCTATTGGCTGGTGAGCCAATGAATGCTATCACACTACACACGGGTCAAACGACGCTTGAAGCCTTGGAAGTAAGCAGGCTTCGCGTGCAAGCATACATGCAAACCTACAAGGAGAACCCTTGTAAGCGAACGTTGGAAGCGTGGGAGAAAGCGCAGGATGTAGCATCTGATATGATGTTGTTGCATCTTAGGCTCCTAAACTTACAAGATGCGAAAGTGAAGGAGGATTCCGTAGTTGCAGATTGGAGAGACGCCGTTGCGTTTGCTCTATCTGATAACGACATAATCGAGTCATACGACATTGTGGGAGAAGAGGATATCATATGCGAACAGTAGCGACGATATATTGGGATCGGTTCAACGGATGCCATCATACGCTTGTGTGTGATGTTGAGGAGAACGGAGCACATTCGGTGCTGAATAGCACCGTTCATGACAACAGTGGTCATACCTTGGATAAGGTAATCAGTTTCTGGACAAAGGAGTTAGGCGAAAGCAATGTGCGTGCGTATACGATTAGTGAGTATGTGAAGGATGTTGGAAGGTATACGCATACGCTGTAAGGGAAAGGTTTCCGTCTCTATGACAATATCTCATGTGAGGTATTGTCGTGGGTATTGAAACCCAATATACAACGAACAACATACAAGGACACACATACCAATGAATCTCAACGACGCAAACCTACAGATTCTTACTCTTCTCCTCAGTGGTGGGCATAAGGATCTTGCTCGTACCTTCATCCAGAGTATTGGCACGAGTAAGGTGTCGGTGGCTAATGTGGTAGAACAGGAGGAAACGTTTCCGAATGTGAACGTCTCTGACATGAGTCCTCCTAAGGCAGTTGAGAAGGAGATGCACGCTTTCATGTGTGCACGTGAAAGCCAGGGTATCAGTTATACCACTCCGCAAGATCTAATCAAACACTTCGCTGGAAGATACTCGCCTAACTACATTGTGTCATTGCTTTCTAGACACAATACCGGCAATGGCGCTTATGGTGTGAAGGTGGAGAAGTTGTGGGATAACGTTGCGTGCGGACGGTATCGTTCGCGAGCCATCTAAAAACTGCTTGCACGAATCTAAACGCTTGCTATAACACTTTCAAGGTCGAAACGCATATGTCAAAAGCATATGCGTAGACGTGTAATAATTCACGTCCTGATGAGACCAGTTGTCTTGAAACGTCATACAAGAAAGTTGGATACACACATGTCTACTGTCAACGTCATTGCCCTTAAGACCGCGTTCAATGCTTACAAGTCGCTTGCCGATCGCCGAGCTGAATTGGAGTCGGAGATCGACGCCATTGGTACGGAGATGGGCGAGCTTGTCGCCACGATGTCGTCAAGTCTGCCCGAGGGTACCACTAACTTCAAGGCGGAAGGAAAAACCTTAACGCCCGTAGTTGGTGGGGGCAAGTCGGGAAACAGCAACTTCCTGCGTGGGTATGCTCCGAAGTCGGAGAAGACCGCCAAGAAGGCCGTGGAAGTGCTCGACCTCGATTCCGATGCGTGAAAAGTAAGTCTCTGTAAGTAAAGAGATAAGGTTCTACTCCCGTGTCTAAGCATGTAGGTGTTTGGATACGGGGGTGGGGAACTATCTCCCCAATATCACAAAGGTACGACAATGTGGTTCTACATAATCAAAGATACGACTACGGGTGATGTTGTTCTTTCCGAGACCGCGCCAACGGATGCGTCTAATTGCCTCTATAAAACGACTTTCATTGACTTGGCGCTAAACTTCCTTGATGCGTCAAAAACGAGCCACAAGCCAATTACGGCTCAGCAAACGGCATTAGGATTGAACCCCGCCGGAAACAATAAGCGTTCAAGAGGCGCTCCCGTTGCCGTTGGCGCATACAGGCGTACTGGTGGAAAAGACGCATACATTGACAGCAGCAATCTCATTGTGCGTCAAACATCACACATCCCACCACGTCGAATCGGTGGTAGGTTGTTTCAATAGGGAGAACTACAATGCAACGCAGACACTTCCAACTAATCCGGAGATTGATAACCTCCGACAACGTATCCAAGAAACCGCAATTCTCCTACATGCAATCATAATGATGGGAGAGGCACTCCAAAGAAGGGGAATGTAATATGACGTTGGAGAGGGTAAGATGAAAAGCGTTGGTAAGCCCAAGTATGCGCACGACTGCGACAAGTGCAGCACAATCACTTACAACGCACCATTTTCCGTGGCAAAGGGGATCATCAAGTGAAAACCTTCATTGTATTCGTATGTGGCATTGCTATTGGAATGTATCTCGAACCCCTACTTGCGAACGCCTACGCGCATGCAATGATGGGACAAGTCGGGCAGATTACCGAAAGGAGCCTATAAAGATGACGAACCGTAAGACTGCAAGAGGCAAACGCCCAGCGAATACTACCGAGTATGTCATCCTGACACAAGGTATGCCATGGCAGTATTGGGATGGTAGCGCTTGGAGTAAGAATCAAAAAGACGCAAGGATCTACGTTGGGGATGAGGTGTTCCCAATAAGTGAAACTATCCCGAACTGTCAGATAATGCGCGCAGCATTCGCATTATTGAACCTGACAAGGAGCCTGTAAGATGGTGCGAGTAAAGAATCTACCTGACCTTACTGGCACGAACATCTTCCCACAACCGTTTCTATCATGCGGTGAATGTGGTGCAGAGTATTCTGCCAATAGTGGAGATTACTTCAATTACCCACATGAGTATGTATTCATGTGTTGTAGTGAACCGATGGTGCTTATGACGAAACGTGTTGTGTATGAGGAATGGGAACCGAAGAAGACTACACCGGAACCCAAAGAACTACACAAGGGCGATCGTGTGCAAGTTAGACAGTTCGGAACTACTCCTCCTCGTGTTGGAGAAGGTCTTACATATCCGTCATTCTCCGGTGTTCTGCTGGAAGATGCCGGAACGTCGGAGGGGTGGGACGTAAGTGTATGTACTTTAATGCTGATACAAGTCTCACGCGGTATGCGTTCTCATGTGGGTATATACAGAGGAATAGGGGCAAGACTCTTTCAATGAGGCATGGTGTGTACCATGTGGTGGGGTTGGACGTACAAGGTAAGCATGTGTGGAAGTCTTTTGATACATTGAAGGAAGCACGAGCATATCTTAGGAAGCCTTGATCATTGCGTTGTTTCCGTGTCTATGACAATATCTCACATGAGGTATTGTCGTGGGGATTGAAACCTCAGGAGGAATTGCACATGGCATTATATAAAACCGATATGTCGCCTCAAAAGACTGCTGCACGTGCACTTGCATACAGCCGAGTACAACGGCGCCAGTTTCTCACTGGCAAACACATTGTCATTGCAAGTCGTAAGTGCGGAGATATTAGGCACCTAATTGACCACGGCATCAAACCTTCTAACATCATTGCTTGCGACGTGGACTATGTTGCGCGGGCTATGGCAAGTAGACTCGGTGCTACTCTCTCACCTAAGAATACCATCGAAGAGACGGTACGATGGGCGTTCCAAACGTATGGCAAAGCGAACATTGCAAGCATCAATGTAGACTTGTGCGCTGGTGTGGAGAAAGGTACGGAGATTCTAGCAGACGTATTCAGCACATGTGAGGCTAACAAGTACAAGGGAGCCATCTTCTTCACCTTCTTCCGTCCTAACAGGAAAGGTGGTATGAAAGGAAAGGATAACATTGACTACATTACCACCAGTGTCGGTATTGGTGATGAGTACTTCGCTAAGAACGGACTTGTGTTCCCATATCAGTCATACACCCCTAATAGCGTGGGTTCTCCAATGTGTATGATCGCTTTCTAAAACTGTAAGAGCCTTGATATTCTGCTATTGCACATGTAGGGATACGTGTGCAATGTTGGAAAAGCAAGGAGGATATAATGAAGACGTTTCTCGTTTTTGTGTGTGGTGTTGCGCTTGGTATGTACTTGGAGCCATTGCTTGCTAACATGTACGCGCATGCAATGATGGTACAGCAGGTTCACGAGAGGAGTATGTAAGATGGTTGAGCACAATGAATATGATGAGTATGATCATGATTACGTGTTCCTTGAAAGATTCTATCGTGTCAGTGTGAGAGCGCGCACAAGCAAGCCCGGGAAAGGACTTACATATCCGGCATTCTCCGGCATTCTACTAGAAGAAGTAGGAAGCCGGTCGTGGGATGTTGTAGACGTCCTTAAGGATGATGGCGAGGAAGTAAGTATCTACACCTTCTCGATTGAGGAGTAAGACAATGGATCCTAAAAGGATTAAGGTTGCAATCATTCAAGCGCGCACGAAAGACTTGACTGTACGCAAAAACTCACAAGCCATTGGATGGTGTGTGATGCTTCCGAATGGCAGTACATACAACGCTAAAACCGATCAAGATATGGTCGAGTATGTGAAAGGATACTAATATGGTGAAAGTCAAAGACTTACCTGACCTTACAAGTAATAGGATTTATCCTGAGCCATTCCTTATGTGCACGGGTGAATGTGGTTGTACGTTTAGTGCGAATAGCGGAGACTACTTCCTATATCCGAAAGAGCATGTATTCACTTGTTGCGGTGATCCAATGTCTCTTATGACGAAACGTGTTGTCTATGAGGAATGGTCGCCAAAGCCAAAGCGAGAGCCGAAGAGTGAATGTGAGGAAGTCCACGCAGAGGTAGGATAACATGATATTCAAACTGACAATCGAATTGGGAAACTCTAGTATGTGTGGAAGTGATGATCTTGCTTCCGCATTGCGGAAGGTCGCACAACGTATTCAAGACAACGAGTATGTGGAGACGTGTGAGGATGAGTGTGGTGAGATGATTACTCGTGGTATCCAAGACGTCAATGGAAACCGTGTGGGTAAGTGGAGTGTGGAAAACACGAGTATGGAAACGCCCGACAAGCCAAAGCAAGCATATTGGCTTGACCACATGGGATACTGGTGGAGACAATAGGCAGTTGTGCGATGAGTGGCGTATTACGCTCTCCTACATCAAAGTGGGGGACACGGAATTGCCATTATGTGTGCGCTATACATCTTAGCGCCATATCCGCCAAGCAACAACAGATAACAACATAGGAGATATAACAATGAATACCAAAGCAATCAAGACCATTCTTTCTGTCATCATTCCGGTGTGCATGCTTGCATGTGCGAGCCAAAGCCATCCGGTGTTCAATTCGGCTGGCGATCGTGAGGAAGCACCGGAGATCCCTTGCGCCAATGCCAAGCAAACGGGATTCGTTGTCGGTTGGCATCGTTGTCATCAGAAAGACCCACAAGGTAAGATTGGTGAGAACGGCGAATACAACTGCTGCGCAGACGGCTATGCATGTGGCGAAGATGAGTTTATGCCACGACATGAGCATATCTGTGTGTGGCGAGGTATGGAGGAAATGAAAGGACTGGAACACTGATGAGAACGATTACATTCGGTGAGATGACACTTAGTCATGGACATAATGTTGTTTCTACAAGCCGTGAGACCAAGAATGTTGTAGCGACATTCACGTCTTCCAACTACTTGCAAAACGCAGCACATGTGCATATGTCTCCCAGCGAAGCGAGACATCTTGCTATGTTGCTGATTGAACATGCTGCATGGCTTGATCCAATCGAAGGAGTATGACAATGAAGTTCGTCTTCGCATGTGTATGTGCGTTCGCCTTGACTTGGATTGCCTGTATCTTCCTTCCGTTCCTTAGCACGGTTGGCATTCATACGAGTGTTATGTATGTCAATGGAACGATGTTGTTGTGTTTGGTGTTTCTGGCATTGAGTCTGAAAGTCGCATACGGTAAGTAAGTTAGTTGCATTCTTATGTCTGCACATGGTAATGCGTGTGCAGCAATAAGCATTCAACACAACACACATCGGAGAATAACAATGACCAAGATATTCAAGATTGTTGCAACGTGGGAAGTGTCTGGCGAATATGACATCGAAGCCGATGAGCAAACGAATCTACACAATCCCGACGGGCATCCGTATCAGATCATTCATTGAGGTAAGTCCATGAATACATTCCGATACATGTGGTTGCACCTACCGAGTGGTAGGAGAGGCGATAAGGAGACACGTGTGTATATGACAAAGTCAGAGTTTTACGACTTGGTCGCACACTGGAATACACAACAGCGGAATGTGTGGATATACGCTCCGCTCGCTTAAGGAAGGATAATGTGCCACACTTCAATAACCGCTTGCAAGTCTTCGTTGGTATGGGTTGATAGCAAGACGCCGTTGCCGATGGAGAAACAGAGGAAGAGAAAGCAAAGTTTTCCCATATGTCTGCAACGAAGTTCATCAGTCGTATTGTGGATGATGCACATAGCAAAGGATATGCTGCTGGGAAGCAAGAAGTGCAATGGAAGATGCGCGATGCACTTGGACTGGAAGACTAATAAGGATTGATTCTTTCTACCCTGCATACATGCAAGTGTGTGCAGGAATAAGGAAACAATCATGAAAAAGCAATCGAATGTAGCACGTGGAATGATTCTTGCTAATACCGGCAAGAAGCAAGTCTTTCGTGATAGGCGCGAGCGACGTATGAAAGACGCAAGACGAAAGAAGGAGATCTACAATGACTGATACCAAGAAGTTGTTTGCACGTGTGGAACGTATCTTGGAGATTGCCCGTGTGATGGCAGAGAAGAAGGACAAGGAACTTGGCACATACCAAGTTAGCGATCATATTGACGGTATTCAAATCTACACGGAAAGCAGTGAGCCGGGCGACGATGACTGTATATATATTGTGGCGAACTGGAATAACGTAGACGTGTATGATCGTGCGAGTAATAGCCGTGTTGTCATATCCGATCTTCCTTCCCGTCTATGTAATATCTTCGAGAAGATGGGCGTCAATGTGGAATGGTCGGATGAAGTTAGCAGTTGCAGCGATTGCGGAAAGATGATTCGCACGTCGCCCGATAGTTATTCGTGGCAGCCGAACTTCGTTGTGGGAGATGGTGAGATCTTGTGTTGTGTTTGTATCTCGAATGATCCCGAGAAACACTTGGAGGATCTTGAAGGAGATCCGAATAGGTGTAATACGATTGAATCAATCAATCCCGCTGACCATGGGTATGTGTGCGCGCAAGAGAGATTAGAGAGCGGTTGGCATTCTGGTCAGACTGCGGATCCAAAGAAGATCGCAAAGGAATTGCAGGAGAAAGGTATCACGAGATTCCTATTCAATCTCGATGAGAATAGCCAGTTCTATTCTACGTGGAGTGTCTTCATTGCGAAAGAGGAGATGCCAATCTTCAATGGCGAACAAGAGGAAGATAGTAGCAGTTGTCCTCACTGCGGATCGAAAGACTTACAGGATACGCCGAACGGTACATGCTGTATTGAATGCGGTGTTAACGTAGATGAATATGAGGAGAACGAAGATGAGTGAACGTAAGTCATTATTCAATAAGAATGACAAGTATGAACAAGACGCATTGAATGTTTCTGGCGAAGTATTCAATGCCGTTCTCGCTGTCATCAAGAAGTATTCTGCACTTGGATATAGTTATAGGGAGATTGCTGGCATCGCGCATGGCGCAGTTGCAGAGGCAGAGTGTTCGTTTGGTCTTGATAAAGACTATGGATGGGGAAGTAATAACCGTTAGCATTCTTTCCTCCGCATGCATATGTGCAAACGCATGTGTGCGGTAGAAAGCATTCTAATCAATTACCCCGTGCTAAAAGCAACGGGGCTTGTTTCTGTATCTTTCGATACGAAGCATTCGGCTAATTGACACATAGCCTGCTCTGCCTTCTGTTTTTCAGCAGCAGAGATGAGATAGTTATTGCGGATATTTTTAGCAGCATTCGTATCCGAATGACACCTAAATCCACAACGCTCACAGTGGTAATGTGAGCCATCACGATTGGCTTTTTCTACTTGACCGCAATTGCAGCACTTTTGACTGGTATATCGAGCATCGACTTTGACAATTTGCTTGCAAAATATCTCTGCCTTATATCCCAGAAGAGCCTCTAATTGCCAAAATGACCAGTTAGCAAGCCACTTGTTTAGTCGTTTGCCTTTTGATTTTTGCTTACGAATACCTTTCAAGTCTTCGAGAACAAAAATATCGTATGGCAACGAAACTAACAATTTACTGATGATATGATTGACATTCAAACTAAACCGCTTCTCATAGCAAGACAACGCTTTCAATTTGCGTTTAGCACTATGGGTGCCTTTTGTTTGAAGTTGCTTTTTGAGAAACAAGACTTCTCGTTTCACTTTTCTGACCTGATTGGAAGCATACTTGAAACCATCAGATAGAGACACTATGTTATACAGTCCACGATCGATACCAACTACACGATCACCTTTCTTTTCAGGTGAAGAAGAGCGAAGCTCCTGCGGAGCAGAAGAGCGAAGCTCCTGCGGAGCAGAAGAGCGAAGCTCCTGCGGAGCAGTTGATTGAAAAATCAGATTAGCAACGAATTGCTTCTTATGCTTATTATAGCCTATTGTTGCTGCCTGAAACTTCCAAGATCCATATCGTTTTTTGAAAAACTCTGGTATCTTTATGATCTGTTTGATACGATCACCTGACCATGCAAACGATAGTTGATCACCTCGAAGAGCGATCGTTCTCTTATCAAAACGAATATGAGAATGTGGCTTCTTTTTCGGCTTGAATTTGAATTTCAATGCCTTGACGCTTTCAAGTGCATTATCTCTAATACACTGAATGGTGGCAGAATTGATACTTGGAAACTCCTGACGAAACTTTTCATATAGCTCGGTATGAGATTTATTCTTATTGTAGCTCTTGGTCTCGAAACACCATTCAACATACCTGCTGTATAGCTCGTTGCAAGCTTTTAGGTAATCTAAAAACTCTGCTGGTGCGTCAATTTTGATAGAGATCGTTCGTTGCATTACTCTTATATATAACGATAGTAGTAGAAAATGTCAAGTATTTTTCGGTTAGATGTCGATTTTTTCTGGGACGCCTTATAATAGCAACAATTCTAATAACAAGGGAGATTGCAATGGCAACGTTCAGAATTAAGATTCCAATTGAAGTATTGGATGATAACGGGCATCCTTGTAATAAGTATCCAGAATTGGATATTGATGTCAAGAATGTTCAGGACGCAAGAGAGGCATGTCTAAAACTTGAACGTGCCATTGAGTTTCTCATGCAATCTCCCATGAAGAGAGAAGCAAAAACGATTAGATGCGAGATGCACACTGCTGGTAATGGTCATAAGATCATTGTGTTCAAAGATAGCCCCGCAGAGGTTGGCGATCGATTGATGATTAGATACAATGGAGTTGGTGAGGTTCTTGCTATCAAGAATGGCATCCTAATATTGAAGTGGGATGATGCTGACATCAATGGTTGGGGAGAACAACACTTCCAATACAAGGTGGAACAATGAGCGTATGGAATGAGATTGACAGTTTTACACAAGCCTACGTGGACGCCATGCTATGGGCATCCTGCGATGACGATGACGTTCCCCTCGACAAGAATTATTCGATTGACGACATTGCGGAGTCTGCTATGATCAAGATCGTTGCGGACTGCAAGAAGTTCCAAGAGGAGAATGCGTCTGATATTGCAACGATTCCGTATCGGCGCACGAATGATGGTAATTGGAGTGGGAAAGAGCAGTGTGGGCACGACTTGTTTTTGACGAGAAACAGGCACGGAGTAGGCTTCCAAGATAGGGACTACATCGATGAAGATGTTAGGGATCGCCTGCATACTAACGCACAAGCGTATGGTGAAGTTGATTGTTATGTTGGCGACAATGGAATGATCTACATTTAGTGTGTTCATATCCCGCCCGTGTATATGCATGGGCGGTAATGAGCATTCTGAAACGAGGAAAGAGCTATGAACACATATACGATTCTTCCAGAATACAGAAGCAAGTTCGCACTCTACATGTGTAGAGACAAGGTTGCATCAGTTGCATTCTACTTGAATGTGAGATACAAGAAGGCAAAGAGATCAGCGGAGTATAATATTACAATCATCAATAGGAATTAGCAATGAAGCATCTATTCGCCACGGTTGATATGACATTGATTCTAATTGGCTGTATCAATACCGGCTTGGATATTAGCGAGCATTCATATGGATTCGCTGGGTTCTGGGTTGGTATTGTTATAATCACCACTATTGGTTTCAGCGTTATGTTGGCAAAGGAGAAAGTATCATGATGATGAAGAAGAATTACAATAAGGCAGCGAAGATGGTGCAAGATCTCTACATGACTGATGTATTCGCGATAAGGCATCAGGATGGTGAAACGGTGTATGATTGTCGAGCGCCCATTGCCGTTGAGAATGCATTCGTTCTATTCTTTCAATCGGACAATCCTAACTTCGATGAGGATCGTTTCCGCAAAGCATGCAAGCCGGAAAGGAAGTAATGATGAAACTATACGCTAAACTTGCAATGTTGGTTCAGGCGAGATTGAATTGCATTGATGGGTTCAATTCCGAGTGGAAGTTGAAGCTCGAGGAAAAGATTGAAGAACTTGTTCGTAATCATCTTCCCTCGGGGTCGGGTTTTGATAGTGGTACTAAAATTGATTTAGAGGTTAGTAATAACAGGCTTGTCTTTTGTACGGCATATCATCATATGGATGAGAACGGATCATATGATGGTTGGACAGAGCATGTTGTCAGAGTATCTCCGTCATTCCACGGTGTTCATATGACGGTTTCTGGTAGAAACAGGAACGGCATCAAAGACTACATCTACGAGAGTTTTGATATTGCATTGAATACGGAAGTCTAACGTCTCTGCGCCAGCACATACACACGTGTGTGCTGGATTGGAGGTTTTAGAACAATGAATAAAGCATACGACAGAGTATTGGAGACATTCGCAAAAGACTATCGCAAACAGCACTTCGATGCAGAAGTTGCAAAAGCGGTTCGTCTTGCTAATTATGATTTACACTTCGGTCCGCCATGTGCGAGTGATTGTTGTGCGCCAGCGACTGACGAGCATGGCAATGAGAATGAGTGGAGCGGGTTTAGTTTTGAGGAAGCCTGTATTGCAATCAAAGAAGCATTGGAAGACTTGCCATCGAAGTTGTATATCGATGTCATGTGCGAGGACTATTCTGATTCAGAACCGCAATATGAAGATTGCCCGGTATGCGATAAGTCTGGTATGATCGTCAATGACGAAGGCGACGAGATCAAGTGCGATAACTGCAATGGTGAAGGTATATTTGAACCAGACTATGAGAATATCTACGAGGTTGAGCGCTTGCAACTAATCAAAGCAATTGTTGGTAAGGAACTATCACACTATGTTTAGACATCATATGTTTGATAACATCGCAGGAAAGACGATTGCATTCCTTACAGCGCTCGTTGTGGTTTGGAGTGTATGGTTGCGTGTGTGTTTCTACCTATGTAGGAGATAACAATGCGTGGTAATGTAGCAACGGGGCTTGAAGGCTGGAAGGTAAACGACAGAGTAGCGCACGATAAGGAGCCATTCCGATATGGCACCATCAAAGTCGTGGAAGACAATACGCTATCTGTGATGGTGTTGTGGGATGACATGGAAGATGGATCACTTGACTTCCAGTGGAGCAACAGACTATTCCATGCAGTGGAATACAAGAAGGTAGATTCTAATACTGACAAGCCTCATCGTTGCCCGGAGTGTCATAGCATACCGGATGAAGCATACTTAGATGGTACGAGTATTCCATGTAAGACATATCGGTGTGAGGATTGTAAAGTGGAGTGGGTGATGTAAGTAGGTTGAAGTTTCTGCTATCACATCTGACTTGATTGTTGGGTGTGATGGACTTGGGAATGGAACGAAAACTACATCAATTAGTAGTGTGTAAGTAGAGATTGACCTCTCGACTACCACATTCGTGCAAGCGAGTGTGGTGGTGGGGAAATCAAATACAAACAGACATATACAGGAAAGACCAAATACAATGAAGCATATGCGTAAAGAACTGACCAGTTATTTTAAGTCGATTGCCTATCGTATGACGATCTTGAAGCAATCACTCAATCTTCATGACTTGCGAAAGTCATTCATGCGAGACAACCCTAATCAATGTTGCCCATCCGACAATGTGGATAAAGACGAGTCGTCCGATATGGATAAGTGGGAAGTGTTCGTTGCATTGTCGGATGATGAATGTTGTCCGGGCATAGAAGAAAGCCATCACATAAACTTCGGCAATGATGAGAACGAAGCACGCAAAGAATACGAAGCATATGTCGGTAGTGATGATACCGTGATGCTAACGAACAATGGTAAGTTGATTGCCGTCTATGGAAGGGGATACTATGCTCGTCGATGATACATACTGGTGGCTTCGCAGGCGTGCGAACGAAGTTGCATATCAACACTCACAGTCCGGTAGAGAAGAGCAGTTGGTAGATAAGTATGCTGGACACATTGCGGAGCAGATTGAGAAGTTGAATGCTGGGAACTTGCTGGCATTGATCAACATGGCAGAGGCGTAAGATGCTTCGCATAATGTGTCAGGGTTGTGTTAGCATGATGGATAACACACAAGAACATTCATGCCCAAGGTATAATCGAGAGGCGCTTGCTCACTTGTTTCGTATGCAAGCACAAGCAATCAATACCATTGCTGATGAGATTGAGAATAGTGATCTTGATCTCCATGTGATGGCGCAGAAGTTGAACGCTATTGACGACGCACTGAAAGGACGACTCTAATGAACTACATCGTATTCGTCAATCCGCAAGTGTATTACTATTGCAAGAACCTCGATGCAGTAAAGAAGAAGGTGAAGTGGCTTGCGAAGATGGAAACGCCCGGTCATAATGTATGTCGGATATTCCAGTCTGCCATGTGCGTGAAACTTGACAAGGACGGCGACGTGTCCTATTACAAGGGCAACAACGATAACGCTGACAGTCTCTATTAGGAGGACACAATGAATACTCTATCTCTCAAAGACCTTGCGAATGAATTGGATGACTTGCGCGAGAAAGCAGGTTGTTTTGGTACTGACGGTCAATCTTTTGACGAAGACGAAGAAGCGAAGTATAACGAGTTGATTGCCATTGAGGATACGCTTGGCGACTTGCATGTGTATAGCAAAAATATCGATGATTGCTTGATCGAAGAAGGTGATTTTGAGGACTACATTGAGGATCAGATGGAGGAGATGCATCCCGATCTTTCTCACCTGCCCGAAGTAATCAGAAGCAATATCGATTGGCGCGCTGTGAGTGATGATTGTGAAAGCGACTATAACGAAATCGAATATCAGGGTGTTCGGTATTTCATTCGCGCTGGTTGATATGTGTTAGTGTTCTATGCAAGCATACGCACATGCGCGTGCTTGCGTGGTGCAATAACAAAGGAAACAAACAATGGCGCGCACAGATATACATAGACCCGGAGCAATTGTTCCAGTCGATTACAATTACGTTATGTCATACGCTATGCCGAATGGCTACGATGATTGCTACGGTATCAAAGAAGCACGGGAGTTATGTGAAGGTGTGGGTTGGCACCGAGAAGGAAAAATGTGGGGCTCAATGGGCAAGTGTGGAATATGTGGCGCTAATTACAGATACGGTGATATCTGGCAACACATTCCCACTGGGCACCTGATCCATGTCGGTCATGATTGTGCTGACAAGTATGCAATGCTTGCAGACAGAGACGACTTCAATGCTGCATTGGAGTCAATCAAGCGTAGGCGTGCAGCAGTCATTCAAGCGGAACACAATCGCATCATTCGTGCGAACTTCCTTGCTGCTAATCCGGGCTTAGCAGAAGCATTGGAAGTTGATCATGATATCCTTAGAGACATGAATGACAAGTTGAATCGATATCATGCATTGAGCGAGAAGCAAGTAGCATTCGCAATGAAACTTGCAAAGGAAGTGTTGGAGCGTGCGAGTATGCCGGCAGAGGTTATGATTCCTGCGCCGGTATCTAATGACAGAGTTGTTATTAGAGGTCGGATGATTAGTCGCAAGGTGCAAGAGAGCGACTTCGGAATTGTTCTTCGTATGACGGTGAAGGTAGAAACGCCTGCTGGTAATTGGTTGTGCTGGGGAACTTGTCCTAATGAGTTGTCTGCTACTAATGGTGATGTGTTGATTGGATGCTTCGTGCAATTCGAAGCGATGTTGGTGCCGGGAAGAGAAGCACACTTCGCATTCTTCAAGCGACCAACTAAGGCGCGCGTGATAAGTGAAGAGGAGTATAGGAAGCCGTTGGTAGTTGAGCCTACTGTCAAAGGCAAGCGAACGAAGAAAGAGAAGACGGACGCGGTTGTAATCAACTTGGATGACAACTGATTAGGAGATACTCATGAAGGGTTTTGTCATCAAGCATGGTAATAAGTACGAAAGAAATGACAGTTGTGAAATAACTTGGACTCTTGACATCAAGAAGGCTTACGTATGGCACTATCTTGAATTGGCACAAAGTCAAGCCAGCGATTATAAGTTGCTTGGGTTCTCGACTGAGATTGTTGATCTCAGCAAGATTGATTGACGTATATGCTATGGCATCCTTCACTGGGTGTCATGGCATGTAATTCAATTATACACACACATGAAAGGACAATGTAAATGAGCAATCTAATTCTACCCCCAGCGACATTGACGGAAGCGGTTAGCATTCCAGCCAATACTGATACGGTTGTGTTTGAGAGATTGATAGATGAGTCTGAGCATGATACACTAATTCCTCCTGCATTGAAGGAGGATATGATTGTATCGTTTTTGTTTGGGCTTATGTTGTTTTGTATTTACTGTTTTGTGAATTGAAGGAGAGCGAAATGAAGTTCATTGTGATGAGTGTGTTGTTTGGTTCGGTTGTTGCTTGTTCGAGCCCAGTTGATACTGTTGGTGAATCGGTTGATATGGTTGTGCAAGAAGCAAAAACTCCCGACGCTGGTAGTGCTCATATCAGTTGCACATTGGATCAGGGTCAGCCCACGAGTGATCAAATCTATGTGTGCGCGAAGGGATTGTATCTATGTAGTAGTCCTGTGGATGGTGGTGTTGCTCCTCAATCGGGATGTGTGCATCCGAGTCCGACGGTTGTTGTGAAGGGTGTGGAATGGGACACTTGGTGCTGCAACTGAGAGGTAATGATAATGAAGATGCTAATGGTTATTGTTGGACTGTCAATGATGACGGGTTGTGCCGGCAAGATCAATAATGCGCAGAATCCACATTGGATTATGGGACCAGACGGAAAACGTTGGCACATTGCCACATGCTATGATGATCATGCTGGTTGTCTCGTAGCGATGGGGGATTATTGCGCTGAAAGAGGATATGAGATCGCAAGCGATAACAAAGATACCGTATCAGATAGTCGTGGTTTCGCATTTCACGGCGTCGGTTCTTGGAAGTCGTCAACTTCTTCTACTGAAGCAATTATGTTCAGATGTAAAGAAAACAATCAGACAATGAATCTCACTATCACTATTGAACATAGTTCCTCCACTGCTCTCTCATCCTCTCCCATTCTATCACGTCCTATCCTGGACGCCAATCCATTCAATAATTGAAGTTTCTGCTACCGCATCCGTGCATATGTGTATGGGTGTGGTGGCGGACAATTCAGTCCGACATGAAGGAGAATAGGTCATGAAGAAGGTTGCAACGGTTGTTCTTACTGCTATTGGTCTTGGTCTTTTCGGTCTCTGTATCTTCGGTGCAGAGGCGACCGTGCAAGCGTCGGAAGGCATTCATCCGTCGTTTTGTACGTGCACTACTTATTGTTATGGGTGTGGAGGAAAGTGTGCTCCTTGCACCACTACTTGCACGGGTGATTGTCGATAATTGAAGTTTCTACTCTTGCGTTCGTGCGAGCGAATGTAAGGGTGGGGAAGTCAAAGTATGATTAGAGACAATTAGGAACTGATTGATTCCAATCAGATACCATACTTACTATTGAAGTAGATTGTCCGTATGATACAGAGATGTTTCCGTAAGATGATGATTTTACAATGGTTTCTCGTCGATAACATCCGCACTTGATACACCTTGTATAGGTATGTCCGTTCAAGGAACTAATAAGCGATAAAGCAATTGAATCCCATACTAATGACGATTGTTGAAAGTCGTGTTGTATGCGCGGGACTGGCATTGGTGAAAAGTTAAAAGTATTCATACCATCATGCGTTTTCATTGCCATAAATAAAATCATATGATATAGTATATAGGGAGTTGTATATGTCGGTATCACTAATCAAATCTAAGGAACGAGTAAAGGATGTTGGTGAAGTATTTACGCCAGACTTCCTTGTTGAGCAGATGCTCAATCAGTTTCCAGAAGATGCATGGCAAGAGGAGAAAAACTGGCTCGAACCTACGTGCGGTAATGGTCAATTCATTCTCGGTATTTTACGGCGTAAGTTGGCATACGGGCATGATCTAATGGCTGCACTCAATACGACGTTCGGTGTCGACATTATGATCGACAATGTTCGTGAATGTCATATGCGTATCTATGCCAACGTTGTTATTCCATATGCTATACAACACGGGTATAAAGGAGCTGCCTGGTTCGCTATAAGAAAACGTGTTGCGTGTATTGTCGAGAACAATATACGCCCGACCAAGGATACATTAAAAGACAATCTAAAGTGGAAGCACTTCGATAGTCTTCCTAATAGGAATAAGACTGAAGCTCTAACCAAGATCGACAAGATACTATCCGCCATAGACAACAACGAAGAATGTCCTAACGGTAGGACTAACAAGCGTTTGTATGAAGAACTCCTGCACCTGAAAAAGGATTGACTACAATGACTGCTGCGTTTCATGCCCGACTTCCTAATCCCGTTCAAAAGAAGAATGAGAATCAGATGGTGAAGACGCCCGCACCGTTGGTTTTCAATATGTGTGAGTCGTTTCCTAAAGATGTGTGGAGTAATCCTCGATTGAAGTGGCTTGTGCCTGTTAGCAAGAACGGTGAGTTTGAGTTGGAGTTGTTTCGACGATTGATGATGGGATTGATTGTTGCTATTCCAGATTACGAAGAGAGACGAAACTGGATTGTCAATGAGATGATTTATTCATTCGCTCCTACGCCTGCTTGCGAGCTAATTGTTCGTAGGAACTATCTAGGCAAAGTGTGGAATAATATGAGGGGGTTTCTGACGCTGAAAGGGAATGTTCAGACGCGAGACTTCCTGAAAGCAAGACTAGGTAAGAACGGAGAAGTTATGGTGAAGAAGGAAGCTAATGGGAAAGAAACGTATGTGAAGTTTGATTGTATTGTTGGCAATCCGCCTTACCAATTGAGTGATGGTGCTGGTGGAGGAGGTGCGTCGGCTGGTGCATTGTATCCTGACTTCGTGCAAAAAGCAACTGAGTGTAATCCAAGCTATCTTAGTATGGTTATTCCTGCTCCGTGGATGACTGGTAATGGAAAAAGCACGTCATCATTTTTGAAAATGATGCTCTCGTGTAAGAAGCTTACGAACATAGTTTCTACGGAAAAATCGGAAGACTGGTTTCCTGGTGTGCTTATTCCTGGTGGTGTGATGTATTTTATGTGGGAAGCTTCCAAGAACGATCATGTCGTAAAGATCAATGGTAAAGATATGAATCTTGAGGGACAGGAGGTTATTCTTGTTGTGGGAGTAACAATTCGTGATAAGGTGGTAGCAAAGTGCGATACGTTTTTTGAATCTAAGATGCTACTCTCCAATCCATATGGATTGCGAAGCAATTATTCGGATTGGTCAGACGATTTTGAAACGTCATATGTATGCCATGTTAAAGGCGGTAGTGGCGGTGGAGAGATGACTAAGCTTGTTAACAAGAAACATATCGCCAAAAACTTAGATACTATTGATAAGTGGAAACTCTGTATTCCAAAGGCGTATGGAGCGGAACGTGGTTCGACCGGCAAGACATTCATTGTGAAGCCTGGCAACATCGTTAGTGAAACGTATCTCGTGATTGGTGTTTTTGATACCAATGAAGAGGTAAAGAACGCGGAAGCATTCATCAATACCTATCTCGTACAGTATCTTGTTTCACTTCTGAAGGTAAAGAATACTTCATCCAAGACATTCAAATTCGTTCCGTATCTCGACTTCACTCGTTCGTATTCGAACGAAGATCTCTATGCGATGTTTGATCTCTCTAAGGAAGAGATTGAACATGTGGAAAAAACTACACGAAATTATATCGTGTTTCGCAGTAAGGGAAACAAGCCTGCCAAAGCCCCCAAAGCCAAAGCAGAAAAGAAGCAACGACAACCAAAGACGTCGAGAGACTTCGATCGTCTTGCCAATGTAATCAATCTAGACGACGTATAACAACGAAAGACAATCACAATGGCTGCTCCTATTCATACTCGCGGTGTGTATCTTACTGGGCCCAACATAACCAATCTTCTTCCAACTGATCGTGTCAACTTCAAGATTGGATTGTCTGATAACAATGCTGGTGCTCGCGATCAACGTCTCGGAGAACATCAGCGTCATTGTCCAGGTGATATTGAACATTGCTTCTTCCCTACTAATCTTGGTGATGCAGGTGTCCGTAAGCATCTATGTTCTACGTTCGCAAAGAAGTTCGGAGCCAATCGTGGTAGGGGCAGAGAAGTAATCTCTCTACTAGTGTCTGACTATAACTTCCTTGTCCAACAGATCACTCTCTACTTCAATGCAGCCAATCATGGTAATCGTAAGTTGCTATCGTTTCTTCTTCGTTCTGAACAAGACGAATGCCTAGCGATTACCATTGCCTTCATGTCTAAGGATGAAAATCTTACGAGAGAGTTTCTCTGGGATTGTAAGATGCGTTTTGGTAAGACGCACGCTGCATACCAGCTCATTATGAGAATGGATTTCGGTCTCGTTCTTATTTTGACTGGTCGTCCTACTGATACGAAACAATCTTGGATTGACGCAATGGATCATGTCGATTTTGACTTCGGCAAGGATAACTTCATTGATGCAAGTAAGGTTAGTGATCCGATCGTTGTCGATCCTAACAAGCGAACAATCATATTCGCATCATTGCAGGATCTTGCTCGTCTAACCAAAGAAGGATTATTGAAGCCTAAGTTCAAGAACTTCCCAAACATGGTATTCGATCTTCTCATCAAAGATGAGTGTCATCTCGCATTCGATACTCCGAACACGAAAGAGGCGCTTGCTAAGCTTAACTGTAAGCACATTCTCAATCTTAGTGGAACGCCCTTCCGTGCTCTATTGGAAGAGCGTTTCGAACCAGACGCAATGTTCTCTTGGTCATATCTAAACGAGCAATATGTTCGCGCAGAAGAGCTTGCTCGACTCGGACAAGCTAATGCTGAGAAAGATGGGCAATACTATTGGCTCTGCCCTATGACATTACATACCATTCTTCTCTCTCCAGAGTTGTATGAGGATGCCGACGTCTTCACCGAAGACGAGGGCTTCACATTCACAAAACTCTTTTCGATTGAAGAAAAGGTAAAAGGAGTTCCCTCATTCATCAATGAAAAGTCCGTCAAATCTTTTCTTGATATGATGTCTCATGAGTTGGAGATGCCATACTCAAAGCACTCTAGGTATTCCGAAATCAATCTTCGGCATGCTCTATGGTATCTACCTCGCAATGTGAAAGCCGTGGAACTTACCGCAGCTATGCTTAAAAAACACCGAGTTTATAAGCATTATGATATCATCATTGCAGCAGGTGCTAATGGTGATGAAGGACCTGATACTGTTCAACTCGTCAAGAGCAGAATTGCAGACGTAGAGAGTGGTCGCAACAAGAAACACATTGGAACGATTACTCTTTCATGTGGAAAGCTAGGGCACGGAGTATCGATCCCCGAATGGGGATCGGTATTTATTCTGTCGGATATGACATCCGCTCAGTTGTATTTTCAGCTTATATTCCGAGGACAAACACCATGGGTTGGAATGAAGCACGAATGCTATGTATTCGACTTCAATCCCAATCGCACGCTTGAACACTTGTATACGCTCGCTCAGGCTACGGCTAACGGTGCTAACCCGAAGCCAATTCTGAATGAGATGTTGAAGGTGTTCAACGTTCTATGCTATGAGGGAACGGAATTCAAAGCAATGAATGCCGACGAACTCATCGCTAAACTGGAAGAGGGATTCGGCAGATCAACCAGTCTTGTTGGACTTCAATCATTGTTCGAGGATCTTCTTCCTATAAACCTTGATGACTTAGTTGAAGGACTTGATGATATCGAACTGAATGGATCTAAGATCAAGGGTATCGAAGTAAACAAGTCCGACGTGAAGAACGGCAAGAACTCTAGGCGACTAGATGACAGTGGTAATAGCGATGATAGTGATGACGAAGATGATAGCGCTGATGGTAATACTGATGGTAATACCGATAGCAATGGCGGAGATAAAGACCCTGCCAAAGACAAAGAAGAGCTATCACTAGAAGCCAAGAAAGAGAGAGCAAAGATCGCGCTGAGAGCAGTTCCACTATACTTCCTAATGACAGGAGACGTTGATTTTGATAGTCTGGTAAGTGGACTTGATGATCAGGACAATAGTCATGCGTGCAGAACTATAACAGGATTACCTGCACGTAGCTTGAAGAAGATCCTTAGTGGAACTAACACAGAGAAACGGAAAGCAATTACGCAAGGTATTATGCGCTTCCGATCGTTGGAAGAACAAGACCATATGGAATACCAAAGAAAGATCAGTCAGTAATTGATCTCTCTGCTCTTACATCCGTGCATTCAAACACACGGGTGTAAGGTCGGGGCAAATCAAAGCATTAGGAAAATGCAAAACTAAACTGGCTCTCTATGCTGGTCTTGGAGGGATAACTAACTCGCCTTGAGAGTTAGGAGACATAGAGAGCAAACTCTTGAAAGGAACAACTCAAATGATTCTTCAATCAATTCTCACTTTCATCGTGTCATTCAATCTAATATACGGGTGTCTATTGATTGCTTGGTATGAAACCAATCTATTGAATGGGATTGACGTCCGATGAACAATCCCGAAGGCTGTCCTGATATCTACATCACAGCCTTCGTCAAATGGAACCTTGACCGCATTCGACACGAATGGACTGTCCGTCTTGACTACATCAGGAATTGGATGGAAACTCAACCGCATCAACAAGATGACATTGCAGCATAGGATATCACAATGAAAACAATCACTCTCACGTGCATCGAATGCGATCACGAAGTTGAAGTCAGTGTGTTGAATACCAGTTCCGAAGGTCTCAATTACGAAGAGATTGATCTCGAATATGATTACCCCGATGATTGCCCGAACTGCAATGAGCCGTTCGAAGCACTGGAAGATAGTGGACATTATTACCGTGAAGATTTTCACTCGGATGGATGAAAGGACAAAGACAATGAACCTCGTTATTGAACGCAGTAAGTGGTTGCGGGGCGAAGGATGGAACGAGTCCTATCTATTACGATCCGCTGACAACAAGATGTGTTGTCTTGGGTTTTTCGGACTTGCATGCGGTCTTGAACCTGAGCGGATTAAGGATGTTGCCTCTCCCGAGGATATTCCGATTGGATATGATGCATCCCATCGAGAAGAATGGGCTCGTTTTGCTTCCGAAGCAGAAGGACTATTCTTCGAGTATGAAGGTTGTTCGACTCTTAGCGAGACTTGTATGAACCTGATGGATATCAATGACAATCAGAATCTATCAGAAGCGATTCGTGAGAGAGACTTGATTGACTTCTTCGCCGAGATTGGCGTGGAAGTGGTATTCGTTGATTGAATGCACATTCCTGCATTGATGTAGGAGTTTCAAATGAACCTATATCATGTATTCGGATTACTATACACCGTCTTTTGCACATGTGCCTGCTGGCACATTGCTAACATCGAAAAACGCAACCCATTACTTGCAGCAGTGCTTGGCTTTTTCTTCGGGATATTCGCAATAATTGGATACTATCTTGCTGGTGATAAACCTCAGCCCCCACGTCGCGATACATGGGGCGATTAAACCTCTCATACTGAAAGACAAATCAAATGAAGACCATCATCGTTATGTGTATTCTCGTGTCCGCAACTGGCTGCGCATCCACGCCGATGCGTGCAAGCGACGTTCATAACAGCAATCTGAATGCGACGATTGAGAAATCGCTTGACAAGCAGGAGATCAATGATAAGTTGCGCGTGGGACGGACGCACTACAATTGGAGTCCGTATTACAAACCTGGCACTTCGATTCTTGTAAAGCCGTATAACCCTGCTGGTCTCTGATAGAAGTCGGTCTAAGGTATTAGATACCATTACATAAACCAATAGGAGAAAGACAATGCTTCAAGAGATATTGATTGCTATTCAGCTATCACATCCAAATATGTCGGCAGGAACCCTGCAACAATATGCTCAGAGCATTGATCAACAAGCGGTAGTTGCCGGAGTCAATCCTCTTGACTTCGTTGCAATCATCGAACACGAAAGCAGATTTAGACCTTATGTCAAGTCTTTTGATCGTGAGGATTTTGGGCTGATGCAAGTGCGCGCTCGATACTTCAAAGGGAAAGCAGAGTGGCTATTCAATCCCGTTGTGAATATCCAAGCGGGCGCGCATGTAATCAAGGGAGTCGTTTCAATGTGCGAGAAGCATCTTGGACGTAAGCCGACGATGAGTGAATACGGTTCGTGTTATTTAGGTCAGTGTGGTAGTAAAGCATCGTTCTGCCGACCTACAAAGAAGTCAACATTGAGAGAGCGATATCGTAATTGCCTTGCTAATGTTGTAGCGGGCAATGATGATATCAAAACCTGCAAGGCAATCTACAACTAACAATGCGTTTCATAATCAGAAGGAGATCGGAGTTTCCTCCGTGTCTTCGCAATATCAAAGAGGTTGTTGGTATATGTGCAGGTGGATGTATAGATCAAACTGACACGATTGATGGTGCAGCACACGCTCACACTTATACTGATGAATACAAGGGATGGATATGCTTGGATCGCAAAGGCATATTGAAAGAGCGTCTCACATTACTCCATGAGGCAGCACACTTACTAATTGATCCTAATGCTGATCATCACGGAAAAGAATGGAGACGCGCAGTAGTTTCAATCGGTGGAACGTATAAAGCGTATACATATACACATTGGTATTCCAATTACAATTACACGGATTTTATTCACACAAGATCAGGAAAGACAAAGGAACGAAAATGAACACCAAAGACACTCACAAACTCACCGTTCGCGTCTGCCAAGGTAAGGAATACGTCTTCACTGCGAAATCATTCCAAGAGGCTCTTGCGATGTATGATGCGGTGTGCGAAACCCTTCCGATCAAACCATTCGGATATATGGTTGAACAGATCGTCGATCATCTCAACTAAACAAGGATAACAACGATGGCAACTCTAAACTCTCATTGCCCGATGCTTGGTTCCGAGATTGATATCTATCTCTACGCCAATCGTGATATCAGCATGACGGTTCAGAACTTCACTCTACGATCCAAGGTTGTCGGAGTGTATGTTCATACGGGAACGAATGCAGATTGGTTGCTTGCTTGGACAGGAACGATTACGCCATCCAAGATGTTTTCATCGCCCGGATACAAGTATGTTGGTGCAGCACAACTTGCTCAATCTTCATTCTCGAAGGATGTTGATTACTATGACTGGTATTGCTGGGTGCATGGGAATATCGAGATTGCTTGTGTGCATGTTAGTCAGCCAATGGGTGCCACTGGTGCTGCTAATGCACCGACGCAACCAGTAATTCCGGTTGCTGCACCGACACCAACTAATTGGCAAAACACACTAATCAATAATATCAATAAAGCAATCGCGCAAAACAATCTCAATCAAACGCTTAAACTTGGTGAGATGATGGAGCAAGAAAAGCAATACGGTATCTCAAAGCGATCGTTGGAAGCACCTTGCAAAAATCCAACTTGCGGTAAGATGAACGATTGCTCTCCTACCATTACCCACTGCTGGTGGTGTCAAAGCAAACTATGACAGACCTACAACGCTATATACAGATGCATCGTATCGCCAAGATATGTGTCATCATATATGTGCTATACACAGCAACCTGCAATGCGTTTTCCACTATCCTAATAGCAATCCTATGTTATTGCTATGCTCGTCTTGCTCTCATCCTCACACATCCACTCAAAAGGAGTTGCTATGAAGGGCTATGTTGTTCAACTGAAACTCACCAATGAGTTCCTTAACTTCCAAGGACTTGCGGTGGGAAGCATAAACCATGCCATTGTGTTTTCTTCCGAGGACGACGCGATTGTTGTTGCGCGTTCGCAGGAAGGTGATACAGTGGTGCTCCCACACGAATACACGCCAACGGAAGGGCGTATCGGAACCTATTACGATTACCATAGGAGTTTCTAATGACTAAATGGATTGCGTTTTCAATGATTATCGAAGGCTCTCTCCAAGAAATTGGAGCAGATCTAATGGTATTGGGATTACTCTCAATAACGTTTGGGCTGCTGATTTTTATCATCCCGCCTCCACACACGACGCACTTGAATATCCTCGGAGGATTTTACATTGCAATTGGTGTCATCACATTGGTGTTCAATGTGATCGTTGTTGGGTGGAAGGATTGAAACAATGACACTCATCGAAGTCTTGTTGCACTATACTTGTTCGTCAAGAAGGACGCGGGAAAGCAGATGAGTTTTTGTGCAATGCCGTTGATTGGCAATTGCATGATCACACGCAAACAAGTGTCAATGACGATGGTGAGTTCATTGATGGCTTCGGAAAAGCATTCGTTGTGATTGATAAGAGATGAAACCGAAATCAGTTTTCTCAGTTGTAGTGGCTGATGTAATCTTCCTAATCAAATACTTCGAAGATTGAGATGCACCAACTGATTGACAAGTCAGAACGAGGAAACAACTTCGTTGAGAAGTATGATAGTCAAACCTTCGAAAGGTTAGGATGAACAATGGATAAGCATATCATTCAAGAGATTTTGCAGGACGCCGGATACCATTGTCGTTCGTATTGCGGACGAGGAATGGGCAATCAGTATTGCCTAATGATCGAAGGCTCTCTCCAAGAAATTGGAGCAGATCTAATTGCATCGACGTATGATGTCGACATTAATGCAGCGGATGAGGTTGCAAGTTGTTTCCTGAACGCCAAGACGGATAGTCTCGGCAAAGGAGACATCACATACTTCCCCGATGTTGAGTTCGTTGAGGATGACAACAATGAAGATGACGAATGATAGGCAAAACGAGGGTATCATCCGTTTTGCCAGCAGAGTGAAGGATGCCGTTTCATTGCGAAGCGGAGGGGGCATTGTTGTTAATTGGCTCCCAGAGAATAATACCGGACACACATACTACGTGTCAATCTTTCACGATGCCAAAGCGATTGGTGTTGGATTGAACCCGACACGATTGACGGTTGAGAAGTGTTGTGATATTGCAAGCGCACGCACGGCTGCTATGGCTCTTGCACATCAATGGAACTATGAGGTTCAGGAGAGGGTATAATGACCACGCAGATTACCGAAGATGAGTATGTGTATGCGACCGAGAACTATATGGGGTTCTGCACAGAGTGTTGTGATTTTACAATGCATGAGGTTGAACCGGACGCCGAAGAATGCCATTGTGAAGGATGCGAAAACGATACCGTTGTCGGTGCAGAGCAAGCATTGATTATGGGATTGATTGAACTCGTGCCAGAAGGTGAGGAAATCGACGAATGAGTGAACTAACTTACGAACAGGGATGCAACTTGCAAGTCAAAGTGCAACAAGCAATGAGATTGTCCGAAGACCTACAAAGCGTAGCAGTCAAACTTGATGCTCTGGTTGATAGGGTTCTTGACGGGGAACAAATTGACTCCGGTGATGAGTATAATTCGATTGGTGTATGAGGATTGGGTTGGAGGCTGGGTGTATGAAAGCCCCGAAGACGCAATGGCAGCAAAGATGGACTAACGAAGGTATGATTGAACCTTCGCAACCGTAGCAGGAATGTCATTCATCCCCCTACACAACAACACCGGAACACCAAAGGTTGAATACTTAACGATCTGATTGTTTCTTCCTGATGTGAGTTGTTTAATACGCTTACATTCAATTATGCAAACGATTGTATCGTTTTTGATTATGACGATATCAAATCTTACCTTATGGTTTCCTACATTCCAATCAACAACTCGATCTGAGTATTCAAGATCGAATTGAATGTTATTGGATCGTAATGCATAACATAACTCGAAAACTACCAATGCTTCCTTAGGGATAGGAGGCTTATTGTATCTCATAACTCTATGTCGGAAGAATGGTCTTTAACTTAACGTTGTCTTAACGTTAACAAGTGTTAAGACCCTATCCTTCCCCGATACCCATTCTGGGTCTCGTGGTTTCCTTTCCCCAGATGAAATCTTATTGATAGAAATAATATAGCGCAACCCCCTGAATAAGATCATAAATAAGATTGGGTGCGTTATATTCCAATCCATTCTATAACAATTCAATCACGGTAGGACGACCTCCGACAAGGTAGATGGCGTGAAGCCTAATTATAGAATTGTATAGGAGCGGGAACATTGCCTCCCGACCTACACCGTCCCACCATAATGCGCTCACGTCCTTGACCGTTGCGCCCGCGACTGCTACAACGATGCTGGGCACCAAGCCCACATACCCAATCTATAACAATTCAATAGGAGCAAAAAACAATGCCAGCACAAACTCGTCTCGAAAAACAAGAGTTCGTTTCCTTATGCCAAGGCGAACGCCCCAAGTTGCACAAAGCATTGGAGCGTATTAAGGATGTTAATGGTATCCTTGGCGCACCTGGTCTTGATGCTACTCCTTCCCTTATGGAAGACATGGATACGCTCGTGAAGTATGCCAAAGATGTTGCCGACACCGCAAAGTCTCTTCGCAAGATCATTCAGGCTCGTGGCTTGACGAAGATTGCGGATGATGCTAAGGCATTCAGAGCGAAGAAGGATGCGACCAATGCCACGTAATATCAATGAGCAAGAAGCCGTTGTCTTGTTGCGATGTCTCAAACATTCGGTTGAATGCGACTTGTCTAGTAATGAAAACATGTGGGCTAATGATCTGATTGCTGATGGTCTAATCACAAAGACAATCGATGCAGAAGGCGAATTGTTAACAACGAATGATGCTGGTGTTAGCGCTCTTCGTGCATATATTACGAAGACGAATGGAGATGTATCCTGAGCCGAGGAGCCAAAATCGTTATTGCCTTGAACGCGTTCGCTTCCATTGAAGCACTTGCGCTTTTCTTGTTCGTGCCAATGTCTCGTTTTAATCAGGTGTGTGAGTTGTGTATATCCGCAATGTGCGGTAGTCTTGCGATATATCTGATAAAAGCAAAACGGAGTTCGTAATGAACCAAATCATTCCTCAACCAACAATCATCATCAACGAACTAATCACACGCGATTACGGATGTGTGATCGTTTCGATGGATTGTTCGTCTCTTGAATGCTACGAGTGTCTTCCTTTCCACATTACTCGTCGCGGTGAGAAGTGCTATAAGGTTTCGTATCATCCTGATGCGAAGCGTGCATACTATCGATCTGCAAAGAAAGAGAGCAACTAAATGTCATACACGCTATTGATCTTCGAATGTATTCCCGAGCGCACTGAACTCTATTACATTCCGAATGACAAAATCTCTGCGAAGCAATTCGAGTATCTGCATCAGGCGCAGGACAAGTTCATCAATGTAGATGAGATGAATGATGGACTTCGTTTTCTCAACACTGCTCTTGACGAGAGTGGTGAGATTGCCGAGGAAGGTTTTGAGGAGTATAAGGGTTGCTTCGCCGAGTATAAGTGGGAAGACAAAAGCGAAGCAATCACGGATCGTGATCCTATCACGAATGTGTTCTTGTCTGGTTTCGCCTTGTAATCAAACAATCTAACAAAGGAATATCACAATGCTAAGGTTTGTTGCAGGTGTTGTTGTTGGTGCAGTTATTACTCTCGTTGTCCATAGCAAGATGGACGCAAAGACGGAAGCGTCGGTCAATAAGACCGTTGGAACGCAGGTTGATACCGCCAGCACGGTTGCGCTTGACGGTGTGCAGACGGGTCTCGCGAAGGCGAATGAAGGTCTTACGAACGCGCGTAAGCCAAGCAATTCCAAATAGTAATTGACTTGTTCTTCCCGACATCATAGAGATATGGTGTCGTATTGAGCAAAGCAGTAGGAGATGGCTATGAGCATTGCGAATTACATTGAAGCATATATTGGCATTGCGGTTAGCATGTTTTATGGAACTGCGTATTTTTACCCCAAGACTTTTCAGAAGTATGATAACAGGAGATATCCATCTTGGTCATTAGTATGTTTTATATGGCCCGTATCGCTTGTGATATGTATGCTATCACTGCTTAATGGATTAAGCGAGCAACTAATGAATGCTGGTCTAAAACGAATAGAACGAAAAGAAGCAATAACTCGAAAGAGAGTTGATGTAAGCGAAGTTGATCACGATCTTGTTAAAGTTGCCAATGAAGAGGTTGAGGAATGTCTTCGGGAGAAATCGCAATGATGTCAGCAAAAGATCAGGAATTATACGGTCTCGCATTCAATGTCCTAATGAAAGCAGAGAAGGAAAACGATACCGTTTCTGTTGTGATTGCGCGTGCAGTAATCGTTGCGATTGCAGACAAGAATGCATCCAACATTGGATCGTATAATTACACCAAGACCAATCATAATATCTCATAACGGAGAATGTCAATGTCCGACGATAAGAAGAATGATGCCGTGGATTTTATGATGGAACTTGTTAATCGCAATGGTGTTGCTTGTTCGACCGTGTCTCATGGCCATGTGCTAACATTCAAGTCGAGTTGGCTGAAAAGTCTGCTTGAACAACACGGAAACAAAGAGACGATTGTGTTGTTCATTAAACGCCCGGATTTTAAGAACTAACAATGTATAATCAACTTGAAACTCTAATCACTCTCGGCACCGCACTATGCGCTTGTGCGATTGCGTTGCTTGGTGGAGTTGTGATTGGATATAGTGCGTGTCATATTCAAAGGGAGAATGACAATGGTCAAGAGGTAGGTTTACTGCGCAACACAATCGTGTAATGCGGATTACTGTTCCGATTGTGTTCTCTGTATCGTGCAATAACAAGAACCTAACGATAGAACAATTCCGCTCGTTGGTTGAGCGTTCATTGAATAACTTGGAAGTGCATCGATCGCTTCAACCTTTTTTAATGGTTTGAAGGCGCTTGATGTTGAGGATTTTAATCAGTGGGATATTCAAGCCGATACCGATATGATCGATGATATTGAAATAGGAGATTAATAATGTCTGATATCAATGCTGTGATTGAGAAGGTCAAGAAACTGCTGGCATTGAGCCAGAGTTCTAATGCCAATGAAGCAGCAGTTGCTGCTGCAATGGCGAACAAGTTGATGGATCAATATCGTCTTTCGACTGCGGAGTTGGAAGGAACCGATGGGAATGTGTCCGAGCCCATCGAAGAAGATGATGGCTATATCTACGAGACAGGGAAAATCACACAATGGAAATCGTCTCTTATTATGGCTCTTGCTTCTCATTATGGATGCGCAGTGTGGAATGATACGACCGTTGATATGAAGGTTGATCTCGACACCAATGCTGTGTATTCTAATGGACGCAAAGTGTCTCGCTATCGTCTTGTTGGACGACGGTCTGACATCGGCATAACGCGTTATATGTTCGCGTATCTTTCTGCTGAATGCACTCGTCTCTCTGCCATTGAAGCCAAGGGTAAGGGACGTGTGTTCGTGCAATCATACTGCATTGGTTTCGTGTCCGGTGTGCGTATGCAGTTGAGTGCAAGTCGCGCAGAGGTTCAGCAACAAGCCAGTAGCACTGCGATTGTCAAGATCAATGCGCGCGAGAAAGAAGCAACGGATGCAATGTTCAAGATGCATTCTGGTCTTCGTGTCTCGAAGACTAATTCGCAATGCCAAGTAGATCGTAATGCATTCGGCATGGGACAACAACAAGGCAAATCCGTGCATCTTGGTGCCAGTCTTGGTGCTGGCAATTCGAGAATGCTCAATAGGTAATTCAAATGCGTCTTTCAGAAAACACTCTCTACGCCCTAATTCTCGCTGGTGATAAGCAAGCGAAAGCGGTATTAGATCAAATGCTCAATAGCAATCTTGTATCTGGTATTGCGATGGCGTTCTACGATCCTAACACGGATAGGTTGTTCGTAAAACATCAACCAATCAATCCCACAAAATGTTCAGCGCAATAATCACTGCAATCAAGACGTTCATTCATATTCACTTGAACGCCTATAAAACTGCGGTTGTGCTCGACGATTGTGTCCGTTCATTCTGGCACAAGGGCGGGAAAATCAAAAACAAACAAAGGATATAGTTATGAACTGCAAACATTGTGGAAACGATATCTCAAACTCATTCATTGATCTGTCTTGTATTGATCTCGATACCACTAATGTTAGTGGTCAAGTCGCAACGGTTCTCTTTTGTGAAGTCTGCGCGCAAGTAAGGATGGGGGCATGATGATGTGCGATGATCTCCTACCTGCTACCACAATCAGTTTTTTTTGATGCGACCCCTTGTCAGGCTCATAGGGCGTGATTATATTGGTGGTATGCAAGAGACAACAACACTCAACTACGAAAGAAAACTCCAATGACACGCACCTTCAAGTTAGGACTTCTGGCACCCACACTGAACCATGATCTTGTTATGGAGCAGATTAGAAAGGGACACAATTACCAAAACAAACTTATTGAGATTGAACGATGGAGGAGAAATGAAATCCGAACCATTGAACGACAAGCAGGTGATATTCCTGAACTGGAAGTCGCAGTAAAGGAAGCGGATGATAAGGTTATTGCGTTCGACAAGAGGAACAAACGAGCTAATGCGGATGCTCGCACTCGCGTTGCAACCGATGAGATGAAGCAAGAACTGAGGGATGCAAAGAAGGCTCGCAAAGAAATCAACTCGAAACTTATTGAAGCACGCAGATTGCTTCGTAGCAATGAGGATATCAAAGCAAAACGAACTGCTATTGATCAGCAAGCGAACCTAAAGATTGCAGAGGTTCGCAAGAGTGATATTGCTCCGTGGTATGGAACGTATATGTTGATTGAGGATGCGTTTCAGAAAACTCGTAAGATGCCATTGTATGATGGTGTTGAACCGAATGATCCTCGTTTCCGTTCATATCTTGGTGAAGGTCGTGTTGGTATTCAGCAGTTTCAACCCAATGAACCTATTGATAAGGTCATTGGCATTGAAGCATCAAGCAAGATGGTTCGGATCATTCCTATGCCTGCTCCAATTGTAAAGGTAGATGGAACGATGCGTAAGGTTGGTAAGAAAGACTTGCGATTGTTCCGTCTCCGTATTGGAACCGACAATGATCGTAAGCCTATCTGGGCAGAGTTTCCAATGGTATATCATCGTGATATTCCTACTGGAAGCGTTATTCAGGTTGTACAGGTATGTTGCAATAAGATTGGAGCACGAGAACATTGGACGGTGTCTATTACGTTCAATGACAATCAAAATACAATTGCACACAACAATCAATCGTGCGTTGGTATTGATCTTGGTTGGCGCGATATGCAAGACGGATCGGTTCGCATTGGATATGGTAAAGGAACTGATAATAAGGAATGGGATATTCGTGTCCCATCAAGTGTCATTGCAGCACTATCAAAGGCTAACGAAATCGAAAGCATTCGAGATAAGGAGTTCGATGCTGTTCGTAAATCATTAGTTGAATGGATGACTGGAAAAGAAAACTTGCCCGAATGGCTCACGAAAGAATGTGAACACTTGGATAAGTGGAGATCGCAAGGTCGTCTTGCAAGATTGGTGAAACAATGGTCAACCAATCGTTTTGCGGGAGATGAAGAGATTTATGGTATTAGTGGTTCGTGGAATAAAGAAACGAAAACACTAACAAAAGGAACTGGTATTGCGGGATGGAGATATCATGATCACCATCTATGGCAGTGGGCTTCTTCGCAACGCAATCGCGGAGTTGGATATCGAAACGAAGAGTATCGTAAGTTGGCAGCAAAACTTGCTGATCAATACGGTTCGATTGTTTTCGAGGACATCAATCTGTCTAACCTTGCACGAGGTAATGCTGGAAGCACTAATAGGCAACTGACTGCACCAAGTGAGTTTCGTAATGCGTGTAAGAACGCATTGCGTAGCAGAGGAAAGACAGAAGGATATATCGAAGTTGATGCTCGTGGCACTTCAAAAGAATGCGGAATATGTCATTATTACAATGATGATATCAAAGGTATGTTGAAGTATTTTTGTCAAGGTTGTGGTGTTGAACATGATCGAGATGAGAATGCATCAAACAATATCCTTGACCGCGGACTTGAGCGCGAGCGGTCAGGCGACGCCAAAACCCCCGAGGGTGCTCGCAATGAGGAAACCCTTATGGAAGTCGCATAGTTAGGTGCCACTTGACAAACCCGTCTCTTGGGTTAGTATAGTTGCCAAGAGACGGGTCAGGAAGAGGTGCTCGAAAACGCTATCGTAAGTGGTTGAAATCACGAAGTAATTTTCGACACTGGTAGTAATGGTTGCTCAACACCCTAAAGATTGAGACTAATCGTTCTTTTCCATAGATACGTTTGTTATCAAGTTGGTAGTAATGGTTGCTCAACACCCTAAAGATTGAGACGGCATTATCCGGCTCCGATGCAGTGAGAACTATCAGGTAGTAATGGTTGCTCAACACCCTAAAGATTGAGACTGACAATCCTCCATCAACTAAAAGATGAATGCCATCATGTAGTAATGGTTGCTCAACACCCTAAAGATTGAGAGGAGTAGTAATGGTTGTTCGACGCCCTATAAGATCGAAACTCAGGCTCATAAGTTTATATGACGTGAGTCTTGACAAAATTGTATAGTGTGAGTATATTGTAGGTATAACGGTTGCTCAACACCCTAAAGATTGAGACGAAATGGAGAAATGGTTAAGATGACAACGTTGCTATCAGTAAAAACACCCCCTCGTCCTGCAAAGCGAACGCAAGAGTTCAAGGCAGTTGCGAAGATCGAAAGCGATCCGTTCATCGATGTCAATGATGATGAGTTGATTGAAGACGAGATCTCGTTGGATGATCATACTCCATTCGATCTCGTGAAGAAGATCAATGGATTTGATCTGCTTGTCGATCATAGTCTATTGGAAGAAGTTCATTCCCGTCCGACCGTTCCGATGATGGAACGATTGACGACTGGTGCATTGGCTTGTTTGTTGGAGTTTGATGTATAATGGGATATAGCGAACTGCTTCAACACATATCATACTGTGGCGAATACGTTCTCATAATCAATCCCAATACAATCTTAACAACTAAATCAACGTATGTAAGATGTCAGCAAAGAGGTTGTTGGTATAATCGAAAGGAATTGCAATGAGTAATCCAATTGACTTCACAAAATACACCGACTTCGATCGTGATGATTTTTGTGATGGTGAAAACGATAATCAGATGTTCAACGAGTTTGTTGGACATAAGATGCCAGTAATGGATACTATTCTGGTTATGCTACGATTGCAGAAGTAGCAGATGACACTAACTCTCTTGATTTTGGTGATGACCTCGGAGCAATTCAATGACTAAAACACAATCTAACATCGCATCGTTCGTATTGATCATTGGTATCATCGTGTTTGCATTCGCATCTACGAATGTCGAAGCAGGCAAGCAGACGTGCCAAGAGAAGTGTATCTCAACGTGGAGCCCGAAACTGCAAGACTGTAAAGAAGTTCAAGAGTGCGTTGAGTTTGTTCAAAGAGAATACAACTTGTGCCTTAAGCACTGCAAGGAATAATTATGGGCACTGTATCTTACATCCACACACGCAACCATATTCGTAGTGGTATGTGCGATGCTTGTAATTCACCCTTGCTGGAAATCTGTGAGGAACTGTATTGTCCGGTGTGCGATGTAGGCGAGAACGTCCAGCCCGACAATAGAGGAGAGACGAACGCTTGCGCTCGGTGCGACACTCCGATTGCAACGTGGTTCCCCTATGCGTGCTGTCCGTCTTGCTTCCGCTCTAACAAGTCGGGCACGCATAAGTGCTCGCCAGTCCTATGAAACCTTCCGTCCCGATCTTTTCTTCGCTTGCGCACTTGACGGTTTTCGAACCGTTGCTATATTCTACCCATCGCGAGGCAATAACGCCCCGCAACAAACAACAACGAAACTGACACGAAGACACACAACAACAAAGGAAAACAACAATGAACAAGCAAGCAGTTAGTGCCCTTTTCTCTCAGATTGACAACCTCGACAATGAGACCGTTGCTCTCGAAGCGGATCTCAAAGCGCAACTTGCGGAACTGACCGATCGCAAGAGCGCTCTCATTGAGAAGATTGCTGCTGAACTCGGCGAGGTTCGTCGGGTGTCTCGCAACGGAAAGACCCTCACCATTCTGTCGCGTCCGATCAACGGTAAGACCCGTTGGATTCTGCGTGGGCAGAATGAACCGAAGGCCAAGGAAACGGTTGAACTCTGAAAGACAATGAATGAGCAGGAGGGATGAAATAGTAGCATCCCTCTTGCTTGTTCGACCATTCTTCATAGAAGAAGTCGTGGGGTAATCCACCTGACGAAAATTAGTGTGGTGTCCGATGCTAACCGGAAAAAGTTAGCAACGCTCTATGTGAGATTACAATCAATCGTAGAGCACTAGATATAGATGTTCCGAAACTGATTGGGTGGCTTGTATGGCAAAGAAGTGTCCAGCAGGATACACTGTGATAGTGGCACCAAATGATTGGTGTGCTAACAATGGTATTGTCAAATGCAATCCATTCAATGCCAGCAATCAATGAGCACATACGCATGGCATACAAAATAGTCCAAGCAATCATAACGTTTGAAATCCTTGTTCTGATCGCAATGTGTCTGTTGGCAATCTACAACTCCTTCAATTAAAGGATCAACGATGTATTCGACAATCCAATCCAAAGCCATTCTCGTTCAGACCATTCGCATTCTTTCCAGTCGTCATCGTGAGACATATCTCAATGAGAGCATCATCGATGGGGATCGTGATGTTGCAAGGAAAGCAAGACAAGCACTTGATACGTATGGGTATGCATTGAATGTTATTGGAGGTGCTAATTGAGTTTCGAAGGCAACACAATACCTATGTGCCAAAGGTCATTACTTCACCAGAGATGCATACGACTACTCTGACATCATCTGCCACGTGTGTTCCAATATTGCAGTATGGTGGAATCAAGTAGATGAAACGAATGGCAGTCATGATGACGATGGTAATCGCATTGATGGCTATGTAGAGTTGGAAGAAAAGCCTGCTACGTATGTTCTGATTGGCGCCCATCACCCATGTCCTACGTGTGGACACACAGAATCATACCCAAAGACGTATATCTTTCCTTCGAAGGATGTAGGTCATCACGAAGTTGTTCCATTCAAGAATACCCCATATCCACAGGAATAAATCAAATGCGTTTCGAAACAAAGTCAGGTAGTATCTACGAAGTCAATGAAACTAATAAGCAAGTTCGACGAGTGTCAGGTTTGTGTGCTGGCACGGAACGACTTGGCAATGATGGTAATTGGAAAACGTATCGTGAGATCAGCAATCCGATTGTTGTCGGACAACCAGTGTTGATTGTATGGACGAACGATGTTCAATTGCTTGGTCAATATGATGCTGGTGATGTAATTGTTCCGACTACGATTACTTCTGTTGTTGTGATGGTTGGAGAGTTGAATTAACATGGCTACATATACCATAGCAGAAGTTCAAGACGGCATCATCGATCTGGTTAGTGGTGTAGCCCCATGCGAGTTGGATACAGACAACAAAGGACAGCTCGTTATATACACTGGTGTATATCGATGGGATGATGGCACTTACCATGATGAGCCACAATCAGTAGATGGAGAATGACAATGGCAACGTATAACGAAGAGATTATGTATCGATTGTATCGTAATAATACTGGCGAGTATCTTCAAGCCAGCGAAGATTTTGATGGACTGGGTTTGATCGAAGTTCGTTCGTATGATGACGTTGGTAAGATGATTCAGTCGATGGTTCTAACAGTTGAGCAAGCGGAGTGGTTGACGCGAACGATTCCCAGGGTGATTGATGGGATTGGTAAGTGAATGACACTAATGTAGTAGTGTATCCTACACTGGACACTTGCGCGTGCGTGCGCGCGTGCTTATACTGGTAAGCGTGAATTCAAAAAAAAGGAACGAAGATGACAAAGTATAAGTTGATTCCAGATGTTCATATGGATTTTCCACGCATTGAAATGCTCGATGCGGATACCATTGTGTGGGGCGGAGACACATACAAGAAGGTCGCGCAAGAGATTCCATTCAAGACTAACAAACATCAGCATGGAATGCTATATGATGTTGAACGTGCTATGCAAGAAAATGGTCTAAGTGAAGGCTTCATTGATGATGTAATTGAACTCGCGCTTAGGGATGCTGGCATTTATGATCTGTGTAATCTATGGTATAATGAGACTAACGAAACTGAACGCAGGGAGATCATTAAAGACTTGCGTAATTCGATCGTTGATTATGGATATGAGTATTATCTGGCTGATTTGTACACTAATACATACAAGAAGGTTGCACAAGATCATACGTATGATATCCCGTCCATTGCTGCTAAAACGTGGGAAGATACCAGTGAATATTCTGCGAAGAATTCTGCAACTCAAAAGTTGGACGTTGATGGTTGCGATTATGTTGTCCGCCAAGAGATTATGGACGACAAGAATGTAATGCAACTCGAATACTGGAACGAGTATCTTGGTGCTTGGCAACTCAAGAAGAGTGATGCAACATTGTTCTATCGTCATGAAGCAATCGAAGTAGTAAAGAGTCTTCGTAATCCTCCAAGCGATGGGCGAGTTCATATCGCAAAGCGAACGAAGAAAGCAAAGCCAGCAAAGAAGGTAAAGGACATTCCTGTCTGTGATAAGAAGGTCTGGCATGTAAATTGTCCATGCGATAAGACTGAATCTTCAAAAAATTACATCATCACGAAAAACCCATTAGGTGGTGCAAAAGAAGTTCTCACTACTCATGGTTGGTTTGATTTTGATGCAAACATTTTGCGCAGCGACCGCGCCATCGACGTCAGCCGGGCTCGGTTTCAATCCACTTTTGAAGTCGAACGCTTCGTGCTTGAACAAGCAGAGAAGACTCTTAAAGAAATCATAAAAGCCAGTTATGATAAGGATGTTGAGTTTAGAATTGAGAAAGGTAATCAATGAAGCCAGTTGAGGAACGAAAAGCAAAGGGTTGGTTGCGTGCTAACTGCAACAATTTTGACGGTAATGTAGAGTTGCTTGCCGATGCAGTTTGTGATTTTCTCGGGTTATATGCCGAGGACGGAAGCGTTCCAGTTAGATTGATTGAATTGGCAAAAGAGACAATGGAATCACATAAGTGATGTTCAATCCACAAGAAGACTGGAAAGATAGTTGGCGCCCTTACATCATTGTTATGACTGCAACTGCAATTCTAACAACAATTGGAAACGAACTTGCCCGTTGGGCTGTGCATGAACTCAAAGAGAAGTTTGGTTCGAAGAAGGAAAAGCATAACCAATGAGCACCACAAATCTTGAACTCATATGTGGCACAATAATCGTAGAAGAGCGAAGCTCCTGCGGAGCAGTAATTGTCCTATTGAAAATACTGTAAAGGAAAATCACACATGAAAGCAATTAGCAAGTTGATCAATTGGAAAGATGGTAATCCAACGAACAAGGAAGAAACTCATTGGGTCTTCCACAACGTTGCATTGAAGAAGGATATCAGCAATCAGTTGCGTGCTGGAGATGTGTTCCCAACCGCAATCCTTCACGTCGAAACGCCAACGCTTATTCTCATTGACAAGTCCGGCAAAGAGAACATCGTTCCATTGAATTACTCGGTATAACAAGTGCGCATCTCCAACGTTCATGTATTCATTGCGCCTAACTTCGGTGTGAAGCAAGCATTGAGGCAGGCATTGCATTCAACATTCAAGCGTGAGCCAACGATTACATTCTACGAAGTTGGCAATCAACACAAGAGAATGACTGCAATGTTCAATGCTGAATACGAGATTGGTGATCAAGGCAATAAAACGAAGAAGAAAGTTGTCGGAACGATCTTCCTTCATTCTGAATTGGATAGTGCTGGTGAGTTGGTAATCCCGTATATCGATATTGATTGCGAAGAAGAAGAGCGAAGCTCCTGCGGAGCAGTAGCATAGAGATGCCAATGGAAAAGCCATTGTTTGGGGAGCCAATCTTCCTTGGCAATTTTAGTGGAAGTAGAAGAGCGAAGCTCCTGCGGAGCAGTTTCTACCTATTGCTCGGCCAGCACTTCGATGGAACACGCAATGATTACATCCATAGGCACGATAAGCCCGGCAAATGGCTAACCGGTGTCTTGTCAATAACTAGATTCGATATCAATAAGATGCCCATTCCTATTACAGGAAAACAATTACACGATATGGAAGTTAATCCGTTTGGTATTATTGTTGCTGACTATAAAGAGGGCGATTACTCTTACCTGATAGATGAGATGAACAATTACCACAACGAGTATAAGAAAGCATTCGATGTTGCTCAAAAATACCTCATCCTAATATGATAAGGATCATTCAATGATGAAGCATATGTCTGCGTTAGATTTTGCGATCACTACGATTGCGTGGTTTCTTGGATCGTGCCTAATGACATACATCAGTATTGGACTTAACAATGCTTGGTGGGTTATTGGTATGACTGCAATTTACTACGCGTGTTTCGTTGTGTCGCTTGTGTTGTTTCTCAACCGTCTTGTAAATAAGGAGTGAGTGATGAATAGGAAGATCGTTAGTTCGTTGATTGCGTTGTGCATTGTTGGTGTTGCTTCCTCTGCGTTTGCACAAGAAGCACCATTGGTTGTTCCCGCGCCGGAGCCTGTTGTTCCAACGGTTCCTGTTGCTCCCGAACCCGTTCAACCGAACTATCGAACGGAATATCATCCTGATATTAGCAGTTCAAATCCATACAAGTTTCATGCAGGTATATCCGCGTCAATTGGGTTTCCAACTGGCGGATCGGTTGGTGTTCTTGTTTCTCCTTGGTTGCCTTGGTTGAAACTTGGTGCGGATGCTAATTGGAATTATGTTGGTGCCGGTCTTGGCGGACATGCAACAATTGATCCGTTCAACTCGTCTGTTGGTCTTACATTGACTGGCGAAGCAGGTGGTTTTTTCCCATCAACCATTCCATCAATCCACAATAGTCCAACCGTTTCTTATACGTATGAGAGTGCCCTATTAGGCGTAGAGTTTGGTTCTCGTCGTCATGTTCGTTTCTTCCTGCGTGGTGGCATTACTCACGTTGATGCGAACGTTTCTAACTTCGGTAATGCATTCACGCTTCCTGCTGGCGTTTCGATTGGTTCGCCCAATGTTAATCTGATCGCACCATCGGGTCAGATCGGTTTTGATTGGCTGTTTTGAAAGGACAACGAACAATGAAGGCTTCAACTCTCCTATCTATTCTCGCATGCACATGCGTGTGTGCGTGTGTCTCTGGAACTCTTTCCGACACTATCAATGTCAATGAGGATATGTCATTCGTTGCACCATCACTTGGTGGTTATAGTCCTCCTATCTGTGGGACTACCGATGCGCCGGTTTTCACCACAACGCAAAGCACAACGATTGATATTCATGATCCTCTAACGCAGTTGAAGAAGCAAGGAACGCTTACTGTTTCCTTCATTGGCAATAACTTGTCGGGTGATCTGTCGTCGTTCAAGCATGCACGCATCTTCATCAACAATGACAATCAACCAGAACAACTCCTATCGGAAACGGATTTTACTCCAATCAATGGAGTTATTCCTCTTCCGATCCTCCTTGACAACGCCACACTCGTGGATATATTGGCTGCTGGCGTTGCTACGATCACGGTTGATCTGAGCACTTGCATTCCAGCATCCGCCATCAACGTTCAGTATATGATGAGCGCAGACTTGTCGTTGTCTGTCAGAAAGTAGATACCAATGTTTGAACTTCATATTGACCCTAACGCAGATATATCAACTGGTAGCATTGCAATCAGTTGGTGCGTAGATAAAGACCTGATCAAAACGCTCACTGATAATGGTGTTGTTGATCCGCAAGTTGTGATTGTTGTCGCAGCAGAAAATATTGGCGGGCAATATACATTATACGAAACGCGATATGTTGTTCCACTTACGGAACTAATGACATACATCACGTTCAAGAAGCCCGGAAAGAATAACGTTTTTGCATTCGTTTCTGCGCAAGATCGAAAGTCAGCAAGGACAACATATCTAACAACCCACAACGGTATATACGAAACTACGGTTGTCGATAACAATGAGTGGTCTATTCCATCATCAATGTCGGAAACGAATACTCCACCGAATGCAGCACCAGTTCTATCTCTTGACATTCCAAAGGAATGTTTCGCAAAGGAACCTTCCGAGTTGGAAAAGACGTATGTGAATTGGATGTTCAGCAATAAGGCAGTTGATCAATGCGACTTCCGTAAGCGTAGATTGTTTGCTTATACCATCCAAGTTCCAATGGTTTTGTTGAGCTTCATTGTTCGGTTTGTTATGTGCGGTGTTAGTGCATTGGCTTTTGGTTGGAGAGGTTTCAAGTTCGAATACCTGAATCCATTTTCAGGATATGATCTTGGCGATAGTGTTAGACTGACATATGATGAGGGAACATTCTTCATTCGTAAGTTGCCAGAAGACAAAGACCACATTAAGGAGTATTCTGCTGGTGAGATTGCTTGGTATGTCCTTCGCAAGATATGCTTGCTTCCGTTCATGCCAATCGTTTTTACACTGATAGTTATGATGGTTTTGAACCATAGAGTTGCAGTAATCATGGTTGGTCTTATGACCATGATTATATGTATCGCAGTGGTTCTGTTGATTGTAGCGTTTTTTGCTTCGGGCGCCTTCCGAGAAGTGTTCGATGCGCTAATGGATAAGTTCCTTGCTCCTCCAACGAAATGGTATAAAGACAAAGAAGAGGTTGATCTCTTGTTGTGCTCGAATGATAAGAAGCCATTGTCGGTTGCAACGCTTCAACGCAAAAGCATTAGGCTTCGTTTTCAGGACATAAAGGCTCGCGTGTGCAAGCCTTTTGCTCGATGATTGTCAAGTACCCTTGCCTAAAGGCAAGGGCTTGTATCTAATATTGCTATCGACACATATGGCACATTGACTGGTGCCTGCTCGTTATTCATTACTGCTAACGAGAGAGTATAATTCATCTTGATATTTTTTGCAGCATTGATATCAGCGTGTTCTATATATCCGCATTTACTGCAACAATATCTTGATTTATTGCGATTAGATTTTTCAACAATTCCACAATTAGAGCATTTTTGACTTGTATATCTTGCATCTACCTTGACAACCTGTTTGCCTAATGTTGATGCTTTATACAAAACGAATTGTTCTAATTGAAAAAATGTCCAGTTAGAAAGCCATCCATTCAATACCTTGCCTTTGCGTTGCTTGCTAATGTTTTTCAAGTCTTCAAAAACGAATGTATCATATGACTGATTTACTAACCATTTACTAATTACATGATTGGTATCCGTGCTGAACCGCTTTTCTCGACCTGATCTTGCTTTTAGTTTTCGTTTAGCAGATCGAGTGCCTTTTGCTTGGAGTTGTCGTTTCGTATAAAGAAACTCGCGTTTCTTTTTTCTTACCGTTCGCGCATTATACAATTGACCGTCTGACAACGAGACGATATTATATAATCCGCGATCTACGCCTACTATTCTTGTTGAGTTTTGAATAGGTATCGTATCTGGTGCCTCAAAAATAAGGCTAATTTTTAGTTGCTTTTTGACCTTGTCATAACCAATAGTTCCTGATTGCATCTTCCAATTTTTGTATTGTTGAAAATGTTGTGGTAAATTGATTAGTGTTCTAATTCGTTTGCCTGACCACGAAAAAGTCAAAAGATTACCGCGAAGAGTAATTGTTCTGGCATCGTATCTAACCGCTGAATGTGGTTTCTTTTTAGGTTTGATTTTGAACTTCAATCTTCTAACTGCTTCCAATGCTTGATCTCGTGTTGCTTGTAAAATGTTGGAAGGTATGTTTGGATATTCGGAACGAATAACTTGATACAAGTCTTTGTGTGCTTGAACCTTATTAGTAGATTTATTAGAAAATGCCCATTCCACATGACGAGTAAAAATATCCGAACAAGTTTTTAGATAGTCTAAAAATCCGTTTGGAGCAAGCATATAGAAAGAAAAAGTTCTTCGCATCGTAAGTATATATATCATTAGTAGTAGAAAGTTGAGAAAAATCGTATGCAACACAAAAATAATTCACGGAGCGCAGTTCATCCCTTGACTGAAGCCAAGGGTATCCCTGCGTCAAGATGATGAATAATCCGTTGTTCTTTTTGATCCTGTCATTATGCACAATCGCACTTGGTGTTTTTGATATGGCGTATCCGCCACGAACACCGTTTTGGTATTGTTTTGGTGCGTTTTTCATTGTTGCGGGTTCGGTTCAAGCAACTCATTGGGTAAGGCTAATCATTAAAGCAAATCGTAAGTCGTAATTCAAATCAAGTCAATTCAGAATGGGCAAAAGCCCGGAGGATGATCAAATGGGTAATCATAGCAAAGGTAGCAAAGAGAAGTCAGCGAAACGATACTCGCGAGCACAAGCCATTAAAGCAATGAAGAATGGGGGGTGTCCGCCTGAGCAGTTTTTGGATATGGAAAATCCGTATAGGTTTCCGGACGTGAAAAATCCTCATCTGCGATCTTCGCATCCGAACTATCATGCGAGGAACCTTGCATGGAAACTTATGGGTCGTCCGATGCCCTTCGAAGGCGCAGAGAAAACCAAGTTTTTGAAGAGCATTCACGTGAAGGATGATAGTGCTGTCGTGGAAGCAACGGAAGAAACCAATGAAGAAGTCAGTGAGTAAAGAACCGCAACTAAAATCCCTTGCGGAGATTGCATACGACGCATACGTTCAAGACTTCGTGTTTGAACGTTTCGATTGGAATGAACTCACGGATAAGGAGCGCAAATTCTATGGTTGTGGTGCAGATTTTTGCACTTGTTATGCCGTGCGTCCGGCAAGTTGTATGTGTGAATGCTATGCTTGTGTTGGTGCAAGGAAAGCAGAAGCAAAACAAGAAGCAAGTGAAAGTCAGCACGCTCAAAAAAGCCAGTCTTCCTAATCTAATCCGTCTTGCAAAGTATCTCGGACTTCACATCCGAGATGGTATGAGCAAAGGTCAGATTGCAAGATTGATTAAGTGGCGGACGAGTTTGCATAGGGAAGATAATCTGGTGTATTGGTTGGGAAGGGATAAGTATTAGGTCGTATCAACACGTTCCACAATGACGTGTTGTTATGTGGCGGTTCTCCCGATGCCTTATTCGGGGGAATGGAACCGTAGCTCAATTGGCAGTAGCAATCGGCTTTTAACCGATAGGTTGCGAGATCGTTGCTCGCCGGTTCCACACTGTATCTAATACAGTAGAAAAGAGATATGAAGATGAGTTCTGTATTACAAGATGTGCTCGTTAGATTGCGTAAGTTTGATACTAATGCAACAGTTCAAATTAGAGAAACACTGAACCAGTATAATCAGCAAATATTCAAAGTCAAAATTGATGTTCCTTCACGGATCTTATAGCAGGGAAGCCCCGGTGCTTTTAGCCCGGGGAGGAACTGCGTCAATGTTTTTATAGCATACGTTTTTATTCATTTTCTTTTCTGTTCTTGACAACTTATTATTCCGAGTTATATTAGACGGATATGTTGCTAACCGTTCCAGTCAAACTAATAGTTTCTGCAAACGAAAAACAATCGTTATTGAACACGATGTATGTGTTCAATTCTACTTGTAATTCGATCTCGGAATATGCTTTTGCTAATCGTTGTTTTTCTAAATTCAAACTGCAAAAGGCAATCTATCATCAAGTTCGCAAACAGTTTCCATCTCTACCATCTCAATTTGTAATCCGTGCAATAGCACGCGTTTCAGCAACATATAAAAACGACAAGACCGTTCAACATCGTTTCCAAAAACACTCATCAATCGATTTTGATGCAAGGGTTCTTGCCTTCGGCAAGAACCTTGATATGATTTCCATATCTTCTATCAATAGAAGATTGAAAAAGATACCAATCGCTTTCGGAACATATGCAAACTTATACAATAGAAAGATTAGAAACGGTGCTACATTAGTTTTCAATAATGGTAATTTTTTTCTACAAGCCGTAGTCGAAGTTCCAGAAGCAGAACAATATCTGCCAACCGATTTTATCGGTATGGATTCTGGTATTGTCAATTTAGCCACGCTGGACAACGGTGTCAAGTTCGTAGGCAACGAAGTAGAAACAGTCAGACAACGATATCATAATTTACGCAAACGATTACAGTCTCGCGGAACGAAGTCCGCAAAACGTCATCTCAAACGAATATCTAACAAGGAAGGAAAATTCAAGAGAAACACGAATCATATCATAAGCAAACGGGTTGTCTCGGAAGCGAAAAGGCACAATGTTGGAATTGCAATCGAAGATTTGCAATCTTTCAAGAAAACGGTTAGAAAAAAGGATAGAGACAAGCACGGTAAGTGGGCATTCAATCAACTGATGCAGTTCATACTTTACAAGGCGCAGATAGCAGGTGTTCCAGTAGCACTCGTTGATCCTCGTAATACAAGCAGAACGTGTAGCAACTGCGGACATTGTGAAAAGGGTAATCGAAAATCGCAGAGCGATTTTCTTTGCCTGCAATGTGGCTTCGCCACAAACGCAGACGTCAATGCCTCAATCAATATCAAAAACCGTGCAGTATCCGCAATCAATCTTTTGAACGGTATAACAACCGTTCTATCTTGGGCTCTTGTCAATGAGCCTATTGTTGCCGTTCAAAAACAACATCCTGCTAAACGCAGGACGAGCAACAAGCCCCGAACATTTATGTCGGGGTAATTGAC